CGAGTTTGACGAAAACAATTATTACTATGAGCAATCTGTGGAGGGATGCAAAGTTGGTGGTAGTTTTGCTGTCACCTACGTCTCTGGAGCAAGTGGCGTAAAATTAGGCGGAACCTCGCAACCGGTAACCAACAGGTTATACAATTACATAGTTTCCACCAAGCGACAAAATAGATTGTCTCTTGGAAGCAATTCCGAGTTTGACGAAAACAATTATTACTATGAGCAATCTGTGGAGGGATGCAAAGTTGGTGGTAGTTTTGCTGTCACCTACGTCTCTGGAGCAAGTGGCGTAAAATTAGGCGGAACCTCGCAACCGGTAGCCAACAGGTTTTTTGCTTTCAAATCTCAGGGACAAATTGCCATTAGTGGTCTTGTTTCCGGCAAAAGGAATAGTTATCGTAATGAATTTTTGGGTCAATTTAAATTATCCGGTCTTGCCGATTGCCGACTGGTTTGTCAAAAATTGGCATGCGATGAAGGCGGCTTAAAGTGCAAAACAAAAACGCCTTGCGATTCAATTGTTTGTGATTATTCTAAAGAGTATTTTGCCAATTGCAAATATAATAAACAAAATATAAGAAGGTGCAAAACAACTTCGGCCTTACTCCCTGCAATTTCAAATTGTAGACAAAAAGGATATTTGCCTGTTAAGAATAGAACCAGAGAGGCAAAGGAAAGGGTCGCCCTCTAATCAACTGGAGGACGATAAATCACATTTATTGTTGCTGTGTTTTTTTCTTTCTCTTTATAAATTTTATTATTAATAATTCGACTTATAGTTGTAATTGTCACGCCGAATTTTTTTGCCAAATCTTTGATTTTAAATTTATTACCTTGATAAAGAAATCTTATCTGCTCTGCTTTATCAAAGTCTAGTTTGTTGCAACCATAATTTAATTTTGGATTATAAATTTTATATTTTTTCATCCAATTTATTATAGTTCTCTCTGTTACGTTATATTTTTCAGCCGCTTCTTTGGTATTTTTTAAAAATTTAATTAATTCTTCTTTTTTTGGCATCATATTTTTCCAAGTTAAATAAGTATTTTGAAAAAATTTTTTTACTTTGATGTCTAAATATTTTAGAATTTTTGTTCATAGCATTAATTCAATCAAATAAAAATCATTATACTATACTAAATTAGTTTGTGATAATTCAAATAAAAGGAGATAATTATGCCGTTAATAGTACCTGATGCTGGTGAGTTGAGAATGTTAGACACTTTGCTCAAGCTTGCTTTGTCAACAAATGAAAATCAAATTCTTAAACTTTACCAAAATAACGTAACCCCAACCCAAGCATCCGTTCCTGCCTCTTTCACAGAAGCCAACTTTACTGGATATGCAGCAAGAACGCTTCTTCGTTCTGGTTGGAATAGTGCCGTTACTGTTTCAAATAAGGCCGAAAGTTCTTATGGCAGCACACCGCAATCTTGGACCTGCGGAACCACCGGTAATACCATTTACGGATATTGGGTCGAAGGATCAACTTCGTCTAAATGTTTGTGGGCCGAGCGATTCTCAACAAGCCGTGTTTTAGCAAGCGGCGACGTTTTGAATATCACTCCTAAATTTACTCTATCAAGCGAAACTTGATATATTTAATTTTTAACCTCGTTTATACTCTTGGACAAACTTTATTTGTCCAAGAGTATTTTTTTTAAATGTTTAAAAAATTTTTGCTTACTTTTAATATTGTTTTTTTATTTTTAATTTTATTCTTTTTTAATTTTAAGAAGGAGTTTAAAGATTTAAATTTAGAAAAACTAAAAAATCAATTAGAAAAACACCCTAGTTGTGAAATATTAAAACACCCTTGCGTAGATCATATAAATAATTTTAATTCAAAAATTACAACCTTTAGCTCCGGAGATTGTTTTGTAGAATTTTTTCAAAATAAATTAAGGCTCAAATGTAGCATAGACTACAAAAAAAATCTAAATTTTCACATGAAAATTTATTCTTTTTTAGGAAAAGAACTAGATCTGGGTTCGAACGAAGAGATATTTTGGTATTGGTCTAAAAGAGATTCTCCACCAACAGTTTATTGGTCTAATCATCGAGATTTTACAAAAACAAGACTAAAAGATCCGTTCAATCCGATTTTTATAAAATCTACTTTGTGCTTGGATGAAATAAACACAACAGATGCTGATATTTTTGAAGATCAAAACAACTTAATGATATCAAAAAAACAATTAAATTCATTGAGCCAATATGTAAATTTTTCAATTTTAATTGATAAAAATAAAAAACAAATATCGGGATTCATCTTATCTGATCTTGGAGGCGATATCTTGGCTGAGTGTCAAATTATTTCTAGAATAGATAATATTCCTCAAGAAATAATTTATTATTGGAAAAAAGAAAACAAAAAAATGAAACTAATTATTGAAAAATATAAAATAAATCAAAATATAAAAAACTTTTTTGAAATGCCTGATGGTAAAAAAATTAATATAGCCGAAGATTAGCCCTTATTTAATCTTTTTTTTATTGCATCTCTTCTTACTCTCTCGGCTTTCAATCGCTGATCGTCCATCCTGCGAGTTTCTCCAATGGATGTAGACTTTTGCATGCCCAAAGCTCTTATTTGAGAAGGAGTTGGCCCAGAGGCCAACCCCCCCTGAACTGGTCTTGGCCCTAAAGCTGGCCTGTATCGACCTCTGGAAATGCTTGATCCTTTGTTGCAACCACATCCCATTTTGCCTCCTAAATTTAATCAAAAATATATATGCATAAAATTTTTTTTGTGTTATAATTAAGAAAATTATTTTGAAAGGTAAAAAATGTCAAACGCCACTGAATCCTGCGAGTCGAACGAAAGCCTTTTTCTCAGAGCGAATGAGATTATGAATGACTCTGTTGCCAAGGCAGGGGATCTTTTAATGGAAAAACCAGAAATATCTGAGATAATTCTAAAACAAGTTTTAAAATGCGACCCAGAGCATCTGTCTGCTTTGCAACTACTTGGTTTGTGTAAACACAGGATGGGTCAAAACGCAGAGGCGATAGAAATAATACAAGCCGCTTTAGATATCGATCCAGACAACGCAGATAACTGGAATAATCTAGGTTTATCCTACGGTGCTTTAGGCAACCAAAAAAAAGCAATAGAATGTATACAAAAAGCAATATCGTTAAAGCCCCAGCAATTTTTATTTAAAAACAATATAGCTTTACAGTATCGATCCTTAGGTGATTATGAAAATGCAATTAAATACATCAGGGAAGCAATCAACACAGAGGAGCAGCCACAATTGTGGCTTAATCTTGGTGGGATGTATGGGGAAATGAAAAATCTTGATGAAGCCGAAATTTGTTTTAATAATGCTTTAAAAATAAATCCTGAGTATGCTGCCGCTCATGTTGATTTAGCTTTTGTAAATCACCTTAATGGCAAATGGAAAGAAGGATTTCGCTCATATGAGTGGAGATTTTATTATTATCCTCAAATGAAATTTTATCACAATGCTTATGATATGAACAAATTTTGGGATGGAAAATCAGACCTGTGTGGTAAAAAAGTTTTGATATACGGAGAACAAGGTCTGGGAGATATAATTCAATTTTCAAGATATATTCCAGATCTTAAAAAATTGGGCGCATATGTTATTGTTCATTGCCCGGTAAGTTTGGATGCTGTTATAAGAAGAATCGAGGGGGTGGATGAAACTACCAATAAAGATATAGTTAATCCAAATAATGAAAAATTTCCGGATTATGATTATCAGTTTGCTATAATGAGTTTTCCTTATTTGCTAAATATACAAAAAATAGAGGGAAAACCTTATCTCAAACCAGCAACGTATAAGTTTAAAGATTACATCAAGTCTGAGTATCCAAAATCATTTAATGTTGGAATTGTCTGGGCCGGAAGCCCCGCTCATCCTCATGATAAAAAAAGATCAATACCCTTGAAATTTTTCAGATCTTTACACGATATTGAAGGAGTCAAATTATTCAGTCTTCAATTAGAGAGTGCAAAAAGACAATATGGAGTCACATACAGAAACATGGAGTCTGACGTTGCAAAAATTACGGATACTTGTGTTGAAAAATTTCACGCCGAAAGTGACTTGGTTGATTATAATGAAGATTGTGATGATATGAAAATAATTGATTTGACCAATATGATTCAGTCTTTTGATGACACATGTACAATTTTAGCTGGGTTGGATTTACTGATATGCTGCGACACAGCGACTGCACATATTGCAGGCGCTATGGGCGTTCCCGTATGGGTTGCGATTCCTTATAATCCTGATTGGCGTTGGACAATATCTGGCAACTCTACGCATTGGTATGATAGCATGAAAATTTATCGACAAATTGAGCGTGACAATTGGCAGACTGTGTTCGAAGAGATAAAAATTGATTTAGAAAAAATTATTAACAAAAAATGAAATTAATTTATCGAATAAGTGACGGTAGTTATAAAAAACCTAAATTAATTGGAGCCACAAAAGAATCTTGTTTAAGCAATTTTCTAAATGTGTTCAAAGAAAATTTATTTTTTGAAAACAAGCCACAAATATTGATAATAGCGGATAGTTGTGGTGAAAAAACCAAGGATATAGTTTGTAAGACCAATCTGCCAATTGATTTTACAAATCTTGGGAACGCTGGCTCTTTAATTTATTCAATCAAAAAATCGATTGAAGAATTTGAAGACAATGAGATTGTTTATTTTTGTGAAGACGATTACTTGCACCTTCCGATATCACCCCAATTAATAAAAGAAGGAATGAAAAGATCTGACTACTTGAGTCTTTATGACCACCCAGATAAGTATACTTTTCAGTATAATGGAGGAGAATTTTCTAAAGTTATCAAAACAAATTCCAGTCACTGGAGGTTCACTGTGAGTACATGTATGACATTTGCTTCTACAGTAGGAATATTAAAAAAAGATTTAAACATTTGGGAAAAATATACAAAAGAAAATCACCCTCATGACCATCAAATATTCACAGATCTTGGAAAAGAAAACAAAAGAAGATTGGCTGTTTGTGTTCCAGGCTGTGCTTGCCACACAGATCTTGAATATTCGAATAGAGTGCAGCGGGTGTTGATTGAGCCTTGGGCTATTTCAATGATGATCAAAGAAGTTAAAAATAAAATCAATTTTAGTTTGAATAATTCTAAAAATCCAAAAATTAATGTTTTTGGATTTTTAGAATTTGAGCAATTCTTGGCAAGTGATTGGTTTAATTTAAAAAATGATTGGGAAAAACTAACAACACTTGATGCTATTCTCCAAAATCAAAACATTTTGGAGTGAAATTTTTTGTTTTTTCTAAAAAATTTCTCTCGTTTATTGATGAAGGGTCTTCTATTGTTGGTATCAAAAATCTTTTATTTTTTGGTCTCTTTCTTTGAAAATAAAATAAATCTAGAGATTTCTCAAATTTAATCCAAAGATTTTTTTCTACTTGTGCGTTAATTTTTTTATTTATTTCAAATATTTTAAAAATATTTTTTAATATATTTTTGACTTCAACAAATGAGAATTCTTTTTTATTGCCAATATAGTTAAAATTTAAATACCACATGAATGTTTCTTCGTCGTAAGACAAAATTGGACATTCTAAACCTATTAATTTGTGTTTTTTTATAATATCTTTAATTTCATTGTTCTTGCTATTTTTATAAAATTTATAAAAATAATAACCGATTATAGACCTAAAAGAAAAAGGTAAAATATTCCTACAAGATTTGTGGTGATGTTTATTCCTAATGCAAAAAGGGCAGTATATCTTTGAGTTATTCAATTTTTTATAAAAACAATAATTCAAGCCTGTGATAGTAAAACTTTTTTCACAATAGCTGCAAAAAGTGTTTATATCACTATTTTCTTTGATTTTAACAATTTTAATTTTTTGAAATTCCATAAATAAAAAATAAAATTACACGCCTATATAAGTTATCGAATATCTTTGATTTTTAGAGGTAAAACATGCTTGATTTTGTAAATTGGTGTTCTTCAAATAGTTTGCAATTGCCAGAGTTAACCACTTCAGAGAATGCAACCCGAAATGCACCGAAGCAACAATATCCTGATGCCGCTGGTCGTGCCCAGTATCCTGATGCTTATTTTGCTCCAACTTCGGCCACAGCATATTTGGATCTTAAAAATTCTAAAAATGTTAAAATGGTTAAAGACGCAGGCAATACTCAGGCTTGAAAAAATCATTGATCAAAATTGACCATAATCCATTCAATTTTTGTATTAGTTGATGAGTGTTGGTCTATTCTTTTGTCTTTGTCTTTTTCCGACAAAGATCTTTTGTCTTTTTTTAAAACTTCTGGGCATCTTTCCCAATAACCCCAATGTTCGTCATTCGTTGAATGCGGATAAATTAATGGTGGTTTAGTTTTGTTAACATATTTGTCGATTATTTCTTCTACTCTTTCTCGACTTAGCCCAGTTTCTTTGACTATAGCTCCTGTGCTTCTATATTCAAACTTATTGTGTCTCGCTAAGGCACGAAAGAATTTAGCCTCTTCGTCGCCTTCCTTTGTCCCATAAGGGTATAACTCTGTCCATCTTTTTGGATTATCGGTCATTTTTTCTCCTAGATATAATTTCCAAGAAATAACTATACTAAGTATAAGACCAAAAGTCAACAAAAACAGATCGGCTTTATAAAATGAAATATAGAAAATTTAACAAGTTAGAAAAAAAAGAGGTTAGATCTCAAATGTTAGAGAACGCACTTAAAGGCGAAGGTTTGTATCTATATAGAAACAGCACCAATGCTGATCTAAAGTTGCCAAAGCCAACAAATAGCGGTGTAAGAGTAGTTGGTCCAAAAAAAGAGTTTCAAGGTGATAATTATTATATGCAGTTGGTGCGAGCGGGCTTACTTACTCTTGTTAAAGAATTGCAATCCCCAAATATTCAAGAAAATGTTGAAGTTTTAAAAGAGGAAAAAATGAGCGAAGAAAAATTAATTTTAGACCAACCCGATACGGTAACCGAAGAAGGAAAAGTAGAGCATGTTGTTTCGAAAAAAAAGAAAAAATTAAATGAAACAAAGTCTACGGAAGAGCAACAACCCGATGTTTTGTTAAACGAAGGCCCGATTGAAGGTGGTTTTGTAATAGTTAAAAAATAATGTACGTTGTTTTTTCTAAAAATACGATTTTTTATTTAGGATCAAATCAAGACAATGCTATAAAAATTTTTTATTCTTTTTCTAATGTTGAACTTTTTAAAATTCAATCAAAAAAAGAATTAATTGATTTATTGAATTGTAAAAAATTAGATCCGATTGCCAGCGAAGAAAATTCTATTTGTGTATCAAATTTAATAAAAAGAATTGAAAAATTAAATTTAGATAAAATAGATTCTAGCGATATTTTAAAAGAAAACACGGCAACCCAGCAAATCAGCACAAGGATTCCAAAGACTGTCTGTGCTGATTTTGTGGATCCCAACAAATCTTCTAGCCAGTATCAAGATTCGGATAACTAAAGATAGTGCGGTTGAGATGATAAGATCATCAATATTACAAAATTTTACTTATCATTCTTGGCAATCAAGAAGTTTTCAAACAATTAAAGTAGAGGCAAAAGACGACTATAGTTTTGAGTCTACCTCAAGGCAATCTAGTAACTTTTTTTCTAAAGAAAAAGAAAAAAAGCAATTGCGGGGAGATATTTTAATATGCTCTCTGTACGCTGGAGGATTAAGCGGAACCGAGCAATACGTATACAGTTTGGCCAAGGAATTAGATCAACAAGGGTATGACGTTACAATTGCCAGCGAACATACAAAAGACATCAAGAGGTTACATAATGTAAAATATATCTCTATATCTGATCTTAGTGGTGATTCTTGCTTTAACATAATACACTTAAATCAATACACCGTTGCCCAGAGTATTTGCGAGATTCTTCCTCATACGCCAAAAGTTTACACTATCCATTCGGAGGTGATTCCTGGGGAGCTTCCTTATTTACATAGTTCTATAAAAAAATACATAGCAACTAGACCAAAAATTGTTGATTTACTGAATCAACAATTAAAGATACCTTTGGAAAAAATTGAATTAATTTATAATCCTATAGACGATAATATTTTTAACCAAAAAGATATCTCTCAAGATAATTATGTTGTTTTTTTTGAAACAATAAACAATCTCTCAAAAGAGGCAATTAAGGTTCTTGTTGACATGACAAGACAAGAGAGAAAACAACTTATATTAATAGGCTCAAATCAAGGAGATTTTTTAGATGAAATTTTGAAAAAAAATACTCATGTTCAACATTTTGAAGAAGATGAGTCATTGTATATCACTATGTTAAAGAAATGTAGTTATTCTGCAAGTTTATTAGTTGGAAGAGGTGCATTAGAGTCCTGGATGTGTGGTAAAAAATGTTTAATATTTGACATAGATCAAAATGGAAAAATATTAAGCAAGTCTTTAATTGAAAAAAACAAAAGTGAAATTTGTGATTTTAAATTAAAAAATGTAGTTTCAAAAATTAAAAATTTATATTTTGATTTAAAAGTTTTGGTTAAGATACCAACAAAAAACAGAACGATTGATTTTCTTAAAGTTTTTGAGAAATATTATAAATTTACATCGGATCACAACAATACGCATTTTTTAATTTCTTTAGACACAAGTGATTCGGACGCTATTTTTGTGTCAAACAAAATGAAAGAATACCCAAATGTCACCGTGATTGTTGATGAAAGCTACAGTAAAGTAAATGCCATAAACAGGGATATAAATGAATTTTCTAAATCATTTAATTGGGATATTATCATAGTGGGATCCGATGATATGATTCCCCAAAAAGAAGGTTATGACAATATTGTAAGATCTAAAATAAAAGAAATTAACACAACCGATGCGGTTTTATTTTTTAACGATGGATTCAGGCAGGACACCCTTAATACGATTCCCATAATGGGCAGGAAGTATTATGATAGATTTGATTATGTTTATTCTGAGTCCTATCTATGTAATTATTGTGATAATGAATTTACTAAAATATCCAAGAAATTAAATAAAAGTCATTATTTTGAAGATGTAATTTTTAAACACGATCATCCTTTTAACTCCAAGGGCTTAAAGGGAGAAGATTTTGTTCATAACAATAATAAGAAATATGAAAATATAGATTTTAACACTTATCAAAAAAGAAAACAAACCTTATCTTTTATTCCAAAATTAATAAATTGTGATTATCGTAAACCTTTTCAGTATCCAGGAATAACTGAAAAACAGTCTTTTTATAATCATTCTAATATTTTTGGACACCATGAAAATAAAGATTCCATAAATATTTATTTTTCTTTTCCTTGGGCTAGTTTTTTGGATGATTTAAATAATGAATACATATCAAGCGATCAGTTTGATTATTTTTTCAATAAACACATTAAAAAAATACAACACTACAAAGAACTTTGCATTGCATATAATAAAGAAATAAAAATACACACTGTCTGCCAACACATAGAATGGTTTAAATTAATCGAAGTTTGGGAACAAATAGGAATTAATCACGCTCATGTTTCGCATTTAACAAATAAATTCAAAAATAAAAATATTAAATTTTATCCATGGACTTTGATAGCTTGCAATGTAGAGAACGAAGCATCCAACAAGCAATTGAGCGTACTAGAAGTGGATCAAAAAGAATTTCTTTTTTCTTTTATTGGTAGTTATATTGAAAGCCACCGATCCGATATCCGTTTGAGGATCAAGAGTTTGCTGTCTAAGTTGGTTGAAAAAAATGATTTTTATTTTGAACTCACAAACAAATGGTTTTTAGAAGATATAGTTTATGAAGAGCAACTAAAAAGTATTTTTTTAAATGAATCTTTTTATGAAAAGCAAGAAAAAAACATAATAAAATATAATGAAGTTTTATCTAAATCTATTTTTTCATTATGCCCAGAAGGAACTGGGCCAAACACTTTAAGGCTATGGGAGAGCATGAGCGTTGGAGCAATTCCAGTTTTGTTTGAAAACGATTGGATTCCTCCATGTGTTGAGGGCTATGAATGGGAAGATCTTGTTGTGAAAGTATCTCACAAAGATTTTGAAAAATTTCCTGAGTTGTTAAGGAGTTTTTCAAAAGAAAAAATTCATCAAATGAGAAACAACTGTATAAACGCTTATATCAAATTTAGATTGTTGAATTGTTTTGATCAAAAATATAACAAATTAGAAGAAGAAGACAAAGAAGAAAAAATTATAGATTGTGATAAAATAATTAATTTATATACAACTTATTTTTGCCCAAAAGAAGAAGAAAGAAAAAAAGAATTAGACTATTGTATAACAAAAAACATCAACAATCCTTATATTAATAATATATTTTTATTTTTAGATGATAAAACAAAAGAGTCCGATCTGTCCGATATTTTAGAAAAAAACCAACCTTTTTCTAGTAAAGTTTCTTTTATAAAAATAGACAAAATTCCAACCTATAAAGATTGGATAGACAATAAGACAAATGACGACTCAGTATCAGTTTTTACAAATGCTGATATTTATTTTGATGAAACAATTACAAAGATACCAGAATATTTAAAGAACGCAAAAAGTTTTGTTTGTGTATCACGTTATGAAGACCTAAATGAAGGTGTAGAACTACACAAAACACCCCACTGGTCTCAAGATGTTTGGGCAATTAGATCTAATGATATAATTGATGATAATTTTAAAAAATCATTAGATATTCCTACCGGCAAATATAGGTGTGATAATAAAATTGCATATGTTTTCACAATAAATGGTTGGGATTTATATAATCCTTGTAGAGATATAAAATGCTATCATAAACATGAATCCAATTTAAGAAAATATGATGAATTAGATACTTCTATTTTTGGAGCAATAGCATTTGTCCACCCAACAGACAACCCGGACAAGCCATCCGATGTTGATATTGAAATAATGTCGCTTAAAACTAAAAATATTAAAAATTATAAAGTTAATTCATGGTTGGAGTCAGAAATTGATAAAAGAAAAAGTAATTTGCCTACAATAACAATTCCCCTGTACGGTGTGGAGGATAAATATTTTTATAGAACTAAAAAATGTGCTTTTTATGATTTTGTAAAATCTTGGAAAGATAGAGGCTATATCAATACCATTGAGTCGAATGAGTCAAATTATTTTTGGTGGGGCGGCAAAAATAATATACTATTATTCGACAGGGATTTGATAATTAATTTAAAAGATGGAAAAAAAGATCCTCCTAGATGGATTGGTGAAATTGATTATAAATTTGGTTTTTTTGGAAATCAATATAATTTGATAAATGACAAAAATTTTAAATTTAGTGGATATTTTTCGTACAACCCTGTCGGCCTGGAGGAATTTAGAAAAAAGATAAGAAAAAATTTTGAACAAAAAAAATATGAGAGTGTTTTTATTGGGTCGATAGAGAATGAAACACAAGAGTATTTCCGACAGGAGTTTGTTGATTGGGGTCAGGAGATAGAATTTTATCATATAAGTGATAAATTAAATAAAAATGAAAAAAACAAATTTCAATTTGATGAATATCTTGAAATTATAAGTGATTCAAAATTTGGAGTTTGCTTTAGAGGAAATGGACCAAAGTGTTATCGAGACATGGAATATTTGGCACTTGGAGTCCCACTCATAATTACTGAGGGCGTAGAGGTTGATTATCCTGATTCTCTTCTTGAGGGGGTTCATTATTTTAAAGCAAAAAACAAAAGTGAAATAAAAAAAATAATTAAAGATGTCGGTCCAGATGATTGGCAAAAAATGTCTGCCGCTTGCTGGGAGTGGTTTGAAAAAAATGGTTCCATAGATGGCATTTTTAATAATTTAAAAAATTCGATAGATTCTTTAAACACAAAAGAAAAAAGACACAATGTTGTTTTTGTTAACGCCAATCGTGGCGATGGTTTAGAAAGTGTTTCTTGCAAAAGTTGTTTAATTTTCAACCCTAAAGCAAAAATTATTTTTAATGATGACGATGAAGATCTAAGAGGAGACGAGATAAAACTAGAAAAGAACGATATTATAGTAAATGATTTGCCAACTATTGGCGGTGAAGAAAATTATACTTTTTTAATAAAAGAAAAAGATGTTTTTAAATATTTAGAAAAAATTAAAGATTGCAACTTAGAAAAAAATAAAGATTTATTAAAATTATTCAATTTAAGATTTAATAATTTTAAAATAACAATATTTGATAACAAAAATCAGTTGGTTAAAAACCACACCAGATTGTTTAATAAATCAAATGGAAAATGCCTTTATTTAAACAAGGATGAAAAAGCAACGGCGATCTCTGATTTTGATTGGTCTAGAAGGTGTTCTTTAAAGTACAAACAAGTTTCAAAAGAATTTGAAGGCAAGTGTCAAATAATCTTTCCTGAGGTCTTTGCAACTTTAATTTATAAAAAATATAATGAAATATACAATTTTGATTTAAGCAATCATTTTAATGATTTTTATTGCATTAACGAAAAAATTATACCAAAAGAAAGAGTTTTTGAAATTTGTAAATTATGGGAATTTGAAAATTGTGATTTAAAAATGATTAAAGGAAAAATAATAATAAATAAAGAAGTTACAAATTTTAATTATAATTTAGAAAATGATTAAATTTAATAAAAAAATTAAAAATATTGATAAAATTTTTTTATTAAATTTAAAAAACAGAACTGATCGTTTATCTTTTCAGAAACAGCAGTTTTTAGAATTAGGAATCGAAAGATTCACAAGAATAGACCCTGTTTTTGTTGACTGTTCGAATAATTTTCAAAACAAAAATGTTCATTCCTGTTTTTTATCTCATTTAAAAATTTTAGAATTAATCAAAAATAATTGTATTTTTGCAATAATTTTAGAAGATGATGCAAAGATATCAAATATTACAAGTATAGAAAATTGTTTAAATTTATTATTTGAAAATATTGTTGATTGGGATATGTTTTATTTTTATTATGAAAACCCCCACAAATACTCTGGTGGTGTTAAAGAAGTTAGCGATGGTTTGCTTCAAGTTCAATCTTGTATAAATACTCACGCTTACTTATTAAATACAAATAAAATTGATTTTATTTACGAAGAATTATTATCTTGCAGAGACGAAATTTACAAATCCGACCATAAGCATGGTTGGGATTCTCATATTGACCAAATTTTTGCTATGAAAATACATCCAAAAATAAAAGTTTATGCTTCTAAAAAAAATTTAATTTATCAAAAAAGAGACGTTTTTAAAAGCGATATAGACTGGAATTTAGAGAATTAAATCACTCTAATATAATGTTATGAAATTTGAACCCTGTTATGTTTGGCCGAATGAATATTTTCCTTTTAGGGTGTTTTTTAAAAATGAAAAATTAACAATTTTTATAATAGAAGGAATAGTACACAATTTTAATTGGCTAAATAAATATAAAAATTTTATAAACGATAAACATTTTTTCTTTGTTTCTTGTCCTTGGTACATGAGCGAATTTCACGCTCATCATTATAATGAAATGTTCGAATTTTTGAATTTAAATAAAGATAATTTCTTTTTTCTTTTCAATTCAAATCAAGAAGAAAATTTTCTAAAAAATAAAGGATTTTTTGGAGAGGTTATAAACCAAAATTGCTGGATAAATGAAAATTTATATAAAGTTTGCGATAATGTGATCAAAAAATACAATGCAATTTTGATAGCATGCAAGGTTGCTTACAAAAGACACTATTTGGCCAATAAAATAAAAAAATTAGCGATACTAAATGAAGGTTGGGGAGATGAAAAACAATTGAACTATAAAATGCCCGAGTGTGATTATCAAAATAAAAATAATTTAAGTGTTGAAGAGATTGTTTTAAAGATAAATGAATCCTACTGCGGTTTATTCTTGTCAGCCGAGGATGGATCTTGTGGATCTTCAAGTGAATGTTTACTGTGTGGCATACCAGTTGTCTCCACGCAGTCTGTTGGGGGCAGAGATCTATGGTATAACGAATATAATTCTTATGTTTGTGAGTCTGACGAGGAGGATGAGGTTTGGGAAGGTGTTGAATATTTTCTAAGAAATAATCGTGATCCTAATAAAATTAGAAATGATCACATAATATTAGCCAAAGAACAAAGGAAAAAATTTATTAATTGCCTTCAAAAAGTTTTTGACAATCATCAAATAGACTTTGATGCTAAAACTTATCTTAATTTAAACTATTTTAATAAAATGTTAAAATCACAAAAACCTAATTTTGGTGAAATTTTTGCAAAGGAATAATTGTGGAAGTAATTTTAGTAGAAAGTTTGACAAGATCGGGCAATCATTTGGTTTGTTCTTGGGTTCAATCTTTATATAATTCTTGTTATTATTGGCAAAATGTGAGTCCACAAATATCTCGTGGACCTTTAAACGATTACTACAAAACTGGGTTGGTTGAGAGCAAAATAGAATCAAGTGAGCAAGCTTGGAATTATTTTAACAACTCACACTCTGTCAGCCCTCAGGCTTCCGGATACGCCCTCTCAGATTCTTTAGATGCTTCTTTGTTGTTGAATGTTGAATGTTTATTGTTTTCTTTTGATGGTATTTTGAGCCACGATGATTTAAATGAAATAAACAAACTATGTGAAGAAAAAAATATAAAATTTTATCACATTTCTATTATAAGAGATTTTTTTAATTGGTGTAGTGATTATATGAGATACCAAAAACAAATTAATGAAAAAAATCAAGAAGATTCATATGAAGGTGCTTGCTATCTTTGGGAAAAAATGGCAAATTTATGGCTGGACAATAATTTAATTTTTTCTAATTCAATTCGTTATGATAATTTTGTATCAGATTATCAATATAGGAACACGTTATCTAAATCACTTGGCAAAAAAAATGATCAAATAAAAGATTTTGAAATAATAAAAAAAACTCCAAAAGATAATTTAGAATTGAATTGGCAAAACATAAAAATTCAAAATAATAAAAATCCAATAGATCAAAATAGACACCACCAGTATAGAATATTTTTTAAACTCAATATGCCAAATAAAAATATAGAAAATTTAAATTCAAAAATATTTGGTCCAAATGCAAACTATTTTAGCATATAAAATCATGGAACATTTTTATAAAGATATACAAGGGTGGTTTAATTTTAAAAGCTTTTATTCTTATGTTTTGTCATTGTTTGAAAATGGTAAGTTTGTTGAAATAGGTTGTTGGAAGGGATGCTCGGCAGCCTACATGGCAGTTGAGATACTAAATTCTAGTAAAAATATTGATTTTTATTGTGTGGATTCTTGGGCTGGGGATTTAGATGGATCATTAAAAAACAAAGATGTGTTTGAAGATTTTATAAAAAATTTAAATCCTGTTTTGGATAAAATCAAAATAATTAAAAAATCGTCTGCTGAGTCTGCTAAGTTTTTCCAAGATGAAAGTTTAGATTTTGTTTTTTTAGATGCCTCTCATGATTATGAAAGTGTAAAGTCAGATTTGTCTTCTTGGTTTCCTAAAATAAAAATAAACGGAGTGCTAGGGGGTCACGATTACAATCATTTTGGAGTTAAAAAAGCGGTTGATGAGTGGGCTGAATCTTTTGATGTTGAAATTGATTCAACTTCTTATGAAAATGTTTGGTACACAAAAATAAAAACAAAAGCATTTAAAGATTTTTTTGAAAATATGCCAATTGAATCTTGTGTCAACTTTCTAAATTCTAAAAAACACAACTTTTATGGTCACGATAATTTAAGTTATGAAATTGATGATGCTATAATGTTGAATGGATTGGGTAAAAATTCAAATCTATCCATTGTTTGTGACAAAAACAAAAAAACAATAAATCAAACCTTAGATGAACATATTTTTTGGAACCCTGACTGTATTTGTGAATATTACAAAGACGAAAACTTGTTAAAAAAACAAATTTTTTCTAGGTATGAATTTTTAATAGATTGTTGCAAAAAAAAAGATATTTTTGGAAAAATTGATTTAAATTCAAGTTTTGAAAATATTGAATACTCATGTTTTGACCTGACTCATTCTTTTGGGTTTTATGCTTATGGTCATTTGTTTGACACACTACAAAGGTTACATGCTTTTAAAAATATATTAAAAAACAAAGAAATTAAATTTATAGTTAGTGATTACCAAAGAGTCAAAAATTTTGACAAACACTTATCGGCCTTGTGTCAACGTGAAATAAATGAAAAAGATTTAATATTGGCCAAAAGAAATGTTAATTTCAATATTAAAAAATTATATTACGGGCTATCACCAGCCATTCCTACTCAATTAACCAAAGAAACTTATTGTTGGATATTAAATCGTTATTTTAAATATTTTAATATCAAAAACCCTGAGCCTAAGTTTAATCTTTACCTTTCTAGGAATCATGTTGTTCCAAAAAAGAGAGGGGTTAAAAATGAGAATCAAATTTATGACTTTTTATTTCACAAAGATTTTATTTTTTTAACCGGCGAGGAATCTTTAAGTGATATAATTTATTATTTCGCTAATGCAAAATTAATTTTTGGTCCTCATGGATCACTATTTGCAAACTGTATGTTTTGCAACAAAAAAACAAAAATAATAGAAATTTGTCCAAATAATAGAATTGATTATAGTTTTAAAAATAAATATAAAGTGTGTCAAAACTATCATCACATATTAGTTGATGGAGACGAAGATTACAACATTAACATAGACTTAAATTTAATTAAAATTTTAGATTAGACACATTGTCTTATGTTTTGCCAATCAGAGAATTTTTTTGTGCTTTTTAATATTTTTTTTAAATAAAAAACTAAATTTTCTTGTAGTTTTGGGTGTATTTTTTTTTCTTTAAGTTCTTCGAATTTTATCCAATCATATTTGGAATGTTCATTACTTATTTTTACTTTAAATTTATTTTCAACTTTGTAAAAATAACACGTATACTCCCTGTTATCTTCTTTGGTTTTTAAAAAATTAATTAAAACCCCAGGTATTTCTTCTAGACCTGTTTCTTCCTTAGTTTCTCTTTGAGCATTTTCTAACTCAGTTTCGCCTTTAATCGATTTACCTCCAGGTAAATCCCAAAAACCATTAAAGTTTTTTTTGTCTTTTCTTTTCATCAAAAGAACACTACAACCATCAGTAAAAAAAATTCCAGCCGATTTTTTCACTTTGGCCCTCTTCTCAAAGGAACCTTTTTTAATTGTTGAATTTTTCTATCTGGCTTGTCTTTTAATTCGTGCATCATATTTTTTACCTGAGCAAATATCTCTGACGCATTTTCGGCTTCGCATTTTTTTGTATTCTGTATCGAAACTGACTTTCTGTCTTTGTTGTAAAATCCTTTAGATATTACGTAACAATTATGTTGTGGATTCCAAGAAACTAAACCAACCCATTCTCCATTATCCCAATTTCTGGAAGATATTAAAATTCTCAAAGGATCTTCTTCGAAAACTTGCTTTACATGATAATTAATTTTTTTTAAAGCAGCCGACACGTATCCTAAAGTTATTTTGGCTGCTTGCTTTAAAACCTCATCGGTTTTTGTGCGAAAATTCACCTCAACACTATACCTAGTGTTGTTTTCGTTTAAATCGGATTTTTGTTTTAACCAAGAAATAAAAGATATCATTTTTAATCCAAACTTATATAAAGCAAATCTCCAAATTTATAAATTAATTCTTCTTGAAGTTTTTCTTTTAACTCCCAGCCCTTTGTTTTCATGTATTCTCCATCGAGAGCCATACCGCCACCTGGACCTGGGGGTTGTGCATATTTTCCTCTTATGTGGCCCAACATAATCATTGCGTGTGCCAAGGATAACTCTTGCATTGCTTGGTTTACTTCTTTCCAATCTTTGCATTTTTGCATATAGTGAACTATAACCTTAACAGACCTGTAAGGAATTGGGTATAATTTTATATAATCTTTATCTGATACCCACTCCCATCCCCCTATGTTGCTTGATAATCTACTAAACATTTGTTCGTATTGTTTGTATAAAACCCACTCGCCAGCACGGCCCCAAATGGGTTGAGTTGGGTTCAGCATGCCTCCCATGGCACCTTCGCCACCGCCTGGGTAAAAATACTCCAAAGGGATTGCTCCACCTAAATCGGCGGCTTGAAAACCCATCTGTCCAGTTTCTTTATAGAAAACATTTCTAATAATGCCAACATCATCGGGCATTTTGTAAACGCTTTTTCCTGGGCTTGTAAAAAAAGTATAATAATCAAAATATTCACGACCAGCATATTCTTCAAATATTTTCATCGATTGATCAACTGCCAGGTCTAGTTGTTGTTGATCAAGTTCCACCTTTACAACTGGAGCACCCAACATTAACAAAACATAATCTTTTAAATCCTCTCTAACTTTTTCTCTTGTTTTTCTAGGAGAAAGTTTTTTATCATGAGGTGAAACGGGCGAATTGCAAGCGGGTGTACCACAACCTGCGGATGATGAGCCACAATTTTGGTCATATTGCTGTTGAGTTGGACGACCAACAAATAATGTATTAGATTTAGAACAAGTCATAGTATTATATATATAATTAGCAATTCTTAAAACATAAGGAAGCTGTGTTGAAAAGTTTTTACAATCATAAAAATTCATTGTTATTAAACGAGGTAGCGGGATCAAGTTCTGCTGTTGTTGAGGTTTCCACAGATTTTAGACCGCTAACCGATTTACTTTTTTTAGTGAGCGGCAATAAAAAAATAAGGGCCAGAGTCTTGATGTGGATCATGGGACAAGGTCTTATGGAGGCTTCTTTTGCTAGAGAAAAATTGCTAGAAGAAGTAAAAAAAGTTGCTAATGGTTTAGAATCGGTTGATGATGCAAAACTAACACCTAAATCTGCGAGCAGTAGCAGGAGAGCAGTTGGGATGAGAATGGAGCACGCTCGCTTCTCTAATTTTGGAAGTTTTTATGGAAAAGATTCTGATGATTTGGATATAGATTCAATGGATTTGTTTTCTCCGGAAGCTTATAAAAGAATTCCAATATTAAAACTAATTGATCAAGAGAAAAAAATGAATGGACGATCAATTTTTGAGTATTGGTTGGAAAAATATGAGCCAAAAAAATGCTTAGTAAATCAAGGCGATACAAAAAATCGTCATTTTGTTTATGATTTTGAGGAAATTAGAAAAGCAGCTTTAAGTTTAGGTTTGAAACCATTTTATTTTGGTGGTTTTAATGGTTTGATTCAATTCATGGAAAAAGGCGATTGGAAAAGCGATGTTGAAAAAAAATCATACCTATCAAGTAGAAACAATCAATTTGGAATCGATTTGAGACCAGAATTTGAACAAAATAAGGAAGGAAAAAGAATAAAAAAAGGCGATCTGATCAGTTTCGATGAGGACGGGAAAGGAAAAAGGCCGGTTTATCATTTTCAGGGTGGGGGCATTGTTTCCGATGAGGTTGCATCCACATCACTTGTTAATAGTCTGAATAATCATTTTTCGGACCTATCTGCCGCAGTGCAAAGAAAAGAGTCGGAACATCCTGATATAAAGGATTATGATTCAATTGTTCAATCTGACGCACGTTCTTTGAAATCAAAGTCTGACGACGAGGATGATGAGGATGCTATAATTCTTGGAGATCATAGGTTTGCCAATGCTTTAGGATTTGACAATGCCATAGGTGGATCAAGGTGGAAAAAATTACCAAATTTAACAAATTTGCCTCAAGAAAAATGGAAAGAAGTTTTTAAAAATATATTAATTGCTGGTCTACAACTGCCGATTACAAAAAAAAGAGGAATGATCGATACTGATGAGTTGTATTATAAAACTTTTGGAAATGAAAAATTTTCGGATACAAAAGAAGATTATGATGGTTGGTTTTCCTTCTCTGAGTACAGCGGTCTGGTTACTTTTAAATTAAGCAAACAACAGCAAAAAGAAGTTTTCGATGCTGTTACAGCAAGGCTTGACAACAATGAATATCTTTCAAGAGTTCAACTATCACACATACCATCATTAAAAAATTTAGCAATCAAAAAAGATGGAAAAGTTGCCCATAATCAAAGATTGTCAATAAATGTAATTATAAATAATGCTCTTAAAAATAACCCCGGTCTGTTAAAAGATTTTAATATTTACATTGCCAGTCCCAAAAAAGATCTTAGTCAAATAAGAAATAAATTTGAATTTGTGGCAAATGATGAAAAATTCGAACTTCAAGATGTAAACCCCGACAAGGATGATTTAGATAATCCTATAATTAGAAATTTATTTACCAAAGGTTTTAGATGGAATAGCCCCTCCGACAAACCTTTTGAGGGTTTAATTGCAAAATTAGATTCGCCAAAAAAACAAATCATGGCGGATCCTAGTTCCGATGATCCCGACATGGGTAGCCCTGATATACGATCATTGATGAGAATGGGTTTTAATTGGAAGGATATTAACAAAAAACCTCATCCTTTCAAAAATGCAAGAAATTATGACAAAATAATTACAAAAGAATTTTTAGTTAAAGAGGCCGAGCAGTATGAGGTTACTTTCAACAAAAAAGAAAACAAGTTTTATCTTAAACCAATAATTAAAACCTCTTTTTCTTTAACCAACGGACCAGACTCTTTTAAAGTTTCCTTGGAGCGTGACGAAAACAATGTTTTAAAATTTTATTTTTATAAACCTTCTTTTAAAGACGACATTATTTCTTTAGTACCCAGGTCTGTTGTTGCTTCTCCAAAATCTAAATCTCGTGAATTTCCTTTCGTGGGATCAAAAGATATCATGTTCAAGGGAGGCAACAAAACAAGTCATTTCACCGGAAATGTTGCTGGCCCACAGGATTGGCAAACTTTATTACAAAGATTGAAACAGGGTCGGAAAGGTGGGTTGCATGAATTTGAAAAAGGAGACTCTGGTGATAAAAATTATGATGAATTAAATCTACCTTCGGTGGTTGGGGGAGTGGCTTTGGCCAAAAAATGGTTTAATTCATCCAAGTCTGGCCAAGATAAGTTTCTTCAATTAATAGGATCACAATTGGGAGGCCGTGGCGGAAAATGGGCTTCGGACTGGTTCGTCGATGATGATCTATTGCAATGGGGCTTTGAAAGTCTAAAACAATTTAGTGGCACACGTTGGTTTCAAATTGGTTGGATAAGTGATGATGAGTTGAAACAATACATAGGAGAATTTCATTCAAAAGGAATCAAAAAAACCAACAATATTGATCAAGAAATAGAACTTTTAAAAGCGCAAAAAGTTTATCATGGTGATTATTTTGATGACATCACAGAATTAAATTTAGCAAGAAAATCAAGATTGAGTGGGGATGCCACAATCGGAATAAAGCCGTTGCTATTGAAGTATGGTGCCATTGATGGTTCGAATAATGGTGAAACACCAGAGGAAAGAAATGAACTCTTAAAAGCCTTAGAAAAAGTTATAGAACAAATTCAAGAAAGGCAAAATAAATCTAGAGAAACAGGAAAAATCCTCATAGATTACATCCGTGAGATGGCCCCCGAGTCAGCAGATGCTTTAGCCGAGAATGGATTCAAGTTTAGGCAACGGATGATTGGAAAATATGTACTTGACCAAATGACCAGAAGGGTAAAAGAATTAAGCAAAAAAACAACCATGACCGGTCTTGGTGGCGGAGACGATGAAGAAGAAGGGGGTGGTTTTGAAATTGATTCTGGAATGATGGTCAGTCGGTCGTCCAGTGACACATACGATACAGGCAGACAGAGGGTGTCTGCTTCTGATTTGCCCTCTGGAGAAATTGTTTCTCCAGAGACACAGTCTAAAAACAAAACACCTAAAAAAGATGGATTAAAGCAGCAAAATACCAAAGTTAAAAGACCGACAACATCCGCCTTGTCTGGTGCTGGTGAGTCTAATCCTCCTAAACAACAAGTGTCTAAAGTTATAAGGCCGACAGTGTCCACCGTATCTGTTGCTGGTGGGGCCAGTCCACCTAACCGACAAGAGCCTGCAAATATAGCAGCAACATCTACTGTCGTAACAGATACTGGTGCTAGAGGTGTTACAAACCAAGTGGGTTCCTTGGTTAAGAGGCCGCAATTATCTAATTTTCCCATCACTACTAAAAAAGAAAATTTTAACATAAATCTGCTAAGTTACTCTGCTTGGAAAAAAATTCAAGAAACTACAGGAACTTATGCAATAGTTTCTAAAAAACCAAAAGATGGCGATGGATACAATGTGTGGGGATCATTAGGAAAAACCGATGGAGTCTCGATTGCTGGAGATGCCAACACATCAAAAATTGATCCAATTGGAAAGAAAGGCTCGAATGTCTCAAGAAAAAGAAAAACCTAAAGAAGAAGGAAATCTTATAAAGTATATGTCCAACCCAAGGGCATTTACTTTAAGAAAATGGTTTTATGATTTATTAAAATTAAATTATATTGAACATGATCCAATAATTGAAAGAGTAGGAACTTCTTTAGCTACTCAAAAAGATTTGGAAGATTTTGGAAAATTAATTGGTCAGGTTTATGACATAGGATACAGAAAGGCTGTAGAAGATTACAAAAAAGAAATAGAAAAACTCGGACTTAAAGTTCAAGTTGTTGCCCCAGAATCTGTTAACTGAAGTCTGGATTGATATCTGATGTGTTGGCGACACAGAGCCATCCTTTAGTTTTTTCTTCTATTTTTGTTATTTTCCACCATCTTTCTCCTCCTTGTTTGTTTTTTTTATAAATGATCGAATCTTTTTCCAATTCCACCGGAGACCAAACTTGTATTTGCAGGTCTGAGGAGTCAACTATTACTAATTTAAACAAAAAAGGAGTTCCATATTTGGGTTTTTTATAAGAACTTCCATAAAGTTCATCTACTATTTTTTTAAAACCTATAACTGGAGCGCAGAAGAATTCGACTCCTTTTTCTCCAATTATTTGATCAATTTCATTGTTTTCTTTTTTTTCTTCAATTATTTCAATTTTATTATTGTTTTCTTTATTTTTATCTTCGTCATCCGCAATATCTTTAAGAAAATCATCCGGCTTTACAACTTTAGACTCTTCTTTTCTATTTTCTTTTTCAATTTGATTTTTCTTAACATTATTTAATTTTTTCTCTATGTCTTTAACTATTTCTTCTTTTAGATGATCAAAATTTATAAGTTTTATTTTAGAACTATCCCAATCAGACTTATTTTTGACTAATGGGTTTGGACCACGGAGTTTATAAACATTTCCATCTTTGTCTTTTATAGCCATTTTAAATCCTAAAAATAAATTACTACTATAACATATCTATATTGTAGACGAAAAAGAAAGGTTAAATTTTATGGCACTAGTTTGTCCTGACGTTTGGGGTGAAATTCTTCTTTTGCAATACATTGTTGGAATGGTAAATGCCGACAACCCAGTTTTGCATCTTTACGCAAACGACATTACGCCATCCGACTCTACGGTTGGAACAGATTTGACAGAGGTTCCCACCAGCAAAGGGTATGCTCCAATAACTCTTTTGTCATCAAATTGGACAACAACTCAAAGCAATGGCGTAACAACCGCTGTTTATTCTGAGCAAACTTTTACCTTTACTACAGACGCTACTGCATACGGTTATTATGTAACTGATCAATCTAACAGATTGTTGTGGCTTGAAAGATTTAGTGGTGCTCCATTCGATATCCCCGAAGGCGGCGGAACAATAAGTGTCACAGCAAAATTAACATTAAGTTAAAAATTGGTTTTTTCTAATAACATTTTTTTAAGAAATTTGCAACTTATTCAAATGTAAAATCGATTTTAAACTCTTCTTCCATATAGGCTTCTCCACATTTTTGTTTCAAGAAATAGTCTCCAAATTCATTTCTCATAAAATTTCTTAAATTATCTGATTCTTTTTCGTTCAAAAAAGAATTTAGTAATTTATCTTGTTTAGAAGATCTGAAGGCGTCTTTTCCCAACAAAAAAGTATTTTCTGCTCTTTGTAAATTAAACTTAATAAATTCTCTAAGATTTGGATTTTCAATCCAGTAGTTCGGCTCCAAATCCTTAACAGCCATAGCCATTGCTATCGAGTAAATGCTGAAATCTAAACAACCAGAAACTGCGTCAGATACTGGTTTTTGCAAACCTTTTTCATAATCTTCAACGGCACACATCGATCCAAGAATATAGGCTGTCCATTCATCTAAAATATACGTGGGCATATCATTCCAATTTTTTATTTGATCTACAAAATAAAGTTGATATCTGTAAGATCTGAGGTTGGGTGGAATGTATTTGGTTACATCTTTAATTGTTATTTTTGGTTCTCTAAGAACCACGGCTTTGCCTTTCAAACAATAAAAAGTATTACATTTATATTTTAATTTTTTTTGATATTCGTTTCTTAAATCAGAATGAATTCCGTGTGCTGTTTCGTGTACATTTATGTGCCTACCAGCACTATCTCCAAATGGATACTTGTGCCTACTTGTTACATCATTGTAAACTGTGTAGTCGTCTATGTTAGACTTTTTTGGCACATCTATAAATTCTAAAATTTCTTTTTTACCATCATCTGCCTGCTGTATTTTATTTTTAATATTTTCTAATATTTTTTTATTTTCGTTTATTTCATTTATAACATCTTTAACTTCTTGTTTTATGTAATAAAATTTAAAATAATTATAATTTTTATAAAAATAACAAGAAATAAACAAAATAAACAAAAAAAATATAAACTTTTTCACAATAAACTCCTTTTTACTAAATTTTTTAATCTTCAAAAACAGAAACTAGAGCTAACAAAAAACTAAATATAATTGGAACAACAATAAAGTTTAAAAAAATATACATTTGTAAACACCTAGTCAGAGAATACTGTACACCAATACTTTCTTTCATTTTTGTCTAAAATCATTCCAAAGCCAACTTTTTTGTATCCTGCTCCTAGTATGTTCCATCTATGCCCTGGACTCCACATCCAAGAATTAACTACGCTTTCTTCATTGTCTTGCCCCAAAGCAATATTTTCCCCGACCAAATTTGTGCCGCTATTTACTTTTCTTAAATCGCTCATCTTGGAATGGTAAAGAGAATTTTTTTCTACCATTTTTTTAACATGAACTTCTGCGTATTTGCACAAATTCTTATCTATTACCAAGGGTTTGTAACCCTTTTCTACTCTCATTTTGTTGTGTAGTTCTAATAGATTTATTTGGTATTTTTGATAAATTTTGTCTTGATTAAATAAAAAATCACTTTTAGATTTGTCTTGATGAACATTGTTTTTATTACATCCAAAAAATGCAATAAAAACAATTATAAAAAAAAGTCTAAACATATTAGCCTCCTACTAAAAATTAATTTAAGCCCAATGGTATTCCGAAAAATTTAACATGTAATTTAATCCATTGAGACTCAATTTGTCCTTTGTCTTTTTTTTTTCCAATCGCCTTCTCTGTATTTTTGAACAATCCAATCTATCGCCGCCGATATTAAAACTTGAATGATATAGTCACGTATAACATTAGCAAAAGGAACCAACCACACAGGAAGAGCTTCTCTTACTATGTAATCGTACAATTTAGATACGGCGCTCAACACTGTAGCTTTTTTATCAGCACCTGAAGCAAAAGTTATTGTGTCTACATAAGCAATCAAATCATCCAAGCAATTTAGAAGAAAATTTGTTATTTTGATAAAATTAACTTTTTTCCATAATTGCCAAGACTTGCTTTTTTCTTGAGTAGAGTCCCACAAAGCTTTCATGGACTCAATAAATTGATCTATTAAATCACTTGGTATTACTTTTCCAACCGGGTTCGTATTTTCCTTAATATTCACTTCCCCTCCTTGGGTAAATTCTATAACTATTTACTGTTGATAATTTTCTTTATGTAGTGAATGCTCCCACCCTCTAAAGGGAGTGGGCTTCTAAGACATTACTGTCTAAAGAGTTCATTCCAACTCTTAATATGTTTTTTGCAGCATTAAGGTCACGGCTTAACTTTAAACCGCAAGCGAAACAGTCGTGTTTTCGCTCACCCAGTTCTTTTTTGACCTTAATTCCACAACCACTGCATATTTGACTCGTGTATTCTGGCTTCACTTCCGCTACCACACAACCAGCCTCTTCCGCTTTGTAATGTAGCATATTGCGAAAATTAGTCCAGCCACTATCAAGTATGCTTTTGTTCAGTTTTCTCCAGTTATCCTTGAGCATGTTTTTTACGCTTAATTTCTCAACGCAGATGACTGAATATTTGTCAACCAGACTTCTACTTGTCTTGTGTAGAAAGTCTTTTCTTTGATTCTTTACCTTTAGGTGAAGGTTCACAAGTTGCTTTTTGGTCTTGATCTTCTTCTTGTCTTCTCTAGGTAAAGTCTTCAACTTGCTGTATTTTGATTGAACCTTTTTAAGTTTATCTTCTGATTGTCGTAGGTAGTGCGGGTTTTTTATTGTTGAACCATCGCTCATGGTGGCGAAGTCTATACAGCCTACATCAATCCCAACTGCCTTTGTCTCAATCCTTTCTTGCGGTGTTATTTCCATATCACAAGAAAAAATAGCATACCAATCGTTCGCTTCCCGTTTGATGGTACAAGTCTTTACTTTGCCAATTAGTTCTCTGTGTTTGATTAACTTTACCTCACCGATCTTTGAAAGGTAAAGTTTGTTGCCTGTGAGTTTAAAACCAGATTGAGGAAAGCAGAAAGAATCATACCTGTCGTAACTTTTGAATCTTGGATATCCAGCTTTGTCTTTGCTTTCTTTTAACCTTCGGAAGAATCCTTGAAACGCAAGGTCAACTCTTGCTGATACATTTTGTAAAACTTGTGAGTGGACACCTTCTATTTTCCAAGTTTTAATCAAGTTGTGGCAGTCGTAAACACCAAGGCTTTTCTTGTCTTTTTCCCAACTGTTTTTTCGTGTTTCCAAAACTTTGTTGTAGGCATTTCGGCAAACACCAAGGGTTTGTTGCAACCTTTTTAACTTGCCATTTTTGGCATATATCCTATACTTGATGTTCCGTGTGACCTTCATACCCTTTATATAGTAAGATTTATGTAAAATTTCCAAAGAATTTTTACTACATAAAACTTACTTTCTACTAATGTTAACTATTTTTTTTACTGTTGCTTCTGAACACCGATAGTTTCCGATATATCCTGTAAATTCACTTTCTGGATCTTCTTCTAAATCTTTTTTTGGTTCCACCTCGTAAACATATACATTTTGACCTTTTAGTGCTTTGTTCATTCCAAAATGTTTTGCATTGTCTAAATTTGAAGTTAAGTAAACATAATTATAATTGTGAAACTCAGCAGGATCTATGTCGGGATGAGAGTAAAAATCTGAGCCGGTTATGCTTGGTGGCAATAAACTTTCGCCAATTTGTAATTTTTTTGTGGTTCCGTGATATAATTTTAAAGAAGACTTTTCCTCCATCCACTCATTAAAACTTTTCATAATTTCACCTTTCTTGAACGACACCATATATAGTGTGTGTAATTTTACCGCCATTCATCCCAGCCCCTAAAGGGGACTGGGTTTTCTGGCGGGAGGCGTATAAACATTATGGCAATAAAAAACCCCGATGGATCTGCTTACAAAACTTCTGGATCTTTAAATCAATTTGACCCAACAAATTTAGAACATGATCTTTTTAATGTTTGGGATCAAGAAGTTATAGAAATAGGCGGGTCGCCTCTTTATTATTATGATGTTTTTATAAACATAAATAATATCGATGACTTATACATTGAAGCAAGAGATAAAATCTATAGTCAAAATCCAATAATAATTTATGGATATTATGAACCTATACCATCTCAAAACATCATCGGAGTTTTTGGAATAGACTCTCCGGATGAGATGATGTTTGAGTTTAATTACCGACACGTTTTAAAAACACTGGGACACGCTCCAAAGATCGGATCGAGAATTTTTTCTCCACACAAAAAAGAAAATTGGATGGTCACTCAAAGAAACGTTGAAGTTTTTAAATTATGGGGAGAATTAAGATTACAAGTAATGTGCATTAGGTATCAAGAGTCGCTCACGACGGGAGAAGGCAAGGTCACACAATCCCAGCCAGATTTTGGCTTAAATAGTGTCAAAGATTTATCGAATAAAAAAATGAATTTAGCTGGCGGGCAGAGTATTGACTAATATTTCTTTCTTTTTTGGAGTAAAAACATTCTTAAAGAAAGTTAATGGAATTTTTTTTGATTCCAAAGGCAAAATTAATTTATTTTTTTTAATTAAATTTCCTTTAGACTTTATAATTTTATAAGGCTTCATGATACTATAATTATAGATAAAGAAAAATAATTTTATGAGCGAACCAAATTTAAATCCATGTGGGGAATCTAATTTTGTTGAAGATTTAAATATTGACAAACCTCCTCCTTTTTGCAGGGAACAAAAAGTAGAAACCAGTTCCGGCACCATACACAGCAAACCTTATTTGGAGTCTCAAAAAGATGTTGCACAAGATTTATCTTGGCTGCAAGATGCAACTCAAAGCAAACTAGGACAAGGCGCAAGTGCCTTATGTGACCCGCAACAGTCTGGTCATATAATAAACGAACAAGGAATGTCCCCGCCCAATAGAAATGTGGTATATCGTTATGCCAAATCTATAAGAGGCACCGATGAGGCTGTTAAAGATCTCTTTAAGGATCTTGTTGTCATAGATGAAAATGGAAGAGCACATAGTGTGCCTATTATATGGGCCACACAAGAACGTGCTGTAGCTTATATTTTGCAAGAAAATATGAGAAAAGATGAAAGCTTGGTGGTGGATAGAATTCGATTGCCTATATTGGCAATTCACAACTCAGAGTTTAATTTTAATCAAGACCGTTACATTTATCACAAAGCAATAGATTATTTAAGAGATCCAAAAAATAATTTTAGACCAAATTTTACCACAAGTGAAAGATTTGAAAAAGACACTATTTTCGGAGTAACACGTGGAATTCCAATAGATATTGGTTACACTTTATATGCTTGGACTATGTACGAAGAAGATATGAATCAAATTCTTACACAAGTATTAACAAAATTTTCTCCCATAGCATATATAAGGGTGAAAGGAATTTCTTGGGAAATCGGAGTTAAGTTATCAAGCATAGCAAATAACGTTAACTACGAACCTGGGGATAAAGCGATTAGAGTTTTTAAATATCAATTTGGTCTGACAGCAGAGACATTTGTTGCCCAACCAATTGTAAGAAGAAAAGCAGTTTTAAAAACTAGAATTGATATAACTGATTCACCCAATGAAGAAGATATAACAGAAGTATTGACTCAATTGGAACAAGCAGTAAAGGAATTGGAAGAATGATCGAAATAAAAAACAAAACAAAAAGCCCAGTGCAGCTAGTGGTGAGATCTCGGAAGGCTCCCCGTGCTTTCACAACCTTAATTATTCCAGGCATAGGAAAAGGAAATAACATAAGAATAATTGAGGATGAGTTGGTAACTGAATACATAGAAAGAGTTGAGAAAATGGGCCTTATTTCAACTAAATATGTACCAAACAATGAAATTCGTAAGGGAGACTAAAAAATGGCTATTCTAAGAGGATTTCCACCATCTAACACAATTTCGCCAAGCGTTAGAATCACTGAGAAGGACTTGAGCTTTATAGCTCCCGAACAGTCTTTTCATCGTTCTGGACTTGTCGGATTCGCAAGCAAGGGACCGATTGATATCCCAACCCTAATATCAACACAGCGTCAATTAAACACCGTGTTTGGATACCCACATCCAGAATCTGGTGATCCTTACTTGATATATGCCGCAGAGCAATATCTTTTAGTTGCTAACGAACTTTATGTAGTTCGTGTTGCCGATGTTGACAACGTAAGTGATGAGAAAGCAGAGATTGCAACCGTGGACGTTCCTTCTGCTGGTGGTCGCATAAGCGTGATGTCTCAACAACAAGGCCCATATACTTTTTCTAAAGATTCTTTCTTTAGATGGAAATTAAATGGCGTTGTTCACTCCAAGACACTTGTGGTTTTGGCTGGAACCTACACTGCTGCACAATTAGCCGAGGAATTAAATCTTCAAGTTAATGGAGATGTTGATGGTATTGAGTTTATCACCGACGAAGGCGACGATTACATCGGCGTTCAAACAACTTGGGCATTCGGTCCAGACTCGGAATTAGAATTCTTATCGGTTCAGGATGCTATTTATGGTGGACCCGTTGGTGGCGGTGAAGGTGGCAACAATGTCACCGGTCTTGGCACTGGCATGACTCAAGCAGAACTCACTGGAAGCAAAGATCGCTTTCCTGAAAGTTATCAAACCTCTGGTGAGTATGACCTCACGGGTCTCAGTGATCTCAATATTCAAATCGTAGTTGACGGCACTGATAATGTTCTAATTGATAACGTTGTTCAGGTCGTGGATCTTGTTGATCTTGAAGGCGGAGAAGTTACTGTTTCTCAAGTGGTTAATGAAATCAACAGCCAACTAGTAGAAAACGGTGGATCGCTCCCAGGTGGTTGGGAAGCATATGCTGATGGCGATAATCTAGCATTCAGAACGATGCACCATGGTCGTGATGCAAGATTGTTAATTAAGCCAGATAGCACCGCTGCTGGTATTTTCGGATTGGAAAGCGTGACAAAATCTGGCTTGAGTCCAATTGGCACTAGCGGAGACGGATCAGACGATACCTACGGCAGGATTAACGGTGATTCAAATGCCACGGGCGCTGTGAGTTTCACAATCAATGCCGACTCGGCTGGCATTGATGGAAACGCAACCCAAGTTGTTATCGAAAACAACATTCGTGAAGGAAACTTTGTTTTGCAAGTTTATAATAACGGTGTTGAAGTTGAATCTTGGGGCGGATTAACCAAAGATGAAAATTCAAGATTCTATGTTGAAACTTTCTTATCTTTGGTTTCCGATTGGGTTCGAGTTGAAGACAATACCTCAAATGCCGCTCCACCTCTAGATGGAACCTATACCCTCTCTGGTGGATCCGATGGCATACCATCCGACCCAGATAAACAAGATCAACTTATAATTGGAAATTCAATAGGCTTTACTGGTATGTACGCCTTGTCCGAGCCAGAGCAAATCGATATCGATTTGATTGCTGCTCCAGGACACAGTAGCACAGCCGTGGTTACAGAGTTGTTGAACTTGTGTCAAAATGTTCGTAGCGATTGCTTAGCAATCGTTGACCCACCATTCGGATTAACTGTTAAAGAAATAGTTCATTGGCAGAATGGTTCGCACCCACTGAACACCACTCGCTTCGATAGTGACTTTGGTGCTCTCTACTGGCCTTGGGTTAAGATACGTGATAATTTTAATCGTGTTGATATATGGGCACCCCCATCAGGATCAGTAATGGCAACAATTGCAAGATCCGATCAACTGTCTGCTCCTTGGTACGCACCAGCAGGTGTTAATCGTGGAACAGTGCCAAACATCACAGATGTTTTTAGTCGTCCAACACTGGAAGAAAGAGACTTGATGTACGGCTACAGAAATGCGATTAACCCCATAGTTCAATTCGTTGATTTCGAAGGATTCGTCATCTGGGGTCAGAAAACGTTGCAGAGGAGGCCAACTGCTCTTGATCGTGTAAACGTTAGACGATTAATGTTTGTGATTGAAAAACGCATAAGAGCTGCTTCTCGCCAACTGTTGTTCGATCCACATGACGACATTCTCCGCCAAAAATTCATCAGAATAGCTACAGCCATTCTGTCAGAAATTCAGGTGGGTCGTGGTGTCAACGACTTCCGTGTCAAGTGCGATACAGAACTCAACACACCAGATGTGATCGATAGAAATGAAATGCGTGCTAGAATCGGCGTACAGCCAATTCGTGCCGCTGAGTTCATATTCATTGAATTCTCTATCCACAGAACTGGAAGCTTTGGAGAAAACGCAGATACGTTCTAAGAAATAAAAATAACTGGGTGGTTTTGGATTAACCCAAAACCACCCAGTTAACAATATCAAGAAAGAGGCTCTTTCATGCAGATGGGCATAGGCAAACTGGGTCAACCAGGAGTCATAATAAAAAGAAAATTTAGATGGACACTAGAAATTTCAACTCCAGCAGGACCAGTGCCTAGGCATTATGTGAAAACATCAGGAAGACCACAACTTGACATAGATGAAGTAGAATTGAATTTTTTGAATGGAACAACTTGGATTCCCGGCAAGGGTAAATGGCAACAACTAACGGTCACTTATATCGATGTTAACGATCAAGAAATGAAACCTTTGTATGATTGGGTGGCCAGAGTTTTTGATTACACTGCTCAAAATCCAATAGATCATATAGGGCAATCTGAAAAGGCTGGGTATAGCGGAACAGCTACACTAAAAATGTATGATGGTTGTGGAAATGAAATAGACCAATGGATACTAAGATCTTGCTGGCCTCAGGCTATAAACTTTGGAGACCTTGATTACGCCTCATCAGACGAGGCTACAATTGATTTAACATTAAGATTTTCAGAAGTTACTTATAGTGGTCTTGCTTGTGGATTTACTCCTCAAGGAAATTGCCAAGGTTGTGCGTGATAAGCATATATAAAATAAACTTTAAACAGGAGAGTTAAAATGGCTGACAAAAAACCAATGGGTATCGGAGTTATTGGACAACCAGACGTTGTGTTCAAACGTAAGTTTCGTTGGACATTCGAAATTCTTGGTTTCTGCGATAATGAGAAAAATGTTGTTCCGGAACACTTTGTGAGTGTTGCATCAAGACCAAACTTGGCAATCGAAGAAACTGAAGTTAATCACTTGAATGCCAAAACATTTATCCCAGGAAAAGCAACATGGGAAACAATCACGGTTACCTATCTCGATGTTGCTCATTCGGAGATGAGAACATTGTGGAATTGGTTAGCAACAGTGTATGACTTTACCGATCCAATTAATTTAAGACAAGGCGAAAGAAGAGATTGGGATGCAACTGGCTTGCTCAATATGTACGATGGTTGCGGAACTCTGATAGAGACTTGGCAGATGCAAAAAGTTTTTCCAACAGCCATTAATTTTGGAGATCTGGATTACTCATCTTCTGACATAGCGACAATAGAGTTAACTCTTCGTTACTCGGATGTCAAATACAGAAGTTACTGCCCAGATTATCAACCAGAGCCTTGCTGTGGTGGTTGCGGCACTCAAGTAAAATATGCAAACAAAACATATATTTGAAAATAATTAAACACAAAGACAGGAGAAAGAAATGGCTGAAAAGATACCCATGGGAATTGGTCAACTTGGTTTTAAAAACCTTGTTTTCAAAAGAAAGTTTCGATACACATTAGAGTTGCAAGATATATGCGCTGGCTCCGGTCAGCCACAGTCTGTTCCCAAGCATTATGTTAAAGTTGCCGCAAGGCCAAATCTCTCTGTCGAGGAGACCGAGGTTAATTTCCTTAATGCAAAAACTTGGATTCCAGGAAAAGCTTCTTGGGAATCCATAACAGTGACTTATATCGATGTTGCGACCGCCGATAACTTACCGTTATTCAACTGGCTTGCATCTGTGTATAATTTTACCGACCCTGTTAACCTTCAAATGGGTGCCGTTCGCAACGATTATGCTTGCACGGCTATATTAAAACTTTGGGATGGTTGCGGAAACTTGATGGAGACTTGGGAACTTAAAGATGTTTGGCCAACATCTATAGATTTCGGAGATTTGGATTATGCCACATCAGACGAATGCACCATTCAGTTAACTCTTAGATATTCTGACGTTAAGTACACCAACCAATGCCCCGGATTTGAAATATCCCCGTGCTGCACTGGTTGTGGCACAAACGAGAATAATCCAGAGCCTCAGCCTCAAAATTAGTAATATTCATTATCAAACTATATTATTTAAAGGGGCAGCGATTGCTGCCCCTTTTTTATGAAAATAGGTTTTATCATGGCAAAAATGGGTTTTCAATTCGGTTTGGAGTCAGGTTCTTATTGCAAACGACAATTTCGTTGGCTCTTGGAAATACCCGATGTGGTTGCAGATACAAAAAACGGTGGAGTAAATGCCTTGCCACCAGAGAAGGGTGCTAGACCAAATCTATCTTTTAAAGAAATGGAAGCAAAACACCTACACGAGGATGCTTACTACCCAGCCAAACCAGAGTGGAAACCGATCACAATTACGGTGTTTGATCTAGTAAAGAACAAGCATCCCGTTTTTGAATGGGTTAAAAAAATCTATACTCCAAACGCAAACAGTGTTTTTAAAGAACCAAACAGCCCTGGTTTCATAAAGACATGCACGCTTTCCATGTATGATGGTTGCGGAAACACTGTTGAGTCTTGGATTTTTGAAGATTCTTGGTGCAGTGCTGCTAATTTTCAAACTTTGGACATGACTTCAAACGGGGTGATGATGTGCGAAATAACGCTACGATACATGAGAGCTTATATTAATTAATTTCCGATCACTCATCCTCATCCTCATCTTCTAATTCTAAATTAATGAAGTCGAATTCATTTTTTAAAAGTTCTCTAAGATGTTGGAGAGCATCTTCTAATTGCTTCCCCTTCCAATTTAGCCTGCGACAAGTGCTGCTTTTGTTAAGTCTTCCTTTTTTTGTATAGCATTCCTTTTCGTTATCCAAAAGACACTCTATCAGATCCGCATAACCTGCGTCTTTTATTTTTTGAAGAATTTCTTGTATTTCTAATGCATTGGTTGGATTTGAGTTTGATCTTATCATAATAAATATTATTATATTAAATTTTTAATTTTTGTCAATTTTTTTTGTTATGTATAACCGTCTCTTTTCCATTTCTTATGAAAATAGTATCAAACTTATCTGACATAAAGTTTTGATATCTTTTCTTTAATTCGTTATAGTTTCTTGCACTACGATACAATTGTCTAAAGTGATTTAAAATACAAGTAGTCATATAATTAAAGGCTTTTCCTTTTCTTGCGTCAAATCTATTTATTTTTTCAAAGCAGATGAGGACGCCCTCTTGTATTGCATCGTCTATGTCTATGCCACTAAATTTTGCGTAATTGGCAATATTCTCTGAGAGTATATAAAATGCGTATGCTAATTGATTTTGAAAATCTTTATGGCGATCACACGATTCTCTATAAAGTTTTTCGTTTTCTTCTAATTTCTCTTTTTTTAGATTGTCTTTATATTTTTTTTTTCTTCTATCATTTGTTTCTTTTAAATCGCTTATAATTAATTCATATTTCAACTTCTGTCTTTGGAAGTATTGGAATCCATGAATTACGGATTCAAAAGTTTTATTATTAATATATTCGTTGGCCATAATCTCCTAATTTTTATAAATTCATATTAAATAGGCCAAAAAATCCTTTAATTGACTATTTTAAAATAGTATGAATTTAACGGAATTATACTCAAAAATACAAAAAAACCCTTTAAACAAAGCAATCTATTGGAAGCTGATTGATGTTTACAAATCTCTGGGCATGAATAATGAGTCGGCTGCTTTCGAATATTTAATTAAAAATAAATTTAATGATAACAATACAAATATTGACAAAAAATAACGACAAAACAATTAGGAAAACACTAGAGTCGGTTTTGTTTTTGAAGCCAAGAATTATTGTGATTGATTACGGCAGCATTGATGATACCTTAAATATATGTGAAGAATTTAAAGCAAAAATCATACCCGCCTCTGGAATTGATAGAAACGAAGCCAGAATTATGGCTTCGAGCGATTCTGGGTGGAATTTATGGTTAGAACCATGGGAAATTTTACTTAAAAAAATAGACATGACCAAAATGATGGATAGTAATTTTGGTTATGTGAGAATTATTCAAAACAATATTTTAAATTGGGAAATAAGACTTTGGAATAAAAAGTGTAAAATTATAAATCCAGTTTTTGAAACTATAGAGACAAAACAAAAAATAGAGTTCACATCAGGGATCTTTTCTTCAATTGGTGGTGTTAATCTATCGGAACATGTTGATTTGTTGGAAAAATGGATATCGTTTGACCCGTTATCAAAAAGTCCTTACTACTACAAATGTTGTTTTTTACTATCTGAGGGTAGGTATGATGAATTTATAGAAATGTCTAAATACTACTTATTTTTAGATAAAACCAATAGTGTGTCTTCTTTGATGATAAGATATTATTTATCGATTGTTTTTTTAACACAAAAAAAAATGGTAGTTCCAACCTTACAAAATATAAACATATGTTTGTGCAAAAAACCATTAATGGCGGAGTTTTGGTGTGTATTGGGAGATGTTTATTATCATCTAATGAATAATTTTTATTTTGCAAAAGAATTTTATGAAAATGCTATCGTTTTAGGATCAAAAAGATTAGATAAAGATATTTTTCCTATGGATATTAAAAAATATAAAAAATATCCAGAGTTGATGATTGATAGTTGTAATAAAATTTTAAAAAAAGAATCTAATTACAAGAAACTAAAAAATACCGTCTAAATGATTGATGACTACGGTAACTTGGTCTTGCCATCTTGCTATCTCTAATTGTTTTCTGCCCGGTCCCAAATCTTTTAATTTATCTCCCAGTTCGGACACGCTACAATTTATAACTTCCCAGTTGTTTTTAGATAGTTGCTCTATTTCTTTTTCAAAATCCGGTAGGGAAGGCTCTTCTTTCGAAGGAAAATATTCCGATAATTGCTTGGTGGCCTTCTTTAGAACATTAAGATATATTGGGTGATTACAAGAACAAGATGGATTTTTTAAAAAATTTGCAATGTCCGTTGATAGTTCTTCTGGCAAAGAAGACCTAAATCTTTCATCCAATAGAGCTTGTTTGATATCGTGTATTGTTATTCGCTTCTTCAATTTTAACCTCAAAAAATAGGCTGGTGTGTGATTAAAACCCAGACCTTAAGCAACTGTTACTCTGTCGCAGTCATCTTTTCTTCTTCTGTTTCTTCGTATTGTTCTTCTATTTTTTTTGAACTTGTGGGATTATAGTTTTTTTACTTAAATGTTCAATAATTTGATCGTGTGCTTCTTTTAAAACTTTAAAATATAAATTATGATGACATGGACAGTCTGGTTTTTCTTCAAATTTTTTTAAACCTTCTGAGAACTTATCTGGCAATTTTTTTGTGAACTCTTTGTCTTTTAATAATTTTTTAATTGTATTAATATTAATCTTCATGATCAAATTCTTTTTTGTTTATTGGCTTGCCATCTTCTATTCTTTTTTTAAATTCATTCTCTTCTTTTTCTTTTTGTTCTTTTTCTTTTATTTTATTAATTGTTTCAAGATGAGATCCATTTAAATTTTTTACAAGTATGCCACGACCACAATTAGGACATTTTATCATGTCTTTATTATTTTTTGTAGATATTTTTTTGTTTTTAATATCTGGTAACTTGGATTGAATTTTTGCATTTTTAATAATATTAAAATTTTTTAAATCATCAGCATTGTTTAATATTTTTCTAAATGAACAAAAGTCACAAAAAATTAATTTTTTTTGTGACTTTTGATTATAATTAATCATCTTTTTCCTCATTCAACACAAAGTCTGTTTTGCTTCGTATTAAATATATAATTTCGCTATAAAATTGAGACACCAGACTTGTGGCGAATCCATAAATAAGTACATTCCAATCAAAAGTTTTAAAATATATTAAACCCAAGAAAATGCCAACCCAAAAACCAGCACATTCGTAACAATTCAACATCTCTGCTAAAAATTTTGGAGTAGTGAGCCAACTCCTTAAACTTTTTCCAAACACCTTTATTACATCTAATATTTTTCCATGAACTAAAATATTAGTCATTCCTATGCAAGCCAATAAAAAAATAAAAAAGTTCATCATTCATCTTCCTTGTCTATATTGTCGCTTGAATCTTGAAGGTCATTTGATTGTTCATTCTTAACATCCTCTTCTTCTTCGTTTTCTTCCTCTTCATCTGATATTACAGTCACAACTTTTTTGGGAACTGTATTTCTTTTTCCTTGCATTTTTGGTACAAATCTTGGGAAAGGCATGTCCCAATCAACTTTTTCAGCTCTACTTGCTTCTTTTGTTGTGGGTATTAATAAAACTTGGTATTGCCCATCTTGTTGAATTGCACTTAATGATTCACTGTTAATTTTTTGTATCATATTCATAATATCTGGTATATCTAAGTTCATTTCTGGGTGAAAATTAACAAATATAGAAATAACACCCTTTAAAATATCATTTTGTTGTTTAAAGATATTATTTTTTGCTTTTTTGATTCCATCTTGTAGTCCAACTTTCATAATATCATGACTTTTTGCCATGTATCGAGGAAAAGGAGCGTCGTAGTCAATTTTTTCAACACGAGTGGCTTCTTTGTGCGTTGGAATAAATACTGGCAGATATCTGCCATCTTCATTCAGACTGTCAACAAGGGGCTTGTGCATATCTTTCACTAAATTCATAGTCGCATGCACATCTTGACCCAAATCTGGGTAAAGATTAATGAAAAAAACCATTATACCTTTTAATTTTTTATTCTCTGACATTTTGCCTTTCTTTTATCTCCAAAAAGTTATATACAAAAAACTTTCATCTCTCCATGTTTTATAATAATTGTAATCTACTATATTGCAAAATTCTTCACAAATTTTATTTTGGTCTATGGGTATCTTGAAATTATCTACAATACTATAGTTCAGTCTTTCTATAAAAATTCTTTGATCAAAATATTTTTCCAATACATTAATATGATCATCATTTACTGTGTTTAGAAAATCTAGGATGGCTGCTTGCCCCAAAGACTTTAAATAAGGAATCCTTTTTGACATTTTCCATTGTTCAAAAATAGCAAACATGTCATGCGGTAAAGATTGTCTAATATTTTCATCATAGAAAATTAATTCTTCAACGTTTGAAAAATTCAATATAAGCATACTCTATTACATTTGAAAGTTAAACCATCATATTATAGCAAATAGGAGAAAAATATTATGGCAGATGATGTTTTCCGACAAAATAGAAAAAAAGTAACGGCAGAAGAAGTTGGCGATGAGCAAACAACAGGTAGTGGACCTCTTGAAAGTATAAGATCTGTTCAAGAAGCGGTGGCCAAAGAAACCGGGAAGGATATGGCTAAACCTTTTGAACAAGCTCCTTTTGCTATTTCTGGTAATGTTCCACCTGAGTTTCGCTCTGCTTTGCAGCAAAAGATCAATGCTAGCCAACAAACTCCGGAGGATCCACAAGATGATGGTTTTGATTCTTTTGAATCTCCCCCAGAAAGAAAAAAACCACAACAATCAAAACAAGGTGCTGATGCAAAAATTCGTGTTCAAGGAAGCGATGCCTTGGAAGGGTTGTTATCACAACTTGCAGATAAGCATTCTTGGGAGGAGTTTGAATTTCCTTCCAAAGGAAAGTTTTACAACAACATACCAGCAGTAGTTCACGTAAGAGCAATGACTGGCGAGGAGGAGCAAATTTTAGCAACTCCACGTTGGGTTAGAAAAGGCAAAGCAATCGACATGATATTTAGACGCTGCATAAAAGAACCAATTAACACCGAAGAACTATTGTCGTCAGATAGGACTCATCTTTTAATATATCTTCGTGGCATTTCTTACACGCCTGAGTATGACGTAGAAATTAAATGCCCAAACTGTAGTATAAAGTTCGCACATGTTGTGGATTTAAATGAATTAGAGGTTGAATCTTGTCCGGATGATTTTAGTGTAGAAAGTTTGACAGGTGTTTTGCCCGTGAGCAAATTCCGATATAGATATCGACTTGCTTCTGGTCAAGATGAACAAGAAATATCAAGTTATCGTGAAAAAAGAATACAACAATGGGGAGATCAAGGAGAAGACGACACCTTGTTGTACAGAACGGCGTTGTTGTTAGATGAGATTGAAGGGGTATCTTTAAAGAAAGAATTGGCTTTATTGTTAAAGAAGTTGCCCATTCAAGATGTTGCTCATCTTAGAAATGAGATAAACACTCCACCATTTGGTGTAAGCACCGAGTTGTCAATCTTGTGTCCATCTTGTACGGAAGAATTCAAAATAGATTTGCCACTTGAGACAAATTTTTTCTTCCCAAGGAAGAAGGTAAAAGAGACCCAAGCGTAGAACTTTGGCAAACGCTCATGGAAGAGCTTTTCTTCTTCCAATATCATATGCACATGAGCAAACAGGATTGTATGTGTCTACCAGTGCATGAAAGAAAATGGTTAATACAAAGGTTTATAGAACAAAAGAAAAAAGAAAATGAAGCCATAGAAAGAGCCAAAAAAGCTAAAAAATAATAAAATAAAATGACACCAAATATTAAAGAAAGATATCAAAATCCATCGGTAGGAGATGTCATTAAGCTTAGGCTTTTGACATATAATGGAAATTCTTTAAGTAATTTAAATAAAATAGAAAAAGTAGATATTTTTTTTCTAGATGAAAATTCTGTAACTTCTGAAAATCCTGATGGTCTAACTTTAAAAGATTCTTTTGATGAATCTTCAATAACGCAAGAAGACACCGGAACTTATTTGCTTAATTTAGGTACAGAGGATTTAAGGTATACTATAGGTAAGTATTATGATGTTTGGACAGTGCGAGTGGATCCTGATCAGCCGCCACATGCTATAAAAAATAAATTTGAAATATATCCAAATCTCTGGTATAGCACCCCCATACCTGTTGTTTATGATTTTAATTTTAGATTTCAACCAAATAAAATGAGGAAAGGATCCAAACAATTTATTGTAATCGAAATCTTGCCAAACGTTCCAACGGCGGGGGATCTCAGGCAATATTATGAAAACTTAGCCATAGTGTCTGATGTGAGAATATCCATGGAGCAAACAGAGTGTCACGGTTGCACTCCAATTGAGCAAGATCTAAGGTTGATAATTGACAATGAATTAGTAGATTATCGTGAAAAAAGATATGGATATTATAAAATAAACACTGAGGATTTGGAATGTGGAATATATGATATTTGGTTTAAGATGGATTTTGGTGGGAACACTTACATATCCGATAGGTATAAATTTCAAATTTACGATTAGGAGATTTTTATGAATAAAAATGAAAAAGTGGTTATAAAAATAAAAGAAAAAAACTTAAACCCTCCGGTTAAATGCGATATCCTAAAAAACCCAAGACCGTCAGAGAATTTTTTTAAGGTCAAACCTAGAGCCTTTCCACAATTAAGCAATTTTATTAAGTGCGTTAAATGGAAAGCTGTAGAAAAAAAAATATACATGAAAGTTTCGGAGACTGCTTTTTTTGAATGTTACAAGTGGATGAATTATATTAAAGAAAAAAATCAAGAGTTAGAAAAAATTCCATTTAATGATCTTGACGCCAACTGTCTAGATTTAATATTTCAGGATAATGGAGAAAATGATGTAGCCACACTCAGATTGAAGAATTTATCCTTGGTTGATCATAGTTGTATTTTAAATTTGAGAAAAAATTCACAAGTTTTTGAAAATTCATTAAAATACAATATTGTTTTGTCATATCAATATGAAGAATTTTTCACTACAAAACCAAAAAACAACTTAAATAATCCTGGAGAAAGCGAATCGGATGAAGAGTGGCAAACAGTGGATGCTCCATGAAGTGGTCGGTAGGAATCACCACCTGCCCAAGAGAGCAAGGATATTATCTAGAAGAAACCTTATCTTCTTTATTTAAAGCCGGTTTTGAAGAACCAATAATATATGCCGAACCCAATTCTGTAATTCCGGGGTGGTTTTCTGGTCAAGTTGTTCATAGAAGAAAAAAATATGGGGATTGGTCTAATTGGGCAACTGGAGTTTTCGATTTATTACATAGTGAAATTGACACAGATTATTTTTTGTTAATAGAAGATGATGTAATTTTTTGTAAATCATTTAAAAAATATATCGAACACTCTCTGTCTTCTTTGGGAGATTTTGCTTCTTTATCTTTGTATACTCCGAGCATTTATCATAAAGTCAATTTTAGAGGTTTTCACAATGAGTTGAAAGACCATAGGACTTGGTCAACTGTTGCTATTATTATGAAAAAAAATATGTTAATAAATTTCTTTTCGGATTATGACGTTCAAAGACATCGATTTGAAAATATCTTTCCTGAGTTTGAAGAAAGATATTGGTGCTTAAATGTTAACCCAAAAAATTCTATAAAAGATGCCGTTATTGGAAAGTGGGCCAGCAAAAAAAATTTACCAATATATTATCATACCCCCTCCTTGGCAGAGCACATTGGAGAACACTCGAACATATCTTCTAAAAACAACTCTGTTGAGTTTGGCAGGAAGTCTTTTGATTTTGTTGGAGAAGACTTTGATACATCTGCGTGGCTTGACGAGCCTGTTGTGATTAAAAAATATGCTAAGTACTTAATGTAGTTTGAAATATTATTGATGGGACTTTTTTTATTCCTAAAACTTTTGCACAACAAAGTCTATGACAGCCGTCAAATCTAAAATACTTAAAGCCCAAATCCAAACAGGATACATCAGCAACCCAAACTCTTTTTGTTATTCCATTTTTTTTTATATCTAAAAATATGCTCTCAAAAGTTTCCATTCTATTTTTTTGAGTTTCTTCATCATATCTTGTCTCCAAATACTCTTTTTTATAATAAGTTTTATTTCCTTTCAAAAAATTTATATGCCATCTTAAGGTTTCTTTTTTATTTTTTGCTAAAGCCTCATCAACATCCACATAATCAAATTTGTAACCTACAATTGCACACTCTTTATACTCTAAAGAGGGACCAAATCTTGTCCACCCTCCTTCTTTTGGGCCTCCCAAAAACCAATCTCTAAGATTTTGATCAAATCTGGAGTGAACTTTTCTTGTAATTAAAAAAATCATATTTTCATATCTATGTCGTAATTTAAACACATTTTTTTACAACAATTTATCATATCTATTTTATCGCAGGACCACTCAAACACACCCTCTTCAGATGTTTTGATGTCCGACTCTGGGTTAAAATTTTTTAAACACAACCATCTTTTTTTGTAATTTCTACTTCCATGCCATAAATGTTTTATAACCCCTTCTCTAAAATAAACATTTTGATTTATATATTTATTAAACTCTATAGCCCAATTCATGTAATGCTTTGTCATATCGGGGTTTAATCTAGTTTCAAAAAAAGAATTTTCCCAATCACCCCATATGCCTAGAACCCAGGCATTGTCAGAACTTCCTGTAATCCAGTAATCGTAAATTGTAAATTTTTCAACAACTTCACGTTGAACACCCCAAGAAAAACCAGTCCCGAATCTAGCCGCCATATTTAAAGCACTAGAAAATTGTTTCACCTCTGGATTTTTTAAATTATCAAAAGCCTGTGCTGAAACCGCTCTTCTTTCCTCACAAACGGAACCGTCTGCGTGTAGCAACTCCACTGATGAATAGTTTTGGACTATTTTGAAATCATCTAGCATATCATCCAAAACTTTAAACCAATTATCGTCTTCAAACAAAATATCTGCGTCTATCCAAACAACTTTAGAATATTTTTCTGGTATTTTTTTTATTACTAAATTTATTAGTCTATATTGTTGCCATATGTAATCTTTAGATCTAACATGAAAAACATTTGATCCCTTGTCTATTTTAAAAGACTGATCTCCGAAAGCACACTCTATTACATATAAGGGTATATTTTTTAAATTTTTTTTAAATTTTAAAAAATTTTCCCACTTTATTTGCTTATTGGCTGGGTTGTAAAAGTTAGTCACAGCGGCAATCATAGATGTATCTAATTCCGCCTTTCTCGGCTATTGCTTGATATTTTCCAAGCAAATTTATAGATGTGTAATATTTTAATACAATGTTTTTAAAAAAATTATTATTCCAATTTTCTCCAAATTTATATTGATAATCTTCACAAAATTCAATAATTGAACCTTTTTCGCTCATCAATCTAATCTTTTTTATTATTTCTTCTAAATTTAAATTTTCAACTTGGTGAAGCATAGCTAAGGATAAAACGTAATCGAATCGGGGAGTATTTTTTTCCTCAAAAAAATTTTTGTTTAATGGAATAATATTTTTCCATTTCATGGTTTTGCATAAAAAAACTAAATAATCATATAATTTTTGGTTTACATCATTGGCCACAACTGTGGAGGCTCCTGATTTCATAGAAAACCAAGAAAAATATCCTTTATCACAACCCAAATCTATTATGCTTTTATTTTTAAATTCCGACTGTATGAAGGGTTCTATGAATTTTCTTTTTATATCAAGTTTTGTATTTGGGTGAGGAATCAGATTTTTATTTTTTACGTCAATATCATACCATTGATATCCTTCTTTTGTTGAAAGCCCCCTGTTTGCTTTGTGTTTATAGTTATTTATAGAATATAAAAGATCATTTATCATTTTTTAACATGCTTATGTTGGGGCTTCTTATTTTTTCTGCCACAGAGAAAAAGAGATTGAGATAATCTTTGGACCACTCTAGGCCACTTATCACATCTGGTTTTATTAATTCTCTAGACGATATTCTATACAATTCATCTATTCCTCTTTTCAAGATTGTTTCTACTAAAAAATCTATTTCCCCCACGTGCCTGCAATACAAACTTAGAGTTTCGTCAATTATTTCCCAAGAATATTTTGGTACATTTTTTATAATAATGCTCTCCGATTTTTTATGTGGCAAAAAAAGAATTTGCTTTACAAGATCTAAGTTAATGGTCTTTAAAAAAGATTTTCTAATTGCCCAAGAATTAGATTTTAAAGAAAAACCTTCGCAGATTTCTAAATTAAATTTGGTTATAGAGTGAAATATTGTTTTTTTCCAAACAATGAAATTTTTATTTTTTAAAAATTTCATTGCTTCTAATGTTGTTGATATTTTTTCAAGTATATTATCATGTAATAAATCATCATCATTTATTGGCAAAATAAAATAATCTAAATGTTCTGGTACATTTTTAAACCATTCGTCGAATTCATTTTCCCCATATATTATATTGCATTTTGTTGATCTCAAATTACTTGAACATATATCAGCTATCTCTTGTCTATATTGGAAAAAATTCAAATAAAAAGAGTCATTCCAATTCTTTAAAAAATCATTAGATTTTAAAAAATCTATATCTTCTTTTGTTGAATAATTTTTTAAATTATCATAATTATAAAAATTATTATTATTTAAATTTTTATAGTCTGGCAAAGATCTTATAAGTATAATTAATTCCATTTTAAATCTCTATTTTTTCTTTAAAATTTTTTATTAACGTTGCCTTGCCCCAATGTCTATTTTTATTTACTATCGTTGTGCCTGTTTTTAGTTTTTCCCAAGTTATTGTCCCATTATTTCTTTTTGTAAATTCAATATCTTTGTTTTTTATATACAAAACCTTCTGATCATCGGGTGTGTCAATCCTATCTTCTGTGAATTTGCTTTCATAGCGTATTATTTTAAAACCTCGCAAAAAACACCTAAAAACAAAGTTTACATCGTCATTTCCAAAACCGCCATCTAAATCTTCATCGAAGCCTCTTAAATTTTCAATATCTTCTTTATACAAACAAAATCTACCTTTTAAATAAAGAAATGTTGAGTTTGGCAGAAGGAAATTGTCGGGGACCACCAAAATGTTTTTTTCATAAAGACAAGCACACTCATTTAATCTTTTGGCATAATTTTTGTGGGTAAAATTATCTGTGTCGATGTTGGCAATAAGTTTATTTTTTGCCAATCTAAAAGTTACATTTTGGGAATGATTTGGACAAAAAAATTCAGGCTCTTCTGTTCTGTAATAGTTTAGTCTCCCAGAATTTATCTGGTGCATCATTTCTTTTTTAATCCATTCTTCTAGACCATCTTTACTGTTGTAGTCTAATATTACAAATTCTAAATTTTTATAATCTTTGTTATCTTCTATATTTTTTGGCAGTGTTTCTTTTAAATCATGAAGTCTATTCATACATCTTGTCACAAAACTTATTGGAATTTCTTCAATTGGTTGTGTTTGTGGGTTAAAAATATTTCTATTAATATATTTTTTACTATATCTAAAATAATCTATGTCAGTTTTTAGATGATGACTATAAAATATCATTTTTTAATTTTTCAAATAAACAATTTTCACTAAATTTTGCGTTTTTATCTATTTTTTTTCTTCTCCACATTTCGTGCCACATGTGAACGGCGTAGCTATTATCTATATTTGGAAATTTTTCCACCAAAGGATTCTCCTCGGCATCAAACCAATTGATGGGACAGAAGCATTCTGGCGATAGAACGCAATCTTCCAACCAATTATCAAATACTGCTTTTGACAACAATTTTGGTCCTATAGTTGACCATTCTAAATTTTCTTTATTTATATTTTCTGCCGTTTTTAAACAATAACTCATAACCCCACTGTTTTTTTCGCATTTAAAAACACAAGTTGTTGGAACGCAAAAAAGATTTCTGGTCCTTTCTGAGGCGAACACATATGGTTTGTCGAAATTAAATTTTTTTAAAACTACCACATCTGTATCCGACCACCATCCTCCGTATTTATAAATCAAACGATATCTAAATAAATTAGAACAAGCCGAAAAACTTCCTTTACCTTCACCTATTTGGTATGAAAAAATATCTTTTTTTTCTAATATTTCGGCCGCATTTTTAAAAATTACACCATCGGGGACATTTTTTATTTTTTCATAACACCATAAAAAAACTTTATGGCCAACTTTTAAATGAGATTTAATAGACAACAATTCTAAATTAGATAATTCATCTCCAATCCAAAACATGTTAATGTTTATGGTTTTTTTATCATTGACAAAAAACATTATTTAAACCAAAAATCTTTTTTTGTAAAATTAAGCAAATCTTCTAATTTTATTATCAGCCAGTCTCTGTAATGAATTCTATATTCAAAAATTTCGCAATTTACAAATTCAAGATCTTTCAAAAGAATCATAGACAACCATGGTTTTCGATTTCTTTTCCAGCAAATTAAAGGCTTCCTGCCGCAATATTCAGAGTCTTTTAAAGATTGTTCTATAAAAAAATCTAAACGACTAATTCCACCATCACAAACACCATTTAAATCTATATCTTTTTCATATCCCCCTTTAGACTCTATAACCCATTTAAATCCTTCTGGAACACAAATGTCTCCAGTAAAAACTTGTTTCGCATTGTCTGAGAGTTTGACCTGACCCCAACGGTTACCGGATCCTATCGAGCGAGTAAAACTTAAATTAAAAAAACTGGTTAGTATTTTACATAAATTAAGTTCTGTCCTGTTGCCTTTCGATTTGCCGTCGATTTTTTTTTGCTTTTTTTTATCTTCTAATAAATTTTCAATTTGCAAATCTTTTTCATTCATGTTTCTCCATACTTTTAATCTATAATTTTTTCTATATAATCTAAATCAAGTTTATTTTGAATTAAATAATCCAAAATTTGATCATATTGATTTATTTCAATATTGTTATCTATAATATAGTCTAATTTAGACTCTATATTTTTTGTTTTTAGTATTATTTCTTCGCATATTTTTTTATAATTTTTGTTATCGCAAAAATATTCATTTTTTTCTTCTTTGAATTTCCACAAATTTTCATCATAATTTAACAAATTTGTAGACTCTGGCTGGCTTTTTAAATTTGTTATTATTTTTAAATTTAATTTACTTGGTTTTATACTAATAAATTCATTTTTTTCTAATTCTATTTTAGATTCTATATTTATTTTAAATCTATACAACTGTTCATCGGAAGGATGCCTGTTTTTTTCATCAATATAAAAATGCCAAATTTCTCCGTGGGGTATCTCTATTAATTTTTGATTATTTTTTAGTTGATTTTTTAAAATATCATTTGAATATATTGACCTAGTCCATATATCGGGAGAAGAAAAAAAGAAAATTTGACCTAATTCATTTCTCAAATCTGCTATCCAAAGTGGTCGTTGCTCGTTTCTAAATAAAAATAATCCTCTTTTGTGTTCATCTATTCTTTCACCTATGGCAACAGCCATAGCCCCAGAGTGAACATAAGACCATATTTTTTCAATGCCACCTACTCTGCTACAAAGATAATCCGGGGTGTCTTGTATGGCTTCAAAATCTGACTCCAAACCATGCTCAAATATCCTCAATAAACACTCTGAGTCTGTGTCTGACTGGGTTTCATAAATGGCTTTTATTTCGTTTGCTTCTCCAATTGTTCCATTGTGAACCAGACCTATGGATCTATCGTTGCTTACAAAAGGATGATTATTTATATTGTTGTTGGGGTCTCCTCCATCTTTTGAAGTTGCCCTAGCATGCACTAAAAGCATGTCTGTTTTTATTTTTTTTAATTTATACCAAAAAGGTTTTCGAATAAATTCACTAGATCTTGTGGGTTCTTTGTGATAAACGATCCTTCCGTCTTCTCCGAATTCTGTTCCCCAAACACCAGCGGCGTCTGTGCCTCTAATTTCTAAATGATCAAAAATACTCGTTATTAATTTAAAACTTAACTTGGGTCTTTTAGAATGACCTATATAACCGGCTATTCCACACATTATTTGTATTGTCTCCGATATTAATTATATTCTATTTCGTATATATTTTCAACAATATGAGTGAAAAATTATCAAATAAGTTTTTTGAAATGCCTTTTTCTAAAGGAGATATTGTTTATTTTGGGATTCACGATCTCTCAAAAAGGTATCGTGAAGATAATTGTTTGCCAAAGTTAAGTTTATACGATGTTTTTAATAAAAAAGGTGAGATATCCGGAGTGGATCCGATAAGCCAAATGTTAATTGTTTCTTTGGAGGAATCTCCTTTTAATTTAGGATATCGAAGACTAAACACTTGTCAAAATTATAATTCAAAAAGATTACAGTTAAAAATTCCATCTAGTTATTTACAAAATATAACACATATTATGGAAGATGATTCAATCAATGTTTATTTAATAATAGATGGAGAAACAAAATATCAAAATAAATTATTAAAATATTTAAAAAGAAAAGAAATTGAGAGATTAAAAAATTCTAATCACAAACAATTTGCAACTAGACATTATGATGAATTTGAGGGTGATGATTTTTATTTAGATGACCCGGAAATATCGAAAAACGAGAACACATCTTGTTTTGATTATAATCCCAATTTATTAAGCAAACAAAGAGGTTGGAAATATTTTAAAGATAGTAAAGTGTATAAAACCTACAACTGCTGAGATTCGACCTCGGGTGCTGTCAGGTCGTTTATTTTTGCCCCAATTTTGCCAGCAAGTTCTTCAAGTGCTTTTGTTGCCGCTGGAATAGTTTGTTTTAAATCGCCTCTTTCTTCTATTGTTTTGGCTATAAAAACTCCTATCTTTTGAAGTTCTTTTAAATATTTTATATTTTTTAAATTCCAATTAGAATGAAGTATTGTTCTTATTTGGTTAATTATACTCTCGGACAGTTTTGATAAATGTCTTGATCCCAAATTATCTATATCTCCTTGTATTTCCTGCAAAGCGGATAGGACATCACTGACTTTGTTGCCTAGATAATTTTTATCTTCATTTAGTAAAAAATTTTCAAATTTATTCATTGTGATTTAGATCCTAAACGTATACCGTGAATAAGTGCTGTGAGCCACGCAGCGGCACACCAACTCTCAAAATTAACTTTTAATTCACTTGATTTAAAAAGAATTTGAATAGACCATATTGTAAATATTGGTCCCAAAACAACAAGTGGCACAAAAAGCAAAAATATTAAAACAAATACAATTATTTTTTTATCATTATTATTCATTTTTTATTTTTTCTTTAATCCAATTTTTAAACAAACTTAATCTTGTGTGGCCTGATTCATCAGTGTAGTTTGAGTTGGGCATTTTGTCAACAGCCATAACACAAGAGTTAATACCTGCCAGTTTGTTTCCTAAAAACAAACCCCCTCCACTATCTCCACTACAAATTAAAAATTCTAAAGAAGTTTTATTAGATACCGATGGGGAGCAAACTAACAAATGACGATCAATATAGTCTACTTTGTTTGATCCAGATCTTCTTTTTCCGTCATCTTTTGTGGCCCCGGTAGAGAAGTTTCCAGTTAACCCCCAGCCAGATATTGAGCATATTTGCCCAACTTCATCATTGTTATCATAGATATCTGGATAAAAATTTAAACCTATTTCTCTTTCTGATTTGCATATTGCCAAGTCATAGTGACCAAATTTATTTTCTTCAAAATCTTCATGACATATAATTTTTTCAAGTTGAATTATTTTTTCATCAACTTTTATTAAAGATGATTTAGAGTTTTTTACAACGTGTGCTGCGGTAAGAACCCATCTAGGAGATATTGCAACCGCCGAAGCGCAATATTTTTTACCATCCTGGTATTCTCCGCAAATTTTTAGAATATAATAAAATTTTTTACCATATTCAACATAATTTGAGTCCGGGGTGTTGGGATCAATTGTTCCCCCAAACAAATTGTTTGGTTGAATCCAAAAACAAAAGAATAAAGCAATTAAAAATCTTGCCATATCCTATATTTATGCAAACAACCACAGGAATTGGCGGGCTTTTTTGCTTGAGTTTGAATCAAATCACATAAGGCTCTAGGTTTGGAGGTTGCCAACCTTCCGGCTTCAACACTTTCCCGTCAGAACGTTTTCTAACTTTACCAGTTTCTGAGTCTATTTTTGCAAAATTAGTTCGCATCACTTCGTTCCAAGCAGACTCTCCGTTGGCCCCCATGCTGTTAATAGCACCCACTGTGACCACTATAATGTCTATTAAAGCATCTAATATTTCGACTTTATCATTTTTATCAAAAGCCTCTTGTAGCTCTGTTGTTTCTTCTTTGATGAGATTGTGATACATATCTAATTGTTGTTTATTATACTCACAAACAGTCTGGTCGCAGGCTGTCATGAACCGTGTTTGATCTTGAAATACATTTGTCATAATTAATTTTCACTTTCTTTTTTAATTTCACGATTCGCACGAAGCACAAGCAAGAATCGATCTGGTTAGTTCTTGTGCTGGGTTGGCACTTCTTTGATAATAAAAAGTTTTTATTCCCATCTCCCAACCTTCTATCAACAAGGAATTAACTTGTTTTGGAGGAGTTGCTGGTGGAATCATCAAATTCAGAGACTGTGCTTGGTCTATGTATTTTTGACGCTGTGCGGCTTGTATTATTATCTCTTTTTGACTTATTTCTCCAAAAGTCTTAAATACATTTTTTTCTTCTTGAGTTAAAAAATCCAAATGCTGCACTGAGCCTCCTCTTATAAGGATGCTTTTCCACACTTCATCATTGTGTTTGTCATATTTTTTAAGAAGTTCTTTTAAATATGGATTTTTGTAAGTAAATTTACCTTTAGCAAGATTTTTAACAAAATAATTGCTATTTAACGGTTCGATGCTTGGACTTACTTGTCCCAAAATAAATGAACTTGATGTCGTTGGAGCAACGGCAAGAGTTGTAACGTTTCTTCTACCGTAACCCTTTAACAATTCCGGCTCCCCAAAAATTTTTGCCAATTCTTGGGTTGCATTGTCAGCTCTTTCTTTTATTGTTTTCCAGATGTCTACGTTCAACAACTTTGCTTGCATTGATTCAAAAGATATCATCTTAGATTGAAGCAAACTATGCCAGCCTAAAACGCCCATACCTAATGCTCTTTGATTTTTTGCAAAGTTATGAGCCGCAGACATAAATTTAACGTCTTTGGTTTTATTTATAAACTCTTCGTTAACGGCGTCTAAGAAATAGATCAAGGTTTCTACTGCGTCGGTTTCTTTGATTTCATCCCAATGAAGGAGATTTAAAGATGACAGGACACAAACAAAACTATTGTTTTCATCGGAAAAAAGTTGGATTTCTGAGCAGTTGTGTGTTAAAAAACCATTGCAAACCCACAGGTGTTCTGGCGTGTTCACTTTGCAACAATAAACATCTTCTCTTCCAATATACTCTATAGAATTTATTTTATAGAATTTTTTTGTATTATCTCGATATTTTTTTTCTTCTAATTCAATGCCTTTTCTATCTAAAAATCCGGTGTTTTTATTAAATTTTAAGGCATTATTTTTATTTCCTATAATTAATCTCCAACAATCTTTAGTTTCGTAATATTGATACGAACCTTTTCCATTTGGCAAAAATTGTTTTCCTTTTTTTCTTAAAATTCTTATACTTGATTGCATTCCAAGATTGGCTAAAATAATTTGAACTTCTCTAAGGAATTCTTTATTCACATTTGCCAGAGAGATTGTCATTGGGTTACCAGCGGATTTAGATTTAAATGCTGTTCCATCGGTATAGAATAGCCCCCTGATGTATTGCCATTGAGTTTCTTCGTTTGATTCCCAGATCCAGTTAGGGACGCAACCTTTTTTAAAATTCAAAGATTTGCTAAGAGCATTACTGCTTAGCCTTTTCTTTTTAACTTTACTTTGTAAAACTTTACAATCGGTAAAGTTTGCATTATCGTATGTTCTATTTGTTCTCTCAGAGAATTGGGTGTTATATTTTTCACAAATATAATTATGACAATCTTGAATTTCTTTGATTAAATCAAAGTCTTTTTCCCAAACATCTAGCATAATTCTATCTTTATTTTGGGTTCCATCTCCTTGATAAATTCCTAACAAAAAAGCTTCTTTGGGCATATTTTTATTACCAAATAGACCTTTTTGAGTTTGAATTGCAACCTTTTGACCTATTTTGAGATCTTTGCATTCGACGCTCTTAACGTGTACTATTTGTTTGTTTTCACTTTTTAGATGCTCTCTTCTATCCAATACACAAATTTTGTGATGTCTCGTAACGGTGTGTGTCATACCGTTGTCAAGTGTTATTTTGTAAACTTTTGCATTTTTTTCTATTAATTTCATTTCTGAGGCTGAGACTATATTTTTATTATCAAAAAGTTTTAATTCTCCGCCCTGTTTGTGGAGTTCTTTTGCAGTTAATAATCCCCTGTTTGAGGGAACTCTTTGATCGCCGGTTACACACAAATTACTAGCTTTTATCTTTAATTTTTTATCTTTGTATACTTGTGGAGCATTTTTATTTGCCGTATCGACAAACATAATGTATGGATACCCAGTTTCGAATCTTTTTTGAATTACTTTTGCCCAAATTTTTCTTTTTTCTTTATCTCCTTCAATAAGTTCTTTCATAAACTTATCTGTTACGGTGATCCCTATGCTCATATCTTGAATAGGATGACCTTCTGAGCGTATTTGTAAGAACTCATCAATATCAGGGTGTTCTATAGGCAAATAAGCAGCAAATGATCCACGCCTAGCTGAGCCTTGGGAAATAACATTGGCAACTTTATCGTATATTTCCATGAAATGAACAGCACCGCTTGATTCTCCTCCTACGCTAATCTTAGCTCCTCGTTCTCTTAAATCTCCAAAATATCCAGATGTTCCCCCTCCTAGTTTGCTCATCATTCCAACCTCAGAAGCTTTATCTAAAATTGCTTCCATTTGATCTTTGACTAGACTTCCAAAACAAGAAACGGGCAATCCACGCTTATTACCAAAGTTTGTCCAAATGGGCGTTGCGAGGCTGTAGAAGCCCTTGCTCATGTAATTTTGAAATTTTGCTGAGAATCCTTTTATTTTTAAGATTTTTTCAGCATTGTCTGAAATTTGCTTAATTCTTTCTTCAGGAGAAACCCCTTCTTCAAGGTATCCTCTTTCCAAAAATAAACGACTGTGGCTATTAAGCCAATAGTATTCTTTGTCTGACATTATCGTTGTGTTCCAATCTAAAAATTAAAAGAGATCTTCTTCGGAGAAACTTTGAGATTTTTTTGAGTAATTGGTATCTCTTGCGTGAAAAAAGTCTGAGGCATTATTTGCTAAAACTTGTTCTTCAAACCATTTTGTTTTGGATAAAACTTCTTGATCAACTTCAAAAATTGAATCATAACCAATATTTTTTAGAGAATCGTTCATTCTATTTTTAATGAATTCTTTTAGTATATTGGAATTCAGTTTATCTGACGAGTAGCCGTTGACTATCCATTCTATTATTTGCATTTCGTACTTTACAGCTTCTAGTGATTCGCTTAATATTTTTTCTTCAAGTTCTTTATCGAAAATTTCTGGATGTTCTTTTCTTATTACGTTTATTAGCTTCATGCCTATAAAAGCATGAAGATTTTCTTCTTTTGAAGTGTATTCAACTTGTTTGTTAGTGTCTTTTAATAAATTTTTGTATCTACCAAACCAACTAATTGTGTAGAATTGCGAGAACAATGCTATGTTTTCAACAAATAAGGTAAAAAGTATCAAGGAGTATACGAATTGTTTCTTGTTGTCTGAGTGAAACCTACGAAGGTGCTTTCTTAAATAATTAACCCTTCCTTTTATGATATCTAACTCTAATATCTTATCAAAAGCATCATCCATTCCCAGACATTCTAGGAGCCGTTCATAAGCATCACCGTGAATAACTTCGATATTTGCCATTACATAGCCCATATCATTGATGCTAGGGTGCGGTAAATTATCACCTAATTTAGCCCAAAATTTCTTTACTGATATTTCGAGTTGTCCTATTGTTGCTAAAGCCCTTATGATAATTTCTCTTTCTTGTTCTGTGAGAGAAACTTTAAAGTCTTGAACATCGCTTGAAAAACTAAATTCTTTATCGGTCCAATGACCGTTATGCATCGCTTCAATAAAAGTCTGAGTCCAAGGATAATGATCTGGCTTTCTGCTGATTTGCTCTTCGAATATCATGACCAACTTCTCCTAATCTATTCTCTTTAAGTTCTGGTGATTTTAGATAAGCTTATCAAAATAAAATTTTTCTAATAATAAAAAAATTATTTTATTTTTGAAAAATCATTTTGTTTTTCAATGGTTATAGATTCAAAACCTTGCAAAAGATTACAAAGACTTTCATTGTGAGTAGTAACAAAAACTTGTCTTTCTTTAGATAATTCCAAAATCATATTATAAACAAAAGGAATGCCAGCTATGTCTATCCCTCCGCCTGTAATTTCGTCTAAAAAAACTAGACTAGGACAACTACCAGAACTGAGCATCATAATATACGAAAAACTTTGGGAAACTGCAAGGTTGATCCTTCTAATTTCTCCCTTGCTCATGTTGTGGTAAAATGCTTGGTTACCTTTACGAATTATTTTTTCTTCTAATGTATTGTCAAAACTTAATTCTATTAATCCATCTATCAGTATTTGCATCCAAAAAGATATTCTTTCATTTAAGGACGGTATAATTCCATCTATTATGAATTTTCTAATTCCGTTGTCTCCAAAAGCGTCAATCCAAAAATCATAATAAGGATAATCTTTTTCTAAAATTTCCAAATAGTCAGATTTATTTTTTAATTCTTTTTCTTTTTTTTCTTTTTCAATTTCAATTTGTTTGATTATTTCTTTGTAAGGAGAATCGCCATTAAATTCTTCTTTTTTTTCTTTGAGTTGTTTTTTGAGTTCAACAATCTCAGTCTCCATTATTTGTTGTACCACATCGCCCTCTGGCTTTGGAATTTTTAATAATTCACTTATTTCTTGTCTATATTTTTTAATCAAAGCATTTTCTTGCTTAATTTTTAACTCGGCTCCTCTTAGGGAAGCCTCTGTTTTTTCTATTAATTGTTTTTTTTGGTTTAGATTTTCTTTTTTTGAATTTATCAATAAATTTTTTTCTTGGATTGTTTTTTCACAACAATCCAATCTCTGTTTGCTATCTTCTGTTACATGATCATAATTGACTCTGTTTATTATGCCATGACACGTTGGGCAAGTGGTTCCTTCTTTTAAATTTTCCAAATCATTTATCAAATTTAAAATATTTTTTTGTTCAAGTTTAACATTATTTAAATCAAAATTATTATCTTGAATAATATTTTCTAAATTTTGTTTGTCTGTTTTTATTTTTTCCAACTTTTCTAAAACTGCCTGGGATGTGGTCTCTAATTTTTTAATTTTTTCTTCTATAATAATTATTTCTTCATTTAATTTTTCTATATTTTCTTGTGATTGTTGCCAATTTATTAAACGAGAACTTTGATCAAAATCTTCTAGTTCTTTTTGTTTCAATTTAATTTTAGACATCAGAGATTTAAGATCATTTTCTTTATTTTTTTTCCAATTTTTTTCTTGTTCTTGGGTTAAAATAAATCTTTTATTTGCTTCATCTATATTGTCTTTTAGAAGTCTATATTCTGTCGAGGTTTCGGTTATTTTTTTCTTAAGATCTTTTTGAATTTCTTTACAATTTTGATGAAACTGTCTGTATTGATCTAAATTTAAAAGATTTTCAACAATTTGTCTTTTAGTGGCGGCATCTGCTTCTAAAAATGAGTAGTTGTTTGAATCATCAAAAATTGCAACGTTACAAAAAGAATGATGATTTAATCCTATTTTAGATTCAATAAAATTTTGAGTTTCATCAATTTTACCTAAAGAAATTTTTGTATCATCGTCCCAAACATCATTTTTACTTTGCCAAATATCGAGTTTCTGTGTGGCTCCTCCGTCCTTTGTTCTCTTAAATGTTCTTATTAATCTAAAATCATCCCATTTGATCTCTATTTCGCCTTTATCAGCAAGAACATTTAGTATACGATTATTTTTATTTTTAGTTGGACTTTTTATTGTTTTGCCAAATAAGCCTATAGAAATTATTTCTTGTATAGATGATTTACCAGCACCGTTGCTGGCAGGTAAATCTCCCGTTCCTGGCGCATCTAAATTTATTCCTTTTAATTGGACTATATTCCCATATTTTTGAAAATTGATTTCTACACCTTCTGGACCAAAGCATAGGATGTTCTCTGCTCTTATAGACTTGAATTTTAAATTACGCATATTAAGCATTGTCTCCATCAGATTCGTTGCTCAAACACTTTTTTCCAATTGACAAAAGTTTTTCTAAATCTAAATCTTTAGGAACACCTTTTTTCCTAATATAATTTTCTAACATACCTTCGGTGTTTATTAGGATCGATTTTGCATTCTCTATATTATTTGAATCTTCTTGTGTTTTTGTTTTGTTTTGCTTTATATCAAAACTTAAAATTTTATTATTGTCTTCGGTTTCTTTTTTAATATCAATAATTTCTCTTGACGATAAACCATTAGAAACCAACCTAATAAAATTTCCTTCTAAATCATAATTTTCATCTTTTAAATCTTTGGGAGTTACAATTAAATGTTTTGGACTAAAATTGTTTTTTACATATTTCTTTTTAAGTGTTTTTAGGTCAAGAATTATTATGTGTTTTTCTTGAAAAGATTCACCAAAACTTAACTCCAAAGGAGATCCAACATATTCTATTTTTTTATTAATGTTTTGAGGTCCATGATAGTGTCCCAAAAAAACCATATCCCAGTCCGAAAACACCGACGCATCTACCGGGACCATATCGTTATCGTGTTCTACAAAAACGTCTGATTTTGTTTCGTAACATAAGTTCAAAAGAGCGCCATGAACCGACATGTGTCCAAAAAGAATATCTCCTGGCCCTGAGTTCTTTTCTTTTAATTCCTTTAAATCATTTATGGGGTTTTCGGTGTAGGGCATCCAATCTATTTTTACATCATCTATCAAAGTTTGTTGAGGATACTCGACAACTGTAACTTGTGGAATCGCCCCCAAGGGCTTAACGCTATTTATATCCCACCGTTCTCTGTGGTACATATCGTGATTTCCAACAAGTAAATAAACCTTCAAATTATTTTTTTTATCAATTAGATTTTTCTTAAAAACATCAAAAGTTTTCAAGTAATTTCTTACATCTATTTTTGATCTTTCATGAAATAGATCACCTAAAAAAAATATGTATTGGCATTCATTCTCGAAGGCTTGTTCAAAAATCCAATCTAGAACTTTTATGCAATCTTCTAGGCGATCAACACGATCTTTGTGAGAATGAATATGAAGATCACTAAAAATAAGTGCTTTGCTCATGAACTTTTCCTAAAAAACCATTCTATCACAACAAGTTTTTTAAGAAAAGTTCACTTCATTAGAAATGATTTTTCTTGTTTTTTTTCTTTTAGTTTTGAATTTGAATCATCTAATTTTTTTGAAAAATTTTTATCTAAAAAATTAGATAATGCATCCCAAGCATTTAAATTTTTAGGAATAGGCGGGGCCGAATTTGCTGGAGGACCGCCCAAGCCACCTACTGGAGGACCACCTAAACCTGGAGGACCACCCAAGCCACCTCCTGGAGGACCACCTAAACCTGGAGGACCACCCAAGCCACCTCCTGGAGGACCACCTAAACCTGGAGGACCACCTAAACCTGGAGGACCGCCTGCTGGTGGATCTGCTTCGTTAAGAATTAGAAATTGTTTGAAATCCAACATACTATTATATATCAAAACCCAGTTGAAAACTCGGTTGCTTATCGGAGATTATTGTTTATGAATAAATTAAGTTACTCAAAGTTATTTTTATTTTTGTTTCCTTTAATATTGGGCTGTCAGGGTGGAGTAAACGAAAAAATTCAAAATTGTGGTCTTCCTTTTGATATGCAAGAAAATAATATAGCTGCTTTGTTTACAATGACCAATGAAAGCGGGAGGATGGAAAATTTAAAAATGATGGAAAGTATATTTGAAGATGGATCTTTAGGATTTAAAGTTGAATCTCACCACAACAAGCCATCCAAATACATTTATGACAAATTAAATGAATTATCTAAACAAGTTGGAGAATATGGAACTTTGTTGGTTTATTTGAATAGTCACGGAGGAGGAAGCGGCAGCAGATTTGGGATGACATCAAGTGATGGATCTTTTAAGTTCAGCAAAGCATTAAATTCAATAGCACAAGCCAATAAAGTTAAAAGACTTATAGTGTTAATAGACACTTGCCACGCATCTGGAGGAATACAAGAAGGATTTCAAGGAAAAGAAAAAAAAATAGAAAATTTAAAAACAAGACTCCCCGAACTGCCCGATTATTATCCAAAGGAGGAGGGTGATTATTTGTCTAGTTTTTTTACAACTAAGAAAATTGGAGATGATTATTTTTTTGTTGATTATGGCTCTAAGAGCGGTGCCTATAGTGAGTCTTTAATAATTGCTTCTTCAAGTGCGGAAGATCTTTCTATGAGGGGTGCTTTTGCATCTAGATTGAAAAAAACTTTTGAAAAAATAAAAAATAATAAAGAAATATCTATTGCGGAATTTCTCAAAGAATTTGCAAATTTACACGGAAACACGAACCAAAAACCTCATTATAAAGTTATACCATTTGAGTCTATGTTAGAAGAGCCATTGTTTAAAAATCCACTTTTGAGAGAAATACCAATTATTGATAGGCAACATCCAGATTTGAAAATACCAAGAGGATTCATACCATCGCCTGAAGAGGATTGATTTGGAACCATATTTTATATTTAATGAAAAATTAAAAAGTATTGATGTTGTGTTTGAAAAAGGAGAATTTCAAACACAAAAAATCAATGAAAAAATTGAAATTTTTAAATGCAATTCTAGCGATAAATTAGTTGGTTGCCGAATCTATATTGCTGGAGAATTTATCAAAATAACCCCTGATGATTTCAAATAATTGACTTTAATCGTAAAAATAATTAATTTACAATTAAAAGGAAAAATATGTGGGGCTATTACGGAAGTAAATCAAAAGTTGCAAACAAATACCCAAAACCAATTTATGATAAAATCATAGAGCCCTTCGCAGGAACGGCTCAATATTCTTTACTATATTGGGAAAAAGAAGTTCATCTTATTGAAAAATATGAGGTGATAGTTAACTTGTGGAAATGGCTTCAAAATTGTACGCCAAACGATATATTGGGAATACGTCGTTTAAAATTTGGAGAAAGTACAGATGACTTTCAATGGGATTGTCAAGAGCAAAAAGATTTGGTTGGTTTTATAATTACTGGTGCCCCTTGTGTCCCAAAAAAAACAGCATCTAAGTGGAAAACAGTTATCAGGCCCAACACACAGAATTATAAACTAAAAAATATTGCAAACAATTTAAATAAAATTCGCCATTGGAAAATACAACTTGGGAATTACGATGAAATTAAAAATCAAAAAGCAACTTGGTTTGTAGACCCACCGTATATTGTTGCTGGCAAATACTACAAACACAGTTCCAAAAATATAGATTATAAAGAGTTATCAACTTGGTGCGAATCAAGGATTGGTCAAGTCATCGTTTGCGAAGGAGAGGGTGCCGATTGGTTGCCCTTTGATAAGTTAACCGATTCTATGGGTAATAAAAAAATGTATAAAGAATTAATTTGGACAAAAAATGATAAATAATTTATGAGATTTAAAGAATTTTTATTTTTAGAGGCTGGGGGCGACTCGGGTTCCGATTGGTTTTACGGCAACAGCACGTATCCATCAGACGCTTTTGATTGGCCTGATCAGTGGCCTTACCCAGCAGATTTTTTGTTTTTACAAAGTCGATGGAAAAAAGAAAGAGACATATGGGGTAGAAAGTTTCATGGATTAGATCCCCAATCAACAATAGACAATAAATTTACATCTGTCGAGTCTATCACCATGCCCGATGAAAAAAAATGGGTTCACAAAAACAAAGAAAGAAAAAATTTAAAAATAAACAAAAATGCTGATTTGCAGCTTGTTGGAGTTGGGAAAAATTCCAAAGTAGACGCCGTTTTATGGAAATCAAATAATCTTTTAGATAAAACCGATGAATTGAATAAAATATTTGGTAAGTTTTCTCCTAGTTTTGGCAATCTAGCCAGCAATTTTGATAAACCTTGGAGTCCATACTCTGGCGATGTAAAAATGAAAAAAACTAAGCAAAAAAAATGGGGTAAAAATCAAAATAATTTTCCACAAAAATAATTTGCCAAAAAACAAAATTATTATATAATTAATTTATGTCACAAGCAAAATATTTTGAAGCCCCCGATGTCAAGCAAATAGCGGATGATTTAATACAAAAATATCATCAACATTTGATTGACTATGATATAAAAATTAGATACATTTTTACAGATAAGACTCCTAATAGTGGGGGCAAAGAAGTCTGGGGATCTTGTAGAAAAATATCCGGGATCAATGCCTACTTAGAAAGCGAAGATTCCGAGTGCGAACCATTTTTTGTCATAACAATTAGTAAAGATATTTGGGATGTTTTACCGCAAGATAAAAAAATTGCTTTGGTAGATCACGAACTTTGTCATGCGGTAGTTGAGTTAAAAAAATCAAAGAAAAAAGAAAATGAAGAAGAAGAAATGAACCCAGATTTTAAAATAGGGGTGAAACCACACGATCTTGAAGAATTTTCTTGCATAGTAAGAAGACATGGTCTTTGGAGAGACGACATAAAAGACTTTGTAGAATCAGCATTAAAATCAAAAAATAAAGAAAGTTGAGAATTAAAATGAGTATAATTTTACCAGAGGACGATAATCAAAAAAGCGACAGCCAGTCTGAGGAGTTGAATTACAACGCCACCGAGGACGATGAGGAAAAGTTTTTCTTAATGTATCATATGAATTTTCAACCAAGTGAAGTTGATAAACTATCAAATGATTATAGAAAATGGATTATAGCTAGATTTGTTGCTCAAAAGAATCTAGAGAGAGAAGCCATGGAAAGACATCGAATTATGTCTCAAATTGCTCCAAATATAAAAATGGGTTCATGAAATGAATGATTAAGATTTTTAAATATTTATTTAAAATTATTTTTGACAAAAAAACAATTAAACAAGAAAAGATAATTAAAAAAGTGAGTAATGAATCTATAAGAAATCGAATAAAAACACAGGGTTGGAAAATTTTAGAAATACCAATAAAAACAAAAAATAAAAAAACCCTGCAAACCGAAATATCAAAATACAAAATAATAGCCTCTAAAGGAGAAAAATCTTTTGAGGTTAGCGGTAAAAATATAGATGATGCACTCAAAAATATAGGTTGCTTACTTGGTGTGATATCTAAAGAAAACTAATGAGCATAATATTAAAAAACAATCATCAAATTAATCAAATTAGAAAGTCCTGTAGGTTGGCAGCGGAGGCTCTAAGGTATGCTGAGCAGTTCGCTGTGTCTGGTAATTCTACAGAACTAATAAATTCTGAGGTCGAGAAATTCTTATATAAAAACAATGCAACGCCTGCACCTCTTAATTATAATGGTTTCCCAAAATCAACATGTATTTCAATAAATGAAACAATTTGTCATGGCATACCTAAAGAAAGTGATATTTTAAAAGAAGGAGATATAGTAAAAATAGACATAGCCGTGATTCTTGATAATTATTTTGGAGATGTTTGCGGCACATTTAAAATTGGAGAAGTTTCGGAAGAGTGTCGCAATCTAGTAGACGTTACTAAAAATTGTTTAGAAATAGGAATATCACAAGTTAGACCAAATAATGAATTTGGAATGATAGGAAGAGAAATATCAAAATATGCAAAAAATTTAGGATATGGAGTAGTTTATCAATTTGTTGGTCATGGCGTTGGCTTAAAATTTCACGAAGAGCCTATGGTTTGCCATGACGATCAAAAGTATGATCAAACCAAAATGAAGCCCGGAATGATTTTCACCATAGAGCCTATGATTTGCTTGGGAGACCCAAGGGCAGTCATAAGCGAAGAAGATAAGTGGACAGCCAAAACAATAGATGGAAAACTGTCTGCACAATTTGAACATACAGTTCTTGTGACAGATGCTGGTGTTGAGATTTTGACAAGGTAAACAAATGATTTTGCTAATGTTTTCTGGTGGGCTTGACTCCACTGGTGTTTTTTGGAAATTAATTCAAGAAAAGGAAAAACTACACGTTCATCATCTCTACCTGTCCAATAAAGAAAATAGAGCAGAAGCTGAGGCGGTTGCTGTAAAAAATATTTTAGAATACATGAAAAAAATAAGAGAGTTCTCATATACCGAAAGTTATCACGAGTATCCCTCTTACAATGGCAACTTTATGTGGGATAGCGATATTTATAATTTTGTTGCTGGTACAATATGCCTCTCTGCAAAAAATATAAAAGAAGTGGCTGTGGGGAGGACAAAATCCGATAGTGGTTTTGAGAGAAGGGCCGAAAGAGGTAACAAAATACTAAATATTTTAGCACCAAATGTCAAAAAAATATATCCGGTCGGAGAGATGACCAAAAAAGAAATTTATGAAATGTTACCAGAGGATCTAAGACTTTTAACTTGGAGTTGTAGAAAGCCAATTTATAAAAATGACAATATTGAAATGTGCAAAAAATGCAAAACTTGTTTTGAAATTTTGAACATGAATAAAGGAAAAAATGGAATATAAAGAAATATTCAGACATAGGGGTGAGTCTTATGATCTAGCAATGAAAAAATATCCTGATGCTAGAAAAAAAGAATTTGAACAACTATTTTACAAAATTCCTCTAAAAAAAAATGAAACAATATTAGACGTTCCTGCTTTGGGTGGTTATTTAAAAAAATATTGTTTACCTGATACGAATGTACTTTTTTTAGATTTTTCTCAATCAATAAATGGCGTAGATGTTGTTTCCCCATATGAAAAATGGGACATAGAGCCAGTTGACAGATTGGTGTGTTTAGCTGCTATGCATCATATTGAAAATTTAAATTCTTTTTTACATAACTTGTCTTTACATGTTAAGAAAAATGGATTTATTCATATTGCTGATGTTTCTGTGGATAGCAAAATATCAAAATTTTTAGATGATTTTGTTGGACCAAACACCTCAACAGGCGAACACAAGGGTCATTATTACGATTGGAAAAAAATAGATTTTCCTAAAAGTTTAAAAGTTATTGATATAGAAGAGCGACATTGTCCTTGGGTCTTTCAATCCGAGTCTGAGATGGTCGAATATTGCAAATTGTTATTTGATTTAAAATCCGTGAGTCACAGTGAGGTTCTATCTGCTTTAAGCCAATATGTTGGAATTGAAAATAATAACAATATTCAAATAAAATGGCATTTGACTTATGTTGATCTAATTAATTAAAAATGTTTAACAACAATACATAAATTTAAACATTTTTAATTAAGGAGAATTTATGGGCTTATATATTGTAGCCAATGTAGACGGTCATGTTATTAGTTCTACAAACGGAACAAACTGGACTGCTCCATTTGATACGGGAATTGAAATTAGAAAAGTTGCTATAGGCCCAAATAAAATAGTATACGCCGCAGCTAGCGGTGAAGTTGAAGGAGGACCATATAGCCTATATCACACATCTGCTTGGAATCAAACTCCAATTTTAGCACAAGAAACTAATCAATACTCCTATAATGAGGTTCATTATTTAGGCGATAAATTTGTTGCAGTGGGGCATCAAATTGGCTCGCCAAAATTTCCGGCATTTGCCTATAGCAATAACGGTGTTAACTGGACAATAGGACAAGTAGATCCGAGTTATATTATGGTTGGTGGTGGAGAAGGTGACAATATTGAATTTACAGATGTAGGCTATAATGGAACGGGTTATTTTATTACATCAAGAGTTTCTGGAGCGGGTTTGGCTGGTGGTTTTTATGTAACCGATCTGTCCCAAGAATTAAATGAAACAAATTGGGTGAATCCATCAAATTTTCCAGTGGATGCTAAGCAGTTGGTTTATGCCGAGACTCCCGAAGGCGGAGAAAGCGAATTTAACGGCTGGTCGGCATTCAGTGATGATGGGAAAACATGGTTTATCACAGCAAACAATGACCCTTCGCAACCTTGGGATTTTTTGGGCAGCGGCGGCGAAGGATGGGATTTAACACAAGTATTTTTCGACCAAACTGGATTAAACGATCTAAATATAGCAGAGGCAACTATAGGTATTTTAGAAGGTTATGTAACATGGATGGTGAGTACTACTAATGGACAAATAATATGGTGGCCGCATGTTCCTGCTGGTCCCTTTGTTAGCATACCAAACCCTTACACTGCCGTTGTTAATTCTGTGGGCAACTTAAACCCTCTAGAAATTAATCTATCGGGCAACTATTTTCCTTTAAACAATGAAAGAATAAAAATAGAAGGATCAACTGGTCTTGATATAAATGGAACTTATTTTGTCGAAAGTTTAGGATCAGGCAATTATAGACTGTATTCGGACTCGGCTTTAGGAAATCCAGTAGACGCCAGTTCTTTAACTGGGACATATGATGCCGGAAGTGCTGATGCTAAGTTGAGTAGAGGAACCTATATAGATGCTCTTGGATATGGGGATGGCAAGTTCTTCGCAGGTAATGATGATGAAGAAGTTTTTGTTTGTTCTTCTTTAAACATGCAAGACTTAATCTGGACAAAAGTAGATGACAAGAATAACAGTTTCGAGTTTTGGAATGATGTTGATTATGGAGATTTTGAAGGCAACACGAATGTGGCCCCCATTACGAGTAATAGTTGTGTTCGCAAACTTTTTTGCAATAAAGGACTTGATGCTAATGGGAATAAAATTTTTACATGTGCAACATGGCGTAGATTTCGTGTTAACTGTCCAAAAGTTAATTTTCAATGCAGTTCTTTGTCAGAAGCTTGGGTTGCAGCAGTAACAGTCTGTCGCCAAAGACTTTTTTAGATAGGACGAAATATGTATTACAACCCAAATGTTCCATCTACTTGGTATCAATATGATTTTCCCTTAAAGGAGATACCAAATTCTCCCAAGCCCTCTGTGGCTGATTACAAGCCATCGAATGTTGCTTGGATGATAGAAATGTTTGCTTCAATATTTCAAAAAAACCCCGATGAATTAGTTTTTTTATATGAAAACAACACACCAAATGACAAAAGTGACGATATAGAGGTTCGACACCCTATGGATCGTCTTTATCTCGAAGATCGAAGAAAATTAAAAAAGAGTGATGAACTTTCCATTTATGAGGAATATGCAAAAAAATCAAAAACTTTAAGATTGTTTGAAGAAAATTCGCCAGCGGGAATAAAATATTTTCAAGAGATCCGATGACTAAAAACCATCGGTATTCCAATTTGTATAATTAAACTCATAAACTTTTTTAACAAAAAAGGGCAATCTTGGATTGTTAGTGTTGAATCTTTCTCTCCAATTAGGCCCAAATCTATTCTCCATTCTCTCTGACCATAGTTTTTGTTTTTCTTCAAAATTTAATTCAATGTACGTGTTCCTGTCGGGTAAGTCGCCCGATATTCCGTAAAGAATTAAAGTTTCTTCCCCAATAACTCCTTTTTCATATAACTTGTTGAGTTTTAGAGCTAATTGGGTTTCTCTTTGTATTCTTCTTGCGGTTTGTTGTTCTTCACGTATTCTTCTAGTTTTATTTTGAGACCATGTTTGAAATTGTTTAAAAACTATTTTTGCATCATCAATTAATTCATTTTCATTTATTCTTCCCAAAATTGCTTCACAAATTGGTTTATTTTCTAAATTTTCTATCTTTGATATCCAATAATCTGCTTCTTCTTTTGGAATAGAAGGATATCTGCTTAACATTGTTAGGATAGTGGTGTCGTTTGTTGATATCAAAATCCCTCCAAATCCCAATTTTCTTCGTTTTTTTTATTTAAAATTTCTAAAGTACCAAAATTATAAGACACACATAAAAAGTGATTTTTAGGTATTTTATCCCAAAAAAAAGTTATTAAACCTTCACTTAAATTTACATATCCTCTTAAAATATTTGGTGATTTTTTATTAATTTTACACACACTAAAGATTTCTGATTCATTCATAAAAGTATGTGTCATCCTGCCATCTATATAAATACAACCGGTTATGTTATTTATTGGTAAATTATCGGGTGGTTCGTAGATTATTTTATAATAATTCGATGATTTTATTGTAAAGTGTTCATGTATAAATTCATTTATTGTCGTGTACATGGGAACCATGATAGCAGCCAGTGCTTGTTACTGCAAATTATATAAGGTAAAAAATGAGTAATAGAGAAGAAATAGTTGCCTTGAACAAAATTGCTATTATTCAAGAATTAATAGAAAAAACAAAAAATTGTGTAGTAATATGGAAACAAAAACAAATAAAACAATATGATTCTAATTTTAATGGCTATAAGTTTATTATAACTCAACCTAACCCCAACTCAGTGGTTTTGGATGTTCTTAAAAATAATAATCTTTATAAAAGTTATAATTCTTTATCTTTACAAAACTTAAAAGAACTATTCAACACAATTGAAATAATTTCTATTGGTGCCGACTTAGAAAAGTACAAAAAGATAAATGAATTTTTATATAAAAAAGGATCTTGTAGACAAGAACAAATTGGTAGTTTAGTTAACATCTATGATAATTTTGTTTTTGGGTTTGGAGCAGAGGTGGGTGGTTCGGCTCCTGTTGAAAAATTTAGAAATGAAGAAATATTTTTATTACCAAATAATATTACTTTTGATCCAAATTTAACATTCTTGTGGTCTGGTAACCACACAGATATTGACGATGAACCTGATGTGGAGTTGCATGACGGAGATTTAACTTTTATAAGACAACAAATCTCTGGTGTTTCCCCAAGATTGTGGGGATATGCAAATATTAAATTCGATACTATTAGCTTACCAATTTTACCTCCTTATGGAGCATTTATAAGAATTGTGAGCAGGCGAGAAGAAGAATCTAATGTTTTTTTAAACGTGGAAGTGGTTTCAAACAACACAGTTTTTTTTAATACGCAAGTGGAACAATTTAATTATTATTCTTTCTGGTCGCAATATGTTTCTTTGGGCAACACAAGCATAAATGATCTAACAGTTAGGCTGAGCATGTTTACTAATTCAAGCAATTTACTTCCAAGAGCAATCAGAATCACAGCGGTTGATTTGCGTTTGTTTGGAAAATCAATAGCCTAAAAAATCAGGCCCTGGCTGAGCGATGCAGCCAGGGCCTGATTTTAAAAAACAACAAATTTTTGACTAACGATATCTGCGGCAACAATACCATCTACCGCTGTCGTCTTGAGCGTAACCTACGTCCACAGTAGTCAACCCACTGTTCGCATAACAGCAGTTGTTGTAAGCCGACTGTTGTGTTGGGCCGCTTCCACAACCCTCGTATCTGGCTGTGTTGCCTCCAAAATGACCAACCCTTCGGGTTCTAGCCATAATGTTAGCAACTCCTTGTGCGGTGGAGTTTTCTCCATAGCCTACATTATTTGATGTGTAGGAATATGTTTTGTTTGGAGTTTGATAAACGCCTCTACTTCTCGGCCAAGCAAAAGCATTTGAAGCCAATGCGAAAAAACAAAAGCAAACAAGAAAAATCCTTTTCATCTTAAATCTCCTTTTGGGGTCTTTGAATCACGAACCTCTTTAATTTTACAACACAAAAATCAAGAGTAAAGATTAAAAATTTAATTGTTTATAGTTTCTAAATTTTCTAAATTAACAAAAAAAAGCGTGAACTATTAAAGTTCACGCTTTTTACTTGCCAGATTCCGGAGAACTGGGTTGGGTCTATTTGATCAATTGAAAAACAATTGAGTCTCGGCCTCGGCTTCAAGCCAAAATTTTTGACTTTCTTCCTCGCTTACTGGAGTTCCCCCAGTTGCTGCTAACCATTTAAAATAAGCAAGTTCACGAACATCATTGTCTTGTTCAACCTGTGTATTTTGGCACCCGGTTGTGCCTCCACAACATTTGGTTTCAATTGTTTCATTGTTGTTTTTTGAAAAAAACCCCATAAATCTAACTCCTTTAATTATGAAAACACAAAACTACTATCATTATAATATTTTGATAAAAGTTGTCAATATCTAAAAAAAAAACTAAAATACGGTTATGGAAGAAACAGTTTTAAAAATAAGCAATGTCAACAGTCAGCTTCTAACTTCTGATTCAAAACTAAAGAAATTTTTAGTTGAAAAATTAAGGTTTAGACCAAAAAATTATTGGCACAGCTCTGCCTATAAAAGAAAAATTTGGGACGGTTATAAGTATTTTTTCAATCCCAAAAATGGATTGTTTCTCACAGGCATTCTTCCTGAAGTTCAACTTGTTCTAAATAAATTAAAAAAGAATTATTCCATAGTTGATAATAGGGACAAAATAAATTGGTTGTACGAAAAAATAGATCAAGATTTTTTAAAAAAATGTCTACCTGCTGGGATGAAGTCTTTTGATCTTCATGACTATCAACCAGATTATGTGAATCAGTGCATGAAATATGGTAGGGGGATCATACAATCGCCAACAAGCAGCGGAAAAACTTTTATACTTATTAGTCTTTTAAAATGTTTGCCTCCAAAAACTCCAACACTTTTTCTCACCAAAAATGCACAACTTGTTCATCAAAATTACGAAGAGATGAAATTGTGGGGGATAGAAAATTTAGGAAGATGGTACGAAAAATATAAAGAACCAAATTATGTAATGTGTGTCACCAATCACAAAAACACATTTGGTTCTTTAGAAAAATTATTACCTAAGTTTAAGGTTTTAATTGTAGACGAAGTTCATGATTGCATGAGTGATGTCCCAACAAGTGCATACAAAAAAATGCATAGTGCTTGTGTTCGAATTGGCATATCAGCAACAGCATTTAAATGGGATAAGAAAAAAATAGATAATGTTCACAAGTGGCAAATCAAAGGTAATTTTGGACCAATTTTAAAAACAACAACGACATCGACAGGAGTCTTAAATACTAAAGAGTTACAAAATCGAGGAATATTAGCAAAAAGTAATTGCTATTTTTATCCCGTAAAGAGTCCAAATTTAGATCACGAACCATATCAGGATGCTGTTAAATTAGGAATTGAGCAAAATTTTCACTTCCATAAAATGGTCAAGAAATTAGTGGATGGTTGCGAAGGCAGGACTCTAATAGTTGTGGAGAGAATCGAACAAGGGCAATATTTGAATCAAATAATACCTAATTCAAACTTCATTCAAGGTAAAAACAAATTAAAAGAAAGAGAACCCATTATAAATTCTTTGAAAAAGGGGGAAAAATCGATTGTGATTGTTATGAGACAAATAATAACTGCTGGGATTAATGTTAAAATTCATGATTTAATAAATGCTGCTGGCGGTGAGGGCGCTCATAATGTAATACAATTGATGGGTCGTGGATTGAGAACAGCAGATGATAAGGATTTTCTAACTTATCATGATTTTAATTTTGTGATAAATGATTATCTTAGAAAGCACTCGGAGTGGCGAATAGAAGTTTTGAAAAAAGAAGGACACAACGTGTCTGTCTTAGAAGATTTTGATTTGTAATCAAAAATTATTTATTGTATTCTTAATGTGTTCCAAATCTTCTGTTGATAGCCACCAACCACAAGGTATACAGCACATGTTTTTTGAAACATAATTTGTATTTTTCAATTTGCTTTTATATTTTTTTAAAAATTTATATTTATCATTCCTAGTATGAACTACACTAGATTGTATGCCTTTTAATTTTAAAGCTTCTATAAATTCATCTCTATTTTTAACAAATATTGTCATTATCCAACTAGAAGAAAAACAATGTTTGTTTTCTTTAACAACTTTTATTTTTTCATTTTTTAAATTTTTAATTAACCAATTATAATTTTGATTATTTTTTTTAACTATTGAAGAAAGATGTCGAAAATTTGCAATCCCTATAGTTGCTGCGATATCGTTCATGTGAAATTTAAAACCCCAATCTTTTATCTCCGTTTTCGGTTTGAACTCCCCTGTTCTTTCCCTCCCGTACCATCTCAATAATCTTGATTGCTCATAAAATTTATTCGACGGAGAGATTAAAACGCCGCCATCCCCACAGGTTATATGTTTTACCGATTGAAAACTAAAGACACAAAAATTTTCACTATTACCCAAGGGCTTTTGTTTGTAAAAAGACCCCAAGGCGTGAGCACAATCCTCAATTACAAAAAGTTCTTTACCAAATTTTTTTTTGGTGTATTGTTTTAAACGATTAATTTTTTCTAAATTGCAGGGATTTCCCGCCCAATGCACAACTATAAGTGCCAATGTTTTTGAACTTATCTTTCTTTTTACATCATCAAGATCAATATTACAGGTTTTTCTCTCAACATCTGCCCATTTTATTTTTAAATTATTCGCTAATATTGGGAAATTAGTTGCAACACAAGTCATAGGAGTTGTTATTACTTCATTTCTAGTTTTATCATGATTTTTTATCATGTGTAAAGCAAGATGAATTCCTGAAGTTGCAGAATTTAAAGTGACTAATTTTTTGGTGCCAAAATAATCCGACAAGATACCTTCAAACTCCTCTACTTTTTTGCCTTGTCCTATAAAGCCCGAGTGTAATGTTTCAGCCAATTGACAAGCAACATTGTTGTCCATGAAAACTTTAAATAAAGGAATTTTATATTTTTGCATTAGATAGCCAACGTAAGACACTTACAAGCACCACCTGATTTGAGAAACTCTGTCATCGGGATTTCAATCACGGTGTATCCTAATTTAGAAAGTTTTTCACAAGTTTTTGGGCAGTTACTCGGGATTATTATTGTTTTAAAAACTTGAACAGCGTTACAGGCAAAATGTATTGCTTCTTCTTCGGGTACAATTATCTCATTTCCTTTTATTTTGCGTATTTTACCAATACTTTCTTTTTCAAAAGCCTTGGGAAATATCAAATAATCCATATTTTCCAAAGGACAAAAGCAGGTGTCCAGATGATAAAAGCGAGGGTCTATTAAGCGTACTATTTTGATTTCTTTTTTTAAGTATTTTTTAATTTCTTGATAAACACGAATGTCCGTTCTGAAGCCGTGTCCACCAACTAGATGTTCTCCTAAAAATAAACAATCACCAGCACCTTCAAAATCATATTTTGTAAAAACAACCTTGTCTCCCCTATTTTCAAAATAATCAGCAAAGTGTTGGGTTTCTCCTTGTCTTTCTTTGTGTTTAAATTTAGAAACCATAAGTGTCTTGGTGTCTTTTAAATACAAACCGGCGTTTGCTGTGAACACCATGTCCGGTAAATTTTTTTGTGGTAAAATTTTATTTAATTTTGCCCCCGATTCTTTCAGGCTCTTACATAATAAGCCCCACTGTTTTAAAAATATTTTTTTGGATGTTTTAGAATTTTTACTCATCCAAGGATTGATTTCATAATCAATACCAAAATAAGTTGGTCTACAAACTAAAATGTTTTTAAAATCTTTTTTGTTTTCACAAAATATATTTTGCATTAAAACATTCCCAGTTCTGCTCCAGCGGGTTTTGGTGGCATGGGGCTTTGAGGATTTTGATTAACGCTGGTTTGTGGTTGTTGCCCCATCATTCCTGCCATGGGCTCAGCCATACCGCTATCAACCTGAGTATTGTCTGGTTGGTTTTCTGGGCTGTTTTGTTGTTGATTTTGTTGAACTGGATTTTGCTTTGGGGGCATAATTTCTGTTTTGGGTGTTGGTTTGGGGTCGTCTACCTTTGGAAAATCTGCGTCTATAAATTTTTCGAAAACTTCTTTGCCAAACAATTTTTGAAGAAGCAAACTAACCGTTGTGGAGGCATTTGCGGTTTGTTCTTGATTTTTTGTGTCTAACCATCTTCTTGTGTCTTCGATGTTTTTTTTCATCTCTGGGTCGTTTAAACCCTCTAAACGAGAAAAAATTTGGCCATTTTCTAATCTTTTTCTAGTGGCTTGTTTTCCTCTAAAAAAATTATTTGGTTTCTCTGTGTTCCTTTGATTAAAAGTTATTTTGCTTAAAGATTGTTGAGAGGCATCCTCGTCAGATAAGCCCTCTATTCCCAAAGCTCTAAAGGTATCTGCCCAGATACTTTTTAATTCTTTTACTTTGTCTTTCTCTGAATTTTCTAGCCAAATTTTAAATTTCACCATAATAATATTTATATCCCTGCGTAAATAATTTAATGAAATTTAAAAAATACTTTGAATCTGTGGATATTTTTGGTTTTGACACCAAACAAGATTCTTTTGATAAAAACGATGTTTTTCTAAGTAATCCTATAAATCAATTTAATATCGAATTGATGATGAGTATTTTGTCTCAAAAAAAACTAGGATTTCAAGAAGCAAATTGTTCTTTTTCCAATGAAATCAAATGGGGCAATCAACCTGGATCTTTGAAATTAGAAGTGGATACGGGTTACACATTTTATTTAAAACAATTAGGAATAGACAAACAAGGTAACCCACGATGGGTTACAAAAAAAATGTTTCAATTAAATCGTCAAGGTTATGGCGGTACCGAAGATGCTGTTGCTCAAGAGATATTTGAGCAAATCGAAAAATTGTCTTATTCCAATATCGAATCTCCAAAAGAAGACAAGTATAATCTCGGTCTTTTAGTTGACAACATTTACAAAAAAATAATACGAACTGGAAAATCGATATTCGTTCCAGAAGGTATCAAGAAAATGAATGAAAATTCTTATATTATAAAATTTGGCCTAAAAGGGGCTGGTTTAGAGGCACCTGACGGGCAGCGAGTGGAACAAAATCAAACTATGATTTCGTATGATGAAAGTTCTGGGACTATACGTGTTACCAATTATAATATAGAATCTCCAGTTGGGGGCAAGAGTAGTTGGAGATTAAAGCCAAATGATTTGGATTTGTATTTTTTCCCAACGCAAGACCGCAACGAAATAAGCGAAACAATTGCCGTCCACATGAAATATTATTAAAATGCGATTCAAAACACTTTTTAAAAATTATTCAATAGATTTATGGCTAGACGATGAAAGAGATCCAAAAAATCCAATAATTATTCAAAATTTTGGATCAAGACCTAGTATGGTATGGGTAAAAAGTGTTCCCGAGGCCAAAGAATTAATCAGCACTGGTAGAGTTAATTTTATTAGTTTTGATAATGACCTGGGTTTACCAGAGGAGGGTAAAGATTTGGCAAAATGGATTGAAGAACAAGCCTTTAATAATAATTTAAAGCCAATCAGATGGCGTGTTCACAGCATGAACTCCACAGGAAGAAAAGAAATTATGGTGGCCATGCAAAATGCTGATCGTTTTTGGTCACTAGGCAACTAAATATTTTATTAGAGGTAAAAATGAAAACTTTCAATGAGTGGATTAAAATAAAAGAACAAGGGCAAATGCACATGGGGAGACCAAATGGGCCAATGGGTCCAGATGGAAAAGTTTATGGGTGGAGCGGTGGCCCAGCATCTCAAGTTCAAGGAACTGGCACTTGGAAATCAGGACAAAGTTCTGTTGCCACCGGTCGCCAACTAACACCAGCCCCAGTTCCTTCTTTACCAAAAACAAACAACCAACCCGTTAACGACGAAAAAGAGGCCGAAGGTTTATGGAGTGCCAACAATAGCGTTGTTCGTGGGGGCTACCTATCTGGTGTCAATAATTATCAACAATTAGTAAATAAAAATTGGCAACAATTACCTCCTGAGGTTAAAGAAATAGCCAAAAAATCAATGTTCTCTAGATCTCCTTTTGGAAAATAATTTCACAAAGGTGAACCTAAATAGTCAAATTCGCTAAGAGAAACCAAACCAGTTCTCCAACTTTTATCTCGTGTTATTTGTTTACCAAGAGACTTTTGAGCATTCCATATAATTTGTTTACAATATGTTGCAAATTTAGAATCTATGATAATATTATTTTTTATAGATGGTCTATTATTTTTGGGGACATATTTTTTAACAAGTTTTTCTAGTATAATTTCCTGAAACTCGCCAAATTTTTGTCTATTTGCACCATGCCTTCGCCTGTTTTCCCAAAGATTTTTCAATTCTTTGACAATTGCTTTGATAAATTTATCTTTTACGTATTTGTCCAGTGTTTCGAAACTGGACTCTATAAAACACTGTCTTTTATAGTATGATCCAGCACGTATGAGTGCTATTCTTAATTCTTGTGTATCATCCTCTATATCATTTGTTAGAGAATTTTGAGAATTTTTCTTTTTAAGTTCCCAGGCAACATAGTGACATAGTTTCCCAAATTTATTATCTAACAAAATATATTCGTCTGATGTTATAGGGTATTTATTTAATATAGTTTCTAGGGTTTGATTGCTTTGTTTTCTTTTATTCATTTTCTCCTTTTTAATCTTTCCAAAGTGTTTTCATTTCATCTAATTTTGCCCCAAATTTTATTTCTACTTTCATTTTTAATCCGGGACAAATAACGGATTCTGCTTCGCATACATTTTTTATTATTTTGTAAATTTCACGAGCATACTTTATTTCGCAAATCAATCCAAATCCATCATGAACACTAAATGCCAGATGTGATTTGTTTTTATCGATTGCATTATATAACAAAATTAATTTTTCTTGACAAGCTGTGGCTGCTACTCCTTGTACAACAAAGTTTCTAGCCAAATAAGATTTTCCTTCTTCAAAATTACGAGGGCGACCAAAAAAATCTTCTATAATATTTTTTTTAGCCATATCTTGTTTTTCTTGCATCCAACTCCACGCCGTTGGAAATCTCTTTTTAACTCTTTCGATAATATTGTTCGATAACTCATCTGATATTTTTAAGTTATTTGACAAACCATTAGAGCCACAACCGTACATTACTGGTAAAAATATTTTTTTTGATATCTTTCTCTTGCTATCTGTGTCACAATCATCTTCTGTGATTATTTTGTAAATTTGTTCATGCAAATCTTTTCCTGAATCTAAAATCTCTTTAAGATTTTCATCTTTTGATAACCATTGTAAAACTGTAACCTCACAATGTCTAAAGTCTGAGCAAACGAATCTTAAGTCATACCCCTTAGGTTTCAAGGATTTTTTGACATCTGGCCCCATATTGTGGGGCAAATAACTTTTTACATATTTCTTTACACTATTCATTCTTCCATTAATTTGACCCTCTATTTCGTAGTAGGGGAATTCGCATCTTTTTTTCTCCAAATTCAAAAGAGGACAAGTCTCTATTTCTGGAAGAACTCTCAGGGCGAGAGGTAGGTGAATGTTTTTAAAAAGATTTTGCCAATTTTTATTTTTTAAAATCTCTTTAATCCTATATATGCACTCGTTGTAGTTTTCTGGGATTGGTTTTTTGATTCCTAGAAAATTTTCTAATATTTTTATGTCAAATATGTTTGTTGTAGGGTTTAAAAACCTTTTTGAAAAATAAAAAAAATACGAACATAAACCTTTTATATTCCAAACAAATAGACGATCAATATTTTCTTTTTGAAATATTGTTGCATCGAATAGAGATATAATTTCAATAATATTATCATCATTAACATCTATCTCTAAAGTTTTTGTCTTGCTAATAATTATTATTTTAAAAGGCGCATTAACCGTGAAGTCGGGCGTTTCTGGGATGGTTTTTAAAAAAACAATATCTTTTTTATTTAATAAATCTACAACCGCATCGACTGAGGATTGGTCAATCATGATTTGTTGATCTTAACAAAAAAAAGTTTTTTGGAAAAATATTTTTTAAAAAATTTGCATAATCTCTAGTGCGCATACGGGTACTCTTGGTTAATGAGTTGAGAAAAATAAATATATTTCTTTAAGATTTAAGAAAAAATTTATTTTTATTTGATATCATTAATTTCATTTTTAATTTTTATAGCATTTATTTTTTGCCTGCTAACCTTTACTTTTGTCCAAACCCTCATCTAGTTTGCATTTAAGCATATTGGACCCAAGAGTCGATGAGTTCAAAGTAAAGGCACACCTCAGCGCAAGAAGAAGGCTTAAGATGCCCGTTAACATCTGCCCGGTTCTGGTAAGATTCACCCAGCTTCTATGGTTTTTTATTTTTCTAACTTGGTATGCTTTTAACCTCATTGTGAAAAATATGATTATCTCAAAAAGATAATCTCTATAACATTAGTTTATTTTATAAATTTTTAATTGTCAATATGCGCATTTTAAAAATACTTGCATTATTGACATTAAATAGGTTAGAATCCAAGAGGTTTGGAGATGAAAAAGTTGAGTTTACAAACAATTGTTGATTTGAAAATGAGTTCCGAAGAAGCTGAGACTTTTAAGTTGGCTTTAATTTACGAAAATGAGTTTTCTAAAATTTTTAAAAATATTGATGGTCAAACTTACCGTAGAAATTTTTTACCAAGAAAAAAAGATCCTAGAGACTCATACCTCTTCAGGCAATGTTGGAAGTTAAGAAGAGAAACAAGAGGTTTACTAGAACCAAGTGAGTATAAAAATTATATTCAATCTAATTTGTTTATTATAAAAACAAATGAAGGACACATCCAGCCAAATTGCATTAATGGCGATAAAAGTTGGATACGGTACAAAGTTTGGAAAAGAATTTATGATAAAAAATTAGCTGAGAAAAATTCAAAATTAGAAAAAAAAGAAGTAAAATTAGATCACAAAAAATTGGCTGAGATAGATAAAACAAAGAAATTTTTGTTTGAAAAATGCGAAGGTATTCCAAAATACGAACAAATACTGGATTTCATTCAATCAGGATCTTTCAATCTCTGGATAGCCACAGAAAAAATTTCTCCATTTTATTTAAGTCTTTCTTCTTTCATAGAAAGAACTGGTGTGAAAGATAAATTATTTTCTTTTTCCAAAGTAAGTGAAGGTTTGATTAAAGAAAAAATAACAAAAGAAATAATTGATTATTTTGAAAAAGAGTTTAGTTTTGAGAATATTTGAATGATAATACATGTTGAAAAAAGAAGTGATTTATTTAAAAATTTACCAAAATTACAAAGTTTGAGCATAGGAGATTTTTTGTTTAATATTAAAAAAAATAAAATACAAAGAATATACTTTACGGAGATTGAAGAAAGAAATATTTGTGTTTGTTATCACAATACTAATGATATAGATTATAATTTTCTTGAATACTATTTAATTTCAAGAAATGATTTCTTTGAACTACACAATGTTTTAAATGTTAAAACTTGTTGGGAAGAAGGTTTTTGATGAGTTGCATTGTGGTTATGGGTTGCTTTAGAAGTGGAACCAGCGCTGTTGCTGGAATTCTACACCATCTTGGTGTTTTTATGGGAAGTGAATTTGATGAATTTACTTCCCATAATAAAAGCGGTTATTGGGAAGATTTGGAATTTAAAAATTTTCATAAAAAAATGGAATTATCATCTTTCAATGAAAAAGATAGAGAAAATTATGAAAAATTGATACGAAGTAGACAGGTTAATTTTGAATTATGGGGATTAAAGGATCCTTTATTGTGTTTGTTTCTTGATGAATTTTTAAATAATTTACAGGATCAAGTTAAATTAATAGTGTGTGATAGAAACCAAGAAAAAATTGCTCAAAGTATGTGTAATGTTTTAGGAAACCAAGATAACTATCAAAACTTTTTAAAACTTGCAAACTTTTATGTTAATTCTATGAATAAACAAGTTTATAAATGCAAAATACCTTTTTTACGAATTGATCATGAAAAATTAATTCAACAAACAAGCGAAACAATAAAAGAAATTTGTAATTTTTTAAATCTAGAATACAAGCAATCAGCTTTTGATTATGTGAAAAACCATTAATATGATCCTTTCTATATTTGCTTGGAATTATTGGGGATACCAAGGATTATTTTTAAAAATACATCCTCATAGAATTCCTTTTTTTGTTGTTCCGCTTAATCATTATTCTCAAATTTGGATGTTTTGGAAATACAAAAAAGTTGATGTTTTAGAGTTCAAAAATTTTATTGAAACAAGAAATTTTGTTTTTTGGACAACAGTTACCGGCAAAAATATACCTACTTTTAGTCAATTCCTGCTGAGACAAAATTTCTCTAATAAGGCGATATGGATATCGGTTTGCTATAGTGGTTTTAACGGCGCATATTCGTATAAGTATTTCAAAATGAATCAAAGTGATTTTTTTTATTTTTTCAGGCAAAATATTGTTGATTTAGATAATTTTTTATCTTTGGATTTAAGAAAAAAAATTGTTTGGCAAAAGTTCGGTTTTTGATATGATCATCACTCCTTTGCAAATTTATTTTGAGTCGTTAGAATAAAAAGGAAAAGATAGTCTTTAAAAATGCTATCTAAAATTAATAGATGAATGATACATTTACCTCAATAGATTTTTTATTTTTTTTTATTTTTCTTTTTTATTTAAAAATATTAGAAAAATTTCACAATAAAGAAATAAAAGAAACCAAACAACAGGATCAAAAAACTCTAACAATAATTCGATTCAAATGAAACAAAAATTTGAAAAAGAAATCTTCATTTTAGGTTTGATTTTAATTACCATGTCGCTATTGCAGTATTATGCTCAAGTTAGAGAAACAATATCTAAACAAAATAGAAAAAATAATCAAACCACAGCATACACAGCATACACAACTAATTTAAATCCAGATCGATATTTGTATCCAACAATGCAAAGTAAAAAAATTATTTTAGATTTAAGACCAAAAATATCATTTTCTTATTGTGTAAAAAATGATTATGAATAAATAATTAACGATTCCGATATTTGGTTTTTTTTGAAAATTTTGATATAATATTTCGCATGATCAAAGACTCTGTTTTGATATTTTGCGAAAGAAATTTGTTTGACGGAACGTCTGAAATACTTTTAATTTTAAAAAACAGACCCGAAAACCAAGCGGGTTATTATAATCTTCCTGGGGGCAAACTAGAGGACAATGAGTGTCCCGTTTCTGCTGTTGCACGAGAACTCAAGGAAGAGACAGGTTATGAACTATCCCAAGAACCCGTTCATGTTGGAACTATAAAAGACGTTTCAAATCATATGGGAATTCATGTTTTTAAAGGAGACATTAGATTTCCTTTTATTGAATCTAACCCTAGACAAATCGAAACAGAGAAGCCAGAGTGGATGAGTTTTGATAAATTGTGGCACTGTCCTAGTTTAATACCAAACTTAAGAATAATCATACCTCTTATTCGTGGCGGGGCCTATGATTGGGTAATTGAATCTAGATTAATGCTGGAATATGGACCCAATCACGATTTACACATTTGGTTTCCTACATACAAAAAGTTAATCGACTAAAGGGTAAAAATTGGAAGAAAATCAAGAAATAAATGATCCTGATCTTCAAGATCCGGATCAAACTACCGACTCCAGATATTCTTGGGATGAGAATTTTCAAAGGCACGTTATGTCTTTGATGATATCGGACAGAATGTTTCTGCTTCAGTCTATAGATTTAATCAAACCTTACTATTTCACAAATAAGATACATTCTAAAATTTGCAATATTGTATTTGATTTCTTTAAAAAATATCGTGTTTTGCCAATTAAAAATTTTATTATTCAGGAATTCAAGAAAGACATAACAGATGTTAAGACACTAGTGTTATACTCCACAGAACTAAATTTACTTTTTGATTATTTTCAACCAGGGATGGAATCTCGTGATTATTTGCAAGATAAAATAGTTTTTTTTGCAAAAATCCAATCTGTTAAAAAAGCTTTTCACGATTCTTTAAAATTAATAGACAGAGCGCCGGAATCAGAAGAAACTTGGAGCATGGTTTATGATGAGATGAGAAACGCCATGCAAACTCATCAAAATTTTGATATAGGATTGGATTATTTTAAAAGCCTATCTGATCGTTATGAGAAAAAAGACGATGATGACGAGAAAAAAGATCGATTTATTTTTGGACTTGATGAGATAGATCGAGAGATTGGAGGGGGCGGATATAGTCGTGGAGAAATTATATCAATTGTTGCCGGTTCTGGTGTTGGAAAATCGGTTATGCTTGCCTGCGTAACAGCTAACAATCTTTTAAGAAACAAAAAAGGTTTGTATATATCCTTGGAATTGGCAGAGGATAAGGTTGCTGCCAGAATGGACGCAATACTATCAGGTTTACCTATCCAGAATTTATTTTGTCACAAAGAAGAATTATTCGACAGAATAAATAAATTGAATGTTCCCAAGGACGGTGTTGGTCCACTTATCATAAAACAGTTTTCCGCAGGCACGGCAACAGTGAACACTATTCGTGCGTATGTTTCTCAATTAAGATTCAATGGATTTGAACCAGATTTTATTATCATTGACTATGTTGGAGAAATGGCCTTACACCCAGATCTTAAAACTCACGAATCTCGTGAAAGAATAGTTCGTGAACTTAGAGCTATGGCTAGTGAGGAAAATGTTTTCGTTGCCACGGCCATGCAACCGAATAGAGATGGCAAAAAAGATACTAAAGGTGATTTTGGAAGAATAGATGATGAACACCTTGCTGATTCTTTCGGTCAAATTAGACCTTTAGACGGTTGCATATCTTTAAATCAAAATGATAATGAGAAATTTTTGGGTATTGGAAGAGCCTATGTAATCAAACAAAGAGATGGAAAAAGTAGATTTACAATATATCTAAAATTCGACAAAGAAAGCCTCCGAATACAACAAATAAGCAACTCTGAGTATTTGTTTACTTTACAAAAGCATAAAGAAGAGGCATCGGATGAAACTAATATTGATATTGTAAAACAAAATTGGAAGCCAAAAAAAGATGAAGAAGTAATAGATGGAATCCAAGGAGATTACGAGAGTTACAAAGAAGTTTGCGAACAAAAATGTGAAGATAATTGAAATTAAACTAACAACCATAATTAGAATTAAAGGAGACAAAAATGTTGCCAAAAGAAAAATTAAACTTCGATAAATTTGAAGTAATATTAGAAGAAGAAAATCTTAAATTTAACGAGAATACTTTGAGTAATTATATTCAAAAAGAGGGAGGTTTCTATGATAGTTTTGGTCATTATTTAGCCCTTGCCGAAAAGAATTTGCAAAATAAAGAAAATCAATATGAAAAAATTTATTGTGAAAGATTCATAGAATCTAAGGAATTAGGATCCAGTGACAAATTAGCAGAGGCCAAGGCTAAATGCGACCCAGATATTGTTAAAATAAATGAAGAAATAACAGAAGCTAAATATGTTGTAAATCGTTTAAAAAACCACTTGAAGGCTTGGGATAAAAATCATGACAATGCCCAAAGCATGGGACACATGCTAAGAAAACAAATGGATAAACTAGATGGTAATATTTATGGAAATCATGGCTATCAACCATCTAACTTAGACCAAGAGATATCCTCAACAGTGAGTGCTTTTGAAAAAAAAATCAAGAAAGAAACTGGATTTGATTCTTCTTTAGGAATAGAAGGTCTAGTCTGATGGTCGATCCATCAAATATAACAAAATATAATTGTAGTGATTTTGAACTACAAGAATTGATATTATTTTGGATTTGTGTTGCTGGTAAAAAAGCTAATACAATTTCTAGAATTTTAGAAAATTTTTTACAAGAAGGTTTTAAAAAATTTGGTTGTTCTAAACCTTTTGATGTAATTTTAAGTTACAAAGATGATTTGCCACAAGAATTAAAAAAACATGGTATAGGTTGTTATAATAACAAATCTAAAACTATGTTAGAATTAGCAAAATCTAATATCGATCTTAAAAACTGCCATGTGGATGATTTGGAATCAATATATGGTATAGGCATGAAAACAAGCCGTTGTTTTCTATTACACTCTAGAGAAAATGCCGAGTACGCCGGTTTAGATACCCATATCCTAAAATTCATGAAAATTTTAGGATATGATGTTCCTAAATCCACTCCCGTAAAAAATAAATATAAAAAAATAGAAAAAGATTTTTTATATTTGGTTAAAAAATCGGGTCTTTCGGCTCAAGATGTTGATCTTTTAATATGGAATTATTTCTCGCAAAGAATAGTTAATGATGAATTTAAAACGCTCTTGGTTTCAATAAATACAAAAGAATCTTTGGTTTTTTTGAAACACATTGGGCAGCGAAATGAAAAATTATTGGTTAGAACAGAGCAGGATTAAAAATAAAAATTACTATACTATAGAATTTATTGATAAAATATATAATTTAACAATATTAAAACCAGAAAAAGCTGGTATTCAAAATAACATATATCAATTTGATCCTATATTATCTAATTTCGGCAAAAACACAGCCGAATTAGAGGTTATTTTTGAATCTTCTAAAAATCATTCTTTGCTTAATAATTTTTTATCATATTGTAGCAGCAAAATGTGGTCTTGGAAATGTATTTTAAAAAATTATGTTAAACTTCAACTTATTGAAAATTATGATTTAGATGAGTTAATTTTTGATTCAATAAGTACTTTTCCTAATTTTAGAAATAACGACATTAACGTAAAATTAAAATTTTACTATTCAAAAGTAAAATATGAAAAAATTAAATGATATACAACAATAACTTAAATTCTTTAAAAGATATTAATAGGCGAATATCCGTTTTGGAGATGATAGAAAAAATAAAAAATGGAGGCATGATTTGGCAGAGAACGGGTAACTTTTCTTGGAAAACAATACAAAGACAAGATGGCGATATATGGGAAATGGTGATATCAAGACAACAAGATAACTACGCAGGCACATCAGAATTCGCAGAATCAAAAAATCTTACATCTGAGCGAGTTGTTTTAGATTTTAAAAAAAATAACAATCATTATTTTTCTATAGATTCTTATTTTGATTCAAATATATTCGAACTATACAATGAGTTATCTGGGGATGATGATTATTTAAAAGATAAATTATTGTTGTTGGATTTAAATAATCAAAATTTAATAAATGAAATAGGATCCAGAACACCAACCGTATACTCAATTCAAACATCTGGAGGTTTGGTTTCTTCTAATATTATTTTGAGAATATATGATGAGTTCTCTATTGGTGGAATAAAATTTACCCGAATATCTTCGGATGCACAAATAATATATCCTGTTCACAAACTGAATGGCCCTAGAGGCGTTTTAGTTCACAACGATAAGATTTTTATAGCAAATGAAGGCAATCCAGAATGCGTGGTTGTTCAACTTCAAGACGAGCAAGGTGCTAATTTAGGATATCAATATAAAGTAGAGGGAAATGGATGGTTAAATGTTATACAAAGAAGTTTTAATTTTGACGCTAATTACAACAAAAAAATAGAATTATCACATCCTAGTTTTTCTCTTTGTAGAGTTCCATTAAAGGGAGAGCGTGGAGTTCCAGAATCTTTAAAGAAAAAACTATACTCTATAGGTTTTCATAGTCTTAAATTAGATGTAGTAGACACTGAAAAATTAGTTGTAACAAAAACAATAGATTTAGATTTTGGTGCTTGTGCTATAGATTGCAATATAAACATATATCACTTGTATGTTGCCGAAACAAAATTAGATCTGAATAACAAAAATTGGAGATGGGATCTTTTATTCGGACCAGATTACCCAGATAATGGATCTGAATTGGTTGAGCCTATAGTTCCCAAGGTTTTATCAGAGGGACCGCCTTATAGAACCATACAGGATGTTCCAGTTGGTGTTCAAGGCAAACCCTCAGTTAGTAAATTAACGGTTATAGACATAAGAACCGAAGAAGAAATTGACTCAGTTGATTTTGAAGAATGTAGTTTTAGTGATATGATAGTCGATTTAAATACTAATTTTATATATTTGGCAGACGCTGGCAACAATAAAGTTTATGCTTTAGATCCTCTTCGTAATTTTCAAATAATGAATATATTTGAAACAGGGGAAATGCCAATAAGTCTACAGATAATTAGAAATCAATTATATTGCGTTAATGCTAAATCAAATAATATAGAAATTTTTGAATTGGCAAGTTGGCAAAAAATTGGAACAATTAATTCACCTTGGAACCACCCAGTAAAAATAAGAATAAATTCTAAAACAAGTTTGGCTTATTTGGCTCTTTATGGGGAATATGGATTTTTTGGAAATTCTATAGCTGTTATAGACACATGGGAAGATAAAATAGTAAAATTTATTAATGTTGGATTCGGACCATGGGATATTGACTTGGATGAGTCGGCTAACGTTCTATATGTTACTAATTACTTATCAAACAATACAACAGCTATTGATTTATCCAACGATAACTTTAATTACTTTGACCCTAGGTTTGAAACTATAAACATTACACCAGAGTCTTTTGGATTAAAAATATCTGGATCTGCGGATTTGACAACAGGGCGAGAAGACACAAGAGAAATGTCTGGCGGTGCATTGATTAGGCCAGGAAATTTAAGTTCCAGCGGGAACGTTTACGTTTCCAAAACGCCAGTCATTGTATCTCCCAAAAGATCTGTTGAATTGATTAAATTTTGTAAAGCATTATCGCCATCGAATCCAGATATTTTTGTTTTTGATGATAATGATAAAATTAATTGTTATGGAACAATTAATGCCACTACGCCGAAGTACATTAGTTTCTCCGTGCCTTCAAACAAACAACTAAGTTATATTGATTTAAAGAATCTGTCTGGCGGCGATGGCGTTGCCTTTTTTGCAATTCAATCGGGTTCTTTTTGGTCGGCTGGCTTAAATACTAACTCTATGCTTGCTTATGGACATATATCCGCCTCCAATTTAAACACTAATTTACTTAACACATTAACAAAACAAGCAACCTTACCCCTGTCTAGTGGGTTTTACACTATTTGGATGAATCAGACGGGGTCTCCAATCACTAACTTTAGATTAGTTATTGGCGTGATTTAGTTGATCTCGGACATGATCCAATTATAAACTTCTTCAACATCATCTTTGCTGGTGGCTATATGGTCCGAAGCCCAATCGTGTCCTTTTTCTAAAAGATTATCTAGTGTTTTTTGATCAAGCGATAATAACTTGTCCACTCTTTCTTTGATAGTTTTTAAATTAGAAAAAAACATATAGTTTTTTGTTTCCATTCCTTCACTTTTTTCTAAATCATCTTGATTCAAAATTCCTGACAAATACAGTGCGTAATTGGGATCCATAACAACCCTCCAAAATATATATCAAAATTACTATATAATTATGTGTGGTCCAAAAAGACACACTTCTATGGTCATTTCGACATAGAGACAATTTAGGAGGTTTAAATGAATCTTATTAATCCAAATAGGTCTATAGTTCCACTCAAAGATGATTTGTTTTTTCCAATAGAACAACACTTTGACAAATTTTTTGATCAATTCTTCAAAAAAGATAACTTACATGCATTAGGAAACAATACCGGTTTTCCAAAAATTAATGCGTATGAAAAAGATGGCGAACTAATTTTGTCCATTGCTGTAGCTGGTATGACTTCTAAAGACTTGAAGGTAGAAGTCGATAATGAAAATGTATTACTCGTATCTGGTAGAGTTTCGGAAGATTATCACTTGCCGGAAGAAGCTGTGGTTCATCTTAGAGAGTTACGACTTTCTTATTTTGAAAGAAGGCTGCAACTTCCTAAAAATATAGAAGGAGATCCAGAGGCTTTAGTTAAAGACGGAATTTTAACTTTAAAGTGGAAATTGAAAGTTGATAAATCTTCTCGTGCAAAAACTAGATCTATACCCATTAGATCGCAGTAAAATTAAATAATTTAGATATTGGTTTTAGAGCGTTAGAAAAATTTTTCTAACGCTCTTTTATACACCTCCCGCCAAAAACCCAGTCCTCTTTAGAGGCTGGGATGAATGGCAGTTAAGTATAGAAAAAATTCAATTCGGCACTATATTAGTATGAGATTCGGGACGGAATCTTTGTGCTTTGGCATTAGAAGCCGACTCTTTTTAGGGAGTCGGAGCGTTCACTTTATGGAAGAATTTTTTCAAAAAATAAAAGATAAATTTGAAAAATCAAATATTTCTACAATAAACATTATTCCAAAAATTAAATTGGCGAATGTTTCATCCAAACTTTCCCCAGCTTTCAATGACCCAAAATATCTTCCTTTTTATTATAAACTGGGATCAGAATTAAGGCCATCAAGTGTTTTGCAAGTAGGATCAAGTTTAGGTTTAATGGCTGCTGTTTTTACAAGATCTTGCACAACTGTTGAGGAGTGGTCTATTGTTGATAATAAAAAAAGAAATTTAAATATAGTTGATTGTAATTTGAAATTAAATTATAATTTAAAAACAAATTATATTTTTTTAGATGATAAAAAATTGGAAGATCAAACTTTTAAAAAGTTCGATCTCATACTAATAACAGAAGATTTCGAAGTCAAAGATTTGAAAAAATTTTTATTTTATTTTTGGGATTTTTTAAATTTTGACTCTTTTTTAGTTGTAGATTTTCTTTTTAAAGAAGATAAAAAGAACATTTTTTTAGATTTTTGTTCAATCAAAAATAGGTCCGCATTTTTTTTGGACACAAGATATAAAATTGGTATAATAAAAAAATAAAGAGAATTTTATGGCCTTTGAAATAAAATATATTTTTCATGATAGAGATGAAAACGGACAATACAACACAGAAAAATCACAAGAAAAAACCGTAAAATTGGGAAAATTTTTAGAAGACATACCCTTAGAAAAAGTCGCCTCTTCAATAATGTCGTATTTAGCAAGAAGAGACATATGGGTAACTAAAGTTGAAGTTTTTGAGATAGTAAAAAAAGAGGTTAATTTTAAAGAATCTAAAGATGGAAAAGGAATAGTTTTAAAAGGTAAAAAATTTAGTTTCATAGAAGGTTCAAAATTCGATATACAAGAAACAGACGAAACAGAAGAGGAATCAACAAATCAACCAGTTGAATTCCAAAAGCAAAATTTGATATCAATTAAACCAACAATATCTAAGGAAAACATTAATAATAATAAAGTTTTATACAGGGTGTTATTTGACCCACCAATACAATATTTTAATGAGGTCAAAAGATTGGGATTGAGATTTTCTCAAGATAAAGAATACCCAGTTCACAAGGTGGTACAACACCCAACCGGGAAACTAGAACTTCAAAAAATAGCTGTAACAGATGACGTTGGTAGAGTGGTTGTTGTTGATGAAAAATTTTTCACAATAATAGGATCCGGCTTGTTGGCTGATAAAGAACTTAATTTCTCTGGATCTGCATCTAGAATTCAAAGAAAACCTAAATTATCATTTGAAGACCAAATGATCGCAGAAACGCCAGATCTTAGACCTAAATCTTGCAGCACAAACATACCCTTAGATGATGGCTCAATTCCAGAACACTTGATGTCAGTTCCGGACATAAGAGCCAAAAAAAATTAAAGAAAGGAATTTATGGGAAAACCATCACCGAGAAGATTAAAGAAAAAAAAAGAACGTGAAAAAGAAGCTAAGAAAAAAGTATTGTTAAAAAGAGCGGCAATGAGAGCCCCTCAAGTAGAAGAAAACAAACAAAAGAAAAAAATGAAAAGAGTTAGTAAATTGCAAAAAGAAATGGGAGAACTCAACATGTGGGCAGATGAGGTTTTGTGCAGGATGAGCAATGATACTTTAACTCAACTCGAAAAAAACGCCAAAATACTTAAGGCCCTTGAGGCACAGTATGAAAAAGAAAAATCCGAGAAAAGAAACCTTAATCAAAATTTAGAACAAAAAGGTTTATCAACTTTAAAGGAAAAGTTGGATTATTTACATAACGAATTGGTTGAACAACAAAAATCTGCTGGGTATGAGGTTTTGAAAGATGAAATAGAGTTACACAAAATTGCTAATCAAAAAGATATAGCAGAAGTAACAGTCTGCAAAGCACCTGATTTTCAGACTGAACAAGAAAAATAAATTGATCAGTTGACTTATAATTTTAAAAAATTATAATAAATGAGTTGACTACAAAATTACTTGTATCAAAACTTAGAAATTACGGAGAAAAACATGCCAACTTTCGGAACACTCAACTTAGAAGAAATGGTCGGTGAGGATTCTCGTCTCAACAACGAAGGTGGACCTTCCGGTGGAAATTATTTAGAGCAATTTGTCCCTATGCCAGACGTAAAGCCAGGACAAACAGGTTCTGTTTCTATAAGAATTTTACCTCCTGTTAGTGGCGGAAAATTGTTCCAATACAACAGAACCCACAAAATAAACAACAGAAGCATTCATTGTCCAAGACCTTTGGTAAATGGCAAGTGGGATAATAGCATTCCTTGCCCTATTTGTGAATACTATAGTTCGCTATGGAGACAGATCGATAAGATCGAAAAGCAGCATGGTAAAGATTGTCCTGAGTCTCAACCATTAAAGGAAGAAGCACGTAATTTAAAACCAATTGAAAGATTCTACTACAATGCCGTTGTTAGATCTATGGTTGTTGATGGCAAGGAACTTAAGAACGTTGGTCCAAGAATCCTATCAGTGGGCAAGATTCTTCACACCATGATCATTCGTGCCATAGTTGGTAATCAAGGTGACCCTGATTCTAAACTGGGCAATATTGCAGATCTAAAGAGTGGCTACGATTTCATCATTAGAAAGACTGTTACTTTGGGCAGCGAAGGTTTTCCAAAATACGATTCTTCGGGCTTTGCTAGAAATCCTAGTCCCGCTGGTACTCCCGAAGAGGTTGGTCGTTGGGCAGAGAATCTTCATGATTTAACTAAATTAAGAAACCCACGTGATGTTGATTATCTTGAGAAGGAATTGGCTATTCATCGTGGGCTAGTACAAGACGAAACAGAATCTTTTGATGCTGATTCTTTTGACGCCAAGTGGAAAGGCAAGAACTCAGACGAAGTTCAAGAAGTTGCCAAGAAGTCAACAACCAAAGTTACAGTCACTGTTCCAGAAGGTGTCCCATCCTCTAAAAACAAGAAAATTTCAGGGGCCGCAGAGGAGGATTTTGTTGAAAAAGTAACAGAATCAAAGACAGAAGATATGGCTATTGAGGATGAAGAGTTTTTGAAAGAGTTAGAAAGTATGGAAGGTTGATGGTGTCTAAGCGATAGGTGCCGCTTAGTTTTTCGGGGGGCGGCAATAGTGCCGCCCCCCTTTTTTTCAATAAATATTTTAATTTTTAAAAAGAAAGTAATTTAATGGCAAAGAAAAAATCTAATAATAATGAGATTGACATGGATGATATGTTTAGTAATATCGCAGCAGACACAGGCGGCGATGTACTGTCTGATCTTGAGAGTGTTAAATTTAGAATCGACACGGGTAACTTAGCCGTCAATTATTCCTGTTCTGGACGTTGTATTGGCGGAGGAATACCAGCGGGTCGCATCACAGAGGCTTTCGGACCAGAGGCATCTGGAAAAAGTCTTATTGGTTCAAATGTGCTTTATGGGGCACAACGATTAGGTGGATGGGCTATTATTTTGGATTGCGAGAATGCAACCAACGGTGAGTTTATGGAAAAAATTTCTCACTTAAATTTAAAACGTGTTTTACGTTACACTCCGCCTTCTCTTGAAAAGGCTTTTCGTCAAATTCACGTAACAACAAAGGCAATTCGTGATCGTGAAAAAGAAATGAAGATAGAAAGTAAGCCTATTGTGGTTGTTTTCGACTCCCTCACTGTTCCTCCTTGTGAGCGTGAATTGCGAGAAAACGAATTGCCGATGGACTACTCAGTAACAGACTGGAAAAAGGTTGTTGGCAGAATGGAACAACCTGGAGAACGTGCCAAAATTATCTCATCGGAGATGCGTAAATTACAATCAATGGTGGTTGATCAAGACGTAACAGTGTATTTGATTAACCAAACCAGAGATAAGATAGGCGTAATGTACGGCAATCCAGAAACCACCCCTGGTGGAAATGCTGTTAAATTTTATGCTTCTCTTCGCATGAGAACCCAAACAAAGAAAAAGATTGAACACAAAAATCTTGAAAAATTCTCTGGCATAAATATGCAAGTTAAAAATATTAAAAACCGAGGCTTCAGACCTTTTGTTGTGGCCGACGATGTAAAACTTTATTTCGAACAAGGAATTGACCCTGTGTCTGGTTTGCTCGGCTGTCTGCTTTCTGGTGAAAGAATCAAAATGAAGAGTGGCGGCAATTATGAGTTGATGCCCGAGTACCTGCCTGAAGGAAAAACTGAATATAAATTTAAAGCCTCCAAGGCCGAAAATCGTATCCCACTTCAGGTTCTCCTGGATTGTCCAAAACTTGTAGATGCTGAAAGTTCACAAGAGGTTCAGGACTATTTGGATTGTTGGGGATCAGGATTGGCCGCTTCTGAAAGTGGAGAGTATGGTGAAAAAGTTGTTGATTTTGATGCTGATGGCAACCCCTTAGAAACAGGCGATTTCACAGATAATCAAGACAGCGAAGATTGATTTTTTAAATTAATTTATTTACAAAAGGATAGAGTAAAATCTATCCTTTTTTTATTTATATGCTCACCGCCAGAAAACACGGTCTCCTTTAAGGACTGACCAATTCAAAGATAAACACTTAAAGGACACCACAGTCTATTTGTTGCATTTGCTTTTCTAAGACATTGGTTGATCCAATTATTGCAATTAGTGATGCAATTATAATTTAATTTAGATTCATAGAATATACCATGTTGGTAATACTCTGGTTTTTTTTCAATTATTTTTTTTTCAAACGAATACAAAATATAATCTTTGATAATTTTTAATTGATTTTCATCCACCATCACGTAACCACATTTATCAGGGACACTGCTGGTATAATCGATCCTCAAAACTGTTTTGTTGAGGCCAAAAAAAGCAAATAAAAAATCTTTTATTTTTAATTGCGACCAAGATTTTGTTTCTAGAAATATCTTTCTATCCCCCCAGCCTATTTTGATATAACGATCAGACTCAGGAAAAATATTTTTAAATAAATCAGATTCAAATAGAAAGTCTGAGTGTATAAGGTCTTTGCATATGTATATTTTTATATTTCCATCTTTTTGTTTTTTACCAATTTTAATTAAAGGTATTGTGAAACAAAAAAATAAATAAATAATAAAAACAGGTATAAAAAATACTAAAATTAAAAAATATATTATTTTTTCAATGTTATACAATATTCACCAACTTTTATTTTTGTAAACTTATAACCTTTTTTTGTTAATTCTTTTTTAACTTTATTTATGTAATAATACAAATTGTTATTTTCTAGTGTATTTTTTTTATATTGTTTTTTAATAATATCCAAACTTATAGATTCCCCCGATAATAATTTTTTATTTATAAAATCGGAAATATTTAATTCTTTATTTTTTGATTTTTCATTTTTAGGATATATTTTTTTAATTATTTTATAATGATTTTCATTTTTGTAATTTTGATTACAAATAGCAGCGGTTAGATCTTTTATTTGTAAAGATTTTGTTTTTTGTAAAACCGTTATAGAAAAAATTTCGGCGTCGAATGTTTCGACGAATTTCATTAAATATTTAATATTTTTTTGATAAGTAACAAATTCTCTACCATCTTTTGTTTTTAGTAATAATCTTTTTTCTTTCATGTTTTTTCCCAAAAATTTGACTTAACTACGATTATATCATAAATTCTTTTTTATGGACAACATAATAAATTGTAAAAATAATAGACTTTTTGGCGTCGAAATAGAAGTAAACACAGCAGACGGCAGGATAAAAAAATTAAATAAAAATGAAATACCACTTGGGGCAGACCGTGTTGCTTTGCTGATAAATAAAGCAATAAAAAAAAGAGTAGAGATACAAGGTTGGGATTATAATTTTCACAATAATTATTGGATAGTAAAACCAGACTCTAGTTGCGGAATAGAAATATGCACTCCTGTGATGAGAGGCTGGAAGGATCTAAAAGATCTAATTCAGGTTGCCGAAAATTTATCCTTCAATAATATCAAGGCAGATCATAGATGTTCTTTGCACGTTCATGTGAACGTAGGAGATTTAGATAAAAATCAAATAGCTTCCATTATATCTTGGTATATTAAATGCGAACATGTGATAATGGATGCTTTTCCTTTAATTAGAAAAAAAAATAGATACTGCCAGATGATAGCTGACAATGACTCTTTAAGCGTAAATTCTCCCTTAAATCCTTTTTTTCTTTTGGAAAAAATATCTAATATTAAATATTACACTTTAAATGCTTATCATTTTCTCAAGGGCGGAGGCTTTGATCTATTCAACAGTAGAAAAAAAACCTTAGAGTTTAGGTTGGGCGAAAACGAAATGTGTTTAGATGGACTAAGTATAAAAAATTGGGTAAGGTTTTTATTACATTTTGTAGACTGCACCAAAGACCTTGGACTGCCTAAAAAATATACAAAAAATGACAAACTAAGTGGTCTTTGTTTATTGGACCCAGATGACGTATTTAAAATATTAAAATTTGACAAACCTTGCTCAAAAGGGTTTGAGCAGATGAAACTTTGGTTTTTTGAAAGAATTTTAAAATTTTCTAGTGAAAATTCTAAACAAGGCGTGTGGTCAGAGTTGGCTAGAAAAAAATCTAGAAAAGAATCTTTAAATTTTTTTAATAATTTGAAAATTAAAAATAGTCAAAAACAAGACAGAAACATTTTGTTGTATCACGAAAACTATATCGAATAACAATACATATTGTGTAATGTTAGATAATAATTTTCAAAAAAAAATTAAAGAAATGAAAGGGATGGCAAATATGCTTACCCCTCATACTTTTCCTAAAGTTTCTTTTAATCAAGAAAAGGAGGTGTTGCCTCTTAAACAAAGAAAAGCCATGGTTGACGGATATGATGTAGTGCTATGCTACAGCAAGGCTGACTATAGTGATTATTTTTTAGAGTCTATTCAAGTTCAATCATGTTATGCTCCATTTTTGCCATTTTTTTTAGTTTGTAAAATTGGTCGAGCATTTCTTGGTCAAGATAATTTGTCTTATATAGAGTTTTTTCGAAACGGAAAAAAAGTTTATTGTTGGACGATTAAATCGAGAGATGGTCGGTCGCTTTTACCCGGCAGTAGATCAAAGCCGGGTAGTTATGAGGGTTTTACTTATAACATACTTGAGTCAGGATCGATTGATTTATTTTAAAAAGTAAATTCTTTTTACAACATTAAAAAGAGGCAAACAATGAGCGCAAAAACCAGGAAATTACAATATTTATTAATCAACCAATTGCTTGAAGAAGGCTCAGTTCAATTGATTCTTCCAGATGGCGTCACTTTGGAAATTGATATTCTTCAAGAAGATAAAAACGGAGACATGAAAAAAACTGATAATTATTGCAGTATTGTTGCTTCCAGACAAGGAAAAAAGGCTATATTGGATTCTTTTAATTTAAGTTTGCAATATGAACAGGATGATGATATTATGGTTTTCGAACATGAGACTTGTGATCTTAACGGTCGCATAGTTAAGAGTTTTGATGTTGTTTAAGAATTTTAGGTTTAAAAAAAGTTCCAAAAATATTTCTTAAATAAACATCGCCGTTTGAACTAATTAGATAGATATTTGTGCCAATTACAACGCCATTTTCTTTGGGAACAGAGTATTCTGCCCATAGTTCGAAATTGTAATTGTCAATTTGTTTGTCTAAAATTAAGAATTTAGTTAAGGTAATCTTAACACACTTAGGAGGTAAATCTTCTTGTTTTATTTCTTTAAATGTGTTATCACGTACATCTTCCATGATCTTTTTCATTAATCCTAAATGATCTAGAAAAGTGGATGATTGTTTTAAAAAGAGTTCTTCTAGTTTTTCTTTTTCAAATATCTTTTTTTTCATGAGGTTCTAAATGAACAAAGAGCAAAAGAGTGTAATAATAGAGTATGTTTCTTCACTTTCAAATGAAGATGTTTCTTTTTTATCCACAAGACTCACGGAGAAACTCTCCGGAGATGTCGCTGGATCCTTGGATTTGATCTCCAAAGATTTAAAAATGGATAAACTTTTTTCAAACACAGACTCAGCAGAGGAGTTGTTTGGTCTTCTCGACTCTGTTAGAGATGTTGTCAACAAAGAGAATAAAAAAAGAGAAAACACTGCTGTAGCAAACTAATTATTTATTTTGGGTGTGGGGGAGAGGGGATGGAATTAATTCCATCCCCTCTTTTTTCTTAGGAGATAAAAATATGCCTCAAGTTATAAAAATTTCAGACACAAATGATTTAGTTGAAACAAAAGAATACGAATATGCAAATTGGTCTTTTGATAAATTTAATCCGGTTCAAAGTAGTTTGTTTAAAATATTTAAACAAAACAGCAACGTGGTGATAGCCGCAGCCACAAGTGCAGGAAAAACTATATGTGGAGAAATATTTTTGGCCTATGGAATAAGACAATTAAAAGGCAAAGGAATTTATGTCGGTCCATTAAAGTCTTTGGCCAAAGAAAAAGAAGAAGACTGGACAAACGAAGATCATCATTTTAGAGATTTGAAAACCTTTATCGCAACAGGCGATTTTGGGTTTTCAAAAAAAAGAATGAATGAGTTAGATGAATCCAGTTTGATTGTGATGACCCCTGAAATGTTGGCTTCAAGGTGCAGAAATCATAAAAGTGAAAAAAGCAAATTTTTATATGAAACCAATGTTATTGTTTTTGATGAAAGTCATCTTCTCACCGTTCCATCTCGTGGCGATCATATTGAAGTTGCTTTAATGAAACTTATGGAAATTAATCCAAACATAAAACTTATACTCTTATCGGCCACCATGCCAAATGTGGACGAAATATGTGGTTGGCTAAGCAAGATAACAAATAGAGATACTTATTACTTGGAGTCCGATTATAGGCCCTGTCCTTTAAATGTTCATTATGAAACTTATTATGATGGAGATAAAAATTATGAAGATAAAGAAATTCAGAAAATTGGAACTTCTTGTGCTATAGCCGAGTATTACTCAGAGGATAAATTTTTAATTTTTGTTCACACAAAAAGAACAGGTCAGCTAATGGTTGATTCTTTGTTAAAGTATGGAATTAAATCTGAATTTCACAATGCGGATTTAGATGCAAAGAAGAGATTTGACTTAGAAAAAAGGTTTAAGAACGATAAAGATTTTCGTGTTTTGGTATCCACTTCGACGCTTGCTTGGGGAATGAACTTGCCAGCTAGGCGTGTTATAGTTGCTGGTGTTCATCGTGGTCTCATCGAAGTAGAAAATTATGATATTCAACAAATGATTGGCAGGGCTGGTCGTCCCAAGTTCGATCCTCGTGGAGATGCTTATATTCTTGTTCCTGAATCAGAGAAGGATCGATGGATTTCAAAATTAAAGAATAAATCAATTATTAAAAGTACTTTATTAGATTTTGTTGGAGATTCAAGCAATCCTCATTATAAAACTTTAGCTTTTCATATAGTTTCGGAAATTCACCAGGGAAACGTTAAAACAAAAGAAGGTTTTAGAGAATGGTTTAAAAATAGTTTTGCTTATTATCAAAATATTAATTTTGATGAAGATATTATTGATAGAACTATTTTTTTATTAGAACAATGTGGTGCTATTAAAAAAGAAGAAGACGAGTACAGATGTACTGCGGTTGGTAAAATTGCTAGTATTTTGTATTTTTCTCCTTTTGATGTAAGTGATTTAAGAAGAAATTTCAATAATGTTTTCAAAAACAATTACCAAGAAAACGATCACATGGTATCTTTGGCTTTAGGCAATATTGATTCTTATAGGTGGTCGATTTGCAATAAACAAGAAAAAGAATCTATTTTTCAATATAAAATTCAAATAGATAAAATTATTGGCAAAGATAAAGTCCCAGACTCTGTTTGCAAGATAGGCTGCGCTTATCACAATATGTTAAAAGGAAGAAGAGACAACCCAGTCCTTCAATCATTGTTCGGATCCTTATCTTCGGACCTTGATAGAACTTTTCAAGTTTTAAATTATTTGGATAATATGTCTTGCAAGTGGGATAAAGTTAATTATTTTAAAATATTGAATATGAGAATTAGATACGGAGTTGAGTCTCATTTAGTAGATCTTTGTAGAATACCAAATATAGGGGCAGTTAGGGCCAAAAAATTAAAATTAAAAAATATTAATAAATTAGAAGATTTTATAAAATATGATATAAAAACACTAAGTAAAATAACTGGATGTAGCGAAAAGATAATACAAGAATCTCTTTCGGCAGCTAAAGAGATACACACCAACGATCAAATAACTTAATTTTCTTTTCCAAAAAAACCCTCAGGATATTCCATCTTAACGGTGCCGCTCCCGTTTGTTTTTTCTCCTTTTTCGTTTTCTACCCAAAATTTAACTTCCCGTACCTCCGTTGAAAATCTGTCCTTTTGATTTAATATTGGATCAAAAAATTCTTCTTCGAAAAAGCAAAAATCTTCGGCAGATACCGGTAATTTTTTTCTTTCTCCTTCAAATAAAATTACAATCGAACACTCGTTTTTATTTTCATCAAACAATTTACAATTTCCACAAATTTTTTCTATTTTTTTAGTTTTCATAAAAACTTTTTTTTGTTACAATCTGTCTGAGATTAGAATAATTTAGTATTTATCAACTCTTTTTGGAATCAGATATGAAAATCATAGGAATAGCTGGGCAAGCACAAAACGGCAAAGATTCGATAGCCGATAGGTTAGCTCTTAAACTAAATTCTTCTCCAAAAAATTGGCAAAGAATGGCATTCGCCTCGGCCGTTAAAAAAGTTTTTTGCGAAACATTTAATGTTGATTTAGAATTTATCGAGAAATGGAAAACCATCTCAGAGAACCCTCCCGGTTTCGACTGCACTGTTCGACAAGCTTTGCAATTTATTGGAGACGGATTCAGAAAAATTAAATCTAGTGTTTGGCTGGATTTGGCTTTTAGAGATAAGCATGTCTCCACTATTGTATCGGATGTGAGATATGTTAATGAATTTTCTAGAATAAAAAATGAGGGCGGGTTGAACATATTGGTGGCTAGACCGGATAAAATAAATTATGACTCTAATGACTCCGAGGCTCAAATTCGCCCATACTCTAATTACCTGTTGTCTAGATTTAGAAATGATAAATCTGGCGTTATTAATTTGAATAACATAGATTGGGCGGAGTCCCGAAAATTAGTTTTTCAACCACCAGAACACATTGAAATGTTTGATTTGTTTGTTTGCAATTGTGGAACAAAAGATGATCTTTATAATTTAGTGGATCATCACATAGTCCCCTTTTGTGAAAATTTCGTTTTTAAAAATTAAGGAACTTTATGCCATACATTAAACTTAGTGATCGTAATAAATTTGCAAAACCCATCTCAGAAGTTTTAGGAGTATTATCGGACAACACCGATAATTTTTATACCAAAGGTGAATATTTTGCGTATTTTGTAAATCGTTGTGTTAAAAGATTCTTGTCCGACCCTGAATATGTTCAAAATTCTTTCAACTCTGCTTTTTTCAATGAATCCAAGAAAAAATCTTTATCAAATGCCGCTGATAGTATAGCGGCATTGATCAATAGATCTGATCCCATAGCGGGTGCTGGTGATTTAAATTACGCCATCTCCTCTGTCATGTGGGGGTTTTTAGGTGAAGCCAAAGGCTTTCATAAAATAGGTTATGGGATAAGAGCCTATTTAGATGGTATTTTAGAAAAGATCAAAGAGTCTGTTGAGACTGTTAATAATGGTTCCCAAAAAGATTCAACCATGGCTTTTCGTCGTCATTTAGTTATAAAAGGTATTTTGAGCCACATAATGAAAGAAACTTATCGACTCAAAACAGTTCCTTATGAGCAAGGAAAAATTGAAGAAAATGGTGACGTTTGGGTTGATGGTAGTTTGAACATCGACAGCACACCAGTTAGTGAGTGAAATTATGTCAGGGATCATAAAGCCTTTAGACATGAAATATGTTCCCAAACGTTGGGGTTGGGAATTATGGATATGTAATAATGAAAAATATTGTGGTAAAAAACTTTTCATAAAACAAGGTCATCATCTTAGTTTTCACAAACATGGAGTAAAGGACGAGGTATTATTTTGTGAATCTGGTCGGATTGTTTTTACCCATAACTTAAATGAAGAAATTGAATCGATTGAAATGACTCCAGGTTACGCTTTTCATGTGCCTCCTGGAGTTACACATCAAATGCAAGCACTTGAAGATACAATGTTGATTGAATTTTCAACTCAGCACTTTGACGAAGATAGTTACAGAGACACCACTGATTTAGTTTTAGGCAAGAAAGTAAATTTGTAAGATGTCTGACACAGAAAAATTAATTAAAGATTCATATTATATTAATTCTAATATGATTGAGTTTTTGATAATAGAAAATCTTGCTTTAAAATCTTTACTTCACGAAAAAGGAATAGTGGATCCCGAAGAGTACAAGAAACACCAAACACAAGCTGCCCAATTAGTAGAAAGGCGTGTAAGTGAGCAAATAGAACAATGTAAGAAAAATAACTCAAAAATTTTTGATGTTTTAAATAATTTGGGTGAAAAATCTAATCATCTGATCCATTCAAAAAACGAACCTGTTGTTTCTTGATTTTAGTTTTTAATTTACCTAACCCCACCTCGGTCAGCACAACAAAATTCCATCCTAAATTTGTGCAAAAGTTATTTGCTGCAACCCATTTGCATTTGTTTTGTTCGTAATTTGTTTGGTTTGCTGGTTTTATTTCCCAAATTTCTATTGAATTGTCAATAAATGTTACTTTTAAATCGGGTATGTAGTTGTGCCATTTTCCTTTAAAAAAATATGGTATTTTTATATCTTCATATTTAAAGTTAGTCACATCTATGTCCGATTCTAAACACTCAAAAAACTCACACTCCATACCTGATTTATATTCAAAGTCTCTTGAACATTTTTTGGAAGAAAAGGTACCTTGTCTAAATGAAGGTTTCCTTGTTTTTTTTCTTTCTTTTTTTCCATTCGGCCCAGTTTTAAAATCATGCCACACAGCAACCCTTGTTTGTGTATTTTTTGGCATTACCCTTGATGGGTGTTTTGCTTTATAGTGGGTTTTTAAACAACGAACTGGTGATTTGCAGTCTGGGCATATGAGGTATTCACGACCTTCATCGTGGTTAGATACAATGTGTTCTTTGTATTCTTCATAATTTTCATAATTTTTGCCACAAACAAAACATTGATATCTTCTTGTTTTTGGTTGTCCAGCGTCTTCAAATAGCAAGGGCATCCTCTCTCCTAGGTTCTGCAATCCGTAATTTTTTGCACAAACTGTATTGTTTCTTTGAGTTTTTTGTCCATTTCTAGAACTAAAATTTCTACTATTTCATAAAGTTCTTTTACTACGCTTTCTCGATTTGTGTGGGTAAGAGGTCCGTCGTTTATCATTATATAAGAAACTGAGTCTTTTTTAATGTCTAATGTATATTTGTAAGTTAAATTTCCCACTTGTATCTTTGTTATAAATAAATCCCATGTCACATTGGGACTTACCGAAACATCAAGTTCGGTAGATTTGAATTGCGTTCCTCCAAGGTGGCTCCAAGCTAAACCACAACTTTTTGTTTTTTCTACTATTTCTCTTACTAAAGCTTCGTTGTAGAGATCCTGTAATTCTAAAATCGATGGCATAGTTTTCTCCTAATCCTCGTCGGTACGGTTAAGGCTTGTTTTTTTATCTTTGTTTTTATTGCTCAATATTTCAATGTTGTTTTTTTCTTTTTCTTTGTTAAAAAAATTATCTTTTAAATTTTCTATTAGTTCTTCTTCTTCTACAACTTTTATTTTTTTAATGTCTTTTTTCCCTAGTATGTTTTTGCTTGGTTCTCCCTTCACCATCCGGCTCAGATTACAAACAGTGAATGTGGCTTCTTCGTCCCAACCTTTTGGTAAATCTTCATCGTTATTTTTAATTTTTGCAAATATAATTCTTCCTTCTTCGTTTGTACCAAAATATTCCTGATCTTTTTTAAAAAACAAAATTAAACCATTGTCGTTTATTATCTGTTTAATTCTGTTTTCTTCTTCTTGCTCCAATAAGCACAGATCCCAAATATCCATTAAACTTCTGAATTTAGAAAAACCAATTGATTCCAATTTTGCCTCTATTATAAGTATCCTGATACTATATAGACTATATGTTGCGTAGTTTTAAAGAATTTGTGTTGTCTCAAAAAAATGCTCAATTCAAAGAGCAAGATGCCGCTCCATCAATTGGAGCCGCTCCGGAAACTCCTTTAAATCCCAAAAACTCCACAACAAATAAGCATTTTTTTTCTTCGTTAAAAAGACAAATGGGTATGGATAATGATGGTTTGCGTGCTACTTTGGAAGGAGATGCCGTTACAATTTTTCAAGTTCCCGATTATTCTAAAAAATGGGGATTTTTGGTGGCTGGTCCATGTCCAGCGGTTTTATCTCAAAGAAAAGACGGAAATTATGACATTACTTATTTGTTAACTCAAAAACAATTATTAAACCCAGAATCTTTTATTTTGTCCTACAAAGCAGGTGACGACATAAACACCTACACTGGAAAAATTGAAGATAAAACAGAGATAATAGACTCTGAAAGTTTACAAGACATACTTACAAAACCTTTTTCTTCTTTATCGCCAACATGAAATTCAAAAAATGGCTAGAAATGACTGACACATCAAGTGTTGCTGGTTTTTCCAGAAGAGTGGGCTTTGGAAGGCGATGGTGGGTTTCCGATTGGGAACAAAAATTACTAAATTCTCAAAAAAATCAAAAATCAAAAATTAACAAATCTAAATAAAGTTCGACTCTAAAGCTGGAGGCTTTATGAACGCTTTCTTAGAAGGATTAAATTTAAATCAACTAAAAGGTTTTTTAGTTGGCAAAGAAATACTTATTGATAGTGAATATTTGAATTTTTTAGTCGATAACCAGACCGACGACTGTTCTCGCATTTGGGCAAACAGCATTTTGATAATTCTGTTGAAAGAAAAACAAAATATTCTTAAGATCAATTATGTCAAACCAGATCTTGATTTTGGATCATGAATTCCCTCTCCTAAATTTAAATCTTTTTCTACATTGTTTTTACCATATGGATTTGATCCCATGTGTGACAAGGCTTCGGCCATTTCTCTCTCTTTTTTAACTTTTGGTATATTGTGTTTAAATCGATAATCATGACCAGTAGACGAACTATTCCACCGATCTGTTCCCACTGGATTAGAAAAACTAAAATTACTACTAGTGGCTAATTTTAGTTTTTCTTTAGATCCGCAAAAAGGACACTCAACAGACGGGTATATGTTTTCTTCGTCGTAATTACTTAATTCATCAAATTCTTTTTTGCATTTTTTGCATTCAAATTTATAAATTGGCATTTTATTCTTCTTTCTTGTTTTCTTTTTCGTAGTCGTCGCCTTCTTCTTTATGCTTTTCGGTTATTTCCATTAATTTAAAGAATATTTTTTCGATAATTTTTAGTTTATCATCAATATTTTTGAAATTCCAAAGCCAACTACTTTTTGCAACACTTATTGATTTTTCTAAAATACCTTGATTGATTTTGCTTTGATCTATATCCATGTGCATAACGTCAAGGATGCCTTGTTGATCCATGTAGCCAACAATTTCTTCTTCTTCGTTCTCTTCTTCATAGTATTGATTTTCTTCATTGAAAAATGATTCCTTTTCATCATTTTGATCGTCATCATCATAAAATCTTTCCATTTTTAACCTCATTTTATTACTTGATAAAGCGGAACCATTTTTCTCCATAAATTTATTATTCTTGTTTCGTTCGCTGTCATCTCGGAGGTAACCAATCCACCAGCGTTTGAAAAAGGACATCCTTTCGCTGTATTTATCCATCTACCACACCCTTTCTTGTAACTTACTAGGGGGTTAATTGTTTGTGTTTCTTTTGCTTCAAAACAAATATTGTTTGAATTTATTTCTATTTTTTTTTCTTCTAAAAAGTATTCATTTATTTTTTCTTTTATATCAATATTGTGAACAAAACAAACATTTTCTTCTATTAAAAATTTTGATTTATTCATGATATCTAAAATATTTTCATTTAAACAATCAATTGCCAAAACAAATGGATTTATGATCAAAAAAGGATCTTTTAAGATATTGTTATTTTGGATTACGTTTAATGCGTGAAACCAATTTAAAAAAAATGGACCTTCCGCAGAAAAAGGATTAGATTTTAAACACGGAATTTTAAGTCTTTTGGCCCACTGGAAGTAGGAAAATGGAACCTCTTTATTTCTTTGACAATAAATTATCACATTCGATTCAGGCATGTTTACGTAAAAAGAGTACCAACAGGCAAAACTCTGCCAGTCGTCTCCGCTCTCCGTCATTATTAAAATATTTAAATTTTTGCCTGTTTTTGAAATCATAAAATATTATAGAAAGAAATCGTTGACAATTAAAAGGTTTTGTTATAAATTTTAGGTATGATCAATTCAAAATTAACTTGCGTTGATTGAACTTGTTTTGATCATAACAACTAGGATAACTCAACAAAAAAATGTTGGCGGTGACAGGGAGCCGATCTTGGTAATTAATTTATGGATATTTACAAAAACGTTAACTTATGCACATTTTTATAATTTTAGTTTAATTACCATAATGAATCCCTATTTTTAATTTTTTAAAAAAACTATGTACTTACTAAAAACATACGATGAATCTTTAAATCAAATAATTAATAATGGAACTTATAGAACAAACAAAAGAACCAAAATTAGAACACGATCTATTTTTGGTCTGATCAACAGATATAGACTGGATACCGATTATTTTCCTATTGTTACTCGCCGCAAAGTTTACCCCAAGTCAGTTTTTGCTGAATTATTGTGGTTCCTATCTGGGTCAACAAACAATAAAGATCTTCAATCTTTAGGTTGTAATTTTTGGTCGCCTTGGGTTGACTCGGATTTTGAAACAAAGAATGGATTTGCTGAGAATCTATTTGGTCCAGTGTATGGCTTCCAACTACGACACTTTGGCGGGGAATACGGAAACGGAATAGGCGGAAAATCTTTTACAAATCAAGATAATGTTTTAGGTCAAAATTGCTATGGTAAAGATGGGTTTGATCAATTAAAGTGGGTCATTGATAGAATTAAAAGTGATCATTCTTGTAGAAGGACTCTTTGGACTTTGTGGAATCCAAAAGATTTAGAAAGATCAAGATTGCCTCCTTGTCACATGATGTATCAGGTCTTAGTAGACGACGATAGAAGATTGACGGGCATCATGTATCAAAGATCTTGCGATTTTCCAATAGGTGTTCCTGCAAATATTCAATTCTATAGCGCATTAACGGTGATGATTGCCCAACAAACTGATTGTTTGCCTTATGAATTTGTTCATTTCACAGGTGACTCTCATGTTTATGACGATCAAATTGAAGGTGTTAAAAAATATTTAGAACTACCTATAATCAATAGCCCTAAATTAAAAATAAATAAGGCCAAAGATATTTTTAGTTATAGACCAGAAGATTTTGAAATAATTGATTTCGTGTCTGGTCCTAAAATAGAAATTCCAGTGGCGGTGTGATTTATGCAACTTGTAACTATTTTTGTTGCCTATAATAAAAATTTTGTTATAGCTAACCAATATGGAAAAATTCCTTGGCATATAGCAGAGGATTTAAAATTTTTTAAAGAGTATACCATGGGAAAGCCATGTATTATGGGGAGAAAAACTTGGGAATCAATCCCAGAAAAATTTAGACCATTGCCAGGAAGAGAAAACATTATTGTTACTAAAAACCCCGAGAGTTTCCAGATAGATCAATCTTTTGTTTGTGCAAGACCAACCGTAGAAACAGCACTAAAAACAGCTAGGGTTTTTGAGAGAGAAATTTGTGTTATTGGCGGCGGCGAAATATACAAATATTTTATTGAAAATAATTTAGTTGACAGGGTTGTAGCAAGTGAAATTAAAGAATATCAAGATGTTCAAGGCTCGGTTTTTTTTCCTGATTTGAAAAAAATAGGATGGAATTGTTATTTAGAAAAAGAGTTTGATGAATTTAATGTTTATCAATATGTTAAAAATAATTCTAAATAATTAGTGCAAAATTTTAAATTTAAATATTTTTTTGAACAAATGTATTCTTCAATCGGCGTTGTTGAATATGGACCCGGTTTGAAGGTTGTTGCTATTATAGATCAAGGAATTGTTGACTTTTATAGGAATTTGATACCAAAATATTATAATGTTAATCCTCAAAAACACAAAGCCCATATAACAATTGTTCGTGAAAATAAAGAAAGCCCCAAAAATATGGAATTTTGGGGCAAATACCAAAATAAAAAAATAGATTTTTTTTATGATAACAATGTACAAACAGATGGTGTTTATTTTTGGCTTGACGCATTAAGTGAAGATATCGGAAAAATAAGAGAAGAATTGGGTCTTTCAAAATTTAGAGATGATAGAGAATTTGGGGGCAAACTTAGATCTGCATACCACATTACAATTGCGAACACAAAAACATGAAAAAAAATAAAAAAGATTTTTTGGATGCAGCAACAATATTTTATATTGGTAGAATTACATTTATTGCAATTTTTCAAGCTGTTGTGGGCAGATTTTTTGTAAAAACTTTTGAGCCTTATTGGATCAAATTTAAAGATTGGTATTCAAAAAAATGAATGTGGATGTTGTCGATAAATTTTTAAAAAATAATAGAAACAAAAAAATTAAAATTCATTGCATTGGCGATGCAATTATAGATGAATACTACAATGTAAAAGTAGACAGAATCAGTCCCGAACACCCTGTCCCTGTTATGTCTTGTCAAAACGAACATGTCTCCAGACCTGGGGGCGTAGCTAATGTTGCCTATCAATTAAAGCATCTTAATGTTGATTCAATTCTTACGTGTTTTCCTGATGAGAATGCTTTAAATTTGTTTCAAAATCATAAAATTAAAATAAAATGCAAAGAACTACCTGTAAAACCTATAATTCCAGTAAAAAGAAGATATTTAGACGACGACATTCAGGTTGCCCCAAGACATGATTTTGAATTTCCTTTTTGCAATTTAAAAGCCAAAGATATTGATGATTATTGCTTGTTTGTCAAACAAGCAATAATCGAAGAAAAACCAGACGTTGTAATTCTGTCGGACTACGATAAAGGTTTTTTTTCAAGTGAAAATTATAAGATAATAGATTTTTGTAAAGGTATAAAAACTATAGTCGATCCAAAAAAAGCACCTTTAGAAAAGTGGAAAGGATGCACAGTTTTTAAACCCAATTCAAAAGAATCCAATGAACTGACAGGTAAAAAACACTGGCGTGATCAGGCAAAATTTTTATATGATTTCCTTGAGTGCGAATCTGTTGTGATTACTTTTGGTGGAGAAAAAGTAGTTGGAATTTACAAGGAAGAGTTTTTTGAATTTTATCCTAAAAATAAAGTATCCAATGTTCAAAGTGTTATAGGTGCCGGTGATTGTTTTATGGCCTTTTTTGCAACGGCTGTAGGTCACGGATTTAACCCGATAGAATCCTCAGAGATTGCTTGGACAGCAGGGTCTGTTTATGTTCAACATAAAAAAAATCGTCCAGTTGTCCCGGCAGAACTTTGTGCCAGCAAAATAGTTTTTCCAGAGGATTTAAGATCAAGAGATTTTAAATTGGTCTTTACTAACGGTTGTTTTGACATTTTGCATAAAGGCCACATTGAGACACTTAAATTTGCCAAAAGCAAAGGCGACAAACTGGTTGTTGCTTTAAACTCGGATGATAGTATTAAAATTATAAAAGGACCGAACAGGCCCGTTGTCTCTCTTGAGCAGCGTATGTCGGTTATGGAATCTATTCAATATGTAGATTTTGTTGTTTTTTTTGACGAAGACAATCCTTTGAGTTTGATTAAAAAAATACAACCTGATGTTGTTGTTAAAGGCTCAGAATATAATTTGGATTCTATTGTTGGTCACGATATTGTTAAAGAAGTTTATCAAGCACCTATGGTGCCAAATATTAGCACTAGCATTATTCTTAAAAATTATTTCTCTGAGCAAACGCAATCTTGACAAAGGCATTCCATACTACAATTGTTGTTGCAACAACATATTTTTCTGCCAGAATTGCACTTGCAACCATTGCATTTTTTTGTTTGACAACCCGAGATGCAGACCAAAGTAAAAATTAAAAATAATTTGATGAAAATCATTTTTTAAACCTCTAAATATTTAGAGGTATTTATGGATAATAAAATTGGTTTTTGTTTCACCGGAGAGGGTGCCAGAGGATCCATACAGTCTGGAATTGCTTTAGGGCTTCACAAGCAAGGGATTGATGCTGATTTTACTATCGGAATATCATCCGGTTCCATATGTGCTGCATCTTATGCTTATTTGGGACCACAAGGTGTTGCTGATATGTGGTCCGATATAAAAAATATTTTTGATGTTTTTGGTTTTAATTATAACTTTTTTTGGAAGTCTGGGTTACTTAACCAAAAACCCATGGAGAAAATTGTAAGAAAAGCTGTTCAAAATCAACCTATATGCGAAAGCGTTGTTGTAAGAATGAATATTGAAAATGGTTATATGGACTATGTTTCAAACACATCAGTTGATAAAGAGCAATTCGTTGAGGCTGTTTTGGGGAGCGTGGCTATCACCGCTCTTGTTGAAGACAGGGATGGCTGGGTAGACGCAGGAAGCAGGCAATTGGCTCCTTTAGAGCAGTGCATATCGGCTGGCTGCAATAAAATTTATGTTATTATGGGTAGAAGATTTGATATTGACGAATGGAAAAAACCAAAAGGCTTCTTATCTGCTACAAGAATGGCTTATCGTGCATTGGACATAAGTCTTAACGAAATAATGATGAGAGACATAAATTTTTGTTTGAAAAATGAGGATAATCCGGGTTATCGAGGTGTTGAGATACATCTGGTGCAACCAAAAGAAACACTGTTTGAGTCTGTTAGTTTTAATCGTTGTAAGGACGGCGTAAAATATGGCGAATCTAATTTTGAAATTGCCGATAGGAAAGGATTGATAAAATATTTCTCTTTGTGATATATATTTTATGAGTTTATCTTTTAAAAATTGGCTGAAATCAGAGTCGCAAGCTATAGGATCCACTGGTAAAAGTGATTTACCAACAGGAGTCGCCAAGGCTGCTGGAAAAGTTGCTCAAAGTTTTTTAGCTCAAGACGCAAACGCATCCGATGTTGCAAAAATTGTTGGCAAAACCAATAACACTTCAAATCTAATCAAATTAGGAGCACAAGCCGTCGAAACCGCCCCGAACTCTGATGCCAAGGGGACAAATGCCTTGCAGGTTGCTAGTGCCATTCAAAAAACTGCCGCACAAACAAAACTTAAAATGAACAAAAAATGAAATTTAAAGATTATTGTGTCGATTGTGATTTTTTAAATTCTAAATTTTTTGAACAAAACTTTTTTACTTTTAAGGATTTTAAAAAAAATTTAAATAGTTCAATAAATTTGAAAGGCCCAACCTCCGTCAAGCGATCTTTGGCTGCTGGAAAAGTTAGAAGTCCTTCAAGGCCGGTTGTGTTTTCTTCTTTAAATAAGCCTTCCGTCATCCCGTCTGTTTTGGAAAATAAAGGCATAAATTCGTGTTTACAAAAAAATGTTGATTTTGTTGTAAACAAAATCAAGGATCATCACGAAAGACTTTCAAAAAAATACAACTCCACCTTAGCAACAATGATCATATCTGCTGCTTTGGTTGGTTCATTGTTTCCCATTCCTGGTGCTACGATTTTTTCTTGTCTTCCTTTTTTGGGTTTAGCGGAAATGATAAACTTTTTGAAAAAAAATCCCAAAATACTTAAAAAAATAGACATGTTCTACTCCGCTGATAAGCATGATGTTGAAAAAGACGCAATTCAAATTGATGTCTTGTAATTAATTTAAAAACACGTTATAATTAATTGAACACACTTGATTAAAAGCAAGGAACACTAATGTCTGACAAATCATCGACCCTTAAAAAATATTCTGATTTTTATGATCGTAAAGAATTTTTGTCTTTAAATGAAGAAATGTCTTTTGGTGAATATTTGGATCTATGTCGAGAAAACCCAAAACTAGCCAGAAATGCTTTTCAATATGTTTACGACATGATAGTTGAAAAAGGTACCAGCACCTTTGAAAGATACAGAAAAACTTATACTAAGTATCATTTTTTTGATGATAATGAGATACCAGTTTTTGGATTAGAAGAAACGTTGTCAAGTTTTGTTGATTTTATTCACGGGGCAGCAGGCGGTTACGGTACCGAACACCGTGTTCTATTATTACATGGCCCAGTCGGTTCTTCAAAATCAACAATTTGCCGCAGGCTTAAACGTGGTTTGGAACAATATTCAAAAACGCAGGACGGTGCTTGGTATACATTTAAATGGGTAAATTTGCCAGTTGTTGCGGATGATAAAGGACCGGCTGTTTTTGTAAACAAAGAAGATGTTTGTCCAATGAACGAAAATCCAATCAAACTCATGCCCGGATCAATGAGAAAAGAATTTTTGAAAGATTTAAATGAAAAACTAAAAGACTCCTCATCAGAAGTCGAGCGAGAAACTCTTTATGTGCTTGATAGTGAGGGCGATTTAAATCCAAGATGTAAACTTTTTATGTCGATGCTTTTAAAGAGATACGATGGTGATTGGGCTGCGGTTGTTGAAAACCACGTTAGAGTAATTCGTCGCACCCACTCCGAAACGGACAGGGTTGGAATTGGAACCTTTCAACCTAAAGATGAAAAAAACCAAGACTCCACAGAGTTAACTGGCGATATGAATTTTAGCAAGATAGGTCAATTCGGCTCGGACTCTGATCCTCGTGCTTTTAATTTTGATGGCGAATTTGAAATTGCCAATCGTGGTGTTTGTGAATTTATTGAAATGCTTAAACTTGATAATGCTTTTCTTTATGACCTTTTAGGAGCAACCCAAGAACATTCTATTAAACCAAAGAAATTTTCTCAGGTTAATATAGATGAGGTCATTGTTGCTCACACTAATAACCCAGAATTTGAGAAGTTAAAGAATAATCAATTTATGGAAGCACTAAGAGATAGAACAGTTAAGGTGGATGTTCCTTATCTCTTACGTTGGAGTGATGAAATTAAAGTTTACGAACACACTTACGGCCCAGGCAAAGTTCGTCAACACATAATGCCTCACACTCTTGAGATAGCTGCTTTATTTGCTGTGCTAACTCGATTGGAAGATGATGGTAATGGCAAACTTGATTTGCGGGATAAGGCTAAACTTTATGATGGAAAGCAACTCCCAGGCTGGACAGAAGACACTGTCAAGGAATTGCGTGATAAATTCCCAGATGAGGGCTTTCACGGTCTTTCGGCAAGATATGTTCAAGATAAGATTGCAAATCGTCTTGCTCGTCACAAAGATTATGTGAATGTTTTTCATGTTTTGAGCGAACTTAAAGATGGTTTAAGTCAATCTTCTTTGATAACTAAGGTAGAAGACATTAAGAGATATGAATTTTGTGCAGAGTTGGCAATTAAAGAATTGGATGAAATTTTGAAAAATGAAGTTCAACGTGCCTTAGTTTCAGATGAGAAGGCTATAGAGCGTATGTGTTCTAAGTATGTTGATAACGTAATAGCTTATGTTAATGATGAAAAAATGATTCATCCAATCACGGGATCTAAAATGGACCCTGATGAGCGATTGATGCGTTCTATTGAAGAAAAGGCAGGCATACCAGAGCAAGGTTGTGATGATTTTAGAAGAAGTTTGGCAGCTTTTATAGGCACACTTGCTACTCGTCAAAAACAATTCAAGTGGGATAGCAACCCTGAGTTGAAGCGTGCTTTGGAGTCTAAAGTTTTTGAAGATGTTAAGGACACTATTAAATTATCTTCTTTAACAAAAGAAGCTTCTCAACTAGATCCTGATCTTCAAGAAAAAATAGACGCCATCAAAACAAGGTTGATAAAGCAGTACGGATACAATCAACAATCAGCAACCGATGTTTTAGAATATTGTAGTTCTATTTTTGCAAGAGGAGACATTCAAAGATAATCAATAATTATATTTAATATTGTAAACATTATTGAGAGCGAGGTGTGCTATCCCTAAAAGAATTCAAGAAGATCACAAAAGATTCAGGGACGTAGTTTCCGGAAGAACAAGAAGGGAACTCAAGCGTCTAATCAAATCAGGTGCGATAGTTCGGCAAAGGCCAAAAGGTGGCAAGGTTACTATTTCCATTCCACAAATTGACATTCCACACTTTGTTCATGGTGACTCAGGTGAAGGGATTGGTCGGGGTCCGGGGAAAGAAGGTGATACTATTGGCCGTGACCCACAGCCCGGTAATGGCAATCAAGCTGGAGATCAAGAAGGTGAGGGCATTCACATTCAAATCGACATGGAGGATGTTCTTGCTTTTATGGAAGAAGAGTTAAAACTTCCATTTATGAAACCTAAGCCGAACGAAACATTTGAAGAAGTTAAGATCAAGTATAATGATATTTCAAAAGTTGGTCTTAACTCATTGCGGCACACACGCCGTACAATGAAAGAAGCATTGAAGCGTCTGGCGATGGGAGGCAAGTTGGACCAAGTTCAACTTGTCCCCGGAGCCAGCGTTCCAATGAAAGTTATAACACCTATTAAACAAGATTTTCGTTATAGGCAATATCGTGAAATAAAAATACCAGCATCCAATGCTGTGATATTTTTCGCCAGAGATTGCTCTGGATCGATGGATGATTATAAGTGCGACATAGTTTCGGATATGGCTTGGTGGATAGACCGTTGGATAAAAAGATTTTATAAAAGGGTAGATCATTGTTATTATGTTCATGACACACGTGCTCAAGAAGTTAATGAGCAAGAATTTTATACTTATAGATACGGGGGAGGAACCCAATGCTCCTCGGCATTTGAATCAATATCCCAGCAATTTGAAAACAGATATCCTCCTCAAAAATTTAACATTTATGTTTTTTATTTCACCGATGGCGATAATTGGGATAATGATAATGAAAAAGTAGTAAAAATAATTCAAGAAAAATTTCCTCAAGGAGTTGTAAATTTCGTAGGAATAACTCAAATTTGTTCATATTCAAATGAAAATAGTGTAAAAGAATTTATTGATAGAAAAATAAAATCAAATGAACTTGACGCAGAACACATCAGAACTGCCGAAGTTGGATCAAATCTAAGAAATGGCAAAATGAGTGAAGATGATCGGAACAGTCAGATTCTGGATGCCATTAAAAAACTCTTATCTGTAGAAGCATGAGTGATAAAAAGTTTAAAGAATTTGTTGACCAAGGTGTTGCGGCAGCAAATAATTATTTTTATACTGGTAGATATGTTAACGCTTTAGAAATACTGTCAGCAGTTAAACAGGTTGATCCGAATAATGATATTGTTGAGTTGCTTATTCAGAAAATTTGTTGTGAACAATTTAATATCAAGTCTCCCGATTTAAATTATTATTTTGGAGAACATTGGCTTGGTCAATCGCTAGAAAATAAAAGTATAGAAATTTTTTGTGACCAAGGAATGGGAGACACAATAAATTTACTTCGTTATGTAAAACAATTAAAGAAAGAATATCCCAATTGTAAAATTGTTTTGAATTATTATGCTTTTTTTAATCAATTTGAAAGGTTAATGCAAAATCAATCTTATATTGATTTATTTACTCCTTTTCACACTAAGTGTGATTATCATACAAATATAATGAGCTTACCTTGTATTCTTAATGGGATACAACTTGATATTTATTACCCGGTTCATTTTGATAAAATCTTAGACTTGCCTCCGCCGCCTCAAATTTATTTTGAAGAATTTGAATCTTTAAATTTAAGTGATAAAAATAAAATAGGTGTAGTTTGGCAAACAAATATAGATAATCCATTATCTAAACAAAAATCAATAAATGTTGAACTTTTTGATATTTTTAAAGATTTAGATTTTGAATTTTATTGTTTACAACCACAGGTCAAAACCCCAGATTGGATCGATTGTTTGCCAATCGAAGACCTACACGACACAGCCAGATTCATAACACAATGTGATTTTATTATATCTGTTGATACTGTCACACTGCATCTTGCTGGAGTTTTAGGTAAAAAAACTTTTGGATTAATTCCTTTTGATCACGATCCCAGATGGGGCGAAGGCTCCAATAACATTTGGTACCCATCAGTGGAGTTGTTTAGACAAAACAATGATCAAGATTGGTCTATTGCTCTAAATCAAATAAAAGATAAAATAAAAATTTAAAGGACAAAAAATGAACAAGTCTAAAATGATGAGCGGATCTCCTATCTTAACGGGAGATAATAATATTCCAGGATTAAAGATTCACAAAGAAGTCTTAAAAGTCCTTCCACAAATAGAAGAATCTTGTCACAAGATGGGCTTAGATTATTTTCCCATTATTGTTGAGTTTGTAAGATATGACGAAATGGCTGAACTAGCCAGCTACGGAGGGTTTCCTGTTCGCTATCCTCATTGGCGATTTGGCATGGAATATGAAGAGATGGCTCGTGGTTATGAACACGGTCAATATCGTATATCAGAAATGGTGATCAACGCCTGCCCCTGTTACATATATTGCATGGATTCAAATACTTTAGTTGATAATGTTGATGTTATTGCACACGCTATTGGTCATAATGATTTTTTTAAGAATAACATCTTTTTTGAGCCAACAGACGAGAATATGATGAACAAGTTGGCAAATCACGGCACAAGGATTAGAAAATACATGGCTCGTTGGGGACACGAAGTCGTAACAGAATTTATAGATCATTGTTTAAGGCTAGATACTTTAATCGATCCTCACCGGGCTTGGCAAAAAAAGAAGATCAAACAATCGGTTGTTCGTGATGAAAGAAAATATCAACATCCCAAGCGGCTAAAATCACAAAATAACTATATGGACGAATGGGTCAACAGCAAAGATTATATTGATCAACAAAATGAAGATATTAAAAAACAAGAAACGGCCCACTTTCTTGATATTTTTGAGGGATCTTGCAAGGACATTCTTGGTTACTTAAAGGACAACGCTCCTTTAAAACCTTGGCAACAAGATATTATTTCTATGCTTTACGATGAAGCAATGTATTTTAGCCCACAACGTGCAACTAAAATGATCAATGAAGGTTGGGCTAGTTTTGTAGATTACCACATCCTATGTAGGATGGGATTGGCATCATTAGGTCAACCTAGCGAAGATGCCGGTATTTGGCACTACGCAGAACACAAAATGAGAGTTCTTGGCGGAAAATATAGTCAAAATCCTTATAAACTTGGTTTTGAATTATTTTTAGACATAGAAGATCGATGGAATAAAGGAAAATTTGGCGATGATTGGGAAAATTGCAATAACATGCACGAAAAAGAAAATTGGGATAAAAAATTAGGTTTGGGGATGGATAAAATTTTTGAGGTAAGAAAAAATTATAATGACTTTCTTATGATTCAAGAATTCTTTACACCCGAATTTTGTGAAAAGAAACAATTTTTTGAATGGAAACATTTTCCTAATGGCGAATATAAAATTGTAAATCGTGACTTTAAAAGTATTAAAAAGAAATTATTACAAAAATACTTAAACGCAGGTCTTCCCGATATACGTCTTTTAGACCCCAATCATTTGGGCAAAGGTTGGTTTTATATGGAACACCAATCAGACGGTAGAACTCTTTATGATAGTTACGCTCGTGAAACTATCACATCTATACAAAAAATTTGGAAAAATGTTGTGGTTTTGTCCACTAAAAATAAAGATGGAGTCGAGTGCGTTTATGTTTGTGACGGGTCTCAACAAGATAAAAATGTTCATTATATGACTAGAGAAGAATATGAAAAAGAATTCCTAAATAATTGATATGGAAAACATACCTCAAATTAGAACTCTTTTCATATCGGATGTTCATTTAGGAAGCAGGCATTCTTCAACTAAAAATTTATTAGAGTTTTTAAATTACATAAAAGAAAATCATAAAATAGAAAAATTGTATATAGTTGGAGATTTTATAGACGGTTGGAAATTAAAGAGAAATTGGTATTGGAACGATGAAGCCAGTTTAGTTCTTAGAAAAATATTAAGCTTTTTAAGAAGAGAAACAGAAATTTATTATATCGCTGGAAATCATGACGAATTCATCAGGATATTTATAGAAGATTTTCATATAGGAGACTTTGGATCCATTCACATAGGTAATGAGTTTATTCATAAAACTATAGATGGTAAAAATTTATTAGTCGTTCATGGTGATATTTTTGATTTTGCAACAAAGTATGCAAAATGGTTATGTTTTTTAGGAGATATAGGTTATAGTTTACTTTTAAGATTAAATAAACTGGTGTCTTTTGTAAGATCTAAATTTAAATTAAAAAATTGGTCTCTAAGTAAGGCTATTAAACACAATGTTAAACACGCAGTCAACTTTATAAGTGATTTTGAAAATTGTTTAATTTCTTATACAAAAGAAAAAAAATGTGACGGCTGTATATGCGGTCACATTCACACGCCCGATCTAAAACAGTTATCAGATGGTTTTATTTACGCCAATACTGGTGATTGGGTAGAATCATGCACCGCAATTTATGAAGATTTTGATGGCAAAATTTTTTTGTTAAATTATAATGTCCCTAGTTAGATATCCACCGCCTCACTAAATGCCCTATCTATATCATTTTCGGTTAATCCAAGGCTTTGCGTAAGTGGGACCAACATAGGATGACTACGCTCAATATATGGAGCGTATTCCCATTCGACAGATACGCTATCTCGCAAAACTGGATCTTCAATAGTACTAATAGCATCATATGTTTCTAACAACCCATCGGGCGTAATTAAATTTAAAATTGAAGATATTGTCAGTTTTTCTGTTGTGTTTCCAGCAGAATTAGTTGCTGGAATAATATAATTTGCATCTGGTATACCTAAAGGCAGTTCACTAATTTTTATATTTGCCATATTTTATCTAATTTTTTAGACTTTTTGGTTCTAAATTGATTTCTAAAAATTACATATCTATGTATAATGTAGAATATGGTTTCTTGTTAATAACCAGAAAGGGCAAAAAATATGCCTCAAGCCAAACAACAAACTCTTTATGATTTGCACACACATTGCATCAATCCGAACACCAGAGATATTTACTTGCACTCTCACTACACCGAGGACACCGAAGGATCAGAACCTGGGGTTGAATATCGGCAAGCAACAACTTTTATAAAAAATCTTCAATTTTTAGATCAACCTCAATACAAACCCATACTAGTTCATATCCATTCTCAAGGAGGAAATTGGGACGATGGAATGGCAATGTTTAATTCAGTTCAAGCTTGTCAATCGTATGTGACGATGCTTGCTTATTCTCAGGCATCGTCAATGAGCGGTATTATCCTTCAATCGGCACACTTAAGAATAATGATGCCAGATTGTCATTTTTTAATGCATCACGGATGGAGCGGCGGAGGTCTAATTCATCCTTTTGGTTTAAAAAATGAAGCAGAGTTTCAAATAAGGGCAACAAAAAGAATGTTGCAGATATTTGCCGAACGTGCTATTGTAGGGCCTTACTTCAAGAATAAAAAATCGACTAACAAACATTCGATTTATAATTTCTTTGATAAAAAACTTAAAACAGAGGTTGATTGGTATCTTAATGCGGAAGAATCCGTTTTTTATGGGTTGGCTGATTATATTTTAGGTTGTGAAACATATCCTAATGTTCAATCCTTAAGAGAATAAGATAACATTTTTAACCTCTCAAAGGAGTGAGAGAGTGAAAAATAAAAGATTTAGTCATAGTCTTAAACAAAAGTACGATTTGCTCGGTAAAAAATTAGCCGCTGAAATAATGCAAGACATTGTTAAGGCAAAGTTAATCACAGATAATCTTAAAGAAGATTCTGGCGACTTCACAGACGGTTTTTGGGACCAAAAATATCGTCTTCCCAGTGGCAAAGAATTAAAAGTTGAGCCAGAGATGAAAGATGAAAAGTGGTGGGGAAATCAATGGTCTTCTTCAAGGCCATTTCGATATGAAGACATGGATATTCCCTTTAGAAAAGCAAAAAATCAAGCACACCTTCACATCGTTATCAGTACTTGTGAGAATTTTGCTTTTTTACTTACTAGAGATGCCATGAATGAAGCTCTTGAAGAATCTGGCGGAATGCCTAAGATTAAGAAAACAATTTATGAACCTAACGGTGCGGCCTACTTTAGCACCCCAGTAAATAAAGGTTATTTTGTTTACAGGAAAAAAGATGGTCGTTGGGCTAAGTGGAAAAAATTAGCAAAGGAATTAGTTAAATGAGGATACAAAATGAGATTTGTTTAGACTATTCAGATGTTTTGATTTGTCCAAAAAGAAGCGAGTCTCCGAGTAGAAAAAATGTAATTTTAAAAAGAAAATTTACATTTTTGAACTCAAAACAAACTTGGGAAGGTGTTCCTTTGGTGGCAGCAAACATGTCAACCATAGGCACGTTTGCGATGGCTAAAGTGTTTAATAAACATGGCATGAAGGTTTGTTTACACAAACACTACACAGTTGAGCAATTAGTTGATTTTTTTAAAGACAATCAAGCTTTTTACACACTTGGCATTAAAGATTTTGATTTTGAAAAATTAAATCATTTTGTAAATCAGCATGGTCAGCCTCCTAAGTATATTTGCTTAGATGTTGCAAACGGTTATACAAAGTTTTTTGTTGAAAAATGCAGACAAATCAGAGATAATTTTCCAGAATCGGTTTTGATGGCCGGAAATGTTTGCACTCCAGAAATGGTTCAAGAACTTCTTCTTTCTGGTGGCGTGGATATTGTTAAAATTGGTATTGGCGGCGGGTCTGCATGCACCACAAGATTGGTAGCCGGTGTGGGAGTACCCCAATTCACGGCTGTGACAGAATGTGCGGATGCCGCACATGGATTAAGAGGTCACATTGTGGCCGATGGTGGTTGCGTAACATCTGGTGATGTGGCGAAGGCATTTGGTGGTGGTGCTGATTTTGTGATGCTTGGCGGCATGTTAAGCGGACACGAAGAGTGCGAAGGAGATTGGGAATACGAGTGGAAAACACAATCGGGTTTTTTTCAACCAATAGATCCTGGGTACCCTACCGAAAAGAAAAAGAAGACTTTGCTTTTTTATGGCATGAGCAGCAAAGAAGCCATGGAAAAGTTTAATGGAGGTCAATCTGGCTATCGAGCTAGTGAAGGAAGATCAGTTCGTGTACCCTATAGAGGATTTGTGGAAGATACTCTTCTTGAAATAATGGGTGGAGTTCGAAGTGCTTGCACTTATGTCGGGACAGAGAGTTTGAAAGATTTTAGTAAGTGTTGTACATTTGTTCGAGTCAACAACACCCACAACAAGGTTTTTGAAAAATGAGACATGTAACTTTAAAAGATTTTTTTCAAAGCGTTAGTTACAAAATAAACGACTCCTCAGAATACATGTGGGAGTGTTATGGCAAAAATGCTTTTTCTTTGGATGTGGACAAAAAACGGGGAAAAGAATTTACTTTCTCCACTGGAATTATTTTTGATACAAAAACTTCTAAAGTTTATCAGATGGATTCTTGGGATTATAAAAAAAGAATTATATATCGGTGGATTAATCCTAGTTATGTTAAAAAATACTTAAAAGAATCTAAAAAAAGAGGCATTGATCCTTTTAAGGATGAAGAGCAATTTAAAATAATGGATGTTTCGGCAACTAAGATTCTTAGAGAAACTAAAATTGCCATGTCAAAATAGTTTTCCTTGACACTCAACAAGATTTGTGCAAAGATCAATACGGTGTAAGCGATGGTTCTTGCGTTTCGGAATTAAATGATTTTAGGAGATAAAATTGGAAACTACAGGATACGAAAACCTTCATAGACATAGCGATTTTAGCCTCAAAATTTAGGGGCCTTAATGACGAAAGTCATTAAGCAAACTGGATGAATTCGGGGAAGCCCTAACGTAAAGACGAGGGTAATCCCGAGCCAAGCATGTAATGCATTACATGAAGGTGTAGAGACTACTGGCGAGGTTTAGCCCTCTTAATTACCAGCAAGAGCGTCCAGCACCCCTAGGGGTGATGATATAGTCCACTCCACAAGAAACTGTGGGCAAAAGTGCTTAGACGGGTTTGCAAAAGTATCTGAATATGCCGAGTATCAAAAGCAAATAAATCAAAAGTATTTGTGTATCACCGATCATGGTGTGATGGGGGCTATTCCACAACAAGTTGCAGAATCTGAAAAACATAATTTATATCCTTTGTTTGGATGTGAACTTTATGTTAATCCGATGCAACCAAAAGTTTCTTCACGATCAGAGTCGGCGGAGTTTCGTAAATCTTTAGAAGATGAAGCAACGCAAAAAAAGTTTGATAAATCTTATCATTTATTGGCCATAGCCTACAATGATGAGGGTTATTCTAATCTTGTTCGTTTAACTTCTTGGGGCTGGATACACGGCTTCTATAGAAAGCCTAGGGTAAATCATGAAGCACTCATGAAATATAAAGAAGGAATTGTGTTCACCTCCGCCTGTGCCAACTCAGAAATAGCAAGAGCTTTTTTTGATGGTGGCGACGAGGCTGGCTTCGCCATGTTGGAAAAATATATGGCTATGTTTGGTGAGCATTTTTATCTTGAACTTATGATGCTCGATTTTAAAGATCAAAAGCCTTATGATGCTTTTTTAATTCGTGCTCATGATAAGTATCATGTTCCGCTGACAATGAGCACCGATTGTTTTGTTAAAGGCACTTTGGTTCTAACTAATTTTGGTTTCAAAAATATCGAAGAAATTAAAGTTGGCGATAAGGTTTTTACTCATAAAAACAGGTGGAGGTTAGTTGAACATGTTGGATCACGTTCACTAAGATCAAATGAAAAAATTTACCGTGTATCAACTAGTGCTGGTACATTTGCTTATGAAGCTACGGGCAATCACGAAGTATATGTGGCCACTTATGAAAAAAATAAATGGAACTTTGATTGGGTAAGAACAGACGGATTGAAATCAAAAGAACACCACCTCACAGTTCCTAAGATAAGTGAATCTAAAGTTTTCTCCGAAAAGGATTTAAGCGAAATAGATATTTTGTCCTTCTTGAAAAAAGAAGATTTTCAAGAAGGAACAGACTACAAATCATCCAGAAAAGGCAACATGGGTTGCCGCCTTCAGTTCAACAGGGACACTCAAGAATTTTGGTCTTATCGTGGTTGGGATAGAAAATTTAGAACCACTATTCCCAGAATGTTAAAGGTAGATGATGATTTTGTTAAAATGTTGGGATGGTATATCGCTGAAGGTTGGAGTGAAAAAAATAGCAATCAGGTGGGTTTTGCTTTTCACATAGAAGAAAAACATGTAGCTGAGTGGTTAATTTCTTATTTTTCACGTTTTGATATTATTGCAAAGATTTATAAGGTCTCTGAGAACGGTATAGCAATTCGTTTTTCTTCAGTTGTCTTTAATCGTCTTTTGGGTCAAATGTGTGGTTTTGGTGCTAAAAACAAACATCTACCGAAGCCCAACAATCAAGTTTGGCTAAAGATGTGGTCGAAAAGACAACTTTCTATGATTATTCGTGAGTATTGGCGTGGCGATGGGGGCAACGCTGCAAATAATGATGGTTTTATTTTCACATCCACATCTAAAATTTTAATACAAGAGATCGCTTTTGTTTTTAATTCTTGTGGTGTTTTTTCTTTACCTTGTGAAGAAAAAAATAGAAAAGATACATGGAATACCAAAAAATATATATCCTACACGGGAGGAAGAGGCGATCAAGTGTTGTCTTTTTTAACGAATGGAGATTGTAAGCCTTTTTTGCACAAGGAAGTAATTGAATTTAAAGATTATTATTTGGTGCCAATCAAAGAAATCACTGCTCTTAAACACCAAGAACAAGAAGTTCACTGTTTTCAGGTAAAGGACGATCATTCGTTCACTGCTAATCTTTACGCTGTGAGTAACTGCCACTACTGTCTTAAAGAGCAAAGTCATAATCAACGTCTTATGCTCATGCAGCAAAACAAAAGAACGCTTGCTGAGATGGAGGCACTTGTAGAATCCGGCCAAGCAGAGGATCTATTTGAACTACAAGACACAAATCTATGGCTGAAGAGTGAGGATGAACTAAATGAAATGTGGGAAGAAAAATTTCAAGATGTTATCGATTATGAACTTTTCAAACAATCCAAAGCAAACACAGTCAAGATTGCAGAGTTTGCCAAAGGCGTACAAATCAATAAAGAAATAAAACTTCCTAAAATAAATGACGCAGATGCACTTTTGTGGGAAGAAATCAAAAAAGGTTTTATGAAGCGTGGTTGTCCTAGAACTCCTGTTTATATAAAGCGAATCCGTGAAGAATACGATCTAATTTCAGAGAAGGGCTTTTCTAGTTACTTTTTAATTCAAAAAATGATGGTGGATGAAGCTCGAAGGAAGAGTCCAGAGATATTAGGTTTTGGAGACGGATCAGAAGCCGTTGGTCCTGGTAGAGGTTCGGTTGCTGGCTCTTTGGTTGCCTATTGTCTTCGTCTTCATGATGTGGAGCCAATATTCCACGATTTGAGATTTAGTCGTTTTCTAAGTCCAGCACGTGGTGGCAAGCAAATGAAAATTCGCCACACAATAGACCCAATATCTCATGAATCAATCAATTTGGATTAATATCTGTTCATCATTCTTCGCATATATGATTTCATCAATGCTTTTTGCAAATTGTGAACAGCGGGATGATCTTTAAACATTTCGGGATTCATTTCGGGCATTTGGTCATCTTTTTCCATTGAGGCTTCCATGTCCTCATCTTCCATGCCTTCCATGTCCTCATCTTCCATGCCTTCCATGTCCTCATCTCCCATGCCTTCCATGTCCTCATCTTCCATGCCTTCCATGTCCTCATCTTCCATGCCTTCCATGTCCTCATCTTCCATGCCTTCCATGTCCTCATCTCCCATGCCTTCCATGTCCTCATCTTCCATGCCTTCCATGTCCTCATCTTCTTCATCGTGATCAACTTGGTCATCATCATGATCTTCTTGGCTTAGTTGATTGTGAAAAGGAGCGGCAACTTCTTCGTTCATGGCTCTTGCCAACTTGTTACACATGTCTGGTCCGTATGATTCGTGGGCCATAACCTCAGAGATGTGTTTGTAGGTTTCACGGTGATTCAAACACTCTGCCACAAGACAGCCTAGTAAACCACTCTGTTTTAGGTTTCTTACTAAAGTTTCAATAATAACAGGGTTTTTAGAAGAGGCTTTTGTTACTTTTGATAAAAGAGCAGACTCCTCAACAGTAGGCAATTTGACAGATTTTTTTTCATTATTTGCTTCTTGAGTTTTTGGCTCATAAACCAACTCGTCATCGCCTTCGCCTGCTAATCCTTTTGATGAATTTTTTTTACCCTTGGTTGTTTTAGCAACATAAGGAGATTTGCCACCTTCTGGGCGATCAGGTGAGGTTGATGGGTCCACATTATCTCCATCGTTGCATACCTTGGGCTTGTCTTGTAATTTTCCTTTAGAATCCAAGTATTCATCAAATTTCATAAAAGCCATTTTTTCCTCACTCTACTGGCATGATAATTGCCAAAACTAAATAAATTATTATTGGTAATCCGAAACCCAAAAGTGTACTTGCTGCAAAAATTAATCTTACTATAGAGGCGTCTAAACCAAGATAATTACCCAGCCCAGAACAAACTCCAAAAATTAGTTTATTTTTAAGATCTCTTTTCATAAAACACCTTTTGTGTTATTATTTAGTAGTTTAATTGTTTTTTTGAGGAGAATATTTTTGGATCAAAAAAAAGATTTAAATTGGGAAACTGCTTCTTTGGATATGGAGCAAAAAAATTACCGAGGAGAAACTGGCAAATCTCGTAATAGAAGATTAAAAGAAAACTGGTTTGAAAAGTTTGCTCCTGAAAACCAAACAGGTATTGATATTGGTTGTAACGATGATCCTTTAAATGAAACTTTTCGACGTTATGATGTGATTTTCGGAGATGGAGATGCCACTAATATGGTGGGTGTTCCAGACAACGTCTTTCATACCGTGTATGCAAGTCATGTTTTGGAACATCTTCAATTTCCCCAAAAAGCAATACGCAGGTGGTATCAAATTTTAAAACCTGGAGGCCACTTGATAATCGTTGTTCCCCACCGTGATTTGTATGAAAAAAAACGATTTCCTCCAAGCAATTGGAATCCAGAACACAAATATTTTTGGCTACCAGAAGACGAAGACCCGCCAGCAACAAAAAATTTGAAAAAAGAAGTTCTTTTGGCAATACCAAATGCTAACATAGTCCAGTTTAGGGTTTTAGATGACGGTTATGATTATTCTCTTGAAAACAACGAACACGCTATAGGAGAATTTTCGATAGAGTGTATTGTAAAAAAATAATTTTTACTTTCTGCCTTTTAGGTGTATAATTACTGAGTTGGGGTCGTAAAGGTATCGATTGGATAACGAGAGACTCAATGGCAAGTCGAGGTTGGTCAATGGCCTCGTTAAAAATTGACCAAAGCCTTAACTGGCAAAAATAGTTACGCAATGGCTGCTTGATAAAAAGAGCAACCACGGACTGCGAATGCGAGCGGGTAGCATTCAAAAGTTCGTTGTCAAATCCCGCTGGACTAGTGCGGTCAACTTGCGTCTAGTCGAGAAAATAGGTTGAAAAGTCCGTCAGGAATCCTGTTCGTTGGAGTCTCGGCGGTCTGATAAAAAACGAAACAAACTTGTAGAGGTTGTTTTTCAAATTATCGCAAGACAGGGGTTCAGGTCGAGCCGTCAATAAATGAAAGTTTATTGATTATGATTGGATGAATTCGGTGAAACCTTAACGAGTAAAGTCGAAGGCAATACCGAGCCAAGCCCAAGATACATCTTGGGAAGGTGTAGAGACTACTAGAGGAATAAAGTTTCCTTAATAACTAGCATGAGCGTCCAACGCCTAAAACCGCAAGGTTATGGTGAACATATAGTCCATTAACTAAGAAATTAGTTGGGGAAATATCGACTCCCCTCGACTCCACTAAAAAGAGAGGAAGAAATTCCTCTCTTTTTTTTGTCTAAAGTTTTCTTCTTTGTAGAGGAGAAGGAAGCACAAATCCTTTTCCATCAAGATCTGCCGAACCCGGCAATGCTACAATTGAATCTTGTTGGAACCAATTGGCCAAATACAACAAAACTGGAGTTAGTACTTCTTGCCATGTGAATATTGGCGATTTCACCAACCAAATCCTATAAGCCTTCACAGATAATTCACAGACACCTGATATGTTAAATATGCCCGTAATGAATGGGTGTTTTGTTAAACTTGTTTCGTAGTCTTCTTTATCTATTGCTGTTTGGTAAATTGGGGGTATTTGTCGTATGTGAATGTAAGCCGCACTATCCGATCTTGTGTTTTCATCTTGGTTAAATTCGATTCGATAACGCAAAGGGTATTGGTTGTAAGACGGCGACTCGCCACCAATTTGAACACCAAATCCAACTAAAATTTCTTCGTTAAATGTTGCCATTGTGCTTTCTTAAGATTTTGATTATAAACTATTTAGAATCTAAAAAATAAAATCTCAAGGAATTCTCATGTCGAAGCCAGCGAAAACATTGCTGAACAATTATTTTAAAATAAAAACAGAATACAATAAAATGCCAAAAACTTTACAGGGAATTGATGATTTAGGAGATTATGATAATACTTCTATTTCAACATATGTACATTGGACAACAGATGATTATAGGGTTTTTGTTCCTGCTGCGCCCACTATTAAAAGTTTAATACCGGGCGTTTATGAAATGCACAAGAGCGATAACATTGGTTTATATTTTGAAAAAATACCAGTACGTTCAGAAGGTCTCCTAAGATTCCCTGACACCAATTCAGAGCGTGTTGTAAAAGAGATTCAAAAATTTTGGGAAAGAGAAGATGTTTTTGAATCGTATAGTTTAACGTATAAGCGGGGAATCCTGCTATACGGCCCCCCAGGTTGCCATGCCAAGGGAACGAAAATTTTGATGTACAACGGCGATCTTAAAAAAGTTGAAGACATAGTTGTCGGTGACGAGGTTATGGGACCAGACAGTCGGCCTAGGCGTGTTTTGGAACTTATAAGAGGCCAAGATCAAATGTATAAAATTACTCCAAATCGTGGCGAACCTTTTGTTGTGAACGGTCATCACATTTTGAGTTTACAAAGAAGCAGCAAAAGAGACTGCGCAACGCCAGAAATATTAAATATTTCTTTAAATAATTACAAAAAATTATCTAAGCCATCTCAAGTCAAATATAAATTACGTCGTTGTGCTGTAGATTTTTCGAATCTATCAAATGAAGTAATCGTAGATCCTTATTTTTTAGGTGTTTGGTTAGGAGACGGCTCAGAGAATAAAACCGAAATCAACACCGCTGATAAAGAGATAAAAGATTATTTATATCAAATAGCAAGTAGTTATAATCTACACGTAACAGAGAGAAGGAAAACGGATTCTATTTGTTGCAGTTATACACTCTCTAGTAATGGAGGCATTGGCGAAAATGGCTTGCGTAATGATTTGAAAAAAATCGGGGTATTTAATTCAAAACACATTCCAAATGAATATTTTGTGGCTTCAAGAGAAGTCCGCTTGCAACTTCTAGCAGGGATAATTGACACAGACGGTGGTTATTCAACGGCTTCTTGGAGGAAGAATCAAAAATTTAAAAATAAAGGCTATAAAGGTTATTTTGAAATAATTCAAAAGAGGGTCGATCTATCCAATCAAATTGTAAAATTGGCAAGAAGTCTTGGATTTGGAGTTACTATTCGTAGTTGTAAAAAAACAATTAAAAAAACCGGGTTTGTAGGAGAATATCAAAGAATTAGTATTTTTGGAGACATTTCCATTATTCCTACAAAAATTCTTAGAAAGAATGCTCTTAAAGGTCGTGCAAATAAAGACCCACTTCGCACGGGAATATCTTTAATAGAATCTTTGGGCTTTGGTGATTTTTATGGCTTCACGCTGTCGGGAGATCATCTATACCTCACAGATGATTTTATTGTTCACCACAACTCTGGTAAATCGTGTACAATTCAATTAATTATGGAAGATGTGGTGAACAGAGAAGGAATTGTCATAAAGTTCACAGATCCTTTTTTGTTTACCCAAGGCATGCGAGTTCTTAGACAGATACAAGAAGATACACCTGTGGTTGTCATAATTGAAGATATAGATTCTTTTTTAGAAATTTATAACGAATCTGAGATACTAAATGTTTTAGACGGAGTAAACGAAGTCAATAAAGTTGTTTTTTTGGCTACCACTAATTACCCAGAAAAACTCGGAGCAAGAATAGTAAACAGACCCAGTCGTTTCGATAAAAGGTTTAGAATAGGTTACCCTTCAAAGACTTCAAGAAGAATGTATTTCGAACACTTGATTGGCGAAGGAGATGAAAATAAACTTAAACAAAAAATATCAGATTTAAATTTGGATTTGGATCGCTGGGTCGAAGACACAGACGAGATGTCGGTTGCCCATCTCAAGGAGTTGTTTATACAAGTTGTTATTATAGGTGACACTTATGAAGAATCAATAGAAACTTTAAAAAGTATGAAAGAAAACCTTGAAGATAAAGAGTTCGACAGTGAGATAGGGTTTAGTGGTCCAAAAAAATCCAAGAACTACTACGGTTAATTTGGAGTATTAATTGTGCTACAAGAACGCCAGCAACTTTTAAAACTGTGTGTTTCCTCTTTGGAAAAAAAAGGTTTTTCCGAGGATCAGAGATACAAAGACAGGCTCAAGAGAGAATTGAAAGAAATAGATGCCCAAGGAGAGCATGAGTATCTATTAAATTTACAAAATCAATTTCAATCAAAGGGATTGATTTTGCCTTATAATCAACATAATCTTCTTGTTTATTATCTTTTAGATTTGTGTAAAGATTTTGATATTGAAAAAGAATATGCTTGGTATCAAGGTGAGTTTCCAGATATTGATATCGATTATTTAAAAGATGTTCGTGATTACATTAAACGTACTTGGGCCGCAGAAAATTTTGGTCAAGATAAAATTTGCGAGATTGGAACATATGGAACAAGTGGTATTAAATCGGCCATTTTAGATATGGCACGAGTCCATGACGCTGAAAAAGATAGAATTCAGGCTATTACAACAAAGATGTCCGACAAGGACGAAGATGGGCATGATTTAGAGTGGGAAAAAGCTTTAGAGACATACCCGGAATTTAAATCTTATTGTGAAGATCACTCAGAAGTTGCCGATGCAGCCAAAGCATTATTAGACAGAATACGCACAGGGGGCGTTCACGCTGGTGGCTTAATTGTTGCTGATCGTCGTTTAGATGGATTTGTTCCACTTGAAGTTAGAATGGTGAACAAAGAAAATCCAAATGGGGTTATTTGCTCGGCTTGGACAGAAGGTTTGAACCGTCAAGATCTTGGCCCTGTGGGTTTGATTAAATTTGACTTGTTGGTAATTAGCAATTTAATGCAAATAGCCTTGGCTTGTGACCTTATAAAAAAAAGACACAGTATTGAAAAAATATGCGCCGCACCTAATCAATGGGATTTCTCCGATTTAAATTATCTCAATGACCCAAAAGCATTGGCCATGGCAGACAAGGGTGATTTAAAATGTATTTTTCAATTTGATAGCGAAGGCATAAGGAATCTGGTTAAACGTGGTGGGGTTTCTAGTTTTGATGATTTAGCAGCTTACTCAGCCATTTACCGCCCAGGGCCTTTAAATATGTCGATGGACGTTCATTATTGTAAAAGAAAAAGAGGCGAAGAGCCTTATGAAATTCACCCTTTAATGCAAAAGTCTCTTGCTAAGACTTACGGAATTTTGGTTTTTCAAGAACAAGTTATGGACATCTTGCGTGTTGTTGGTGAAATCCCAGACATGCACACAGAGAAGGTCCGAAAAGCTATCTCTAAAAAGAAAATTAAAGATTTTATAAAATACAAAGAAATGTTTATTAAAAATGGACAAAAAAATTTAGGAGAAAGCGAAGAATATGTTGAGAATTTGTGGAGTACTATAGAAAGTTTTGCAGAATATGGTTTTAATAAAACTTTGACCGAAGATACTATAATAGATTGTGTTGATGGCTCTAAACAAATTAAACACATAGGTGTTGGCGACAAGGTTTATTGCATAAACGAAAAAGGAGAACGAGCAGAAACAGAAGTTGTAGCAGTTCACGATCATGGCGTAATTGATGTTGTTGAAGTCACATTTGATGACGGGTACTCGGTGAAATGCACATTAGATCATAAATTTTTAACCGAAGAAGGGCAAATTCCACTTTGGAAAATTATTCAAGATAATTTGGTTGTGCTTAGTTCTCCGTTGGGAGAACAAAATGCCACAGAGAAAAAATTGGGAAGCAATTTGCGGAGAGATTCTCGGCAACAGAAAAAAAATTATAGAACATCGCAAGAATTGTACAAAATGCAGAGAGATGTATTTGCAAAAGAGAACAGAAAAATACAATCACAAATCTCATTGCGGAAAGAAATTTCCAACAAAACACAAACTAGCAGATCACTTGAAAGAATGTCAGGACTGTATTTATTTGAAATGGCGAGAGACAGGAAAGAAACACATATCTCGATGCGGGATAGAATTTTTGAGATACAGTTTGTTGGCGGAACACCATCGTCATTGTGCGAAATGCACGGAAATAAAAAAAGAGAACATTCAAAATCGGATGGACAAGTTAAACAAAGACAACCTGTCTCCAGATCGCAAGGCTATATTTTCTGCAACTGCCAAGAAAACTTCGGCAAGGAAAGATGTTCAAGAAGCAAGATCTGCACAATTAAAAAGATGGAGGGACAACAACCCAGAAGAGTTTGCGAGATCTATAGAAAAGGCACAACATGCTCCCAAAAAATCAAAAATGGAAACGTGGTTGAGAAAATATCTGGGATGGAAGCCGAAGAAAATATGTTGTGGGAAAGACAGGAAATTTGTGGATTTAGTAAAGAAAAATATTTGGATAGAGGTGGACGGACCGTTCCACTTTTGGCAGGTCGGATCAAAATCGAACAAAAGAGGTCACAATTTAAACTATGTTCAACTCAGAGACCAGATGCTCAAAGAGGAGTGTTTGAGGAGACAAGATATAATGCTTTTGAGATTGAGCATGACTTGTTTTCACAAAAAAACAGGAGAAATGAAGAAGGAAAGTTTGGATTTGTTCCAGACTATGCTCCGATCTCCAATACCGGGGATTTGGTGCATAGGAAAGTTCTACGAATTGTGCCCGTGGGCAAAAGACAATGTTACGATCTTGAAGTTGCTGTAAGCACACATAACTTTATTTTGCCAAATGGGGTTGTCACATCGAATAGCCACTCTTATGCATACACTTATATATCGGCAAGGCTTCTTTGGCTAAAGGCGCATTATCCTCTTGAGTTCTACGCTGCTATTTTGATGTGTGAAACCGATACGGATAAAATAAAAGATTACAAGATCGATGCCGAGAAGCATGGAATTGAAGTTTTGCCTATTCATATAAATTATTCTAAAGAAAATTTTACTATTCACGATAACAAAATATATTTTGGTTTTTCCAATATTAAATCTATAGGAGAAGAAGTTGCAAAAAGAATAGTGACCAATCAGCCATATAAAAACGTAACAGACTTCCTTGATAGGTTCGGCACAGATTTAACTTGCATCAAAGCTCTTGTTTCTCTTGGTGTTTTTGGTGATAATCGTGTCAAGATTAGAAAATTTACAGAGTACTATAAGGGAAAAATAAACTCAAGAAAAGATAGAAAAAAAAGATTCGAGCAATCTTTAGAAAAAAAATTACAAGAATTAAAAGATTTGTTGTTGGAAGAAATTAATGAAAACGATCCTGATTTTCAATCTCTTTGCACATTTACACCGGAATCTCAGTCTTTATGGGTGTCTCGATTTGAAAAAATTACAAGAGAAGTTGATTACAATTATCAAGGCAATAAAAGAAAAAAACAAGTTACTTTTTTAAAACAATTAGAAGATTTGGCAAAAAAAAGATCTAGTATAATTGAAAACTTTCATCTTAAAGAAAAAGAAGATGATGGTGTGGATTCTTATGAATTTTTTAATACTTCATCTATCAAAATAGACGATAAAGAAATTGATATCTTGAATGATGAGTTAATTATTGATGGCAAAAAGTTTTTTCCAAAAGCCGAATCTAATTATTATGGTTTTCAATGGAAGCACATTTTAGAAACTTGTGATCAATACTCCGGAAAAACTATTGATAATTTTTTACAAGAAATTGAAAATCAAAACGACAAGTCCGGAGTTATACAAATTCAAGTTTTAGCCGTGAAGAAGAAAACCAGCAAAAGAGGCACAGATTTTTATAGCATGGAAGTTGAGGATGCAAACGGGAAAAAGGTTTTTGTCAATGTTTGGAAAGATGATTATCTAAGGTTTAAAGATAGGTTCGTATCTGGCGAGTTGTTGTCTATAAAAGTAACGCCGCCATCTGGTGGTTTTAGCACATTCACCTTCTGCTCTATTCCAAGACACAAACGCAAAGAAATTCCTGATAAGGAGTGTGACCAAAGATGTATTGTTCTTGAGCCTCCAAAATTTGAAAATTTAAAGCCCGACACTGAAGAAAGAATCATGAAATTTAATACGGAGATTCTCAAGAAGCAATCTTCAAAAAACACCACAATTAAAACTGGTGGTTTTGAAATTTTTCAAAATTAAACTCTTCTATTTTAGTATGGAAAATAAAAAAGAAGACACAGAATTGGTGATAGATCAAAATAATTTTAACGATTATTTTTTTGATGTGAGAAAATTTGGCCCAAAACAAGGGCAAATTTTGGCAAAGTTTTCAGCGGTTGCTATTTTTGGAGATGGTCCAGAAAAAAGAGATTTAATAAAAGTTTTAAAACGAGACAAAGCAGAAGCCGCTGCTATGGTTATGAAAAAAATACACTGCTGTAAAGAGCCTGATTGTTATAAAATTTGTAGAGAAATGTGCGAGGATCTTATATCCGGTATGTCAGAAGATGATGTTGCCAAAAAAGAACATGAGTTTATTATAGAAGCTTTTTATTATGCTAATCGTGAATATGTTCCAAAAAATGATCCCCACTGGGAAACTATAGAACTTATTAAATATGACCCAGAGACTAAAACTTTTAAATCTAATATTGAATTAAAAATTTAATTAAAAATGCTACATATACTAATATGAGCGATAATAATTATCAAGATTACAAATCTCAAATTGACGTTTGGGCTTCTATGTGGGACGAAATGGAAGGAGAAAAAGTTCATCCTTCTTTGCAAAAACCCGAGAGGTCAGAGTTTGCATCAAAAATTTTTGGTGACCAAGATTTCGAAAATGACGACCAAGAAGAAGACCCAGGTTTAATTCAAGAGTCAGAATCAATCACACAAAACCCTGTGAGAGTTCACACTGCCGGAAGAGACGATCAACATCCAGAACCTTGTTGGGTTAAAGAAGATCTTTTGTCGGAAATCGAAAAACTAAAAAATAGTTTGTTCGATATGGAAAATAAATTAGCCAGAATGAACCAACCTGAAAAAAAATCTCAAAAAAGCAAAAATCAAAAAGATCAAGATGTTCTTAAAAAGATAGAATCTATTAGAAAAGATATTGATGATTTAAGTGACAAACTGGGGATTGGCAAACAAGACGTTAGTTTGTTTGCAGTAAAAAAATAATTTGGTAATATAGTTGAAAACCCAGAGTACTCTGTTTTGATGATTTACGAAGATTTTTATAATAAAATTAAATCTTTAGAAAATCCTAAAGTAGCCATATTTACTCATCGTTACCCTGATCCCGATGCTATGGCATCCATGATGGGGGTTGCTTGGATTCTTAAAAAAAATTTTGGAATAGAACCAAATTTGTTTTACTCCGGAGAAATTTCACATCCTCAAAATGGAGTGATGTTGAACTTATTAAATCCAGATTCATTGAAAAAATTAGATGATAGTTTCAATAGTAAAAATTATAATTTATTTATATTAGTGGACACTGTTCCAGAAAATGCTGGATCTGATTCTTTCAATTTGAATTTTGATATAGTTATAGATCATCATAGAGAAGCACCTGTTAATTTTGATGGTGTTTTAATTCATAAAAAAGTTGGAGCTTGTGCTTCAATTGTTTATGATATGATGATTAATCTTGTTGATAAAAATAATTGGCTAGACGAGGACTCAGACAGTGACCAAAAACTAGCGACTGCATTGATTGCCGCTATAGTTACCGACACAGAATACTTAATGTCAGATGACAGTACAGAACATGAATTTAAAGCCTTCTCAGAACTTTTCCCTTTTAGAAATTCTAATCTTTTAAAGCAAATAGTTTTTTTCAAAAGACCAAAATTTTGGATAGACAAAAAAGCACTCGGATCTGCCGAAGCAGAAATAACAGACGATGGTTATGCTATAGTTGGTTTGGGCATCATACCAGAGAAACATCGTGATTTAATTGCTGATATGGCAGAGGAGATGATCCACTGGACAAGCGTAGAGACAGCTATTGCTTTTGGGGTTGTCGGCGGAGACCGCATAGAAGGATCTGTTAGATCATTGAACCCTAGCCTAACAGTTTCAGATTTTTGTAAAAAACTTGGCGGCAAGCATGGCTCTGGCGGCGGCAAACATGGGAAAGGAGCCTATAGATTAATTCTTGGCGGCATGAGTATAGATCCAGATGAGGAAGAAGAAGATGTTGAAGAGTTTTATAAATCCATAGATAAAAGAGAAATAAAAAGAATAATGAGAACAATAAAAAAATAAATTATAATGGCTCTCTTATTGTCATGGATGAAAATGTTCCAAAAAATTTTGTTTTAATGTGCCAAAAATGTAAGTGGTCTAAAAAATCTACTGGACTAAAGGAAGACCTCGCTGATCTAACCAGACTAAACGCAGGTTGTTCATCTTGTGGCAAAATAAAAAAGTATAAATGCCCGAAGTGTGGCGGAGTTTGTGTTTTAAAAAGAACTAAAGGCAACGCTTAAAAAATGATAAATTCACTCAAAACCCCAGTTGATTTTAGCCCTCCTTTGGCTTTTTTTAAAAAAAAACAAACTAAAGATGAAATTAATCTTGAAGAAGTTAATTTTAAAATATACAAATTCAACAACAGACCCAGGCCATCAAAAACTGATAGGATCATCATAGTATCCTGTTTCTCCGAATTTGGATGCGAAACTTTGGGTTGCATGTATTGTATACCTCGATTGTTAAAGCAATTTCCTGGGAAATATGTCATCGCTATGGGTTGGTACGGTAGAGAATATCTGTACAGACATCTTGTGGATGAGTTTTGGGAAATAGATGAAAAATTTATGTTTCTTAGGGATTACACCAAAGCTTTTCATCATGTTTCAGACAACTTAAAAAGAATAGAACACTCGGCATCAAAATTTGGATCGGTGGTCCCCTCGGCCACCTTGGGTAAATACGTTGTTTCTAATCTTTGTAGAACTTGTGGTAAAGTTTGGCACGAGTGGAGAAAAAAAACAGACAACTGTCCAAATTGTCAAAGTACAGTTTTGGTAAGATCTGTTTTTACTGATATAAATTCTTATAAGCCTTTTGCAAAAAAGATACCTAGGCCAAAACAACCTTTGTTAGATTGGGCCAAATCGATTGTGGGCGAAAACTGTGTGGGTGTTTTTGCAAGAAAAAGAAAGACTTACGGAAGAAATTTACCAAAAGAATTTTATTTAAAATTAATAGATTTAATTAAATCAAAAGGCTTCAATATAATTTGGCTTGGGGAAAAATATAACACCCTACCCTGCCCAGATCCAAGTGTTTTTGACTTTTCGGCAACTTACGAATCTAGAGATCTTGAAAAAACTTTGGCAATTATATGTAATTTAAAATTTACGATTCAATTTTGGACGGCTTCCACAAGATTATCCGGCATGATGGGCGTTCCCTTTTTGCTTTTTGAAAGCCCAGAACAAATTTACTCCTCATATTCGGGTCTTATGGCCGCTCAAGAAGGAAAAAGATTAGAATTAACTACCTTTGGAAATAAAAAAATTGTAATTTCACATTATCATAATGTGGTGGAAAACCAAGAAGAGTGCTTGAATTTAGTTCATAGAGCCATAGATGAGATGGGCAACAATAATTGGCAAGACATAATTGGTTTGGTTGAAGATAATGACTTCTCAGAAGTTTTGAAAAAAGAATTTTATGAAATGTTAACATGAGCGATACATCAGATTTTTTAAAAAGAGTTTCCAAAAGAACCGGGTTTAAAAGGGAATTTTATATAGAAAAAAACATTCCCACAGAGCCCAGTAACATTTTAGCCATACCATTTTTTGGCGATTTTGAGTCATTGTTTATTTTATCTTCTTTGATATTAAAACCTTTTAAAGAAAAAAATTATGAAAAGTATATTGTTCTTTGTTCCTGGCCAGGGATGCAGGCACTTTTTCCTTGCGTTGATGAATATTGGACAATAGATGATCCTTCTTTGTTATCTAATCTTTCTTTAGGATCAAATGGTTTTTTCAATAACTCCAATATATCAGCAGAATTAACAAAAGGCTTGTCAGAGGTTTTAAATATTTTCACGCCAAGAGACCTCCAAAAAATTTACAACAAGGGATTTACATCAATTTTTTGGCAAGAATTTAAAGAAATAAAAAGATTCCTTCCGGAAATAAATTCTTTTTCTTCTTTGCAAGAAGATATTAAAAGACAATTTTTAAAGAAGGAAGGAAGAAAAGTAGTTATTTATCCTTCTTTGAAAATGAATTCTTGGCAAAGGGGTGCTAGTGTTTCTTTGCCAATTATAAAAGATTTTTGGGTATATTTGGTTGAAAAATTAATTAAAAATAATTTTGATGTTGTTGTTTATCAAAACTACTTCACGCATGACCTTTCTAAAGAATTTGCTGATAGGTGCGTTTATTTAAATTTTAATGAAATTTCTAAAATCCTAAGTTGCATAAGGGAGTCCGGTTTGTTACTGGATATACATTCAGGAATATCAAGATTTGCGGTGGCAGCACGTTGCCCATATCTTGCTGTTGTAGAAAGACAATTATTTGTTTATAATAAAGTTTATGAGGTGGATGATTTGTGTGCCAAAGATTTGCAGAAAAAATATATCTTTTCTTTTGCCTCTCAAACGACAACCTGTTCTAAGGAAGAGTGGGATGTAACGGTATTGGATAATGTTTTTAATAAATTAAATTCTTTTTTACCTGAGATTGACTATAAAAAAATTCCTAGCACCGCTAGTTCTTATGATGTAGTGTCTCATGATAATATAAGAAATATAGTTTCTAAAAGATTAGGCACTCATTTTATAAAAACTTCAAAAAATAAATAATTAAGGAGATTTAAATGTCAAATGTAACAAGAGTTAAAGTAGAATTGAAAAAGAAGCACAATGATCCTCAAAGAAACTTTAAGGATATGCTTCAAGAATTTAAAAAAAGAGTAAGCAACGCAGGAATATTGCACGATTATAAAGACCATCAATTTTATGAAACCAAGTCTCAAAAGAAGAGAAAAAAAAGAATTGCTATGGAAAAGAAATTGCAGATGGAGAACTTAGAAAAAAGAATACTTGGCGGAGAACAAGTGAGAGCCTCGGCTGGACTTTTAAAAAAGGTTTTAGCTCATATGAACAAAAATAGCAAGAAGAAGAATTATAATCACGAGGATTAATAATATATAATAAAGAGGTTTAATATGTCGAAAAACAAAAAAGTAATGAGTATAGCTATTCTTCCAGAGATGCACGAAGATCTAAAAAGAGCGGCAAAAAGAAAAGGTGTTTCTTCTTCTACTTACGTTGGTGATTTGGTAGAAAAAGCTTTAAAAGTTAATCCCGATGAGGATGTTGTTGTTATTGGCAAACCAATAGAAGATGACATTCAACCAATTATATTAAAAATACCGGTTTCAATTACTTCTAATCATGAAAAGTTAAAAGATTGGTTGGATTTACAACTTAAAGGTATCCTACAAGCCATGACTGGTCAAGATTGATGTTTATTGTAAAACCAGAAGACATACCTGAATATAATAATATTTTAGATGTAAATTTTGAAAATTTGATTGAAAAATATAAAATTTTCCAAGATTTACAATTTATTTGCGAGAAAGAAAAAGGGATAGGCATATCAGCCGTACAAGTTGGTTTGCCTATTAAATTATTTTTAATAAAAGGAGATGGAAGTTGTCCTTTTATTAAAAATAATGAATACGCTTGTTTCGTCAACTGTAACTATGAACCTTTAGATGATTCTAAAAATATAATTACAATAGAAGGCTGCTTGTCTTTAAAAAATAAAAATAACCAAATTCGTCACTTCAAGGTTGAAAGATACAGCGGTGTTAGAATTCATGGTTATCGATTTTTATTTGATAAAAAATTAGAATTTGTTAAGATAAATGAAAATTTAAACTTTGATCAACAAGGTATAGTTTTTCAACATGAAATTGATCATCAAATGGGAAAAGATGGATTAATTTCAAAAAAAGGTCAAGAAATATTCATCTGGTGAATCATGTCTTTAAGTAAAAAACAATTAAAAGATGTTTGTTGTTTGGGCCTCAAAAGTCTGCAATGCAGATATTTGGATGAGGACACCAGCGATTCTGGTGGTCTTGTTTATATTTGCAAAAAAAAGTCGCCGGATAAAAAAATTATAGACTCGGAGATTACGGATTTTTTGAATATGTTGAAAATGAGAGGGCAAGACCCCAAACAACAAACAGTGGCTTTAAGCGATAATTGTGAAGGCTTTATGCCTTTTAAAAACAAAGTTCAAGGGTATGACATTAAAAATTGAATGAAAATAATCCAAAATTTTAAAAATTAAGAATTTTAGAATCAAAAATTCTTAATTTTGGTTTGAAAAATATTTTAATTATTTTTGCATTGCCTTTAGTGATTTTTGTTTTTTAATCAAATTAAGAATTTTTTCTTCGCAATTTGTGTTCAAAGCTTTTTCAAAAACAGCATTTTCGATTTCTTGATTGTCGGAAAAAACTATTTCTTTGGCAAGAATATTTGCTGTTTTTTCGTATTTTTTAGACTCAGATCTGTAGTGCAACACCATTATTGTTAAGCAACCTATCCCAATTATGGCCACCATCGTTCCGCCCGGACCAGATAAAACTTGAATTCCGCTATTTTCATAGACACTTTGCAAATTTATGATCCCTTGTTGAATCTTGTCCAGGCGACTGTTTTGGATGCTTTGCTGGTTTTTTAAAGCCTCCAAGTCTGCAATAATTCCGTTTTGATTATTCTTTAATTCCTCTATTTTTCCATTTTGGTTATTGATTTTAGGAGATCTAGGTGAGAAATTTCCACAACCTGATAAAACCAGGACTAAAAAAGTGAAGATTAAAAAATATGCAGTTTTCATAAAGCCTCCTTGATTACAAAATTATTTATTATTGATAAGAGGAAATCTTAATGAATTTCTTATTTAAGGGGTCTTGATTTATTTTAAGAACTTGTGCATAATCCTGACTTCCCCCAAGGAGATAACTTGTGTCGAGAAGACCAAAGAGAACCTATGAAGAACCTTTTTTTGAAAAAGGTCGTCATATAAAAGATCTTAGAATTATCATAAAGGAGGGAATTAAGATTTTCTTTGAAAATAAAAAGTGGTTTGCTGGAGGAAAAATTCCTCAATGCGAACTGCTCTCGGATAGTAGTGTTGATGTAGTTCTTAAAACTCCATTTAACGAAAGTTCTTTTGGTTTTTTTCATGATTGTTGTTTGTCAAAAATTTCTTGTCCAAAAGATTTTGTAGACGAAGGTGTCCCTTGGGAGGTTTGTTATCTCATAAGTCTTTTGAGAGAAATGAAAATCTACGGCTTGCCAAAAGATTTCCAGCCTGGATTTTTAATGTTGTTTTTCAAATTCTGTAAGGGAATAAATATCCCTCAACCGCCTGTTTTTTGAGATGGAATCCAAAGATCTAGAACTTATATCCGGTAGATTTTTAGAGATGGAAATACCTAAAGAAAAAAAGTTTCTTCTTAAGTATTTTACCGGAAAAGTTCAGGTTGCTTTTTTGAGATTTTATTTGGTCTTTGGAACAATTCGAAATTTTACAAACCACACAGGTCTTTACTGTAGTCACACTTTGCTGAAAAGATTTCGTAAAAGATATTTGGACATAACTTTTTTGTATGAAAAATCAAAAAAAGAAATGACCGAAGAAAGTTTGCGAATTTTGAATTTAATTGAATCGGGTAAATTAAACTTAGCCAAATTAAAAAAAGGAGAAATAAAATGAGTGATTTCTTAAAAATTCAAAGTTTGATCCAAGAAGGTTTTTCTTGCTTGGGTATGCTTAATGAAGCTCAATCTAAGTGTTGTTTAATAAAAAATAAAATTGAAAATGATTTTTTTAATGAAGATTTTGACCCATCCACCGAAATTAATCAAATATCAGCCGACATCGATACATATTCCAATAAGTTGTTTTTGCTTAAAAAGGAATTAAAATCTTATGGGGCAATTTGTTAATTGGAAAGAATGGCTTCTTTTTAAAGAATCAAAATCTAAGAAAAGAAAAAATAAAAAGAAAACGCTTGCGGTAAATTTTTTAAATTATTATCATCCCTATTATAGTGATGACAATAGTGGAGAAGAAATAACAGGAGCAGATCATCAAGGAGACTCAGGATCTGAGATATCAGAGTCCAAAAAAAGTATAAGAACACCAAATTATTTTTTTGATAAATGGCTGGAAAAAATTGAAGATTTACAGAAGGAAGTCAAAAATTTAATCAACAAGCCAGAGACAAAGAAGCCAGAGACAAAGAAGCCAGAGACAAAGAAGCCAGAGACAAAGAAGCCAGAGACAAAGAAGCCAGAGACAAAGAAGCCAGAGACAAAGAAGCCAGAGACAGACTGAGTTGGTAGATATTTTTATGCAAAATGATTTTTGTTTTGTGTTCGATACAAATGAACATCTTAAATATACAAAGTTTATTTCTAGAGATTCAAAAGAAATTAAGAAATCCTTACACGTTCAGCAAAATATTGTTGGTACTTTTGTGTACGCTCTTTGTGTTCACGAAAGTTTAAATAAAAACAAAAAAATAGAAATCAAAAATAGTTTTGGAAACTGTTTAACGCCAGAAGTTTACGATACGGTCAGAGATTTGTTTTGCTTTGAGGGCGTTGATGTTTCCTATATAGGATTTGTTCCAATAAGTTACAGGATAATATCTCCCGAGTCAGATTGGGATTCATATGTTCCTTTGCCTTTTTCTTTAATTAAAAAATACTTAAATAAAGAAGAAATTACTAATTTTTCTAAATGGTCAAGTCAATATAAAGATCAACATTTTAAAATACAATTAATTCAATTTGTTGGGTAAAATATGGCAAAATTTAGACAGACCGCAGATAGAGATTCTAGATACATGGGCCTTGCTTGGATGATGGCATATTGTTCAAAAGACCCCAATACGCAAGTCGGGGCTTACATAGTGTCTGAAGATAATTATGTTTTAGGAGGAGGATATAATGGCCCGCCGAGAAACATTAAAGATGAAGACGTTAACTGGGATAGGTTTCCTAACGAAGAAAATAATTTATGTAAGTATGATGTAATTATTCACGCAGAGATTAATGCGATGAGTAACATGTATTTACAAAATATAAATTTATTAAATGCAACACTTTATGTAACCGCTTTGCCTTGCCCAACTTGCATGAAGCAAATTGTCGGTAGAGGTATAGGCAGAGTTGTTTATTTGGATTTTCAATCCAGTCCAGAATCAAGTCTAAGAAACACAGAATGGTGTGAAAAAACTTTTAAAATAGCTAATCTTGGCAACACAAAAGTTGAAAAATTCATAGGCAACATCGATTGGGTGGAAGATTGGGCCTCAAAACGTCCAAAAAATTAGAAATATTTGGATGGAGTTTTCTGGCAGTAAACATATAAATAATATCATGGCTTTAAAATATAACCTAAAAACAGGAAGTTGCAATCATAATTGCAGAAACATTGAATCGGAAATCAATCCAGATTTTTCTATAAAAAGACACGATACAAGGCCCTCTTTTCGTGTTTCAATAGAGGATTGCAATGGACCTTTTGATTTTCGTGGATTAATTGTTGAAATCAATATGTGGTCCGCTGCAAAATTGAAGACAGACCTGAGCGAATCTGCTGATTATTTTTCTGTTGCCGATAATATAGGGTTCAATCAGATTATGGTGGGAGACATCATCATAGTGGATCAGGTAAGATCACCAGAAAAGATGTTGGTTCTTGGTTTTGATGAAAAAAATAAATTTATTAAGGTCCAAAGATCTTATCACGGAACAGATGCCAATTCTTATAAAAAAGGAACCAAGATAAGAATTTTTAGAATAATGAATGAACAAGCTAGAGTAGAAATGGATTTTAAAGATGTTGAAAATGTTGATGGCACACTTGATAATGATGTCATTCAATCTTCTTTTTTAACATATGATTGGAAGCCAGAGGACACATGTCTCCCAGGAATCTATTACTTGGAATTCAAGGTTTTAAAAATGATAGATGTTGTTTATTTTATTCCTGATGGTGCTTGGGTTGGCGAAGTGTTTAAAAATAATGAAGACGGATTCTATTACACAGGTTCCACCGAATCCAACTCATCCGTTAGATTAGAATACAATCAAGTGGATAATAAGTATTTCTTAAAACAAATTCCTTGGAACGGCGAGATCCACCTCCACTCAGATAATCAACACTACACTGGAGAAAATCACAATGACGGCTCTGTGTTGTTGATAAAAGATAAATCAGATAAAAGTAATTCCTATAACAATAATGGAATTTTAAATTCTCAAAACGTCTCGGTTATACCGAGTTTTACAAGCCCCAGTTTAACACCCGAAGATTTTGGTTGTTTTATAGGGGAAGGCGTTGAGTGGGTCAGAAGATTTCCTTCTAATAACGAAGGATTCATTGTGCAAATAGTCGATAGTTTTACAACAGAAATCTAAGAAAGGATATAAAGCCCTAATGGCTATAAATGGTAATTTTGGAAGGTATTCAAAGTTTGATGATAATTCAAAAAAGGATCGAGTCAGGTGCAACGAACAAATCAGAATACCTCAGGTTTTAGTGATTCATGATGGGAAAAATTTAGGGGTGATGCAAAGCAGATCAGCCCTACAGTTGGCTAGAAGTTTTGATTTAGATTTGGTTGAAGTTGCTCCCAACGCCAGACCTCCAGTTTGTCATATTATAGATTACGGAAAATACATGTATGACAAGCAAAAGAAGCAAAAAGAATCCAATAGTAAACAAAACCAAGTTAAAGAAAAAGAAATAGACTTCAGGTACGTTATAGCTGATGGGGATCTTAATACAAAATCTAATCAAATAAGAGTTTTCTTAACAAAAGGCTACAAAGTAAAGTGTGTTTGTAAATTTAGGCAGCGTGAAAATGCTCATAAAAATCAAGGCTTTGAGGTTTTCAAAAAGTTATTGGATTCTTTAAATGATATCGCAGCCGTTGAATCTCCGCCAAAACTTGATGGAACTAATATAGTTTGTCGTTTAGAACCAATTAAAAATAAGTCAAAAGTATTATGAGATGTTTAGTTACCGGAGGGTCGGGATTTATCGGCTCTCATCTTGTTGATAAATTGGTTTCTTTGAATTATGAAGTTGTTTCTTTAGATTGTGCTTTGTGCAAGTACGAAAATCCAAAAGCAACATACAAGTATGGTTTTGTTCAAAATATAGAATCTTTTCATTTTTTAAATTTTGATTTTATTTTTCATTTGGCGGCTTTGCCAAGAATTCAGCCTAGTTTTAAAGATACAACAAATGTTCATGATTCAAACACCACGGGGACTTTTAAAATTTTAGAGTTTGCAAAAAAATCAAAATCTAGAGTAATTTTTGCTGGATCCAGTTCTGTTTTGCATGACATTTATGCTAATCCTTATTCTTTTAGCAAAAGCATAGGCGAACAATATTGTGTTCTTTACAATAAAATTTTTCAAGTTCCTGTGGCTATTGCTAGGTTCTTTAATGTTTATGGGCCTAGACAAATTGAAGAAGGAGAGTATGCCACCGTTGTGGGAATTTTCGAAAAGCAAAAAAAGCAAAATAAAAATCTTACAATAACAGGAGATGGCGAACAAAGGCGTGATTTCACCCACGTAGATGATATAATATCTGGCCTCGTTTGTATAATGAAAACAAATTGGAATTTCGAAATTTTTAATTTAGGATCAGGTAAAAATTATTCTATTAATGAAATAGCTTCTTTTTTTAATTCGCCTGTTGAGTATATTGAATCTAGAAAAGGTGAGGCAAAAACAACGCTTGCCGATATTGAGTACACTTGTGCAAAAACTCAATGGAGTCCTGTAGTTGATATAAAAGACTATATTGAAAAAATTATTTGAAAACAATGTACAATCATAAAGACGGTGTAGTGTTAAGAAAAATTGAAAGAAGTGACCTCCAGTATCTTTTGAATTTAAAAAAAGAAAGTTGGTGGGGAACTCATTCTACACAAATAATTAACTTAGATGATCAAAATTATTGGTTTGATAACATTCCCAAAAATCAATTGTTTTTAATTGGAGAAGTTGAATGTGAAAGAATAGGTGTTGCCTCTTTAACCAATATAGATACCACAAACGGATCCCTCAACATATCAGGATCTGTTTTTAAAAATTATAGATCAAAATGGGCTTTTCCTTCTTTCTGTGCGGGTCTGGATTTTGCTTTTGAGATGTTTAACGTTCATCGTGTGGAAGCAGAAGTTCTGGAGTACCATGTGACAGCTCAGAAATTAGAAATTGAAAAGTTGGGATTTGTTGTAGAGGGCAAAAAAAGAAAATCTGTATTTAAATGTGGAAATTATTACGATTCAATCATATTAGGTATGCTTAGAGAAGATTGGTTAAAAAGCGAACGTGTAAAGCAATACGGAGATAGTTGCAATTTAAATTTTAGTCCAAATAGATTTAAAAAATTATCTAATTACTTTTCTAGAAAACTACCCTGATCTTCCTTCCTTCTTTATTATTTTTTTTGGCCACTCTCCTATGTTTGGCAAAAGATTTTTCCCAATAATATAACTAATGGTCTCTGGTGTTGACCAAAATTCTAATAAATTTGCTAAATCTTCTTTATTTGGTTTCTTAATCATGTTTGACCAAGATTGACATACTTTCTTATAAAGATCTTCTAATAAACCAAAATTATACAAGTCGTACCATTTTTTCCAACGATCACAAATAGCACTTCTTTTTAGTAAAGATTCGTGACCCTCCACCGCTTTTTTAACAAATTGAGAATATGACCTAATTGGATAGTGATGTCTCCATATTGTGTTTGCGTAGTGTACATTATTTATTCCATCAAAACTATGATTTCCGTGTTTGATTACAATGTCGGGATCGGGTCTGTGTGCCACCTTGCATTCTCCTGGTAAATCGTGAAAATTTTCAAAATCCAAATAATATCTCATCTTAATTTGGTCAAATTCACAACCAACGGGAGGGTGCAGGAACATTCTTGGAGAACTCACATACTTAACAGGTATATTTTTTAAATTATTTAATCCACACCAAAATTCATCGGCATCTAGGTGAATAATCCAGTCGGGCTTCAATTTGCAAGCCACTCTTGCCATTTTTGTAACCCACTCTGATTGATTATGATCTTCTCCTTGTTCTTCTATAATTTCACAAACTTCAGGATATGATTCTATTATATTTTTAGTTTTATCTTTTGATCTATTGTTTGTAACAATAAAATACTTTACTCCCTGATTAATATGATGTTCTATATTTTTTCCTATAATATCTTCTTCGTCTTTTGCCAAAATTGTTGCGACTATTTTTAAATTAGAATTTAATTGAAACATGAAAAATAAGTTAAAAATTTTAATATTGATGGTTTATTATAATAGACCTATTTTGGTAAAAAATGCTTTAAGAAGTATTATAAAATGCAATAATCATCATCAAAATTGGGTTCTTTTCTTTGGCGACGACGGCAGTCCCAATCCAGGAAAACCAATAGCAGAGGAAATCCTAGCAGATTTTAAAAATCAAATTATTTTTGCTAATTCAAACGCCTCCCCAGAACAAAAAATACAGGAAGGTTTGGCGATAGGCAAATATGCAAATCAAGCCATAAAAAACTCCGATGCTGATTTGGTTGTGACTCTTTGTGATGACGATGAGTTTTATCCTAATTATTTTTATAATTTAAATAATTTTTTTTTAAAAAATCAAGAAGTTCTTTATTGTTATTCAAATATTATAACGTATAATCCTTTGTTCCAAAAAAGTGAAGACTCGGATTTTTTGTCGCACAAATACAATCAATATAAAAATCCTATAAATCCAGTTGGAAAATTAGATGCAACTCAAGTCGCCTGGAGGTCCGATTGTTGTAAAAAATTTGATGCTTGGTTCGCAGAAACTACAAAATTTATACAAGGCAAACCATTAATTAAAGACACAGATCGCTCTTTTTTTGAAAATTTATATGATAAATGTGGGTTATGTCACCCAACTCATTTTATTTCTCAATATAAAGGCATTCATGACTATCAATTGTTATGGCACAAGAATGCACACAAAGAATCTCTTTTATCTTATTACAATAATTGCCAAAGACTGGCTGGAGAACTATTTTGAAAAACTTGTATGAAATCTTGGGTCTTGAAAAAAGTGCCTCAGAAGAAGATATTCGTAAGGCTTATCGTGATTTGGCAAAAAAATACCACCCTGATTTAAACCCTAACGATCCAGATGCAGCAGAAAATTTTAAACAAGTTTCTCGTGCTTTTGAAGTTTTAAGTAATAAAAATTCAAGATTTAATTATGACAACTATGGATCAATTGAAGGAAATGATTTTTTTGAAAAACGCAAACCGTTTTCCTCGGCTTTTGAAGATATGTTTGCTCAATTTTTTAATAATAGACCTCAACAAGTTTCCAAAGGTGATGACATATTTTTGGAAGCCAACATAACATTAAATCAGGTTTTAAGTGGTGATGAAATAGATCTTTTTTATCAGAGAAAAAATATTTGTGATAAGTGCAATGGTTTTGGTGGTGATAGGATAAAGTGCAAACACTGTAACGGCACCGGTTCAAGAGTAATTCAGGGGAGAGCGATGACCGTTAGAACCGGCTGTCAAGCGTGCGGTGGCACCGGCAGCGTTATAGGTGAATCTTGTTCCAATTGTGAAGGAGGATACACCAACTCAGAGGAACAAAAAATAAAATTCAAAATTTTCCCTGGAGTAGACAATCGAATGAGATTTGTTCAAAAAGGTCTGGGAAACCCTCCAGTTGATTCTGATGGTGTTTTTGGCGATTTGTTTATATCAATAAATGTGCAGAAGCATGAATATTTTGAAAGATTACCAAAAGGAGACATTTTAATAAATTGGCCTGTTGGATATTCTGAACTTGTTTTGGGAACTCAAATAGAAGTTCCTACGTTGGAAGGACGAGCCATGGTTGTTATTCCTCCAAAATCGAATCCGAATCAAAAGCTAAGACTGAGGAACTTGGGATTGCCCATATTTAATACCAGTGACACTATATACCAACGTGGCGATCAATACGTTAACCTTTCGCTCTACACACCAAATGATTTGGGTGACAAAGAAAAAGAAATTTTTACTAAACTAATGGAGTTAGAAAACTCTTGTTTAAATACAAATAGACAAGAAATTTTTAAAAAAATAGGAGAAAAAAATGGATGATTTAAAAAATAATAAAATATTTTTAATAGTTGTTTTTTTAATTACAAGCAATCTGCTAGGTTTTGCTTTTAGTAAATTTATAATCAACGCCACAACAGATTGCGTTATTGAAAAATTAAAACAAAATTATTCTCCATCTCCATATGGTCCAGGTTTCGACCCAGATAAAGTGAACCCTGAGAGTTTGCAGGTTGACACTCAGGGCGACGAATTATACTCAAAAATTTCTTTTAAAAATGATCTCGCCCATGGATCTTATAATGGATTTGAATCTTGGCAAAAAGATTGGGAACAAGATCGTGGCTTCAATCCAGTACGATAGCTTTTTCTATTTTTGAAAAATTTTTTGAAAAATCATTGGGGTTTCTTTGAAACACCAAAGTTATAGTTTTGTTTATTTCAGGAATTCCTTTTATCTTTCTAAACTCAACCTCAGAAAACAAGCACTCGGTTCCATCCGACAAAAGCATTCTTATTGGGGTCTTTTTAACGTCTAAAAATATTATTTTTGCAGTTTTTTCTATATTTGGAATCACTAAATCAACAGGCTCTTTTTGATTATTTATGCTATCGTTTCCTCTCCATGGAGAATAATCATAAGTGTTATTTGTTGCCGATGATAAAAAATTTGAATAATTTTTGTTGTCAAAAATTTTATTTATTTTCTGTTCTATGTCTCCTAATCCAAACTCTTCTTTAATTAAAAATTGTTTAAATTTGGACATATATTACTCTTATAAAATATAGGCAGCCCCAATATCTATGTCTGAAAAAATAGAAATAAAAGAGTTAGTTTTCTTAACACCAGCAAAATTGAAAATGGTTGTTGATGGTCAAGAAAAAACTATGATGGTCAATGTGGATTTGGTTAATAAAAAAGTTTACTCCCAAACCGGTGATTCTTTTTATAGTGATCATATTTTTTCTTATTTAGATTCGATGTATATTCTTCCAGAAGACTTTTTCTCGTCCTCTGAAGAAGTTAATGAAGAGGTGGCCGAAGCAGAGAAAACTGTTGACGAGATAATGAACCAAGACATAGGAGAAATAATATGAGTGAAGCCGGTTCTATAAAAGCCCAAGTTTACGTCCCAGGCAAGTCTGGTGGAAAATTACAGAGGCAGTTAACCCTGGATACCATCGTAAGTTGGATCAAGGTGCAAGGTTTGGACGAATATACAACAAATGGACTCATAGAATTAGCAAAAAGATATCCCACACAAGCTTTTCCTAGTTTTAGAAAAAATTTCAACTTAATGATCGAAAGAGTAAGGTCAAAAAGAAAAAAAGAAATTAATGCTAATTGCGATTCAAAAGAAGAAAAATCTAAAGAATTGGATGATGTATGAGCGTATCTATTCTGGTTAGTATAGCTCGCCAAGTTATGGGTGAGTATGTTTTTGTTCGTGTTGTAAAAGCCGACAAAAATAGTGAAAATTTATTTAAATTTTTAAGAGAAAATGAACTTCCAAGAACAACCAAAATAGGAGAAATAGAGTGTTTTATAGAATATGGTGTTATAGAGAATGTAGAAGTTGAAGGTTTGAATTGACTATTCTATTCTATTTCTAATAGTAAATTTTTAATAGAATGTTTATCGGATAAACCTCCAGTAACCCCATAAAATCTTAATCGGTATAAGTCTAGATTGCTTGCCGCTGTATCAAAAAAATTACAAGATGTACTCGATAAATCTATTATTGTTTTGGATACCAACCCATCTATGCTAAAGTTTATTTGTTTTTTTGACTTATCTGCCTCAAAATTTAATCTTCTATAAGAGTTATTTCTTAGACCACTATTGCTGTAGAAAAATCTATTTGATACATCTCTATAAAATTTTATCCCAACCCCATCGCCGCTATTATTATATGTGTCTATAAAAAATCTTAGTCCCTGCGACCTGTACCTGTTTCCCCCCAACAATGGTTGAGCGGCTATCACGGATAATTCAAAACCAAGACCATCCGCCCCGCCGCCATCAAATATCCTATAATCAAAAGACATTTTAAAATAACGTTTTTCTTTAAATTTTATATTAGAAAATTCAGCCGATCCTGTGCTGTTGCTTATATTTGGAGTTAAAATTAATTCATTATTTAATATGGAAGCGCTATTAGATAATATAATTCCTGTTGAGTTTGAAAAATCAAAAAAATATCGAAATAATGACGAAGTCGATCCTCTAGAAACTATTTTGTGTATCAAACCACCAAACATTAGTAGTTTTGCCCTCCAATAAAACCAAACCAATTAACGCCTTTATCCATTGTAATAAAACTAAAAAAATCCTTTTTACCATCCGTCTGAGTGACGACAGCCGATGCACTATTTTGCCATTTTACGTTACTAGGCCAAGAAACCACCCTACCTGACCCTGATATTGTCAACACTAAAGTAAAAGCAACTATAATGTTGTCTAAATTAGGTACATTTAAAATGTTTATTGTGGTTATATTTTCATTAAGTGTTATTAAAAAAACATTACCTTGATTTAAATCTATATTTAAAATTCCACTTGTTATAGTCGAATTTGTATAAATTTCTTTATATTTTGATAAAATTAAATCAGTAACATTATAGTCTGTTAGTTTTAGTTTGTTTTTAATTGGCATTTTATTACTTAGATTCTCTCCACTTTAACCACTCTTGAAAAGTTGGAAGTGATTTATGGTATTTTTGACTCTCTTCTTTTTTGCAATCGCATCCCTCTTCACAATCACAATCTTTTTCTTTTATTGCTTTTTGTATTGCTTCTCCTCTCTTCTTTTCATATGAAGAAAGTTTCCCATCTTTATCCAAGTCCGCTTTTTCTTTGTTTATTTCATGATCATCATGATTATCTTTGTTTTTTGTTTTTTTGTTTTTTTTGCTATTTAAAATAGCGTCTTGTAATTTTTGGGGTAATTTTTCTTGTGCCGGTGTGAGTTTGCTGCTTGATTTTTTCACAATAAATCTCCTTTTCTTAATTTATCTAGTTTTTTTTGAAAAATTTTTTATACAAACTATCTTAAAAAGAGGTAAACTTTATGAATCAACCGTTTAATCCACTAGAATCACCATCGGACAAGCCCACTCTTAGTTTTAATTTAAATGATGGATCCAATGAGCAAGTTTCTATTATCGTGGTTCACCACAATAGACCCGAATATTTGAATATATGTCTTCAATCTATTCATGCAATGAGTAATCTTAATAATTATGAGGTCATAGTTGTTGACAACGCTTCGGATCAAGAGACTCAAGAATATTTAGAGGTTCTTCAACAAGAGGGAATTAAGGTAATTAAAAATAAAACTAATGAGTATTGGTCAAAGGCCGCAAATCAAGGTGTTGCTGTTGCTGATCCAAATTCAAAGTATTTTATTTTTATGCACGCAGATACGGTTGTTTTAGACCCTGCTTGGATTGATGTTATGGTTAACCTGTCAGAAAGTAGATCTGCTGGTGTTGTTGGAACAAGTCTTCACGCATATTATATTCAAAAACAGCAGGTTAATTTTGTTCAAGAATACTGTATGTTGGTGAGTCGTCGTTGTTGGGATGATATCGGCCCTTGGCCAGAGGAATTGCCTCTTGTGGGAATGTCATTTATTATGACTCTAAGGGCACAATATAAAGGACACACTCCACAAGCAATAGGCAATAATATTGTGCATCACTATAAGGCTTTTGGGATGGACCCAAGCGAATACGAGAGAATGTGCGAACAAGCCATGGGAATAGTTGGCAAGTTGATGGCTGCGGCACAAAAGAAATAATTCACACGCTTGTTACTCTCAAAGGCGTTATTTGACGACCAGATTTGCCCACGATCCCAATTTGGTCATTGATTTTTATTTTTGTTGGCGAAGATAACAATGTTCCATTTAAAATAGTTTTATTCACCGCTGTCGCAACGGGAGTAATATACCAACCATCTTTTGATTTTTTAAATAGCATTTGTGGGTTTGAGAAATATTGAGACACCTCCTGCCCCAAATATTGTTTTAGCCGTATTGCTCCTATAGTTGCGTCAATGTTTATATTTATTGGCCCCCCGTTCGTTGCTATAGTTAAGGTTTTTGGAGAATATTCTTGTGAAGTTGATTGTGGATTTTGGCTTGTTTTCGATTGACCATGCCCGCTTAAATAAGGAGAAGCGACAGGGTCAGACATTAAAAATTCTAGTTCTGTATCTTTCCATAACCGTAACTTTGTAGTTACAAAATTAGGTCTGGGAATACCAGGTTTACTTAATAATATTGCAGATAATCTTAGACTTACAAGCTCGGTCTGACTAAGTTTATTACCAGTGCTACCTGTAAAATCTTCTCCTGTGTCTGTCGCCAATCCTAAAACATTGATTCCTTTTGTGAGTTCGCCTATTTTGCTTTCGCCTTGTTTCGATAAATAAATTACAAAATTATCCCTCCTGGATTCAAAACTGCCCCCTTTGGCTGCAAATTTGAACTTGCGGAAGTTTGCTGAATTTTGTTTTATAAATTCAGCAAGATTCACAGCATACTCTAAATTACTTGGTGGTATTTTTACATGTATCTTTTTTTTCGCATCATCGGGTTTATATCCCTCGATTTCAAAAAAGTACCAAGATCCCTCAGTGTCATTTGTGACATCAAAACCCATAGATTTAATTCTATTAGCAATTGTGTATAATTTAGACGCCAACTCTGGATTTGTTTCTGGCATGAACATTCCTCTACTCGTATCACCAGATATTAAATTATAAAAAGCATCCTTCCAATTGTGTCCTAGTTGAGTATATTGGTCCGTCTTAAAATTAGGAATCACCCCCGCACTGGACAAATTTTTTATTGCATCTTGATATGTGGGTGCGGATAAAATCAATGAAGACAATCTCTTAAAGATATCTTCGGCACTTTCCATGTTTTCTAGCCAAATTTTAAATCGCATTGTGCAAAGTCCTTATAAATCCCATCCACTCAGGGTTGTTGTAGGTTGCATTTTTGTGTTTGGAATAAAAATTGGCATAGCAATGACAAAAAATTTCTTCGGGTATTTGTTTTAAAGAATCCTTTGCCTCAGGATTTTCTTGTGTTTGTTTTTCAAAGTTTTTTTTAACAACACTAGACCATTGATTTTTTATTTCTTTTGATAATCTTTCATATACAAGATGAGCTATTTCGTGGAGAATTGTAAATTCTCTTGAAAAATTCCAAGGTGCCGCTATTGCTATTTCTTTTGAGTATTTGTCCATATAGCCAACGTGCTTATCATCTCCATTTAGTGTGTTTCCGGCATGAAACTTCCATTTGTACCCTCTAACAAGATCTGAGTGTGCTTTTGGTAACTTGGAAAGAGTTTTTTGAATATCTTCTTTTTCTTCTTCCATGTTATCTTGAAGAAATTTTTTAAAGTTTAACATAAAAGTATTTAGTTTTTTCTATTATATTTTGTACAAACAAGTCTACTTTGGACTTTAAATTTAGCATTATCTTTTTTGTCGAAAAGAGGTTCATGTGATTTCCCATAAAATTACACATACCACCAATGTTTGGTGCGAGGTTGCGAACCTAACCTAATGGGCGGAAAGTCCGGAAAGAACAGTAATCTTTTCAAGTTTGTATTAAAAAAATCATTGAAAAAGTAAAGATTTAAGGGTGGGGTGACAAAAATTGTCAATAAATATTATTAAAAGTTTCAATAATTAAATACTTTTTAGTTGTAAAGTATTTAATACAAATCCAAATTGGTTGAGATTCTTTTAAAAACAACTATCTTCTTTTCAATTGTCAAGGTTATGAAGACAGGGTTGAATTTAGGTTGTTAGATTAGCACTTGGTATCTTTTCAAATGAATTGTGATATTTTTTACCTTGCCAATTAATATTGGCAAGGTTTTTTATTATTAATGTTGGATTCTAAATATAGTATGCATTTTTGAAAGGACATAGATGGGATTTAAAAAAAGAAAATCTGCAAATTTAAAAAACGAAAAAAATAAAAACGCAAAAAACACCAAACCGATTAAAGTTCCTCAATCCAATTCAAATTTTCATATTGAATTTAAGAATAAAATTCAAAACGAAGCTTGGGCGGCTTTTCAAAAATTTGATGTTCTTTTTTTGCTAGGATCAGCAGGTACAGGCAAAACTTTTTTAGCTAGCGCTTTTGCAATAGAACAAATATTAAATAATAAAAGAAATAAAATTATTTTGACTAGACCCATTGTAGAAGCCGGTGAGTCTTTAGGTTTTTTACCTGGAGAGTTTTCTGAAAAGGTGCATCCTTATATGATACCTCTTTATGATTGCATGGATCAAATGGTTGGATCTCATGGGCCTTGGAGAGAAAAAATAGACCAAGCCGTTGAGGTGGCTCCTATAGCTTTTATGCGTGGTCGTTCATTTTTAAATTCTATTTGTATTTTTGATGAAGCACAAAATGCTTCTCTTTTGCAATTAAAATTATTTCTTACTCGCTTTGGGGAAAATAGTAAAATTATCATCACAGGAGATCCGACTCAAAGCGATATTGGTAACAAAGTTGCTTTGGTAGATGTTGTTCAAAAATTAAGAGGACTAGATGGTGTTGGTGTTATAGAATTTAATAATGATTGTATAGTTAGACATCCTTTAGTTGGTAAAATAATTGATAGATTAGGTTAAGAATGAATATTTACGACGAAATATCTTTTGGCGGCATGAATTTAGGCGGTCAAGCGAGCGTTTTTCTCATTAGAAGTTCTTATGGGGTTGATTTTTTTGAATCTCGAACCTCCCTTGGCGGCGTGAATAATGGCGGCTCCGGATCAGAGTCTTTGATTTATGATATTGTTTCGCAAGGTGTAACACGGATTGGCGGCTCCGGATCAGATTCATTGATTAATGTGATCGTCGCCGTTGTTGAAATAAACTTATCAGGGGATGCAATCGCCACCGACGCCATTATCGCCGCTGGTGGAATTACAATTTCGCCTTCCTCTTCATCGTTTTTTGTTTATAATTGTATTTCATTTGGTGGAGTTAAATTCTATGTTGATTTCAATAACACACACTCCACAGAATTCTTTGTAGAAAGTGGTGGCTTACTATTTCAAGGCACGGCTTTGATTAGGGCTCGCTATCGGAACAATTTCGAAGGATTTTGTTTAGTTTCTGGTGATTTTTTTGTGTCCGAAGGTTTTGTTTCTCTTGGAGGTGCCGTTTGTTCTTCATCTTCTAATTTTAATTTAGCAATGAAGGAAGTCAGAGGGTTTGTTGTTGGTGGTTTGAAACTATCGGGGAAAAATTCACTAAATGTAAACAATAATTTTTTTGTCACAGCCTCCGGATCTTTATCCACCGAGGGATCTGGTTTTTATTTTATAAATGACACGCTGTTCGTTTCAGACGGTGGCCTATCCCTTAAATCAGACGGTACTTTAATAAATTTTAAATTTAATAAAGATATAGAATTTAAATGGAACACAGATCTTAAATTAGAGAAAAAAGTTGATTTTTATTGGAATTTAGGTCAACAAACAATGTATTGGTATCGTGTTGTTGGTAAAGGAATTATAGACCCCTGTATTCCACAAGACGTTTGTTGCGGCAAAATCATAGTTAACTTGCACGCAAGATCATTATCTGAGTTGTGTCAAAAATTAAGTAAAAGAAAATATAAATTTCCAATAGACACAGTTGAGAGATTTAGTAGACCTGCCGAAACTGTCGTTGTTGAAGAACAGGAATCAAATGGCGTCAATTTAGATTGCAATAATCTTGTTAATGTTGAGTTGTGTTCAATTCCAGAGTGTGCAGATTTTTGCGTCGATCAAGACATTAATTTAAAAACTGGCTTTTATTTTAAAGCTTGGTTGGTTTTTCAATCCACGGCATCAGGAAGTTTGCAAACATCAGGCGAATCTAGTTATGTTTTTGTTAAAAAATTACCCAATATTAAATTCAAGTCTGAGGGAGAGTTGTTTTTTGATGGCAATTTTATAATTGGAACAAATTCTTTTAGAGGTCGTGGTGGTTGTGTGGTTGGCGGCAAGTCTAGGCTTAGACACAATCGTTGGTCTTATAGTGGAGGCGTTTGGCCAAACAAAACTCCAAAAATTTATGCAAAAAAATCAATTAGCCTTAAGCATGTCTCAACGCATTCCCCTTGGCTTTTACCGGAAAGAGCAATTTCGGAAGACAATCTCTTTTCATCATCGGACATTAGTTTCAAAAAAACATCCGAACTTTTAGTTTTGACAAATTTTTCTTTTGATATACCTGAAAATAGCAAAGTTTTAAAATTAATTGTTAATGTTGATAGGGTTGCAACAAAAAGTGGCGTTCGAGACAAAGATTTGTTTTTGGTTATAAACAACAAAGTAATAACAAGCAATCTGGCCGTGACAAATATAGATTGGCCTTTACTACAAACTACAAAATCTTATGGATTGGATGTTTGGAGAAAAGAAGATTTTGATAAGTATGTGGACGATTCTTATTTGATTAATTTAAATATTAACAACCAACCAGGAGAAATTTCGACAGTTCCATCTCTTGAGGAAATAAAAAATTCTTCTTTCGGGGTGGCTATTAGAGTCCAATCTGTTTTAAATATAAATCAAACTATTGCTAGAGTTAATTCAATAAACATTGAGATTGAGTATGAGGATCCAAATGGTTCCACCATAAGAGTTTCTTCAAATAGCGGGGCTTTGGCTAAATCCCCGGCTTATACATCTAAGTCCACAGGAAAAATTTACTCCTACGGCTCTGCTAATGCCCGATACACAAAAAGAACGTTATTTAAAGTTTTTTCTTTTGGAGCCAAAATAGGTGGTGATTCGCTTAAAACCGTTGTTGAAGACACCAGCGGAGGTTGTCTATTATCTTCTTCTTCAAAAGTAACTCCTTATTTGGAAAATCCAATTATAAATTTGAATTTTGGTGGGGAGGCTTTTGTTTTGCCTTGGTGGCACTCGATGAGTGGCGGATTGAAAACACGAGGATCAGCATCTAGATTTGAAAGATTTAAATATCAAGTTGTTGGCGGTATAAATGTCACCGGAGAGTCTTTTGTACCAAGAAAATTTTCTGAATATTTTGCCGCTGGTGGAGTAAGTCTCCTAGGTTCAGCCAGATCGAAAAAGCAAAATTGGAAATGGATATCAGATGGTAATGCTGTGTTTGTTATAGGACAGGCCGTAAACAAATCGGGAAATGTTAGTGTGCCAGACCAGATTTTTGATTTTTCTATGAATTTATTAAAGATGGATGTGTATTTTGCTGGCATAGACAAACAAGACGCCGAAGGCAATGTTGATTTTTTCAACAAATGTGGTTGTTTTGATCTTTCTTCAACAATGACTTTAACTCATAATTTTGCAATTGATAATGTTTTTGCTAAATTTTTAACGAGAAATAATTTTGCTATTTCTAAAAATTTAGAATTAAGGTATAATAAAGTTAATGATTCTTGGCAAAATAATTTACACTACAAAGGAATATCGGGTCTAGGCAATTACCACGAATCCTGGAATGTAGTCTCTGAAATTTCTTGTTCTAATAATATCGGAGGAACCATACTGGGATCTAGACTCTGGAAAGTTGCTCTTCAATTTTCCAGAAACAACCTACTTACGGGCGATAGCTATGAAACTAGGATTGTGATCGCTGTTCTACCAGACAACTATTGTTTAACATCATCCAACAGGCTTGAATTTGAAATAAATTATGACACTCAAAGCGATCTCGCTGTTTCAAACCCCTCCGCTACAATTTATCAAAATACAATCTATGATAATATTGGAATTTTTAAGAACAGAGCTTGGATAGAATCTCCCGATTTAATTTTAAAGGTCACTCAATCTTTGGCAGAAACTAGTAGAAAAAGAGTTAGAATGCCAACTTCAACCCTCACTGAATGATGGACTCACTATGATCAACTATGTTTGTCTTTTTTTGTCTTTTTTAAATTTACTTTTTTTAATAGCCATAGCTGGCTCTTTATCAAAAATTATTTCTTATTTTAGAGATAATAATTTTAATCAAACAAAAATAAATAGTAAAAATTTTGAAATAAATGATAGACAAAATTGGGATGGAGTTAAAAATTCTCAAAATTGGGATGGAGTTAAAAATCTAAAATAAAGACTATACTATAATTGGATAATTAAACTTCACAATTTTTGGTGTTTAAATGATTTTAAAAATTTTTTTGTCTGTTATGTTAGCTTTTTTATTCACGGCCAACTCCTTGGCGGATGAAAAAATTACTAGGGTGTCTAGCCCAAGTGAAGTTTCTACGGAAGTTTCAAAATATCGTGGTGTTCCCAAAGAATTGGAAAATCTTGTTTGGAACAGATGGACTAGCAAGAACTTTGTGGTGTGCAGCCTGAACGATTCCCAAGCCCAATATTTGCACAAACACTTAGAACTTGTTAAATCTTGGATGTTTTTACGTTGGGGCATGAAGGACATAGACTTTTCAACAACATGCAAATTGATATGTGTTGACGACAAAGAGTTGTTTAAAAAGTTGTTTAATATCGAAAATACAAAAGTTGAAATTCGTCGAGATGAAAACAAAAAAATAACCGAGACCGTTATTTTTTTGTTGATAGATGGAACCCCATCTCAAACAATACCAGTCCCTTTGACCCAAATTTGTTTGGCTGAATTTTCTCAAAAATTTCGAGTTGATTTTAAAACTTGGATTTACAAGGGTTTTTCTCATTTAAATGATTCTCTTATAAAAATTAGAGAAAATTTAAACAAATTAGAAGATTACAAAAATAATAATTCCTTTGTCGTCAAAGATTTAGTTGATTTTGATAATGAAAAATATAAACAATTAAAAGATGAAGATAAAAAAATATTTGATTGTTATTCTATGTACCTTTGTCTCATGATCAGAAAAGAATTTGGCGAAGATGTATTTCTAAATTTTATTCAAGAATCTTCAAAAGAAAATTTTGAATACGCTGTTAAAAATGTTTTAAAATTTGATAGTTTGGAACATTTTGATAAATCTTTTCAAAGATATTTAAAAGATTTATCAAATGATGTAAAATTAGGAAAAACTCCAAATTATTATTTGCAAATTAATTCTAAAGATAATTAGTTCTTTTTCATGGATTTTTTCATCATGGAAGCATTTGTTGGATTTGAATTTCCAGACGAGGATCTCGGTGTAGAACCACCCACAGATCTTAAATTTTTAAAAGGCAATCCATCAGACGGCTTTCGGGCAAATAAAGATACAGGAAAACCCATCAGCCCCTTGTCAGACGCACTTTGTTCTTCCTGAAAATCAATAAATTTCTTAAATCTCATAATTATTATATACTATGGACGAAACACAATTAGCTTTAAAAAAACGATATGATCAATTCGGGTCTCTTATCTTTTACAGATCTTTGGATAAATCTTTGACAAATGGAGATCTTTTTGACATATTAGAGGATATGCCAAAAAAATTTCCTGTTGTTTGGGACAATAAAAAAAGACGATGGGTTCACACCAATGATTTATTGCAAGGTGATTTTTCAAAAAACACAAGCACAATTGAAAAAGACAACACATGAAAACTTCCATAATTAAAGAATATATTTTAAGAAATAAAATAAAAGTTCCGGTGGTTTGTTTTAAAAAAAAGTCTTGTGTTGTCTTAAAAAATAAAAAAAATGAAAATTATCGGATTTTATCGATAACTTGGAGAAATCAAGACTACCACCCAGGTTTTTATGATATAAATTATTACGAACCAATTAAAAGCGGAATAGACACAACAAAATTATTCCACAGCCTACTATCAGATATTTGGCATTATGAAGAATACGAAGATAATCTATTAGATTTTTGCCAAATAATTAAACAAGAAAATTTTTATTGCGGACCTTATTCTCAACAAATTTTTGATGCTTGGAAAATATTTTTAGATCTAGCCGGTGACGATTTATCTAGAACTTATAATTTTGACTTTCGCCAACAATTTTTTGTTCTTCAATCAATAAGATTTCTAAAGGATAAAAAACATCACTTTAATTATTTGCAGAGTGTGTTAAGGTCAACAAAGAACCAGTATTCCGATCTCTGGTTTTATAGAATAAAGAGTGTATTTCTAACGTCTAATTCAAAATGGCTAACAGACTTGCTTAAAAACTAGATTGGGTTGAATCTACAACACAAATCCATTTTATTTGTTTACTGGCAACGCCGTTAACTACAACGTCCACGGAACCAGTCGAGTTGTTTGCAACTATATCGACATTTGTGTTTTCTAAAGTTGCATCATACCAACTTTCTATAGACAAATTTCCAACCCTGCTTATAACACCGGAGTTATTTCTTTTAAAAACACCCTTTACAATAAAACCAGCAGATTCGTTATCGGTGTTGTTGTATAAACTAATTTGTGCTTTTATTGTCCAAGTATTTTTAGTAGAAATTTGCAAAATATTCAAATTACTTGGCTCATTGCCGTCTAAAGTTAATAAAGATTGGGCAGAGTTTGTTGTTGTTCTTTGAAGAATATATTGTTTAGAATAAAGATTATCGATCCCCGATTGAATTGTTTTATATCTATATGGAACTATTTTAAGTGTATTGTTGTTAGGAGGTAAGTCGGCCCCAGTTTTGTTTATTATTAAATATTTGTATTTGCAAGGAGGAATAGTTATTTGTTTCAGTGTTTGTCTTTGAGAGTTAACCGATGGCATTATGTTAAAAACGCCAACCAAAGATGATGGAGAAGGATTTATTGTAGCACTTCCATCTTCAAAATTGGCGTTATTTATCGCAGATAGCAAATATAACTCCACGACTGATCCATATTTTGGCGTTTGATTGTTAGCGTTTAAAAATAACTCTACGTCATTAAACAAGTACAAACCAGACGAGTTGTTTATTTCTTGGCTAACACACCGGAACTCTGGTTGAAGTGAGTTCATCTCTGTACTCATCACTGTAGAAACATCTGCTGAATCCCACAAAATTGAAGCCATTTTTAATCCTTAATTTTTGTATCTATATCCTAATATTTTAAGCGTATTTCCACTATTTGCCCAATTAACCCCAGTTTTATTTTTTATTGCATATTTGTATTTTCTAGGAGGAACTATAAATTTTCTCAAACTATATCTTTGAGCAACCACCGATTGTTTAAAACTAAAAATTCCTATTAGATTGTTGGTAGAAATATCTAAGCCGTCCGAAACTCCGCTTTCATAATTAATCCCGTCTATTGATTGAATTAAATAAAGTTCTACTTTTGCGTCTTCAATTGGTTGTGTGTCTAAATCGTTCAGTGACAACTCAATATCATTGAATAAATACGAACCCAAACTATTGTCTATTTCTAAACTTAAAACGGTTTGTTCTGCGGCAAAATTGTTTAATTCGCTAGATAAAATCGTTATCGGATCAGAAGTTTCCCATTGAACGTTGTTGTTCATTTTTTCTCCAAGTATAGTTATTATTTTGGGAAAATTTTTTCTTTACCAATTGTTTTTTAGTTGTAGAATGACCTAAGACTCATTTTTCAAGGAGGTTTTATGGTTTCTGCAACTTTAAAATTCAATAAATTAAAGAAAAATCAAAAACATGCTGTTTTGACTGAAGCCGAACAGCGTCTAAAAAGAATATTTTTTCACGAAGACTTTGAAAAACCCGCAGAGATCAAAAAAATTCTTGGACCCATGCCAGATTCCTCAATCTTCGCAGAAGAATTAAGATCAGTAAGATCAAAATATTGTTTTGGCGGCAACAATTTTCAATCTCGTATTTTTTATGAAAGTCCTTTGTTAACGAAGGAACAAGAAACTCATTTGTTTAAAAAATACAATTTTTACAAGTACAGAGCAAAAAAAAGATTACACAGAAAAGAAATCACGGACTCTCTCAGAGATCTTGTTTTGGCTGAAGACGTTAGAAACACTATAGCCGCAGCAAACCTGAGATTGTGTGTTCCCGTTGTCAAAAAGATGGGAGAAACCCAAAGACTTGATGATTTATTTTCAGAAGGCTGCGATTTGATCCTGAAGTCTGTTGACTACTTTGACCCAAACAGGGGTTTTAAGTTTTCTACTTACGCAACTTGGGTTCTAAAAAGAAATCTCTACAGAGCCTTAAAATCGTGGCGCAACTTTGAAGAAAGAAACTCTACTTGTTTGAACGAATCTGGCACCCAAGAAGCCGTTTTTAATCATGATTTTGAAGTAGTTTTTGAACAAACAGATAGGCTTTTAGTTATTAAAAAATTGTTGAATCTTTGCAACGAAAGAGAAAAAAAAGTTATAGAAAGACGATTTTTTGAGTCTAAAAAACTAATTGATATAGCCTCGGAGTTTGGGCTTTCTAAAGAAAGAATTCGCCAAATTGAAACAAGGGCTTTGGAAAAAATGCACCGACAATGTGAACGGATTGGGATTTCTTTTGATTGCTTTTGAGTATTAGGAGACATGTTGCCAAAATGAGTATTCCAAGTGATTTGTTTAAATGTTTAAAGATACTCCCATCTGACTACCAAGAATATGGTGGAGATATCAAAAGATGGGAGCATAATGACAAAAATTACCCCGACTGCTCTAGTGGTTGTAAGCACTTTGTCGCACTTCAAGAACCTTTTAATTTTGATTGGGGTGTTTGTTCAAATCCAAAATCACCAAGATCTGGTTTGTTAACTTGGGAACATCAAGCTGGTTTCGAATGTTTTGAGCAACAAAAAGACAATTAATTATTCCATATTGACATTTTGAAAAAAATTATACAATACAACCAACTGTGGAGAAAAAACTAATGTCCAATAGTAATATTTTTTCAACTAAAACCAAAAAAACTGGGTTTTCTACAAATACAAAAAACAATGCTGGAGGCGATGCTTATGAATTTGATCCAAAACATTGTTTGGCTCAAATCGCTGCCACAAACACATTTAGTGGAACTTTTTATGCAACCGCAGAGCAAAATTTTAATTTAGCCAAAGAATCTGCATTGCGTTTGAAACACGACCCAGAATTCATTGCAAAAGTTGCAATTTATTCTCGTGATAAGTCCTACATGAAAGACATGCCTTGCTTCCTGACGGTGTTGCTCTCGGATATTAGCAAGCCTTTGTTTCGCAAAGTTTTTCGTCGTGTGGTTGATAATGGGAAAATGCTTCGAAATGTTATTCAAATGGCTCGAAGTGGAGTTGTAACCGGAAAAAAAGTTAATGTATCGGCAGGAAGTTGGAGGCACGCCATACAAGAGTGGTTTAATACTCAAAGTTCTTCTAGTATTTTTAAAGCTTCTATAGGCAACAATCCAACCATGCACGACATTTTAAGAATGTCGCACCCAAAACCAAATTCAATTGAAAAACAATCTTTGTTCGCTTACCTCTCAGGCAAAGAATTCGATTTTGAAAAACTTCCAGATCAAGTTAAAAAACTTCAAGAATTTAAATCAGGCAAATCAAAAGATATCCCTGATGTCGATTTTAGATTTTTAGACTCTTTGAATCTTGGTCAAAAAGAGTGGGAAACAATCGCTATTCAATCTCCTTGGCAAATGACAAGGATGAATCTTTTAACTTTTGCTAGACATAATGTTTTTGCAAATGAAGATGTTATTCAAATCGTGGCAAATAAATTAAAAGACAAAAAATTAATTAAAAAGTCTCGTGCGTTTCCATACCAATTATTCGCTGCTTGGAGACAAGTTGAGAATCAAGTTAATTATTGGATACCTGAAATAATTAAATCATCACTCGAAGAGGCTATGGAAGTTGCCATCGACAATGTCCCAGAAATCCCTGGAAAGGGTCTGGTCTGTGTGGACTGCTCTGGATCCATGACTTCACCAATAACCGGTTTTAGAAACCACAGGAGTAACTCTAGTGTATCTTGCAGCGACGTTGCTGGACTTTTAGCTTCAGCCATACATCGAAAAAACAAATCTGTTGAGGTTTGGACTTTTTCGGATAGTGCCAACATGGTTGAATTAGACCTTAAAGACAATGTGCTAAAAAACACAGAAAAATTAAATCGTGCTGGCGGGGGAACCAATATATCGGCACCAATGCACCGTTTCAATTCAGACTTCAAAAACGCTGATTGGATTTTATATGTATCAGACTATGAGTCTTGGATTGACTCGCCATCTGCTGGTTACGGTTATAACTCAACGGGTCTGTCCTATGAATGGGACATTTTTAAGAAAAGAAACAATCACGCTAAATTAATTTGTTGTGATTTGACCCCTAGAGATAACTCTCAAATTTCTGTTAGAAAAGATGTTCTTCAAGTCGGAGGATTCTCAGATCAAGTTTTTGATGTCGTTTCTTCTTTTGTTTCTCAATCTAAAAGCAAAGATTTTTGGGTTGAAGAAATAAATAAAATATCTTTGGACTAATTTGACAATTCGAAAATTTACCGTAAAATAAATTTAGACAAGTAGCTCAATGGCAGAGTCCGTCATTGTAAGAAGGTTTGCACCTTTGGACGGAGGTTGCAGGTTCAATTCCTGTCTTGTCTTTTTAGCGGAATGCCGTTGTGGTCCACATCACTACTGGAAAGATGACTATAACAATAAGTTGTCCGCTATTTTTTTTGTTTAATTTGAGGAATGCCGAACAGGTCTACATCAAAAGGTTTAATGAACTTGTTCAAAATTTTGTCCTCATTTTTGGAGAAAAATTGTGAAAAATAAAATTTATCTTGTTGTTTCTTTAATTCTGGGCTTATTTTTTGTTTTCTTTATTTCTAATTTAGAAAACAAAAAATCTAATTCTAATTCATTGATTAATAAAAAAACTCAGCAAGAAAATAATTTTGTTGTTGAAATAAACAATAAAATAGATGAATCAAAAATTTATGAGATTGCCTATCAAAGAGGATACAATTCTTTTATGAGACAAGTGGGAAGACCAGATCTTGTTCACAACGGCAACAATAATGAAAAAATTGAGATGTATACATCAAATATAATTGAAGAGATGTCAGAGGAAGAAAAACAAAAAATAGAAAAAATATCTGCCAAAGCTTATGTCGATGGATATCATAAAGCAGGCGATTCCACCGTTTGTCCTAGATTCAAAGAAGCAAGACACAATTAATTATCCAGCGGTCTTGGAATATAATTTTTTGGGTAAACGCCTTGTGGGTTGTTTTTGTCTACTATTGGTATTTTTCCTAGTAAACCTTCAACCTTATCGGGGAAAATATCTTTTTTTCCATAAATTACCAATATCCAGCCTCCCCATAATTTATTAAACTTGTCCATGCTCCAAGTTTGTATCCTTAGACTTCTGTCAGAGTTGTCTATAATTTTTACAATTTTATTTTTTTCGTCGTAGTGGCAAATCACTATGGCATGACCAGGAACGTCCATTAGGGCACCACGACCCTCAGCCATTGCACGTTTTAATAATTCTATAGCTTTGATTTTGTTATTATAAACATTTTCAAATTTCACCCCAAAAGTGCTTAATTTAGAAGAAGCGTCTTTGGGGCCAGAATAACTTTTGCAACCCGGCCTGCTAGTCAAAGGATCTGGCTCTAAAAGTTCTTTTATCTCTCCCCAACGAGCCAAACACTCTAAAGATGAAAAAACACATTGTATACCTGTGTAATTTTTAACTCTGCAATCCATAGGTATAGGACACTGTACATCTTTTAACTCATCTTCATCCGGGGTTCCAGAGTCGTATTCTTGTGTGTAAGTTGTGCTATAGTTTGAATCCCAAACAGGTAGTTGGGAAAAATTTTTTTCTTTTTGTGTACAACCAGAGACAAAAAGAAAAAAGATTACAATTAAAATTTTTCTCATTACAGCCTCCTTGTGTAATACTCTAATATTTAGTATTATCAACTAATCATATTCCACAGCGGTACACGATTATGTTTAAGTCAATTACAAAAGAACAAGCAAAAAACCTTGTCTTGGAAATACTCAAAAAATCTGGGAAGAGATTGAGTCAAGAATTACAAGGCGATAACGAAGAGTTCCTAGATCGTTTGCTGAGACAGTTCAAAACAAAAATTGCACGTTGTTCTTGGAAGAAATCACAACATTGGTGCAAGTGGGATAATGATGGACCAATTCTTATGCCGGATTTTACTAGAATATATTACACAAAAGGAACCACCGAGGTGCTTGTGCAAGAGTTTGCTCCTCAAATTAGACTTCTAAAGTTTAAAAGTGATTTAGTTCTTAAGTCAAATAATTTTGATTTAATTGAAAACAAAACTGACTTAGCTAAAGTTTTTAATTATTCTTTATCTCTTCCCTATGTTGTTTTTATTTTTAAATTTGTTGATGGCTTTTTTGTAGAGGTTAAGTGTTCTTTTTTAGACAAACCTCTTAAAAATTTACAAGAAAAACCACTAAAACCTTATTTGCCAAATATAGATTCTAATTTAAATGTTTGCCTGGGATCTGGCTTTGATAAATCTATGTTAGAAAAGGGAAATGTGACCCAACAATCAGCTTTGGTTTTAAATTATTTTTGGAACTCTGTTTTTTCAAATGAATGGGCGGATCACTATTGGTATTATCGTTCTTATTTTCAGAAAGGTGATATTCGTTTGTCAAATTTGGATTCTTGGCAGTCCAATTCTATGAACGATCCACTTTTCGTGATAGATGGCGTTAACTGGACGCACAATTCAGATTTTAACTATGGTGACACTATAGTGAAAATGTTTGACAACGATAAAAAAAATATAGTACTACAAGAAGAACTATACCAAGAACTATCTGAAGATTTTTTGAAAGAAGTTGTTAAAATAATCAATGAAAATATAGAAAATCTCAACAACAGACCTCCAGAAAATTTAGTTGATCAATTGGCAGACTACCTCGTTTCAAATATTTGAGAAAAAATGAACACTGAATGGACTCCAGATTTTCCAGTTTATGTTTATTATAAAGACATGAAACTTCCGGATAGTGGCAATTATTTTGTGATTGCTGGCAATGGTTGCTGGATGCACAAAGACACAGGTTTGTGTAAGTGTTTTATACCAGTCGATAGAATTAGTTTTTTAGACGATCTTAAAACTGACCTAAGATTAGAGTTTAACTTGCCAAAAATACCACCAGATTTGGTTTGGCAAGTTAAACAATTTTTCAAAATTGTTTTCGATAATTTTTCGTCAGAGGCAGAGGTTAATTTATTATTTAATAAAAAAGAAAATAAGTTTAAGATCCATGTGCCAGAGCAAATTGTTAGCCACACTAGTGTGAAATATAAACGTTGGAGTTCAAACCAATCAGAGGATTTAAAAGATTATTTATTTGTTGGAACTTTTCATTCACATAGTGACTTTGATTCATTTCATAGTCACACGGATGTTCAAGATGAGACACATCTGGATGGTGTTCATTTTACTTTTGGCAATAACGATAAAAAAGAGTTTAGTATAACTGCAAGTATAGTTATAAATGGATTTAGAAAAGAAGTAGATCCTTTAAATTTCTTACAAGGAATTCAAAATTCGGACCTTGAAGAAAGATTCATTTTTATTAATCATAAAAATGAAAAACAGGATGAACTGTTGCAAGAAGTTAACGATTGGTTAGAAAATGTAAAACCTTTAAATAATAAGTATCTAAAAAAACAATACGCACACTGGAAAGACGGTATGTTTTCTTCCACCCTCAGGAACCATTTTGGCAATGGTCCTTTTGAGGTTTTGTCAAAAAAAGAAGACAAAATATCACTTAAATCATTGAATGGTGGTGCATTTGAATTATCAAATAAACTTTTTGAAATAAGGTCAAAAGATGGAAAATAATATAGAAAAAATTAAAATCATAGGTCTGGGCGGAATTGGCTCCTATCTTTTAGATCCAATCTCTAGGTATCTGTCTTGCTCCGAAAAACAATATGAGATAACTTTTATCGATGGTGATTTTTATGAAGAAAAAAATTTAAATAGACAAAACTTTAGTTTATTTCAAAATAAAGCAAAGGATGCATTCGAGAGAATGCAAAGCGTTTTTAAAAACATTCACTTTAAATACAAGCCAGAATATGTAAACGAAGACAATGTGGTGTCTTTAATAAGAAATAATGATATAATATTTTTATGTGTAGATAATCACTCCACCAGAAAAACTGTATCGGATAGGTGCAAAGAATTAGATAATGTTGTTTTGATAAGTGGAGGAAATGATTTAATAGATGGGAATGTTATAATTTATATTAGAAAAAACTCAGTAGATATCACACGATCCTTAACGGATTTGGATCCAAGAATACACAACCCAAAAGACAGCAATCCTTCAACTTTGAAAAATAATAGTGGTTGCCAAAATTCTACCCAATCCGAACCTCAATTGCTTTTCACAAATTTTGCCGTTGCCTCCACTATGCTGAACTGTTTTAGAAGATACGAAAATAACGATGTGAATTTTCATCAAGTTTATATTGATATACAAACTCTAAGAACTAGACCTTCACCAGAGGTAGAAATTGAAAAGAGGAATTTTTAAATGTCGCAAGAAAGAAGAACAGATCAAGGCGATCTAACAAACAAAAAAGATACCCTAGACTCCACCAAAGACAAAACCGAGATTGTTTTTTCTCAAGCAACAAAAACTGATTCTAAGGTAAGAGTTGTTCATGGGGCCAATCAAGAATATTTCAATTTAGCAGGAAAGACCGTGGGATCAGTTAGAAAAAATTTAAGAGAAATTTTTAATATACCTAGCGATGCAGAGGCCCTCATCTCAGGAAACGCTGTTCCTGATGATTTTGTTCTTGAGGGCGGTCAATCTCTTGAATTTTTAAAAGAAAGTGGAGTAAAGGGTTTTGAAAAAATGTGCTTCTTTTATTGAAACTAGGATTGGTAATAATTATATTGATTCTATAAATAATCACCTTAGACACTTGTGTGGTTGGGATTTTTTTGTTTTAACTACAAAAAAATCTTGGAATAGTTTTTACAATTGCTTAAATTTAAAATTTAAATACATTAACGAAATAAAAGATTCAAATGATTACAACAAAATGCTTACTAGTTTTGATTTTTGGAATTTTTTTGTGAAAAAAAAATATGATAGAGTTTTAATATGTCAACACGACTCTGGCTTGCTCTTAAATAACATTGATGATTATTTAGAGTATGATTATGTTGGATCCCCCTGGGATTTTCAAGAACATGGTGGCAATGGCGGCTTGTCTTTAAGGAATCCCAAAGTTATGAGGGATATATGTTCCAATTTTTTATTTGATACAAGTTATTTTAACGAAGACATCTTCTTCTGTGATATTATGTACAAACAAAAAATAGGAAATATGGCCCCTAGAGAAGTTTGTAGAAAATTTTCTATGGAGGTAATACTAGAATTAAACACAACAGGATATCACGGTATTGAAAAATATCATCATCCAAATGTGGTTGATACGATAAAGTCTCAAGAAATTATTTCTTCAAAACTTTAATTCCAAAAAATATTAACACAATTGAAATTAGAGAAATTGGCACAGGAGCAAATATCAACCAATATATTGATATAATTAAGCCCATAACAGCAAAAATTTTTGATAAAATTTTAAATTTTAAGTAATCAAACAAAAAAGCCAAAGGAACAAAAGTTAAAACACTAAGAAAAATTAAACAAACAAGGAGTGCTAAAGAAAACATTTTTTCAACTCGTTGTTAAGGTTGCTATTTGACGACTCATTTTTCCGATTGGTTGTTTTTTTGGAACAATGCCTTTTTGTCTATTTTTTATAATTTTTGGCACATAAGCAAAATCACAAGGATCTCCTACGTCACACCAACCGCCATCAATTTGAGATCTTAAATTGTTAACTTCTTGCGGTTGCTCTTCTTTAAATTCTATTAATTTGGATTTTTTAATTACTTGTGTTTTTAGGATATTATCGCTGGCTAAAGCATAGCCATAACTTGTTGTTCTTTTCAAGAAAGGTTTTAAGTTTTCACTTCTAGCCTTCCCGCCAGTTTTTGCAAATCCCGTAATTGGAGGAGGCCCGTAAAATTGCGTTAAAGAATGAAAGCCCTTGCAAGCAACGCCTTTTGTTGGGAATGTATTGAAATGTATATTTTCCTTATTTTCTCCATTTAAGCTTATTCCTCCTTCAATATAGGGTTGAATTCCTATGACAAAATTGCCCCCGATAATAGAAGATCCAAAGATGCTTTGATTGTATATTAGTTTTATATCAAGCAAGCCGCTGGCAATTAGTCCAAAAGAGTCTATGGCAACATTGTTCGACTTAATATTTTCCGATTTGGGCGAAACAAAAGAACCGCCAATCATGCCGAGAGATAAGGATTTTTCAGACTCTCCGGATGTTGTTGCCCCTCCGCTTACATCAGAATTATTATAGATCAGTTGCTCAAGGGCCGATCCACTAATTGACGCCCCGCCGGAGGACACTTCATTGTTGAACATTCCCGTATTCGATGTTCCACCCAACACCGCATCGGTATTATTTTTTGCCGATCCGCTTACCCAGACTAATTTTCTTTCTCCTCCCAAGAAACCATTATTCAACGAACTGTAGCTTAAAGGACCAGGAGTTGAGAAGTTGGCACTAGGTGTGTTCCCACCAGAAACTGTTAGTGTGATCGGCCCAAAACCAAATAAAGTTGAGAGGCCATTTTGTGGAGGCGTGCTTATAGATCGGAATATTCTAAAACCAGGGTTGGCACTATAGGTTAATCTTCCGGGAAATTGTCCATTGAAAAAAGCAATCGGATAAGATTCGGGTACATTTAAAATGTATGTTCCAGATTGCAGTCCGTAGAAATTAGATTCACGATCATTGTTAAAAACATATTCAAGTTGACCATCTATTCCGGTTGGTCTTACACGAACTTCATTGATCACAGGGTTGTTGGGATTTAGTGACGGTCTTAGTAACGATACATTTTGCCAATTGCCATTTAAAACCCTTCCACCAACGGCAGATCCTCCCAAAATTAAATTGCCGCTACCTGTCGATACTTCTAAACCCAATACCGCCGATCCAGACAAGCCAACTCCATTTGTTGGCTCAAATTTCGGGTAAGATACAAGTGACGCACCTGAAGCAATAATTGATTTAGAAACATCAACAGATACGTTGTTTACTTGCTCACCCTTAGTATCTCCGTTTAAAACCAAACCACCATTTCCAAATTCGAAAATATTTTGAGTGTAAAAAACTGATATTTCTGCATAATCAACCAAGCCAACTGAGTTAAGTGCTGGGTCTCCTAAAACTTCTAAAACTACACCAAAGTCTTCGTTGTTAACCTCGTTATAATCCCAAACTTTCCCCCATGTATCTGTATTGCCGCCATATGAATATGGCGGCAATACAGATGACGATGTCCAATTTCCATTTAATTTTTTATTTGTTGGTACTATCTCTTTGATTCCATTATTGCTCCAAACCAATCCAACAAACGAATCTGATATTTCTCCTGCGGGGGCATATTTTTTAACTTTAAGCGATATTCCAAGTACCACACTAAACTCTGGAATTTCTAATTTGAAATTAGATAAATATAAAAATGTACTTGATCCAACCGATGAATTGAATGTCACTATCGCTGTCTGGAGGTCATTTGGTAAAAGTGATCCATTTAAGTTATTCCAACTAACAGCCCCACTCACCCCTGTTGGTAAATTGTTTGCTGTATTTGCAAAATTTTTGATTGGGTTTGATAATCTTCCAACAACGTCAGACCTGCCGCCTGCTTTTAATCCATAACCCTCTACAATAAAATTGTTCAAACGAACTGCTGACCCACCTAAAGCAACGCCCCCTGTTGCCGGAATGTCTCTTAGAACTCTAACTCCTGCTTCTCCTGTGGCGAAGAACAAATTATCAGGAACAATAAATCTTGTTATTTTTCTTATTGTCGAATTCCCACTCAGCACCACATCTGTGTTTGCTCCAAGACAAGATGTTGAATAAACAAGATTATTTAAACCTCCCAAATAACCATCATTGTATGACTGGTAACTTAAAGGTGATGTTCCTATGTTGGCTGTTATTGTTAAAGTTACCGTTCCCCAGAAAAAGTCATATTTGTTACCATCTAAAGCAGTCTTGTTTCCTTTAAAATTTGATCCTATATAATTAACTCTTAATCTTCCAACATTCAAAAAAGCAATAGGGTGCGACTCTGGTATATTGAATATGTAAGTTCCTATGGCCAACCCATATATTCCGAATTCTCCACCAAAAACATAAACATTTTCTCCATTTATATTTTTTATCTCAACATTATTTACAACAACATTTGGCCCGGTAGTTGCGAGGGTCTGCCTCAAACAGATTAACGTTGCGGATTCGGTGTTGTAAATTGTTGAAACGCCTGAAAAGCCACCGTTAAATAAACCTCCGGAGGATTCTTCCAAGTACTCTGATTGTGCGGACAGGTTGATTTCTTTGGCCATAAATATTATTTAGATTATTTTTTATAAAAAACTATTATAATTTAAGAAAACAACAGGGCGTAGCGCAATTGGTAGCGTCCTTGCTTTGGGAGCAAGTGGTTGGAAGTTCGAGTCTTCTCGCCCTGATGAAACTAAAACGGCTAGTGTTTTAAAACACTAGCCGTTTGTTTTTAAAAATTTAAGAATTTAATTAACGAATGTTGGGATATGAGGACAATCCACCAATATCATCGGTGAATGTGCCGCCATCTTTTACATTTCCAACCATTTTTCTTCCGCTATTGGTTACAACGTGAACTCCGAACATGGTTCTTTGGAGCGAATTGCCGTTAGCGTCTCTGACGGTATCTAAAGATCCCTCAGAAGCCATTCCCACAGCGGTTGCGGGGGTCAGATCTACTGTATAAGTTGCCATAGTTTTTCTCCTTTGCAAAGAATGAAATCTACATATATTTATAATTTATAATTCAAAATTTATTGGATGTATTTAATGATTATATCGTGTAGTTGGGATGATGGTACACGCTCAGACAAAAAATTAGTTAGATTATTAAACGAACTTGGTATTAAATCAACTTTTTTCTTAGTTGGGAGACACTTTAATAAAGATTGGAAACAACTTTATCAAGGCCACGAAGTTGGCAACCACACGATGAATCATGTCAATCTTTTGAAATGTAATTTTAAGGAAATTAAAAAAGAAATATCAGACTGTCAAAAATTGTTGGAAGACACCTTTCAGAAGAGAATAGTTGGTTTTTGTTATCCTTATGGCCATCGATCCAACTATATTGATGATATTGTTTTTGAGCAAAATTTTCTTTACACTAGAACAACAAGAATTATTGATGAATTTAACCCAAAAAGAATAGATAGCCAATCTTGTTTTGATAATAAAAATAAATTTTGGCAAACTTATTATAATAAAAATAAATATTTTGTTTTTCACGGTCATTCGCAGAGAATTGTCAATGAACCAAATTTAAGAGATAATTTTAAAAAGTTAGTTGAAGATAAAAATATTTTTGTCACACATGATAAAATTATTCAACTTAGAAATACAATTTAATAATGCGGGTGTGGTGTAGTAGTAACACGAAAGTCTTCCAAACTTTAGATTTCGGAGCATAACCGAATACCCGCTCTTTGGAGTTAATTAATATTGATTAAAATCGATAAATTTGTTTATTGTGTTGCTAATGGAGGTTTAAACGATGTTTTAAATCAAATAATTTTGTGTTATGAATATTGCAAAAAACACAAAAGGCTATTAGTTGTCAATTGTGGCCACTCAAAAGTAAAAGAAGATATTGATAATTTTTTTGAATTTAAAAAAAACAAATTTATTTACAAAAAAGATTTAGATACATTCTTTAAAATTTCCGAAAAATTAACCAAATTTCCCGATTATAAAATTGATGAAAAATTGAAAAAAGAAATTTTTTTTGATATAAAAAAAAAATATAATGAAGATATTTTAATATTTTCTTTTTCTTCTTTTAAAAGACATTACTTTACTCACTCCAATGATTTTTTTAAAAATTTTGAATTAAAAGAAGAAATTCTAAATGAACTAAAAAATAGACTTCTAAAACTTCCAAAAGATTATATATCGGTACACATAAGAGACACAGATTTAGAATCTGATGTTTTTTCTTTTTTAAACAACAATATAAATAATTTTATTGATAAAAACATATTTCTATCATCAGATAATTTTGACACTATAGAATTTTTTAAAAATAGTGTAAAAGCAAAAATTTTTACATTTTCAAACATTCCTAAATTAGACAAACAAAAATCCAAGATGGGTCTTCATAGATTAAATTTTTTAAATAAAAGACAGATCATAACAGATAGCATCCTGGATTTAATACTTTTATCTTTGGGAAAGCAACTATACTGTTCTTGCCATCACTCAGGTTTTTCAAGAAACGCCGCCGTTATGATGAAAGATAAAAATTTTACATCCAAATTCAGTAACCTAGAATAGAAAAAACATCGGCAGGTAGTATTTTCTTAATATGCTCTAAATTATTTTTTGTCATATCTTGTTCCCGACATTATTATTTCATAAGGATGACGAATAATAGACAAACTTTTTCTTTCTTTTAAATCTTCTTGCTTTAAAGAATGAAAATTATTTGTGAATTGAATTTCATAACCAGTTTCTTCACAACACTTTTCAAAAATACTCTTAACCAAACAGGTTCCAGTTTTGTGATAACTTCAACAATTGGGCATTTTTCGATTTTAATCATAATTTAATAGTAATGCGACAAATTCATAAAGTTTGTTGGGTGACCTGTTGGTCTTATCCCCACATCGCTTTCATAAAGTCCGGTATTGTGACCAGTTGGTCGTATGCCTTTTTGTTTTTCTCCTACCACATTAAAGTTTTTTATTTGTTCTTTGTTTGAAAAATTTTTCAACACTTGTTTTTGATTTAAAATTTCTTTTATTTGTTTTTGTTGTTGTTTTAAAGGTAAAACTTGATTGTGATAAATCGGAGGAGAGAAAGGATCAGGAACCCCAGATAAGGCGATGAAAGGGCTTACGACTGGCCTCCTGTAGATATCCGAAAATGGAGGCAATCCTGGTGATTGAGCAAAAATTTTTGTTTCAAATATGAAAAAAATCAAAAATATTTTCGCTATTTTTTTCATGCGTCAATCCTTTGACTTAAGTTTAAATTTATTTATAATTATTAAAATCAAAGAGGATTTTATGTGGTGCTTAGAAACAATTATTGAATTAAATCAAAAAGCTATGGAGGCTTATATAGATGGTCGTCATTTGGCGGAGGCATACAAAGACGTAGGTATAAATTCAGATATTCAGAATTCAAATTATATTTTTGATGAAAGTGAATTAAATGAAATTGCTTATAGTTTGAAAGGAGATCAAGCTAATGTTACTTCAAGCCGATGGATTTGAAGATGCTCTTCTCGGCATCGGAACCAAAAAAGGATCGGAAGATTCTTTGGTCTATGATTATGATAAATGTGTAGAAATATTAATCGAGCGAGAAGGCATGTCGCACGAAGAAGCAATTGAGTGGATGGAATTTAATGTTGTAGACGCTTATGTTGGCCCGACTACCCCAATATTCGTTCACACGGACCCAGAATATACAATTCAATATATTCAATCTAATAGTGACGACATTGCCTAGTGGCGACGGCAACAGTCTGCAAAACTGTCGAGGAAACTCCATCGTGGGTTCGAGTCCCACTGTCGTCTTTTTTTCTAACAAAATCATATATATAATTTCAAAATTTAACAAGTGAAATTTATATGAAAACTTTTCAGCAATTTTTAGAAATGCAAACACCCGTTGTTGGCGGCAGTCAACCAATACCAAGCCCTTTATCTTCATATGATTCAACGGGTGCAAGGTACACACCTGACCAAATGCCAGAAAAATACCAACAATACAAAAAAGACATCATAAGAGTTTGGGATTTTATACAAGCCCAGTCGGTTTCTTTAAACAAACCAGAACTTCAAAAAATATTCCACGAATTTATCAATTCTCTAAAGTCAGCCGGATTCACCGGTGCTTAGTTTTTTTGCAAAAAAAAATTGAATTTGTTGACCAGACTGCTTACTTGTTTTAGAATACAAACTCAACCCAGGGGGCAAGGCATGAACAATTTGCAAAAATTGAGAAATCAAATGGCCGAATGTGGCTATGAATGCACGATTGAAGAAACAAAGGGCTTGTTTAAAATAGCAAAAAGACTTAAATCTATGGCAAAAATTTCTAACGAAGAATTGGCCGTTATTTTGGATTTAGAAAATCCTCAACAACGACATATTTTTAACACAATTCAAACGATGAAAAGGTGATTTTGTGACCAAAAAATGGAAATTTTTAATTCTAATCGCTATTTTTTTATTTGTTTTTGCTTTTTCAAGTTTTAATATTTTTTTGGAAAAACACACCTTTAACGTTAACCAACAAAACGAATATGTTTTAGATTGTGAGTTTGAAAAAGTTAAAAAAATTTTAGTAAGAATTGATGTTCTTGAAGAAATCATATCTTATGAGCAAGGCCGGTTATTAGATAAAAAATGGAATAAGTTAGTATTCTCATCTAACCGTCCTTTGATAGACGGCGTAGACATAGATGCTCGCTGTGAGTTTTTAGTTTTAAAAAATGACCACTATTTGGGTGATTTAAAATTAAGATTTAAACAAGATACGCATATTGATAAGTCTAAAATAATATCCCGCACAGAGTTAATGGAACCTGTTGGTTTTATGAAAAAACTACAGACTGAGATGCTTGTTTCAAAAAAAGAAAAACAAACTCAATTTTTTGTAAAAAATTACATAGAGTACGAAAGAACCGTACCCAAAAAAATGGTAAAAGAAATTTATAACAATATTGAAAATTCTCTTAAAACTATGCTGGACAACAATCAAAAAGTAATCACAGATTTGGTTTCCAAATACTCTAACAAATCTTTTATCATATCAACTGAAAAATGAACGGCGAAGAAGTCAATTTATTGATGACCCCAGAGTCTCGTGCTTCTTTGGATGAAAACAAATCCAAGGAGCAATTGTTGGTAAAACTTCATGTTTTCGATGTTGCTTTTCATAATTTCGAAGCACTCCAGGTGGCTTCGGGGGATATAATCGAAGGAGACAATTTTGCTTTTGTTCCCTTTCCTTGTGGTGCATTTGCCGATTTGTTGATCGAGGCTTTTTTTGTTTTAGGACAAGACCGTTCAAAAAAATTTTTAGATGTTGGTTGTGGGATTGGCACAAAGGTGGTTTTGGCTTGTTCTTTTTTTGATGCTTATGGGATTGATTATGATCAAAAATATGTAGATAAAGCCCACCAAATAGGAATAAATCGTGTTGGATTTTGCGATGCTTTAAAATTTGATAAATATAAAAATTATGATTTAATATATTACTATAGACCAATATTTAACCCCGAAATTTATTTTAATTTTGAATCTTTAGTTCACAAAAGTATGAAGAAAGGAAGTTTAGTTGCTCCAATGTTCACAAATTATCCTTGGGATAAACAAGAAGACATGGAAAGATTAACTAAATTTTTATATAGAAAAAAATGACAAAACAAGTAATTGTTATGAGGTGCAAATACCCTGACGGCAAAGGCGGCACCACCGGGTTGAGAAAAGGCAAAATGATTGCCCAAGCGTGCCATGCTTCAATGGCATTTATTACAAGAAGATTAGATAAAAATGAACCAATTACACAAGTTCAAAAAGATTGGCTTGATAATAGTTTCACTAAAATATGTGTTGGCGTAGATACAGAACAAGAATTATTAGACGTTGCCGAAAAAGCAAAAAAAATGAATGTAGAATGTCATGTAATAACCGACAATGGCAAGACAGAGTTTGGCGGCATTCCAACAAAAACGTGCTTAGCCCTCGGACCAGACCTGTCTGAAAAAATAGATGAAGTAACTGGCGATTTGAAACTATTATAATTCATGTCTCCGCAGAACAAGAGTTGGGTAAATTTCGCCGGCCAGTCTATAGCAAAATTACTAAATGAAGATTTTGATCTCTCTGTTTTTTTGGATCAATTTAGAAAGTGTTCTAAAAATTTAAAAATAGAGTTGGAGGATTCGTTTATAAAAGCAATTTTGCTCAAGCCCGACAAACCTTGGCCCTATTTTTTTTTGGCAGAGATAGCCGATAGTGTAGATGATAAATTATATCTTTATCGTGAATCGCTCAAGATCACCAAGACAGACTATGCCAAAAAAATGATAGAGAGTCTGTCTGATCTGAATTTTGTTAATTTGCCAAATAAAGATATAAGTTATGAGAAATTTCCTTTATGCAAGAACGTTTTATATTTTTCCCCAGAGGCACCAGATTTTGATTGCAGCAGCGGCGGTAATAGACTTTATGAAATTTTAAAAATACTAGCAGAGTCTGATTTTAATGTTTACTTTTTGTGCAATAATTCAAAAAATATTAAACATATAAATTGTTTAAAAGATTTGAAAATTAATTGTTTTGAGGCGGATTTTTCTAAAAGAATTTTCATTCAAGATTATATTAAACAATTTAAGGAAGAAGGTTTAGTTTTTGAAGTTGCTATTTTTTCTTGGTACGATTCGGCTCATCAATACTTTGATTTTGCAAAAGAACAATACCCTGACATAAAAACAATAATAGACACTGTTGATGTCCACTGGAAAAGAGAATTTAGAGGATTTGAAAAAGGATTTTTTCAACAAAAGCAGGTTATTGAAAGAAAAAATATTGAAATTGAGGTCTATTCCAAAGCAGATGTGTTGTTGGCTGTGACTCAAGAAGATAGTTTAGAATTAAAAAAAGAACTAGGAGAAGACGCCAATGTTAAGATATTATCTAATATTCACAAATTAAAAAACAATGAAAAACTTGGGCAAGACATTGTTTTTATAGGTAATTATAATCACACTCCCAATGTTGATGCAGTAATTGATTGTATCGATATATTTCAACAATTCTCTAACACAGATTTTTATAAAAATCTTTCTTATAAACCCAAACTAAGAATAGCTGGTCCAAACTTAGAATTTGGTATTTTAGAAAAAGCACAAAATATTGAAGATATTGTGGTTGAAGGACACGTTCACAACTTAAATGATTTTTATAAAAATGCAAAAGTTCTAATGGCTCCTATAAATTGGGGAGCAGGAATTAAAGGAAAAATTTGCGACTCATGCATCAGAGGAGTTCCAGCTATAACCACGGATATTGGCAACGAAGGAATAAATTTAATAGATAATGAAAGTGGTTTTGTTGCCAATACGAAAGATGAGTTTTTAGAAAAATTAAAAAATGTTTATTTAATGCCCTTAGATCAACTAAAAACAATAGCTAAAAATGGACAAAATTTAATTGATTCTTTAGTTTCTCCAAGTAAAGCCAAAAATGTTCTTGTGTCTAATCTAATCCCAAAAAACATAATAATAAGCATTGTTATGTTTAACAAATTAGACATAATAAAAAATTGTTTAAATTCAATACTAAAAAAAACACAATACTCAAATTATAAAATAGCACTGACCGACAATACCCTTAATCCAGATGTAGAGAATTATGTTTTGGATATTCAAAAATTACATAAAGAAAAAATAGTATATTTTAAAAATCAATCAAATGATTATTTTGTAGAATCTAATAACAAAATATTTAATCACCCAGATTTTATCTCATCAGATGTAGTTTTGATAAATGACGATATAGAAATAGTAAGTGAATGTTGGTTATCCTACCTGTACTCAGCCGCCTATTCCGAATACGATATTTGTGCTGTTGGGGGTAAGATACTCCACCCTGATAATAAAGTCGCTGAGTGCGGTTCCGAACTAAACAATCAAGGTTTTGGTGGCCACCATGGTTATGGGTTAGATCCAAATATAGACTTTTTAAATAAACGGAGATACGTAGGATATTGTTCTGGTTGTTTGTTGTACATGAGAAGAGATGCTTTGGATATATTTGGCGTTTTCGATAAAGATTTTGCTCCTATGTACTTTGAAGATAGTGAGTGGCAATACCGGTGTCACATTGGAGGATACAAGACAATTTATGAACCGAAGTGTGTGGCCATCCACCATGAAGAAAAGCAAGAAAATAAACCCATGAAGAAACATCAAGAAACAAACAGAAATAAATTTTTAGAAAAATATAAAGATATAGATATAGAAAAATATAATTAATATGAAATCTTGTATATTAACAACATTTTACAATCCAACAAAATCAAAGAATAAAATAAAAAATTTTCATTCTTTTTATAATTCTTTAAAAAAACAAAAACTCAACGATTTGCTTTATGTTTGCGAAATTTCTCATGATGGACAATTTGAAATAAGTGATATAGACAATTACTATCAAATAACCAACCCAGATTTTTTGTGGCACAAAGAATCAGCTATCAATTATCTTTTAACTAAAGTTAAAAATGATTTTGATGGAATAATTTTAGCTGATTGTGATATAAAAATAGATAATAATAATTGGTATGATAAAACAAATTTTTTTTTAAATGATTATATTTGTTTGCAACCTTTTGAAAAAATAAATTACTTAAATTGGGACAAATCATTTGTAGAATACACAGATAGTTCTATTTTTAATTTTTTGAGTTCAAGTTCTATTGTTGATCGTGGTAATCCCGGCACTCTAATAGCTTATAGAAGAGACTACTTAGAAACTGTCGGAGGTTTGTTTTCTAAATGTTTAATTGGGGGCGGAGACACCATTAACATAATTCCATTGTGTTATGATAAATTTTTTCAATTAAAATTTCTTGATAGAGTTTGTAAAGATATTAGATTTGAAATATTTGATTATTTTGATAAATGCTTGTTGGCTATTCAAAAATTAAATAAAAAAAATTATACTTTTTTAGAAAATATTAATATTTTTCATATGTTTCATGGATTAATTAAAAAAAGAAGTTATGAAGAAAGATACAAAATAATAAACGATTTGAATTTCAATGATTATTTTTTAATAAATTTTGATGGATTTTTTAACATAATTAAAAATTCAAAAAATTTAAATCATCAAATTTTAGATTTTTATAAATCTAGAGATGATGATTTTTTTGTAGAAAAAAATACCCCAATTATTGTTTCAACTTTAAACAAGTTAAAAAAAGAACAAGAAGGATCTTGGTTGTGTGGTTGTGATAGTTTTTATTTGTCTAATATTAAAAAAATAAAAATTAATTTAAATAAATGTCATTTAAGATTAAATTACTTTGAAGTTTATTTAAATAATCAAAAATTTCTTTTTGATTTTAATAATCAAAAAGAAATAGAACTAGAATTTGAAGATCCTAAAACTATACAAATCAAATCCGACAGTTACGTTCCATTTTTAATAAAAGAAAGTGAAGATATAAGAAATCTTTCTTTTCTTATAAAAGATATAAAAATACAAACTAGAAAAGATAACTCATACATAAATTATCCATTGGAAGAAATTTTTTGAAAAATGATTGGTAAATTAATATACGAAGCGGAGAAATTCTTAGACTCAACAGAAACTGGCCCCGAGTTAGTTGAAAAATATGCATCCACTATATGCACAGATTTACTTTTCTTGAATGAAAAATTAGTTCGCTCTATCGTTGACAAAATGAAACAAAATGTTATAGATTTTGCTGTAAAAAATAGTAAATTGTATTTTAATTTTGATAATAGTAAAATTTACACAAGAGAAGATTTAAAGTTTAATGTAAATTGGCTTGTGCCACAATTAAAAAATGAAGTTGCAAATTTTAATACCAGCGGTAGCACATCGGGCAAACAATTTTTTTATTATGTTTGGAAAAAATATATTGATTTTATTGAAGACAAAAATCAATACGGTATGATACTAGATGAATACGAAATAAATAGATCTATTGATAATAAATTGAATATTTTAATTCTAATCAACCTGCATTATAATCCAAAATTTAAAGATTTTTATATTCAAGACGATAGTGGTCATCCTTACACCATGCATACTCATCAATCTTTGAAAAGCAATAGATTCTTTGTTAATTTTGAAAATTACTCGCATGAACCAGAGGAGTGGCACAGAAATTTATTTCAATTATTTGACACATTTAATTTTGACGTAATATTAATAAGTTCACCAATTTTACACAACATGGTTTACTATATTAAAAATTTTAATTATAAGAAAAAATTGTCAAAATTAATTAGCCAAACTGGGCAGTTTTTAATAGAAAGTGATAAAAATTTTTTATTGTCCAATAATTTTGTTGAAAATTTTTGCGATCATATGCGATGTTGGGACGGTGGCGCTACTTTTTTTAATTGCAAACATGGCAACTATCATTTAATGGACAATCTTAGCTTTGTTGAAAGTTTTGATAAAAAAATGATTTCAACCGATTATTTTTCTTTACCTTCTCCATTTATAAATTATTGGAATGGAGATCTTTGTCTGGTTTCAGACGATTATAAAAGATGTGATTGTGGAAGATTATTTAGAGAATTTAAAATGTTAGAAAATAGACCTTTTGCATTAAAAGGCACCGAAAAGCTTACAAACATAAAAAAACAAATAAGTAAATTAGATTTTAAATCTCAAATTAAACAAGTTCAGTTTGAAAATTTTAATGCTAAAATACATGTATCCAAAGATATGGATTGTGAACAAATAAAATTATTAGAAGAAATATTAAAAGATTATAAAATAAACATTTATAAAATGGACTCAGAACAATGACAGACTATGAAAGCAATGATGATTATTTTGATCAAGACGGTCCTATATACAGTATTTTAGAAGACAAAGGTTGCTGTTGTCCCGATGAAACCGGCGACCGCTGCGGAAGTGACTGTTGTTGTTGCGGACTTGGCTTTGCCCCAATCGGCCCAGGTTGTGCATGTGCGCCAGCTTAAAAATTCTTAACAAAAATTGAAAGATTATAAAAATGGAAATTGAAAAATTATCAAAAATAATTTACGCTTTGACACTAAGAGACAGGAAGGATAAACAAAGTTTTTGGTTTGAAAAAGGCTTTAGAAGAATGCACGAAATGGGAATAAACTTACTAGATTATTGGCAGAAGAAAATACAGTCCAACCCAGAATATTATGAAAAATTAGCTGAGGAAGTTTTTAAAAAATATGAATTTTTAGAAAACAACCCAGAATTAAAAAATATTCCTAAACCACCAAAAAATTATGATAAATAATGCAAACATTTTAGATTGTTTAATTTTGCTTTCAAAAAATGTAGAATCCTTCAATTTATTAAAAAAAGAATTTCCCGATATTCTAGCAGATTTGGTTAGTTTTCAAAATAACAATAACTGTAGTTGTAAAAATAAATTGATTAATTTTTTTATAGAAAAAATTAATAGTGATTCAAATTTTTTTGATAAATATATAAAAGATAATGATTTTTTTACAAAATTAGATAATTTATCAAAAGAAAAATTAGAAAAAAATTACGCCGGTAGGGTTTTTGTTATTGAAAAAAATGAATCTTCTTGGAAACAATTTACTCAAAGTTTAGTTGGTAAAAATTTTAAAATGTTTAGTGTCGCAGAAAGAGAAGACACAGTAGCTGTTTATTTTTTATGATTTTTGTAATTTATCTAATGTCTACTTTGGGAATTTGCTACGCTTGGAGCGACACAGAGGTTAGTGTTCCTCTGAGAAATTATGTGGCCAGATTTCCTTTTCTAAGAAAGGTTTTACTTTGTCACGAGTGTTCTAGTTTTTGGATAAGTTTAGCAATTAGTTTTTTTATTAATCCAGCAGAAGGGTATTGTTTTCCGATAATAAGTAATTTTTTAAGCGCTTTTTGTGGATTTTTTATTAATTTATTTTTTGTTAGAAACAATAAAATACCTTCTAATTAGATATTTTTTGAATTAATTTTATGGATTCTTTCAAAGATATATTTTTTATTTGACATTCCCTTAATCTAAATATTTGATCCAAGTTGTAATCTTTTGCTTCTTGTGCCCAATCCTCCGATAATATTTTTTTTCTTATATCAATGTCGGGATTATCAAAGCATCTTGTGAATTTAAAACGACTTGGACGATTTTTAAGTGCATCATCTACTTTGTTTATGTCATTCACTGTCATGATAAAAACAACATTTTCATATGTGTTGTACACACCATCTAATCCATTTAGTATGATATCAAATGTAAACTTGATTTGTTTGTTTTCTCCTCCTCCAAGGATACACTTTCGACCATCAAAATAATTATCAAAATCTTCAAATAAAACTATACATTTTTTTGGAATTTGCGCAAACAAAAGAAGCAAATCATGATTGGTCCAATCAGGATTTAGTGTAAATATCATGATCGGCAATCTGTATGTTGTTGCCAGATATTTTACTAAAGAAGTTTTTCCGTTCCCTGGAGGGCCATATAAAAGTGCCGATGTTTTTTTTCTATCACCAGCAACAACCTCTATGACTTCTTTTTCAAAATCTTTCCAAAGAAATTCATTCACTATTGGTGGTGGCGGTGTTTCTTTTAAAGATCCTATTTTGTCAACACCGTATGGCATCATCAACTCCACAGGGATGCCAAGGTTAATTAGTTGTAGTTCTTTTAACTTTTCTTTTAGAAATTTTTTTATGTTCTTGTATTGCCATCTTAAACAATAAATTGTTGTTATATAATCTTTGCTACTAAAACCAGCTTGCATCAGCCGTTCGTTGTGATAAATATAGAACCAAGGAGCGTCTTTAAAAAAGCAAAAAGAAGAATATTCAATCGGATGGCGTTCATCGGACACAAATTCTTCACTTAAAACTATTTGTCTTTGATTTTTAAATAAATCGAATAAAGTTTTAAATGTATTTTCTTCTATCCTTATTTCTATCAATATTAAGTACTTAAAAACAGCCCAAACTCCAAATCCTGATGCGATTATTGCTAAAATATTTGATAACATTATTATATTTTAGCAATATTTTAAACTTTTGTAAACTATTTCCAACTTATTGGCTCGCTGCTCTTTTTACGTTTTGTTCCCTTTTTGTTGCAAGCAGATAGAGTTGGCCTACATGCCGGATAACTTCTTTCGGCTCCCTTGCCTGTTTTTTTTCTTCCACATGGTACCAAATGACCTTTACGGCTTTTTTTACAATCTATCCAGCCCTTTCCATTATTTCTATCAAACCACCCTTTAAGTCCACGTTCTTTTTCTAAATCAAATGCTCCTTCTCTGAAGTCTTCAGGTTTTACGGTTCCCTTCGCCACAGATCGTATTCTTGCTGCGAACAACCCTGGCCCCACACCCTCAGGTATTTGTTTTCCTAAAGATTGCATTGATTGAATTATTTGTTCGCTAGACATTTGAGATACATCCATGCCTTGATACATTAAAGCCATAGCAACGCTCATGGCATCACTGTATTGCTTTGGTTCTTTTAGTTTTTCATCAAGATGAAAAACTTGTTCTTGCATGTGCTTTTTTTTCTTTTTAGAATTGCCCCAATTTTTAGCACCAACTTTGCGGCACTTTACAAGTGCCCCCGAGTTGCCAGTTATAGTAATCAGCCCGTTGCCATCCGTTTCCTGCATCATGACCCAAGTGCCGTTCTCTGTTTGAGGACACCAAACATCCGCTTTTCTTTTTTCTATTAATTTAAAATTTTCTAAATGTTTGGTGCCATTATAAGCAACATAATGGCAACCATAAACGTTGGTAGTTTTGTGTTTTTTAAATGTTACCAATCCCTTATTTAGAAAAGCAGATATTAGGAATGCATCCCTGTGATTTATATCTTTTTGTTTAAATCCGAAAGATTGTTTTCCATGTGGTGAACCATACATGTACTCATGATTACTCTCATTCTTCTGCACAGTTAATCTTTGTGTTTTGATTTGATTTCCATCATAAACTATGGCACTATAAAGCCAACTTTCACGTTGCTCTGGCGAGCAATTCAAAAGATACTCAATCCAATTTGTTTGATATTTATAAATTTTATCTAAGCTGATTGGATTACCCCCATGGTATTTTGAACTTATGACCAACGCTCTGTTGCTCCCAGATCCCGATACAATTTCTTCAGTTGTTAACAACCTCATATCATTTACAAGGTCGGTGTGTCTTTTTCTTCCTCTGTTGCCTTTGCATTTAGGGTATTTTACAACCCATTTATGATTTGGGGTGCATTCAAATTTCCAACCAGTATTGCCATTTTTAATCACATAAGTTTCAGCATCTTTGTAATTAAACAAATTTAATATTGGCTTAAACTCAAGGCTGTCTTTTTCAAGATTAAATGTTAGAATTTCTTCTCCAATTTGAAGCTGTTCGTGTGTCTTCCAGCCCTCTCTTGTAAGAGCTTTGGAAGTCTCTACCGGAACACAGGCATAAGCTGAAGGCCAAACGGAATACCTGCTTTTTACCTTGTGATAACAAGCATCCTTTTCTTCATTTAACTCAAACCATTCTTTAAAACTTTTCAAAATACCCACCTTAAAAACAAAAATGCAAACAAAACTATTCCAACAATCATCAAAGTAGTTCCACCAAAAAACCAGAAGGCCAGGAGACCGAGTGCTATTATGGTAAAAGATTTTTGTTGCTTTGCCTTGTAGTCGAGATAAAGATATCTTCCTATAAAACAAGCACCAACAAGTAAAGATACGATTGCTGCTATTAAAAGATAGTTTTCCATTTTTGCCCTCTATAATTTTTTGATTTTTACCACTAAGTCTCCATCACCTTTGATGACACGATGCCATTCATTTGCTTTTATTTTTATTGGTTTTTGAATACTCTCAGGGAGTTGATTGTCTCTTTGAAACAACCAATTTGTTTGTTTTAAAGGAATCACTAGGCGATCTTCCTTATCTTTGTGCCATTTTAATTCATGTGAATGAACGTCCCCAGAAAATGTTCTTACATATTCTTTTGTTGATACTTTTTTTTCTTTAAATGGCAGACTCATATAAATATATATATTGATTGGTTCATTTTCGCTGCCTTTTAATTTGTAAATCGAAGAAGAATGGTGTCAGAATTTAAAGGGTTGCGTAAGTCAATGACTATTTGGTTTTCACCATTTCTCAAATACGAGATAACGAAATGAACCGTATATACCATTATGCAAACTTTTGAAGAGTGGTTGGTTAAAAACTACCCAGAATCATTGGACGAAAACTGGCGAAGGACATTGGGTTCTTTTGCTCTTGGTGCCGCTTCTTTTTTGCCCATGGCTAATGCTCAAGCGGCCCCGCCATCTGCCCTCCAAGCAGCCGCAACACAACCAGTGTCTCAAAATCAAAAAACAAGATTAGACGCAATGAAAAGAGTCTCCACCGTTCACAAATTCAAGAAGAACTGGGGATCTGAATTCGGATCACAACAAGAGCAAAAACTTTTTGACACCATACTAAAATTGCAAACAGAGAAGGAACATGATGACCTCTTGAGTAAAATAGAAAAAGATAAAGAAGATTTATTTCGTTATCAAATGCAAGGACGATATCACCCAGATAAGAACGTCCAACAATCTGAGGTGCGACAAATAAATAATTCAAGAGATTTCCAATATATGGATTACCTCAAGACACTTGTGATTGCAAGTAAAATTAATCTTTGAATTTACCAAGGGCGACTACTCTTGAGGCCCAAAGATTTTGAATATCGTGCCACGTTGCACGACCAGTAACCGGGTGTTGTGCGATCTTTCTTTTCGTGACATTTGTGCCTTGCACGAAAACTTTTTGCACGAGCGGGACTATTATTTTTAATGCTAAGACCTGATGCCTTTGAGTCTCCAAAACGAACCATTTTAATTCTTCCACTTGGTGTTTTTACGTACACCTTGAATTTTTTAGGACCGCCTGGAGTTCTCATGGGTTTGTTTAATGGAGGATTCTTTTTTGATTTTGATTTTTTAGATTCATTTAAATTTTTTGATTTATCCAAGAATGGAGCATCCAAATAAATTGTTTTTCCGTTATGCTCAACCACCATCCCTACATCTGTTTCTAACAAATCGGCATCTTGATCGTTAACTTCTATTAAATTTTTATTATAAAGTTCTCGGGTTTCATTTATTAAATCAAAATATGCTTTACTATAAACACGAAATATGTTTTCGCACAAGGATAAATTATTATCTAAATGATATTTTAAATTTTCACTTATTTTTATATTACTCAGCAGTCTCATTGGGCTGATAATGTTTTGTTCTTTTAGTTTTACAAAATTTGCAAAAGAATAATCTTTGTTTGAATTTATCATTGTTTATTCATCCGGTTGAGTTTTGATTAAATAAATGGTATAATTTTTTTTGTATTATTAACTTATTTATGCGGCTTAAAATGAAAATAATAGTCACAGGAAGTTCAGGTTTGGTTGGAAGTGCATTTAAAAAAATTCAACACGAATATGATCATGATTTTATTTTTTTTTCTAGAAAAGATTGCGATTTACTTAAATTTGACGATTCTATAGATAAAATTGCACAACAAAAACCTGACTGCGTAATACATTTGGCAGCAGATGTTGGCGGTTTGTATAAAAATATTCAAAACAATGTTTCTATATTTGAAAATAATATTCTAATAAACACAAATATAGTTCGTATATGTTATATTCTTAAATTAAAGTTTGTAGGATGTTTGTCAACATGTGTTTTTCCAGATAACGTGGATTACCCCATCACAGAAGAATCTTTATTTAACGGACCTCCTCATAATTCTAATTATGGGTATTCTTATGCCAAAAGAATGTTAGAAATTCACTGTAAAGCTTATAGAGAAAATTATAATTGTGATTTTCGTTGTTTTATACCTACAAACATGTATGGGCCAAATGATAATTTTAACTTAGAACAAGCTCATGTTATACCTTCTCTTGTTCATCGTTGTTTTGTTGCTAAAAAAAATAACCAAAAATTTGTTGTTTTCGGCACAGGTAAACCATTGAGACAATTTATGTATGCAGAAGATTTTGCTAGAATTATATTAAATGAGTTTAACAAAGATGACAAAAGATCTAAAATAATTTGCCCAAAAACCGAAAACAGCATTCGAGAAGTTGCACAAATAATATCTGATAACTTTAATTATAAAGATAAAATTGTTTTTGATTCAACAAAATCAGATGGGCAATTCAAAAAAACGGCCGCATGTGATATAAATTATAATTTTACAAAAATTGAAGATGGGATAAAAGAAACCGTAGATTGGTTTAATAAAAATTATTTACAAGCTCGAAAGTGAACCGCATGAAAAAAACATTGATTAAAGAAATTAAAGATGCTTTCATTTTAGAAATAGAAAAGCACGAAGATAATCGTGGGTATTTTCAAGAGACATTCTCTGTATACAAATACATCACGGAGTGTTGGCGTCCAGCACAAGTAAACGTAAGTTCTTCTAAAAAAAATGTAGTAAGAGGTTTGCACATTGCTCCTTTTAGTAAATTATGCACGTGCATTCGTGGAAAATTATTTGATGTGGTTGCGGATTGTAGAAGAAATTCTTCAACATTTGGTAGTTGGTTTGGGATTTGGTTAGATGAAAATTGCAATAAACAAATATATGTGCCAGCGGGATGCGCTCACGGCTTTTACTCAGCAGAGGACGATACTATTTTGCTTTATCAGCAAGATTTTCCTTATACTCCAAGCATTGAAAAGCAAATACACTGGAAAGATCCTCTGTTTTCTATAGAATGGCCAAACGCAGACAATTATATATTATCTGATAAAGATGCCAACGCTGGAGTTTATGATGTTAATTAGAAAAATTGATCATATTGATTTAAAAGAAATTGAAGAATTGGCAAATAACACCTATCCGGATAATTTTTTTGAATCAGCCGAATCTTTTAGTTCTAAAATTCTAGGATTTCCAGACGGTTGTTTTGTTTGTGAAGTTGACAAAAAATTAGTTGGATACGTTGTTAGTTTCCCGTCTCGAATAAATTTCGTTGAACCTTTGAACAAGATTTACAAAAAGTGCGAAAACGCAAATTGCCACTATATTCACGACGTTTGTGTTAATTCAAATTTTAGAAAAATGGGCGTAGCGAATAACTTATTGAAAAAAATATTTGATAAATTTTTTGTTGATTTTGCTCTTGTGGCCGTAATGGGATCAGCAAGTTTTTGGCAAAAATTTGGATTTGAAGTTGTCCAGCAGATCGATTATTATAATTCACAGGCCCACTATATGGTTAAAAAACATGGCTAAAAATAATTGTGTTTGCTCTATATGCGGACAGCAAATGGATTTAATTGTATTAAGCCACAAAAATAAGCCTTTTGTGGATGGAAATTGTTATCCAAAAATTTGCTTTGGTTGTTTTCAAGTTCCAAAACAATTTATAGATTCTTATGACCAAGAGGGATTTTTAACCTCCCAAGAAGGTCCATTTTATAGTTATAAAGTTTTACACTCTCCGCAAGAACTTGTTGATATCGGATCTGCCGACAATTTGAAACAAGCAAAAATTTGTGTTCGTGCGGTAAAAGAAGCAATCAAAAAATCTGATTTGAGCAAACTCAAAAAAACACAATTAAAAAAACCACAACCCGATTTTGAATTAAATGATTGACTATAAATATTTTTGTTATTAAAATAGAATTATGCATAATTTTGTTTTTTTAATCTTCTTACTTTTACTTATTTTTGTTTTTCTTATTGCTGTTCTTTTTTGGGGGTTTTTATTTTTTGAATCGTTAAAGAATTTTTGTGAGCAAAATGAAAATAGAAAAAACAAAAAAAGTAAAAACAGTCGATGAAATAATTTGTGATATTTGCGGCTGTTCTTGCAAAGATATAAATTGCGGAAACGAATATGCTTTTTTAATGGCCGACTGGGGCTATGCATCTAAAAAAGATGGAGCAAAATATGATATTCATTTTTGCGAAAATTGCTTTGATGAAACAATAAGATTTTTAAAAAATAAAAGAACAAGCCAACACAAACCCGATCCGCTAGAACCAAATTTTGAATAATGTTAAACAAGAGTACATTTGAAACCGAAGATTCTTTTTTTGATCTTTTTTACAATGAAAATATTTCTAATCATTGCTTTTTGTTAAAAATACAAACTGGCTGGAGTGAAACTTCTTATGTAAACATTAGTTTGAATAAAAAAGAAATGAAAGGATTGGCAGATTTTTTTAACAAATTTGTTGAAAATACAAAAAAAAAGAAAAAAATTAAAATCAAAAAAAGAGACCCAGCAAGAAACAACAAAAGAATATCTTTGAGGAGAAAAAATGAAAAAAACCCGTGAGCAAATTATTGAATCTATGTGCCTTACCTGGAGACACGATTTCAACTTAATGAGATCTCCGGAGAACAAGTTTTCTGGTATGACCATAGAAGAACGTGAGTTTTTGTATAAACAAATGTCTCAGGTTTTTGATAATGTAATTTCTAAAATTTTAAAAGAATTACAACAAGAGAACAAAAATTTAGAAGATTATGTATTAAAATTATCTTTAAATAAAAATTATCTCGGAGAATGTAAAAGTTTTAGCTACAATAACCCGATCTCAGAAAAATTAAAAAATTTAAGTAGCAGTTGTTCCCAAATTAAAAACTCAGTAAACTCTGTCTATGATGTATTGTCATGCAAAAACAAAAACAAAGATGAACACAAACAATGCTTTAAATCGAAAGCAGAAGTACCGAGCGACTTTAAACAACTACAGGTTGGCGTTAGATTTTTGCACAAGCCCAATACTTATCTTAAAGATTTGATAGAAAGTGTTATTGAAGAGTGGTCTCCATCTAAGAATTACATAAAATTAAAAAACGTAGGCTGGATTGAATTTGATCAATTTTCAAAGTATAATATAGTTGAGATACTAAGTTGCCAGGAAAAATAAAATGTTTTACAGGAACCGACTTCACCATTGGACTTGTGGCAAATTTGCTGATTGGGTGCGAGGAGAAAAGAAGCCATATGCTTTGACTTTAGAAGAATGGGATGATTGGGAAGAAAAACAAAAAAAACAAAGACCAATAAGATTTTGGTTAGCGGATACTTTTTTAAGAAAATTACAAAATTTTTTTTGTTTTCCATTAGATGTTTATAAAAATATTCGTTGCTATTTTCGTAATAGGTTTATCGATAAAACTCATTACCTAAAAACTGGTCTTGAACCAGGAAATTATTATGATTTAGACCATAGAATCCTTCATGGTTTGTTCAATGAATTGGTCGAGTTTGTTGAATGCGACTGCGCTTTAATGCAGGACGATAGAAATAAAAATTACCAATTTGTTAAAGGCAGATGCATCGAAGCTGGTTTAGATTATTTGGGTTGGGCTTCTAATTTGACTTATGAGGATTGTGGTTTTAATCAAGAGAAAGAATCACAAGTTGCCAAAGAACTTACACCTCAAGCAAAGTCCGCAATAGAAATATTAAAAATTTATCATTGGTGGAAAAACAGACCCAATCGAAAAGAACCAATGGAAGAAAGCGGTTGGTCAAAAATATGTGAAACCAAAAACCCAGATCCGCAAGAAAAAGATATTGCTTTTAATAAATTACAAGAACTTGAAAATCAAATGGATCAAGAAGATGAAGATATGTTAATTAGTTTAATTAAGGTAAGAAAGAGTTTATGGACTTAAATTGGATCAAGGCTATAATATCAATAGCATTCGAATGCTCTGTGTTCTTGGCGATAGCTTTTTTGATTTTTTATTTTTTTAAAATTTGAATAAATTTATCGTCAATTACCCACCCCCTAAAGGGAGTGGGCTTGTAAATCACCGGAGCCTTCTCCACAGTGTCTACTATAAGCCAATTGACACATGGCTCGTTCCTCAACAGCTTGCCGTTGAAGAAGCGACCGGAGTGCTACATTTTTAGCACCGACACGGTCTGCGTTGTCCGAGAACTTGCAGGCAACGCACCGAAAAACCAGTCCATTTCGGTTGGACTTATCAACACAACCACAACAAGGACAACCCCTGCTCGTATTTTTTGCAGGAACATTGTCAACGGTTATCCCAACAGAATTAGCCTTGTATGTGACAAAAAACTCAAGCATAAAGTAGGGCCACCTGTTATTCCTTGATCTCTGCTTGTGGTGTTGTTTTTTGTTTTCCTTGGTAAATTTCTGTTTGAAGCCGGTCAACTTTTCCAATGTTATGGTTCTTGCATCGTTCAAACTTGCAAAATTAACCAATTGCTTACTTGCAATGTGTAATATATTCTGTGTTACGGCTTTTTCTCTTCCGCTTAACCGCTTTAGTAAACGGCGTGCTGAACGAGTGCCAACACTGGCTACTTTTGCTCTTGTTTGTCTGATGCAAAGTCTTTTGTGATTTAGTTCACCTCCCTTGATGTAAAGTGTCTTGTTTGAATTAGGGTCTATTGCAACGAGTATGTTTTTCTGTCCACGGTCAACCCCAATTATTCCGCCTTCAACTCTTGGTTCAACTTGGTCAATTTCAACTGTCAAGCACAACCACCATTGACCTTTACTGAATTTCAACTTTGAGTCACTCCATTTGCCTTTAGGAAGCGGTCGTGACTTGTAGGAAACCAGTTCGCCCCAGATGCTCATTCCCTTTTTTCTGATGTTGAAATCCCGTTTCCAGCAAAGTGGCAAACTTGTCTTGTTGTATGTCGCAAGGCTCCAATTCTTGTTGCTTTTCATGCTTCTGTATGTTCCAACCACATGGCGGAACAAGGAGCAAGTCAATTGGCTGGGAAGATTGAATTTTTCTCTCACCATGCCGTAGAACTCTTTGCTCAATTGACCCGGAGTGTTGACTTTCTTGCGAGAATAGATTATCTTAGACAGCCAGTTTGCGGCATCCTTGTAGGATTCGGCGTATTGGCTGAACTTGGAATGCTCGCTTGTTATTTTGAGTTTGTATGTTCGCAAAACTTTCATACAAACTTATATAGTAAGTTTGTGACGAAAATTATTAGGGAGGTAACGGCAATTCCTCCCAGCCCCTAAAGGGACTGGGTTTCCTTGCCGGATTCAGATGAAAATTAAAAAAATTGAATCAGGGACGGTCGTGGTTTTTGATGAAAATTTAATTAATTCTTTTGTTTGGAATCGAATGTCACAAGAAGAAAAAGTTAAAAATTATGGGTTCTTAGGATACAGATCTGACAAGATCAAAAGATTCGTTTTTTTGTGCGAAATCAAAAATGCCCCCGGTCATTGCGTTATAGTTGATCTTGAAACCCAAAAATTGTTAACCATGATACACACAAATATATTAAGGGAAGTGAAACCGGAAGAATTTTGATAATGTTAAAGTTGAAAAAACAAAAACACAACGCAGTTCTAGTATCAGCCGATTCTCAAGAAGAATTGGCTGACTCTTTTATGAGATTTCAAGAGCATTATGAAAACCCATATTGGGCCGGAAAAATCTTCACTGTTGGACAAGTAAAAAAATGGTATTCTGAGCGGTATGGCGCAGACACTTATCGTTTTGATTGGCACGGGTTTAACTTTCCTAGTTTTGTCTTAGAATCTTTTAAAGAAGGTCTCTTCGACCCACTGACGGAAAATGAACAGCGAATTTTGAGTTTTTTTAAATATCGAAATGACGATTTTTATATCATAGGCTCAAATACTGATGATGTTTTAAAACACGAATTGAACCATGCTCTTTTTTACACAAACAAAGATTACAAAAAACAAGTTGATGGTTTGATAGATTCTAACAAGAAACACTTGAAAAAAGCATTTGATCATATCTTAAAACTGGGGTATCATAAAAAAGTGTTAAATGATGAACTACAGGCTTATTGCTTAGATGAGGGTTATTTCGAAAAACATAATATTGAAATACCTTTGAGTTTTATTTCGAAACTCAAAGGTATAAACAAAACATGCTCACGTTCAAAGTAATCACGGCTTTCGCTTGTCTTTTTTTTGTTGTTGAGAATAGCCATAGAATATGTTGTGATCAATTACTTTACGGACCAATTTTAATAATGAAAGACTTTTTTTACAAGCCAATAAAAATACAAGACAAAGAAGACAATATCTTCTTTTGGTCCGATATGCACTTGGGTCATCGTTGCGTTCATTGGGATAATCCCTTATACAAACAAAGAGGGTTTAACACGGTGGAGGAACACGACGCTACTCTTGTAAAAAGATGGAACGAAACAGTATCTTTCGATTCTATTGTTTTTAATCTTGGTGATATGCTTTTTGGCAACAATGGATTTCAAAGATTGATTAATTATTTTGAAATGTTAAATTTTAAAACTATGTATTTGCTGTTTGGCAATCACACGGCTGGAACAAAGCAAGTTTTTGAAAGTATCGAAGGAAATGTTTTTGATGTGAACTCTGAGAAACAAGTTATATTTTGCCCAAATTATGTTGAGTTTTTTATCAATGGTTTTCCTTGTGCATTGAGTCATTATGCAATTGCTTCTTTTAACGGCCAAAGCAAAGGTGGCTTTATGATACATGGCCACTCTCATGGAAATTTGTACAAGTCTGAATTGGGAAAAACTCTTTATCAGGCTAGAATAATCGATGTTGGAGTAGAAAACTGTTCGCATCCTATTTCATTTCATCAAATAAAAAGTAAATTTAAAGACAAACCCGTAAGTTTCGATCATCACGGAGAAGGAACTTGAAAAAAATAATCATAATTTTTGCACTATCTGGTTGTTCTCAACCAGATGCGATTCAATTAAAAAAATATGCCGTTGTCTCTGTATTCAACGAAACAGTTTTAGAAACGGAGAACAAATCTGAGGCTTACGAAACAGCCCACAATCTCACTTTAATGGGTCGGGTCTTCTCCTCAAAGCCTGTTTATTTTGTTAAAGAAAAAAAGTGAAATATTTTTCTTGATTGTTTTCCAACCGATTGTAAAATGTTTGTATGAGTAGAAGAACTAAAAAAATTGTCGGCATGGTCAACTTTCCTGTTGACTCAGAAGAATACAAATGTTCCAACGAAGGTGGAATGTTTGTTGAATTGTGGGTCGTTGAACAAGATTTTATGGAATGCGGTGCTTGTTGCGGCTACGGTAACATCACAAGCCACTATGCCGAATCTCTAGTAGGAACAGAGCAAAAGCCCAACCACGATAATTATAGCCAAATGAATGAAGAGGAATTATCTAAAGTTTTCGAGAACAATGTTGGACAACGATTCTTTTTAGAAGAAGAACTGTTTCCGTTCATGCACAACAGCAAAGAAGAAAATGTTGAAAGATATCAATCATTACCACTTCTTGCTTGCATCACAATGGGCAGCACCGGATGGAGTGGGTACGGAGGGAAACACCAAGATTATTGGCGTTGTCAATATAAAGATCTAAACGAAAGTGGTAAACTTGTTTACGACACGCTCAAAAAACAATATCCTAAAGCCGAGTTGTTGTTGGTTACTTGGCTAGATACTTAGGAGAAACATTATGGGAATGTTTGATTATATTAAAATAGATGAATCTATTCATTTACCTCTACCAGAGGAAATGAAGAAATTTAATATTGAGTTTCAAACAAAGTCTCTCGACAATTCCATGTCCACTTATCTTATAGCAGATGATCGCAATTTGTATGAATTAGATGCACTTTGGGATTGTGAAAAGAAATCAAACGAACCAGTTAAAAAAATAAATCTTCAATATCATGGGAAAATAAGATTTTACGCATACGAACAAACAGACACTTTGGATTTTTGCGCAGATTTTGAAGCCAAGTTCACAGATGGGGTTTTATATGCGATAAATTTAATAGATTATAAAAAAATTGAACACGAATCTATTAAATTAAAGATGCAAAAATTCTTAGAAAAAGATAAAAAAGAACGCAATAAAATATCTTATAGATTTAAAAAATTCATTAAAAACAAAACTCTTTCTATATTTAAAATAAAATCTAATCAACTAAGATTTACCTCACCAGAGGTTCTTTTATTTTTTTCAAAGCCAAGAGAAAAAGAAAATAATTATGGTTTGTATTTTAATAAAATCGACACAGGTTTTAAGTTTACAAAAACAGATTTCTATATGGAAGTAAAAATGCAAGTTTTAGGATTTGGTTTTATTTTTCAAAAATTTAATCTCGACCAACCCTCTTTAGATGCGGGGTCGAAATGATTAAATTTTTAGTATCCTCAGTGGCAGCAACCACATGTTCAATTGTTATTGCTATGTGTGTGTTGTTTATTTTGGGTCTTATTGTAAATTTATTTAAATTAAATTATGGTCGAGATGCCTATTGGGTTTTTTCCGCTTCTTTTATCGCAATGATAATAGTCTGGGTGGTTTGTTTTGGTTTTTTTATGAGTGAAGAAAAAATAAGACCAATGCCACAAGACTCGCCGCCAGTGTTAATTCCAAAAACTAGAAAAAAATTACCTGAACCTATTAGTTATCTTTCTTCAAAAGTCAACGGAACCGTTCAAAGCATTCATATTGGAGGAAGAAGAGAAATTGTTCCTGTAGTTCAAGTTGAGTTAACAAGATATTTTCATGAAGAAAATTTATGGGTGTTGGGTGGAGGTACTCCAAACGGAGGAATAATTCAACCAATAGGTAGAAAAAATTACTTTATGCCTGTATTGAGTGGAAATTTAGACTTTAATTGGAAGGTCTCCAAACCACCTGTTACGCAGTTGTTTGAAGCATCGCATTTGGAAAATGATGAAGATGGTGAGACTAAGGCTTGGAGTGAATTTAGAGTTGCAAATATAATTTTCAAAGACGAGGAGCCTGTTTCTTTACTATTTAAACATTATGCATATGAAGATGGCAAGTGGAGTGAAATTGCCGGTTACGAAGCATTTTTTGACGGAAAAGGAATGAGGACTCCGGACGATCCTGTTGTTAAAAGAGAGAATAAAGTTTTTGAACACCCGTTATTCACAGAGCATGCTAAAAAATGTAAACAATGCTCGGTTAAAGCAATCTCTGGGGAAGATGGCCCAGTGCATCTATGTGAAAAGGGTTTTAAATTACTTCAACAAGATGCAATAAACGATCAATGAAAACATTATTCATTTACTTGGCTGTTGCTCCTTGGTTTTTAGGATCTGTTGTTTCTTTTTTGTTGTTTGTTTATAATTTGTATGAGTTAATTTACTATCTTCTCCATCCAGAAATTAAAACTATTGATGTTGGACCAAAATGATTGTAGAATTTTTTGGAGGTATTAAAGATGGGGAATTTCTTTATTTGCCTAATTTAGAAAAGATTTTGAGTTTTTCAAGTTTTGATTCTATATCGATGAAAGAGAGAAAACATGAGTACGGGCTTGTAGAAGATTGTGATTTAATTTACTATCGTTTTTTGGACACGAAAGAAAAAAATTAATGAGCGAAGACCACTTGCTTTGGTTGTGTATTCTTGTTTGGTATTTGTATGTTGATTCTTGGGACACTGCTTTCCGATTAAGGGGCATTTATAGGAGACTTGAGAAATTAGAAAATCATGAAGAATAAAAAACAAAAATTCAATTGCGATGTTAATGGCGGCATTATGGTTGTTGGTGCTCTAAGGTACGCTTTAGGTCGCCACACTTATGTTCCAAAGGCAACCCAAGATTGGGTCACCGAGAACTGGGAAAGTTTAGACACTAAAACAAAATGTGTTATTGTTCGTGATGTCCTAGAACATCTTTACGACGAAAATAAAAAATCTCAATCCCCAATAACCGATATTGATGTAAAAGATTGGCAAAAATTTGCTATCGAAAGATACTCCGCACTAAATTACGAAGAACGCAAATACGTTGATCAAAGCACGAAACAGCGAGAGGATATGTTTCTTTGGTTTGAAAAATTTTTTTACGGTTCAAAAATTAAAGTTTAATTTTTATGGTACTTTTTATAGATTATTTATTTTTTGTTTTGGGTTTATTTTTTGTTTTTAAAATATTTCCAATTTTTATTCCTGGATTGGTGGGTGAAAAGTATTGTTGGTTAGTTTATGGTGATCCGAGGGGCATGGTGTTTGCTTATTTTGTACAATGGTTGTTTTTGGAATTACTAATTGGTTTAATTTTTGTTGTAATTTCAAAATGGGTAATTGCGTAACCACCAGACCCTTCACAAGAATGAATTGAAATTGAATTATTTTTGCTACGATCCTAAATGGCCTCACGGAATTCCTAGAAGTGAGCCACCATACACTTACGACTACGTTAAAGATTTAAGGTATGTTTTTTTAAACCAAAATTTTTTTAAAAACAAATTTCCAGAAGGTAAAAATCGATTAAAAAATGCTTTTACGTCTGATGGAAAAGTTATTTACCAAGTTCAGTTTAACGATAAATTGACAACAGTTTATCAGATTAGTTTTCATAAAACTGAAGAAAAAATTGATGATTTCTTGGATTGGCTCAATCAACAAATAAAATTTTCAAACAAAATAAGCGAAAACACAAAATGACTAAAGAAGAGCAAATCGAATATGTAAAGTCTGGAAAGCCATATCGAACAACCGATGGAAAAGTTTTTCAAAATGGAATTCGGTTATCTTTGCATAAAGGTTTTTGGTGGCTTGATGTTGGTTGTGCAGTTGCCCCAGAAGGTCAAGAAAAAAATCTTCCTTTGATTGATTTAGATGTTTTTCCTAAAATTACTCCTAATTGGATTTTTGTGGGTGGAAAGAAGAAGTCTTGATTTTTTTAGTTAAAAATTATATGATAAAATCCGACAGGCAGAGATTTGCCGTATCTCGTGGCTAGGTGTGGGCAAACCTGAACATTTTTGGTGTCACAGAAACCACGGGCGACCTGTTTTTTTAGAAAGTAAATTGTGATTGAAAAACAAGTACCTCTATACGAACTTCTGGCATCTGTGCCGGAAGACCACCGGTTGGTCATCCATGGGGAAGGAAATTTTCCGTCCAGCACCAGCATTCCAGTGGGGCGACTGTGCCATGAGGCATCAAAGGAGTTAGAAAAACAATTTGAACTCCGCTGTGTCGTCAGACGACTCTTGGACGATGTGAATGCCCGACACCCGGACAAGAACCCTAAAAAGTGGAACTGTCCTCACATGCAGGCTTTGGATGACATGACAAGGATAAAAAATGAAAATGATTGAAGTCTATCTGTGTGATAGATGCGAAAAGATGATAATGCCTACGCCAAACGACAAATCTCCCCCTAATGGATTTGTCGTCGAGGGCAACATATACGTTGCAGAAAAAAGATTGGGCGGTCTTATTGGTTGCAATTTTCAAAAAGCTGACAAGGATGGCGTAATTAACATCAAAGAAATTGGGAAAAATTGCTTTTGTAGAGATTGTTTTTTGAAAGTTTTGCACATCGAAACTATAGGAATTAGATCATGAACAAAACAAAAGATTTAGTGACTTATTATGTTTGTTACGACAAAAACGCTCCAAAGCCTATGAGTAAATGGATCTGTGTCAGAACCAGCAAAGATGGAGAAATTGTCGGTTATTTCAATCCAGACTTCAGCACCGCTGGGTTAAGTGCATTAGATTATATCACAAACAACACAAAGCAAATTGAGCAGACCGATGACTGATTTAAATCAATACACCGTCGAAGTTGAAAAAGTGCCAACTAAACCGGGTTGTTGGGATTATTTAAATGTTAAAATACTTTACGAAGGAAAACAAATAGGTTCTTATCAAAGAAACTATTCTAGTTTTTTTGATACATTTTGTCCTTTTGAACAAAATGGCAAGATTTATGCCCTGTATTCTAAAGATTATACCGGAACAAGAGTCATGAGTCTGCCTGATTGTGTAGATATTTGTGGCGAAGAAAGAGATGGGTGTGGATTTTGTCCAATAGAGTTTTACGTTCCAAAAGAAGGTAAGGGACAGTATGGATTTGTTTCTGGGTGTGTTTGGGGCGATGACCACAGCGACAAATTGCAATTTTTAGATTTGGGTCAAATTGAACAAGGCATATTTAAAAGAGAAGATAGATTTGGATACATCGAACTGCCATCAAGTTTACAATTAAAAGACTGTGTTAGGATTGGTGGTTGCGATGAAAAAGACCCAATAGATGTTTGGGTTAATATAATAGAAGAAAAGCACTATAGACTTAATGATACTAGAGAAAATATAGCCTGGATTAAATTAGTTGACGAATTGGTCATAGGCAACCAAATGGTTAAACTAATTGATTATTTGAATAAAAAATATTGCAAAAAGTGTGGGTATTATCTTGAATCAAGAACGTATTTTAAGGACGTTGTAAAAGAAGATGGATCCAAAGAGAGGATAAAGTGTAATTTTGAAAATGATGAATTGGCGTGTAAGTGTAGTGAATAAAATCAACTACCAACAACAAAACAAAAAGTCTTAAGTGTTCTTTAGAAAACAAACCATTCTTAAGACTCAATCATCAAACACATGGGCGAAATCAATGGCAAGGATCTATGCCACAACCGAAGACGGACGGTGTGTACTGCATGAGATTCAATGCGATTCCTGCGGAGTAAAAATTAAGCCCGGAAGCGATGTCTATGGTTGGCTTGTTGTAGGCTCAGACAACGGGCCGGGAACCGATAAAACAAGGCTGTACTACTGCCATGAATGCCGCAACAAGATCGTATAATGCCGAACAAATGAAAAGGAAAAGAAATGAAATTAAAAAAAGACGAAATGATTCAGAGTGTGGTCATTACGTTTAACGATGGATCTACGGCTACTTTTAGTGGCCCAGCGGTTTGTTTTAAGGGTGAGAAAAAGAAAATATTAGACATAAGTTTCACTGAACCCAAGGCTCTTCCTAAAGATTGCAGTTGGAACATTACCGAAGGCGACTCGCTTTCAAATGTAAAAAAACAAAATGGAAGACCTATGCCTAAAGGGCCACCACCACCGTTGAAAGTAAAAAATGAAACCCGAAGCAATTAAAAAATTAGTTTTAATTTATTCGTTCGCTTTATTTTTCATAATATCCTGCTATTTCCAGCAAACATCACTCTGTTTACTTTTTGCAGGGTTTATATTAGGATTTTTAGCTAACGAGTCTTTTTTTGTAAATGATCACAATCATCGAAATGATGTCTTTCCCCTTGAGGATAACTAAAATGAATGTCGGCAAAGAACTAGTTCATAGACTAAAGCATGTTAATGAAATGATTGAAGCAGGTAATCCAAAAACGTGGGTTGAATATTTTAAGCCCAAAACAATTTTTAGTGGCAAAATTTACGGCAAAGAGAACAGTCAGTGTTTGCACGATAATTGTTCTATGTGCGATGGAACTGGAATAAGAAAAGATGGCTTGGGTGCGTGTATCCACATGATGAGTTGCTCTTGCCGAAAATGCAAATTAAATGATTAAAAAATACAGAGTGATCAAAAAAGACAACCAATACGGTTTTCATGTTGTGTTTTTTGACGAAAAAGACAGTATTCTTAGAATAGAAGAGGATCCTCTTTTTTCTGGCGAAGGACTTTTGGGTCTTTTGCGAGAATGGGAGAAAGTGCAAGAAGCGTGGGGTGAATCGGTGGTGAACTTTCACACCTACGAAGAAGATCATTCACATAACTCTTTAAATAAAACTAATTGGGAGAAAGCGGTCACTAGGATTTCCGAAACATGATCCAACCGCAAGAAAAACACACAACTGAATCGAATCAAACAATGAGATTAAAAATGTTTGTAACCGAGAGAGATTGGCCTTTTTTTGTTTTTTGTTCTTTTCTTTTTATGGTCGGCATGATTTTAGGAGTCCAAGCAGAAAAATTCGCAACACACGAATTCAAAAAAGAAGCAGTTAAAAATAATGCTGCACGCTGGGTCGTTGACGAAGAAGGCAATACAAAGTTTGAATGGAACTCACCAATAGAAAAGGAAACAAAATGAGTGACGACAAGCTATACAAATTAATTATTTTAAAAATTATGATCATCATTATGATCGCATTATTCATAATGACCTTTAATTCATATAAGATAAGTGAAGATGTAAAAAACATCAGATATGATGTTTATGAATTACGAGCCAGACACCAATGGCCTAATTTGTTTCCGCCATATCGACCAGAAAATGAAAGAACCCCAAAATGAACGAATACGAAACAATATTGCCTTCTCCGACAAATATTCGCAGAAAAGCTATCCAAGAGTCTGTGCAATTGTTTTTAACGTTGCTTGCACTTTTAGTAATGATTTTTTTTCTTGCTTATTGTGATTATGCGTGGCGAAACACAATGAATTCTGCTATATTTTGTCCCAATGATATTAATCCGAACAATGTCGTGGAAAAATATCATGAATATCACTTAATTAAAGTTTTGGATAAAAACACAGATGAAATTAAGAGATCTTATGGTGAAAATTACGATGTAAGACTAAGACTTTTAGGCAAAGACTCATTCGTGACTGAAGTATCTGTTTTGGAGGATTCTAAAAAATTACCCAAAACTGTTCTGGTGATGAATAAAATAGACTCTGATGAGTATTTGTATTTTGAAACAAGATATAAAAATTTTAATAAAAAAGACTGGGGATTAAAAAATGGAAACCCTTAACCTCGTTGACAAGTCAATACTCTGGATCCCGGTGACTGAACGTCTTCCAGAAGACGAATCCGATGTGCTTGTTGTGGTGCATCCGTGTTGGTCTACACAACCGTACCACGAGATCGGTCAGTGGAGAAAGGGCCGGTACTGGTGCGTGCCCGATGATGCCTCGCCGGTCACTCACTGGGCTCCTTTGCCTACAATTCCCGAACCACAAACGAATAAATATATAGAAAATATTATTTTGTATCTTAACCATATAGAAGGAGATAATTTAGAAAAATGTCTAAGCTTATTAAGGTTTTTTACGACCAACCATAGAGATGCACCAGGATCTTCAAATAATCATCAAGCATACAAATCAGGATATTACAAACATATTAATGATGTGCTTGATTATGCGTTGTTTTTATATAGTGAATTATCATCAAGAGAACCACTGGATTTTAGTCTAGCCGATGCTATTTTAGTTTTATTTTTACACGATATAGAAAAGCCCATTAAATATTCTAAAGATTATAATGGAATTAAAGATTCAGAAACTATTCGAAATAATCTTATCAAGCAATTCGATATACAATTGACCGAAGAACAAAACTTAGCAATAAAATATATTCATGGAGAAAATTTAGACTATAAAAAAAATGAAAGGGTCATGTCTCCCCTATGTGCTTTTTGCCACTGTTGCGATATAATCAGTGCGAGAATATTTTGTAATTAAAAAGGACTAGTCAATGGGATATTTTGTAACTAAACATGGCGAATCTTGGCAAAATTGCTTAGATGCAGTTGTTGGAAACATACATTTGATTAAAACGGCTGGCGATATAGATTATGACTATTTATTTGATTTTGCAGAAGGGTATCTTAAAGAAGCAAAGCAAAAATATATTGAAAATAGAAAAAACTACGAGCGTTGTTTAAATTGTCAAAAATTTGTATTAAAAACAAACGCAATCAAGATAAATGACAGATATTTCTGTGACGACTACTGTTGTCTAAAATATAAACAGGAAGAGTTTGGAGAGTGAATAACATTGAAGAAAACACCTGATAAGAAAGATTTTTTCTTGGTTAATTTAATCAACAACAAAACCGATTGGTTTACGGTGACTATTTGTGCATTTTTTTTAACAATTTTTGTTGTATTTGTGGCTTCAATAGAATCACGCCAATCAATACTTAAAAAAATAGACCCTGAAAAAACATATACTATTGTTGATGTAACCGACAGTAGCGGGAAAAATTATCGAAATTTAATAGAATTGACCAAATACACCTTTAGAGATTATCATGGTAATGTTTACAATTTTAATGGAAATTTCACAGCAATAACAAGACAAGTCACTGGAGAGCAACTTTTAAAGGAAGTTCAACAACTAGAAAAAAGTCATGGTCGTTTTCCAATTGAGTCAATATATTAATATGAAATTTTTTCTATTAACTATGGGCAGTTACTACTATCCCCAATCCGGTGATGGAGATTGGATAGGAACATTTTGCTCAAGAGAGGAAGCGATAGATTCTTTCACGGTTATTGCTAAAGAATCCGGAACTTTTGATCTGAATGGGCTTCAATACAAAAAAGAACCAGAGATACAATATTTGCATATCGATACTAATAAAATATACGATTGGTATAATATCATTGATCTAAGAGAATGGATTTAAAATGACATTTAAAAAATTTATTGATAGCGTTGATTATGAACATCAAGAGGAAAGTCTTCTTAAAAATAAACCTCGAAGATACGGCCAGATACTCATGCAAAAACTTCAGGAAATATGGCCTGATAAATATAACAGAACAATAGGAACAGAGAAGGATCCTTCTTTGGCTTTTGGCAAAGAGGATAATAAAATTATAAGAGACTTTTTGTACAATTTAGAAGCAGCATGGCCTGCCTGTCCCGTTAATTTGAATAAAGACCAAGTTCGTGTTCAACGACTAGAAAAGAAAATTAAGAAATTACAAAAAAGAAGTAAAAGTCAAAAAGAAAAATTAGATTTTTATCAAAATCTTTTAGTTACATTTCCTTCTTTACAAGGATATAATGAATTAAGCAAAAGAAATTTTGAATATGCTAAAAAACTTAGCGAACTACAAGAACAAATAAAAGAAAAAAATTGGGCAATTAGAGGATTACGAGAGACATTAAATGTTGCTCTTATGATCAGCGACAAAGATTTTGAAATATTTGAAGATTTGCCCAGGCTAATTGGCGATTCATTTGTTGCTGCACGGGATTCTGACGGCAAAGCAATCGAGGGCAAGCCTATAATTGAAAAGGCAGTTTGTATATTAAGATCCTTTAGGAACAGGATCAAAGATGAAACAAAATAAAAAATTAAGTTACAATGATTTCAAAGCCAAATACTTGGCAAAAATCCCACATGAAACAATCGCCCAACTAGAAAAACTACACAGGATGAGCAATTTAGAAGAAATTATTGAACAAGATTCTTTAAATCAATACAATGATTATTTGAAAAGATTATCTACAAATGATAAATGAATTTGGGTACGACGAGGCAGATAGTATCGAAGACTTTTTTCAAAAAGTGGTTGTTTGGAAAAATGATATTAAACCATCAAAAATTGCGGTAGAAACGGCCAGAAAATTTGTAGAAACGATTCAAGAAAAGCCAAAATCTTTAAGTGTTTTTGAAGATACGATTATAATTGATTACAACCATAGTTTAATAGAAGTAAAAGATAATGTTGGTGAGTTTTTGTACACAAAAATAAGCGGCGAAAATTAAATGAATTACGAAGAAGCAAAACAAAAAGTTTTAAATTCTATTTGGAAAATTGATGTTTGCCATGTTGGTGAAGAATGTTGGTGTAGATCTATACGCCCAGCAGAAGACATAAAATACACCAGAAAATCTAACGGCGAATTAGATAATGTAGAATTTGTAATTCACGAAGCATCGATAGATGAAAAAACAGCAAAGTATATTGTTGAACTCCACAACAACTTTATTGAAAAAAAGCCATCAATATCTTTTGAAAATTTTAAAAAAATAAATCATGCTCATAATAATTATGATGAAGCGCAACAATATAGTTTGAATATTCTTTGGAAATTAGAATTTTGCAATGTTGGGGAAAAATGTTGGTGCAGACTAATACTTCCAACACAAAAAATAGAATATGTTCACAAATATAGTAGTGGCAACGAAACAGTTTGTGAACTTGATTGTATAGTCCCAGACGGGGCAATAGATAAAGATCTAGCAGAATATATTGTTAATCTTCACAATGAACGATTAAATAAATTATGTACCTGTCCGGTATTAGATGATCACAAGGTAACTGGATCATCTTGTAAGATACACGGACTTCCTTTTTGTGAGTAAAAATAATGGTAAAGAATCAACCTAGAACTTGGTTTATAGATTTCGATGGAACTCTTGTAACCCAACAAAGTCATATGCGTTCCGAAGATACTATTCTTTCGGGAACAAAACCTTTTTTCTCGGAGATTGTCAAAGAAGAAGATGTTGTGATAATCACGACAGCAAGAACTTGCGATGACAAGGAAAGAATAGAAAACTTTTTAAAATCACACAACATTAGATTTGATTTGGTAATATGCGGTTTACCCACGGGAACCAGAATGTTAATCAACGACACCAAGACTGATGGTACTTTGACCGCATATGCTTATAATTTAGAAAGGGACAAGGGAATAGACGTTTCCTTATTTGCATGAAAAACTTTAATGAATGGCTCAATGAAAGCAAAAATAATCAAATGATTACACAAGAAATGAAAGATCATTTTAAAAAAAGAACTAAATATCACATAAATTTAGTAGGTAAATTTTGCGACAAAATTGCCGAATATGATCCCGAAAGATTTGGTGAATTGAGAGAGCGAAAAAAAGTTCATGACGATAGCAAATTTGAAGAACCAGAGTATACTCCTTACCTTTTTATTTCTTGGCAATACAAATGTAAAGATGAAAACCAAGAATTTAAAGTTCCTCAAGACATTTTAAACAAAATGTCAGAAGCCACCTTACATCATGTAACAAGCAACTCTCATCACCCTGAATATCATAGCCCAACAAAAACAGGGCTGATTAATAGAGAAAATCGTGACAAACCACCCAAAGAGATTGTAGACGCAACAAAAATGCCAGACATTGATATTGCAGAAATGTGTGCTGATTGGATGGGCATGTCAAAAGAGAAAGGCAGCAATCCAAAAGATTGGGCAGATAAAAATGTCAATATAAGATGGAAGTTTACCGATAAACAAAAAGAATTAATTTATGAAATCATTAAAAATATTTGGGATTAAAAAAGGAGATTTAACAATGATATCTTTCCCTGAATTTGTTGAAAAAGTAGATCAGATATACTATGGTCAAAAAATAAGTATTTCTAATAAAAAAAGTAATTTACGATACGGTCAGGTTATTATGAATGTTTTATTTGATGCTTGGTTTGAAAAATACATAGAAATTAATGGGAGTAAATTAGATTGTTTTTACAATGAAGATATAGTAGATTTAGTTTTATCTAAGCTTGAATTAGATTGGCCAAATTCTTCAAGTAATATCCAGGATGTTTTAGAAGCAGAAAAAAGTTTTCACATGACAATTGATGAATTTTTAGAAAAAAATCCTCCGCTTCCATATAGACCCGGTACTTTTCACAATGAAGACATGGATGCTATAGAGGTTCATTTTAAAAATGAAAGTTTTTACGTTCAGCCCTTGAACGAAGCCATAGAACTATACCTCTCTCATGAAACAGATGAGGTGGTGGGCTTGAATGTTTTAAAAATTAAAAAATTGCTTAGAGAAAAAATTTTGCCCTCTTTAGAAAATGAGAAAAAATGAAATCATATAGTTTGATAATTTTAGTTTTTTTGTCTATTTTTTTTGGATGTTCTAAATCAGATGTTGACTTTCAAGATGTAACATCCAACTATAAACTTCCCCCAGAGTTGAAAGGTGCTAAAATTTTTGTTCTAGGTGGCGGCTGGTCTGCGACAAAGCCTGTGTGGATTGTTGTTACTCCCAAAAACTCTGATTTTGAAGCAATAACAGAAGATAATACGGCGGAGATCGTTCCTTGAAAATCATAGCCGAAATTATAGGTGGTAGTCACCTTTATGGTCTCGACACTCCTTCTTCGGATGTGGATAAACGTGGTGTTTTTTTAAATACGGAATTTGACAAAATTTTGGGGTTGAATCGATTTGATGTTTTGAAGCAATCCTCCGAAGATTCACTTTATTTTGAACTTGTTCATTATCTGAGAGGCTTAAAAAAAACAAACACGCAAATGCTTGAAATTTTGTTTGCTGATGAAGATGATTTTATTCTCATCACAGATGAGTTCAAAGAAATTCGCAGTCACAAGTACAATTTAATAAATAGCGAAAGTTTCTATAAAAGTTTATTGGGATATATTGAAAACGAAAAAAGATTAGCAAACGGAGAAAGAACAGGCAGCTTGGGAAGCAAAAGAAAAAACACAATAGAATCTTTTGGTTTTAGCCCTAAAAACTTTTCTCATTTATTTAGACTTTCTTTTTGTGGTCAAACTTTTTTTGAAACAGGTGTTTATCCGGTTAATATAAGTAAAATCGACAAACAATTTCGTGATCTTATTTTTTCCATCAAAACAGAACCCGAGAAATATAATAAAGATTATTTGAACATGATGTGCGACAAATCACTTCAAAAATTGTCTATTTCTTTTAAAAATAGGAAAGAAAATTTTGAATTCGATGTTGATTTAGCTAATGAATTTTGTAGAAAATTTTATCTTCCTTTTTTGGGAAAAAACACCAATCTGGCTATTGACAAAAAAAATAAAATAATTAATATATAGATTTATTGCCAGTAAGGGTTAGTTGTTGTGTCGCCCCTTGCTGGTTGTTAGATGTTGTCAACTTACCGGCAAAGTTGACCGCTGTTTAGCCGGTTAACAGCGTTACGTCCCCCACCGGGTGGAGAACCTCGTCCCTTCTCCCCGGTGGGGTTTTTTGTTATAATATTTCTATGAGTTGGCAAAAAAAAATAAAATTATTGCGATCTGGCGATTATGAAAGTGGTTGGCCAGAACATAATGATATTGTAGTAGGAACTGGGAATAATATTTTTTCTTTGAGTCCGAATTACAACAAACCTGTTTGGAATGGGCAAAAAGAAAATATTACATTATTGATTGATGCTCTTTTTGGCGATGGCGACACCATACAGTTTCTTAGATTTGTTGAAAATGCTAAAAAATTAGTTAAAAAAGTAATTTTGCGTTGTAATGAAGAATTTAAAATTTTGTTTCAAGATTTAGAGGTAGTTGATAAGCAAAAGCAACCTCCTGATTTCGATAAAGTTATTCACATGATGGCTTTACCTAAAGTTTTAAATATTAAAAAAAATGAAATAAAAGGTATGCCATATTTGCTTCCAAACTCTTCCGTTACTTTAAACCCGGCAATTCAAGTTTTACCTTTGTTAAAATTTCCAAAAGTAGGAGTCTGCTGGTCCGGTAATCCATTTAATGCTCTTGATTATAAAAGATCAATACCAGTTAACTTGCTAGACATTTTGAATATTCATGAAAATTTTAAATTTTTTAGTTTATGTAGAATTTTTGATCCTCCAAAAAATTGTTTCGATTATCGAAATGCAATGACAGACTGGAACCAAACAGCACACCTAGTTAAAAGTATGGATTTGGTAATCACTGTGGACACATCGATAGCTCATCTAGCGGGGTCTATGGGTGTGAAGACTTGGCTTTTGTCGGACCCTGAAGTTGGCGAATGGAGGTGGGGAGATGATCAAAAAACAATTTGGTACGATAGTTTACAAATACTTAGAAAGAAAGACGACTGGCAAACTTTACTCTTGGAGGTGAGCGAAGATATAAAAATATTTTTAGAAGATTATCAAAAAAATAAAAAAAGAATGCGTTTGCAAACCATCAGCCGTTCTTGAGTCTTTTATTTAGTTTTTTTTCAAAACTTTGTTTTTGATTTCTGCTTCTTCAACTCTTGAACTCTTTAGTAGCCATTCTAGAAGATTGTTTTTTTCTCTTCTTGTAAAGAGCGTTATTTCATATTGATTATTTGTTTTATCAACCTGACGTATTTCTTTGAGTCGGCAATCTACAGGTACGATCTGCTTTAAAGCAAAAAAGGGATCCTCATTATCTTTTAGACTCACCACAACTTTGATTTCTTGTTGAGCAAATTCGTTATATCCTATTGTTCCCAGCGTAACTAATAAAGCGAGACACGCAATTCCCGCCAGTATTTTGTCCAACACAATATTTAACTTTATTTTATTTATCATAATCTACCTTTTAATTATTTATCACTAATTTCATAAATATTGTATGTCTTCCTTCAAAGAATTTAATAATTTTATTGACCTCATAATAAATGAGTTTGATAACAATCAAACTCAGTCAAATCAATTATCACCGCAGCAGCAAAATATTGAAGTTGAAGAAAAACCCTGGTCTGCTAAAAAAGCAGAGATTCTTAGGTTTTGGAAAGCACTCAAACCTGATATGCCCATAGTTATCCACCCCATGACAGAAAAACCCGAAGGTGTCGAACGATCAAGTTATGGAGAAGACGGAATAAGAATCTCAGGATCCTATGAGTTTATAATTTCTGTACTTGGGAAATTAAAACAAATTTTGACTTATGAAAATCCAAACACAAGACTAAGACTCATCTTTAGATCTGTTGACCGCAGCAAATTATTGGTGCCCAATAAAAGGTCATATGTATTTTATATTAATTTAGAAAATAGATCCAAGAAAAGAAAAAGAAAAAATATAATCTAAAAACTAATATATTCTATGCTTATACAAGATATTAAAAAATTAAGTGATGATTTGGTTGATTTTGAAAAAGATATCAACAACATCTCTGTGAATGTTGTTGTTAAAGATGGACAAAAGCCCTCAGATCTTTTGCAGAAAATAAAAAAAATGGGCTACGCAGCTTTCCTTAGAGCAGATGCTTTTGGTATCGAAGTCGTTATTACTGATTCTTTGAATTAATTTTTAAATCGATACACGATTGAATAATCTCTGCGATTATTTATCATAAATATATCGTATAAAAAGAGAATCATATACAAGATTTATCTTTGCGTAAAATTTTCATAATCTCCCCAGGATGGGGATTTCATGGATGGTTTTGCATGATGCAAAAGAGGCAAGGATGCCTCAATTTTTTTTGCAATAACTAAAATATAACTTCTATTTGCTTTTAATTGATAATTTTTATTTTCTTTTTTTATATTAATTTTTTCGAGATAATCTTCAATGTATTTTGTGTTAGAAAATTTTTGTTTATAATTTTCTTCCTTTATTTCTACCTCAAATTTTGAAAAATATTTAAATATTTCTTGTTTAGAAAAAAATATTTTTTCTCTAGTTTTTAAATTTAATAAATTATTTAAATCATTTTTTTCTTGAATTCTTAATATTGCTGATCCGTTTGGGCTTAGTCTATTGGTGAAAATATCAGCCATACAATTTAAATCAACATAATCTTTCCTGATAGCGCAATCGCTCACTATCACATCAAATGATTTATTTATCTCGCCCCACAGATTTGGATCACCAAAATCCCCACACACAAAATCAATCGAAGCATTCGACTCAGAAGCTTTTTCAATTAAACTCTTACATAAATCTATTCCATAAACTTTTTTAAATAACGGTTCAATGTATTTTGTTAACCTACCACCAGCACAACCTAAATCAATCGCAATTGATTTTTTGTTTTGGTGTTTTTTGATTGCTTCTTGAAGAATTTTTGGAACTTTAGTTTTTTTTAACCAATATTGCTCGTCAAGATTTAAGCCATTGGTGGTCGATTTTTCCATTTGAAAAAACTATCCGAGTAATGATCGGCTATACGTTTGGCAATTTCTTTGCCAACCTCCGGTCCCGGTTTTGATAATCCTAATTCTTTTTGTATTTCTTCGCCATTATATTTTGGCATTTCATATTGTCCCAAATGATGCAGGTGGTCCTTATCGACATCATCGTGTGTTATATGACGAGAACGTGACAATAAATCAATTCTATTTGGCTTTTTAGATATTTCTTGGGCAACCCTACTCATCGATTCAGGCGAGGGTTTTTTTGCTGCTTCCCAAGATTTTAAAATAAACGCCACGCCGTCACTCACCTCGTTTGGCCATTCTAGTTTATTTAATTCTGAGCGAATTTTATCTGGAGATCCGTTTTTTCTCAACAACAAAGCAAGAACTAGAACGGCATGATTGAATCCATTCGTTTTCGTTTGGTGAATTTCTTCGTGATTCAAACGATCAACCGATTCCATGTCTAGTTCCATTCCTGGGAACACAGTTGACAGCAGACCCAAAGATTCATAATTTTTTAAATATGAAACCGTATCAGCAGATTTTTTGAGTCCACTCCAAAATTCTGCTTGTATACGTGGGCCTGTAACGCCATGATTTCTCATGTCTTTATATTGATCTATAGCATCCAGTGTTGATTGATCTAAAACGCCCCTTATGTCATCATTGTTATAATAAGAGTGGAAACGAGGAATTCTGGCAATTCTAAGTTTGTCTTCTCCTATCCTTTCAAAAGGATCGCCAATCATTCTAACTCGCCAATTTTTGATATCTTCAAATCCTTGACCGCCGCTTGGATCAACAAAAACACCTTCTTCATTGGGCGATGCTGGAATTTGATAATAAATAGCATTCATGGTTAGATCACGACGCTTGTAATCTGTGTGCATATCTGCCCACCGAACTTTATCAGGGCGACGACCATCGCTATACCCCAAGTCTTCACGAAAAGTTGCTATCTCGTAATCTTCCCCATTTATGTTTGCAACCATCACTCCAAAAGATTTACCTTTATCAAAATTTTTAATTCCGGCTCGGTTTAACATATCCTCTACTTGATCCGGAGTCGCATCTGTTGTTAGATCTATGTCTTTTGTTTTGTTTGTATCAAAAGGTTCATCGGGTTTTGTAAAATAGTGTCTTAAAAAGTCTCTTGGGGCTCCGCCGATTACGTATATCTGGTGTCCGTTTTCTTTAAAAACTTTTGCCAAAGTAAAAACATCTTTTTCCAAAGGTAGTCTTGCCCTTATTTCGTGTTCTGTTGCTTCTATGAATGTTTTAAATCTTATTCTCGATTCTCCCAGTAGATTTTTAATATCTTCATCATTTAAATTTGGAAATCTGCCTTTTAAAGCTGATTTGATTATTTCATTAGATTTGCCTTTTTCACGCATGTTTGCAACAAAGCCAACAGGGTCATTAGACATAGGCTTGCTTGCACGAGCAGATATTTTATCAAGATCTTTTTTATACAAGTGTGCGGTGGTGTCTATACCGCCTAGTCCTTTCTCCGCTGCTGGTGTGTTGCTTTGGGCAAATTGTTTTGCTTTTTGCCAAGGTATTCTGCTTTCCCCACCACGGCCCATTCGATCCATCAATAAAAACACCAATAACAATTTAATTTTACGATCTGATTTGTATTTCCCTTGATCATCTAATAATTCTTTTTTAAGCGATTTGTTTTGAAAACCTTGTTCATCCTTGAGGCTCATGTGGTATTTTATAACCCACCATAAATCTTCTTTATCAATCGAGTTGGCTTTGCTGTACATGTTATGCCACGCTGGTCCTAGTCTTTGCATGGCTTTTTCAAAGTTCGCTGGATCTTCATGACCGTGGGCACTTAACGTTTTCGGATCTAGTGTGTCGCCCTTACCTATATCGTGCAGCAAACCAGCAAGACGCAATATATTCACATCTTCTGAGGTAAAACTTAAATCGAGATTAGACAATGGACCATTTGGGTCGTCTTTTTGTTTTTCTTGTAAAATTTTTATAGCTGGCTCCAATGCCGAACGCACCATCATTGTGTGGCGATCCACAGACCCTTCGGGGTGGTGCTTAGGATTTTGTGGTACTTTTAATTGTTGTCTCAGCGAGGATTCAACAAGCCATTCATTAAAACTTTTCATATTAATATTTAGTTTTTAGTTTTAAAATTAACCCTACTAATATTCATACATATTTTTGATTTTAAATTGGAGAACTTATGGCTATAAAAGTAAAAAATGATAATTTGGTCTCTACTTATGACCTTAGATTACCCCATCCTGATATTGTTGACATGATGAATGATCCTCATGTTTTGATCGAAGGCGGCAATGTCGCTAATAACCAAGTTTTTGAAATAATTGTTCGAAAGTCCAACGGCACAGAGGTTTCTTTTAATAAAACCGTAGACCCGACAGACACTTTGATAATAAGGTATAAAAAGGTTATAATTACTGAGGTTGCCAACAATTTGGGCGATGTTGATGTTTTGCCTGTTACTTGAGATATGTTATTTTTAGTATTTTCGGTAGTTTTATTTTTGTATTTTGTTGAGTGTTATACTTTTTTAACACAACAACATAATTCTCACAATGTTTTAAATAATATTAATCATTATATTTCAAGTGATTATTTAGTAAAAATTAAAGGATCAAATAAAAACATAAATTGGGGAAAAGAAGGCTTTTAATGACTTTAACATTACAACAAAGAAAATGTCTAGTGCTGAATAAAAATTGGAGACCTGTTTCCGCAATCGGATTAGACGATGCTATTTGCAAAGTCTTTAGCACATATGCTGACGGCACCCCCAAAGCCACAATAATAGAACCTGAAACTTATCAAACTTTCACCTGGGCAGATTGGAGTCGATTAGAGCCCAATGAAAATGAAGACAGAATTTACGCTAGTTCATATAGTTTCAAAATTCCTGAAATTATATTGTTAAGCCGATATGAAAAATTACCCAAGCCAAAACTTAATTTTTCTAGAAGAAATTTATACAAAAGAGATTCAAGCCAATGCCAATACTGCGGTTGTAAACCGGGAACAGAGGAGTTAACTATAGAACACGTTGTTCCTAGATCTCATGGTGGCGAAACAACTTGGGAAAATTGTGTTTTAGCCTGTGTTTCTTGTAATAGAAAAAAAGCCGATAGAACACCGGATCAAGCCGGTATGAAACTTTTAAAGCAACCAAAAAAGCCAGAAGGACACTCATTTAGATTTAGTGACTGCAAGCCTGTAAAATCTTGGCAAGCCTTCCTAGGTCAGGCTTATTGGCTTGTTGAATTAGAAAACAAAAACATTGATTAGGAGAAAAGTATGAGTGCTTGGCTTATTCTTGTAACTGGTTTGATATATGCGTATGTTGCTTTAGAGCAGTTATACAAAGGGAATACAGGTATGTTTATAGCATATAGTGGGTACAGTTTTTCAAATATCGGTTTGTATATGCTAGCTTCTAAGTGAATTATTTGTTGTCCCAGTAGTCCAACAATCCCAAAACATCTTCCCAATCAACTGACTCTTTTGGGTAATCTCCGGGATTGCCGAACAAAGGACGATCTTCTTCTCGTCTTTTTTGTGCTGCTTTGAGTCTGGCCATTTGGGTACTCAACTTGCTTCCGTACATGCTTCCAGTGGGCGTTCCATCATCGCTTCTGTCTACCTCAGCTAACTCATCTTTGGTCTTAACGTAGATTTTTGTTTTTGGATCTGTGATGTCTGCACCTTTTTCAACTTTAAAAAAGTTGAATGGTCTTTGATAGGCTTGAACCATCTCTGGTCCATCTTCTTTGCCAATGCCAGAAGACCTGCTTCTGTTGGGGTCTCCCAACTCAAAACTGCTTCTTTTTCTTGTTGGGTTTCTCATTGGTTGCCTTCCGAAAGGTCTGGCACCCATTGGTTGTTCATCTGCTTTTTTGCGTGTTCTTGAAACTTTGATCATGTACGAAACCGCCGCCAAATCAACTTCATCTACTAGTTTTCCTTCAAGGCCACCCTTTAGTCCACCGTCCACTAAACTTGTTAGTTTCTCTGCTAGTGCTTCGATTGTTCCTTTAAATCCTTGGACTCTTTCTAATTGTTTTTCAAACTTCAAGGCACGAACAATCACAGGAATCATGTCAGGGTTAGATTCTGAAGGAGCAGCAAGAGCCTGTCTGTAAGTAATGTTATATTCTGGCTCTTCGCCGTCTCTTGATATTCTCAATAAGTTAAGAACATATCTGAAAACTTTTTGAAAGTCCACAGCAGCCATAACAAGCTCTTGAACTTTGCTTGTTCTTTCTTTTGCCGCTTCGCCTCTTGATCCTTCTAAAGATACTTCAAACTCTCCAGTTTTGATTGCTTCTTTCGGACCTTCCGCACTATTATATGTTTGCAAATCTACTTCTTTGTTGTTGACAAAGTATAATGTTTTAACTGGCGGCATGACATAAGGCATATCTAACTCTTCTATGGCAAGACGAGTATAAAAACTGTATGCCGTACCTCTTAAAGCGCCATTATAAAATTCTAAATTCTCCGCTATTCTGCGGAATTCATTTTGAGAAAGTGGTTTGCTTCTAGATTTGGCAATTGCCACGTTAGGATCTGGGCCTTTTGGCGTGTTTTGTGCGATTGCGTCTTTATCTAATTCGATTGGATTGGCACTATCATTTCCTTGTTCTTCTTCGCTTTCGGCTGGAAGTGCATCCTTTATTGCTTCTTCTACGCTTGAATAAACACTTCTTGGATCGGTTTTTCTTGCTTTGTCATTTAAGTAAGAGAACAGGTCTGTTTCCACACCTTTGTCTTTGTCGTTTGTTTCCTCTCCTGTATTCGGATCCACCAACACTTTCTCTGCTTGCAAGATGATGGCGATCTTTTTCACACTTTTTGTTTTTTTTCTTGCATTTAAAACTAAATTTGTAAAGCGTTCCCAGGCTTGCTGATATTTCTTTAAGTTCTCTGTGCGTTGAAGTTCCGCTATAGCTGCTGCTTTTTTCTCTTGTTGCTTTGCTAGTTCTTTTTCGCTGCGTTGATCAACTTGTGATTGAACCAAAGGATCCACCTCTCTTGAGGGCTTCGATGGTTCTTTCATTTTTTCTAGTTCTTCTGGTGTATAGTCCATCCATTTGCCGTTTACAACCCTGCCTGAATTATGACTTCGAATTGTGCCAGCTTCAGGATGAGGATTTTCTTTTGAATATTGGGGCTTTGGCTCGATGGCAGGTTCAACTGTAGCGTTTGGTTCTACTGCTGGTTCTTTAACAGTTGATTTTTTGGCTTCCAACAATCCCAACATTTCAAAAAAAGATAACATTTCTCATCTCCTCAAATATTTTAATATTTCACATTATATATAATCCAAATGAAAAGTTTTAATGAATATAAATCGGGAAATAGCATTGGTTCTTTTTTTGGAAAATCATTCGCTGTAAGGCAAAATGCTCATATTTTGCATTTATCTTCCAAAAGTTATGCAGAACACAAGGCTTTAGGTTCATTTTACGAGCAACTAACAGACCTTACAGACCAGTTGATTGAAACCTATCAAGGTCAATATGGCTTGGTTGAAGTTGATGTAGCTGTTTCAAAAGAAAAAAATGCAGTTTCTCTTTTGAACGATTTTGCCGAGGATACCATGAATTCTCGTGATTTGTTTGATAAAAAAGATACTCATTTACACAACATTTTAGATGAAATATTGAGTTTAACTTATCAAACTCTTTATAAATTAAAATTTCTCAAATAACGTGTAGGCCATTTGTGAATTTCATTAATTCATAATGACCTTTTTCATTTTTTATCCATTCAAGATAATCAACATTATCTAATAAACTAAATCTTTTGTTTTCAAAATAATCGAGATTTTTTTCACCAAAAATAGCAACAAGATCCTGTTTGCTTAATATTTTTGTAATGTTTTCATAGAATTCTTGAACCATTAGACACAACAATCCTCTTGAGTGAGTTTCGTCGCAAGTTGGACTAGGAACGTAAGATCCGTTTCCGTGAAAAACCTTTAAGTTATTAACTTTGCATTGGCTCAAATTCCTACTCGTTGAGTGTTCGTCCACCGAAATTAGGTTGAAAAACTCAGGATGTTTATTCTTCATGTATCCTAAAACCATTTCATCCCAAACTTCATACCAATCATCATATCCAATATATTTTTTCATGGACTGTCTGGTTTCTTTTGATTGTATGGCATCAATTGTATATTTTTTAAATAAATCAAAGAATTGTTGGTATTTTTTTTCATTTGGATTGAAATAAAAATAGCCTGTGTTCCATCCATCGTAACAAAAGCGATCCCTAGTTTTTTCTAATGGCAGTGGGTTTTTTAAAAAGAATACATCCGAATCAACATAAATCACATCACCTACATAATTTTGGTTTTCGCACCAATTGTGGATATCAAAAATTCTTGAAAGGTGTTTGTAGCCCTTCACAAAATTTGAATATTGTTCCAGATAAAAATTAGTTTTAACTACTTGAAAATTTAATTTTTCTTGCAAATAACCCCATCTATGAGGCCGTTCGGGGCTGCAATCTAAAACTACAATATCTACATCAGAAACGCTTCGTAGTGTGGCTATCGAAGGAACCACACTGGTTCTTAAATTTTTATAAGGATCGGGTTCGTGATCTAGTGACCAACAATGGTAAATTGCTGTTGTTTTCACATTAACTTTCTATGATTTTCTATTTCTTCCTTAAACCAATCGGGATATTCAATATTCCATTTCCTACAGTACCTGATTCCATTATTTATAAATAAGCGTTTTTGATTTGTTTTGCCGTATGTTTGAGATGGGTGCCATAAGTGCAATTCGATTTCATCTCTAAAAATTGACTTTACTCCAATTTCTTTCATTTTGTTGGTCATGTCGCTATCTGCCCAACCATATCCAACATACCCTTCATCCATCATGTCAGCTTCAAAAAAATCATCACGCCAAAAGGCCGTGTTGCCAGACCACATGTTTCTTACGCCAATGTGGTTTTCTTCACTTCTAAATTCATCGTTGTATTCAAAAGACTCATTTGTTATTTCTTCGTCGTTTGCAGTTTTGGTTAGTTTTTTCATACACTTACAAGTGATACAAATTTTTGGTTTTATTTCATTTTCTACATTTTTAAAATAATCTTTTGGAAGAATTCTATCACTTTCTAGAACTATAACTTTGTTTAAAGAACAATTTCTTACCCCTACATTTATCATTTTGGCAAGAATCATTTCATTTTCTTCCATATTAAAGTGTTTGTTGACTTTAAATTCACCCGACAGATCGGATAGTTCTTTTGTTTGATTGTTTACTAAAAACTCTATTGAGTCTTGACACACAGTCACCAACTCAGAACCTTTGATGATTTCGTTATGATTTTTTGTTAAAAATCTCAGTGTTTGCAAAAGATTATCAAATCTTGCTGTGTGGAATGGGATTATAAAAGAAATGTTCATTTGAATTCGGTAGCGTGTGTTTAATTGACTACAAATATATATTTTTTAAAAGAATAATTTAACGTTTATATTTGGAAATAATAATTTATTTAATTCTATTGTTTCTTTGTCAAAAAAAGGAAAAGATGATATGTTCTTGTATCTATTTAACACATCCATTTTTTGAGCATTTTGATTATATTTCACACGATCAAAACTGCTACCTCCTCCAAAAAGAGTAACGTCATTGATCCCATTGTCATTAAAATCAATATCTATTTTTTTACATAATTCTTTTCTATATTCGAAATTACTAAACCATTCGTTGTAGTTTATGCCAATTGGATTTTTTAGTATTTTTGTTATTCTTAGAAATTCTTTTGCATGATTTTTCCATATTTTTAAAAAGTTATTTATAGAGTCTTTAGAATTAACTCTCATTTTTTTTCTTCATTCCGATCTCTGCTAACAAACAAATTAAATGCGTCACGTAAAACTATAATTTCTATTGCATTTTCCATATCAAAAGGGCATATGTTTTTTAAAAAATTTAATTTTGATATCGAATCTTCGATAGTCTCATCTTCAATATTGTAGACCCAAATACAGGCACTTACTTCACTATGTTCCTTTGGGTTTTTAAGATAATTTTTTACTTTTTTAGGTTTTAATATATCATTTGAAAAAAGGATAATTTTTTTTTATTCCATTTTTCGCAAGAATTTTTTTGAATGTCAAAACAAGCATCAATCTGCCTACAAATCCAATTAATTATGGCATGATGCCCAGACCTTTTCATTGCATAAATTCTAATTTGTTTCATTTATTATAAATCTTAAATAGTTAATTTTATTAACAATAATATTTGTTTTTTAAAAAGATGAAGTATCTCAAATTATAAAAAAATTTCACAAGAGATATTTTACTTTTACAAATTTAGAAGAAAGTAAATAATCTATAAAAAATAAATGTAAAAATATCAAGTATTGGGGTCAAAAAAATTTAAATGATGTAAAACTTTTATCTTTTTCCAAGATAGATAATTATAAGATATTCCTAAGATGTCAATCTATGATATATTTAAGGACTCAAGTTCTATAACTAATTTATTTTTTTAAATTATGTTAAATTTACAAGATATAATAAGAAAACAAAAAACTATACTTGATTTTGAAATTATTTATTTAATAGAAAGCAGGATGCGTGATTGGCAGAAAACTTGGAATAAAAAATTTATTTCAATTAATAAAAATCAATTATCGAGTATAGTATCAAAAAATAAAGTTTTTAGTTTCTATTGTACAGACACGGACCCTGTTTTGTTATGGATCGGTTTGAATTCCGCAGAAGATTTTTTGATTTCTCAAAATAAATGTTTTTTTATTAAAAAAAGTAATTTTTTAGATTTTTTAGATTTTTTAGATGAACTTAAATTTGGCAAAAAAAAATTGATTTGGCCACAGGAAGGATTCTAATAAAATGAAAATTGCAATAATGCAACCTTATTTTTTCCCCTATATAGGTTATTTTGAATTAATCAAGAGTGTTGATATTTTTGTTTTTTTGAATGATGTTCAATTTACAAAAAGAGGATGGATCAACAGAAATAGAATAAGGTCTTTGCATAAAGAAAACGAAAATATAGTTATACCAGTGAAGAGCCACAAACAAAAAACCAATATTAGCGAAATAACGCCTGCTTGCTCAAATTGGAATGCTCATATATACAAGAAGATAATTTGCACTTATGGAAATAAGAATAAAATATTTTTAAATTATTTTTTGTCTCTTTCGGGCCACGCAAAACTAAAAGATATTCTTTGTGATTCAATAACTTGGACATCTCGCTATTTGGGATTAAACACTATCTTTGAAAACTCAGAAAACATATCAAAAGATTCGGGTTTTAAAAAATTAATTGAGATTTGCAAGCATTTTAATTGTAATCATTACATCAATGCCTGTGGCGGAATCAATCTTTACAATAGAGAAGATTTTGAAAAAGAAGGCGTGTTTTTAGAATTTTTAGAGCCTACTAAATTTAGCAATAAACTTTCTATAATAGATTTGATATTAACACAAGAAGAAGAAACCAAATTATGGCTCAAGAAGTCCTAATATTCGGCACAGAAGACACATCGTCATTGGCCAGTTTTTATTTAAAAAATGATTCTCAGTACAAGCCTGTGGCTTTTTGTGTTGACGGTGATTTTTTAAAAGAAACTAACTTTGAAGGTCTTCCGGTTGTTTCTTTTGAGGAAGTAGATAAACAATTTCCAAATAGTGAATTTAAATTTTTTGCTTCAATATATGACAATCAACTTAGGTCAAAAAAAAGCAATGAAATTAAACAAAAGGGATATGAATTGATCTCATATGTTAGCAGCAAATCCTCTGTATTTTCTCCCGTAGGCGAAAATTGTTTCATTATGGAAGACAATACAATTCAGCCTTTTGTTAAGGTTGGCAACAACATTATTATGTGGTCTGGAAATCACATAGGACACCATTCTGTAATTGAGGATAATAATTTTTTATCCTCGCACGTTGTTGTGTGCGGCCATTGCCATATTAAATCTTTTTGTTGGATAGGCGTCAATTCTTCAATCAAAGATCACATTGTTTTAGAAGAAGGAACATTTGTTGCTATGTCTTCTATGGTTACAAAAAACACAAAACCCTACAAAAAGTATACGGGAGTTCCAGCCAAAGAGTATGGCGATAATTATAACCAGTAGGGGGTTGAATTCTTTATTTGTTGCAAAAATAATTTCAACAAATTTAAATATTCCCATTAAATTTATCGAAGATGATCCAAAAATAGATCAATATGATGAATTTTTTTTTGTTGTTTCCAATAGAGGCGATGAAGAGTTACCGGAGTGCTTTGAGAATTTTTTAAATAATTTGATTACTTTAAATAAAAAGTATTACATTTGCGAAATAGGAAATTATTTTGGTTTTGAATATGAATTTTTTGGTAGTAGAAAAATAGTTGATTTTATTTTAAAAAGATTAGGCTGGCAAGAAGTCTCCTCTCTGTCAGTCGATTCCATGCCAGCAATCGATGAAGAAAGATTGATTGATTGGATCGATCAAATTAAAAAGGATTTTCTATGAAATTAATTATCGAAGTGAATTGCAATAATAAAATAGGCAAAAAAATAAAAAAATTTTTGCATGATTATAAAGTTGTCATTATTCGAAATTCGCCAACCCACGACAGTTTTTGGGCCGAACAAGCCTCCGAAATTGGGAAATTAGTTCCTATGAAGGAGGATATAAAAACAGGAAACAAAACGGGAGAATTTTGGACCGATATTAAATATGATGCCAAGCTATCGCATACTTTTTCTCACTCTAACACACGCCAACCTTTACACACAGATGGTTCTTATGAATCACTTGCTCCTAATGTTACTTTTTTCTTTTGTCTAAAGCCCGCTAAAGTGGGAGGATCTACTACTTGTTTGGATTTAGATCTTTTAAAAAAATGTTTAAAAATAGAAAAGCCGGACCTGCTTGAAAAATTAAAAGCAACTGAGATACTTTTTTCAAAAGGAAATGATTTTAAAACAAGTAAAATTATAAATGGAAAGAAATGTAATTGGAATTATTTTAGAGCAGCCAAAAGCGATTTAACGGAAGAGTTTCACATTTATCTAGAGCAAAGAATAGTACAAATGGGTGTTTTAACTAATATCAATCTTAAAAAAGGCGATGCTGTCTTTTTTAATGATGAGTTAATTCTTCATGGAAGAAATGCTTTTATAGGTGATCGTTGGTTGAAAAAAGGAGGGTTGACATGGAGTGGTTAAAGAACTCAGATCTAAGTTTCTTTAATACGGATAATCCTTTTGAAAACGACATACGCCACCTCCCAAATAAACACGAAATAGTTACAAAATTTGCTGATCTAGATTATTTAAAAACAATTAACTTAAGAAAATGTAGATTAAGTCACCTCCCTGTTTTTAAAAGTAAACAAATTGAGTTTCTAGATTTAAGCTGCAATAATTTAAGTGTTTTCCCAGAGTGGGTGTTGGGTTTAAAAAATTTAAAGTATTTAAACTTGGGTTCAAATTTTTTTGAACATTTGCCAAATTTAGAACATTTACCTTTAGAGACTTTGAAATTACATAAAAACAAGTTTTCTTATTTACAAATTCCTAAAACTATAAAGTTTTTAAATCTTTACCTAAACAATTTTTTAGATATACCAGATATAACCCATTTAAAAAATTTGGAATTTTTTTCATTTGGTGTAACTAAAATCACAAGACTACCAGACTGGGTTTGTGATTTTAAAAACTTAAAGTGGTTGTCTTTGGTTGTAAATGATATAGAATACCTACCTGAAAATTTTTGTAATTTGCAAAATTTGGTCGGTTTGCGGCTCGCAAAAAACAAGTTAAGAGAATTACCAAATAATATTGGTTTTTGTAAAAGTTTAAAAGAAATTACCCTTTACTCTAATTGTATTAGTTGTTTACCAGATTCTTTTTATCAACTAAATTTAGAAAAACTTAATTTATCTAAAAATTATTTAATTGATAAAAATAAAATAATAAATAAATTTTCGAATATAAATTTTTTTTCCTGTTAGGGATCCTTATGTCGATAGCTTATAAAGTGGTTCGTGATTTTGAAGAAGCCATGGCAGAATACGTCGGCAGCAAATATGCTGTTGCGGTGGATAGCTGCACCAATGCTTTGTTTTTATGTTGTTATTACTTAAAAGTTCAACAAGTTACCATTCCATCTAGAACGTATATCTCGGTCCCCTGTTCTATTATTCATGCAGGAGGCTCAGTTTTTTTTGAAGACATTAAATGGATTGGAAGTTATCAATTAAAGCCATACCCGATTTATGATAGTGCTTGTAAATTATCAAGAGGCATGTACGAATCGGGAACTTTTCAATGTGTGTCTTTTAGTCCAAATAAAATTTTGAATATAGGCAAAGGCGGTATGATATTCACCGATGATGAAATTGCAAGAGATTGGTTTAAACTTGCTAGGTATGAAGGTAGAGAAGAATTATCTTTGATGGAACAAAATACTTTTGAGGTTATTGGCTGGAATATGTATATGACACCAGAGCAAGGCGCAAGAGGTTTAATTTTGTCAACATTTTTAAAAGATGAAAACATAAAGAAGCCCGATTACCCAGACCTGTCTTTGAGATTTAGACCTAAGAAATAATCAACCCTCAGCCTCGGCTAAACCTATGCCCGTTTTCCCAAATCCGTTTCCATTATAAAATAAATATTTCCCACACATAGCAGTGTAGCAGACCATCTTCGAGTCCCAACCATTTTGCGATTTTTCTAAACCTTTTAAAGATTCGTTCATAATATTCCATTTTTTACCGCAGGTAGACTCAGCATATCCTAAACGATAACTTTTGTTTGGGTTTTTTTTATAATCTTTGGAGTTTCTATAAGAAAAAATCATTTTATATTTGTTTTTTTGTTGCCAAACCATAGGCCAGCCGATGGCACCCATTTCTTTTGAGTAGTTTATACAAGGATCTGAAAATCTTTTCCAATAAAATCCATCTTGAGATTCAGCATATCTGATTAGGTATATCGGATCATTTTTAATCCATCCGGTGCAAGAACAATACCACATTTTGTATATGTGTTTTTTAAAATCATAAATAACACAAGGGCTAGTACAAAAATAAGGTTCATCAATGTTCCTGTCCATAACGGGTGCTTCTTTTTTAATCCACTTTTTATTTTGATACTCAGCAACGCCTATTGATAAATGATAGGGTGGAGAAATTTTTTTATTCCAACCTATTAGATACATTAGTTTTTTATCGCTGGATTCAACGATGCATCTTGCGGCGTGACCGTCATGATCAAAACCATTACTTCCCAATTCAAATAACGGCCCAGAGATGTTTTTTTTAATAATTTTTGGATTTTTTTTACACAACTCAATCTTGTATATTCTCGATTTATTATTCTTTATTTTAGAGAAATAAAGAATAATTTCTTTTTTATTTATATCAATAGTTGGGTAGCGTGCTTGCCCTCTATAAACTAAACCTATTTTTTTATAATTCATAAAATTATAATAGAAATTTAAAATATAAATTTATGCTTTTTTTAGATGAAAAACATTGTTTCGGTGATTTTATTTTTTTACACATACCAAAAACCGGCGGCACTAGTATAGAAAGATCTCTGGATATTCATGGATGTAATTGTCATTGGCACACGAAATCGGGAAATTTTTTATTTGGCGAAAAGGTTGACATAATAAAAACAAAAATAAAAAATTGGGAAAAAAAAATTAAATTTTGTTTTGTTAGAAATCCTTGGGATAGACTTGTTTCTACTTTTTTTTATTTAAAAAACTTAAAAACTTTAAAACACCAGCCATTGGGTAGTTACGAAACAGTTTATTTGTCAAAGGTTACTACTTTTGAAGATTGGATTATTAAACACGAAAATAAAGAACAAGGATTAGAAAATTTAAACGGTTTCTGGTTATCGCCTCAAACAAACTGGGTAGGTGAAAATTTTTTTGATTTTATAGGTAGGTTTGAAAATTTAGAAATAGATTTTAAAAAATTATTTGATAAAAATTTACCACATTTAAATAAAACTTTTCACAAAAATTACAAAAAATATTACACAACTAGAACTCAAGAAATTGTAGAAAAATGGTATTTTGAGGATATCAAAAAATTTGATTATAAATTTTAAAGAAACAAAATTTTTTGATAATAAAAATTTTTTGATATTTCTTTAAAATTTGCATCAACAAAATCTTCTACTAATAATATTTTTTTTCCTATTTTTTTATTTAACGAATCTCCTGTTGGTTGATCGCCCCATAGTTGAAAAGCTAATCTAGAAAAACCTCCAACAGAGGGAATTATATCTAATCCTCTTGCCAAAACAAATAAATCAATCACCGCATTTTCTAAAATTTTAGGATTTTTATCTCCCTCGGAGTGAAGATTTTTCTTGTTTAATTGAAAAATTATTTCTTCATTGAACAAGAAATCTTTATTTGTTTTTTTTATTAGTAACTCTAAAATATAAGCATCATCCGTAGAAACATACACTGGAATTTTTGATTGATTTATTTGTATTGAAACTTTTTCAATGTATTCGTTTATATTACTAAATCCGTATTTTCTATAGTCATTAGATCTGTCGGTTCCTCTTATGTGTACGGACATGTAATCTTGATCGAGTTTATTTTTTTTTATGTAATTTTTTAATTTAATTTTAAATTTTTCTTTTAATTCTAAATTTTTTAATGCAAGAAAAGACCCAAAGTTTGTTTCATAACAACAATTAAAAACATCTTCGGGAATTATTTTTTTGTTTAAGTATTGTTTTATACAAACACGCCTGTTACTCCTACACCTATCACAAAAAAAACAATAATTATTTCCATTTATTTTTTTTATATATTGATTTTGAAAATATTGTAAGTTCTCAACATTTAATTTTTTTTCACCATAAGCGAATGGAATATCAAAATTAAATTTAAAAATATCAAAAAAATTAGAAGATTTATAGTATTCGGTTTCAAAATGTATTAAATTAAAATTATTTTTTTTGCAGTAACGGTAGGTTCTATAAAGCTCCCTGAGTATATCCGCAAGTCCCCCGGTTGCATATAAATAGGCTTTTCTCATATATAATATATGCAAAATTTATCTCAAATTTCAAGCAAATATCTCACCAGTGGGTCCAAAGGTGGCGATAAATGCATGAGGCACAATTATTGTGAAAAATATGATTTGCACTTTTTAAAATATCGAGATAAAAAATTGAATCTACTTGAAATAGGTGTAATGCAAGGGCGGTCGCTAGTTGCATGGCGAGACTATTTCCCAAACGCAAATATATTGGGGATAGACATTAAAGATTATTGCAAACGATATGAAGATGATAGGATAAAAATAGAAATTGGAGATCAAAAAGACAAATCTTTTCTCACTGATTTAGAAAAAAAATACGGTCCATTTGAGGTTATAATAGATGATGGTAGTCATTTTTGGGAAGATGTTGTAATCTCTTTTAAAATCTTATTTCCCTTGTTGAAACAAGGTGGAATTTATGTTATAGAAGATTTACATACATCTTATTGTAAAAGTTGTTCTCAAAACCACACAATATCTCCAATGGAGTACTTAAAAAATAGTATTGATAAAATTAATATGTTTGGGAAGTACACAGAAGATAATTTTGGAATCAACGCAAGGGCAGTTGACAAACAAAAATCAGTGCTAGAAAACAAATTATCAAAAATAGATTGTGACTACGATATCTACGCCCTGCATTTTTACCCGAGCATTTGTTTTATAGAAAAAGAAAATTATGAAAAATTTAAAAGAAAAATATATTGAAGAAGGTTTTATTTTAGTTAAAAATTTTTTTAATGAAAAAGAAATAAAAATTGTAAAAAAAGATATAGAAAAAATTTTTAAAAATTATTGCGGTAAAAGCAGTGATGATGCCATAATAAAATTATTTCAAGCAGATTTTGAAGGATTTCATGGGTGTGCAAAAGCATGTCAAAATTTGATATCTTTATACCGAATGTCAACAAGTAAAAAAGTTACAAATTTTCTCAAACATTTGGGTCTTAAATTTCCTTCTATAAACACCAAGCCTTTGCTGTCTTTTAGTTCACACAAAACAGCAAAAACAGAAATAAATTGGAAAGTTCCGGCACACCAAGACTGGCCATCTGTTCAAGGTAGTCTAAATGGCCTTACGTGCTGGATTCCTCTTGTGGATTTAAATGAAGATTTAGGATATTTGGAAATTGCTAAAAAAAGTCATAGGAGAGGTTGTTTAAATCACGAAATGCAAACCGTACCTGTTTTGGGTGAAGATAAACTATTAAATGAAAAATTTACGCCCATTAAAATGAAACTAGGAGATTTGTTGGCATTTAACTTTTTTACAATACACAGATCTGGTTTAAATAAAACAAAAAACGAAATAAGAATTACAACTCATTTCAGATATAATGATTTAGAAGAGGAAACATTTATACAAAGAAAGTTGCCGCATCATAGGGTTGACACTTTCAAAGCAGAAATATTATTTCCTGATTTTCCCAATCAAAAACAAATGAAATCTTTTTTAAGAAAACAGATTTTATAAACAATAAATTATAAACATATGAATTTTTATTGTTACAACGCAGATGAATTGATTAAAAAAATAGATTTTTCAACAAAAAATGTTACTTTGCATAAACACTATAGTCATTATTGTAATAAATTTTTAACACAAGTAAAAAATTTTTCAAATAATGATAAACAAAAAAAATTATATTTTTTTGTACCAATAGTAATAAAAGCAAAAAAAGAATCTTCTATTGAGCAAATAAATGAATGCTTTATATATTTGTCAAAAAAATTAGATTATTTTGAAGAATATGGGAACAATCATATTTTTTTTTGGGTAGGAGATAGTTTCTTGACACCTGATTTTGGTAATCAAGAGAATTTTTTTATGCAATCTTGTCATAAAAATAACCCTTGTAAGTCTTTGCATTATATTTCTTCAATTTGTGAAAAGCTTATATTTTCAAAAAATATAAATGAAGCCAAAATAGACGTATCTTTTCAGGGCAACTTTAAAACACACCAATGCAGAGAACGACTTAAAAATCTAAGATTAAACTTTAATACCAAAATTGTTTCAAGCCCATCTATACAACCTCAAAATCATACGGAAGAATGGATTGACTCTTATATCGATTTAATAGAAAATAGTAAATTTGTACTATGCCCAAGAGGTCAGGGCCTAAACTCCATCAGGTTTTTTGAAGCTATTTCCGCAGGAAGAATTCCCATATTAATTTCAAATGATACAAAATTACCACTAAGTAATATTATAGATTGGTCCGATATTATAATTCAATTAAACGAAAATTTTAATGAGGATAATTTAAATTTAAAAATTAAAAATTTTTTAGATAAAAAAAATTTACCAGATGTTTCAAATAATTTAAAAAAAATTTGGAATGATTATTTTTTAAATATTAAAAATTTTTTTGAATATAATTATAAAAATTTTATGATTATTTAAAAAATAAAGATGATGCAAAAACTAGTATCGATTGATTATATATTAGATTAAAAATTTGCTTGTATAATTGTTTAATATATTGATGTAAGTTTTACACCACTTAGCATAAATGGGCGGATCTCTAAATATAAAATCATTTTCCTCTAAATAATTTGAATTGTGAAGCACACTGAATTGCCCGTTGTGCATTATTCTTGAGGAGATAATTTTATCTATATATTTGTAATTCATATTGTTTATTTTTATTTCATAGCGAACTGTGTAGTGTCTTTTTATTATATTATTTAAAGAATCATTATTCATTTTTTTAATTTTTTCAATCTTTAAAGCATATTGGCAACTTTGTAATATTTTACACTTCTCTTCTTTTCCTTCATTTAATTCAAATTTTCCTTCATGTATAAAATATCTTACAACATCCCCACACAAGAAATCGATTTTTTCTTCCTCTTCCTCTATGTTTTTTTTAAATGATTTGCAAAACCAATCATCGTCATCAAAAGGAATGACCCAATCTTTTTTGTTTAGTTTTAATATGTCTTTAGTCGAAATTTCTTCAATTTGAGCATCATGAAATGTTCTTTTGGAAATTATTTTTAATATATTTCTAAATTCATAATAATCAATTTTGTTCACCATGTTCCATTTGTTTATGATTTCTTTATATTTTTTAATTTGTTCAATAGGAGTCTTTTTTATTTGTTTTCTGTCGGCAAAAAAATCTATATTCAATTCTTTTTTTTTCCAATCTATTGTATCTCTGTAGCAAAAGTATATCATGGTTTATATCTTAATATTTGTTTTAATTATCTCATTTCCGAAAACAATTGCGTCTACTCCGTTTATCTCCAGGCACTGTTTTTTTAAAGAAACTATTGGTTTGCCCATGACATTAAACGAAGTATTTAACAAAACAGGAACCCCACTCAAATTTTTGTATTCTTTAATTAATTGATAAAAGCAAGGGTTGTCTGGTTCTTCTACTGTTTGAATCCTACAGGTTCTGTCTACGTGTGTTATGGCTGGTATTTTTTTTTCATCTAAAACTTTACAAGCATATAGCATATATTTGCTTTGATTCATATCAAAGTAAGAACTTGAGTTCTCTTGCAACACAGATCCCGCAAATGGTCTCCACGGCTCTCTCATTTTAACTTTTTTATTTATTTCATCTTTGTTTGATTTGTTTATTGGAGACATAAGGATAGATCTGTTCCCAAGTGCTCTTGGTCCTAATTCTCCAGACCCTTGAATCCAACCTATAATTTTATTTTCATTCAACATTTTTGCCATTAATTTTATGGTCTTATCTGTTGGCCTTTGTATAATATTATCATCTTGCCAATAAGGAAAACCAATGCAATCAAACTGGTTTTCTCCAAAGTATAACCTTAAAAACTCTAAGCAACCCAGAGGTATTCCTCCATCATAACAATGTGGTATAGGAAATAAATTGGGAAATTCTTTTTTAATTCTGTAATTAAATACAGTATTTTGAACACAGCCACCGGAATAACTTATAATAGACTTTTTATCCAAAGAAGCAAATGTATTTTTTAAAATATAATTTAGCCAAAAATTATGCCACTCCGAATAAGTTTTATAAAATCCTTTTTTGATCATTTCTCGACACCTGAACATCTCTGGTGACATGTATTTATAATTTTTTACATATTCATTTATACGATTTGAATTTACGTCTAGTTCAAGAAGTTTAGGTAAACCAAATTCTTTTATTTGATCCTCCGAGTACGCTTGCAACCCCATTATTTTACCTGCAAAATCAATTCCCACGGCACCTGTTTCTCTTGTTTCTTTTGCCGAAGCGCTAAATCCCATAAGACCAGCAATCGCCCTGAATTCCAAACCCACAGAGGAACCAAATTCTTCATAAACAACTTCGGGATTTGTTGTTAAATTTTTTATGACTGTTGTTGATTTTTCATTATCGCCTTTTCCATCTATGCACACCCCATAATCTGTATTTACTGTTGGTATCACTGGCCAAGAACTCAAAATGTGAGCAAAGTGATGGTCAATATTAAAACTTTTTATATCTAAGCCTAATTTTTTAAGTTGTCCTTTGCAAAATAATTCTTTTTTTGAACACTTACCAAGTCCTGATCTATCTCCGTCTGAGTATGCTATGCATTTAATGTCTTTTAATTTTATTTTCCAGTCATCTAATGCTTTAGAAACAAAATTAAAATTTCCTTTTTGATGTTTAATCCCATGAATTCTCTCGAATTTTCTATATTTTATGTTGCCGTCCATTGAAACTGCAACACTGGCATCATGTCCTAGATAAAAAGATAAAAATATTGACATACTAATTTATAAAAAAATTTTTTCACTATGTAAAGGTAAGTTTTTAATTTTTGAATTAGAATAAGAATAAGAGTGATCTTTTTTCTTCTGTTCCTGATTTCTCCAATCAACATGTATAACATTAATATAATTGGTTAGATTTTTAACATTGATATTACTCTCTATAGCCGCAGTTCTGAATCTACTTTCGCAATGCCAGTATCCTAATTTAAAATCACAATAAAATTCACGAAGATTATCTTTATAAGCCCAAGCGTCCTGCGAGCATTTGGGGTTAATTTTTTTTCCAGAGTTGTGGAACACTTCACTCTCAATTATTTCGCCTTTTTTTGTTAAATCTTTTCTTGATAAAATTACCAAAGTGTTTTTCCATTCAATTTTGAGCAAACAACCAACAGTCTCATCAAGATAAACATCTGAGTTAGCTAAAATTTTTACACCTTTGTTTTTTTTTGAAAAATCAATCCAATCTTTATAAGAAATTCTTTTGTTAACTTCTACAAATTCAATTTTTTCCTTATCAAACAAAGGAATATCACATTTTTTTTCAAAAAATAACACTATTTTGTTTATAAATTTATTTTTTAAATTCTTGTTTAAACAATACAGGTTGTAGCTCTCCACCTCTGGCGTGCATTTAAATATTTGTTGGTAAAGAGTTATCATCTATTATAAGAAGTATTTTATTTTATTATAATTATATATTTTGTCTAAACAATACTTAATATTGTAATTTTCACAATTATAGTATTTTTTGTATAAATTTTTAATATTTTTTTCATTATAATAATGAAAAATTTTTATTTTTTTTGTATCTATGTTATTTTTTTTTATAAAGTTATCTACCATACTACTTGAAAAATTATATTCATAATTTAAATTTTTAAATGGCAGACCCGCCTCCAATACAGATAAGCAAAAACATATCTGAGCTTTGAATTTATTTTTTAAATTATTTAAAGAATAAACATATTTTTTTATATAAGGTGCCAATTTATGCATTAATTTTTTGTTTAATACTATAAAGCCATTATTAAAATAGCACGGCGGGCAATAATCGTTGTTCTTTATTTGTTTTTTGAATGATTTTAATTCAAGTTTTAAATTAAATTGTTTTAAAACAATATCCCAACTCATTTTCTCTTCTTTAAAAGGACTTTCGTGTGCTAAAACTCCGTAAACCCCAACCTCAGATCTAACTTGTGTAATTATTTCTTTTAATGAATTTAGCACCAAAACATCTGCATCTAACATCACACAGACGGATGATTTAGACTCTAGAAAATATCTTATTGCTCCACTCCATTTTGGCCTTAAATTGTCCTTGTTTTCATAGTATACAATGTCTGAGTTTTTTATAATGTACTTGTTTTTTATTTTTTGATTTTTTGGTAACATTATTGTAAAATAATAATTATCAAGGTCGCTAAAAAATTCTATTGATTTCATCAATGCAAAAACATTTTCTTCCATGTGTTCTTCTATTTTTAAGAAAAAATGAGCATCATTTTTTGGAATTTTTATCATTTTTGTAAAATTATTTATAATTAAAAAATAAAAAATAAGAGTCAAGTCTCTTTAATTTTATAGAATAAATTAAAAAAGATGCATTATATTAACGATATGTGGAAAATATCCCGAGAAGCCATGGTGTAACATTGAATTTAAGATATATTGTTACAGGCACTGGTCGCTGCGGAACTGTTTTTTTGGCTCGTTTTTTAACGAGTGTGGGGACGCCCTGTGGTCATGAATCAATTTTTGGGCCAGAAGGTTTGGATTTGGCAAAGTACAGATTATCTGGTTTATCCACACCTTGCCTGAGTTACTGTTCAAAAAATATTTTAAAAAGTGGTAAGTGGGAGCCTCTTCCGGATTGGATCACAGAAATAGAAAAAATACAGGCTGATTCTAGTTATTTGGCTGCTCCTTTTCTTCAGGAAAGTTGTTTGGAAAATTGTAAAAAAATTCATTTAGTTAGAGATCCGATTAAGGTGATTCATTCTTTTTGCAATCATATTGAATATTTCAAATCTGATGAGCCTAAAGATAAATTTGAAAAATTTATCTATGAAAAAGCACCAGAGTTGCAAACAAAAATGCCTCAATATGATCGTGCTTGTTTGTTTTATGTTCTTTGGAACAATATGATAGAAAAAAATAATATCGATTTATTTTATAAAGTAGAAGATTCAATTGAAGTTTTGTTTAATTTTTTGAACTTAGAAAAAAAAGAACACTTCTCCGATAACACTATAAACACTCATAAAAAATGGTCAAAAGAAAGTTTTGATGTTCATTTAATACAAAGCAAAGAAATAAAAAATGAATTTATAAAAATGGGCCGACGATACGGCTATAAAATGGTTTCTCCATTCATGGTTTAATATATTTGTTTATTAGCATTGTCTGATGGCACTTCCAGAACATAGTCTACAAAATCAATTTCCATATAACTTTGTAGCACATCTACATTTTGCCAAACACGACACAATCTATCTAAAATAGATTGATAATTCACAAAGAAATCTTCTACGCTGGTTTTGCTAACAAATTCATTTTTTACAAAAAGACCAGATTCTTTAAACCAATGTCTGTATGTTTCAAGTGGATTCACAACCTTTATATTGGGTTCACTTTGTAGCCCCAAACACCGCATCAATTCAATATCATCTAAAATTAAATGTATAAATGCCTTGTTCTTGCTGGTGTATAGATGTGATCCATGCCTGCTCGACCAAGGATGATTCCTGATATAAATTCGGCCCTCACCAGAAAGCAGCCCAGAGGTTTGTCTTAGAGCCTCTATTGGGTCAACTAAAGAAATATGATCCAACACATCGTGCATCAAAATAATATCAAATGGAGCATTGCATTTTACCAAATCAAAATTATCTGCGAAGTGATTGCGGTCAAATTGATATTTGCTTGCATCAACATCATATCCTATGGCCAAAGAACATTCACGAGTTAAAGCTGCCGGAATTGTGTGGCCCTCCCCACATCCAAAATCCAAAAATCTTTTATTTTTCATTCTTTCGCCAACTAGCAAATCCATTATGCTATCGGCTCTTTTTTGTTTATCTTCATTTGTTACACAAAGAAGATGCGGCTCCACAGCATGTGGCCACTCCTCTGATTCTAAAAGTTTTCTTATTTCTTCAAGTGATTTTTCATATTCACTTGCTTGTGGCAATCCATATTTTTTAAGATTGTTTGCAAGTTCTGCCATATCTCTTCGAATTTTGGCATTTTCAAATAAAAGTTGTTTTTCTTGACTTTCTCGAAGTGCATTTATTGATTCTTTTACTTCTTTGAGGACTCCCATAAAACTTTCTAATTTTCTCAAATGAGCATCTATTTCATAGGCAATTCCGTCGATTCTTTTCATATCTAACATAACAATTATTCCAGAGAAAAACTATAATACATTAAAGGAATGAACTACCCACCCGCTAAAGACGGGTGGGTTTCCGCTCCAACCAACAGCCCACCATAAGCGGGTCTTACATCAGGACAAGCGGCTAACTCGGTAGTTCCTACCGTTCTGTATTTTACTCCTTCGTCAAGTATATTCAAGGCTGCGTTTTGGTCACGGTCAATATTTTCAAAACAGTTGAAACAAAACCATTCCCTATCGGTTGGTTTTAGTTCTTTGTTTTGAAAACCACAATTATTGCAAAGTTGACTTGATGGAAAGTATCTGTCAACCTTGATTAATTCACGACCATACCACTTCGCCTTGTAGGTCAATTTGTCAACAAAAGAGCGAAACCCACAATCGGCAATGTCTTTATGTCTGTTGCGTTCTTGATATCGTTTTTCTTCTCTTTTGTCGGGACTAACCTTTTTAAGCATGGATTCTACGCTCAAGTCTTCAACAATTATCACTTGGTTTTCGTTGATGATGCGTCGTGTTAACTTGTGTAGAAAATCTTCACGCTTGTTGGTTATCTTCAAATGTAGTTTAGCCAACCTTCGGTTGGCTTTCTTCCTGCCATTACTTCCTTTTTCGCTTCGGCTCACACTTTTACTCAAAAGTTTAAGTCTTTGTTCGTACTGTTTCATGGGTCTTGGATTTTGTATCTTGTTGCCATTACTGTCCACTATATTTTTTACATTAAGGTCAAATGCAATTACTTCCGACGAAGTCGGCAAACTAGAAATTTCTTTTTGAACAGTGACTGAAACGAAGCATTGTCCAACTTTGTTTTTGCTTATTGTTGCAAACTTGATTTCGCCACTAAATTCACGGTCTTGAACAAAGTTGATTCCCGACAAGAACTTGGGGAAACAGAGTTTCTTGTCTTTGATTTTGATGTTCTGCTTTACTCGGAATGATTGTTTGTCATTTCTACGCTTGAATTTTGGGAAACCTTTTTTGCCCTTATTCTTTTGTTTGATCTTACGAAAAAAGTTGTCATACGCTGTTTGCAAACATTCAACTGCATATTGCAAACTTTGACTTCCTACTTCTTTCAACCAAGGATGGTCTTTCTTTAGATTCGGAAGTTCTTTTTCGTTGTCTTTTCTACTTATTGACTTTTTACTGTTTTTGTATTCTTGTATTCGCTTATACAAAAAATGGTTGTACACGAACCTCCCGCAACCGAAGTGCTTATTCAGCAACGATTCTTGTTGTTTGGTTGGATACAACCTAAATTTGTAGGAATACAGATGGTTCAATTGTCCTCTTTGGTGTAGTTGACCATGAAATCACGGACTACTTCGCTTATTGTTTTGTAGTTTTCTTCACACTTTTTTTTGAATTGCTCAAACAATGATGGTTGAACACGAATCAGCATATCTTTTTCTTTGTTCTCTTTGCTCATACATTGTATATAGTGTGCCAGAACTGATTTTTGAACCGAATTTTAGGGGAATCGTTGAAAAAGACATGGGTTCTTACTAAATTATGACTATACGGCGATTCATCCCGCTACCCTAAAGAGGTTTGCCTATTTTGCTCGTTCGCTATCGCTCACGATCTGCAATAGGCAAACTTTCTACGAAAGTAGGGGCGTTCTCGCCACAGGAAAGGTAAAAAGATGACCAAACCGTTATTCCGCTGGACTTGCGGCAGTTGTTTGCAGCAAGGCTTGGATATTCTTGCTGAATCTATTAATCGAACAACAAAAAGTTTAGGTATACACAATTTTGATTGGGTGATATGTTATAATAATCTTTATAGAGATGATCTTGCTTTTTTACAAAAAGCAATAGGCGATAAACCTATTCAACTAATAGCTCAAAATTGGTCAACTTGTCCGGTTGACGACAACTGCCAGAATCCTCGTCGCAAAGACGGTAGTTTTGAGTGGAATGGCAATCGCTGTGGAGGAACCATGTGGAAGGTTTGCCCTCCAAGATTGCGAATGGAAACACATGAAATTGTTATGGACAACGATATAATTTTACTTAAAAAATTTCATCAAATCGATGATTTTTTAAATCAAACAAAAAAATGTTTAGTTTTAGAAGAGCCCATTCGTTTTTATGGAAGGTACGACTGTTTGTTTGGAGACGCCACAACTTTTTTAAATTCTGGTTTTATGGGATTTCCTCCTGGTTACGATTATGGTGCTGAATTATTTAAAGTTTGGACAAAATATTCAAAATACATGAATTTAACACAGGCTGACGAACAAGGATTGCTAATGTTTACATTGGACCAGCAGCCAAATATTCGTATTAAAAAAGAACAAATGGTCGAAGTTTTAAATCGTGATTTCAAGGCCATCATCACAGGTCACGAAGAAGGAATACATTTTACTCAAGCAAATCGAATACCTAACCATTTTGCTTGGAAAATGTATCAAGAAGTTATTGGAAATCACACTATAATCTAGTAGGATCAAAAAAATGAATGAAGTAGAAGTTCGCAGATATTTGAATGTGATTAAGCGTGCCGTTTCTTTGATAGAGGGCATGTTGGATAATGATGACGGCGGGCTGCTTGAATCGCTAATGCCCCAAAATATACAAGAGGTAGTAGCCACAGCAGCAGCACAGGCTGTTGCCCAGGTTGTAGCCAACAAGCCCATTTCCCAACAACCAACAAATCAAGTTGAGCAACCAGTTCAAGTTCAACAAGAGCCAAAACCAGTTAACGAAGCGGCAAAGTTGGCACGAAAGAAACATATTGGCGATTTGATGGCGATTGATTGTTGGCCCGAGTCTGTCCCTCAATTCTTGGTTGCCAAAGATGCTTCTTTTGAAGATCAAGTTAATCGGGCAAATGCCGTTTTAGACATGCTCCTAGACAGGCATGTCACTGGGTTGAATTTTCTAGATTTTGGTTGTGGAGAAGGATGGATAGCACAGCAAATATTGAAACGTGGTGCGATTGAGTCGATTGGCTATGATATCAAACAATATGATTCTTGGTCTAATTTAAAAGATGTTAAGTTTACGACAAACTTTAACGACTTAAAGCCTAATTATTTTGATGTGATATTCTTATACGACGTTCTCGATCACTGCGAAGATCCCGTTTTTTTAATGAGTCAGGTTCAAAATTTAATTAAACCCGGTGGGGTTGTTTATGTGAGGTGCCATCCTTGGACCAGCAAACACGCAACTCATTTGTATAAACAAGGTTTAAATAAGGCATATGTTCATCTTTTTATGTCATATGACGAACTAAAAGAATTAATTCAGCAAGATCCAAATTTTACACGTATGGAAAAAAATCCAGTCGAGGCATACCACTGGTGGTTTAACAATTTTGACATCAAGAAAGAAAGAGAAGTAAAAGAACCAGTGAATGGCTTTTTCCACGTTCCGGCTTTTAAAGAATTATTGGCAAATGAACAACAAATTCCAATGAAAGATATCGATAATTTTTTAAGACTGATGGAGATACAATTTGTTGATTTTTGTTTAGTTCCCAAAAAATCATGAAAAAAAAATTAACTTTTGTTTTGATGACCTGCGGTGAACTTGCGGAGAAAAAATGTGTAGAGGCTATCAAGCCCCATCTTCATGAGGTCGAATTTTTTGAAGTTAGAAATGTTTTTCCGCAAATAAAAGCTTTGAATCAAATGATAAAGAAAGTCAAGACAGACTTTTTTATTCCTTTAGATGCCGATATTGTACTTGATAAAGATGCTTATCCCAGAATCAAAAATGCGATAAATAAAAACGAACACGATCCAAGTTGGCATTCGATTCTTTTTCCTTTGTATGACACACTTACAGAGAAAAGGATACTGGCATTAAAGATTTTGAGAACTAAAGTGATGAAAAAAAATGTTTTCAAACAAAGCACAACGCCCGATGTTGAACATTATCAAAGATTGACCAGTCTGGGGTATACTTGTATACATGATTATCTAAATCAAAGAACAATTGGAAAACACATAGTAGCAGGAAAACATTTTTGTTATCATAAATTTAGAGATGTTTATCAAACTTATAGAAATTATAATTTTGAGTGGGATAGTGGGGTTTTTATGGGCGGAAGCGACTTAAGAAGTCACGCAAAAGCACATTATGATTTTTTTATGAAAAAATGGTCAAAAACTGGCAATAAAGACTATCTTCATTGTATTGCTGGTATGATGGACGGAATATTATCGCCCGTTGAAAATAAATCTAAAACTTTAAAATCAAAAAAATATAATATAAAAACAAAATGGGCAATTCATGCCTTTTTAGACTGGTATATGGCACCTTTATCGACTTCCAAATCAGCCAGTATGTTGTTCTAGGATTGATAGGGCATTGATCCAAAATTAGGAACATTAGAACTGGAAAGTGCGGTATTGACAACATTCTTGACAGTGTTTTCTACACCACCGGTCAGTTGATTTTGTTTTTCAAATTTTCTTTCTAAATCTATTGATTTTCTTTTTGTTTCTTCCATCATTTGTTTTAATTTTTTGGTATCCAAACTATAAAAAGTTAACATCCCTCCTCCTTTTGGGTTTGGGGATTGATATCTTTTCATTATATTCATATTAATGGCTATTCCAAGTTGATTTGACTTTATCGAAGGATATCTGCCGATTACATCTTTTTCCGGCATTTGGTATAAAATTCCTGTTTTGGGATCAAAATCTATGTCTCTCATATAATTTTCTGCATTTTCTTCTCGTCCATCACTTTTGGTTTTTTGTCTTATTTCCCAAGTTGCGTAAGCATTCTCAGCCAGTGATGCTAATTTATCTAGAAGATCTTTATTTTGCTCTAGTTGTTTTTTTTCAGGGTTTGTTTCTCTTTGAAATTGTTGTAATTGACCTAGCGATTTAAAGCCACCCACTGGAGCTTTTGTCGGATCATATTTGTCGCCCATGTCGGGAAACTGAAAGTGACCGCTGTAGTACACTTCATTCAAATAAAAAAATTCACGAAATTTTCTCATGTAATATATAGACAAACTTCGTTGAATTAGAGGCAAAAATTGATAAGCATTTTTATAATGTATTCGACCGACAGATCACAAGCATTGGAATATACTATTTCTTGTTTAGAGCAAATGCCTTTATACTCAAAGTGCCAAAAAACATTAATTGTTGATGGAAAAATTGATCAAATTCCGAATGATTGGGAATGCATACAGGTTCCTAGGATAAATGATGATTTTTGTTGGGGCAGAATGTGGGACGCCGGTGTGTGCTCTGCTAAATATGAAAAAATATTCTATCTAGACTCTGACCGTCTTCTTTCGAGGTCTTTTTTAAAATTGATTGAAGAATATGTAGTTGATAATGTTTTTGCTTTCACCTCTAAACATTTTCTTATGAAAAATAAAATTTCTTTGGGCGATTGTAAAAAATCTCTTTTAGAAGACGACCTACAACAAATGTTTGTAAAAAATCCCGATATTTCTTCTTTTTTACAATATGAAACACGCCACGAACAACCTTTCCACGGTCCTGGGAAAAACGTTATGTCCGGAAGTACGGCGTTTACTAGAGATACCTATTTAAAACTTGGTGGTGTTGACCAGTGGTATTGTGGACACGGAGCATTTGCTGATAGTGACTTTCACATGCAGGCCGCTTGTGCCGGTTGTAGTTTTTTGGATTTTGGAACACCAGAACTTCATTTTCCTCATGAAAAAATAGATAATCAAAGCAATAGTCTAACCGACAAGCAGATTTGGAAATTAAGTTTAGATAATTTTATTTATTATTGCATTAAATGGAAGTTGCCCATAACTTTGGCTGAGAGTTTCGCCGTCAGATGCGAAATCAAAAAGCCGTCCTCTTACGTCAATAAGAAAGTTAAAGAAATCAAGGCAAACGCCAAGGTATTTTTTGAAAAAGTTTAGCTTTATCTTCTAAAAGATTCGTATCAGGAAAATCTTCTTGTCTTGCTTCTAGGTGACTACCATGCCAGTGATGATAAACGACCGGAATTCCTTCAATATTCCATTCTTCTCCATTAAGTGTTCCGTATCGATTCTCCGATGATTGTAAAAATCCAATATTAAAACCATCAGCCATTATTTTATAATACGCTTTTATTCCAACGTCATAACCGCCTGGAGTCACCCTATTTCCCTTGAAGCCCTCGGAAGGCTCCCAATCATATTTTGACAGTTCTCTTTTCATAAACATACATGCGGGCCTTATCGGCTTTGATGGAACTCCTTTTCCTCCAAAAAGATCAAACTTTTTCATTTGTTCAATAAAGAGTTTTTCCCAGCCATAATTTAAAATGTGGCAATCTACATCTAAAAACATCATGTAGGGATACCTTTTGCAAATCTCATCAGCTTTTGCCACCCCAAGATTAAGCCCCTTACCGTGTCCCACATTCTCTGGTAAAACAAATTGATAAGTATTTGGATAATCGAATTTTAAACGACTTTGAGGATCGCTGTTGTCTATAACAATTAATTTGTACTCTAATGTAGAGTAGCGATCTAGCGACTCCATCAATAGCCACAAAAAATCGTAAGAATTATAATTAACTGTAACAATTCCTATCATGTTTTAAAGGAGTAAATTACTTTGCACTTTGAACCTTCGGATAACCGAATAGTAATTTGGGGTATGAGTTGTGTTGGCAAAACGACTTTTGCCAACACAATGAAAAGCCACACCTACTATTGTTTTGACGCCTTGTTCCAGTGGCATTTAATTGAAACATTTGGTCTCTCCGCCACAGAAAACTTTAAATATATTCAAAGAACTTGTGATGCAAATAAATTTGTTATAGACGGTTGGAACTTAGCCGATAAAAAAGGAGAATTTTTTCCAAATGATTGCACCGTGTACATACTTTGGGCACCTTATGAAAAAATTATTTCGCAATACAGAGTGCCAGTTTTAGATCAATTAGAACACAAAAACATGTACAAAAAGTGGTATCATGAAATTGATATTTCTTTTTTCCCAAAAGTTAAATTTTTTTTGAGTGATGATACATTCCAAGAAATATCCAAAAAAGATTATCTTACTTTTTTAGAACATAATCAATAAAATCCATTCCAAGTTGAAATTCCGGAAACTGCTTGGTTTTAACAGTTGTCATTATTCGTTCTGCTATTTTTGGTATTTTAAAGAAAGGATCAACTTTTGATGTTATTTCTCGCCTGTGAACTTTTGTCAAACCTGCATTTTCAATAAATTTATCATAGGTTGCCAAAGGTGTGGTAACTCCTATGTTGTCTTCTTCATATTTTCTTTCTGGAACTAATTTATTAAGTTCATCTGGAGTAAACACAAGGTGAATATAAGATTTATTTAAATGATGATACAAGTGAGTTGCATGTTTTGATGTAAAAGGATGACATCTCATATAAATTTGTCCATCAGGGGCCAATGCATCTTTTACCTTTTTGAGAAAGTCAACAGGGTTTTCATTTTTTAAATGATCTAGAACATCAAATATAACAATTACATTAAACGGTCCTTGCGACAGAACCTCATTAAAGTTAGTAGTCAAGAGCAGGCCGTCACGTTTCAAAGATTCCCACTTGCTATTTTCTTCAATATCGTAACCAACCGAAATCAAAGGTTCATACTCGGCTGCAACATGAGCAACATGACCTTCTCCGCAACCCATATCCAAAACTTTTAAACCCTTCAAATCTGGTTCGATCATAAGTTCTACTATTCCACGGCCACGTTCCAATTTATCATTCTCATTATCTGGGTCGCAAATTAGATTAGGGTTGACAGCTTCGGGCCACTTTTCACTGTCTAGTGCTTTTTTAAGTGCTTCAAAACTTTCTAAATCTTCGCCAGCATACTCGGGAGGAACCTCTGTGTTTTTTTGAGATGAAACATTATTTTTTTGATAAGATTGATTTGTTGTTGTGATTGGCGAATCGCCATCTTCTAAAATGGCTTGTTTTAGATCTAACAATCCTTTCATTATCAAATCTATGGTCGCATTAACTTTTTGCATATTTGGCATGTTTACCTCAAATTTTTTAATTTGTTTCTATTATTATAGTGATTATTTTTAAAAATTGGATTATTTAGTGACAAAATTAGCAGTTGTTTTAAATGTTCACGATAAACCGGATGTGGTGAGGGACACAATAGAATCCATACAAACCTTTGCAACTAAAAATATAGTTGTCTTAGTCGATGGTGCTTGTTGGTCTAAAATGAAAAAAGAACCAATGGATGCAGCTAAAGTCGAGGGGTTTTATCACAATACTCATAAAGCACCATATAGAAACGTCGCACTGTCTTTGCAAACGATTGCAGATGTTTACCCAGAGTCAGATTGGTATTGTTACACAGAGTACGATGTACTTTTTGCTTCTGAGAGATTCAGATATAATTTAAAAATGGCTGAGGAAAAAGGAATATGGATGTTAGGAAATGATGGTCGTGTGGATTATGAAAAAATGCCTTTAATACAAGCCATGTTTGATAAACCTTTTAAAAGTATTTATTATTTGCTTGGATGTTGTTTGTTTTTTCATAAAAACTTTATAAACAAATTAAAAGAAATCGATTTCTTTAATCGTTTTTTAAATTTGACCAACGGTTTTACAGGAGGATTTTTTCCTTTTTATCGAGGGTATGATCTAAGTGAACATTTATACCCAACAATTTGCAGACACCTCGGCGGCAACATAGGTGTTTTTGCACACTATGAACAAACAGGTAATTGGCATGGCTCTCATAAGTTTTTTCCTGTTCGTTGGATGCCGGAAATCGACCCCGTAAAAGAAAACTTTCCCGAAGCTAGCATAATACACCCATTAAAATCTTTCGATCATCCGATTCGTGTTTATCACCGTGAAAAGAGGAAAAATGCAAAACTCTCAATTTGAAGCAAAAAGTTTAGGAATTGTTTTTGATTTATCGGCAAGGCTTGAAAAAGAAGGAAGACGAATTGTTGATATCGTCAAAAAAAACATGATCGATATTGTTCGCAAATGTTTAATTGATGGCGAGGATAGCATGTACCTTTACAACCCTGATTTAATAGATGCTTATTTTAAACATGGGGAGCAAGTTTGTGCATTAGGAAATTACAATACAGACGGATATTCGTTTGATCTTTCGATGGCTCTTCGTCAAACTTTGTATGTCCTAATGTCTGAAGACGAGGATTTTCAAAAGTACCTACTGTTCGTCACCGACAGGCTAGCGAACAAGTCTGCTTTAGAAAAAGCTTTTCATATCAATAAAAAAGAAAAAATAGGATGCAAGTTCATATTAGTTGGAGTAGGCGATTACTATAATAAAAATATATTAGAAAATTATGCTAAAAAAGAAAATGTTTTTTATATTCATTTAAACAATCCAGCAGAATTAAAATTTCCCCAAATTAAGGAGTATTTGGATGGCAAAATCCAATCATGTGGCACGACCGATGAACGATGTGAGCTTATTCAACTCTCAAGTTGATATCATAGTGCCGTTTTACGGTCAATATGACAAAGTAATGAAACTGATCGATAGCCTTTTTAGGTTGACTAGAAGTAATTATTATCAACTTATTCTAGTAGACGATTGTTCACCCAACCCAGATTTTATAAGAAATATAGATTTAAATGCTCAAAAAAATTCACAAAGGTTGCGACAAAGAAATGTTGTAAGGGCAATAAGAACCGAGGAGCAAAAAGGCTTTGCTGGTGCTTGCAAGGTCGGTTTTGAAGCTGGTGAAAGTCCATATGTTTGTTTTTTAAATTCCGACTGCATTATAGAAGACGCTGGTTGGTTAAAAAACATGGGTGAAAGTTTGCTAAAATTAAAGTCGGAAGGAGTTCGTGTCGTTTCGGCTGTGACCAACAATCCTGTTGGCGGTGATATATCCCAAAAAGGCGAAAGATTCGTTCGAGAGGAAAACGATGTGATTCTTAAAGACGATAGTTTTTTAAGTTTATTTTGCTTTATGTGCCATAGAGAGTTGTTTTCTAAAATTGATGGTTTTATTAAGGAATATCCTTTTGGTTATTATGAAGACGAAGAATTCGCAGCACGATTAAAAAAATATAGTTTTAAACAAGCGGTTTGTAGAAGTGCTTATGTTTATCATGAAGGACAAGCAACAGTTCATCAGATATGGAAGTCGCATCCAACAGCAAGAAAAATTATGGAAGAAGACAACCGAAAAAGGTGCATAGAAGACATGAAATTACTCAAATCTTAGATTTTTTTTGATTTTGAAATGCAAATAATTAATCATAGATATTTGCGAAACCGGTATTCTAAACAGGAGGTATAAAATGGCTGCTATTTTAGTTCCAGCTATTACTGGAAACAAATGTGTTGGATCTTACACCGATGGCAGTGTTCTTCGCAAACACTTTTGCAAAAAAGGCACTGATGCTAATGGTGACGCAATTTACACCTGTGCCACATGGCGCAGATTTAGAGTAAACTGCCCAAAAATTAATTTTCAATGCAGTTCTTTGTCAGAAGCTTGGGTGGCTGCTGCTGTAGTTTGTCGCCAAAGACTCTTCTAAATCATCAAAATTTTGTTAAGATGGTTAAGAGACGCACTTTTTGTGCGTCTCTTTTTTTTTAGGTTGACAACTCGTATCTTACACGTAGAATGTTCGCCAGTTCGGATTTTTTGGTCCGAAAAAGCCAACTGGATGGCTTGAATATTCTCAGCCATACGCTGGTTTTTCGATTTGGATCCCAAGAAATTTTACCAACAGGAGTTGGTGTTTCTGGGTTTTTTGAAAGGATGCTGCCATGCAATCGAAAATTAATCGCAACGATTCGGCCTCAAACAAGTTCAGCCTTATTCCGCTATCGGAAATAGTTATCGTGGAAAGACCAGCGGAAGGCGAAGAAAATGAAAAACTGTTCTTCAATCCACGTGGTCCGAGTTCTTTTACTCCGGATCGAATGATGCAACTTCAGTATTCAATCCGCACAGACGGCATTCAACAACCTCCGATTGTAAGATTAAATGAAGATTCTTATGAATTGATCGCTGGCGAAAGAAGGATTCGTTCATGCCAGAGCATCGTAGAGAGTGATTTGCCATGTTTTGATGAAGATAATCCTCGTCGTGATTCTTACGATAAAGGAGATATTGTTCTTTATAAAGGTCGCTTCGGCACTGTTGTTAAAGAATTGAGTGATGAAATCATCGTGGATTTCGATGATGATTGCATTGGATCTCAAGAAAGAAAAAATTGTCCGATTGAAGATGTTTTTGCCACGGTTTCTGGCAGCGAACTGTATGAGAACGTTCCCTGCAAAATTGTAACCGACTGTTCTGATCAAAGAGCGTTGAGACTCGCTTTTACAGAAAATGACCAGTCGGAGCCTTTGACTATTGCCGAAGAAGTTGCTTTAGTTGAGCGGCTTTCAAGGTCCGGGTTAAAGCAAGAAGAAATTGCCGAACTGCTTGGCTCAAACATAACTTGGGTGTGCCAAACAGGCAATTTTAGATCTCAATTGCCAAATAAAGCATTTGATAAACTTCTTAAAGGCGAAATGACTCGTCATGTTGCCGTGAATTTTTTGAGTTACTCTCCTGACGATAGAGAAGAATTATTTGAAGCAACACTTGAGGCAGAAACCCAAGAGACTCAAGAAAAAATTGCTGAACTGACAGAGGAGAAGGAACGCCTGGAGGACGAAGAAGAAATAGCAATATCGGATGCAATCAAGGCCGATGATGATGGCGACGAAAAAACCGCCAGGAAACTTCGTAAGAAAGCCGCTGGTCTTGCTTCGAAAGCAACAAAGGCCGCAGGCCGTCTTGAACGTGTGAAGCGTGAAAAGGGCAACATCAAGCAAGGTCACGTTAAGTCTGGGGCCAAAGCGAAAGGGTTGCAGCCCAAGAAGATCAAGTCGTTAGACAAAAACGATATTGAGGCCATCTTTGTTGATGGAATTCAAGAGTTCCTTGAGGGAGAAGGCGTTTGTGGAATAACCGGAGAAACAGTTCCAGCAGAATATGCTGCTATTGTTTTATCAACAGCAAAAGCGATTATTGCTGGCATCTCCGATCCTGTTCACCCAATTCGTGAATATATGTGCGAAATTGGTGTTTGGGAATTGCCCAAGCGTAAAAAGAAAAAGAAGGAAGAAATATCTTTTGATGAAGATGATATCGAAGAAGATGAAACCATTAGCGAAGATGATGATTTTGAAAATCACTTGAAGAGTTACGATGATGATGAAGACGAGCAAATTGATGATGAGTGATTCTCTCTCAAATTAATAACATGAACGGCTCCGATGAAAACATCGGAGCCGTTTTTTTTTAAATTTTAATATATATTATGATGCTAATTATGTGTCCTTATTGCGGCTATCACTTATCTAAACCATTAACAAATGGAATATGTTCTTGTGTCAATTGTAAAAGAGTGTTTGATAGTTCCAGACTCAACTCCCTCCTCTCTGCTAGTTGGGTTGTGAAAAGAAAAAATATCACCAACCCAATAGATCTTGCAAATCGATGCAAAATTTCAGAGGATGATGCCAATCTTGTGATCGATTTAGTAAATGATCAATGTTACGACTTTCAAGAATTTTTAAAAATTCTTGAAAACATGGTTGAGCAATAATTATTTTTGTGTTATGATTTTGTCTCTTTATTTTCGTTAGATAAAATGACCGAGCAACAAGAAAATTCTCCAAGATATGTTCGACCAATAAAAATATTTGGTTTAAATGCAACAAAGAATTATGCAAAAAAAGTTGCAAATCATTTGCACCTAGATCTGACCCCCATCACAGAAAAATATTATGATGACGGTGAGCCTTACGTAAAAAGTGGAATTGAATATAGCGACAGTCCGGTGGGGAATGTTCGTGGACACGATGTTTTTGTTATTCAATCTCTTTATAGCGACAACTCTGAATCGATTAGCGACAAGATGATGAAATTGTGTATATTTTGCGGAAGTTTAAAAGATGCTTCTTCCCATGAAGTTATTCCAATAATTCCTCATCTTGGTTGGGCAAGACAAGATAGAAAAACAGAGAGCAGAGCGCCAATTGCCACAAAATACATTGCTAGAATTTTGGAATCAGTTGGCATAAGTCGAGTTTTACTCTTTGAGTGCCACAATATAGCAGCCGAGCAAAATGCGTTTAATGTTCCAATAGATAATCTAGAAGCAAAAAATTTAATTGCCGATTGGTGTGCCTCAGAATTAATAAAAGAAAATAAAACAAAAAATATCAAAGTCCTCAGTCCCGACAGCGGGGCTTTAGGCAGATGTGAACGATTTAGAAATTCGCTTCTCAAAAAATTACGTGATAGAAATGTTATGTTGGATGATATTGAAATTGTTATTTTTGATAAATTGAGAATAAAGGGCCAAGTTAAAGGTGGAAGAATAGTTGGAGATGTTAAGGGAGCAGATGTTATAGCCTTTGATGACATGATATCTACTGGATCAACTATGGGCAAAGCCTCAAAAGCAGTTCAAGAGAATGGTGGTAAAATTTGGTCTATTTGTGCTACACATGGATTATTTTGCGGCAAAGCTAATGATGTATTGAGAGAAATAGATGCAAAAGTAGTTGTTACCGATACTGTTGAGCCTTTTAGGCTGACAGATGAGAATAAAAGCAAACTTTATATTGTAGATACTTCAAAAATGGTAGCCGATGCCGTCAAAAGAATTCATAACGGCACCGGCTCCATAAGCGAACTTCTTCGCACTTAATTCGTTGTCAAATCACTCAGAGTGTTAAGATTTGAAGTGTTTTTGTCAACTAATTCACTTCTTAGAATGGTAACAGAGTCTGAGGCTTGAATGCCTAACCTGACTTTGTTTGAATCAATTCTAACCACGGTCAGTTCGACTTGTTCTTTTTCGTTCAATTTCAAAAGGATTTTTTCATCCCTCTTTCTGGATAGGACTAGCAATTTGGGCCTCCCTTCTCTAGTGTCCTAATAATAGAGTAGTTATCCAATAAAATTTAATTTTTTTTTGCAAAGGTCTTGTCGTTGTGTTTTTCAAACGTATACTGTTAGTGTGATGCCGGAAAAAACAAATGTGGCCAGTTTTTTCAGGCATTTAAAAAAAAATTTGGCTACTTTGTTTAAGGGTTGATCAATGAAGACGATGACTAAGGGTGGTTTTGGTGTTCGGTTTCAGCAAATTGAGCAGATTCAGCAAGAGGCTCGTGAAAAGTTTCAAGAGTATCAGCGTTCTCTCAAGGAAGCCCAGGTTGCCTTGAGGAAGTTGGCCGAGGTTGCATCGGAAACTTGCGACAATGTTGGAGAAGGTGTTGATTTTGCCACCATGGCTCCTGCAAAGCGGCGAAAAGGTCGCCCTGCAAAGGCCAAGGCTACTGTGGTCAAGAATGGTCGCAGAAAGTCTCGCAAGATTGGTGCCAAGACCAAAACCCGTGTGCGTGCTGCTTCCAACGGCGAAAGCAAGATTGGCTTGAAACGGTATACTTTTGAATTGCTTGGCCGTCCCGCTGCCAGCATCAAGAAGGTGATTTCGGGCTATCCCGAGAACGGCAAGGGTCTAAAGGTTAGCGAGATCAAGGAGATCATCGAGAACGAAGGCAAGTGGAGTACTGAGAGTGAAATCGGGCCTCAAATCCATAACGCTCTGTTCGCCTTGCGCAACGCCAAGAAGGTTGAGCGTAACGAAGAAGATCGTCGCTATCACCTTGTTGAAGGTGCCGAATACGACGCTTGATAATTGTTTAAAAACACAATTATTTAAGGGAAAAGCCCAACCTTGTGTTGGGCTTTTTTCTTTTTGTACCTTAGTTACTAAGATAGTTTATGATTAATGCTCAAGAATCACTTCCAAAAATTAGTTGCTTGATGGTCACAGCCAATAATCGTTTTGATTATTTTAAAAAAAGTGTGCAATGTTATGTTGATCAAACTTACCCAAACCGTGAATTAGTTATAGTAACCGAAGCACCAAGAGATTATCAAAAAAAAATTAAAGATTATCTCTCAGGGAGGGATGATGTTCATTTTGTTTTTTTAAATGGATGGTATTCCTTGGGTGCCTTAAGAAACATTTCTATGTCTCTTTGTTATGGAGATGTTTTTGTTCAATGGGACGATGATGATTTTAATGCCCCAGAAAGATTAGCCGTTCAATATAGTTACTTGTCTAGACATCCAAAGGCACGTGTGTGTTTCCTGTCGGATCAACTTCATTATTACTTCAATTCCGGTTATTTATTTTGGGAAGATTGGGCACAATATTGTTCTAATGGTATTAAAAAATGCAGTTTGATACCAGGAACTATTATGGCTTATAGGAGACATTTTCATAATAAATATCCATCTGCCGGGAGTTACTGCTCCGCTGGCGAAGATTCTGTTTTAACTACAACTCTTTGCGAGAATGATATTGATAATGATCAAGTTGTTTTAATGTCCAACTATGGATATATGCAAATGTACACATTTCATGGGAATAATGTTTGGGATGAAGAACACCATTTAAAAATATCAAAAAACAGATCGTTGCCTGTGAGTTATATCAATAGAAACAGACAAAGAATCTGCGATACAATAAATTATTTGGAACTTGAAGGAACAATAAAAGTTATGGGCCGAGAGGGCTTGGCATTCACTCATGAGGTTTAAAAATGATTTCAGGAAAACTGCCATTAATTTCTTGTGTTTGTGTTACCAAAGATCGTTTTGAATTATTAAAAAAATCAATTTTTTGTTATTTAAATCAAAATTACCAAAATAAAAATTTAATCATATTGAGTCAAAGCAATGATGACACTAATAAAAAAATAGAAAAATACATAAAAGATTTATCAAGAGAAGATATTCTTTTTCTTGCTGCTCCAACTATGTTGACGTTAGGGGCCATGAGAAACACATCTATTGAATTGGCCACCGGCGAAATAATTTGTCAATGGGACGATGACGATTTGTATCACCCCAACAGACTGACTAATCAATATAAGTGTTTAAAAAGCGATAATAGAAATGTTGCTTCTTTGTATTCAAATTTTTTAAAGTATTTTGCCAATTCAAAAGAAGTATATTGGTGTGATTGGTTAAACGAATCAGAGTACTCCCACAGATTTTTGTGTGGTTCGGTGATGTTTTACAAATCTCTTTTTCATATGTGGGAAAATTTTTATCCTGAGCGTGGTGCTCAGAGTTGTTGTGAGGAAGATTTAAATGTTCTTGAGAAGTTGATGTTAAAAGGGTCCATAGCCCCAGTCTTGGATGGCAATGAATATGTTTATGTTTATCACGGCGTTAACACCTATGATTTAGATCACCACAAATTAACCTTGGACATTAGATGGGGTAAAAAAGTTTATACAAAAGAAGATTTATTAAAAAAGCAAGATTTGATTGAGGAAACTTTTGATTTGATACAAATGGACGATATTGTTAAAATTAAGAGTTTAGGAGAAGTTGCTTTTACTTACACAATATGAAATTCGAACAAAAGTACCCCACGGCTTTATCAAACGAGAGATTTGAATTTGAATACTCTTATGTGACCAAAAGCCCAAAACTAGGACAGTGTCGTTGGTGTTCTTCTTTTACCAAATGGATAGATGTTCTTTTTCAAGTTAACGTTTGTAGCGAAGAGTGCAACGCTGAGATGTGGCACCGCTATAGGAATGATCAAAAATTAAATGGTACTTATAAAAATTTTGAGGATCATTTTGAACAAGTAAAAAAAGAATTAAAATTGGGAGAAAAGGCCACGGATGATTGGAAAGACATATTAATTGTTGTTCATGATCAACTTGACTATATCAAAGATTGCGTTGATTCGGTACAAAAATATACAAAAAATTACCATTTGTTTATTTGGGACAATGCATCCGGCAAAGAGACTCAAGAATATATACAAAATTTATTGTTAAAATATGATCCAAACAAAGATAAGCATTATAAATTAACAACTATAAGAAGAGAGAAAAATGTTGGATTTGTGGTTCCAAATAATGAAATGATTGCTCTCGGGGAAAGTCCCTATATCATCCTACTAAATTCTGATACCAAAGTTTTTGAAAATTGGGACAATACCATGATAGCATTTTTAAAAAACAACCCGGAATATGCCCAGGTTGGCTATTGGGGAGGACACCTTAATGCTGATGGGCGTGGATTTGGCGGGGCGAATGGAGAACGTGTTGACTATATCCCAGGTTGGTGCTTTTGCATACCACGTGAGACCTACGATCAATTTGGTTTGTTCGATGAACATCTCAAATTCGCTTATTGCGAAGACTCTGATTTTTCTTTGAGACTGAAAGAAGGTGGAAAAAAGATTTATTCACTTTACGCTCCACTTGTTCACCACTATCAAAACAAAACTGTAAAACAAGTCGAAAAAGAAGGTGAATTGGATCTTCAAGCAACTTTTGATCACAATCATTCCTACTTTAAAAATCGTTGGAAAGAATATTTGTCTAAAAATCGAGTTCTTTTGGATCAAAAATAATTATTGTTTCGGCCAACCTTTACGTCGCTTCTTTTTTCCGTAAAATAAAGATATCCCATGAGCGAAACTTTCAAGGAAAATAAAATGAGTGCGTGCTGTTTTTGCGGACAAACTAAAAAAATGACCGGTCCTTTGGTTCAAGGAAATGGTCTTGGTGACGAACACCCCGTTTACATTTGTTATAGTTGTATTAAAAGTTGCGAGGAAGCACTTGCTGAAAAAATTTCAAGCATGCGGTCGGAGAACTTGAAGAAATTAAATGTTCCAAGTCCTGTTGATCTATATCAACACCTTAATCGATATGTAATTGGCCAAGATGTCGCCAAAAAGAAACTATCGGTAGAAGTTAGCAATCACTATCAAAGACTAATAGATAGTTACGAATTAAAATCTTTTAAAAACTCCGGAGATTGTTCCGTAGAAGATCCAGAACTTAGAGATGTTGAGATTGAAAAAAATAATATTCTTCTTGTGGGACCAACAGGAAGTGGAAAAACTTTATTGGCAAAAAGTTTAGCCGAAAAACTCAATGTTCCTTTTGCAATCGGTGACGCCACAACGCTCACTGAGGCTGGTTACGTGGGAGAAGATGTTGAAAATTTGCTTTTGAAACTCTTGGTTGCAGCAGACTACAACGTTGAAGAAGCACAAAGAGGCATTATCTATATCGATGAAATTGATAAAATTCGATCCACTGGCGGAAATGTTTCTATTACAAGGGATGTGAGTGGACAAGGTGTTCAACAAAGTCTTCTTAAAATGATAGAAGGAACTGTTTGCAATGTTCCACCTCAAGGAGGTCGCAAACATCCAGAACAAAACTACATTCAGATTGATACAACTCATATTTTGTTTATTGTTGGCGGCGCTTTCGTTGGTTTAGAAGACATTATTCGTCGTCGTTTAAGGAAGACTGCGATTGGTTTTAATGTTGAAAATCAGGTTACTGACGAAAGAAAAGAATACAACGATGTGATGAAGAAAGTTCGCCAAGATGATTTTATTGAATTCGGTATGATACCAGAGTTAATCGGCAGGCTTCCTGTGATTAGTTCTCTGGAAGAACTCTCGGTGGATGATTTGGTTCGTGTTTTAAAAGAACCCAAAAACGCCCTGCTAAAACAGGAGCGGAAGAAAATGTCTTACAAAGGCGTTGATCTTCAATTTACCGACGATGCCGTCACAAAAATTGCAGAAATTGCTATTGAAAAAGAAATTGGAGCACGTGCTTTAAGAAGTGTTCTTGGCGAGTTTATGACAGATCTTTACTTTGATCTTTCAGACGACTGTTCTGGAAAGTCTTATCTGGTCGATGTTGATGTTGTTTTGAATAAAAAGAAGCCCGTTTTGATGAACAAAAACGAGGCTGCTTAGCTACAGATTATTCAGATAATCAATTTCTTCTTCTGTTAAATTGTCAAAATTAATTTGATCTTTAATTTTTAATAAAATTTGATCTGCGATTAATTTTGATGAATTTGTCAAATCTAGTTCGTATTTTATATTCTCAATTTTTTGACTGTAGTCTTTGTAAAAAGAGATTATTTTTTCTTTTTTATTTTGCGAGTATAGACTAACAGCAATAAACATAGACACTACGATGGTTGTTGCTGTCAATAGTTCAAGAAGAGATGTTCCTTTGCGTCCTTGCATTTTTGCCCCATTTTATATGAAAAACATCAATGTTTTTCATCAATATTTACTACTATTAATTTATATTTAGGAGCAAATTCATGGCTGATTTTTTTTGTTATGGAACTTTAAAAAAAGGATTCAATGCCCACAGGATATTAAAAAATGCCCCAGCAGCCTTTTTGGGCGAAGTGATTACAAATGAAGACTACCACTTGTATGATGTTGGAAGTTTTCCTGGTATGGTTTTCGACTCAACAACAAAAGGCGGGGTTCAAGGAGAATTATATAAAATTCCAGAGCGTGCTTTCAATGACCTAGACCGTTACGAATGTGTAAGTACAGGTCTTTTTCGTCGTGAGGAAATAATTTTACAAGACGGTAGTAAAGCCTATGCTTACATATTTAATTCTAATCTAGACAATGCAATTAAAATTGAAGATGGTTTGTGGAAATAATACATATTATTAGTTAATGCAGAAAGGTTTTCTATGTGGGGCGATGCTTTTTGTGCTTTTCCATTTAATCGACTAAGAATAACATCCGAAGGCAATGCTTCTTTTTGTTGTTTTATGAGACCAGACCCTCTCAAAGCAGAGGAGGACGCTTATATCGGTAATGTTTTGAATAATACATTTGATGAGGTTTGGTTTGGAGAAATTGCCGAGGAAATAAGACACGAAACACTCAAGGGCAATTTGCACAAAAAATGCCAATGTCCCGGTTGTCCTTATTTGCCGCTTAAAAAACCATACCCGATTCAGAACTTTATTTACAATGAGTATCCTAATTTCTTAGAAATAGATCTTCCGAATACCCATTGTAATGTTGGCGGATTAAAACCTCACCCGGAACACTCTCCAGCTTGCGTTATGTGTGAGCGATCAAGTCCAGTTTTCCGCCCAGAGAAAAATCATCTTTTTGAAGTTCTTGAAAAAATTAAGCACATCGTTCCCAACCTTTATCAAATACACGTTCAGGGAATAGCGGAACCTTTCTATCAAACAAGACAAGATGGATTTTTGTTGTTTGAAATTATGGATATTTTAGAATATGATAACCATGCAGAGCAAATTACTTTAAGCATCACTACAAATGGAACCTTATTAAAACAAAATGTACGTGAGCAATATCTTAGGCGTGCTCCAAATTCTATTACTAATTTTTCAATAGACGCCGCTACACCAGAAACTTTTAAAGCTATAAGAATATTTGATTGTTTTGATAAAGTTTTGGAGAATATGTATGCTTTTGATCAAGAGCGTGTTCGTGAGAAGCAGTTCTTGAAAATTCACAATAATATTAACATAATGAATGTGCATGAGGTTGTTGAGATGTGTCGAATTGCACACAAAGCAAGAGCGGAATTTGTTGAATTTAATCCAACAAATGGATTTAATCATAAGATTCTTGTGAACAAAAAAAATTGTGGTTTGTTTGCAAAAGCTCAACAAGATATTATTGAAGAGTGCAATAAACTAGGACAGCCGGTTAACTTTATAAGACCACTTGACTTAAACTTAACCGACCAGTTGATACAACTCACTTTATGATTTCTTTTTGTGTTTGAATTTTTTTTCAAATTTTAATAGTTTATACTGGAGGCAATTCCAAGGAATATGTGGTTGAATTATATCTATAAAACAATCATAGTCTATAGATCCGATGTAGATCACATATTGAATTTGATTATTTTTGTTTTTTCTGCTCGGTACCGGACGAGTGTCTAGTTTCAAATCTTTTTTTATAAGACCAACTAATCGTTCTACCTCAATTTTACTAAAATTGTGGGTACAAATAAATGCGTTGTTGCTTTTCCCAATGTATCCATCGTCACAGAACCAATAAGCTAATGTTAGAGGCGTTATGTTCAATTTTTCGGGCAATATCTTTTTTTCTTTTACATACCATTGATTTCTTAGTTTGGTAAAAATAGGATGACAACAGGTATGGTATAACATTGTTTGTTCAACATAATTTTTCCCTTTCAAACTTCTGTTTTTTTCGTACATTTTTAGCGAGTTAGAGTAGGGTTGTAGTTCATCGTGCAAACTTTGTTGATATTCTTGCATTGCCATCTTTTGACCTTTTTGAAAACGAGAATTGTGCGTTTCTTTTTTTGGTCGATCTAAATGAGCGTCACCTAATAATGAACCGACAATAATCTCCATCTGCCTATCATTTATTTCAGGCAAACAAGGCACAAGACCTTTGCTTTTGCATTCCCTTGAGCAATTTTTTCTTAAATGAAACTCGGAGGGTTTTATTTCAAATATTTTACCACAAAATTGACAGGCTTTTTGTATTTTACATTTTTTCATAATTATATGTATTCACATAGTTGTGTTTTTCTTAACAACATAAACACGTTGAATTTAATCCAACAAATGGATTTAATCACAAAATTTTAGTTAATGAAAAAAATTGTGGTTTGTTTGCAAAAGCTCAACAAGATATTATTGAAGAGTGCAATAAACTAGGACAGCCGGTTAACTTTTTGCGTCCTTTAGATTTAGGTTATACCGAACGGCTGATACAGTTGACTATATAGTTAATTGTATCAAGTCGTTCCCTACTACTTGTTCAAATTCCCTCACCATTTTAATGGGCATATTTATTTCTTTTGCTTTTTCTTTTGCTTTTTCAGAATTCTCTAAAAAAACAGATACGTTATCTTTGGTGACCATTATATCTTGTATAGTTTTTTCTGATGTTAGTGATCCGCAGTCGTGAGTAGGATTGAATTGAATTTCATTAAAATTATTATCTTTGGCAAAGACTACCATATCTTCCATTTCTTTCACGTTTAAAGTATTTATATTGTTATACATTATACTTCGATGGTTTTCTCCTTTTATTTTGTTGTATAAATTTAGATTTTTTTGAATTATTTCAAAAAAATCTCTTCTCCTTATACTTTTATAAGTTTCTTTTGTGGCAGCATCTATTGAAAAATAAATAAATGATTTTTTTACTATTTCTAGATATTTTTTTTGTAAAATTTCGTTAAAAATAGAACCATTGCTGTACGTCCAAAAATTAATATTATTTTGATATTTTTTAAATTCTATTTCTTCAAAAATTTCAAAAATTAAGTCCTTGTAGAAGGGCTCAGCCACACCCAAAACGGAGAATAAAATTAGGTTTGGAACAATACACTTTATTGAGTCTATAATTTTTTTTGTATTATTTAATTTAAAATTTTCACTTTTTCGAAAAACATCAAAATTTCTGGGACACATTACACAAGCTTGATTTTTATCATTTGGATTTTCTCCACCTATGTTGCAATGTGTTGGTGGCAAATCTATCTCCAAAGATATTGGATAATTTTCTAAAAAAACTACTTTTTGATTATTTTCTTTTAAATTTTTGTTTATATAAGGACATCCACCCCATTCTTGACAATTATTATGCAATTCTCCATTTAAAGTTTTTTCTCTTATTTCTTTTGAAATACTATTATTCCATATTTGTATGATATTATCTTTAAAAATATTGCCTAAAAATTTCCCTTGATAACAACACATTGTTACATCGCCGGTGACATTTATTTTTATGTGCCTAAATGGCATTTCACAAAAACTATAAATTATTTGTTTTTTATTTTTGAAGTTGGGATTTTGATTTTGATATTTGAACATTTTTAAAATTAATTAATCATAAATAATTAGTTATTCGAGCAAGGAGGCTTTATGAGCGTTTGTTTTGAAGAAAATAAGCACATTATATACTACTGGTGGAATGATAATCCCAATATTAAACCACATCAAGATTTAAAAAGTCCAGTAATTTTGTCGATAGCAACCCTTAGATCTTTTCACAAAAACGTCCCAGTAACAATTTTTGATATTAGTGATTTTGAAAGACCAAAAGAGGACTGGAAAGACTTTCAAAATATTTTAAATTTCGACGTAGTTAAAACAACAACAGATTTGAATACTTCTTCTCCAAGATATTGGAAACTTTGTTCAAAAATTGCAGATATTTCTAAAAATATACAATTTTTAAAAGAAGATAATATTGTATTTGTAGACTCCGATATTTTTTTTCTTCAACAAATTTTTCCTTTGAAATATGAAGAGCAATTAGATAAAAATTTTTATTGTTACCCACACAACACCGGATTTTTTTACTTTAATAAAAACTTAGAATCAAATAAGGAAATATTTGAACTTTGGGCTAACACAATAAATAAATGTTTAATAGACGAAGATTTTTTTACAGAGGTGTGCTTAAAGATAAACGATTATTCAACAAAAAGTCTTCATGACGAAATTAGTTTAAGATATTTGATCAAAGAAAAAAAAATAAATAATATAAAAAACTTAGACATCTCCGAGAGTTTTGTTTTCAATCAAACCCAAATATACGCTGCTAATTACGGAAGAATTGATAGTGAAAATTTTTTAAAACTAAAACATAAAATTAAATTTATTCATGCGATGTTAATTTATAATGGGCCAAAAAGAGGTTTACTTTGCTTAATAATCGAAGAATTAAAACAAGCAATTAGCAAATCTTTGAATGCTGAATTAATTAAAAAAATATTTAGAAATGATATTGTAATTCCAAGTTACAATATTGATTTAATTATTAAAATGTCACATAAGCAACTCTATTGTCTACTTAATTAATTTTCTTGTGGTATTGAAATTAGTTCTATATCATCTTTTTCTTTAAAATCATACAAAGCATCACTATAAGTGTTGCATATAGGCTTCCCAGGTCCATTTAAACTTGTATTTATTATACACTCACTCCCAGTTATTCTACCGTACTCAACAAGTAGTTCGTGTAACCAAGGATCTTTTTCCTTGTGAACCACTTGCGGCCTACTACTGTTGTCTTTGTGTACAATTGCTGGACACTCCATTTTTGCTGCCAGATTACATTCACAACGATACTGCATGTATTCTCCTTTGGGACCAGTAAAATATCTGTCGAAGCTTTCTGCGGTTACCATCGGAGCTAATGGGCGATAATATTCTCTTCCTTTTAACTCTTGCGAGACACGTTTTAAATTCTCATACTTACTGGCATTTGCTAATATAGATCTGAAACCCAAAGCTCTAGGGCCACACTCCGCTTTTCCACGAAGCAAGCCCACAACTTTATCTTGGGCTATCAGCTTCGCTATTTCTTTTGGCTCTTGTGGCCCTATTTTTGACAGAGGTTCTTGCAAATACATTATTGAAGGTGTTTTTAAAGCTTTTGGCCATTTTCCTTTATCTAAAAAATAACCATAAGAAGCGGCCCCCAAAACTAAACCACTATCATTTATAGCTGGTCCGAAAACAAAATCCTTAACGTAACTTGCTATATTAGTGTTCAATTCAAGAGCTAAACATGTTCCACCGCCGACCACTATTCCTAATTCTTTGTTTGGGATAAAATTTTCTAAATTCTTTTTTATTGAATCCCATGTACGATTTATCCAAAATTTATAAAATTTTGCTATAAATTTAAGATCCTCTTCAGACGGATTGGGAAACCAAGGAAAACTTGGAATATACTCTTGTTGTCCGGGGGTCCACAACCACGCTGGGGGTGGCATATAAGGTTTTGTGAAAGATTCGACTAATCTCACAATATCATCCTCAGAAATTTTTTCTTTTGTGTCTTCTAAAAAACCAGACAACCCCATAGCTTTACCGGCACTATTAAAACCCAACATCGACCCCAAACTACAACTGCTTGGTATAGGTGGGTCACACACTTTTAAAGAAAACCCATCTTCATTAATCATTCCGCAAAAACAACTTCCTAAAACCATGCCATCTGCGTTTGGGCCAGCGCCGTCAAAAGCCAAAGCAAATCTTGTTTCGTCATTTTTTCTAAAAAACCAAGAAGATAATATATGGCATAAGTGATGGCTTATGCAGTAGTTTGGCTCATATCTTATGTTTTTTTTCATCCACTCACTGAAGGTTGATTTCATTGCAACAACCGGATGTTGCCCTTCTATTGTTTCATAATTTAATCCCATGGGTGGCACGCAAACGATATCTTCTTTACTTGGAGGAGGAATAAAATCTAATATTTCTGCCAGACTGTTTTCTGTTTTTACTCGTTTACCATAACGTTCTGCGTGTGCGTAAAATTCCAAATTGCCACTCTCGTCAAGAATAGCCACTCCAGAATCGTGATAACCACCATAAAATCCATAATATCTCATATCTTCCTCTATAATTGATGCATAATTTATAAATACATATTATACATTAAATTATTTTATGTTAAAAAACCCAGATAACCAATCAACCAATTTTGCTTTTTGCTCCAATCCTTTCACGAAAGTGATATTAACCAGTTGGGGCGAAGTTTCTATGTGCTGCCATCAACATACCCAACTGGGAAAATTAGACGAAAAAACCGATATTTTGGATATTTGGAATAATTTTGTTGCAAAAGAAATAAGAGAATTTACAAAAAATGGAAAATTGCACCCAGTTTGTTTTTCTTGGAATGTTTGTCCATTTATCACTAAGTTAAAAAAACCTTTTTATTTTGAATCTTATAAAAATTCTCGTTTTCCAATATTTTTAGAAATATGTTTGCCGGATAAGCATTGCAATATCGGCGGAGAAACACCTGATGAGGATAACCCAGCTTGCATTATGTGTGCAAGAAACTTTCACAAGCCAGACCAGCCGGATATGACAGATTTTTTATGCGAAAAAGCAAAATCATTAATGCCCTATTTAAGATTTTTAAGTGTTTTGGGCATAGCAGAACCTTTTTGGAAGGATGCAGTTTTTAGAATTTTTGAAAAACTAGATTTTAAAAAATATAAAAATGAAATAGAATTTACAACAAATACTAATGGAACTTGTTTGAACGAGAAAACATCATTAAAGTTTTTTAATTCAACTACTAAATCTAATATCTCTTGGTCATTAGACGCTGCCGATCCAATTACTTTTAAAAAAATTAGAAGACTTGATTTGTATGACCAAGTAATAGAGAATTTAAAAAGATGGATTAAAATGAGAGAAAAATTTGGTGGCAAAAAACAACACAGAGTTTCTATTTACAACAACATAAACATGTTAAACGTTCACGAAATGTCTAAAATGGTGGAAACAGCACACAAGTTAAATGTTGAAAAACTAACAATGATCCCCACCTCAGACCAATTAGGCATTGTAAAATTGGGAGATTTGTTGCTCAATAAAAAAAACGTTGATCTTTTTAAACAAGAGTCTGAGAAAGCGACGAGTCTGGCAAAAAAATTAGGTGTAGAATTAGAATATCCTAAATGTTTTGATCTGGTTCCTCCCACTGTTGAGCAGTTGGTTCAATTAAGCATTTGAGTTAACAATCCTAAATAAAATATAACATAACTAAAGGAGGATTTATGTTTTATATAATTGGTTGGTTGTTTTATGGCTTATTAGTAGGCTTAATCGCAAAAGCATTCCACCCTGGGAATGAAGCACAAGGTTTTCTTCCAACAATTGGTATCGGAATAGCTGGCAGCTATGTCGGTGGCTTAATCAACTATTTAATTGGTGCGGGCGGTAGCCCAATTTCGCCATCAGGCTTTGTTATGGGAATAGTTGGAGGTGTATTGTTTTGTTGGATCTATAAAAAATATTTAGCCTAAATTTTTTTTGGGGGGCAAAAACTGCCCCCCAAAAAAATATTTGCAACGGAGGGAGCCGTGCAAAAATTTTGTTTTTCTTTTAAGCCCTACACACTCAACAAATTGTGGTTTTTTGATGATCTAAAAAATGGATTAGTCAAAGAAGCACTTACCGATGGTGTTCCCGAGGTGATAATTCGTGCTTGTCAAAAAAGCAATCTGATGCAAAATATTGAAGTGCATTTTGCAGATTTTCGTTTTGGTCGTTTTTATCTAGATTTTCAAAAGCCATTGAGAAATGGAAATCTTTATTCTTGGAAAGAAGAAAATTTAAAATGTTGGTTCTGTCCAGCTTTATTGAAGTATTTTATAAAACCTCCAAAAAAGATTTGGTTCTCCGTAATTTAACAAAAAACTTAAATCAAAATCAGATTTGCTGATTATATTATATTTTGATATATTTATGGCCCGGTGGTGTGTACGATCTGGTTCGACTCCAGCCTCACATCATCGGGCTTTTTTTTGGAGATTTTATGGAAAACCAACAAGATATTCAATCACACATTGAAAGAGAAGTTCAAAGAAAAACAAGCAGACTTCTCATACAGCACAACGAAGAAATTTCTGAACTAAAAAAAATTATCGAACAGTGCAGATCGGATTTGGTTCGCCAACACAATATTATATCCAAATTATCGTCTGAGCCTTTAGTTTATGGTTATTTGCTCAAAGTCCACAAATTAGTGGATCCTGCTTGTTTTAAAAACAACGATGAAATCATTGTCGTTGATGAAAACAGTCCACATTTTCAAAAAGGTGGCAAGATAATTCTTGCGTCGAGTTACGATAGTGTTGTTGATGAACATGGTAGTGTTCTCGTTAGATTAGTAGACGACACAGAGGAAAGATTTTTTATAGGCTCAAAGCAAGGACAATCCGCACAAATTCGCCTAACACAAAAAGCCGATGGCACCTACGCTGTAGTGCAAATTGATGGCAAGCCATGGGAAATACAAGGTTTGCCATTTTTAGATCTTTGCGTAGGCGATTCAGTAAAAGTAAAACCAGATAATAAAGCCATAGTTGATAAGGCAGAGGACTTGCCTGCTGGCCCAATTTGTATCGTATCCGCCGTGTTGGATCAAAATATAGAAGTCTTATATAAGGGAGATAAATTTTTAGTTTTCAATCCTAAAAACTTCACCCTAGAAGAAGGTGATAGAGTCCTAACGGACTACAATCTTTTTTCTGTTACAAAAAAACTTGAAAAAGAAAATCATTCAAAATATAAAATTTCCCAAGATTTGAATGTGAGTTGGGATGATGTCGGTGGATTAGACTTTGCAAAACAAGAATTAAAAAGCGCTTTGGAATTTCCTTTTTTGTATCCACATCTTTTTGACCATTATAACATAGAGGGTTTACGTGGAGTTTTATTATATGGCCCACCAGGATGCGGAAAGACTCTTCTTGCAAGAGTGTGTGCTCATTCAATTGCAAAAATTCATGGAAAACAAGCAATAGACTCGGCATACATTTATGTGAAATCACCAGAAATCTTAGATAAATGGGTTGGCAATACCGAAAGAGAAATTCGTGAATTATTTGAACGTGGCAGAAAGCATTATCGTGAACATGGCTACAAAGCAATTCTTGCAATCGACGAAGCAGATGCAATCATGCCCCAACGTGGCACACGCAGAAGCAGTGACATATCTGACACTATAGTACCTATGTTTTTGGGAGAAATGGATGGCATTGATAGCGTTCAAACAAAAGAGAATCCAATTGTGATTCTTATGACCAATCGTGCCGATGTGTTGGATCCGGCAATTACTCGCCCAGGAAGAATCAGCCGCCATATCAAAATCGATAGACCAAACGAGATCACATCGATTGACATATTAAAAATTCACTCTGATCGGGTTCCTTTTTCTAAAGAAGAAGAAAAAGAGGCACTTTTAACCATCACAACAGCCGATGTTTTTTCTAAAAATCACACCCTATACAGGGTCAACAATGAATATGATTTTACACTTGGAAATTGTGTGAATGGAGCTATGTTGTCAAATATTTTAGAAATTGCTAAAATGAATGCACTGCATAGAGATATTGAAAATAAAACAACCACCGGTGTGGATCTGGAAGACTTTCGTTTAGCGGTCAAAAAAGTTTATCGTCAACAAAGAGGATTAAATCACTCATACGATTTACAGGACTTTGCTGAAAGTTTAGGAATTCAACATCAAAATATGCAAGTTGAACGTTGCTTTGGATCTTTTTAAAAAGGAAAAATAAAAATTATGGACGCTTTAACATCTAAATTTAACATTTACGATATTGAAACTTTAATAGAGGCTATGGGCGACTGGGAAATGATGGGCAACCATGATTTCCACGTGTTGCAAATGATAAAAAATGCACCCATGCCACCAGAAGATTCGGAAGCTTTTGATGTTATGCACCAAATAAAAGAAGTGTTTCGCTCAAGAGAAAAAGATATTTTGGCCGGGAGAGCCATGCGACAAGAAAAAGCTATATTTCTCAAAGCCAAATTGCTAATGGTTCGCAGCAAACTTACGAGTGGTCAACTTTTTGATATGGGCGAAAACAGCGATGCTGTGAATCAACAAAATACACAACAATCAGCAAAAGCAATTGCAAAAAAGAATTTAGAAAAATCGAATCTAGAAAAAAGATTGGAAATGGCTGAATATTTCATAAAAGATCTCGGTGTTTGGGATCATTTTCAAAAGTTCATATCAGAAACCGCAGGTGCTTTAGACAAAAATAAGAGTAAATGAAAAACATCAATATATTTCAGGGCGATTGTATTGATGTTGAAAAAAGAATTCCTGATGAATCGGTGGATCTTGGAATTTTTGATCCTCCTTTTGGCTTGGGTGAGTCTAATTTTGACAAACATTATAATCGAGACGAAAATAACGTACTTGTTGGCTACAAAGAAGCCCCAAAAGATTATGAAAAGTGGACACACGAGTGGCTAACAGAGGCCGTTCGTGTTTTGAAGCCTAATGGTTCCATGTACGTTTTTATGGGACACACAAATCTTAGGCACCTTCTTAATGCCGCCCATAAACTGAATTTATTTGAAATAAATCATTTAATATGGAGATATAATTTTGGAGTTTATACAAAGAAAAAGTTTGTGACATCCCATTATCATATTCTCTATTACAAGAAATCCAAAATTTCCAAAGTCAAGTTTAATACTTTTTGTCGATTTGGTTCTCAAGAAAAAGACAACAAAAATGGATCTTTGCTTTATCAAGACTTAGAAGACGTTTTTGTGGTAAATCGTGAGTACGCTTTTGGAGAGAAAAAAAATCAAAATAAATTACCCGAAGAAATCATAAAAAAATTAATATTGTATTCTTCAAATGAAAATGATGTGGTTTGCGATTTCTTTATGGGTAATTTTACCACAGCACTAGCCGCAATTAAACTCGGCAGGAAAGTTGCTGGTTATGAAATTAACAAAAATTCTTATGACTACAATATTAAAAAAGTTGAAAATATTGAATATGGTTGCGACTTAAAAAATTTAAAAAAAGTTGAAAATTTAAAACCATTGAATCAAGGCAAAAAAATAACAAAAGAAGAAATTGATTCTATAAAAAAAGATTATCTTTTAATGCTAGAAAAAGGTTTTAAAAAAGGTAACATCCATTTAGAATTACAAAAAAAATATGGCAGGGGCAGATTTGCCATCAAAAACATTCTTGACAAGTGCTTGTTTTAAATTTTCAAATACTAAATATATTGTTTAGTATTTGGTGGTCTAAATGTCATGTTGGAAATCCATAGTCACAGTTACTTGGGAATTTGACTCTCTTGAATCTCGTCAAGAATGTTTAAAAAAAGTTAAATCTCAAATAGATGAAATTATAGAATCTTCTCCTCACGGTCAAGATTTTGAGAACTTCGCTGTTCAAGTCGATCTTGTCAAGATGAAAGATCGCAATAAGTTAATTCATATAAAAAAATATGAGCCAGAAGAAATTTTTTCTTTGGTTACACACGAAGAAGAAAAAATAGAGTTTATAGTTGGTGAAAAAAGTTATTTTGTCAAAATGAATTCAAGTCGTTATCACGTTTTTAAATCTAATCAAAATTGTGTTTCTTGCGGGTTGCAAGGCAAATACATGATACTAGACATTAATCCTAGCGATATGTGTCCTCATTTTAATTTCTATGCTGAAGAAAACGGCAGACTCGTTTTGATGACGAAAGATCATATAGTCGCTAAATCAAAAGGAGGCACTAATGATTTATCTAATTTCCAAACCTGTTGTGCTGTTTGTAATAATTTAAAAGCCGACTATGACTTGAGTTATTGCAATGTTAAAGAATTAAGAGAAATCTATAAAAATGACAACAAACTTTCCAAGAAAGAGTTGCGTGATCTTATTAATAAAACAAGAGAAAAAATGATATCAAAAAATTAATTTTCATAAAAACTTAAATCTTGATTTTTGCTCATCATAGTGGTTGTATTTTAAATAATTTGATATCACAAAAGCCAGCACAGTTCCCATGTTTGATGCTTCCTCTTTATTTTTTCTAAATTTATAAGGTATTTCTAGTTGCATTGATTGAACCATGGCATCATTGCTGTGTTTTCTAAAATATTGATTCAAGTTATTTGTATCTCTACCGGCATATCTACCACCACCTTTTCCTTCAAACACACTTTTTTTAACAACATTTTCAAAACAATCACAAAATAAATTTTTCCTCCATAATTGACAAGTCAGACTGTCTTTTTTTATCCCCAACCCGTAACCTACCACCATAGCAACTTCTTCACCGGCTCTTTTGTGAACTATATCACCACATCCGTGAATATAAAAAATATTTAATTCATTTATTTTATGCAATTTGTTAACAATTTTATTTTTTAATTTAATTATCGGCTTGAGAAACTCTTCGTAAACTACGTCTTGTTTGCAATGATCAATTCTATTGCAATTTGCTTTATCGTTGTTGACATCAACCAACTCCGACCTCTCGAAACCTCTGTTTATAACGGCATAACAATTTAGTTCTTTTGCGGCCTTTTCCGCAATAACATCTGTATTGGTGTCGTCTGCACCGTGGGGTGCAACCAACATTACATTTTTTTTACCTAAGATTATAGACACACGTTCTTTCATAAATGAATTTTTCTCTTTTTGTTTTTAAAAATGTTAAAAGCTTCGTGATTCTTTGTTCTGTTTAAGCCTATGAAATGATAACCTTTTCCTTCGCACAATGTATATTCGCAATTTGTTATTGATTCTTTAGGTATTATAATATAATTCTTATTATCCAAAAGTGCAAGAGCTACCAATCCTTGTTCGTCAAAAGTTTCATTTTTATCATGTTCATATAATGCATTTTTTTCCCATTTTTCCCCAACATAAAATTTTATGTATTTTTCAAAATCGAAATTTGGTGGCATTCCATAAACCCCACTGTTTATACAAAACTTTGGAGGAACATGATTTTCAAATCTTCCATAAGTTCTTCCTAAATCTTCTAATAATAAAGTGAAATTATTTTTTTTGAAAAACTCGTCTATTTGTTCGATTCTTTCATTTAAAATTATATCGTTGTCTATTGATATTTCGTGTCTTTTTATATCTAATCTCGGCGGATACAGTTTCCAAGCAACACCCGCTGCTTCTGGCATTCCGTTGATATTTTTTTGTTGTTCTACTAAGTTAAATTTTTTCAACTGTTGTGGGAGTTGGCCTAATTCACAATTATAGCAAATAAACACATCGGCTTGGTAATACTTTAAGAATGAATTGATTGATTCTATCAAACATTCATATCCGTCTTTGCTTGTTTTTCCAATTGTCCATCTTACTAAAGGTTGCATAAAAAAATTATTAATTATAGATAAATAATTCTAACAAAAAAGGTATTTTTGAAAAACAAATCAAATATTATTGATTTAAGCGACTGCAATAAGATAGTTGTTTCTAAAATTATTCTATCTGTTATGGGCTATTTTGAGTCTAAAGGGAAAAAAGTAACCCTTAAAAAGAAAACACAAAAAACCCATAAAATTCTCACTGTACAAAAAGCCACTTGACATAGTGCGTATAATGTATTGGTGGCCCAAAAACACACACCGAACAGCCCGCCTATAATTTTTGATACCAACTAGAGCGGCGTACCCCAACCGGAGAAACCGAAAATGTCTGAGTGGTTTAGTGCCCATAAAGATGGATTGCGTCAAATTGCGGAAAGGTTAGTTGAACGTCGTGGGTTCGGTATTGTAGGAGGAGAACTCTATCAAAACGTGATGGACACCAACGCAACCTCTTGCGTTATCACTCTAAATAAACTCGCTGGTCGTCCCTTGGCCGAGTTAAGCGTTGAAGACAATGATCCCAATGGATTTCCTGATTTGGCTCACGCTTGGACTGTTTTTGCTCCTTCCTTGAAAAAGAGCGACCCCACCAAGGCTGGAAGATTTAATGTTGGCGAAAAAATGGTTCTTGCTTTTTGCAAAGAAGCCAAAATTCACACAACCAAAGGTCTTGTAGAATTTAATCAAGAAGGCAGAAAAGAATATACTCGCAGAAAGAGAGAAGTCGGCACTGAATTTTGGGCTTTAATTGAGTGTAATCAAGAGCGTTATGATCAATTTATTGATTACATGAGAAAAATTATCGTTAGACCAGGATTGACTTTGACGGTTAACGGGGAAATAATTCAATGTCGTGAACCACTCACTAAATTTGTTGAAAAACTACCCACGGAAATTGCTGGCGAAGATGGCATTCTTAGAAAATCAATACGCCAGACAGAGGTTCAAATTTACGAAGCGTTGCCGGGAGAAGAACCGTACTTGTACGAAATGGGAATCCCGGTTGTCGAAACCGGAGACAAGTGGCACTATAATGTTTTGCAAAAAGTTCCGTTGAATGTTGACAGGGATAATGTCACTCCTTCTTACTTAAGAAACTTGCGTGTCGTTGTTTTCAACAACATGCATGAAAAAATTGAAGAAAGCGACGTTACATCTTCTTGGGTCAACGAAGCAGCGGATGATAAAAATTGTTTGCCAGATGCCGTAGAAACTTTTCGTGTTAAGAGATACGGTGAGAAATCGGTTGCTTTTGACCCGACTAACCAAGAAGCAAATGCAGAAGCCGTGGCTCATGGTTATACCTTGATACCACCTAGGGGACTGAGTTCTGGTCAAAGAAAGAATCTTTACTCAGCAGGAACTTTGGTTTCTAGTAGTGATGCTTTTCCTTTGGCTGGCAAGGGTGCGTATAGTGATGATCCAAATGCTACTCCGGTAGAAGTCATCGAAGAAAATGACTGGACCGATGACATGTGTTTGATTCACGAATACACGACAGAAGTTGCAAAAAGATTGTTGGGTAAAAATGTAGATGTGAGATTCGTTAACTGTTCACGATATGCTTATAAGCCTTGGAGTGCATGTTTTGCCAGAGGTCACTTGTTATCAACCAGTTATTTTGATTACAACATTCACGCTCTTGGCAAAAAATGGTTTTCTTCAGGGGTCAATGAGAACGTTGATGATTTAATTTTACATGAACTTGCCCATGAGTTTGAATCCAACCATCTATCGGAAGATTATTATAAGGCTTGCACAAAACTAGGTGCCAGACTTAAGGCAGAGGTTTTGAGAGATTATGATTGGTTCTTGAAGTTTGTTAAATAATTCTTTTCATTTTCAAAGAAAGAAAACATGAATACTTTTGAGTATTATGCTCCCACAAAGTTATCCAAAGAAGAAAAAGCCGAAATTGAAAATAAAATGAAAGAAGCTTTCTTTTGCTTCGAGTCTGTGGCAAAAGAAAGATATGGATTTCCAAATGTTAAAAAACTTAGGAACGATTACAAAAAAGGATTGGTTGATCTTGATGGCAAGGCCAAAGATCTAATGGACTGGATGATTGCCAACGAACAAAGAATCATCTCGGGCTATATCAAGATGGTCAAGAAAATGGGTTTAACTCCAAGTTATCGAAGCAAAAGAAGAGGGGTTTCTTATAGCGATTATCTCCAAGAAGCCTGTTGTGCTATTTATGATGCAATGTATTTGTATAATGGAAAAAGCAAGTTTTCTACATATTGCTTTTGGGTAATCAAGAACAACATCATTAACTACAATAGGTCTCAAGAAAGACAAGATGTTGTAGAGCATCACATTGATGAAATCAAACAACAGGTGTTTGATCTTCAAAATCAAGGAATCACCGTTGAGAAGGCTGTTTCAAAATTATCTTCAACAGACGAATCTGTTTTCGGAACAATTCAAAAAGTTCAATCCTCACTATTGGGTGAATCAAGATCTTTTCAAGATGGCGATGAAAGGCTTTTGATGTGGCGGGCCATAGAAGAAACTCAACTTAGCGATCTTGAAAGAAATTTAGTAGACAATTGTATTAACGGCAATCGTGGTCACATAGCCAGAATGGCAGAAACTGTTATAAATCCAAACACGGGAAAGTTGTATACAAAACAAAGGCTTTCCCAGATTTTTATTCGGGCTTGTGAAAAAATTCGCAAAACTTATCGCACCAAGCAACGAGCGGCTGCTTAGTTTGATACTAACTAACGAAACACAAGGAGTGAAAATGAGAACACAACAACAAAAAGCTTTTTTTGATTGGACGGAAGATCAGAGTTTGGCTCAAAAAGGTATCCAGCCTCCCAAGCCAAACGCCGATCAGATTCGGACAATGCTTGCTCAAAATAACTCTAAGTGTCCGCTGAATGACATAGTTGTTAGCCCATCCAACGAAGGCAACATGCGAATTTTGCGTAGGTTCGCCTTTTCTTCATATTGCTATCACAACCACACCTGTAGGGGTTGCAATTTTGGAATTTACAGTCCCCCAGGTCAAGGTAAAACTTTTGTTGTGAAGAAGTTTGCTGAAACTATTGGGATTCCTTTTGTTTTTGTTCAAAGCAGTTCTTTAGAGAACAATTTCATGCTGTTTCAGCAGATCTCTGAGGTTATGGAAAAGTTTGGAACTCCTTTGGTTCAAGAACAACACAAGGATCGAGACTTTTATTTGCCTCCTTGTATTGTGTTTTTTGATGAGGCGCATGAGTTAAAAGATTCTATGACAAAAGGATCTTTGTTAAATGCCATGGAGCCGAACGATGCAATGATGGTTGTGAAAACTCCTGGCAAAAATGGTTCAACTTTTCGTGTTGATTGCTGGGAGGTTTGTTGGATCGCAGCAACCACAGAGCGGGGCGATCTTTTCGATGCGTTTGAAAGTCGTCTCAGCACTGCTATTGAATGGCATCCTGCCGAGGGTGATGAGTTGGTTCAAATTGTAAAGAATGGTTTGACCAACAAAGTTAAAACTGGCGAGTTGCCTTATGCTCCTCCAGATGATGTTTGTGCTTTGATTGCAAAATATCAGAAGGTTCCTCGCTTGGCAATTCACGGCTTCGGAACAAAGGTGGTTCAACATAAAATGTATATGCCAAGTTGTTCTTGGCGTGAGTGTTGTGATGTTGTGGCAAATGATATTGGCATGAACAATTTCGGTTTAACCAAGAAGCAGATGGTCATCCTGTCCGCACTCGGACAGCGACCAATTGCAGAAAATCGCCTTGCGGATATTGCTCGTTGCAGGTTGGCTCAGATTAAAAAGTACGAACTGCCAGCATTGATGCAATACTCAGCAGGTGGCCCTTTTGTAATCAGTGTTTCTGGCAAAGGTCTCTGTATTACCAAGGCCGGAATATCGCTACTTGATAAAATGAACATAGAACACAACGGTTCAAAAATTACCGCAGAGTTTTTTGAATCTAGGCGTTGAAAACAATGTTGTTAAAGATTTTTAATTTGATTAGAATGATGACTTCACTCAAACCCCAACAAGTGGAGTTATCACATGGAATCTTTAAAAAGCGAAGTTAAGACATATTACGAAGGCGGAAGAGGCAAAAAACAATGTTCGAAGTGCTACAAATACGTCGCCGCAGTAACAAAAATTTGTGCTTGCGGAGCCGAATTTGCCGCAAAGACAAATTTTAAGGCTGAAATTTCCACCTTCTCGACAGGAGGCAGGGGTAGAAAAGAATGCCCTGACTGTCGTAAGTTTGTTGGCGCAATAGTGCCAAAATGTGTTTGTGGCTTTGATTTTAAACAAGCGAAGATTTCCAAAAAAGACGCATTATCTCAATCAATCAAATCGGCACTACAAGCAGCGAACTTACAATCCCAAGAAAAACTTACATTAAGTCCCGAATTTGCTTCTTTAATGGTTGGGTGCAAGTCAACAATAATCGCACCAGCAGGAAGTTGTCCTCATAAACTCGACAGTACGGAACCTGATAAAATAGATGAATGGATCAGCAAGGTGAGATTGTCATTCAAAAACAAACAACAGTTTCTAACAATCTCTGGAGTAATTTATTTCATTCATCAATTTTTTAATATGTTCAGTCCAGAATACAAAATTGTCAGGGATTACGTAGAAAAAAGTTTAGGTTCGGAAAGAAGTTTAGGTCTTAGTTAATACCAACTAGTAAGTCGGAGAGCAACAATGAACACGCCAGAAAAACAGCCGATTGTTTTGTCGATGATTTCGCAGGGAACACCAGAGTATCCTCGTTTTTACATAGCCGATCAATATCTTCGTTATTGGACGGGAGATGGTTGGACGAAGCAAAAAGATGATAAAAACGCATTGATGTATGCTGATTCAAATCAGGCTCTTTCTGATATGAATAGTTTGTTGGTTACCCAACACGAAAACAAGGTTGTTAAAAGATACAAAGCACCTATTTATATAGAAGTTTTCTCTGATCAAGAAATTCCTTTACGTGACTTAAAGATGTGGCTTTTCAAAGCAACAAAGTTGTTGATTGATTCGCCAAAACATGGAAATGGTCCAGTGGCTGGTTCTCTCGGCACCTGTAGAATCGAATACTCCGAAATGGAAAGTTACTAAAATGTTTCTTGAATTAGTCACTAAAATTTGCATTGTGATATTTGCCGTTTCGATGGTTAAGGTTAAGGTGTCAAGCCCGGAGTTTGCTACTAATTTTGCTATTGCGATGTTGGCTTTGAGTTTTTTGAGAGATTGGTATATTCGGCGTAATGAAATTTTTCGTATGTTGCCTACTTTTGGTTTTTGGTGGATTGTTACATACTTGATATTATTGCCATTAATGCCACTTTCAAAAACTTTGACGGGGCAATATTTTTTCAATGCATGGGAAACAGTTTTTGCAACATCAGTTTGTGCTTTTGCGTTCAGGGTATTCTTGATTGCCAATGAAGGTGTGGCACGTGCAATTATGACTTTGTTGGGTTTTGATAACAAAAGATTAGACAGGGTTCAGAGGACCATGCAACAGAGATTTTATGGCAATGTCAGGAATAAAGGTAACAGTTGTGTGGTCGATGGTTCTTGTGGTATCAATAATTTTGTTCAGCCAGAGCAGGGGTATTACTTATATGAATCGTGTGGAGAGCAAGGTTGTTGTTCTAGGTGCGGAGCAGTGGAGGTAAACTCTTTTGAACCTTGTTGGAACTGCGGGCTTGCCAAGCAACAAGTTGCCACTAGAAGATTTAAATGCAAATCTTGTAAGCCAAAAAATATAGATTTTAATTACACAAATGTTCAACCAAAAAGATGATATGTTATGTACACAAAAGTATCTGCTGTCAGGCAAGACTTGTGATGATTTGAGTAATGAGTTTTGTATAAAAACTAATTTTCACCCAGATCTTCCTTTGGTCATTTTAAACTATGACCAAATTAATTCTCCTAAAAAACATCCTATTGTTAGGGAGTGTAGAGGTCTTGTTCTAAATAGTAGTGACTGGTCTTTAGTCGCTCGTTCTTTTCCTAGATTTTTTAATTGGGGAGAAGTTCCTGAAGAAATGGATTTCTTCGATTTTGATGATTTCGTTGTTCAATCCAAAGAAGACGGATCTTTAGTAATCATTTATTTTTTCAATAATGAATGGCATGTAAACACAAAAGGTTCTTTTGCAACAGATATGATGCAGAATCAATCTTTTACTTGGAGACAAGCTGTTTGCAAAGGTTTAGGAATAAGCGATCTAAAAGATCTGAACTCCATATTGGATCCCAAATTAACTTACATTTGTGAGTTTGTTAGTCCTTGGAATAAAGTTGTAAGATATTACAAAAATCCACAAGTCTATCTACTGACTGCTTTTGAAGAACACAAGGAAATAGCATTAGAAAATATAGATGTTTCTAGAATTAAAGTTTTTCAAAATCTTGATATTTTTGAATTTAGAAGCATTCAACAAATTCAAAAATTTTTAGAAGAAAAATCTGTGAAAGATAAAACTTTTGAAGGTTTTGTGATTTGTGATAAAAACAAAAACAGATGGAAGATTAAGAATCCAAGTTATCTCTCTTTACACAAGATTAAAGGTGAAGGAGATAATCTATTTCATCCCAAATACTTACTTCCATTTGTTCTAAAAAATGAAGCAGACGAGTTGTTTACTTATTTTGAAGAAGTAAAAGACCAATATTTTTCAATCAAAAATCAAGTAGATAATTTTTACGAACAAACCTTAAAAGTTTGGCAAGAAAACAAGAACATAGAATCTCAAAAAGAATTTGCACTATCAATTCAACAAGAAGATTTCAAATCTGTCCTGTTTGATGTTCGAAAAAAGTACGGTCAAAACCAAACAGAAAAAAATTTGAGAGAAGAATTTTTAGCCCACCCAGATCTGATTCTAAAAAAATTGAAATCAAAGCAGTCCGTTTTTCAAGAATCTTAAAATTTTTTGGGTCAAAATTTTAGATTTTTTTGCATAAATGCTTGATTTTAAGCCACTTAAAGCGTGTTGTTAACGATAAAAAAAAATTTCGGTATTTGATATTGACGACTTCTTTAAAAATTTTCTTGACTTTTGAGTTTTCTGTGTAAGGATTGATTTGAGGGCAAGGGTTGCCCTAAAGTTTTTACTTTTCAAGAACGGAATCAAGGAACAACCAATGCTTGTTTTAACCAGAAAAGAAGGCGAACAGATACGGATTGGCAACAGCGTGACCATCACCTTGGTGTGCGTCAACGGCGATAGAGCAAGAATCGGAATCGACGCTCCAGAAAACATTCCGATTGACAGGGCGGAAATTGCGATAGCGAAGATTAATGGCGTGGCTCCAAAAAAGTTTAAGAAACTTAATCAAAACCAAAGATGGTAACTTTGAAGAGGAGAAACAGCAATGTCTCGTAAAGCAAGTGAGTTCACTCAAGCGATTCGAAAGATTTGTCAAGAACACAATTTCAACATCACTTATGCTGATGCTCGTCCTATTTTGCTTAAAATGGGATTTAAATTAGCAAAAGAACCAGAAGACAAATCTGAGAATTACAAGGCATTTGAAGAAAAAAGAAAAGGTTCTCTTCCCAAAAAGGAAGAAGAAGTTATTGAATACTACAAAAAGTTTGTAAAAGCAGCAGGCTTATCAAACTTGGAGTTAGATTCAATAATGAAAGAAGATGCTGTTCATCGTGCTTTTTGTAACGAAAGAAATATTTTTGATGTTACAAAACACAACTGGTACCGAACTCTGAACAGGATGGATTTGTCAAGTGTTGTTGTGAAAAAGAAACACCAAACTTTAAAAAGCAAAGAAGCTTTGGAAATAATGAAACTTCTTTTAGAGTCTGGTGGCTCTGATGCCATTAAGGCTAAAATCAAGTCTTTAAATGTAGAGATAGATCGTTTGTCATCTATCTTGAAAAAGGCCGTGAAGGTTCGTAAGTTGTTTCCTGACGCTGCTTGATTTCAAAAATCATTGTTGTAGAATATCTTGGGTGCGTGATCTTTATGGTCACGCACCCAAGATTATAATTTGATACTATCTAGCAGGATGCATCCGACTCAAAAGGAATTTTATGAAATATCAAGTCAATTTGTCACGCACAATTTCTAAGCGTATCCGACCAGAAAAGATTCAAGCCCAAGTAGACTTTTTAATTCAAAGAGCCATGAACGGTAATCGTGGCAGGTGTTGGGCCTTTGAGTGCGAAAGCGTCAACGGTCCAGAATCCACACCGGCTGGTTGGAAATATTCTTGTGATGTAAGTTTTGAAAAAACCAGCGGCAAAGGAATTGGTGGAGAAATTGAATTTAAACAGTGGCAAGATATTAAAGCCATGTTAACCCAAACAGGCAAAAATTCAAAGTTCCAAGATAGCCCTTGGATAATCACCGACAATAACGAATCTTTCTCAGAATCGGATGTTGAAGAAAACAATAGCTCAGTTGACGGCGTAAGCACCGTTGCCGCTTGTGTTTCTGATAAAGTTTTGGATTGGCAGGATCTAAAGTTTCCAGAAGAATTACTTGAAGGTGATGAAGCACTTGCTGGTCATCCTGCTTTTTGTGATCTTTATGATTTGGGACCGCAAATTCGAACCGTGTTGTCGGCTATCAAGCGTGCAGTTGATACAAACGGCGCTAGTAGATACCACTCTGTTTTGTATGGCGAACCTGGGTGTGGAAAGACTAGCACTCTTCGTGCAGTAGAAAAACTTTTCGGTCCTGGATCGGTTTTGCATTTGGATGCCACAACCACAACCAAGGCTGGTATTGAGAAATTGTTTTTCAATGAGTTAAAGCAATACCCAAGGCTTGTTTTTCTTGAAGAAGCAGAGAAGGCACCCGAAGATGGTTTAAAGATTTGGTTAGGTGCCTTGGATGATCGTGGCGAACTTCGAAAGGTAAACTTTCGTCAAACGCAAGTGCGTGAGATACAGATATTGTTTTTTTGCACCGCCAATAACAAACGTGCTTTTGACAACATGATGGGAACCGGTAGCGGTGAACCTGGCGCATTGTCTAGTCGCTGTGTAAATGAAATTCAATTTCCTCGACCTGCCGAAAGTACACTTCGAAAGATTTTAGAAAAAGAAATTGATCTTAAAGGCGGAAACAAAAAATGGGTAACTCCATGTTTGGATCTTGCTCGTGAATTAAAAGTTGCAGATCCAAGAAAAGTTAAAGCCTTCCTTACTGGCGGGGATAGACTTTTGGATGGATCTTTTCAAGAAGATCAAAGGTCAATTCGCAAAGTAAATGTTTGATGTTAAAAAAATAATTTATTTGAAAAAAAATCTTTATTTAAATGATTTTAATTCAAATAATATTGTTTTTGTTCCTAATATTTTGAGCGATAGTGGAGTTTTTACTTCTTCTTTTGAATCAGAGGAAGCAAAAAAGCATTATCTAGATTGGTACAAAAAAGGGGTTTGGAAACAAGATAATGTTTGGTTTTGCAAAAACTTTGTTCTTGGTCAAACTCAATTCCTAAAATGCAATTTTAATGAATTAGATTTTTTTGTTGCCAATATGCTTTGCAAAAAAGGATTAGGTGGAGTCAGATCTCTTAGGTACAATTCTTTTTCTCGTTGTATGGATTTGTTGGTTTCTTTTTGTGAGAAACATAGTTTTGATTTGTCTAAAGTTGAAGTTAGAATCAACTACGGTAGTTTCGAAAAAGGAGTTGATTGGAAATTGGTTGAAAGTCTGATATTTGATTGTTGGGTCGAAAGAGGCTTGCAAGTAAAAATTTATCTTTGAGGATAAGATGGAATATTATCATTGGCAAACTATGGTTGATGAACATCGTTGGATTCATCGACAAGACAAAAAGAGAGTTCGTAATCTGACTGATGCTCAGATTAGGGATATTGAAATGGAGAATATATTGACTACTCCATTTAAAAAAGAGTCTAATCGTTGGCGCAGAGTGATTCGTTTGACAGGAGAAAATGTTTGGATCAATGCTGGCAAGCCATACTACAACATTCACCCTCAAATGGTTAGGTCGCTTTGCAATACAAATTTAGACAAGATACCAGCAAATTTGATCGAAGTTCCGGCGGGTCTGGAGGCAGTAGTTTTTAGATTTGCCGAGGATGTTCCGATTCGCCATATCTCAAATGATGGATTTCACACTGTGGCAGCAGATGAGGTGCATCATTCTCCCATTTATTGTAGATCAGTTTTGTTTGGAAAAATAAAAAACGATCATTCAAAAAATGTAGCTGAAAATATAAAGAAAACCGCAGGAGATTTTTTTCAATTAATGAACATGCCTTCTTTAAGCGACAGTGTAAAATCTGTTATAGATATGGCCTCTGAAGGCTTTTATAAAGATGTTGATGACTTTATGATAATGTGTGTTGACGAAGGCTTTAGAGTTAAAGATCGTGGCGTTGATAGAAGTTTGTGTAATTTGATCACTATTAATTGCAAACATGGTCAAAGCGTCTCAGAAGCAATACAGACTACCGTAGAACAAGCCTCCGCTGGTGAACAGGCTGTTATGGTTACTATGGGTAATCGTTTATCAAATCTAATTCGTGTGATCGTATCTGCTGGTTTTTTGGCAAATTGTCCTGAAGACGATTTGGTTGTCCCAGATATTTTGAGTGCTGATAAACAAAGTTTCAAAGATGCCTCTCAACGTGGAGATTCGGCGGCAATCCAAACTATTGTTGAGCGTGCAAAAAGGCGTGGCAAAAACGGTTACAATATCGGCACATCAGAGATGTTCGTCTCAGAGAACGAATCTGAACATCAAAAACAATACGATAGCACCGGCAAACAATTAAGTTTTAGCCACTTACGTGGTGGTCATCCTCATGCCGTCAGATATGGTGAGGGCAAAAATAAAGTAAAAATTAAATGGTTTAGACCAACTAGAGTCAGGCCGGATCTGCCATTTAAAAATGTTTAATTATTTTTAAAACCTTGACGATCACATTTTCTAACGTATCATGATTGTGTCACACATGAAGGGATTTCGCAGTGGACACTCAAGAAGATTTTGACTTTCTTAAAGCAATAGAAAACACAGAGCCCGACTTTGTTCGGGCATACCTTGGAGGCATTAAGTCAGATATGTCTAAGACAAATGTTCAACTTACCGTTCGTCAGTGCGCATCTTTACTTGGCGTTTGCCAGAATACTGTTCTCAACCACATCAAAGCAAACAAATTAAAAGCCAAACTTGTTGAAGGCCAGTGGTTTATACAAGAAAGCGATTTTGATTCATACAGGTCGTCTATTGTTGTTTCAAAAGGAAAAGATAGTCGTTCGATTATAAGATTTTCTAAAAAATCAAAAGAAACTAAAGTTTCTTCAAACAAAGAAGAGGTTCATGTCATGGATGAAAAAATTCGTTATCAAAAAGCAACCTCAAGAACTGTCACAGACTTTCTTCACGATTGGCACCGCAACAAGTCGTCCGGATTTTCCTTGTTGACTATTTGCAGAGACTTTAACCAAGTTTCAGCAAATCCAACCAATGAAAATCAGATGAGCGGGATTTTGTCATCGCTTAGAAACAAGGGAATAGTTATCCGCAAAGGCAAGGGCATTTACCAAGTTAGCCCTTCAATTGTCGGAGAAATAATTGAAGATCAATCGCATTCAACTACAGATACCACTCCAGAAACACAGGCAACTTTAATCGACACAGACATTGAGCAAATTCGCACTTCTTTGAAAAAGACTGAGCGAATGGCTGTTGAGGCTTTTATAAGAAATCATGCTTCTCCCGGTGTTGATTTTTATTTTACAATCGCTGATGTTGCTCGTGAGTATCCGCATCTTGATCGCAACAAACTCGGCAAAGCTTGCGTTAACATGTGCCAAACCGGCAAACTTGTAAAGAGCCAAGGTTTGGGAGAATATGTTAAGCAAACTAAAGAAAACCATGTGCAAGAACGAAATCAGAGTGTCAAGCAACCTTCTACCGATAGCGTTCTTGAAAAAATTAATCGAATCATCAACTCTGACTTTGAAGATAAATTTAAAGAGGAACTTATAAAAGGAATTATGCAAAATTAATTTTTCATGGAAAAAAATCTTTTACCAAAAGAAGAACTAAATCTATGTTAGAACAAGAAGAAAATAATTGTGTTGTTATTAAAGTTCCATTGATTTGTAACCAAAAGCAAATTAAATTGCTTAAAAGTAGATTTAATTCTTCTAGAGTTTTTTATAATTCTTGTTTAGCAGAGTGCGAAAGAAGAAGGAAAATTCTTGTCGTTCATCCTAATCGTATCGAAGCCAATAGAATATACAAAGAATTAAAAGAAAAAGACAAACAAGTTAAAGAAAAAAAAATTACTAGAAGTTCTTATGACTTTAAAAAGAACAAAGAACTCTATAGTTCTCTTTATCGAAAATCTGAGAGGGAGACGGGTTTTTATTTAAGATCTAGTGCCACAAATGATATGACAAATTCTTTAGAACAATGGGTTTCGAATGTAAGAAATGGAACCAATATTGAAAAAGAGTTGGATAGCCACACCTGTATGACTTTAATGGATCGAGCATTTAAAGCATCTAAAAGAGTTTTAAATGCTCGATGGGTATTTAATAAGAAAAAAAACACTTACATAAAACCATCGGTTCAGTTTAAGAGTGTAAAAAAACCAATCCTTAGCATTTCTAGCAAAAGCCAAAAATCTTCTCTTAAATTTTTATTAGAAAGCAAAACAATTCGGGTTCCTCATGTCGTTTGGACAATTAACAAAAAAGCAATATGGCCTATTTTAAATTTGGACCCAATTGATCCTTATCATAACTTTTTAATTGAAAACTACCACAAAGTGGGTCATATTAAATTGTGTCGTGAAGAAATTAAAGGAAAGTGGGTTTATTCTATGCAGGCTACTTGTAGCATAGATTCAATGAGTAAATTTTATTTGGGAGTTAAACCAAAATATTTAGGTGAAGGTGTTTGTGGAGTTGATATTGGAGCAAGCGACTTTGCCTTTTCAGCACCGAACCACTCGGAAATTACAAAATTATTTCCGGAGTTTGATTTAGGTGTTGAGAAAAAGTTAAAGCAACTACACAAACAAAATTCTCGTATGCTCAGACAGAACAACCCAAACAATTTTGAGCCTGATACTTGGGAAAAAAATCCCAATGGCAAACTAATTAAGAAATTTGGATCACAAAAAAAGGGTTGCAAAAATTTTATTAGCAAAAGGCACAAAAAAGTGCTACTTCAGATGAAGGAAATTTATAGAAAACTCAAAGAAAGTCGTAGCATTTCTCATAAAAAAGCGGCAATTCGCTTACGTTCAAAAGCCGACAATCTAAGAATGGAAGATCTCAACTATTTTTCGTGGCAAAAAGGCGGCATGGGCAAATCATCCCAAATACGCTCTCCCGGACTATTTAGTAAAACTTTAGAGAACACATTCAAAAAAACCGGCGGTAAGGTTGAAAAAATTGATCCTTTTAAATCTTGTCTTTCGCAAATTTGTCCCAATTGCGGAAGCAAAAAAAAGAAAGAAAGAAGTCAGGATTGGCACGAGTGCGAAGAGTGCGGTTACGGTAAGAAATTTCCAGTTCAAAGAGACTTGAATTCTGCTATGCTTGCGTGTACAGTTGATTTGAAAACTCAAACTGTCGATGTGGAAGAAGCCAAAAAACTTCTTCGGGATAGAGGACCGATCCTGCGGACGACATCGGCTAGTTTTAAAAAAGGTGCGAAGAACTAGTACTCACTCTAATTGAAAAATTAGTTTGCCGAAAAATCTACTTTTTAGAAAAACACCTAAAGAGTCAGAGTACCTCGTCCGTGAAACTACGAGCGATTTAGAATGACAGCCCTCATCGGAATAGTTTTAAATCGTCGTGGTCTCGTCTTTTGTTGCGAGAGGTACGGTGGCGTTAAAAACCGCCGTACCTCTCGTTTTTACTTAAATACTGTGTTGTCAATGATTTACAGAACTCTTATTTTGTTTTTTGATATTTGATGGATCTAAATTTTAACAACCTCTCGCAAAGGTCTTGTTTTTTGTTGTGGTTTTTTGTATAATTTTAATGTGCTATTGCAGTACTTAAAACAAAAGATGAGTATGTCAAGTGGTCTCTAGGGCATCGTTGGCGTCTCGGTAAACCAAATTGCAGTACTTAAAACAAAAGATGAGTATGTCAAGAGGGCATCGTTGGCGTCTCGGTAAACCAAATTGCAGTACTTAAAACAAAAGATGAGTATGTCAAGGACATTGAGAAGGTACTCGGAATCTTGTTCGGGGGATTGCAGTACTTAAAACAAAAGATGAGTATGTCAAGGTGCTGCTCAGGCGTTAGTGGAGGTTTGTTGGTAGCCAATTGCAGTACTTAAAACAAAAGATGAGTATGTCAAGAATTAGCGGCAGTACGAGCCACCGACCATCAGCAGATTGCAGTACTTAAAACAAAAGATGAGTATGTCAAGGAAACCCAAGTCCATAGACGCAAGAGGCAAAAACGGATTGCAGTACTTAAAACAAAAGATGAGTATGTCAAGTACCGATGGGCTACCAAAAACATCGCCAGGGCGGCAAAATTGCAGTACTTAAAACAAAAGATGAGTATGTCAAGATGACCAAGGCAAAAACCCGCCATTGCAGTACTTAAAACAAAAGATGAGTATGTCAAGGTCAAGTGGCGTATTATTAGACAACGTGAGTTCTCATTGGATTTCAGTGCTTAAAACAAAAGATGGAAAAAAATCTTTTACCAAAAGAAGAACTAAATCGTTATAAGCAATTTGCTTTTAAAGACGATATGTTCAAATTGGCTATAGGTTTTATTTTAGGCAATTCTTTCAATAATGTGGTTGGTGGAATTAGCAGTTTTCTAATTATGCCGGTGGTTAATTTTTTAACTACACAAACAGGAGAGAATTGGAGAACTATTGTTTTTTCGCCAGTGAGTGGTTTGGATTTTGAACTAGGAAAACTTTTAGGAACTTTTGTAGATTTTTTACTAACATCTATTGTTCTTTATGTAATTTACGTTAAAATTTTAGGGTCAATAAAAAAACAAGAAGAAGATTGTAATTTGAAACAATGCAATCGTTGTCTAAGTTTAATTCATGTTGACGCAACAAGATGCAAGTTCTGCACCAGCCCAATTAAAAAATAACATGAGAAAATTAGCATCTATACAAATTGTTAATTCAATTAAGCCTATCCCTAATGCAGATGCTATTGAATGTGTCGGTGTTCTTGGTTGGGAGTGTGTTTCAAAAAAAGGTGAATTCAAAGTTGGTGATAAATGTGTTTATTTTGAAATCGACAGTTTGCTACCAGAAACAGAAACATTCGAGTTTTTAAGAAAAAATTGCTATAGAAAAGATCTTAAAAAGTTTAGATTAAAAACCGCTAAATTGCGTGGTCAACTTAGCCAAGGTCTCGCCCTGCCTTTGAGTTTATTCCCCGATCTATACCACCTAGAGGCGTGTGCGGATGTCACCGATCTGCTGAATGTAGAAAAATATGAGCCTCCGATTCCGGCTCAAATTTCGGGCGATGCAAAGTCTTTTAGTTGGCCTATTGCGAAAACAGATGAGGTCAGAGTTCAGACCGATGAGGGCTTGAACTTGTTGGGTGCCCTTCACGGCAAGCCTTATTATTTAAGCCTTAAATTGGACGGAACGAGTTGTTCGTTTATCATAGATCCGTCAAACAAAGAATTTCATGTTTGTGGAAGAAATTATAGTTATAAAAACAAACCAAATCATAGTTTTTGGACAATAAATGAACGATACCAAGTAGAAGAACGATTGCGTTCAATTGGTGAAAATTTAGCCTTGCAGGGAGAATGTGTTGGCCCAGGTATTCAACAAAATAAACTTGGATTACCTAACATTGATTATTACATATTTAATGTAGTTGATACTTCTACTCGCAAAAGACTATCTCTTGAAGATTCTTTGAGTGTCGTAAAAGAACTCAAAATGAATTTTGTTCCAATATTGGAAAAAGGCGATTCATTCAAATACAATATGGAACAGTTGCTTGAAAAAGCAAAAGGAAAGTATCGTGAACATTTTGAAAATGCAAAGCAGCATCAAGAGCGTGAAGGAATAGTGATTCGAAGTTTGTGCGGATCAGTTAGTTTCAAAGCCATAAATAACGAATTTCTCCTACAAGAATAATATGTCGATTACAGTTATCGGTGATGTTCACGGCCATTACGCACGATATCACAAAATCGTGCGTCAAAAAGATCGTCACCCACACACTGTTCAAATTGGCGATTTTGGTTTTGAGTATGAAACATTAAAAAATGTTGATGCCAATAATCATAAGGTTATTGGTGGAAATCATGACAATTATAATAAAATTATTGATACTCCTCATTATTTGGGTGATTTTGGGAACGTTTCTTTAAACAATGTTAATTTTTTCTTTTTGCGTGGTGCTTTTTCTATTGATCAACAATATCGAGTAATCGGTAGAAGTTGGTGGCCTGAAGAAGAATTGAACAACGATAGTTTTAATGAGGCAATGAAGTTGTATGTTGAAAAAAAGCCAAAAATTGTTTTAACACACACTTGTCCAATTTCAATTGTGCCTCAGTTGTTGCCTGCTGGTAGTCACTTATTCCAAAGTAAAACAGAGATGTTCCTGGAATCAATGCTTAATGCACATCAGCCAGAGTTATGGATATTTGGTCACTTTCATGTTTCTAGGACAATCAATCAAACTTTAAATGGAACTCAATTTGTTTGCCTAGATGAATTAGAAACTTACAAATTAGGTTAAAAATGTCTCTTATCATTGTTGATGTTGAAAGCGATGGACCTATTCCCTGTGAATATAGTATGATTTGTTTCGGTGCGGTAATTTTTGACGAAAATCTAAATGAAACATTTTATGGACAAACAAAGCCTATTTCTAAAAACTATCAACCCGACACATTAAAAATAAGTGGATTTACTAGAGAACAACATGAAAATTTTGATAATCCATATGATGTAATGGTGAAGTTTAGTTATTGGATAAAAGAAAACAGTAGGGGTAAACCTATCTTTATAAGCGATAATCCATGTTATGATTGGCAGTGGATAAACTATTATTTTCATTATTTTGTTGGAGAAAATCCTTTTGGATACTCTGGCAGAAGAATTGGCGATTTATTTTGTGGAATGAAAGGTGACGCTAGAGCATCTTGGAAACATTTGAGAAAAACAGTTCACGACCACAATCCAGTGAACGACGCTATAGGCAATGCCGAAGCATTGCTTGAGATGAAAAAAATGGGTCTAAAAATTTGACTGGAGAACAGATGAGGCGTAGAATTTTTTTGAGTTCGGCAATTTTTGTTGGTTTGTTTAACACCCCAATTTTTGCTGCCAGCAAAACTTACCGATACAAATGCCCCAAATGCAAATTAATTCAAGAGTATGGTTCAATCGGCACAAAAAAGTGTCCAAATGATGGAAGAACCATGATTAGGGTAAACTAAAAAATCTAAAAATTTCTAGAAAAAATTTTGATTCTTGGCTAGACGATTTCGATGCGCTGTGTATACTAAAGTTAGGATGTTTTTAGTTTTAATTTCATTTTGATTATTCGAACGGAATAGAATTTATCAAATTTTAAATAAGGGTTAAAAAAGTGATCTCTGGTTCTTCGCAAAGAGTGAGTTCTTCTAATAGGCCGGTCAAGACGAATAGTTTTTCAACAATTTCAAACAGTGGGTTATATTCTAAAGTGAAAGAGTTAAATCAAAAAGAATATTATAACGAATCCAGAAACGAAACCAACCAAGACACAGACATCAAGAAAAATAGAGTGGCAGTTTTTCTTGATGGATCAAATTTCTTTTATATGCAGAAGGATGCCTTGAATTGGTTTATTGATCCAAAGAAACTTTTAAATTGGATAAATCAATTTGGGGATATCACCGATGCGAATTACTACACCACAGTTGACAATCAAAATCAAGGTCAACTAAATTACATCAGGGCGCTTAATCACATGGGCTTTAGAGTTGATGCAAAGCCTATTGATTCTTATGAAGATTCTGATGAAGGGTTCGATGGTAGTGTAGATTTAGATATGTTGATTGATATCTTGGTGCAAATGGAAAATTATGATATGGCTGTTATAATTTCCGGCGATGCTGATTTTGCGAGAATTGTTGAGGTTTTGCGTCAACGTGGCAAGAAGTATCTTGTTCTTAGTACGAAAGGCATGGTCTCTGGAGCCGTAAAGAGTGCTGCTGGCTTGCATTACAAAGACATAGCGGAACTCAGAAGTAAAATTGAGAAGAATTAAATTGGGCGTCAGATGAATAAGCACAAAATTATTTCGCAGGATGCGGAACTGGTCTCCATCAGTGTGGGGAAAGTTGACGGTAAACCTCGGTTGTTTTTAACTTTTAGGTTTGATAAAAATGATTTTTCTACTCAAACTATAAGTTTAAAATCGAGACAAGCGGTTCGTTTAAAAAACGATATTAATGATTTGGCAAATAAAAGTCCTTTATTTCAAAAGGTTCTAAGTAAAGCCAAAAATTACTATAGTTCTTTTGAACGAATATTTTTTGATCGGCCCCCGGTATAAAATTTGTTATGAGAAAAACAGTTTCTAAATTAACAAGTAAAGAAATATCTTTTCTAATGAGGTTGTATAACGAACAGTCTCTAGGAATTGATAAACTTCCTTACACCCCAGAGTTTGATAATATTGTTTTTCAATTCCATCAAGTTTTCGGAAATGAAAACGGACATAGAGAATTGTGGCACACTCTTATCAATCTTAGAAAACAAAAAAAACTTTTGAGAAAAACTCGAAGTCGATGATGATTGATACCAACTAGGACTTTGCAAAAAGGCATGGATTTCCGTGCCTTTTTGTTTTTATAGAAAGGATTCACTATGATTTTTGCAACCATTACAACCAAGGTCGATGTCCAAAAAAAAGACGTTCAAAATTTGCTTGTTGGTCTTTTTGAAAACAACTATTCGCCTTGGCTAAGAGAAATTAAATCAAAGAATTTTGCAGAAGGATACACGTTTACCGATTTTAGAGTAGGCGGGAAGATGCAAGATATGAAAGACTATTATCATTGGTCTCAAATCATACCCGTGACAGAAGGTTGTTCCTTAACCCTCTCTGTGGATGATCCCGATAGCGACAAAGGTGGTGAAAAAGACGTTATTTTAGATTGCGAATCTATTTATCGTGGCTTACAAGTAATGGCTACAAAATATCGAGAACATTGGGAAAATTTTATTTACAAAGATGATGATGCAATTACGGCTGATGTTTTTGGACAATGCTGTGTTTACGGAGAGGTTTTTTACTCTTAATCAATACCAACTATGGATGGTGGAAAGGAACTAAAAATGACCACCACAACCGATAATCCTATTTTTCGCACTATTCGTAATCGTTTTTCTAAAAATTGCTCTGTTTGTAGTATTATTGTTGAAGCAAATCAAGGTTATGCTTGCGAACACAAAACTGGTTGGGCTACTTATTGTGAGGCTCATGTCCCGGTGAAAATTGAGCCGGAACGTGCCGAAATTACCAAGGAAGGTCACGTTTATTTTCCTTACCACCCCGATGCTGTTTCGCTCGTTAAAAGTCTCTATTATTCATCATTTAATCGTGAAGGAAAGTTTTGGCGAGTTTCTATTGAACCCGAGCATATCAATCGTGTAATTCAAGTTGGTCGGCAGTTAGGGCTAAAAATTGCAGATGAGTTGCTTGAACTTGCCAGTGATGTAAAGCAGGAAGCCGAAGAAAAAGTAGAAACTAATTTTGATACGGTTGGCTTGTTTCCTTTTCAAGTTACCGGCGCTTCGTTTTTGGCAAACAGGTCTCGTTGCTTGCTTGGTGACGAGATGGGTACTGGCAAAACTGTACAAACTCTTGCGGCATTGCCCAAGGAGTTTGGCACTCTTGTTGTCTGTCCTGCCAGTTTAAAGTTCAATTGGCGTGATGAAGCCGCCAAGTGGAGACCGGATCTATCTCCTGTTGTTTTGAATGGTCGTAAAAGTTTTCGTTTGCCTGAAGCGGGTGAAATTGTAATTGTAAATTATGATATTCTTCCTCAAGACTTAAATGAAATTCAAAAGAAAAATTTTGTTCTTGTTTGCGACGAAGTTCATCTTTGTAAGAACTACAAAGCAAAGCGATCACGTGCTGTTAAAATTTTGTCTAATATAGCAAAAAAGACAATCGGACTCACCGGAACTCCGTTGATGAATCGTCCTTTTGATCTTTATGGTGTATTGTCTTCGCTTCATCTTGAAAATGAAGTCTTTGGTAATTGGGCAGGATTTCTTCGTGCTTTTAATGGATATAAAAATGAATGGGGTGGTTATACATTCGGTGCTGTTTCGCCGTTAGTACCCGAGTTGCTTCGCAGAGTTATGCTGCGTCGTCGCCGTGAAGAAGTTCTGCCCGATTTGCCTAAAAAATCATACTCCACCATTACAGTCGATAGTGTTTCTAGGAGCCTTCAACGACAACTTGATGAAATTTATAATGAAGTTGAATTGTTGCTTGAAATGAAGGAACTTCCTCCTTTTGAAATGTTCGCTGAAATTCGTGCCGCTTTGGCGGAAAGCAGAGTGGAAGCGATGTTAGAGATGGTAGAAAACCATGAAGAAGAAGAAATTCCTCTCGTTGTTTTCTCTGCTCATAGGTTGCCTATTGATACTCTTGCGGAGCGTGAGGGTTGGGCAACGATTACTGGTTCTACAAAACCAGAAGATCGACAAGATATTGTTCGTAAGTTCCAATCTGGAGAACTCAAGGGAATTGGTTTAACAATTTCTGCCGGTGGAGTTGGCTTGACTTTAACCAGAGCATGGAAGGCTTTGTTTGTTGATTTAGATTGGACTCCAGCATTGAATGCTCAAGCAGAGGATCGCATTTGCCGAATCGGCCAGACCAAGCCGTGTGAAATTGTTCGCATGGTGTCTGATCATGTTCTAGATCGTCACATTCATGCTTTGATTGCGGAAAAAATTGAATTGTTTAACAATGCTATCGACAAAGATATTGGCAATGTTTCTTTGAACATTAATCAAGGTGAGACTGATGAGCAATATAACGCTCGCATGGCCGCTTTGCAGGCTGCTGTTGATGCACGTGAGGCCGAAATGGCAGCAAAGCACGAACAAGAGCAAAAAATTATTGCAAAGAAAAAAGTCGATATGATTGTTGATCGTGAAATGAATCGTGTGACTAACGGTGGTAAGAAAAAGTTCAAGATGCCTGAGTTCACACCTGTTTTGGTTTGTTCGATTCACGACAATTTGGCGAAAATGTTGGGTGTTTGTGACGGTGCCAGAGAGCGTGACAATGTAGGTTTTAACAAACCGGATGCTATGCTTTCCCGTTGGCTTTACGCCGCTGGTCTTGAAGAACCTGAGACACTCCAGGCGGCATATCTGATGTTGCTGCGGTATCCTCGGCAGGTTCGGCTCAAACTCAAGTGATACCAACTAGGGTTCAAGGAGGATGTTATGAAAATTACAGAGGAGACTGTGGAAAAAATCAACATTGATAAAGATTTTATTGATGTTGATTTCAAACTTTCAATTGGACCCAAAGAAGGTTGGATCAAAATTGAAGGCGATATCAACGAATGTGATTATGGCTGTATTGGCAAATTAGAGTTAGTGCAATTTAATTTTTTTAAAGTTAATTATGCTTGGATTGATTTAATTGATGAAGTTAACGATGATACCCTAGCTACGCTAAAGCCAATTATAGATGCAAAAAATTGCGATTACTCAGGTGAGTTCTTGGACATTTTAGATGGAGAATATCCAAGTTCCGTTATTGAAATTCAAAGGTTATTTATTGATTTGGAATTTAGAGGTAATAACTTGTTGGGCGGAATTTTAAGAATTATTCAAACTCTAAACGACTCTCCAATAGTTCTAACTCCATGTCCTTTGCAACACGCAAACGGTGAAGATAATTTAAGGGTAATGGGAAGAAATAAAAAAGCCAAAAGATCCGATTTTAAAAACGATTTTCAAAAACTATGCAAACATTATGAGAAGCATGGTTTTAAGAGAATTAAAAAGTCTAAAACTTGGGTTTTGCCTTAAAATTGCAATTGAAAGAACATAATGAAACTAGGTCTCTGCTGTATATCCTTGAACCTTCAAGAGCGTGATCCGCCTTTGAAGTTCCAGAAAATGACTTTTAAACGTTTTAGTTCTCTTCCAAGAGAAGAGGCTTTAGAAATTTTGGGCAGTCGTATTCTAAACAACATGATTGTTACCAATGAAACAATTAAATATTGCTCAGAGAATAATTTGTGCTATCGAATGAGTTCAGATTTGTTTCCTTTAATTACTTATGATGCCGCAGAAGTTGAACTTACCGATTTGCCAAATCACGATGATATTCAAGATGCTTTTGATTCTATTGAAAATACAATTAAAGAAACCAGCGTAAGAATATCTGCGCATCCCTCAGAATTTAATGTTCTTGCAAGCAAAAACGAAACCGCCGTTAAAAAAACAATTGATGAACTTAACTTTTATTCATCTTTTATGGACAGAATTGGTTGCCCACCTAACCATGAAAGTCCGATGAATTTGCACATCAACAACAAAGATGGAAGTTATGAAGATGTTATCGCTAGGTTTATGGATAGTTTTTCTAAACTAGATACAAATTGTCAAAATAGACTTACTGTAGAACAAGACGATAAGACATCAGGGTGGAGTGCAAAAGAATTAGTCGAAGAGTTTTATTCACGTACTAAAATTCCCATCACTTATGATTATTTACACGATAAGTGTAATCCTTCCTATGATAGCGAAGAACTTGCTATTCGTGCTTGTTATGATACTTGGGAAGATTGCATCCCTCTTTTTCATTATAGTGAATCGGCTCCCGGCAATAATCCTAGAAAACACGCAGACTATGCTACTCAGGTATTCGACACTTATGGCTTAGATTTTTGTTTAGATTTTGAACTTAAAGAAAAATGTCGAGCAATCAGCAATTACAAGAAAGTTTATTTGGTTTAAAATATGAATACCCTTGATGGTGTTTACATTTTGTTGCAAAAAGGCGTGCCTCTCCTTTGGAAACAAAAAGGACAAGATGGAGAAGAGGTTGCTGGTTTAGTGATTGCATTAAACCACTACGATGCAAAGAGGCTGAGTCAGCAATGGTCTGAAAAATATCAAATGAAGATTAGTCCGTACCTTGTCGGATCAGCCACAGAAAATTTTAATTTAAGCGTTACAGAATTTTATGCTCACATTAAAGGCGAAGAACTTGATGTTGTTTTCGTTTTGCATTACGAAGAGGATCGTCCAAAGTTTTGGTTTGTACCTCCAGATCAACTCACTGAATTTTTAAAGGGACAAAATGGATAAAGAAAACTTTGAAGAAGCAACAAAAAAATGCTTAGAGGAAGGTTTAATTAAAGTCCACTTTACTTTAAAAGATCAAAGCGGCCCAGTGGGAGAAAGTGTTTGGGCCACACCAATTGGTAAAAAATACGCAAAAATAAACAATATACCTTTCTTTGTAGATAATGTTAGCATCAACGACATTGTTGAAATTAAAACCAACTCAGACAGTTACATCAAAGAATTTGTAAATTTAGTGAGTCGTGGAAGTCGAAAAAGTTTGGCATCATATCACATAGGTGAAAATCATGAAGAAACCGTAAGTAATTTTACGGATTTACGTGATTATATTGTCGCTCAAAATTGTATGATTGAAGGAGCGTCTCCGGGTTTTTGTGTTGTTGCTTTTCCTGTAGAGACAACAAAAGCAAAAGCAAAAAAGATTTTATCGAAAGCACCCCATATTAAGGATTTTAGTTGAAATGATTAAAGTAAGATTTAATTTGGGTAAAGGTAAAAATTACAAAAAATGGCAAGTAAAACGAGGAACAAAAGTAGAATATTTTGATCCCGATGTTTGTCAATTGAAAATGTTTGATTGCAAACTGAGGAATCAACCGAAAACAGCAACAAAAATTTTTCAAGGAAGAAATAAAACAGTTTGTGCTTGGATTGATTGTTCAACCATCGAAATTAGCAAAACAACAGAGGAAGTTGAAAATAATTCTAGAATTCACTATAATCCTAAAGTAGCCCCTTTTTGGCAAAATGAGCAAGGTTTAAATGTTGATAATGCTCATTTTGATTTTTTAATTAGTAGGGGTCGAGTTATTTTTGTTAAGGATTCTTATGAAAATTACATATCGAACACTTGCGCAATTAATTGAAAGACTTAGCGAAGAACAAAAAGACAAAGAAGTTAGTGTTGATATTTGGGATGGTGCCTCTCTAGAAACTTACGGTGCAGAGTTTCGTATAGTCAATGACAAACATGACTTTTTAGAACACAACCATCCCGTTTTATGTGTTAATCAAGTTGATGATTTGGGCAAATTAATTAACGATGTAGATTGGATATCACGATCTATAGGGATAGTAAAGGAGTAAAATGAATATTTCAAATTTAGATATTGAAAATTTATATTATCATCTTGCTCACAATTTCAATTTTAGATGCGATCATAGAGTTGTTCAAGAGTTTGATTGGATTGTAAATAATTTAGAACCACATGGTACACCAATTTATTTTGATACACTACTAAATAAAATACAATTGCAACAAGCTGGTCAAAGTCCAAGTTTTGAACAACCTTCTAAGAGCCAATTAGTGGCAGGGTTGAAAAAACTTCTTAAGCACGATCTTGTTGAAATTAATGGCGAGATAAAACATATAAAACACGTACCAAAAAAAATTCCAAAACACACAGAGGAAAAAATAAATAAAACAAATTTATTTGCAAAGAAAACAAAGAAAGCAACTTCGAGAAAAAGTGCTATCAAAAAAGGAGTTAAAAGAAAACAATGAGTGAAATAGAGAAAGGTTGTTATTCGCTACATCCAGAGTTTAATCCAGCACACCGCACTGTGAAAATTTACAATTGGATAGTTAATCAAATCAAGGAAGAATCCCATCCTGTTTGTTTTCAAACAATCTTTTCTAAAATTCAACATGACTTTACAAGCAACATAAAAAACATAAACAACATAAACAAGGACGAACCTCCTTCAAAAGAGCAAACTATAGAGGGCTTAAAAAGTTTGCTGGCCGAGCGATTGATCGTATCTAATACTAACTAGACAACCGCAGGGCGTTTAAATGTCTTTTACTTGGGGTGAAGTTAGCAAGTGGGCAAAAGACCACGGCTACAAAATTAGCCGCAAAGAACAAAAGTTTTATTGGACAAACACCACCACAGAAGATTCTGGAGAGTGTTATTCGTTAGAAGATTTAACCAAATCAGTCTTTAACAAAATAACAAATGATAAGTGGGTTGATCACCAAAAAAACTATGAAAAAAAGCAAAAATAATTGTGGTCCTATTTTAAGTTTTGTTGAAATTGCTCAAAAGCAAGGTTGGAAATATATACCTTGTGTCGTTGTTGCGGATGATGGCAGAAGAAAAGTTAACCCCGAAGCCGTTCATTTAAATAACGGAACATACGCAACAATTGTTAGCCCCGATGGTCTTGTGCAATTTGCTTTAGACCACACAATTGTTTACTACCATAATGGGAATGTATGGAGGGGTGACCCCACCGATATTAGAAATGATTTAATTATTATTGCAGCAGTAGTTGTTGATAAAAATTTTCGAAGAAAAGGTTATGGTACGAAAGCCATAAAAAACTTTCTTGAAATTGCCAATGTTCTAAACATGAAGGTTATGTTGGAAGCCTGTCCGATACATCAATTTTCTCTCAAATCAAAAAACATTACCCAAAAAAAGTTGATACAATGGTACAAAAAACTAGGATTTGTTTCGGCCTATCCAAATCAAGGCGATCAAATACTTTGTTATCCGTAGCCCTTATCAGATACCAACTAGAAAATCCTTCCTCTATATCTCGGAGAAAAAAATGAATTACGATATCCTTTACGTTGCCGATGGTGAAATTTTTAAGGTCGGTCCCTTTTTATCTGAGGCCGAGGCTTTGGAATACATTCGCAACAACAATGGCGAATCTGGTGAGTTTGATATAGATAATCAACACATCTATATTATTGACTCACAACTTAGAATGAATGAAATTTTTTCAAGCGACATTGAGGATTGAAATGAGTAAAAAAACTATTAAGAGACTTCACGAAGTTCAATCGGGAGAAGTTTTTGAATATGTTCATCCTCTTGTACCGGGCACAGGAGGAAAGTACGTTCGTGTTTTTGGCACAAAGTACAATGTACTCTGTTTGAATAGTTTTCAAATTGGCATGAGTGACTTAAACGAAGAGGTCAGGGTAATAGGCAAAATTAATTACAATCTTTTTGAAGAAAGGGTTAATTCAAGATTCGATGAATTGTTTGCTGCCGCCGTTGCTGGTTTGGTAGAATTTTACGAAGAACTTGAAGATGCGAGTATTGTTTTAGAAATCAAACAAAGAATTGAAGATATTGATACGGGGAATGATCAAAAAGATTATGTGTCTATTAAAAATTTAGTTGAGAATCAAGTTCAAAATTGGATTGTTGACAAGCGATTTATTTGAAATTTACAAGAAAACCAATATGAAAAAGTATCAAGTAACTTTAGTTAGACGGGTGGGAAAAGTAGTAAGCACTTTTACTATGGATGTATCGGCAAGTAACCGCAGAAGTGCCGCTTTGGGGGCCGAGAGTTCGGCAAACAAATTTGACCCAGGCGATGATCAAAAAAAATTGACAGGCAGAGGTTGGAAAACTCAAAAGGTGGTGTCTTCAAGTGATACCAACTATGAATCGCAAGGAGAAAAGCATGACGATTAAAATGGTTGTTGCAGCAAGCGGCTTTGACGGACCAGATCTTTATTTTTGCAAAGTCGAATGCACCGAAGAACAATACGAGAATGGCGATCATTACGATTGCGCAAAAGAGGCTGCGGCAGAATCTGGTTACGAAGAGCCAATGGTGGCATTTGATGAAAATGATTCTCCTAAGCCTTTGTTTGATTTGTTTGCTTGGGACTCCGCATCGACTTTCAAGGTTTGATTGTGTCTGTTGGTTATCCCGATGTTTTGCCGTGGTTTGATAACGAATCAGACTTGTACGATGAGTTACCAACCGAAGATGTTGCTTATGATGAATGAAAGGTTTTTATGATTCGTGCCGAAGTTCATAGTGATGATTATGTTCGTCAAGTTAAATTTGACGCTACTAAATGGTTTGAATCCGCCTCTGATCAAGAAATAATTAATTTGATTAATTGTGACTTTGGCGGCGATTACCCTGCTGATCGTGTTGCCGAAAATCTTTCCGTGTTTAATCAGGAACTAAGCGATTTTTTCTCTTATTTTGATGATAAGCCGGTGATGCTAAACGGAGATATTGTTGGTTTTGAGTGCCATGTTAACCAAAGCGATGCCGAGAATTGGATTAAAAACAATCGTTCAAATTTGAAAGAATTTTTGAAATGAAAACACATCATTTTGATTATGTAGAAAAAATGGTTCGTGATCTTCGTGCTACAAGTGGCACGTTAGAGAAAGAAAGCATCATTGGCGAGTATTGCAATCGCAACACTGCGGCTGCTGTTTTTGCTAAAAATATTTTGCTATATGTTTACCATCCAATGTGGCAATATAATGTAACAAGTGATAATTTAAAGAAGAAACATCAACTTTCAGGTAGAGACTTTGGTGACATTTTCTTTTTGCTAAACGCACTGAAAGATCGTCAAGTTACAGGTCATGATGCTATTGGTGCCGTGAATACTTTTGTGAACAATCACGCAGAGTATAAGGAACTCATTCATTGCATCATTGACAAAGATCTTAAAACTCGGGCAGGCGACAAAATAATTAACAAGGCCATCCCAGATTGGATTCCGGAATTTAGTGTTGCTTTGGCCGAAAAATACGAGCCTGATTTGGTTGATTGGGAAGAAGGTTGGTATGTTAGCCGCAAACTGGACGGTTGTAGATGTATTGCTATTATTGACGATCACAGTAACGCTATTTTCTATTCCCGTGCGGGAAAAACATTTGATACTCTTGATCGTGTTGCTAGTGGCATTAAGAGTCTTGGCATTAAGAATGTAGTATTTGATGGAGAGTTGTGTCTTATTGACAAGAATGGCAACGAAGACTTTCAAGGCGTGATGAAAGAACTTCGTAAGAAAAATCACATTATTGCTAATCCTTCATATAAAATTTTTGATATGATTAGTCATGAAGAATTTTATTCGAAAAAAGGCGACTCTCAAAAGTCTTATTCGCATCGGTACAAAAACTTGAGAACTATTATTCAAAACAATACTTATTTAAGTGTGTTGGAACAAGAAAAAATTAAAAGTGATGATCATTTTATAGAGTGGGCAACAAGATCGAGTCAAAATCAATGGGAAGGCTTGATACTTCGTGCTGACACACCTTATAAGGGCAAGAGAAGTAAAGATCTTTTAAAATATAAAAGTTTTTGTGATGATGAGTATGTTGTTTTAGATGTTGAAAACGGTCCTTTCCGTTATGTGAAAAATGGAAAGGAGGTCGAAGAAAAAATGTTAAGTTGTGTCGTGATTGAACACAAAGGCCACAAAGTTCGGGTAGGAAGCGGTTTTACGATTGAACAACGTCAAGAATTTTTTAAACACCCCGATAGGTTGATAAACAAGCAAATCACTGTACAATATTTCTCGGAAAGCGAAAATCAACAAGGCGGATTGAGTCTTCGTTTTCCAACTTTCAAATATTTACACGGTGAAAAACGGGAACTGTAAATGCAGGATTACTGGAATGATCTTGAGTCAAGAGCGGCAATAAATTTGATTTGTGCTTTAGATGCTGAGATAGTAGCCAAGCAACAAACTCTTTTGATGTGCTGCGACAAAGATTTTCCAGAAATTTTTAGGCAAAAAATTTGGGATTCGATTAACAATCTTTCTTTGGAAACTGGCTCAGGTCGCATACAACAGAATGTTGATTTCTACAAAAAAACAAAGAGAAGTTTGTTGTTAGATTCTCTTAAAACAATTTGGCAAGAGATTGCAAGCAAAAATTATCCAACACGATTTGGTATGCTACTAGCAGATCCTGCTAGTAATTTATCTGCTAGAGATTCGTACAACAAAGAGATGGAAGAATTTGATCTTAAAGAACGTGGCGAAACCAAGTAGTTGATACCAACTAGTGGGAAAGTTATGATTTTTTTATTTTTGTTTTTCATTGTAATTATTGCGTTTGCAAATCAAATTGCCCAATATTACCGGTATAATCTGTTTCTCTACAGAAAAGAAATAGAACAACGAGAACACGCAGAATTCCAACTACAAATGCAACGTGAACGTGCCATTCAACAATTAAACCGAATTCGAAAATATTACGAGAACTAATATGATCAGAGTTGCTAAATTTTTGTTGAGCAAAAAGCAGCAATATCATATTGCTGTAAGTATGGGCACGGATAGTGTTGCTGCTTTGTTTTGGTTAAAGTCTAAAGGTTATTCTATTATTCCTTTGCATTTTAATCATAACTTGCGGGCGCAAAACGGCACAATGCACGAAAGATTTCTTGAACTTTGCAAAGACTTGAATCTTGAGTGTAAAAGTGATATTGGTATCGGTTTGAAAACCGAGAACGAATGCCGACAGGCAAGATTAGATTTTTATTCAAGAGTAGCCAAAGGCGGAACTATTGTAACGGCTCATCATCTTAATGATTGGGTTGAAAGTTATTTGTTAAACTGTCTGCGTGGTCACCCAAATCATCAGCCGATAAGTTTTCAGAGCGAATTTACTGATTTTAAAATTATTCATCCTTTTTTGTTAACTAGAAAGCAAGATTTTAAACAATATCTTGAGCGGAATGGATGGATGAAGTATGTTGTTGAAGATTCTTCAAATACTGTTGTGAAAGGCAGTAGGAGAAACTGGATTAGAAACACAATTATTCCACAAATGCAAACGCAAAAATTGTCTTTAGAAAAATTTGCAAAAAAGAAAATCGAAAAGATGATTGTTAAGATCGGGGATTGACTTTTCTTTTTTTTTACGTAGAATAGCACTGGTGTTCGTTTACTTTTTTAAGAAAGAAATAAGATGGACGAGAAAATGGTTGGCAAGGTTTGTTTTTATCTTGGCTTTGTTTCGATTGCCGCAAGCATCGCTATTTGGTTTTTGAGCAAAGAACCTGACGCTGCTCACGGTGAACGATTTGGTATCTTTGTTGGGCTTTGGGCTCCAACATTTTTTGCTTTAGCAAATCGTTGGAAGTGAAAATAGAATAAAAAGTAAGGAAACAAGAAAGCAAAGACAAAATTCCGAGAGTAGCTCAATTGGTCAGAAGCGCCGCTCTCATAAAGCGGATGTTGTGGGTTCAAGTCCCACCTCTCGGATTCAACTATCAAGTCTAATAGCCCAATGTTCTTCTCTATGGCAATTTGCACATAGCAGATCGCATTTATCTAATTCTTTTTTTATTCTATCGCTTAATTTACGACAGCCATATTTTTTGCACAAAGAAAAATCTTTTTCTTTTGGATTTCTATGGTGAAAATCTAAAGCGGCTTGACATTTAGCGTATCCGCATCTTTGGCATTTTCCGCCTTTATACTGAATACAATCTAATTTGAGTTTTCTACCCCTTTCTACAGTTTGATCTTTTACGCATTTTTTGCAGTGACCAGAATAATTATCTCCTCTTCTTTCATAAAATTCAATGAATTTTTTGTATGTATTACAGTGAGGGCAGTATCGTGTTTCTCCTATGATCTTTATTCTGTTGCTGTAGTCATGTCCGTCCTTAAAACTTTTAAAATTAGGTTTCAATCCATACTTCTTCATCCAATAGCGAATTGAACTAAAGCACTTGTGGCTCTCAGCAGATATTTGTCTAATTGTCAGGTTCCTATCAAGATAATCTTTTAATTCTTCATATTTCATACCTTAATGTAGTGTGGTCTAAACAAAAAATACTAACCAATTGAGTTATTGCATTTTCCCCCAATTCAAACAAAATAAATCTATGCACTCTGAAATCAAAATATGCGAAGTAAAAAATAAAGAACATGAAGATAAGTTGTTAGAAGTCGCTAAATGGTTAGACGACACTACGTTTTCATGTACTTTTTCAATTATTGATGGCATCGCTCATTTCGATATAGACGCAGCAGATCCAGATTTTTGGGATCAAGATAGGTTTGAAAAATTTTCATCTCAAGAAGTTTTAAGTGCTTTGGCAAAATTTTTAGTTTGAAAAACAAAAACGACACTTTACAATAAAAAAGTCGTTTTGTCGCCAACGCACACATTTGATACCAACTAGACGAAAGTAGAATCGGATGCGTAGCAGATATTATTTTATTACTGGGGCTTTCCTCAGTTTTGTTTTAAGCGTTACTTTGTGGTTTGTTTTTGACAATCAACTACAAGGTATTTTTGTTGGAATTTGGGTTCCTAGCATTTTGTGCTTAGGAAGGTATTTTGATGAATAATTTTGTGTTATTCATTTGTGGATCAATAGTATCAACATTCGCAGGAATGGGTGTTTTGGTTTATATGGTGCATCTTGGGTATAAACAAAATAAGAAAAAGGATTAAATATATGCCACAATTTAGAGTCGAAATTTGCAGAGTTGGCTACGGTTTTAACGAAGTTTTAGTTGATGCAGCCAATGAAAGTGAAGCGCAGTATAAGGCTTTAGAAGATGCCGGGAACTTGTTGTTCTCTGAAAAAAGCAGCGAATATAATGTGAATTTTTGTGTAGAGTTACAAAAGAAACCAGCCCTCCAGGATTAAAACAATGTTTGAACGTGAAATTGCTTTTACGGGAGAATATGCGGCAATTCCAAAAAATATGCAAGAAAGTATGCTTGGATATGTGTTTGAAAACAAGCCTGTAGGTTCGTTTTTAGAAGCCGTCATCTGCAATGATCTAAAGGGTGCTTTTGGAAGAGCCGACAGCACAAACTTGCCACTTTTACATCTTTATGTATTGTGGTTTTACAACGTGTGTCCTGCTCATTTAGTGGGACTTGATAATTATGTTTGTCACACTAAAAACAAATCAGAGTCCGTAACAAAAATCGGTTAGTTTTCGGAGCAAAAATTTATTTTGTATGATTTTAACGAAGACTATAGTTGGGAAGATAGTCTAAGATACTTTTTTATTTGGTATCAGAATCTTTTAAAATCTGAAGCCGATACGAAAAACGATGGTTGGAGGTAAAAAACGAAATAATGTATACTACCTAGAGCCGCAAAGGATGGCACTCAAGGGATTGTACTTTATGAATCTTGATAAGATTATAGAAATAAGTTTTGCGTTATCTGGCAAGAGAAATACAACACAAAGATGTCGGCATTTTTCTTTTATATGTGACCGAAATAGAATACTTTCTATAGGAATGAACAGCCCGAAAACGCATCCTTTTAATTTAAAATATAATTATATCAACAAACAAAAACACAATATAAGAAATATAGTAGGCACACACTCTGAGTTAAGTGCTGTTTTGAAGATCGGGGCAGAGGATTGTCGTGGACTTACTATAATCAACACGAGAATCAACAGAAAAAACGAAATAGATTTTAGCCGTCCGTGTAATGGTTGCATGGACATGATAAACAAAATCGGATTTAAGCGATTAGTTTACACAACTAAAGATCAAGAGTTTGAATTCGTTGATCTTTGATCAAACTAATTAAGAATGGAGTCTTGTTTGAAAAACCTACTTTGTTTGTTGATTTTTTACTTACAGGGTGGCCCACACCTTTACTTTCAGAAAAAGGATTCGAACTATAATGAATGAGTCAATTCAGAGATTGGTGGATTACGCAGTTGAAAAAAATCTGAGCAATAAAAGAATTAGAGAGCGATGCCATAATGCTCTTAATTCTGTGCGTTCTTTTTGCAAAGAAATTGAGCAACTTCGTTTTAGAGCAAAAGGTTTTGAGGGATCAGCCGAGGTATCTATTTCCGAACTGATTTCATACTCTGATTCAGGAGACCCTGTTTCTTTTGTTGAATTTGATAGTGGAGACTTTAATCCAGAGATTGGGAGTTTCCGGTTTGTTTCGGTTGTTGATCAAAATGATGTCAAAATTAGAGTTGATATTTATGATATCGAAGACCGAAGGTTTGTTCCGGAAAACAAATATATTAGCGTATCCGATGCTGTTTCTATGGTCATGGATTGGGCTTTAGCAAACAATGTGATTTTGCCGCAATGAAAAACAAAGTAAGAACCCCACAGCAATTGATGGTGTTAATGAGGCAATATTGTGAAAAAAATGATATTGTTTCGTTTGTCGATCAATTGAGTTTTGAAGAAATTACTTTGTGTACAATGTGTTCTGAGTTATTGATGAGCGACCCTCAATTGAGCCTATTAGAAAGAACCGAGCGAGAAAGTCAGTTTGAGTTTTTTAATAACTTGCGGAAAAGCAGGATAGAGGTAAACTAGATTTGATACCAACTAGAACCATGACCCCTGAGAAAGACAAAAACATGAAACTCAACAATAAAGACGAAATTATCGTTGTTGCAAGCGATGATGAAACTTTTGAAAAGTATGGTGATGAAATAGACTTCACTGTTGAGGTTGAATGGGACGAATCAACAATAAGTTGGACAAGTGATATTTGGAATGTTTATGCTGGGCCGACCGCACTTTTAGAAGAATTTGTTGGTGCTAAACTTAAGCAAGCCAAGTTAGATGGCAAACTTATGCCTATAACGGATGATCTTGAAAAGTTTGCAATCAAGAAATTAAAAGAAGGATGGCATAAGGCTCCAAATAGATTAAATGGCTATAGTGGAGAGATTTTAGATATTCGGGCAGAAAGCGATGCCAGCTTCTAAAAGATGGTATAGATGTTGAAGATTGATCAAAATATTGAAACGGTTGATTGATACTAGCTAGCGTTGAAAACAAACTTGACAACAACAAATTGTTGTCTAAAATAAATAGAAAGGATTCAATTCTCGTGTCGGAACCATCGGCAGATAACACCATTAATCTTATTTATTCTATTATGCAAGAACTTCATGAAAGAAATCGTGATGTTGAAATGACTCTATATGGGAACGGATCTGGCAGATTTAAAGTAGGTCTGCGTGAAAAAAACTTTAGCAGTCTCAAAAATGGATTGATTAAAATTCAAGAGATGCTAAATTTTGAAAATAAGTAATTCTTGATACTTACTAGACAATAGCCACTAGGAACTAACGATCCCTACGGACAGCCCGAAAATTGTTGCGGGAATAATGTGGCGATGCAACCGAAAGCCGTGACGTTGCTTTTTGCGTGAGTCTAGCAGACTGGATTGGGGTATACTATTCAACAGGCCGATGTGTGCTTGGGTAAAACCGGCATTGGTGTTTGATGCGTCATGCTTCAAACTAGAATACCAACTACTAAGGTGCAATTCCTTGGTCACGCTTTTTTGGTTTGTGTTTAATTCTATAGAAAGATTGTTATGAAAACTCAAAAAGCAAGAACTGTTTTGGTTCATATTGAAAATGAAGATCTACAGCGCATCGTTGAAGAACAAAAAGGTGGAATAACATTAGAAATAATTGTCACTCATGCCAATATCAAAGTCGATGCCAGAACCGGCGAAGATGAAAAAGTAAAACTGTATCGTTTCAAGTAATACCAACTAGTAACCCAGTTCGATTCACTTTTATAGAAAGATTTTTATGAAGATTGCAACCAACAACTCGACCGTTCAAACCAATTCGACCAGCATTGAGAGCCACAATTTTTCTATCGGTGATGTTAGCACGATCATCGACATTCTGCGTAATCGTCTGTATAGCAACCCTATTCAAACGCTGACGCAAGAGTATCTTTCTAATGCCCGTGATAGCCACCGTGAATCGAATCAAAAGCGTCCGATTACGGTCACGCTGCCGACTAAACTTGATAGTGTTCTCAAGATTCGTGACTATGGTGTTGGTCTTGACAAGCAGCGTGTTCGTGATGTGTTTGTGAATTATGGCATTAGCACTAAGCGTAGCGATAATACGCAGACTGGTGGCTTTGGTCTTGGTGCCAAGAGTGCATGGGCATATACGGACTCTTTCTGTGTGGTTAGTTATTACGATGGTGTTCGATACACTTATGTTGCCCACACTGGCAAGAACAAGAACGGTACGTTTGAATTGATTGATGAGTGCAGCACCAGTGAGCCTAATGGTGTCGAGGTTCAGATTCCTGTTAAGGAGTCTGATATCTTCAAGTTCATTAATGCTGTTTACCGAACTACTTTCTTTTGGGATACGAAGCCTGAGTTGCAGGGCATCACTAAACTGGAAGTTCCCAAGGTGTATAGCCACAATGAGTACGATTTTCAGAAGAACAAGACTACGATTGTCAAGGAATCTGATTTTACTCGGTTGTTGTTTAACACTGGTTACAACACGAATAAGATCTTCGCCCTTATTGACGGCATTCCCTACGATTTGTCGAAGGTTGTTGGTTCTATTCCTGCCGCTCGTCGTATCACCAATATGATGAAGGGTAACTATATCACTTTTATTTCTGTAAATAATGGCGATATCAGTGTGGCTGCTTCTCGTGAAGAAATCAGTAGCGACGAAAGTAACGTCAAGGCTGTCACCGCATTCTGTGATCGTGTCGTTGCTGATATTGTCGAGATTGTTCTTGATGAGTTTAACCGTTCGTTTGATTCACTCCAGGATTATGTTGATACTTATGAAAGTGTTGCTGAGGTAGTTAATTATCATCAGTTGTCGCTCACCGATGAGCAGAAGAAGATGGTGTTTCGTTATACGGAGAATGGGGTCGAGTTCACGTTTGATCTGACTAATAACTACACCTGTGCTAAGTTTGAAAAGATTCGGCGTTATCGTTTGAGGAAGAAGCGAGTTCGTCATCACCTTGAAGTTGATGAGAACTCTCATATCAGTTCTGATTCCAAGTCTATTGTTGTAATCAACGATCAGGTGTTTGCCAACTCTGTCAAGTCGCAGAAAATTCGTGCGCTGCTTGGTCAAAATTACGATACGGTTTATGAGGTTGATTGCAAGGAGGGTTATCAATCAAAGATTCAAGCAATTTGCAAGGCTCAGTTGATGAGTGAATTGCAGTATGCTAAGAAGACCTATAATCGTACCACTGGTCGTGTTAAGGAAGATGATGAAGTTCAGATTCGTTGTCTGGCCCCTAGTTACGATTGTGTTGAGAGCGAGGGTATTGAAACCCATAAGGTTGAAGATCTTACCGATGATGGTAACAACTATGTGTTGATTCCATTTACTCGCAACGAAGAAAAGTTTAATAGCAACAACGCTGATTTTTTTCGGATGGTGCAGTTTCTTCGTGGCCGTGGTTGGAAGGTTGTTAAGTGTGGTAAGCGTGATTACGATTTGCTTAGTGAACTTGATAACTTTCATGAATATGATGAGGTTGTGGAAAACATCCCTGAATATTTTCCTATCAGCGATGCTGTGATTCGGACTAAGATTCTTTCTACGGTGAACACTTACCTTTATAACTTGAAGCGGTTCCGTGAACAGATTGTTTGCCCTATGTTTGCTGAATTGTTTGGGTTGTATCCTGATCGACTTGATAGAAGTCCCCTGGATATTCATGAAGAGATTCTTGATACTTACTACCCAAGTCACAAGAAGTTTCGTAAGGATTTTGCTCAACTTCAAAAGTTGGAGAGCAAAATCTATACCGACTACCCACTGTTGTCTTCTTGTCATAGCGAACGCATGATTGCAGAATACGTTGTTTATATCAATGCCAAGTATGAGTCCAGAAAGAAGTAATTCAATGAAGTACTATCTGTTGAATAGCAGCATTGTTGTGTTTGTTGACAATAATGTTCACACCATTAGCAACAACGATTACCGATTCGAACAAGTCAAGGCTGCTATTGCTTGTAACAATCTTGATTTTGTTCGTTCGTTGATTGACCCTAACTATAGTCTTAACAAAGAAGGTTTTGTAATTCGTAATGGTGTTGTCTTTTATCAAGACAATCCTATCCCCACCGTGTTGGGAAATCGGTTCATGAGCATGAGCCAGGATAGTTTTGAATTTCGTAGTATCTTCAACTTTTGGTTCAATATGAAGACCAGGGTTGATGATGATACGGCTTCAAACATTATCAATGAACTTGTCCACAGGAATGCCTATGCTGTTACTGAGGATGGTTTCTATCTTCTTTACAACAATAAGGAGATTGATCAAACCAATAATGTTCTCAACAAGCGTAATCAAAATGAAGTGTTTCACTTCTATAATTATGCTACCTGTCCTGCTAAGTATTTTGCTATGTTTGAAGAACAGCGTAGTTTTAGCAGTGTGATTCAAGAAGTGTTTGGTTTCTGCACTAAGAAGTTGCGAAACCTTGCTGTTCAAAAAGTGTTTAACACCAAGGATAACTTCTTTAATTATAAGTGGCTTTTCTATGGCGAGGCATTCAAAGATATTCTCGCCACAGATAATATTCTTTATGCTATTGAACACGAACTTCTCAATACTGATTTGGGAGACATCGACAACTATCAGGATTTGAAGGTGTTTCTCAAAGATTATTGTGTAGAAAAGAATGGATCCTATAGTCAAAAGAAGATGCTTAACTTCTTGGAAAGTGTCACCGACAAACACCAACTTGTTGAAATTGGTACTTTCTACACGGCTGTTAAGCACCAGTTTAGCATAGATATTCAGGGTTTAAATTTTGTCAATAACTGCGATACGATTCACGCTTATATGAAACGTGAGTATGGTCGCATCCAAAATCCAATTTTTATGCTTAACAATGATCCTGAGATTGAGGCTTTGGATGAAGTTGAATTTGCTAATTTTCGTGTTATGGTTCCTAAGACCAATCATGACTTGATCGCATGGGGCGGAATTATGCACCATTGCGTTGGCGGTTTTACTTATGCGAAAGATGTTAAAAACAAAGTTTGTCAGATTCTTTCGATAAACGACAAGACCACTAACGAAATGCTTTATACTCTTGATATTCGTAGAAAATCTTTATCTCAATGTCTTGGCAAATACAATAAAGCACCTTCGGCTGAAGATCGCAATACTATCGTTGAATTCCTGCGTAACAAGAATCTTATTTATAAGGAGTAATACCAACTATGCCAACTACAACGCCAACTAAAGCACCCACAAAAACCCCAGCCAGACCCAAACCGGCTCCGTTCAATCCTCCTAAACCAGAACAGTTACCCGAACCTAAAAACTAAAATGTACGAAAACAGCCTGTATGTAAACCCTGCGATTCGTAATTTCTGGCGTAATCTCAAAAAGAATGATTCGCCGTTCCATGTTTTCAAGCACAATCGCAACATGGTGTTTTTTGGTGATAGTCTCAGCAAGGCTTCATTCGAATATATTACCGAGCGTTTGCAAAAGTTAAATGTTGAATATGATCTTGCCGGTATAGGCCAAGCATTTATTGAACTAAGCGAACACGAACAGGGACATACCGAAACTCTTAAAAATCTTGCCATCAAGGCTGTGAGTGAGGCTCTTGATATTCCTGAAGATTTATTAGAGGCCAATCTCAATGAGAATAGCGATGTGGAACTCAACAATTCCACAAAGCAAAAGAATTACGATTACAATGTTTTGTCGCAAGAACTCAAAGATCAAATCAACAAGCGTATTTTGTTGAACTGTATCATTCAGGGTTCAAGCATTCATTCGTTTTACACTTTGCATCATGTTGTAAAGAGTGAAATTGATGCAATCAATCCCGAGTTGATCCCGTTGTATGATAAGTTTGCTGCCGGTTCAGCAAGAACCTACTACAGTGTTGATTACAGTTCTTTGATTGACAATGAGCAGATCGCTCAATTTGCTGCTTTAGGTAGTGTGAAGGTTGAATATGATGAGAACAAGCCTAAAGTTGTTGCTAATGCAAAGAGTTTTCCGGTATTGTGTCAAGAACTTGTAAAGGGTGCATTTGAAACAATTTGTTTGCACGGCTTGCAAAACATTAGCAAGGAAGATCTTGATAAGATCTACTACTTTGCTGATGCTCGAAAGGATGAACCTCGTTACATTCAGATAGGTAGCAAGGTTTGGCGTAACATTCTTGAACTCAACAAGATGATTCGCCAAGATAATAATGTTACCATCCCCGAATTGATTATGAGTATTAGCCGGATGGATTGCCAAACTATCGACTTGTTTTTCGAAAAGTTGAATGATAATGATTTTGAAGATGCTTGTGAAATGTATTTAGAAATTTCCGATAATGGAGACGACTATGACTCTCAATGATACCGTTCATGTAGAATGTCGGACTTGTGGCAAAGTTTGTTCTATACAGTGTAACAAAGAGGATTTGTCTAAATGGAGAAATGGTGAAGGTTATATTCAAGACTTATTGCACTACCTTTCTGCTGCTCAACGAGAACTTTTAATTAGTGGCACATGCGGTGAGTGTTTCGATGAGATGTTTTCTTTAGATGAAGACGAAGAAGAGAGCGACGATACCAACTAAGAAATCGGAGGTAAACAAATGCAAGATTTAATTGATCGCTTTCAAACTCAACAAGGCTGGGACAATAATACTATTCTAGATCTGCTCAAAAGTTTTATTGCCACCAGACAATCATACTGGCCCGATGATAACCCAATGATTCGTGATCTTGAGGGGATGTTTCAAAATGTTGCCGACGTTGAAAATGGAATTATCTAGAATCAACATCATTAGGAATCAAACAAATGAAAACCGTTTACACTAAAGATGCCCCCAAATCAAGACAACGTAAAAACCCCCCTAGTGGTGTGTGCTTTAGTTTTCCTTGGGAAAGCATTTGCCATATTGTTCAAGACTTTCGTGTGAAACATAATTTCACCAACGAAAAGGAAGGTGTTATTGAGGTTTTTGTGGATGACCAAGGCGTGACTTTTTACACCGAACGTGTTTGATACCAACTAGAATCCTGCACCTTGCCCCTAAAATAAAAAAATGGCTACAAAGATTGACATTAGTTCACTTGATGCGACCACTAAGAAAAAAATCAAAGAATTAAAGAATAGAGTTGGCGAACTTACCGAAGGGGTAAGTAAGAAAATTACCATCACTGTTGAAGTAAACCTTAACGCTCATTGGGCAATGGGAGAAACTTGCTTTACAGATTTTTATTATCCCGATGACGAATCGGCAATTGATCTTGAAACGAAAAAATACAAGAAACAAATTGATGAGGAAATCAAGGTTATCCTAGATTTCTCTGACAGCGTTGCCGATAAACTTGGCGTTGATCGCACCGAATTTTGGGATCAGTGCTTTTTGGGTTAAATGATACCAACTAGAAGTGAAAGGAGCAAAAAAAAATATGAGTAGGAAACTGTACACTGTATACACGCTAAAGAGATTTGTTGATGGATTAAAGTATGTTGTTTATAAATGGGAACATGGAAGGGTTCAACCCACTTATTACAGCAATAAGAAACTCGCTGAACAAAATAAAAATTGGGTGGCTGGTTAAAAATTACAAATGATACCAACTAGAGGGGAGCGAACGAGTGATTCGCTCCCCTCCCTAAAACAAAAAGGAACACAACATGAAGCGTAATGTTGAAATTGACGACACGCTGCCGGATCGGGTTGAAAACGCTATTGAAGAAGTGCGTGAACAACTGATTGAATACATCAAGGAAAACAAGCCCGACAGCACCCCCGATCTGCATAACGATCTGGATTACAGCGGTTCAATCCACGAAATCGTTGATGGTTGTGTTCCCGTCTATACTAAAGAAATTGACGACGCTTGGTATCTCCATAAGCGTGATCTTATCGAAGCCTATGAAAATGCAGGTGTGGGCAGCAACCCTAATGAGAATGACGGCATGGCTGCGATTTATTATTACATTCACGAACAGGTTTGTGAATGGTATGATAAGAACGCCGACGAAATCTATGACGAAATTATGAACGGACAGGAAACGGAGTAAAACCATGAAAGAAACCATTGCTAAAAAGTGGGTGAAAGCACTTCGGTCTGGTAAGTACAAGCAAGGAAAAGATTTGTTAAAAAAGATTACCAAGAAACAAGAACAGCATTGTTGCTTGGGAGTTCTCTGCGATCTTTACAACAAAGAACAAAAATTAAAGAATAAGCCACCGATTAAGCAGAAGATTGAGCGAGACATCTCAAATCGTTATGATCTTGTTCGTTTTGGCACCACAGCCGAATTGTTACCAACAACGGTTAGGCGTTGGGCTGGTGTAAAAACAAGCGATGGCATGATATTGTTTAAAGATTACATACATCGTGATAGTTTATCGAGTTTAAATGATCGAGGTGTTACTTTTAAGAAAATTGCCAACTTGATTGAAAAACACTTTAAGTACCTTTAAGGAAACACAAATGTCAAGTGCTATTTTAGAAGAAAAGAAGATAGAGAAAACGGCAAAAACTTCAGAGAATCAAATTTTGGATATGCTTTGGAGAGAAAAAGGCAAGCCAAAAAATTATCTCAAAATCAAAGTTGTAAATGTTTTTGACAACGCCTACAGAGTAAATGTTTGGTCTGAGTTTGAGGACAAGATTCACAAGATCAATCGTGTGAGAATTTCTCATAGTTACTTTTGCAAAGTTGTTGACCAGGAATTGTTGGTGATATAATGAAAAAGATTCTTTTTGTTTTGTTTGTTTTGATGAGTGGGTGTGATAATGCTAACTCGGAAGTTGACAAGATACTCAAAGCAAAGCAAATTGTTTTGAGTAAAATTAATTTCCCAGACACCGCTGATTTTCATGAAATGAAAACCCAAGTTCAGGGAAATAATGTTAGTCTTACTGTGACGGCAAAAAATGCTTTCGGTGTGCCTGCCACTCAAACCTTCACCGTTCGTGTTGACTAGGAAAAATTATGGGCTACCTTACAACATTCACTATTTACAATGATGGCATACATTTAATCAAAGAACATCCTCAAGATTTTGCAGAGGGTGTGTTTTCGGCAGCAAATGAATTTAGAAACGCTCCTATTGATATTGCAATTGGCGGATTTGTTAATCTAATTAGGGTGCAAAGAAGTCGTCACGCTGATGATAATACCATCTATGTTCACATGGGAAATTGTGTTGTTGAACTAAACCCTTATTCGGAAGAAACTAAACGTCTAGCAGAAACAAAACCTGAGTTTTTCAAGAAATTAGTGCAGTTTCTTTCTAAAGACGTAAAAGAACTTAAAACCTTGATTAAAAAGAAAAACGATGAATAGTTTTCTTAAAGGTTTTATGAGTTTGTTTAGTTGGATAGATTCATTTCACGATCTTTCTCCGAAAGATCGTGTTGATCAAGTGTTAGATGATTTTTACAACGATCATCCTTGGATAGAGCGTGATGATAATAAGGCTCTTCAAAAAGATGCTGAAACTATAGCAAGAGATTTTTATGAAAGACGATAAAGTTGTAATGAGTTGCATTGCTTTTTTATTTTGGATTTTTGGCATGAGTCTGATTGTTTATCATGCTGGTTGGGGGGTTGCCATTGGTTTGTTTTTCGTTATGTGGGCTGATAATGTTAATTCGGTTTTAAGATTAGAAAAATGTGGAATTAAATGGTGGTTTTATGACATCTAAAAAAAGTAACAATCAATATTATTTCGTGTTTGTTTGGGGCGACGTTGAACCAGAGATTCACGGTCCTTACAAAACTCCACAATCACGTTTTAAAGCAGTTCGTGCTAGCGTCAAAGAAAACGGGCTGGATGGCAATAGTCATTTTTGGCTTGACAACGTGAATGGTAAACTTGAGATTGGAACATACGCTAGTAGTGATTTTAGTGATATAGTTGAAAATGAAGAGTGTGTATAAAGGATAAATCAATGAGTGAAAATTTTGTTGATTATAGTTTTACCGCAACCGGAAGTTGGTCTATACAAAAACAGTTAAAGCCCTTTTTTGGCAGTCTCAACAATGTTATTGGATTTGAATTACCAGACGGTCGATCTGTTAGGCTGGTAATTGCTCTTGAAGTTGAAAACAAACAGACCGGCGATATGCAATATGTGACCAGTGAGCGAGAAATGGATGATTTAGGATTTTATGCTTTAGAGTATGATCGTCTCGATTTTGAAATGTTAGAAGAGTGATTTTGATACCAACTAGCAAAGCGTAATTTCAAACTAAAAAAAGGAACTTAAAAATGTCGAAAGTCAAGCGTTGCGTTGAATTGTCTCGTCAAGAAGCCGAAATTTTGGTCGCAGAGAACATTTACGAAACTTTGGTAAATGACGCCAATTATTTAAAAGAACTTATTCTTGAAGATGGGTTTGACGATCATTTTGGGCCTGTGAAAAATTTTACCGATGAAGCACTTGCCGACAGGATTTTTGAATTAAATCTTGCTGAGAAAATCGCACAGGACAACGATGCTGAAATGGTTGTTTTGCGTCTTAATCAAATTAGTAATTTTGTTGTTTACGAACGAGAAGATGAGTTGAATATCAACACCACGGCTGTTGACACAATCGTTCACGCCGGTTAAAACTTCGATACCAACTAGGACCACGCCAGTTCACAAAGGAGTAAAAATGAAAAAGTTTAATATCCCAGAGAAGTGTATCATCAAGTATCTTCGTGATCGCAAGCGAAATCCTTGTGGAGTTTTGGTTGCCGCAAGAAGAACTGACGGAACGGTGAGTGTTCATTACTCATATTGCAACAAGAAGACTGATCGCTTTAACAAGTTCACCGCCTTGACGATTGCTTTTGGTCGTGCGTTAGAAGATAAGCCTTACGAAGATTTTAGCAAACTTCCTCGCCATGTGCAGCGTGAATTGGCTGAGTTTAACACAAGAGCAACTAAGTATTTTAAGGTTAACAAGGAAGAAATTTGTAGTTGGATGTGATTTATGAATAATATCCAAAACTTGTTGCATCAACTTGAAAGCGAATACATTTTAGAAAAGGCGAATCATCAAAAAACAGTTGACCGCAACTGTGAGTTGTTCAAGATTTTGGCAACTGTTAAGAATGATTTAGAAAAAACTCTCAAAAAGCCAGAATCGTTAAAAGAAACAGTTTATGGTTGTATCAATTTGTTGAGAGCAAACACTCCTTATTACAGCACAAATGAAGGTTGTAATAAAATTGATCCGCCCTTAACAGAAGATCAGAAGACTTTATGAACAATCAACGTGACGATTTGATTTTAGAATTGAAAGAAATGCAAGGTTTAGGTGTTTTTGTGAGCGAAAAATGCTTAGATCATGCAAAAACTGCGGATTTGAGTGAATATTGTTGCAAGATTTCAGATCTGGCGAGTTTATTCTTGGAGTTGTACAATTGAGTGATTATGTTGTTTGTTGGTTTGGTGCGATTGCCAAACATTGGGAAGTAATTTCTGGTTATGATGCAATGCAAGAAAGAGTAAACGAACTGGTGGAAAAGGGGGTTAAAGAAGATGATATTGTAGTCGGAGAAATTACAAAAGATACAGAGTAAGAAAATGTTGCCGATGTAGCACAACGGCAGTGCAATTGATTTGTAATCAATAGGTTGGAGGTTCAAATCCTCTCGTCGGCTCTTTGGCCCTGTGGTGAAATAGATATCACAACTCTCTTCTAAAGAGTTATTCCTCGTGCGATTCGAGGCAGGGCTACTTTTTTCTAATGTATTTTTTTGTGTTTATTTCTTCATGTACTTCTCGGTGACAATTAGAACAAAACAAGTTGCATTTATCTAATTCTCGCTTCATTTCTTCATTAAAACACCGTTGCTTTGCGTGGGCTATTGTAAAGTCTTTTTTAGATGGATCTTTGTGATGAAACTCTAGAGCTGCCTTGCATTTTTTATACCCGCATTTTTCACATTTTCCTCCCTTGTACTTAATCATTTTTAATTTAATTTGTCTTTGTCTTGCGATTGTCTGCTCATTGGTGCATATTTTGCAATAAACAGAAGAGTTTGGCTTTCCTCTTCGTGAATAAAAATCTTCTGTAGGAACCTGTTCTTTACATCGAGGACAAAAGCGGAATTCCCCGTACTCCCCTGTGGGCTTGTCTTTAAATGTGACAAACTTTGATTTTAGTTCATGTTTTTTAGTCCAGTAACGGATAGTGGTTAAAGACTTGCCAGTTTTTTTACTAATTTGATTTAATGATAAATTTTGATTGATATAATTTTCAAGAATATGTTTTTCCATACTCTATAATAGTGGATTATTTTGATTTTTTATCCCTTTTTGCTATAATCTCCTTTTCATTAACTACAAGTAAGATTATGAGCGATAAAATCACAAAAGATGAAATAGAATACGTAGAGATGTTGTGTCTTCAAACAAACACACCAGTTCCAAGCGATTTAAGAGAATATACAGTTAAGCAGTTGTTTGATTTTCTTAGCATATTAAGAAAAAAAACAACTAATGATAATCGCACCAATGTGCAACTAGACAATCGTATGCCCAATGTATCCTCTGTAAATTTTGAAGGTGAATGATGAGAGTTGTGGCAAAAACGCCCTCGGGTTGGTATGAAAGAAAAAATATCAAACTAACACCAACCGAACGACAAGAATTGTTTTATGGTTGTGATGATGTTAAGCGTGAACAAATTGTGAAAAATTTTAAAGAACAATCCATTGTCAAATTAAACGATAACGAAATAGATTGTTTTGAAAAAATTTTTCAATCATTTAACATAGATGGCGAATTAGTTATTGCTAATTTGATGATTCACTCTTGTAGGGCCACAGTAGTTACCAAAAATAAGAACACGTTCACAAGGACTGAGCATCAATGGTCAAGTTAACGCAAGAAGATATTGAAAATCTAAAAACGGTTCTTAACGAACAGTTTGAGAGCATACAAAGATTAATGCCTTTGTTGTATGCTACTTGCAAACAACCAAAAGATTTTCAAGAAATTTATCAAGATATTTTAGAGTGCAATACAGTGATGATGGAGATAATTGAAGGCCCAAAAGGCGGCATTGAAAAACTCATAGATCGAACGATTTAATCGCAATGTGTGGAACATATCTTGAAAAGTCGTTTTGAAAATCACCCCACCGAAACGCTCATTCGATACCATCTAGCGTGTCAGAGAACACTAGTTGTCTTAAAAAGTGAAAACATCACTCAACTGATTGTTGAGTTACAAAATGAATTGAGTCGTAGAAATGAAACTGTTTGCAATTTTCAAGAATGAAGAATTTTTAGGAACAGTGAAAAATTTTAGTGGTGGTGGTCTTAGAGATTGGGCAAGTCAGTTCTATAAAATTCCTATTGTTGAAATCAAAGTTTATGAACTTGTTGAGGTGAAGTAAAATTCATCTAATCAAATTCTAATAGTAAAATGGTAAAATCATAGTATTACTAATTTACTATGACTAACATTTTATTATGGATCGCTTTGTCCGCTCATGTTTTTTTTCTTTTTAGAGTAAGAAATTCTCCTGCTCAAAGTAAAAAGAAAAAAAGAATTCCAAAGCAATATATCGAAACAAAAAAATATATCAAAAGTTTAGAAAAACAAGTTGTGGATTTAGGACTTTTACAAACTAAGCCTTAAAAATGTCTCATTTAAATCTTGTTGATTTGGAACCAGAGTATCGTCAATCGGTTGTTGCTTTCCGCCAACTGCTCGATATGCTTCGTGAAGGTGTTGAAGAACCCGTAGGTGAAACATCGAAGATTGTGGTTCGTTGGCACGAATGCGATTTTATGGGATTGTGTAGCATTGATCCGATTGAAAGCGATTCTATAGATTCCAGGTACAGTTTTTTGGTTGAAAGGATTTTGAGTCGTTGGAACAATGTTGTTGGTTCAACGATTCGTTTAAACGACAAAATAGCATATCACTTAAATGTTGATAAGAGTTTGGTGTGGCGCAGTTTTTTCGATGACGGAAAGTAAACGATGGAACAACAATGCGATGTAAATTTGTGGGTTGTTAAAGTGTTAGACAACCGAACCGAAAATTTTAATATTATCGGTGGTATTTTTGATTCTCAAGAAAAAGCCCAAAAGTTTGTTGTCGATGCTGGATTATACAATATCGCTGAGATTGAATCTTTTATTTTGAACAATCATTATATTTGTTTTGCATCATGAAAATTCATTACATTCCTTTAAGTGAGTGCAAAAATAGATATTTGTATCGAATACACAGCCGTAATTTATCCTACGGCATCTACAATGAAAAAACTGAGGGGTTTATTGGAATAAGAAACAAGTTTGGAGATGATTATCTTTTTACTGAATATCATTATGATATTGGTATGCCTTATGGAACTGTTTTTCCAAAACAAGAACTATTTAAAATTCCCGACGATCTTGAATTAATAGAAACTTTGGGAACAATAGACAATAAATCTAAAAGATCTGTAGAATTTGATAAACCGATAAGAGAAGGCGGGAAAGGTTGGTTTTATAGTGATACTGGAGAAAGCGACAAAGACATCCACCCTACAGCAGTACCTAACGAAAAACTTTTTGAGTTTTTGAAAGGCTTTATCATGGAAAAACAGAAGTTTTACGAATTGAGCGAAAAGATTGCTGCGTTGATGGAAAGTTACAAAATGAAAGTATATGATTTGGAATTTATCAACGAATTGATTGAAAAAACAATCGAAAGAAACGAGAAAGAGTGTAGTTATTAATATGACATATCAAGAAATTTACAAACGATTTAAGCAAGGCAAAGACTTGAAAGATATTTCGATTTTTTCGTTATATTATGCTCTTAAATCAAACGGAGCGCAAGTTATATTGGTTAACGACAAACACCACAGACCGAAGTTGTATAATTATGTTCCTGAGACGAATCGCTTTTACACACTTGCCAAGGGTTAATAAATGAATCTCGACAACTACAAAGCCAGTCGATTTCCTGTAAAGATTCCGAGCAATTTTGAATTTCAAGTAGACGATTATCATGAGTTTAGAAATATTCAACATATTCTTAAAACGACGGTGGGATTAAATTATAAGTTTGAAGAAGTAGGTTGCGACGGAAAGTATTATGCTGTTTTTTGGATTGGTAAAAAGCCGATCCAACTTATTAAAGCAACTAAAAAGTCTTTTGAAGATTACGTGTCGTGATTGGAGAAAATAATGGCTGACATTAATCTTCTTGATCATAGTTTTTCTACCGAAGTTTTAAAGTGTCTTTTTCAAGATGCGATGCGAAACTTTGGAAAGGCAAAACGCTGCATCAAAACTATGAGTTACGATATGGAACAAGGTTACATTGTAACTGATTGTAACGATGTAACATGGCAGATTATGACTGTAGCCAAGGTGCAAATTCCAACATTCAAAGTTATCAACGATAAAGACGCAAAACAATTTTGCGTTGAATGCAATCGTGGTATAATAGATCGTTGTGAAACGTGCGACTATTTAAAAAGGATCTAAACATGAATGTTGAACAGTTATACCAGATTTTAGCCAAAAACCCCAATCAAACTTTAAGATGGCAACTGCCCGATGGTTTACAAGTGCCAAGCCATTATCATGTGACTGAAATAGGAAAGGTTACTAAGCGATTTTTAGATTGTGGTGGTACGGAGCGAACAGTTGAAACGTGCGTGTTGCAACTGTGGGTTGCTAACGACACAGACCATCGACTACAAACTCAAAAACTATCAAAGATTATTGAATCGGCCCGATTTATTAGTGGTGATTTGCCGGTTGAAGTTGAACACGAATCGCCATTATTAACAGTGGTGAAAGAAAACAAATGTGTTGATGATACTACGGTAGCGATTTATCCTGTTGTGGATGTGGTTGTTGATGATGGTTTGGTGGTTAGGTTGGGAACCAAACACACAAATTGTTTGGCACCCGAAAAGTGCGGATTAAATGTTTTGTCGTGTGGCAGTTCGGGTTGCTGTTGACAGCCAACAAAGTTTAAAGTAAAAAATACCAACTAAGCGTAAACAATGAAACCCACTCACGGATGGCAGTATCGCATCTTTAAAAAAACCGGTCAGCACTTGGTCGATGAACCGGATACCATCTACGAGTTGCGTCAAGTTTTTGTTGATGAAAATGATGATGTTGTTCATATTGGAGAAAGTGTGTTGAGTGCCGATTCAATCGAACAATTGAGCAACCATATTGATAAAATGCAAAAGTGTTTGCGTGAAAGTGTTTTAGATTACCACACTGGCGAAGAGTAAAAAGGAATTTATTTTGATCTTTGTTTTTGTGCCATTGTTTGTTTTTTGTTGTTTTGTTACTGGAACTTTAATCGGTCGTTTTATCGTAAATTATTAACATGAGCGTTTTGAAAATCTTTCGTGATTTAGACAGTAAAACACAAGATGCCCAAAAGATTCAAGCCGACATTGAATCTTTTTTTGAAGAGTTCTATGGTGAATTAGATGCTGATTCAACCAATAAAGAACTACGTTTTTGGTTAAGAAAAAGTGTGTGTTTGTTGAATCAAGTAAAGAAGTTTCTTAATGATTAAACTGTGGACCGTACCAAAGTAAAAAAGTAACCCACACGGCTAATAGAACGTATATCCAAAAGTTAGGTGGACTTTTGAGCATAACATATTATATGATTATGCTAACATTTTTTTAACATAATTTTAATATTTCTCTAACAAATAGAATTTTGTATGAAAAACAATAAAAAGCAAGTTGATAATAAGAAAAAAGTCAATAACAAGAAAAAGATTGATTGTGCCGCAGAACAACAAAAGCAATATGAGAGCATGATTCTCCGACGAGGCACACAAGCCAAGTGGGGAGAAGCAGAGTTGTATTTGACTGCCGATGAGATGGAGCGTTATTACGGAGAACGATGCGAAGAATTTGAGCCGTACTGTGGATCGTGTCAGGCTTGGTTAGAATGGAACAAAACAGGTAAGGCTCGTTTGCTTTTTGAGCGTGATGTTTTCATGAAACTTTTGGAAGAAAATCGTCTTTAGGATTATTAACAAATGAGTTGTGACGTTACCGAGAATTGTTGCGTGTGCGGTAAAAAAGTATATTGTTGCGACAAAGAACAATCGGTTAATAACAATTATGTTTGTGATGTTCACCGTGATGGATGTGAAGTGAAGGATGGTGTTTGGGTGTGCAGTGAGCAGTGTGAAGAAAAGTATAACACAAAGCATTTGAACATTTTTGGATGTGAAGTGAAGGATGGTGTTTGGGTGTGCAAAGAAAAACGTGATACTCAAAACTCGTCTATGAACATTTTATCAATTTGGGACAAGTGTTGTGCTTGTGAAAATGTTAGCGATGAAGAACTCGATTATGCTATCGGTTTTCTCCGAGATTTAGAAGAAAAATTAGACAAGTTGGGACCAACATTTCTTTTATCTAGGAAAGAAGTTTGTAGAATGTTGGATGTGTTTGAGGCGTTCGGGTTTGCTCGAAAAGGAATGAAGGATTTGTAATACCAACTAAAGTGGCACGATGGCAAAATCATTCAAACAACTAGCAGAAAAACACGCCACCCAAAAATCTAAGATCGTTGCGAAACAACGAACCAAACAGTTATTAAGGAAGATTAGATTCAATGATTGTGTTATGCAAAAGCATTATGAATCATTGATCAAAAACGGTTATCATTGGCGAACTGCTGAAAGTAAAACCTTAAAAACATTCAAAGAATATGACAATTAATAAAGTTGCTGCTTTAAAAGCAGGAGACAATATTCTGGTGGGTGATCAAGTTTACACGGTGACTGGAACTCACCAGACTGGCATTCATGATTTAGATGTTTATGTGAAAAGTGAATTGGATAGGTACGAAAAGAAATTAGCATTGTTTGCTGGTGATCGAGTCTGTGTTTTAGGTCGTTAATCTAAGAAAACGCTACAATGGCTGGATTGTTGTTGTTCGTGTTGTTGGGCTATATGGCTAGTGTACGCATTTACGATTGGTGGAACGGATATGCGGATTTGTTTTAGTCATTAACAAAAAAATTATGAAAACTGAAACCTTAGAACTAACTCGATCAGAAATTCAGTACCTTATGGAAATTGTCAAGGATCATATTGATAGTGGAGTTTATTGGGGCAACCAAGAGAGGTTTCATCAAATGCAAAACAATGTGTTTGATAAACTAGAAGAAAGTATGAGTTTAATTGATCCTGAAATGAACGGATTCGATGGAAATTATTAACGGAGTTTTCGAGCGTGAAATATGGAAATTGTCTTGTAGGGGCGTTGTATCTTCTCTGGAAGAAAAGAAAAACTGAACCAAAGTTTATTTACAGATACAGAACGAATACAAAAGTTCCTCATTTTATGGTGCGAACAAAACGTAGACTTTATCATTATAAGGTAGAACAGGATCTTTTTCCTTGGCCTTTTTGTTACGTTTTATTCAAGGGAACTTTTGAATCTTTGCCTGTGCGAGAAGAAGAAAACTTTGTTAAAGGATACAATTAATCCGAATCAAAATGTCGGTCGGTGCGTAGTAAAGTTACGGGTGTTGTGACGCCAACTAACTTCTAGGATAACACGAATGTTCAAGGATTATCAAGACTACCTGAATTTTCACAATAATGATTTGTTACCGTTCAGTGAAAAGCACAATATTGTTATTAGGAAAAAAACCCTTGAGCAGTTTTTGATAGAAAATTACAAGGATAGTGTTGAACATTATTTGATGACGCAATACAAGACTGATGCGTTTCATGATTTGTTTTTCGGCAAGGGTGATATGGATTCGGATGAGTTGACGAGGGAAGAAATTCTTTATGAACAAATGTATAACGTCGTTTGTAATCTTATTGAGGTTTGTAGAATTAGTGGCTTTGATATTAATAGAACTTCTAGGTTGGTTTTTGATATATTGACTATCCAAGGGGTGCTAGTCAATAGTGAAGACGCTTCGGTTAATAATAAGATGTAGATTTGTGGGTTAGTTGCCCAAAGTGATATTTGATATGATTGTTGTGGTGGGTTATTGGCCCAAAATGTAGAGAAAAGTGTTTCTATGTATTTTAGAATAGAAATTTCCTAATGGAAGATAAAAGTTGAGTTTTATTTGAGTTTTTGAAAAATTAAGTCTGGTCTGCCCAACTCTTGAGTCACTCTTTATTCACAAAAAATTTGCTTATAATTGCCTTTTATTTGCGTGTTTTTTGATGTTTATAGACGATTATAAGATGCTTATAATTCGATGTAACCAGGAAAAAGCAACGAAACCAACAGTCAAAAAGCAATTTGTATGCAATTAAAATCAAATCAAAAGTGACTAAAAGTGACTATATTGAATTGCCACTACCACCATGAGTGAATAGTGATCTTGAGTCGTTGAGTGAAATCAGCGACTCTTGCATTTTTGATACCAACTAGCCACCATGTTCAGTCCTTAGATTCTTATTCAAAACAAGGAATTTTCTATGTACGTTGTAGTTGCTTCTACGAACCTCACGCACTTCAATGTTTACGGACCATTTGTGAATGAAGAAATTGCCGAGAAATGGGGTGATGAAAATATCGGCAAAAATGACTTAGAGTGGTTTGTTGAAAAAGTGCAAAAGGAAATTGTTGTTGATGATCCAAACCTGCCAGAGCATCACTTGACATAGTTTTTTGATACCAACTAGCCACCCAACAAATGGATACGATATGTCTGCAATAGAATGGCTTAAGGAAAATGACATCGAACCAGACTCGGTAAGCGATACGCTTATTGCCCTGTTAGATGCTTGTGATGACCAAAAAGTGGCTAATATGATGCGAACCACACTGATCGCATTAGAGATTTTTGATACCAACTAGACCCCTTGACAACCAGTTTTTCAAGCGTACAATTAGTTACTAGTAGTAACTAATTCGCCCCCACCCTCCCTTTTAGGAAACATTATGTTCCGCTCTGATGATGAACGTGCTTGCGCTTATGCGACTATGAAGGTGCTGGAGCGTATGCTGGCAAAAGATGGAGTTATTCCGCCAGGATACCAGCGTGATTTTAGTGGATCTTCAGTGTGTGTTACTCTGCCACCAGACAGCATTGTAAAGCGTGAACTTGGTGAAAATGGGGATGGAACCGTACTGAAGACTGCTGTGCAGAATCTTTACGGTTATGCACTGTGGGCTTTTTTGATCCAAAAGTTGCGAAAGTTTAATCAGTGGAAACTGATTCGATCTGCTATTATCGAAAGTATGCAAGAGGTGATTGTTCGTGGCGGCAGCAATATGCGTGACGAAATCACAAAGGAATATCCTGAAGTTGCTAAGGAAATCGAAGATTTGCAGCGTGATCTGCAAATTCCTGATCGAATCGAAGAAACTCCTAGGAACTTTAAGAGTCCCAAGTTGCCTGCTACGGTGACGATAAAGATCAAGTAAGGTATACTACCTAGGATCGTGTTGCTCTTTGACAATTTGCTGCGGTGATGAAATTGGAAAACATAGCGGACTTGTGCATTTAATGTATTGAAAAATGTTTCTGCCATACTATAATAAAGTATGGAAAAAACATTAAAATGCGTTAAATGCAGTCAAGATCGTGATGTTGGCAGAAAAATGTGTCGGCCATGCTATCTTGAATACAAGCGTTCTTTGGAAAAACAACGCTATCAAGATAATGGAAGAAATAATTACCAAAAGACCTGTGCTGCTTGTCAAACAAGTTTTGAGGCATGGCGTAAGAAACAAATTTTTTGTTCTAACTGCCATAAATTAAAACTCAAGTTTGCAGCAGAAAGCAAAAGTACCAATCAATATGTAAATATTGGTGGTAAAAATGAACACAGATCTATTGCTGAAAATGTTTTAGGATATAAATTGTCTTATAACATGGTTATTCACCATGTAGACGATAATCCTAAAAACAATAAAATTAGCAATTTAATGGTAATGGATCGAAGGACACATGGAAGGCTACATCAATATCTTGATTGCCAACGAGTCATCATAGAGAAATCTATGAATGAGAACTGTGGAAATTGCTGGAAAGCCCTGATAGTTCCCATGACTACAGCATGGTTGGAAACGACGGGTGCGAAAGTTATAAAACTATGGGAAATTGGGTAATCAGCAGCCGAGCCTCTTTAAAATGAGGAAGGTTCAGAGACTTATGCTCACAGCACCTTAACGAGTAAAGTCGAAGGTGAAGATATAGTCCAAATGAGTAATCATGATGTGAAAGCATCAATCTCATTGAAAATCCGCTGGTCGCAAGACCTTGAGGGTTCGAGTCCCTCCCGCAGTATTAGACATTTGCAGTATAATTCAATAACACTTATCATTATGGGAACTATTCGTTGTTCCCATAATGATAAAATACTATACTGCAAGAAAATATAAGAAAAATATAGATTGCTTACGTCAAACAGCACTAGATCATCGTGTGTATCGTAACGGATGGTCTGTGCGGAGCATACTACAAACTTATCCTCATTTAATATCAAGAATAAGTTTGGCATTTGATGGATCACAGGCAATAGGTCTGGCGATCCTAATAGACCATAAGAAATTAAATCAATATAAAATCCACTCTTTGAGTCGTCGTGAATATAATTTCTATTTAAGCATCTGGCTAGACCCGTTAAAGAACGAACGGCGGTTAATGGTTTATGTGAAACCAGGATACCGGAAACGTGGAATCGGAACCGACTTGATTCGCAATTTACAATTGACCGGCCGAGTAACTTTCAAACAAGGCATACGGGGAACACGCACTTTCTATAGAAAAGCACTAAGTTCATGAATTTCTAAACTTGACAACGATTTGCGGATTGGTATAATGTAACTTATAAGTTACATTATACCAACTAGGCGGATATGCCGAAGCAAGTTTATGATTTGTGGGTTCGATTCCCACCCCGAGGACTTTTGATTAGATACTATATTAAATATATGCCTAGGTAGCCCAACTGGCAGGAGGCGGATCACTCAAAATGATCACAGTGCGAGTTCGAATCTCGCCCTAGGTACTTGAAAAAAAGGCTTTTTAATGTCGAACCTTTATTTGTAAAAAATTGTGTTTGCCACACTACTATAGAGTATGGCAAGACAACGAAAATGGACAGATGATCAACTAATAGAGGCGGTTAAAACATCTCAAAGTTATTCGCAAGTTATTCAAAAACTTGGCTTGAAACTTTCTGGGGGAACTCACGCCAATATCAAGTTAAATATTAGAAAATTAGGACTCGATACAGAACATATTACAGGTCAAGGTTGGTGTACTGGCGATTTTCATGTTCATTTAATTAAAAATTTTGTTAAGATACCTACTGAAAAAATATTGGTTAAGGACTCCGAATACACATCCACCCACAGACTAAAACATAGACTGTTTAAAGAAGGTTTGTTAGAACAGAAGTGCAGTAGTTGCGGATTAGGAACCAAATGGAATGGTAAATTTATTTCACTTCAATTAGATCACAAGGATGGTGATCGTTGTAACAATCAAATTGACAACCTAAGAATTTTGTGTCCTAACTGCCACAGTCAGACCGAATCGTTTTGCGGCAAAAACATAAAGAAAAATAAAATAAATTGCCACAGTCAGACTGACTCGTTTTGCGGTAAAAAGAAAAAGAAGAATAAAATAAAAGTCCGCAAAACAATTTGTGTTAACAAATGTGTTTTTTGTAATTTAGATTACGAAGCCAAAGATAAAAAACAAAAGTATTGTTCTTACGAGTGCCATAAAAAAAGTCTAAGGAAAATAGATCGTCCTTCAAAAGAACAATTGATAAATGAACTAGCGGAGAGTAATTATGTTCAAGTTGGAAAAAAATATGGCGTATCAGATAATGCGATAAGAAAATGGCTTAAACTCTAAGTTATTTCTGGGGCGTTCATCTAATGGTCTAAGATGTCACTCTTATAAGGTGGTCAAGAAAGTTCGATTCTTTCACGCCCTATTTTCTACAATTTGACTCAGAAAAAAGTTCAACTCTCGTTATCTCTATTTTTTGTCATTTGACTTAAGTGTTTGATATTAAACAACTTACGTCAAATGGGAAAAACTTTCTAGTCGTAAGTCTTTGTCTGATAATACTTTAGGTTAAAGGAGCAATAAAATGCCTAAGTTTGAAGTTACTATTGAGCGAGAAGTTCCTTGTTATCGTGAACGTGCTACTGTGGTAGTAGAGGCTGATTGTGCAGAAGATATTGAAGACAATTTTGATTTTGCTTTATTGGATGATATTGAATTAGATTGGGAAGAAGTTATGGAAGGTCATGGTGGTTTTCCGTGTGACTATGACATTTGGAGCGTAGACTCTGTTGACGAATCTATGCCTACTGATATTGACTTGAAAACGTCTTAGGAACTTATCATGCGTTTGCTCATGGGCTTTGTTCAAGAGCCAAAACTTGAGATGCGTTTAAGTATAATCTGTCAGGTTTGCAAACTGAGTGTTGCGACTCGTTCCAATTTTGATGTCGTGATTCTCGGAACACGCACCAAGTACAATGTTTGCAAATGTGGCAGAGAAATAGAATCGCCTGATACCAACTACAAGCGTAGGTGGCGATACTGGAATAAAAAAGTTAATTTCCATAAAGAGAATTAATATGCCTTCACAAATTACTAAAACTGTTTATTCATTTTCTGAGTTACTCAAAACCGGAAAAGAATCTGCTATCGAACGTGCTAGATGCCGCCTGAAGGAAATTGCGCTCAGTGATGATTGGTATGAATATGAGATTTCGGTATGGAAGAGTGCATTAGAGCAAGTTGGTTTTGTCCGTCCTGAGATTAACTTTAGTGGTTTTGGCTCTCAGGGTGATGGTGCAAGTTTTACTAGCTCGTGTGATACTGAACGATTGTTTTGGTACAGTACCCACAAGATTGTTGGCAAGAACTGCATTAAGCCTACAAAGCGTACCGGACTAGATGAGGATTTTCTTCCGTGGCTGGTAAGTCAGATTGGCGGGCAGTATGGTTATTGTTCGGGCATCAAGCGGTTAGGATCGAAGATTATTGAAGGGCTGTCTTTTTCTGTTGATCGAATTGATAACCACTACTCGCACGAGAATACGTGTCGATTGGTTGTTAAGGATACGACATTGAGTGATACCGACTATGTTCGGGTACAGAACTGGGTTTCGGATCTGGAAAATCTGCGTCTCAGGATTTGTCGGGCAATTTATTCGGGACTAGAGATTGAGCATGATTATCATGTGTCCGACGACAACCTGACTTCTTTGGATGAAATTAACGGTTATCACTGGGACATTAACGGGAGGATGGAATGAACAAAACTACGTTCCGGGCTACGTTGGTCGAATCGAGCGATAGCGATTTTGAGGACATGGTTGATAGTGCCGGTACTCTGTGCATTAAAAATGATGCTGGTTATTTCCTTTGTGGCGGAGATTCTATAGAGTTTACGAATCATCGTGCTTCTTTTAATGGCAATACCGTTAAGGTAAAAACCAAGATTGGTAACACTTTTGTTTTTGAACTCAACAGCAAGCGTGATGTGGATGATGTGCTTCATAATCTGCAAGACGCTGCTGAGATTCTAAAGTTGATGGGATACGATTCTGCCAGCATTTCAATTTACAATGTTGTTGAAGAAGTAGCCGAATTGGCTGGAGTATAAAATGTTCAAGAAATGGCGAGTTGATTATGTTGGTTGGGATTTAACGAATCTTTTTTCTACGGGTTCTAGACTTAATGGCGGCGGCTTTTTGGGCGGTGCTGCGCCCTATAAGTATTGGCGTGTTGGTCCGTTGATGTTCAAGCATTATTGGTAACGAATACCAACTAGAGTGAGTGTTCCACTCACTCGTTATAAAGGATTTATATGCTCACTATCATCGACTCTGTCACGGAAGTCAGTTTGTATTCGGGTGACGTTACGGTTGACCTTGGTTTGATTCGTAATTTGACTCATGCCGTTAGTATTTTTGGCGGTTTGAGCAAGCCTGATAAAATGCCGTGTTATTGCTACAATCTGCCAGCAAGTCGTTGTAAGATGGGCAGCAAACTGAATACGGTTCCGGGCAGTGTTTGCTACGGTTGTTACGCCGCTGACGAACTGTCGTGGGTGAAGCGTAAGAATGCTGCTAATGGCAAGTGGGCGTTGACTCGTTACACGATGCACACGGTACAGCGGGCATTGCAGCGGCGGTTTGAATCGTTGAGCGATCCGCTTTGGGTTCCCGCTATGGTTTACGCTATCAATCACTATGCCCGTAAGGGCAGTGATTATTTCCGGTGGCATGATAGTGGCGATATTCAGGACCACAATCATTTCCAGAATATCATGACTGTGTGCGAGTATACTCCTTCGGTAAAACATTGGTTACCGACTCGGGAGTATGCTATTGTCCGGGGGTTTTGTTATCCTGATAATCTGTGCGTGCGGTTGTCTGCCCATATGGTTGATGGCATGCCGCCTGATTTTGATATACCAACTAGCACGGTAAGCACTGGGTCGCCTGTGACCGGCGTCCGTTGCAATGCTCCTTCGAATGATGGGCGTTGTGGATCGTGCCGCTGGTGTTGGGACCGTAATGTCACGAATGTGGATTATCACCATCACAATTAGGATGGTTTATGTGGTTGTTTGCCAGTATAGCGGATGATTCCGTTTTTGCCGGGGATTTTACCTTTGTACATAATGTCGATATAGGTAATCAGGTCGGCTGCGACTGGGATGCCGTATAATGGTGGGTACTGACCTAGGGCATCGTTAATACTAGGATACAATCCTAGTTTGGCACCTGTCCGGGTGGCATTCTCTTTTAGCAACCAGTCTTTAAATTTCATATTGTATTTACGATACCAACTACTGTTTCTGGAGGACCATTATGACTGCCAAGGCTTTTTGTGTTGATTATAAAAGTAGCGTGATGAATCGTATTGCCGCTGTTGATGCTATTTTGGCGGCTGAGATTGATAGTCAGGCACGTTGCTTGACGTTGGAGCAGGTAGATCGTTTGGAAAAGATTGACCGATTTATCCAGGTACTTGTTCGAACGAACAACGGCAGGTTTTTAACGGCTGTTCAAAATGTTCGCTGGTACTGTGGATTGATTGAGAACCATTACCAGATGGTTAAGGCCGCTATCGGTTCGGAGCCTGCAAGCAAGTACAACACGGATTGGGTTCGAGATATTAGTATTCCAGTGGAGAGGGAGAATGACTGATCGTAAATTTTATCGCACGGTGATTCACGTTGAAGTGCTGAGTGAAGAGCCGTATACGTTTAGTGGCAATCTCGTGGATGTTGCCAATGATATTAGTTCGGGCGATTGCAGCGGGGTAGCCCGGACGATTCAGGAAGAAACGTGTGATGGTGCCCGGATGGCACAGTTGCTCGTGGCACAAGGGAGTGATCCTGAATTCTTTATGTTGGATGACTCTGGAAACGATACCAACTAGCCTGATATGAATACCAAACAACTTATAGAAGTCCTTGTAAAAATTTGTGTATATGCTCAGGATCATAGTGGCGACATCTCGGCTTGGGGGCCGAGGAACAGCGACTATCTTCATGAGGCCATGGAACACACGAGTTACGTTGTGGCGTGTTTTCTGGCACAGAATACTCGTGGCGGGAATGATGGTGTTTCTTTTGACGTTGTGCTTGACAAGCTGGCTGGTCCGGTATTGTCCGAGCGGCAATGGACTCGTGTAATCACTAATCTTGTCAATGTCTTGGAGGGTAGTCATGAGCGTATTTGATTCAGTTTACGAGCGTTTACAACTTGCGGATAAGATTGCCCATTTGTTTGATTTGGAAGGCGTGCGGGTGGATGACTTGGAAGAGATTTGTGGTTTTGTCAAGAAAATGGTTGAGAACCATGACAAGGTTACCAAAGTCGCTGAGTCTAAGGCTGTGGAGGCTTTGTGTGAGTGGTACCGAAACGAAGCGGACATGGACGATATTGCCCGAGAGTACAGTCGTATACTTGGCGTTGGTCCTGTGCAGGTGAAGGGTGAGCAAGCTGCTGACAGTGACGTTTTTGAAAATGGCGAACGAATTGAATTTGAAGAACAAAACGAATCGGAGGAACAATGACCGCCACTGAAGAGATGGTTAGCGTTGAGTTTTATCTTTTGGGCGACGATTACACTTGGGACACGGACTTCATTTCGTTTCCTAAAAAGTTGTATGCCCGATACTTGAAGGATAGTAATCCTAGTCCGATTTTGGATTGGGTTTACGCTAACGTAAAGTTTCGCAAGAACATTTGTATGGTTGGCATTTATAACGACGAGTCTGTTGACATGGAGGAAGATGATGCCGAAGTTTAAAGTACACGCTCAACGCACACAGGTGCAGTCTCAAGTGTTTTATGTTACAGCGGCTAGTCGAGAGGAACTTGAGAAGAAACTTCAAGATGTTAGTTTTGATGAGATGGATAACGTGTTTGATGAAGGGGAAGTAGACTCGATTGATTACGAGGTTATAGAGACTTCTCCTTGTAAAAGTGGCCCGTCTACCTTTGCTAGCGACGAGTTGCAAGAACAGTTGGATAATGTTTGATACCAACTAGCGACCCAGGAGGTTTCTATGAAAATCATTTCTAACGACTTGTATTGTCAAATTGAGCGGTGGGACGATCCGGGCGATTACCCGAATGGCTTGGCTGCGGGTCCGCTGCCGAGTTATTCCTATTGTGAATTTGGTGGCGAGTTTGTTTTTGAAACTGAAAATGACGAGGAACTGAAAGAACTTGATAATGTTGATGATTGGATTGGCGATTGGGTGAGAGATCAGTGTGATATTGGCGGTCATATTTATCCTTCGTACCGTTGTGAGGTTGAGGGTAATCGTTGTGTGGTGACGATTACCGAAGCCGAAGTTGAAGAGTACGATCCGGCTGACGATTATTGATACCAACTAAGAACTTGGAGAAAAACAATGAAGACTTTTAACAAAGACTATAAGGCTCGCAACCAAATCATTTTTGGTGACAACAATACGGATAATTGGCCGGGTGGCGTTAGGCGAATCGAGTCGCTCAGTCTTAAGCAACTGAATGATTTGATTCAAAATGACTTTATTGATCTTGAAGATTGCCAGAATTGCTCTCCTACTGTCGAGGCTTTTCTAGACTTCATGAAAAAGTATCCGAAGGTTGAGGCCCACGGTTACGCCGTGAGTCACACCCGAGATGATTATCGTGTAAGTCTTGAAGGTTTGGCTTTTGCTGGCGATGTGAACAAGCAAATGCTTCTTGATTTTGTACACCTGTGTCGTGATGCTGACGAGTTTGTTGCCGATGATAACGAACTGTACGCTTGGTGGGACTGATACCAACTAAGGGCGTGGAGGTGCTACATGAATGACTTTAGAACAGATCATCTTTCTGGCGAAGCCTTGAAGATTGCAAGTGCAATTTCAGAAATGATCAAGAATGATAAGGGTGAAGATCCCCATGGTGGCGGATGTACTGCTTTTTATACACCAGAGCATTGGCGAGAGCGTGGTGAAAAATATGGCAAAGACAGCGTGTTGATTCTGTGTCACGATGGCGGTGACTTGGCTCTTTATTGCAATCTTGACTATGCCTACTATCGTGGCCAGGAGCGCATCAATAGTTGTTTGAAGAATCTTGGTTATTATGTTGAGGCTTGTACTTGTTGGTACAGTGCTGTTTATCCTCTTTAATTAATACGAACTAGTAAGTCACTCAATTATTAGGAGAATAAAAAATGGGAATGGGTAGTTTTGCTTGCGATAGTTACGTCATCAGTTACGACAATCTCAAGAAGTTGTGTCCCAAGGAAGTCGAGGCCATCGAGACTGCCAAGTATTGGGAATTTGTTGGCTGGGGTCCGCTTGCCAACGGCATGAGTTACAACGACACCCAGACTATTGGCGAAGGCGTCTTTGATAGCGAGGAAGAACTGAGTGATGCTCAGGTTGTGAAGGTTTGCAAGGGTTTCGAGAAGTTGGCAAAAGCATTGTGTGCCGCCTTCAAGAAACGTACTGGCGGTCTGGAGTTGTTTTTCGATCATTATAACGAAGATGAAGGTGATCGGTACGATAGCGTGGAACACAAGGATGGGTGTGTGTTCTGCGTTGGCAATATGGTGCAGTTGACTCCTGCTGGCAAGAAGTTCCAGAAGGTTGTTGAGAAGCGTCGTTGGGTTCAGTTTGGTTAAAGGGAAAAACATGAACTATCATCGTGAAGAAGAATCCCCGGAGCGGGTTAGTTATTACGACGAAAAGTGGAATACTCGTGACGGAGAAATCGTTGAACGTAACGGGTATTTGATACTAGTTAGAGATTCGGAAACTGGGCAGGAACTTTGGAAGTGCAATTTTGAAATTGCTTAATCACAAAGGCAAACAATGGAACGTAAACAACTAACTGCTGGTCAGAAGTATCGGGTGATGAAGGCTGGTGCTTTTCTTCAATACGAGATCCCGCATTACGGTTACTCAGAGTTTCGCTCTGTCAAACTGTCTGAGGGTGATGTGATTGAGTATGTTCGCAACGCTTATGGTGGTGGTAGTGACGATGTGAACTACGACTACTTTTTGAGCGGCGACAAGCGAGGCAAGTTCTGGCCCAATAACTGGGGAGTTTGTGACGCCAGTTATCTTGAGCCTGTCTGATACCAACTAGGGGGCAACTGTTAAGTAACGCTTAACAGTTGCCCCCTAAGTGCTAAAACTGGCACTTATCTCAAATAAATCGCTTTTAAGTGACGTTTTTGGCATTTAAGTACAAGGAGAAAATCATGGGACTTGATCAGTACGCATTTGCTCGTCGTGGTGAGCCGGTCGAGAAGGACGGTCAACTCGAATATCCCGACAAGGTGGAGCTTGCCTATTGGCGTAAGCACCCGAACCTTCAGGGCTGGATGGAGAATTTGTACCGGGAGAATGGTGGTACTGAGGAGTTCAATTGTCAGGAAGTTGAACTGACTCTTGAGGATCTGGATTCTCTCGAAGCGGCCATCACTGGTACGGAACTGCCGGAAACCTGTGGGTTTTTCTTTGGCGAGAACAGCGATGATTACTACAAGGACAAGGACTTGCAGTTCATCGAGGAGGCCCGTCAGTACATTAATGATGGATACACGGTCGTTTACTATAGCTGGTGGTGAAAAAACATGGCAATTCATATTGAAGTTTTAAAAGATTTTATTGATGAAGCTTTTCGCTACGACTCAAACTGTAAATTCTGGGTCGTCGAAGATAATGGATATTTTTTAGTATCCAATCGGGGACATTTGATGGATCTTGGAGAACCATTTGAAGAAAATGGTGATACCAACTAGCACATCAGGAGGACCAAACATGAAACTTGGATCTGAAACTGGTAGTCTGATGAATCATGTCATGACTGGTAGCAACCAGCGTGAGCCGAAGGTTGGTGATGGTGCCACGATCTGCATGTGGACTGATCGACATGCGGGTACGATCATCAAGGTGACTCGTTGCACGGTTACTGTGCAGGAGGACAAGGCGATCAGGACGGACACGAATGGCATGAGCGAGTCGCAGACTTACTCATACGAGCCTGATCCGAATGGTGCTACTTATGTGTTCCGTAAGACCAAGAACGGTTGGAAGTCAAAGGGCGTAGGCTTGCTGATTGGTGTTCGGCGTCACTATTACGACTATAGTTTTTGAGGAAATTATATGATTAAGTCTGCAACACAAGTAAGAGATGAGATGTTGGGTAACGACGAGTACATGACATCTTTAGATAATAGTATTCGTCATGTCATGGACCGCATTGAATGGGCGAAGTCTCAGGGGTTTACCCGTATTTGTTTTTGCCCCGAAACACGCCACGAGGATCAAATCAGGCGAATGTTTTTGGACAAGGGCTACACGTTTAAGCCCACGGGATACAACGGTGGCGTTTGGCAACTGAGCGAAGATATCTGTTGGTGATACCAACTAGGAGAACACTATGGCTACTACCAAGAAAACTAAAAGTCAGCGAATGAAAAATATTGAGCAGGAAATTATTTGGTATAGGATTCGCAAACCTATTGCTGAAGCCATGCGTAAGTGTGGCCAACTAGGCTTTGAAGTCTCAGGACATGGTTGTGGTTTTGGCGGTGAAGATTTTAGCCTTTTGAATAAGCGTAAAGATCTTTATGTGAACTTTTGCGACCGGGGAAACAGTTGCAAGGTGACTGTTAGCACTTGTGATACCACCAATGATGATGGTTATCCCATCGAGTTGATCAGCGGGACTATTGGCAAAGCCATGAAGTTTATTGAAGGACGATAATGAAACCACTACTTCAATACGACCGATACAGTAGCAGTGCCGAGTACGCAGACTACATTTATCACTTTGCAATTGGCGAAGATGGGCTTGGTGGTTTTCTCCGGGTTACTCTTAACAATGAACCCGTACAAAAGCCTTCTGCCACTCTCGACATCTGCATCAATAATGAAAGTGGCGACGAGTTGATCGAGCAGAGTTTTGAAATTGACCGAAAAGTTGCTCGTGACATGCTGGCAGTTCATTACCCCAAACAGGAAGTTATCCAGTGATAGTTTATTCTATTGTTTATTATGATGGCGGAGTTGCAGGTTATTGTTTGCACAAGACCTACAAGAATCTTGCCGATGCTGAAAAAGAACTTGAAAAAATTGATCAATTAATTGATGACGGAGAATTTGGAAGCGACGTTAAAAGCGCTGGTGTTATCGAAATAAACTGCGCTGCTGCTGAGTGATGGTAATTTAGGGCAAAAAATTGGAAGAATAGATAGAATTTTTCACAATTTTTGCTCTTTACAAATTTCTTTTTTTGTGAATAATGTGTTTGTTCAATGGAATGGTTCCGTTGAGTTTGTTACCCCATGGAGGTAGTTATGAAGAGTTTTGTTTTTGCTGCTCTTGCAGTTGTTTCGTTTTCGGCTTTTGTTAATGCCGGTGAGGAAAAGAGTGTTTTGGTCAACACTCCCACCCCGGTTGCAGCCCTGACCGTAGTAGCCGCTCCGGTAGAAACCGTTGTTGTTGCTTCGGATTGCAAGAATGGCCGCTGCTGTGCCAACGGTCGTTGTTGGCTCACTCCACGGTACGAGAGAACCGTTGCTGTTGAACGCACCTGCACCGATTGTGAGCAGTCGTACAAGCGGACAGTGACTCGTACTCGTCGTCGTTGATCTTGTCAGATTCCTCAAATTCCTCCTTTCGTTTGAGGGACAATGCAGGGGTGTGTGAGATGCGCTTCTCACACACCCCTGTTTTTTTAATACCAACTAGAAAACTACCGATTTTTCTTGGAGGTTTTTATGCACACAAGACGATCAGATATTGAAAAAGGTGAATGTGTTGTTCCCACGGTCAAAGGTCAGTCAGTGGTTTTTGAAAGTTACGAAGAAAATCCTGGCGGCACAAGTTACGTAAGATTTATCGACAAAGACAATAACGAACTTTTGTATTATAACTGTGAGGAATGGCGGGAAGAACCCGAACTTGTAATGGGTTGCATTATGGCCGCTATTCAAAATGGCGCTCGTGAATAAAACTTAATACCAACTAGAGGTCAGGTTCGAAACATTATTTCAAAGGAGTGAAAATGTTTTATCTTCAAATTGCTATCGGCATCGTTAGTCTGCTTGTCGGTTTTGCCCAAATTGCTAAAGAGGGAACCCCTCTTGTTCAAAAGGCTTTAATTCATCAACAGCAGGTTGCAGCACAACAGCGTGCTACTCAACAGGCTCAGATGAACATTCAATATTATTATCGTGGAAATGATAATGTTTGGCGATATTACAGCGATGCCACTGGTCGATATTGGACTCGGGTGAATGTTCAGGGTGTTGTCGAATATTGTCAGAATCACAATGGAGGCTGACATGACTCGCTATGAAATGCAAGCGTTCGTTCAAGATCAAATAAACAAAGGACTTGAAAGAACAGACGCTATTAGGAATCTAGCCTTTCATTTAGACGAAGATGATCCTGGTGATTTTGCAGAAATATGGTTCCAGCAAAAAATTAGTGGTGAGTAATTAGTGGTCTTTACGCCAGTCGTATCGTCCACCTTTTTTACCGCTTCCGCCACGTTGTTTATCACGGTTTGTCAACATGCGTCTTGCCTTTGGTCCCTGATAATGACCTATGGAAGTGCGACTTTGATAAACCGGCATGGGTGCTTTTCCACGAATATACAAATTCCATTGACGGCAAAACTCACGATCATCAGGATGCGGACAGTCCAGCTCATTCTTTTGTGATTCGCTAAACCATTGTTGAAAACTACGTAATGCCATAATAATCTATTTATACAAAGATTTTTAAATTATCTCGCCAAGAAATCCCACTTGCTTTAGCGGGTGGTTTGAATTGGCAAAAAGTGAAAAAATTGAAAAAGACACACTACATTAAAACATACCGTAGGTACTACGGGAATTTACGCTTGCGGACTCAATATAAAACCTATATGGTAGTTGAGGTTGAAGCAAGAAACCCAATTCCTTTAGGGGTTGGGTAGTTCATTTTTATGACAACTAAAGATAAAGTTTGGTTAATCGTTCTGGCTCTTTTGGACAATAGAAATACCGATCAGGAAATTATTACCCACAGCGGTAACAAGTTAAACAAAAGCGATTTAGATCGTTTGTTTAAGTCGGCCGAAAATATTATCGACAAGGCGATTACCAAACCCGAGGAACGTCCCCGTGGTAAAATCATTACCGAGGCGTGCCGTTCCTGGCTTGATTTCTATGATTGGCCTGATTGATACCAACTAGGATGTCGAAAGGAACCCCAAAAATGCCTACTAAAAATATCCGTATCGTTTCCGGCAAAACTACTTTTCGTAGCACCTATGCTGATAGTAATGCTCTTTGGAAGGTGATTGCTCCGAGAGGTAAGGGAACTTATCTTTGCGAAATTGTGAATGAACCCATCGAGTACGATGGTCGTATTCTCGACGGTGATTACGCTGGTGTTCAAAAGGCTTTTCTTCGTGAAGAAATTTTGCGGTCATTGAATTGGCAAAATGTTTTCGAAAACATTCATGATGAAAGCGATAAGTTTTACAACAACCTGAGTGTTGATGACGTTGTTCATTATAATAATGGTTTTAGTCAATACGTTCGATGCAAGGTTGTTTTAGAGAACAATGAGAAAAGGTTGCTTCCGGTTGCGCTCGTGGGCATTTGGAGAGAGTACGACCTACCTCATCGTCGAATCAATGGAGAAATTGAATACGGTTATCATGCAAGGCAGATCAATGAGCAAGTTTCCATGCGACCTAATGCTACCAATATTTGGGAGTTTAATCGCAAGGGAGCAAACCCTGCCAACCTGCTGCCGATTGATTTGAGTGTTCCCGATATGACCCCTGATCAATCCGATATTGCAAAAAAGTGGCAGACTGTTCAGGCAATTAATAGTGTTACTTCGGATTATTCCACCGATAATCCACAAGATATTATTGATAGAGTGAAGAGTTTGCTCAATACCAACTAGTATCTCGGAGGACCAAATCATGCGACTTAATATTGGCGATAAGGTTATTGTTAGAACCGAAAGTGGTTCAGATCGTCGTGGGACTATCCTTGCTCTCGGTCACAATCAGGATGTAAAGATTGGTGTTGGAGAACCTCATTACTATAACTATCACGAAAAGTGGTTTGCGAGTAATAAGGTTCTTGCCTTTCACGAGTTGCCATACGAAGAGGCTGAAAAAACTTGGCAGACTGAACTTCCTCATGCTTTTGAGTATGCCAAGAAAGTGTTTGCAAAGTCTCTTCCCGATAGCATCTTGGAATTTGATGGTGAGATGATTCGTGATACTAGAAGCGGCTTTTATATCGCTGGTGCGATTATCGAGCGACGTACAATCGGTTCTGTGATGGAAATGGCCGGTTACGGTGTTTTTGCAGAGCAGGTTGTTCCTGGAATCAGGACTTTTTCAAACGGTGATCCGGGCTATCCTGATGATGTTGAGTGCGTCGAGTTTGGAACGCATAGCACTTATCAAAGTGCCGTCATCGTGATGGCAAAAGAAGTATTTGCTAGTAACCTGCAAGCCGCTATCGAATTTGAATCAGAGCAAGAACTTGCAAAACTGTATATTGATGATACCAACTAGGTGATCGAAAGGTTATAATTATGCTTGAATTTGAAACTATCTATGTTTATTCCGAAGACGGTCTGGTTCGAGTTGATCTCGATTGGATTGGCGAGGGAATTGACGGCGACTATGACGAAAATGATCCGAAGGATGTTCCGCTGCTTCGTTATGGAGTGAGTCGCAAGTTTACGAAAGAGTGTGAAAACCACGAAAATTTTCAAGATGGAGAAATTGGTGAGTGGTTTGATATTGAAGATAGCAGTTATTGCACTCAATTAATCGCAACTGCTCCTCGTGAACAATTGATTGAAGCCGCTCAATTTATTCTTGCTCATGTTGAGGATAACGTAAGGTATTTGCAACGTCAAAAACGTTTGTATGAAGCATTGAGTTGGATTTGTATTCAAGACGGTCAACCTTATTGTGAATACGGTACATTTAAGGTGTAATTATGAAGGTTTACATTGATGGCGAATCGGTAAAGGTTCAAAATGATGTGCGCATCATTTATGACATTGTTGAAAACGATCAAGAAGCCGAGTTGCATGTAGTTGCAACAAGTGAAGGTTTGATTTACGACGTTATTAACAATGAAGAAGTTGTTGCGACTATGTGTAGTTTGGCTCAAGATTTAGTCGATGATGTGATCGGCTAATAATCGTACATAATTAGGTAAATTAGCCTAGTTATGTACGGAGGGCGGAATGTTTCGAGTAAAATTAGAAAGACAAATCAAACACATCGTCAGCACTATTGTCATTGAAGTAAAAGCAAAAAATGAAACACAAGCGGCTAATTTAGCAGAGCAAGTAATGGGTAAAAACTGGCGTTTCAGGGCTATTGTTCGATAATCCAAAATAAGTTATACCAACTAGTCAGCCGTGATGATTTTGCCCGATAGCTTAACTGGTAGAGCAAGGGATTTAACACAAAAAACTAGGATGCTTAAAAGGAAACTTTCAAAGTAGAACTGCTCAAATTCGGTGAACGGCCTGTTTCGCAAGAAACGACCCAATGCCGAGCCAAGCCGGGAAACCGGAAGGTGTAGAGACTTGACGGGCAGCACCTAAAACCACAAGGTAATGGTGAAGGCAAAGTCCAGACTACAAACCGAAAGGGTAGTGAAAACTATAGTAGTATGTGGTTCCCTGGGTTGCAGGTTCGACTCCTGCTCGGGCATTTTTAATTTAACTTTTATTTTTAGACCAATATCCTCTAGGTGGCTTGCTAATCTCATAAAATTTGGCAAACATTAATTAATATGTAAAATAAATAATGACCTGTAAACCAGAGTGGCGGAATGGTAAACGCAGTTGACTGTTAATCAACCGTCGAAAGACCTGTAGGTTCGAGTCCTACCTCTGGTGTTAGTTGATACCAACTAAGGACACAGTTTTATTGGGCCTTTAGCTCAATTGGCAGAGCAAGGAGCTTTTAACTCTTAGGTTCGGGGTTCGAGTCCCCGAGGGCCCACTGTCGGTTTTTCTTATCTTCTAAGAGAATCTATATGCAAATTTCAAATGATTGGTTTGCTAACGAGCGTGGTAATACTTGGTTGATGGACGATGACGGCAATCATGTGATTTGGGTCAACGTCAGCGATAAAATCAGGATGGAAATTACAATTTGTCCGCAGGATTATCCTGGTCTAAATATTTGCATCCTGAACGAGCAAGAGTCTACTGATGAGCATCTTGCAAAGCGTATTCATGGTCATTGTGTCGGATGGTATGCCCGGAAATGTAACATTCAGGGCGTTGTTGTCGATAGTGATGACACGATTGCTGATACCTCTGAAACTGTTGATACTAACTAAGGTCGTACTTGCTACCGGCTGTTTAGACGGACATGTGCCGTCTCGAAGAAGCATAGGGTAGCCCCGATGCCGGATAGGGGCCACCCATTTTTTCTGAGGATTAAATATGAATCGCTACAATATCGACACAGAAAACGACGACCTAATCCAGATTGATATAGATGGTAGTTGGACGGTTGAAAAAGGCGAAACAGCGATGTTTTGTATCGTCAGGATGGAGTATCCTAGTACCAAACAATGCACTATTGGTGTAACCCACAAGGATTTAGTGCAAATTAGAGACACCATTAATCGTATTTTGGGTGATACTAACTAGCGAATCGAAAGGAGACCGTTGTGAAAAGTTCAACCCTTCCGATTTATAAAACGTGGCTTGCTGCTGCTACTCCTGAGCAGATTGATTTTGTCGATCAGGTTTATGCGATTTGCGAAGAGCATTACGAACACGGCGGAGATCGTGTTGTCGAATGTTTCGATCCTGATTTCGTTCTAGAAACATTCGAGAATATTAACGATGTCCAGGAATTCTGTGGTCTGGCTGTAGAACAGGAACTGAATTGCCGTTGGGGCGAGGACGATGATCCTGAGCTTCAACGACACGAAGACTTTAAAAATAGCGGCAACTGGTAACCAAATAACTGCAAGGAGAAATAAAATGGGATGGATTGCTAGCGTTCCGAATTCATTTGGAAGTGGTTTTATTGAGTGTCTCGAACAGATTGTCGAAGATAATGGGATTCTTTTACGAGAAAGTTTTAGAAAAATTCTTGCAAAAACCGCTACTGATTGGGGTCATATTGCAGGAAGTTTAAATGGAGGAAATGAATCCTACTACAATCTGTATAGGATGGGTTCAAAGATAGATGAGATAACTGAGCGGTGCCGCAATCCAGTCTTTCGCCAAGGCGATAAAGGAGTTAGGCCAGACATTGATTGGGAAAGAATTCTTAAAGATGTGAAGTGGGTTTCCGATATTGTTTTATTTGAGTTGCAGAACAACGTTGTTGCTGTTGACCCCTTTAATCGTTATGTAGAAATGGTGGATTCCCCTCATATTCCTGAGTGGAGAAGAACCAGAGAATATGTTAAATATAAGTCTTTTTCAAACGACGATTGTGCCTGATACCAACTATAGCGTCAGTTCGATTCACCCCCACACAAGGAGACTCGTATGAGCGACGACATTTGTGAGTTCATGGGCGAAGGCTATGGCGAGGCCCAGTTGGCGATTCGTGCGGCCCGTGAGGTCGAGCAGACGCTGGAACGTCTGGGAGGCGATCAGGAACTCCACTACATGGAGTATTGGCACGGTAGTGATGATCGGTACGACGACAACTCCTACGATGCTGGGAGCCGGTGGTGCGAAACCACGCTTCGGGAAATCCTCGAAGACATGGTGATTTACCAGAAGGAGATTCTGGTAAAGACTCCGCCGACTGATCGTTACCCCAATGGTAATTTTTATTACCAGCGGCGGGACGCTGTTCTCGACATGAGCGAGATCAACTGGCTCGGTGATGTTTCGTCCATGTTCTGCGATATGCGTGAAGGCGACGGCGGTGGCGTGTATTGCCTCTGCACCGCTGCTGAAGCCAAGGCCAAGCAGTTGGAAGACCGCCGGAAGGATTTGGAGCAAACCGCTGCCGACTTCGCCCGTCAGTGTGGTTACAAGGTGGGAACGAGGGAATATGTCCTCGCCGCCTACGAAGCTCTGGAGGATGTTCGATACGAGCGTGATCGCTGGAACGACGGCGAGACTCGTATGGAGCAGTGGGCGGCGTGCCAGTTCGCCGGGGTTGGATCGAGTGTGTATTACGACGATCTCAACTTCGAGAATGGTCGTTATGCGGCCCGGACGGACAAGTTGCGGGATGTGTTGGATTGGTTGGAGGAGGTTTGTCCGCTCTTGATGCGGCAAATGGAGCTTCAGGTTTCGAAAAATCAGGATTATGATGAGTGATCCTGAAGTTTATCACAGTAAGTGCAAAGCACTTACTGTGATAAACTAATACCAACTAAGATCCCGAACCCAAAAACTGGAGAAAACCATGTATCGTTTTCGTGATAATGTTTCTGGTGTCACTCATGTCAGCATCGAAAGTGTCAACAAACACTTGCACAAGATAGGTCTTGTACAAACTGTGAGGGGCTATACCTATAACAGCAAGCACGGACCTGACACTGCTGTTCTCATCAAGGGCGACAAGGGTACTATGCGACTCATGGGCCTGAGTTGGGGATATGGTGGAGAAGGACCGAGGGGATTGCACTACGTGTTGACGAAGATTGGTGTTGAGAAAAACGAAATAGATCGTGTTTTGAAAACAAGTTGGGATGATTGCGACAAGATTGGCACCAAGTGGATTGTTGATATGGATTATCCCATAATTGGTCTTTCTTAGTGTTGTTGTTGATTTGTTTATGATACCAACTAGGGTGGTGTTGGATGTGTTGTCCATCATTGTCCCAGTAAAGAAGGAGACTCGTAATGAGTAAGAATGAAGAGACGGTCGAGAAGGTCGAGAAGGTCGAGAAGGTTGCGAAGCGTGGTCGGGTTCGGATCGACGATGTGCAGTTCGTCGATGTGTGGCTGAAGCACTACAAGGCGGGTGGCACGCTCCATGACGTTGCAGCCGAACTCGGTTGCAGTTATGGCGGCGCTGCCCAGAAGGCCAAGGTTCTTCAGGAGGATGACGGCGTGGAACTGCCGGAACTGACGAAGAAGGTTCGTCGCCGGTCGGTCGATGCCGCTGCCCTGAACGACCGGATCAAGAAGGCTCTGGCCAAGTAGTTTCTGGTAGCCGGGGGAGCGTAAAAACTCCCCCGGCTACGCTTTTTTTATGAATCGAAATCTTGTTTTAGGCACTTACTACTTCAATAAAGTCGATTCTAACGATTTGCGTGTTATTGTATACGCTCTTGACGCAATCATCGGTGATAAAACAACTCCAGATAATCTCGAATCAAATGCCGTAGTGTTGAAGGATTATATTCAATCGCTTTTGCTTCACCGAAAAGAATCTGGCGATACCAACTAGGTAAACAAAGGAGTATCTCATGACCACTAAAAACATTGAAAAACCTACTCTAAAAATCATTGGTACCGATGGCAATGCTTTTGCCATCCTTGGCAAGGCTCGTCGTGTTGCAATCCAGCATAACCTCGATTGGAATGCTATTCAGGCCGAGGCCACATCCGGCGACTATAATCATCTCCTCGCCACCATGACCAAATATTTTGACGTTGAGTGATACCAACTAAAGCATCAGTTCCTCTACCTTATGGAGATTCACATGAGCAAGATTCGTCTCGCTTCCGCCCCGATGATTCATACTCCCGGTGTGATCGCATGGGCAAAAAATGGCTACCAGTTTCCTCGTGATCGTAAAAATATGGTCAAGATCATCACAGAAAGTTTTGGTCTGACCCCTGAATGTGCTCACGATTTGCTTTCTGGTCGTGTCGAGTACAAGGTCAACGACGATAGCGTTGAGTTTGAGTATGACGGTTTGGCTATTGCTTGATACCAACTAGGTTGTTGTTCTCTTTTACACAAAGGATTTATATGTCTAACGAAAAGAATGTTATGAGTCGTGATAAGGTTTTCGCCACACTCAAGGGCATGAATGTTGCCAAGGTTGAAGTGTTCTACAGTGGTGGAAACGATGAGGGTGGAGTGAATCAGATCGACCTTTTTGATGCTGATGGTAAGAAGATTCGTTCGATGGAAGAGTATTACGGCGGCAGTAGCGTTTGGGATGAAGCAACCAAGGGTTGGAAGCAGGCCGAGGCTCCTACAGACGAACAGCGTCTTTCACAGGCGCTTTGCATCCCGGTGTATGACAAGTACGGTAGTTTTGCCGGTGATTTTTACGTCGATGGAACTATCACATGGGACGTTGAGAATCGCAAGGTGCGAGATCACGGAACAGAGCAGGTTAGTCACGACGAGAGTTTCGACGACGATCTTTGATATTGTTTGATACCAACTAGGGGGAGTGTGAACAACACTCCCCCTAGTTCCTTTTAGGAGAAGACCATGAACCGTTCCAAGTTTACTGTTACTCGCCAACACCGTTGGAGCGATGGTTTGAAGATTGTCGAAGTTTCGCAGGGCGGCGTTGACTATGCCAATCCTGATGCTCTCTGCAAGAAATGGCAGGGAGAGTTTGACGAATACACCGGCATGACTGCTGCTGTCGAGGCTGCAATCGGTATCGCCAAGGCTTGGCAGGAAACGACCACCGATCAAATCTTTATCGGTGTCGGTTTTACCCATGGTATGACGATGGAGTTTGATGCTCTCACCCTGAATGATGAAACTTTCGATATGCTTCTCGAAAAGGCTGAGAAGTTTGACGCTGATTTGCCCCGGTGTGAGCATTGTGGCGACATTCTGACCGGCGAAAACTACGGTCACGAGTTTTCGGATGGATACTGCTTCTGCTCCGAGAACTGTGCCGAGAACGCTTATCACGAAATGTTGCAGGAAGAGGTCTAATACCAACTAGGGGGGAGTAGGACATCTACTCCCCCCTTATCGGAGACAAATATGATTTTTCATTTATTCAACGGCGCTAAAACTAAAGAGGCTTGGAATCCCGAGAGCCCAGAGTTTATTGACGATTGGAAGCCGGAAGAACACACGATCAAATGCGATGCTGTCCAGGTCACCTACTGCGATCATGTCAAAGTTATTGCCGGTGACGATCTGATCGAGTTTCACTGGGACAAAGACGGTTTCATTGAACACAATGGTGTTTTCTACGGCGATTTCATTGTAGACGTTGATACCAACTAGAAAATCAAAGGAGACGCCATGAACATCAAAACCTGTCGGTACGTTGAAGCAACAGAGATTTTCAAAGGATTCGGACTTGCTTGGGACGTTTTTATCAACAGTGATCCTGCCTGCACATGGGGCGATAATAACCGCTCTATGGTAACTGCTGACGTTATTATCAACGCTCTGGAACAAAGCGATTTGAACGTCGGTAATGAAGCAAAGCAGGTGGAGCAAGTTGTCAAAATCCTCGATACTCTTGAGCCTGATGTCTACGTTGATCTGGAGAACTAATACCAACTAGGTGGCTGTGTCATCCCTTACCCAAAAGGAAAATATCATGGACTACCAGACTGCATCTAACGAGTTGAATCGTGGCCGGAATGGTCGCCGCAAGGTAGACAACAATACCTATCTGTATCCCGTGAATGATGGTATCGCCGTGCGACTTCACGCTACCGATGTGGTTGTTATTCACCCGGACAATACCTACACGCTCAATACGGGCGGGTGGCGTACCGTCACGACTAAGGATCGTATCAACAAGTTTTCACCCGCTCGTGTTTTTTCAAACAAGGGCATTTGGTACGCCGGTGAATATCCTTTTGTCGATGGCATCAAGGTTGACGCTAATGGCATCGCCATCAACGCCGATAAGGAATCTAATAAAATCCAAAGATATAAGAACCGTCTCGATAAGATGGTTCGGGAATATATCAACGGATTTGCCCATGACGCTTTTGAAAATGGTTTGCAGCAACCTAATAGCGGCGATTGCTGGGGTTGTCACTTTACCACTGATGGTAAGGATGATCCTATGGGAGTCGATCATCTTTTGAGCCACTTCGAGGAAAAGTATTACGTTCCTTCGCTCCTATGGAAAGCGATCAACTCTCGTGGTTACTCGAATCCAGGTTTGATTTGGAGTTTGATCCAGACCGACGTTGAAAAGGGGAACTTTCGCCTTTTGAATGACGTTTTGCGAGCCTATTTTCGCAAGAAAAAGCCTGCCTTGCTTGATATGATGATGATGGTTGCCTAATACTAACTAGGGGGATGTGAGCGATCACATCCCCCTAGTTTCTTTTCTAAGGAGCACATCATGGCTGCGATTTTCGTTGATACTTTCGAGGAGCGTGTTGCCAACATCTTTGCCGGTCTGATGGTTGAGGATTTGGTTGGAGCAGAACCGAAGATTGTAAAGATGCTTATTGCTGCCAAGTATTTGATGATCGTTGAAACCGAAGATGGCAAGCAAGTTGCACATTACAATACCAACTAGGCTCATACCCGAAAGGAAAACAAATGGCAACTGCATATCATCACAGTTTATCTAGTGTGAAAAAGTGGGGCGGCGAAGTCAAAGATTATCTCGCCATCCATGAATGGTTTGACGCCAGCAAGGCTTTACACGGCGATTTTCGTCACCGTGCCTTGCGGCATCATGCCGAGGGAATCCAAATGGCAATCCTACTGTTTGGACACCCGGACGATCATACAATAACTGTAAGCACGGGACGCAAAGTTCCTGTGACATGGATAGGCGAACAGCACGTTATTGAGGATTGTGGATTCATCCCCACGTTCGGGGATTGGGCAATCCAGATTCAGCCCCAACCGTGGATGAATCAACCTGTCAAGTTGAGCAAGATTCTTGAAAAGGAGAAAGTTGCATGACCATCGACGATGCTATCAAACAACTTGAAAGCGAAAAGCAAGGCGGCACCAAAAACATCATTTTTGCATGGTGGGATGCGAGTTGTTTTGGTCGTAAAGATGATGATGATTGGGGTGCTGTTTGTGATATTGTTGAAGATAAAATGGATTGGTCTGACGCCCACGACCAAATAACTGATCTAATCAACCTATCCGAAAGTGATACCAACTAGACAACCGAAAGGAACCCTATATGAGCAAAGATGGTTGGATACTTTGGGATTACGGTCAAGGCAAACCTTTTTACGACGGTATTCCCACGGTATACGATACAGAGCGTGAGGCTCTGCTAGAGATTGCCGATTATGTTTCAACTCGCATCGACGAGTTTGTGAGTGGTGATCGAGAAGAACTGGACACCGAGTGTGATGCCGTCGCTGTCCCAGTCACAGTGCATCCAGACGGTTTTATTAGCGGCGAAGATTTTGAATGGTCACCTAATACCAACTAGAAGCACGAAAGGAGAAATCAATGGCTTTTACAGCAGTGGGTTTTAGTGCTGAACACGAAGGTTTCTGTGCTTCTCGTAGTGTTGCCACTGATGTTCCACAGTCTGTTGCCGATTATCTGAAAGTAGAGTTTGGTCTGTATTTCGACCAGATTCTTCTGATGAAGAACGGTGATGATTCGCCTGAAGTGGTTCATCACTGGAGTATCGGTGAGGAATACGACGAGCAGTGATACCAACTAGGTGTGCATGAGTTCGATAACCTCTTATGGAGAAAACCATGAGTGTCAATCTTGATCTGTTTCGTAGCACGAAGGGTCAGTATCTCCCGGCTGCTTGGCGTAAGCCGGTCAAGCCTGCGGCTGCTCACAAGAGCCGGGAGTTGGTCAAGCGTACCAGCGGAATCTTTCGGGCTGGTATCGACTTTAGCCATCTCGGCATGATCGAGGAGGCGATTCGTGACGGTGAACGTGGTGAAGTTGGCGAACTGCCGTGGGGCGAGTGGGAGAAAGATGGTTTTCCCTACTTTATTGCCCACAAGGGTAATCGGTACATTCGCCTGTATCCTCCGTATCGCCGGAACGACGAGGGCAAACTGGAGCCGTGTTGGGCTAATGCCCAACTGGTTGTTCAGTATTGGGTTGATGGAGTGGAAGTGGATCGTGACACTTTCAAGTCTTTCTTGACTCCCAGCGATGCCAAGTCGATGGAAAATGACCCGCCTTGCATCACGGTCAACATCGACCACCTGGAAGTGCTTGGCGAGACTGACCCGAATCGACCCCGGCGGCGTGCGGCTTGATACCAACTAGGGGGGTGTGAATAACACCCCCCTAGTTTCTTTTATGAAACTTGACATAAGAAAGGACTTATATGTGTAAGTGTGCTTTTACAACTTGGGATCTTTTGGATTCTATCAACAAGCGTCGTGCAAAACTTGGCTTGGATGAAATGCCATATCAAAATATGCTCATGTTTTACCGAGTAATCCAGCCATTTCTTCCTCCTGATACTATCATTGGACGTTCTTACATCTTTCGCAAGGGCAAGATGCGTCGTATCGTAGCGGCGCTGTATAAAAAGCCCTATCGAAAAGTTCCACGAGTTGATTGGTACTCTTGGAAGGTTGCCTGATACCAACTAGGGGGGTGTGAATAACACCCCCCTAGTGGAAACATATGCTACCTCTCGCCGTAGTAGATGGAGTAACAGCCCAGCCGTGTGTAAATAGCGGGTATTGTTGCAAACAACGCCCTTGCCCGTTTGGCGAAACTCTCCCCAACCAAACCGTTTGTAAACACTTGGAACCAATGAATAATGAAGGACACCCCCGGTACACTTGTGGCATCGCAGCGTTCATTATCACACAGCCCGGTTGGGAAATGTCTCCAGCCTTTGGGGCGGGATGTAGCAGTACCATCGGCAACCGAGATCGACAGATTATCCTTAGAGAACTTCGCTCTCAAAAGCATGGTTGAAGGTTTGATATTTTTCATCATGAGCGGTGATTGTATCAAACTTGCAATGTATCGTGCCGAACACACTTGTATGCAAGCGGGTTTAGATCCCGAGGAGTTCATGCCGATTATTCAATCGGTCATGAATAACTTCCAGTCAACAACCAAGAAAAACCCGATGAGTTCCATGTTCTGATACCAACTAGAACAGAACTTTGGAACACAAAACTTGACACAACCGATATAAGGGATATAATCGGTTTTTATTGGAGAAATCAAATGAATGAATGGCCTTATGGTGATTACATCTATAAAAGCAATCACCAGGATAAGTTCATAAAGAAGTTCCCCAAAAAGGTACGACCATATCTACATAAAGTTCTAATGTATTTGGAACTTGAATATGGCGTTCATGTAAAACTATTGAGTCCTGCCGCCATAGCCATGACCGATGGTGTTCCTTGGGGCGGCAAAACCGTTCCTGAATCGGCTCGTTTGATTATGGAAGGTTTATGGCAGCAAGGTTACCCCAGACCGGATTTTGAAGAATAAATACTAACTAGAGGACTGCTCAACTTTTAAATGCCCCGTTCGTATAGAAGTTAGTATATCGGGCTTTCATCCCGAAGACGCCGGAGCGTTACCGGCACGGGGTACTTTTATACTTGATTGTGTTTGATTACTTTTTTGCAAAGTTCGAAAAACTCCTCTACCAAAAGATCGCCTTTGGCTTGATTTGCTTCTCTGCAAGCAATTTGACAATTATTCAAAGAATCATCTCCCCCTCTAGACCTGGGGACAATGTGATCTAGGTGATAAGACCTGGGTTTATTTAAATTTATAGGTATTCCCGTCAAATAGCATACTGGGTTTTTTCCTATTTTTTCAAGTAAATCTTTTGATGAAAACATAAATTCTCCATATGTTGTGTCTTTGTTTTGAAAAAAACGGGCCATTTTAATTCTCAATCTCTTAATTATTTTTTCATTATCAATTTTGTCTTGTTTTGATAAGTTATAATGTTCATTTGTGGCTTTGTTTACAAGCGAGCAAAAACGATTTATTTTGAACTGTAGAGGATTTATCTTTCTTCTTTTGTTGTTGCGAGCAAGGCTTTTTTCTTTCTGGCCTGCCCCACAATGAAATGAAATAGTTCCCTTTGAACACCCCAAGACATTTTCGATATAATTGTAAGAATGACCTTGACTTCTTAGTTCGATTATTTTATTCTTAAATTCTCCATACATAACACTTGAACTCCCCAAGCATATATAAGCCTGAGGAATTCAAAAAAAGTTGCCCGATACCAACTAGAACACCAGTTCGGTACTCTGGAGTATGTCATGCTTGTTATAGGTGATGTTCACGGTCATCATGCCGACTATCTCGACTTGATTGATAATGTCGAAACTTCTGTGCAGGTCGGTGATTTTGGACTTAGTTGGGAAATACTAACTAAGGCTAATGTCGATCCAACAAAGCATCGTATCATTGGTGGCAATCATGATAACTACTCTGTGGCTCATACCTTTCCTCATTATCTTGGGGATTTTGGCTTGGTCACTCACGGAGGAGTAACTTTCTTTTTCGTGAGAGGCGAGCGCAGCGTTGACGCCCACCTGCGAACAGAAAACATTAGTTGGTGGCGTAACGAAGAACTTGACATGGCAACGGCATATAACGCTGTTGCGGCATATGAGGCATCTCAGCCTGATATTGTTATAAGTCACGGTTGTCCTGCGGATGTTCTTCCTTTTTTTGTAACCAATCCATCCAAGTATCATCCCAGCAGAACAGCACAGTTGCTCGATGTGATGCTAGAGATTCATCGGCCACAGTTGTGGCTTTTTGGTCACCACCACACGAGTGAAATTCTTACAGATCGTGGCACAGTATTTCAGTGTCTCAACGAACTAGAAACTGTGAATATCTAATACCAACTAGGATATCAGGAGGACCACATGAAAGATCACGGTTGGACTAGGTGCAAAGATCAACTGCCCGAACCGGGCCAAATCGTTTATTACTTCGGGCCTTACATCGGCATTGGAATCGGCCGATTTGACCCGACGATACAAACTCAATGCTGTCACGAGGATGAAAATGGCCACATTGTTTACGAAGAAATGTCGCAGAAACTTATCGACATGATCAACCACAACAAGTTCATCAACAATAACTTTGGTGTGGTTGATGCTGATGATGCCCCCTTCTGGCGTGAATACGATGAAAAAGACGCCAAGGGTTGGTGCCCGATTCCTCCCGATTACATCACTCTCGAAGAAAGGTTGGAAAAAGATGCGCAACGATGAAAAGCCCCAGTTTGATCCTGATAGCGACGATGAGTACGACTATCTGAAGGAAAACTGGGTTCTCGGTGACGAACCTATGACCGAAGCCCAACGCCGAGAAAATGAAGCGTGGGATGAAGAGTGTCGCCGCAATAAGTGGTGATACTAACTAGGTGGGTGTTATCTTCACTTCACAGGAGTTTCAAATGGATCTTGCAACCAGCAGCAATCTGAACGAACTGATCCGAAAGACAATCAAGCAAGAATGCGCTCCGGTAGATGTCCGTGCTCGATTTGTCGAGATGCTCGATGATTCATGGGCTGAGAATGATTTCCTCCGGACGTTTCATCTTACAGCCTCGACCGTAATCGAGGAATGTGATCCGACGATGTTTCAGCAGGAACTGCTGAACTTCACGGACTCGTGCGATGATCTTATCGAGATCGACGAAGAGTATTACGACCGTGAGGCGGTAGAGTCTGTCAAGGCCGAACTGATTCAAGAGATCGAAAGCCTCTAATACCAACTAGGAACAAGGTGAGTGAATCACTCACCTTGTTCCTACCTTTATGAAAGGAAGCGATTATGACTTTTGATCGTTGTTGTGAACTTGCCAATGAAGGTGTTCCAGGTGTGCTGATCGACTTTTGCGGCTATGAAGTGCCGCACAGCATCCACCGGCTCACGAAGAAAGTTCTTCGTCGCCTGAAGCGTGATGGCATCGTTGTGGTCAACTATGACGATAGTTTCGGTCGAGTTGCTGCCGAGGAACTTGAGGACATCGCCGGTGCGATTGGACTCACGTTCGCCCATGTGAGGAATCATCAGTTCGTCATCGCTGATGAGGACGGCGGCAAGATCAAGGCCATGGAACTCGAAAGTACCGATCAGGACTTCGAGAACACCTAATACCAACTAGGGGGGAGGTAACACTCCCCCCTAGTTTTTTTCGAAGGAACATCATGAACCTTTATTCCGCCGCCGATTACCACACAACAAAGTCCATGCACACTCTTTCGTGGATTTACGCCCACGGTGAAGCCGAAGATTTCATGCGTCATGATGTGCTTTTGACTCCTTATCCGGTGATTCGCCCGGAACCGGGACTGTATAGTGTCACACTGCACAATCCTCAAGGTAAAGCCAAACAGGCTTTTATGTTCGTTTGGAAATATCAAGTTTCAGATGTCAGGGGGTTGGTTGTGCTTGGTGATGATCTCGAATCGGTGGATCACTGTTGTTCAATATTCAGAAAGGCGTTTGTCACTTTGTTTGATACCAACTAGAGCATTGTTCGATCACCCTCACTAAAAGGAATCAACATGATCAACGAAGCCTTCTTCAGTATCTGCCGGGATGCCAAGCCTGCTGTGAGCGGCTACGTCAGCCTGTATATGAATGTTCCCTACTACGGTGGCCCAGAGGAGGGCGGTTGGTGGGGCAGCGATACGGTGCTGGTGGCTCATCATCACTGTGGCAACGAAGTCGAAGCCGAGGCGGTCAAAATCAAGGTCGAGGAATATGCTCGTGAACTGAGCGATGATGCCCGAAAGGATTTTGGTCGTGCTTGTCTCGCTCAGTGTGAATGGCTTGAAGCAAGGGGGCTCGATAGTGATAGCCTGCCCGAAGTGGACGGCGAGGTGAGTTACTTTGTGGTAGTTGAGGAAGTTCCGGGCGAACACGCCTCACGGGGTTGTCGTCACTACGAGTGATACCAACTAGGCCGCTGTTCCTTCACACCAACCGAAAGGGAAACCATGATCATCAACGGAAAAGTTGAAACGATTGACGATTTCATCGCTATGGTTGATCGGGTAGTGAGTCGCAAGACTGGCATGAGCGTGCATGATCTTCCTGATTTCGCTTTTTGCGATTATTTCGAGGAAGATATGGATTACGAGGACGCCAAAGAAGCGGCCCGTGATTGTGCTTGTGAAATATTGGCCGATCTTGGTTTCGATGAAGACGAGTGATACCAACTAGATCGGTGTTCCTTCCCTCTATCTCTTGAAAGGAGATTCATATGGATGAGCATGATATGCACATGGAAAGTATCCTGTGGCCGTGGATTGACGACGATTCACTGGATGTTCAGGACTATGACCCGAGTTGCGACCCTAGCGACGAGGACAACTATGACGATATGGACGGCGATCACGAGAGTGGTCTAGCCTCCGCCGGTTGGGGCACTGACGAAGATTATGGTTGCCATGGAAACGACGAGTACTAATACCAACTAGGGGGGGTGTGGATGTGCCACACCCCCCCTAGTCCCTCAAATCCAGGAGAACGACATGAAGTTCGTCACGAAGTTTTTTACGGATTGCATCGAGACGGTTGTTCGCAAGGTTCTTGCCGATGAGCAGTTCAAGAGCATGGTTGGCGAATCGGTCAAGACCCAGTTCGACAACCTCGACTATGGACGACTCGCAGAAGAACTGCACGAGCGAGACGTTATCAACTACCGAGAACTCGCCAAGCACGTTGATGCTGACGAGATCGCTCAAAATGTCGATACCGGCGAAATCGAGAACAAGGTAGTCGAGCAGATTGATATGGACAGCGTCACTCAGGGTGTTGTCGATGCCATTGATACCGATGACATCGCAGAGCAGGTCAGGGAACATATCGAGATCGACTACAGCGAGATCGAGATCGACTATCAGGCACTTGGCCGTGCGTTGGTCGATCTGGCTGCGACCCGTAGGTAATACCAACTAGGGGGGAGGTAACACTCCCCCCTAGTTCCTTTTAGGAGTTTCAAATGGATCCGGTAGCAAACAAACTCGAACAAGTTAGCATCGCTCTTGAAATCGCCCGGATTTGGGACGATTGCAATGCTGATGGAACTCTCACAACCGGCCAAATGGAAGCGGTTGCCGATCTTGCCAATCGTTTGGCCGAGTTGGTAACGGCTCTTGCCGGGTGGGAGGATTGGAAAAGCCTCAAGTCCACCTACTGCCGGTAATACCAACTAGGGGAGTGTGAGAAAAACAAATCTCACACTCCCCTAGTTTGGAGGAAACAACATGAAGGTTCTGTTTCTTGATATCGACGGAGTTCTCAACACCCCAAAAATGCTTGGGCGTTTCGGTTTTGACTTTATTGACACTGTTCTTGTGGCTCTCGTGGCAAGAATCGTCAAAGAAACCGAGTGCAAAATCGTATTATCGTCAACATGGCGAATTGACGAAAAAGATCGGTTTGTTGCTACCCGTGAACTATCCGAGCATGGATTGACTATCCATGATTGCACCCCGGTAATTACCCGTAAGCCACCCGACGATCCATCTAATCTTCTTGACGAACTTTGGGAAACATGGAACTGGCCCAAGCGTCACGAAGAAATACAGTTATGGCTTGATCAAAATCCTGTATCTCGATTCGCTATTCTTGATGATCTTCAAGAGGCTTGTATTGAAGGATCGTTCTTCAAGACCGACGAGAATCGTGGCATAACTGTGGAGATTGCAGAAAAGATCATTCAACATCTGAATGATACCAACTAGTAGCGTGTAGTCACTGTGGCTACAACACAACCCAAAGAGGAAATCATGATCAACGTCGAAATGACGGTGCGTGAGGCGGTGGAACTGCTGCACAACCTGCCCGAAGGCAACACGCTTCGAGAGCGAGTTTTCTCGGTTCTGGAATCGCAGGTAGGCGAGGGCAAGCGAACCCTCACACTCCACAGTTTTCCTGCGGAGCGAAAGATCGCCTGCATCAAAGCCGTTCGAAACGGTATGCAGTGGGGTCTGAAGGAGTCGAAGGATTGGGTCGAAGTTGTGCAAGGCGAACGGGTCTGCACGAATCCTCATGCCATCCGCACGGATGACTATTCGTGGAACCGTTGGGATGATAGTGAGCCGTGTTTGCCGCTTGAATACGAGTGGGTGAACGGCAAACCCAACACGCTCACGGCTCCGACCGCCACGGTACTCCAGATGGCATCGGAAATGCGGGCTGTCGGTGCGGTGGTCACCACCGCTTGATACAAACTAGGGGAGTGTAGGAAACACCTACACTCCCCTAGTCTTTTTCTGAAAGGACCACAATGATCATCCTCGATACCGACCTGAGCAACGCTCCGGGTTGCGTTTGCAAGATTCTGAACGAGCGGGAAACTCGGAGTATCCTAGTCCAAACCGACTATGATGCTCCGGGCGTGGCCCGCACGTTCGGCTGGGATATGACCGAAGTCCAGCCGCAGAACTACGGTTACTACGGGTTGAAGTGTCATCACCGTGGCACCGATGGCACGATTGACTGCCCCGATTGTGGCGTCAAGGCTGGCACGTTCATTGCAGCCGCCATCGAGTTTATCGACTCGAATGACGGTGCAACGGCGGAAGATCCGGGGTACTTCGAGTAATACCAACTAGCAGGGTGTGGGAAAAACCTACACCCTGCTAGTCCCTCTAACAGAAAGGTCGATCATGCGAACGATTCAAGATCTGGCAAAGGAAGCCCTCCAGGTTCAGGACGCCTGCAATCTTTCCGGTGTGGTTCACGGTTTCAGCCGTGCGATCACCGAGTTGCGGGAAATCCTCCGAACAACCGGCGGAGACCTGTCAACCGATGCGGTAAATACGCATCCCATCTGCAAGATGTGGGCAAGCAAGATCCACGATTTGACACGAATGGGATTTGGTGACGCTGATAGTTTCAGTGACGCCTTCTACCAGTGTTCAAATCTCTCTGAGGGAAAGACTGCCGCTTGATACCAACTAGGGGGGAGGTAACACTCCCCCCTAGTTCTTTTTCACGGAGGAAAAGATGTTTCGACGGATTGTAGGACAACTTGCCGATTGGCATTTTTTGGTTGAAGTTCTTGTTGGTTTCACAATCATGTGGTTCGTTTTGTTGATGTTGTGATACCAACTAGGTGGATGTTCCAACCACAACCCCGGAGAACTCACAATGAGTTACACCGCAGCCCCTGCCTGTCAGTTGTTGGCAACACATTGTTGTTGCTGTGGTCGTCCGCTGGTCGATAGTGTTAGTGTCGAACTGGGCATCGGCCCGGAATGTCGCAAAGGCGATACTGGTGGTATCGACGCTGCCACCCAGGATGATTGCAACCGGCTTACTCGTTCCGCTGCTGTTGCCGCTCAGAGTGGTAACGTGGAGCGTGTTCGAGAGATTGCCGAAACAATCGAATCGCTCGGTCTTTCGGAACTGGCAAACAAGATTCGCAAGCGTTTCGTAAACGCCGAAAAGCGATGCAAAATCACCATCGTTGACAATGGTGATATGCTTATCGTTGAAACTCCTTTCCGTAGGAAAGATTCGAGTGGCTTCATCGAAGCGTGGCGAAACATTCCCGGCAGGCGGTATGACCGCAACCGTAACGCCAACGTGGTTCCTGTGAATCAGAAGCGCCAGTTATGGCAACTTCTGCAACGGTTCTTCCCCGGAGAGTTTGGCAAAGGGCCACAGGGAATATTCAGAATCCCTGAGGCTGCTTGATACCAACTAGGTGAGCGTGAGGGTTGTTCCTCACGCTCACCTAGTCCTTTTATGAAAGGGTTTATCGTGGCAACCAAAGTCAAAGTCACAAATCGAATCAAGCGGCAGATCCAGGCCGAGGCTCTCCGGGCATTGCACGACCGGGGACACTTCACCGCCGCCGAGCGGCACGCCGGAATCGAGGCTGACCGCTGCATGTGTGGCGGTTTCGTGTGGGGCACGAATCTGCTCTGCAACGAGTGTGTGATGGAACTCGCCCGCAAGCAAAAGTAATACCAACTAGGGGAGTGTAGGAATCACCTACACTCCCCTAGTCTTTCAAAGAAAGGTTGACCATGCGAAAGATCGAAAAGAAAATGATCGAGGCGATTCAGAATCGCAAGGACATGAGCCTCAACAACACCGTGGTCAAGCACGGTACAGCCACCAGCGTTGTGTTTCTCCACAATCATCCCATTTGCATTTTCATGTGGGCTGATAATGCGGTGGCTGTCAGCAATTGTGGCTGGTCAACGAACACCACCAAAAGCCGCCTGAATGCGGTTTTGGGTTCGTTTTGTGATACGGGGATTCACCAGCACAAGCATGTCTGGTACATGGGCAAGGAAGAGTTCCGCAACGGAACTCGTGTCCCGATGAAGCAGATCGCCTGATACCAACTAGGGGAGTGTAGGAATCACCTACACTCCCCTAGTTCTTTTTCCAGAAAGGGAAAACATGAAACTCATCCTGATGCGTGGCGTGAGCGGCAGCGGCAAAAGCACGCTGGCCGAAAAGATTTGCAGCGAACAGGAATTTGCTGTAATTGTTTCAACCGATCACTATTTCATGGTCGATGGTGAATACCGATTCGACCCGAAGCGTCTCGGTGAGTATCACTCCGCTAACGTGAACCGAACCGAACAGTTCATGGTTGAACGGTGTGCGTGTATCATCGTGGACAACACGAACACACAAGCGTGGGAAATGAAACCCTACGTCGAGTTGGCCATGAAGCACGGCTACGCTATCGAAATCCATCAGCCCGATCCGGTCAGTTTCGAGGAACTGATGCAGCGGCAGGCAAACCGGGCCGACAGCAACAAGGCTCTGCCCGCCGAAGTGGTAAAGCGGATGCTCGACCGATTCGAGCACGATGTGACAGTGGCAAAGATTCTCCAATCGAAGCGACCCTTCTGATACCAACTAGAAGGAGTGTGATAAGCACTCCCCCTAGTTCTTTTTCCAGAAAGGAACATGATGGATCACGAACAGGCCATGCGGAATGCCATGAAGCGTGTGATGACGTTCATGGATAGCCTCTCGCCGGGGAACAGTCCCCGTGCCACAACAACTGACAGCCCGATGATTCACTTCAATGGCTGGAATCGGTGGTGTGTCAAGTTCGACACACACAGCGGTAAAAACTATCACGCATTTGGTTCTACGCTCGTCGAAGCGTTCAATCGGTTGGTCGATGAACCAACCGTGTCTGATACCAACTAGACCAGTGTTCCCTTCCCCTCTTCAAAGGAGTCTGCCATGCAGATCAATTTCCTCGGTGAGAACTACAACGTCGAGCCGGTTGCCATGCGATACACAGACGGCAATCTGGCAATTCAAGTTCTGCGTGCCGATGGGCCTTTCGGTATGCTCTCGACCAATGTCGAGGGTGTGCAACTCGCCCCGAACGAGTTCTGCGTGAAAACGTGGAGCGAGAACGATCCGTGGGCATTGGATCTTATCCGCCAGTGTCCGCAGTTCGAGAACACTGGACGCACGTTCCGTAGCGGGTTCGTCAGCGGCCCGATCTACCGGATGGTTGGTTGATACCAACTAGATCGATACCGAACTACGGCCCTCGTCGTTCAAGACAGAAAGGACGCTGTAGTGTCATGCCAAAGCGGTGGCCACCGCACGGCAATCGTTGCCAAAGTACACGGCAACGATCAGCACACTACGGAAATGCGGGTGCGATACCCGCCGGGGTCAGCATACACTGTAGGCCAAAAGCCGAACAACGAGGCGTCTATCCCACGCCTACAACCCCGAAAGGGGAGAGAGTGTATGGGGTCTAATACCAACTAGGGGGACATGGGGAGACAACCCATGTCCCCCTAGTTCTTTTATGAAAGGCAAACATGGTTCCACGAGAAATGTATCGGTGGGAATATTTCCATGCGATGGGCAACAACTGCCGATTGCATGGAATGTCATCTCACGATGCCCAAACCGTGATCGATAAGGCCGCTGGTTTCGGCAACGATTTCGAAAACTTCTGGACAGGATTTCTGTACGGCAGAAGTGATCAAATCGCTTCTTTGCCAAGCAAAGATTCCGTGGTCTGGGTTTTTTAGTCTGTCACATTTCGACAGGCCGTGCGTAATACCAACTAGAACGGTATCGAGAATGGCTCTCGACGCCCACAACCCTCCTGTCCAGAAAGGACAACTGTCATGAAGTTCATCCTCAATGCGTTTTCTCTAAACATGATCGGCACATTTCCGGCGACCATCACGGTCGAGGAAGTCTCGACCCACGAAGCCTGTGTCGAGGCTCACGGTGTCACCAGTGGCGTCGGCCACCCCGATACGGCGGCGGTGTTCGCTTCGATTCTCGGTACGCCCGTTCCGATGAATCGTGCAACCGTCAGTCTCGTGTCTGGTGATCGTGTGCTGGTGGGCCAATACAGTGGCCCTCGTCTGCCCGAGGGTGCAACTACGCTGCCCGAGGGTGCCACGATCAAGTGGCTCGTCGTCTCTGTCAACTGATACCAACTAGCAGGGTGTGGTGATGAGCCACACCCTGCTAGTCCTTCAACCCCCAACCCTGAAAGGCAATCATGCCCTACACCGCTTGCGTCCTCGAAGAGTCATCCCGCACCACGCTCGTGGAGTGGATGTATTCCAATCACGAAGTGCCCGAGCACTTCGAAATCGTCGGCCACCACTGCACCGTCGATCTGAAGCCCATCGCCAAAAGCATGGGCTGCGATCTGGATGGCCAGCGACACGAAATGCGTGTCGTTCGTTTCGGTCGTCTCGACGGCATCATGGCTGTCGAAGTCGAGACGGTTGTTCCCAGCAAGAACGACCGCAAGCACATCACCTTGTGCTACGACAAGCCGAATGGCTGGAAACCGAAGCAGTCGAACGACATCGTGGAATGGACTGACATCGAACCGTTCGTTCTGCACGGTGTCGTGAAGGAATGTGCGTGATACCAACTAGGGGGATGTGATGAAAGTCACATCCCACCTTTCCTTTTCACAAAAAGGCCGATCATGAACACTGATTTTCAAATGATGGTCGAGGCGCAGGTGGGTGACAAAACGGTCACCGTTTATTGCGAAACCCATGCAGAAGCGTGGGCTGCGGAAAATGCCATCCGCAACATGGCACGACAGTTCGGCTTGCAAGTGGGCACGGTGACAATCACCGTCAACGACACACCACGGTGGCGAGTCGATACAATCTGGCTCAATCCTCCATACAGTGTTGTGCAGGATCAGTGATACCAACTAGGGGGGTGTGAACAACACCCCCCTCTTCTCTTGAAAGGAGAACGACGATGGAAAACGAAGGCCAGATGCGAAGTAGGACATGCACGTTCGTCAACAGAACGTACATGTTCGAACACATCGAAGAGGCACTGATGTTTGCTCCTCCGGAGCAGACGATCAGCATCGAGATTCTGCCAGATGGACGCTACAGTGTTACCGAAACGTGGCGGGATGCGGAGCCTGCCGACCGCAGACGGTTCGCCAGCATCTGCAATCGTGGCGGTAACTGATACCAACTAGGGGGACACGGGGAACAACCGTGTCCCCCTAGTTCCGTTTTCCCTCAAACCAGAGAGGCCATCATGACGATCAAAGTTCAGATTCCGGGCCGAGTCACAGCCTCTGCCCTTGTCGAGTCCGGACTCGACGCTTCTAGCAACGGAGTGCTGACATTCCACGCTTTCAGCGACGCCATGAAAGCGAGGGTGTTGGAACTGATTGCCGCAGGGCAACACGTGGTGGTCAAGGCCACCACCGAAGTGCCCCGAACCGGCGATTGGTTCGAGCCAGCACAGTGATACCAACTAGGTGGACACGAGGACACAACTCGTGTCCCCCTAGTTTCGTTTCTCCTAACCCCGGAGTTTTTCCATGAACGATACAATCAAATGGCGAAACTTGCCCGCCCGCATGACCCCGAAGGTCGATCCCTCGTTCGATGAACTGTGTCGTGCGATGAAGAATCGTACACAGATCACGGTCATCGGAGCATGGGGCCATCCCATCACTGGCCTCGTCAACAAAATCGAGGCAGAGGGTGGTAGCGGTCGATGCTGGAACGTGACGATCAGTCACGGCATCCACACCAGCACGATCTTCGTCCGCACGGCGTGATACCAACTAGGGGGACACAGGACACAAGCCTGTGTCCCCCTAGGTTCGTTTCCACCCCGGAGGATCACATGATCCACATCGCTAGTTTCGTTCGGCGTCAAACCGCCGACAGTCGGTTCAGCCACTGGACGCTGGACGACAATGCTCTCGTCCAAAGGATCGAAGCCGGTCTGCCCAATGCCAAACCCGGATACCGGGATGGCGTGGTGCTCGTGCCGGTCGATCCCGATGGCTTCTTCAGTGCCACGGTCACGCTGACCAACGGCCAAAAGCTGGTGGGCGAGTTCGCCAGCCGTCGCACCGGCGAAGAGCCTCGTAAGAGTCTCGCCGCCATCGGCCAGAAGCAGCCCGCCGGTACGGTGTGGGTCGTGCTCTACGCCCACCACGTTCTCGCTGAGAAAAACGAGAACGAGACCGATGCCGACTGGGAAGTGGTCAGCGTCAACGCCAGCCCGAGCGTGGACGCTGAACCGGCTCCCATGCCGCCGGAAACGCTGATCGCCAACCACTTCGAGTTGGATGGCGGGACGGCGACGAAGATGAGCGACAGTGACTTCGTCGCATCGCTCAAGGCCAGCGTCCTCTACTGGAAGGACAAGGCACAGGTTCAGCCTGAGTGATACCAACTAGAACAGTGTCGAGGGGGATGGCAACGTGCTGTCCCCCTCGACGGTTCGATTCCTTCAGGAGAACAAAATGGAGTTGCACATCTACCAGCTCGGGGGTCTCGACAACGACTCCCTGATCGGCATCGCTCACGACACGCACACGATGCGGTCGCTGATCGAACTGGCCGAACGCCGGGGTGCCACGGGCGTGAGCCTGCACGGCACCGTCCCGCACTTGCGGGAGAGCGTGAGCGGTGAGTTCACGCTGGACGAGGCCAAGCGGGAATACAACAGGGCCGTCGATGCGGTCAACGCCGTCATCATGGACGGCATCGACCCGGCGTTCGGGATGCAGCCCTGATACCAACTAGGGGACTACAGGAACGGCCTGTAGTCCCCTAGTTGCGTTCCTGCCCCGGAGACTTCGCCATGATTTCTGAAGGGCCGAACGATCTTTTCATTGAAGACGGCGAAAGCCTGTCCTCGATCATCGAACGGATCGGCAAGAAGTGGCCCGGTGCCACACTCGATCATTGCAAGATCGAGCACAACGACTGGTTCGAAAAAATGATCGTGAAGTTGGTATCGCCTCAGTGATACCAACTAGGGGGACACGAGGACACAACTCGTGTCCCCCTAGGCTCGTTTTCCTCAACAACAGGAGCCTTCCCCATGAAGGTGCAAAAGAAAGTTTTCCGTTTCCACGCCAAGCGTGGGCAGCAGGATATGGTGATCGAACTGCTGCGGCAGTATGGTCAACCGTGGACGACCACGAGCGCCGAGGGCATTCGTGTGTTCGTCGAGTTGCCCGAGGGCGTCAGCAAGCGGAGCGTCGATAAGATGCTGCGTGATGCTGGTGTGCCGGGTGCGGCATCATGCCGTAACGTCCCCATCGTGGACGTTGGATATGATGCCGGAAGGATGGAGCCTGCCCTTGAACGGCTCTATCGAGCCGGATACTTGAACCGAAAGGTCAAGATCTCGTGGGGCGGCACACGGGTCACCATCGGCTATCTTCGGGCAGAAGATTACTGCGACGGGCCGGGATTCGGCTTGTACGTAGACCCCGACAAAAAGATGAACGGCTACCAACTGCCGACATCGGCAGTTCAAGGAACACCGGGACAGAAACTGCCGTGGTGTTGATACCAACTAGGGGGACACAGGACACAAGCCTGTGTCCCCCTAGGTTCGTTTCCCCTCCAACAAGAAAGATTCTTCACATGAAGAACTTCCTCAAGCTGCTCCTCTGCTCTGTTCTGGTCGGATCGTGCTTCGCCGCCATCATCTGCGGCTACGTGATGGTCGGAACGGCCATGGGGTATTTCCACCCCAACTACGTTCCCGAAGCGGGTGAAACGCTTCTCGGTTTCTACGTCACGCTGTACACATGCAGCGTGGCCCCATTCCCGTTGCTGGTGCTGCTCATCAGTACCAGTACGGCCGTTGCGAGTGTGTTCGAGCATCGGTGATACCAACTAGAACACCACACGAGTGAACACCGTCTACGGCTGGTCATCCTCACCCCCTGCTTGCAGGCGTAGAGGGTGCCAAACCGGAAGCGTGGGCCGACATGCGGGTTCGATCCCCGTAGTCGTTTCCTGTCTGGTGCGGATCATAGGGGCTGATCGTAAATGCTCCGCCAGCCGTAGACGGCTTCACCTTGTTAATACCAACTAGGTTGGTGTCGAGTGAGTCACAACGTGTGACACACTGACGTTCGGTAGGTTTCTTTCAGGAGGATCGCCATGAGCAAGCCCAAGGTCAAGTCCGAGCCCGTCGCCCGCACCGCCAAGCCCAAGTCGGCCAAGCAGTTGGCCAAGCGGGCGGCGAACATCGCTGCCTGGGAAGCCCGCAACGCCGCCCTTCGGAACGGCACCTTCAAGGGCGTGGTCGAAAAGGCCGCTGAGGCGAAGGCCCGACACGTGGCCGAGCGGATGGCCGAGACGGAGAAGGCCCGCACGATGGTGGTGACCCACATGAGCCACCCGGTCTACGGCCAACGGCTCAGCCGTTTCCTCAACGGCAGCAAGGCCGACCCGAGGTTGCTGGCCAACGTGGTGATCCCCAACTGGATCAAGACGCAGGGTATCGTCGTCGATCACGTGCGACCCACCACGTGATCTGATACCAACTAGGGGGGTGTGAGTGATGCAAGTCGCTCACACCCCCCAGCGGGTTGACGGCCCGCCATCCTGTCCCCGTCTCGACCCCTGAGTCATCCACACTCATACGCTTCGAGTGACTCAAGTCGGGGGATGGGATAACTGGCCGTCGCCAGTCTTCCACCTAGTGATACCAACTAGGGTGGTGTCGAGTGAGTCACAACGTGTGACACACCGACGTTCGGTAGGTTTCTTTGGGAGTCATGCCATGAGCAAGACGAAGAGCAAGGTCAAGCAGCCGGAGGCCGTGGTCGAGCAGCCGGTCGCCCCGGTCGAGACGAAGAGCATCGCTTGGCCGGTCGAGGCCGAGAAGGAACTGCTCTCCTCCGGTGGCTACATCAGCGGCGGTCGTTTCTATCTGCCGATGAATCGTGCGGCGGGTACGTGCGAGTACACGAGCAAGGCTGGTCGCACGGCGACCTACTGCATCTTCCGGGCCGACACGAACGGCTACAACTTGCTGCCCATCAGCAAGAGTGGCAAGGTCGCTCACAGCGACATCAAGCAGAACGGCAAGTACCTCAACGTGGGCTTCCGTGTCAGCAGCGAACGTGTCAGCAAGGTCGTGATGCGGTAGTGATACCAACTAGGGGGGAGCGTGGTGAAGAGCCACGCTCCCCCCGACTGTCGAACGGAGTGCCGCAGGGTCGAGCGATGACCCTGCGGCACTTTTCGAAACTCAGAAACTCTGAGTGATACCAACTAGAGGGGTGGGTACCCTATGCCACTGCTGGCGGATACCGCACCACCCTATTGTTTATAACCCTTTAATTTTTTATTTTTATCTAATAGGGTTTTGTTTTTCAAGAACTCTGCGGCAAAAATTTCCGCCGCCGAATTTTTCTCACCCTCTATTAGGCTCAAAAAATTATTAAAAGCCGTTTTCTGTAAAAATCGCCGTTAAAAATTTTTGCAAGTACTACTATGATTATAATGAAGACTTAAAAGTATTTTATTTCGCTTTAAAATTTGTAAAATAATTAAAAATATAAGGACAATTATGGATAAAAATACAAAAAAAAATACTAGTAATAACAAAAATAAAAAAGGTTTAGATTTTAGAACTTTATCTTTTTCTTTAGTTTCATTGGGGGGTTTCTATAGAGATTACACTAAAGGACAAGTTCAACTTCCGTCTCATCAAAATCCCAGATTTTTAGCTGGGGGGTGGAACGATAGAAAAAAGAAAAAATGGATAAATCGAATTAAAAGAGTGGCAAGTGATAAGAATCTTCCATCAAATCAAAAAGCAATAGGGGGAGTTATAACAACATATCAAATTGAAAAGAACAACTCCCAAAATATGTCTGGAAATATTCAAGAACCAAAATTCATCAATGACGGCGCACATAGGGCAATACACGCAATTAAGGATTATTTAGAAAAAACAAAACCAGACCTCAAATTAAAGAAAAAAAACTTGAAAAAATTCAACCAACAGCAAAAAAATTATGAAAAATTTTTAAGTATGTTAGATGAAGTTTTAATTGGAGAAGAGTTCAAACTTTACAAAGATGAAGATGCCGCCATGCAGGACTTTGTAAGCCTCAACACGGAAGGTTCTCGTGCCACGGCTTATGAAATTTTAACTGGTATAATGGAAGGAAAAATAGAAAAACACTGGGGTATTGGTAAAGATAAAATTCTTTCTTTAAAAGAAAGAATAGAAAATGTCACACCAGACAGATTGATCTTCTTGGGATTTAAACCAAAAGATGTTGGGGCAATATTGATTGGAGATAGCGATGTTAAAAAGAAACAAAAACAAAACACCATAAGAGATAGTCGTGCTTCTTTTCTAAGATTTGTGAACAAAAATATTTTCCAATCACCTTATTTCGGAATTTCTAGAAGCCGTTTTTCAGACAATACTGGACGAGGGCAAAGCGGACATAAAAAAATAGAACCAGAACTATTTGATTTTTTTAAAAATAATAGCTTGGACTATTGCTTACAACAAATTGAGAAATGGGAGTGTTTTGCTCAAGATGCTTTTGCTTTCTATAAGCAAATTTGTAAACAAAAAGAATTTCAAGAATTTGAAATAAATTATGATGAAAATGCTATTCGGTGGTGGTTTGCAGCATTTATTTATATAAATAATAATAATTTAGGCATTGAATTTGCAAGAAAATTCACTGAGTCTTTTCTTATCAAGCAAAAAAACGGACAACAATTAACTTATACAAATAAAAAAGGACAAATAAAAGTATTAAATTTACAATTACAAAAATTTAATAATACTTATGTAACAAGTCTTGGTTTGGATGCTATAAACCTTGAAGAAAAATCAAACAAACCTTGTAGGAAAAAGCCAAATTTAAAACCAGTGGCTGGTTTTCATAATAGTCATATAAAAAGTTTTGCAAAACACGGAGAAGGCGAAACTGTGCCCGAAAACGCAATAGAAAACAGGGCACGAGGAGTAAAAGATATGACTGTGGTTGAAAAACAAAGAATTTTGTTTGCTAATGTGTAAGTTTATGTGTTATAGCACTTGTGTTTTAATGATTAAAACACAAGTGCTACATACTTGTATGAAAAAATTCAAACAACACTTAATCGAACAAGGATTCTTTGGCAACATGCTCAATCGTGCCAAAGGAATTTTCGCTCCACAAACCGATCCGAAACAACCTAGAAATGGCGATTATTTAAAAATATTCAACCTCTATAAAGACAACGGAACATACTTGTTATCGTCTATGCTAGAAGGATATCTGCTTATTAATAAAGACGGTTCTGTGCATATACAATTTGATAATAATCACACTTCTAAATTAGCAAATAACCTACAACAGGCCAAACTTGAGCCAAACGGACCAAGAAGATGGAAGATTAATCGCTATATGCAATAAATACGATAACTTAATTAAAAAAGGTACAAACTCTATGATCTTTCTTGTTGTTTTCGTTGCTTCGTTACTTTACATCTTATATTCAAGAAAAAAACGATCTAATCAAATTCAATCTCAATTCGTTTTGGTTACCGGAGTCTTTTTAACAATCATGTATATCGTTTGCTTGTTGTCGGGCATATGCACTATATTGAATTTCATATGGGAATGGATGTTGTAGTTTTAATAATATGATGAGTTTCAAAGAATATATTCAAGAAGTATCCTTGTATCATGGCACACACGGTGAATTTGAGTTAAAACCCCACAAAGCAAGATACGGAACTGGCGTTAGTTTCACCACCAGCCCAGAGGTTGCAAGAAATTATGGTCTTGGACGATACAAAGGTGGCAAAAAATCAAACAATCCAGTTATAAAGACAATCAACTACAGTGGCACATCGTTTAATTTTTACGAACCTGTCCCAGAACGCATGGTTTCGCTTATAAAACAAAAATTAAATCCTTACCTCTCCGAGTTCACTCCTGATAAAAAAGATTTATTCTTAAAACAAATACAGGGCTTGTGGGCCTCTAGCGGCGAACGCTTCTACAAAGAAGTTCAAAGAAGTTTCGCTAAACGAGGAACTGATCGGGAATGTAAATTAGCTAAAAGCCGAAACGACAATTTAGAAATTTGTCAAAAATGCAGTATTTTTGACCAAATGCCTGATTTATTAAATCAAATTTTGCTTGATATCGGCTATGATTCGTTGTGCTACGACGACACGAACGACGGCGTTTCTCATAAATGTTATTTTTTAATGCATAGTGGCCAACAAACCGGCCAAAATAAGTAAAAAGTATTGCTTTTTCCAATATTCTAAGCGGCCAACAAAACGGCCAAAATCAATAATCAAATTTATCATTATAAATAATTTTATGAGTGAAATAAAAGGCGAATACTGGATAACAGACGGCTCTGTGGATTTTGCTGATGGCGATATTGGCGAATGGAACCATGAAGGCAAGGCTTTGCAGTATCTCGCATCAAAACATGTAGACGATGTATTGAATATCGCTGCTGATTTGGGCGTTGAACTTGATCACCACAGAAGCGAAGAATACCCGGCTGGCGATATCGAAGAAATCAGAAAAAAACTCACAAATGCTGTAGAAGATAAAGAGATCGAATGGAATCTTCCTGATGGTGTGGAGCCTTTACAAAGTGTAGATCATTATCTGCAACAATCTCTAGGAATCAGTGATGAAGAATATAGCACCATGATCGGATTTGGAGATCCTGGGTTGTATTGCATGGAACACGAAGGTTGGATTGCTGTTCGTAGTAACAATGTAGAGTTTTATGGTTTTGACAATAATAAAAAACAAGAAATTATTAAAGGTTTGGATGAAATATTAGAACAAGAGGGCATAGAAGACCCGGACGAAGAAATAGAACTGCATTTATTTGATAAAAAAACAAAAAGAAGTTGGTATGCTACACTTGCAGAACTCAAGGGCGGTTCGGGCGTTCGACCAAATATACTACCCAATACCACGTATAATAAACCCATCTTTATTCCAACGAATAACTCTGGCCCCAAAGGAAGCGAATCGCCACGATTCACCGATATTCAAACCCGTTACAATCAGAATACTAGCGAAAACGTTCACGAATCAAACAAACCACGCAAAGGTATGAAACGTCGCTGGAGCATAGGATATAAAATAAGCATCAATTGCAACCATCCACGAGGCTTTAGCCAAAAGAACTACTGCAAACGCCAACGGCGTGGGGGCAGGTATACCGAAAGCTTTAAAAATTGGCTAAAAAACAATTTGCAAGAAAACATTGCTACAAATGTATTGTCTGGGTGGATGTCACCTTCAGGGCGTTTTTATCCATGTCAAAGATACATGTTTGACCATTTGAATGTGATACTAACCAACCCGGAACTTGAAAATTTCATGACGCCTGAATTTAAAGATGCTCTTGAAAAGTTAAATGTTGCAAAAGGATCAGATGATGATAATCTACACGATACTTTGGAGCAAATAGCCTACAATCAAATGTACAAAAAAGGTTATTTGAGAGTTGCCCCAGAAGGCAACACAGTTCATTTTGAAGGAACTCCACAAAGTATTTTAAATTTGTATAATAAAGCCAAAGAAATAGCCTACCAGCACGATAAAAAGGCGGAGTTTCAAAGGGTCGTTTTATGAGCTTTAAAAAGTGGCTAGAAAATAATCTGTTATTAAGTTGTTCTAGGGTGATGAGTGATAATTAAAAAGCACTTACGAGAATTTAAATAACAAAAAGTTAATTTTGATTAATTTTTTGTTATTAATTTAACTATGCGAGGTGGGCGATAAAAATGAGTTGGAATCATAGAATAGTGAGAAAGTTTTACAAACACGTTCATCGTGATGATACAATGTTATTTCAAATACACGAAGTTTTTTACAACCCTGACGGTTCGGTAATGTCGATCACCGAAGAACCGATAAGAATAATGGAAGAAAGCGTAGAAGATTTGCAAAAAACCTGAACGATTGCAAGAATGTCTAAAACACCCAGTTTTAGATTACGACACTCTCAAGGAATGTTGAAAAATATTGATGGCTTACTTTTTGTATTGATTCAAAAGAAGGTTCGTAGTGCTTTCCAGCATTGGATCTTATCAAATCTGCTAATTTTTCAACATCTGTTGCTTCTATACAAAATTCTTGTGGATAAAAAAGTTTTTGAGATTCGGTGTAGGCTCCAGCACAATATTTTCCCAATGCTGCTGCGTCTAATTGGAACCTTCCCCATGTATAACGGTTATCCAGAGAGGCAAACATAGAACACTCGGCTGATTTTTCTAAATAATCTTGCCATCCCAAATGAGGAAAAATTTGCCAATTATTAACATTTGCCTTTTTTATAATTGAATTCAATTCTTTGGTATTGTTGCAATAAGAAACAAATTGAAATTCAGGCATTATCTGACATAGTCTTAAAGTTCCAGCGATATTTGATTCAAAAGTAAACAAGCGAGATATATTTAAACAAATTTTATTTTGAATAATTTGTTTTTTTTCTAATTTTTGCACACGCTCAAAAGGATAAGGTGGATAAAAATCATAAACAGGTCTGTTCAGTGATTGAAATAACGGTTTTAGCTTAGATGAATGAACAAATATACCATCAAAATTTATGTCTTGTAATTTTTCATAAAACCAATGAGTGTTTAAAACACCAAAGCCAGATTCTTCTACAATGATTAATTTTTTCCAACAATCAGGCTTAAAAACGTTATCTGTTCCGGTTGGACAACAACAGAGAACTAAATCATAAGGTTCTTTTGTTTTTTTAGACAACACATGCCATTCACCGTCCAAACAAGCGGCAATATTTTCATAACCACTTCCTGAGTTTTCAGGGGTGTATGTTGTATCATCTATCTCCCGGCTCCAACTGCCAAAAATTATTTTCATTAGTTGCTTAAATCAACTATAACCAAGAGGGTTTCCTTGAACAATTGGATTGCCCGATGGTATTGGAGAACTCAAAGATTCAGGCTCGTCTGTTATGGTTTCCCCATCTTTAACCAAAGCAACCTTTCTTTTGCCTTGACTATTTATAATTTCAAAATAACCATCTCTTTGTAACGATCTTCTTTGTCCATTTTCTATAACAATAGCAGTGTCTAGACCACCTTCTCCAAAATAACTAACCGATTGAGGGGAAAAATCATAGTTATAAGTCTGAACTGACGTAAAACCACCTGCAACCTCAAGAAACTTCAACGCAATATTTTCTGCATCTTCATTGGAGAGATATTGACTATCCTTTCTTGCAATCACAAGATATGCAATCGACTTCCTTCCCGACAATCCTTGGACACAATGATCATCACTATCATCGCCATCTTCATTAATCAGTTGTGCTAGTCCAGTAGAGTCTCCTGGAACTATTATTAGTTGATTGACTGAAGGATCGCTTCCCGATTCTCCGCCATCGCCCTCCCTGTTAACTTTGATAAAGACCGTATATGTCGATCCCTGATGGGCCACTATAACGGCGGATTCATTTTGAGTGTTGTTGTCCGAGCCTAGATTTCCAGTGACAGAGAACTCTTCTATGTTCACATTAGTGGCCATCATTACAAACATTCCTGGATAAAGGTTAGTAAAGTAGCTACTTCCTTCTCCGAAATAAGCATCGCCAGAAGACACCTGTCCGTCCATAAAAGGATTATAAACAGGGTCGCTATTTTCGTATTCTTGGAAATTATCTTCATCCAAACAGGCAGAATGGGTGTAAGGAATGCAAGAACCTCTATCTGCATTATTTCCTTGAACATCCTCCCAAGCCTGGGTCAGATTGGTGTTCAAGAAATTTGAACCATCATACATGTCATCTCCGCCATCACCGATTCCGAAGGAAACATAACCGAACAACCTCTTGCTGGTATCTATTTGGCCTGTAGAACTTAGCTTGAGAAAACCATATACCGCACGGTCACCAAATGAATTGAAGCCGCCAACACAAAGCACATCTCCACCGGAGGTTATCACTATATTTTGTATTCTAGCACCCTCCCAATCGTTTGTATGGTCTCCAACTCCAATTCCTACATTGAACGATGTGTCTTTTGTGCCGTCAGTGTTGAATCTGACTATGTGGCCGCATCTTTCTCCATCTAACTCATTGAACCATCCGCCGACAACAACCTTGTTGTCGCCTTGCACAGCAACAGCTTGAACATTATCGCTGAGACCAGAGCCTGCTATTTCGAATGTTGAATCTAAACCTCCATCATTGTTTAAACGAATGACTTTGTTGCAGGGTGAGCCGTTGAATTCGCTGAACCAACCCCCAACCAACAACTTTCCATTAGAGTCTTTTTTAATTGATGCAACTCTGCTGTTGGACGAAGCTGAAAAACCACCATCTGTTGTCCCATCGTTGTTTAACCTTGCTATTTTTCCTGAAAATTCTCCACCGATATAAATCTTTCCATCAGAATCAACAAGAATATCATGCACTTGGCCGTTGGCTACAGTTACATTGCTTGTAAATGTTCCATCCAAAACACCATCTGAATTTAATTTTACAATTCTATCAACAGAAGTTCCATTATATTGATTAAAAGCTCCTCCAACCAAAATACTATCGTCAGAAAGAACTCTTACAACCAAAGCATTGTTGTTAAACCCAGACTGCCCAACATTAAACGTTGTGTCAACCGATCCATCTGTATTAAGTCTGGCTATTTTTCCGTAGGATGTTCCTCCAATACTGCTAAAATGACCAACAATGATTAATTTGCCACTAGACTGAGTAGCGACTGATCTCACAAAACCACTATCTGATGTAGGAAAATTTGGGCATGTAAAAGTTTCGTCCAATGTAAAGTCGCTGTTGTATCTGCGAACGTTTTTTCCAAAATTATCGCCACCGTCAATGCCAACCCAAATGTATTTTCCGTTGGACAATGGATAAAATTGGCTACCAAGCGGATCATAATCTACATTATCTCCGTACTCGTTCTTAGCATACGAAAAGTCGTCCGTAAAAACTCTCAGATCTGGAACGAGATCTGTTATTTCTTCGTAATTAGAATTTAGATTCGACAGTATCTCATTAATATTTGACATTTTTCCTCTTTAATTTTTAAATAATAAATGTGGGCTACACTTCAATAGATGTAACGAAAATTAAATATTGTTTTGAATAAAAGCCTGAGTTGAGTTGCTTTGATCAGGGCTGTTATTTTTTTGTTCGTGATTTCTAATATTTTCACGAACCGCATTGGCAACCTGGACGGGTGTAGCAAAAAAACTATCTTGATCAGGTCTATGCAAACGATGAGAAGCGGTGAGAGTTTCACTTCCGTATTTCATATTACCGCCAAGTTCATCTAAAGAACTAAGATTAAAAACTATATTTTTTGAACCATTTTTATGATCATATTCTATAGGTCCAGGCTCTCGGGCAGCATACATTTGATCAATAATACCAACTGTTAACAGATAGTGGCGACCACTCTCGCTCATGCCACGATAAGTTGCCTCAATTCCCATCTTGGCACCACCGCCGTACAAACTAGGAAGTTCTTCTTTATTTTTTAATGTCCAAGTTCCCATATCGAAATAATTTAAAACTTTTTCAAAATCATCTGGAAAATTTTCCATTGTTGCTTCAGTCAGGTATTGTTTAAAATTTCTCATAATTATATTTATATATAATTTTATGTTAACTTTTGAAGAGTGGATACAAAAAAATCACGCTGATTTTATAGATGAGGGAAAACTAGCCGATTTTGGAAAAGCAGCAGTTGCAACGGCTGGTTTATTGGGCGGAACCCTGTTGTCTAATCAAAGTTTTGCTGATAATAACCGTCCAGTAATGCAACAAGTTTCTGCCAATCCAACACAAGCAAATTACTCACAAAATCATGGCAAAGTGCCATTTAATCCAAAAATTGGACCGCAACCAGCAAACAAAAAAGCCAACCCGCTGCAAATTTGGAAACACCAAGTTAGATATGTACAAGATGTTGAAGCGAAAATGCGAAGAGGCATGAGACCTACACCGGAGTATTTAATATTAAAACAATATTATAAAAACACTCTGCCCGACGCTCCTGTTAATTAAGTAGTTTGATTAGCATAGAAATAAGGAAAAGTGCCAATCCAATCGGTAAAATGTAATTTTTTACCAACTCCTCTGGACGAATATAGACGAGATAATAGTCATAAACAGCACGTTCTATTTCTCTTTTGCTGTATCCTTCAAGACCAGCAATATATTCTAATTGATTAAGAGTTATATCTTCTGAGTGGTATCTTTTTGCAAATTTAAGCAACTTTGCATCAGTATCAATATTTCTGTATTCGTACATAGCGGAGCCTTTCTCCGCCTTAATTAAAGTAGTTACATACTTGCAAATTCTGGAATCCTTTGTTTGATCATGTTCCAATTTTGTTGAACCCAATTATGGAAATTAACTTCAGCATTTTTTGGACCACGCTCATCGGTTTTTCCGTAATTTTGCATTTCTAATTCATGTGTTGCTTCGTGAACAATTGTGCTTGCAATCTCTACAATTGCTTCTTTTGTGTCTCCCAATTCACGAACTACCCTAGCAACATTTACTCTTATGGTATCGGAAGGTTGTAGTTGTCTCTCATCGATATCTGGGAAGTACTGTTTTATTACTACTGTCGGAAGAGTTTGAAGTTTTTGGTTGATCATCATATCTTTTGGAAACAACAACTTAAACTTGTCTACTATATCTTTGCCTATTGTACGGCGATTTTCACGACTCATGTACATGCCGTAAACCCCAGAACTAAGATTTGCTATTGTATTGATATTTTTTAATAATTGTTGTTGAGTTGATCTTCCATATAATTGGACTAATTTAATACTTAATTTTGCTTTATTGTAAATAGATTCTATTTGAGACGAATCCACGTTCTCTGTTCCTAGCGTTGTTTGGTTAAAAAATTCTTTAAAATTCATTTACTTTTAAAAAGATATTAGGTGTTTAAATATTATAAGATACAATAGATAGTATAAATTATGAGAGATTTTTTACAATTTCTATCCGAAGAAAGAACAAAGAATAAAAATGCTAAAATAAAAATTTTAGCCATTCAAGGTTCTGCCAGAAACGATAATTGTTGCCCTGATCACGAATCTAAAAGTTATCGATTATTAAAAAATGCAATCAAAGATAGACAAGATGTGATTTTTGATGTAATAGACCTTTCTGTGAAGTGTGACGGAAATGTTATTCAACCTTGCAAAGCTTGCATAAGTACAGCCGGGGGCATTCATTGCCATTTTCCTTGCGATTGCTATAGTAAAGGCAGTAAAGTAAAAGATTTCATGCACGAGGAAGATGTTTATAAAAAATTAGAAGAATGCGACGGATTTGTTGTTTTTTCTCCGATTAATTGGGATGCTCCCAGTAGCGTGGTGAAAAGTTTTTTTGACCGATTGGTTTGTTGCAGCCTTACTCTAACCACACAAGATGCCAATGAAATATTGGGGGATGATTTAAAAAATAGTGAAGTGACACGACCATTAGCCAAAAGTGGGAAATATAACAAATTGTTGAAAAATCACTTGGAAGGAAAACACGCTGCCTTTTTTATGCAAGGCGACAATGGTGCAGATGATTACGTGGATATAAAAAAACCAGATTCTTACATCGAATATACCAAAGGCAAAATCTTGAACTCTGATCCTATTCGAAGTATTGAACCCATTGTAAAGCAAATGGTTTACTCTGGCATTTATGTAAAAGAAGGATGTGTAGATGGTTTAATATCTGGTTACGGTACAGACTATCCAACAAATGATGACAAATTGGAGCAAGAATTATTTAAAAGATCTAGAAAAGTTGTTGATAATTTAATTGATTTTATATCAAAAAATAAATAAAATAATTCATTTAATCCCAATAATTTACTTTAGACTTTTCGAAATGAACTAGATTATTTCTATTTAAAAAGTTAGAAATCATATACCTCATCATTCCAAAATAACCTAATTTTTTAAATCTTCTTTCATCTTGTCCGAAATAATAATTTGCTATTTTAAATTTTTTAACATCATATTGCGAACTCAAGATATAATCTTCTGCTGTTTCGTATTTATTTGGGAATCCTCCCAGTTCGTCAAACTTACTTTTTCTTGTTAAAAAAAAGGCACCTATCGCAAATGGTGTAAATTTCGTAAAAATTTTATTCACCAGACCGAATAAAATAAACAAAATGGAAGCTCTTGGATCTTTTCCGTAATTTTTGGGCGACAAACCTACTAAGTCTAAATCTTCTTTTATAATAACTTGTAGCGATTCATAGATTGTCTTGTTGTCAAAAAACTTAACGTCTGCATCCAAAAACAACATATAAGGTTTCGTCGATATCGCCGCACCGTTGTTTCTTCCAACTGAAACGTTTCCTCCTGGGATTATTTTAAGATTTAATATATTTTTATATTCTTCTATATTTTTCAATGTGTTGTCTGTTGAGTTTGCATCTGCAACTATAATTTCAACATCTTGAATTTGATATTGTTTGCTTAAATCATTTAGTAGATTTGGCAAATAGTTTTCTTCATTTTTACACGGTATGATTATAGTGAGTAAATCTTTCATGCATTATATTAGTATTTTATTTTTTAGAATACTGATTTTGTCATCTTTTTTAATGGAATTCGAAATAATATTTGCGATTCACCACCGCTGTAGTTATATTCTTTTCCACGATATTCAAAAGTAACATGATCCGCAAAAGAGTCTTCGTAATCTCTTATTATAAAATTTGCTAAACCGGGTCTTGGTAAAACTGGTGGTTTTAATTCTTTGTTTCTTTTTCTATTTAAAAAATATTGCTTTATTCTATCACGAAGATTTCGAACTTCGTGAATTGATGCTGGCTCATATCCAAAATGCTGTGCTAAATTTGCTGCTATTTCATAACAATTGCTTTCAGATTGATTCATGGCTGTTGTTCCGCCACGAATCAATTTCAATTTATCAGCAAACTGAAAGCCGATATCATTAACGTGTGGTAAATTTATTTCTATAAAATTTTTAAATTTCATGCTGTATTTACAGCACATCATTCGAAATATATTTTTCTAAACCGACTGCCAACTCTGGACAAAGAGTTTGAATCCATCCATTCTTCTTAGCATACAAACAACCGGGCTTGCCCGTTTCTTCACAAATTTTATAACTAATTGCTTCGGCTGTTCGCACCACGCCATGAACAAATTCATCCCCGCCTTCATAATAAAGACGCAAACCACCGAATTTTTCTTTAACCTGGGTGAAGTAAAAAGGTATTGTTTTTTTATTATTTTGTATGTGGGTTTTTATAGCAAAACAACACCTGTCGATAAGGTCATACCATCCATCGCCGCAACGAAAATAAAAAAAAGTATCTTTTAATGTCCTGGGTTCTTCCGGAAGCGGAAAAAAATCAGGATATTTTTCTACTATTTTTTCATTTAAAATTTTATTCATTTTGTATATCTTTCAAAGCCTAATTTATTTGCTTCGTTTTCACACAAAGTTTTATACCACATATTTCGAACATGAAGTTTTCCTGGGTTGCCTGTAACTTCACAAACGCAAGAAGATAAAGCCTCGGCCATATCAACTACGCCAGATACAAAATCATCACCACCTTGACAATATAACCTAAGAGTTCCAAATTTCTCCTTAACTTGTAAAAATTGGAAGTCTATTTCTTTTTTGTTTTTATAATGATGTTTAATCAAAGAGCAACACGTTTCTATAATAGAATACCAACCATCATCGCACTCTAAACCAAAAGCAAGGCAAGACTCTTGAGGAGTCTTGCCAATGCCTTTAAAAAATTCAGGGTAGTCGTTCACTAATTTATTTTGAAGTTCTGGAGTCATTTTTTTCTTCCTTTATGTTTGTGGTGTAAAGATATTCTGTTGCTTGAGTTCCACTATTGTATCCTTCATGCCAAATTTGACTAACACGCTCTTTTTTTAAATCTGAACTTAAAATTCCGGTCATGAATCCTTTTAAGTCAGCATTCTCTTTTTCGTAGTTTAGATTGCCTATTGTGTTGCTGTATTCAAAGATTTGGTCATTTAAGAGACCTATTTGTTGTTGCAAGAGTCTATTTTCTCTTCTTAGACTAATCGTTTCGTAAATCTGGAACACTGCAACTTGACCCACAAGAAACAAACCGGCTAAAATGTAAAATTTTTTCATCTTAGAATTCCTTTATTCAGAACACTTCCAATGACAACCTTGACACTTGCAAGTTTTAACTTGAACCACATTCATGCCATCAGCGGTGTACATCTCTGTTGTGATTGTTAGTTCTGGATTGCTCAATGTGTATTTTGTGTTTTCTTGTTCGGCTGTAGTTTTTGCTAATGTGTTTAAAGGTGGTACTTTTTTGTTTTGTTTGAAAAACAAAAAAGTAACAAAGAAAACAAAAAGAATCAATATAAAAATTAAGCGTTTCATTTTTTAAAAATCCAATTTTCAAGTACCGACTTGATCCCAAAAAACAAAAAAGGAAAAGCTACCAAAAGATCTAAAAGATCTAAATGAGAATGGGAACAAGGGCAAATTCCCAAAAAGTGCAATAGATTTAAAAACATTTATGCCGCCGGATTTTGTATTTTTTCTTGGGAAAAAGTTTCTTTTAGATGGGATTCAATTTCTTTTAACCCTATCTTTTTAGATGCGTTTATTATCTCCAATCGCATCTTATCTGATTGGTGTAAATTTTGCCAAACATCTCGTCTAATGGCCCAATTTTCAGAAACTACATCCTCTGAATAAGAGAAATCTTCTGTTTCTTTGGGGATTGTGTATTTTTCCAAAAATAAACTGAGTGGGACTGCGTAAATCTTGTTTTTGTAAATAAAAACATCGATACCAGCGTCTACACAAGCGTAAGAATTTTTGTTTTGATTGGCACTGGATTTAATTAACTCTTCAATCATAAATTGTATTTGAATTTCTTTTTTGTTTTCTTTCAAAAAAGTTGTCAAATCTAATTTTTTATTATTAATTCTTTCTTTTTGGTAGATTTTTATAGTCTCCATCGTTATGCTCTCATGAGATTGAGATTGCATAATACGATTTGCTATTGTGATTGCTTGTTCGAAACAAAAAGATTTAAACGATGGCAAGAAAATTTTTTCAAAAGTGTCACAATTCATCCGGCAAGCTTTTGATAAGTAATTCATCACAGACTCCCTTCTGGTGTTTAAAAAACTAACTAAAAAATTCTACAAAAAATTTTTTGCTTGTCTAGTAAAAAATCTTTGATCTCAGGTCGCTCGGCTAACAAATGCACCCCGGAATCCTCGGGACCGATTTGCACCATCTAAATAGTGGGTTAGGGAGTAAGCCTAATGCTTTTGTTCACGTTTTAGTGACGCACCGCCCTCAATGAATCAAAGAATTTTTAAACAATTTGTACTTGGTTGCCGTTTATCTTTACTTTTTTAATCTCTACTTCATCGCCATTTTTGTTTTTCATTTGGCTTTTGGATATTTCATCCAAGAGCCAAATGTTTTTTTCTTCATTTTTTTCAAAAACTATTAAATAATCTTCAAATATTGCGGCATAAGAATTGCAGTAAGCAAGTTGTCTTCCTTTTTTGTGTTCTAAATCTACAAGATTTTGAAATCTGTTTTCTCCAATCAAGTAATCTGGTCCGTTTTTTTCAAAAAAAGAATCTATTTGATTGGCAATCAAACCCACTGCTTCTTTTTTATCGTTCATCTTTGCTTCGCCAAACTTTTAAAAATTTTATGCCAAAAATTTTCATCTTGAGCATTTCTTTGATTGCTCAGAAATAAATTCGATTTCTTCGAAGGAACGATTCCTAGCCCACGACATTTTGCACACTTTATGTTGGCACCGGATACGCTACTCCGATGCCAACCACAACCCCTACAATTTTTGCAAACTCTGTCTTCGAAATCGTTCATAAAACGACTGCTGAGTCTTTTAGTTGCTTCACTGGTTTAATTTTTAATCGGACAGAGGCTGGTTTTGCCTTAACTGTGATTTCTTGCTTTGTTAAAGGAGAAATCATTTTTCTTTCTGGTCTTGCTGGTTTAATTACCTTGGTGATTTTGCAAACGCCCGGAACAGTGACTGTTCCGTTTGAATTTACTTGCTCTACAACCAAATTTTGCAAAGCCTCTAGAGCTAATTTTGATTGTTGTAGAGTAAGACCAGCAAGATCTGCAACTTTTTGTCTTATTTGACTGGCTGTCATGTTTTTGTTTTTTTGCGTCATTTTTAAATTCTCCAAAAATTTTGGTTTCAAAAATTGAAACTTGTTCAACCATCTTACAACATTAAGAAATAAAAGTCCATAGTGTTTTTAAGAATTTTTTGACGAACAAGCATCTAGACGAAAAAAATTTTTTTTGTTAAGATTAAATAACAACTCTTAATTTAAGGAAAAAAATGAAAAGAAAAGTTTGGGTTATAGAAGAAATCGAAGTTGATGGCCAAATCAACCACAGGCAAACAGAGATATCTTATGATCTCAAAGAAGACGAATCTTGGTCTTGGAACACCCCCGACAGTTTAAATGATGATCAAAAAAATGAATGGAACAGAGTTTTAAATTTACTCAAAAATGTTAATGGGGAAGATTTGAGACACGTTGTGTGTGCGGCTGGGTTGATGACTCATTGTTATAGTGAAAATAAAACATCCGATTATTCTAATGATTAAATAAAAATGATAAAAAGAGTTTTACTAACTGGTCACGGAGGATTTGTTGGCCATCATTGTCTAGAATATTTTCTTGAAAAAACTGATTGGGAGATTGTTTGTATTGATAGTTTTCGACACAAAGGAACCTGTCGAAGGGTTGTAGAGATATCGAACGACAATCCTAGAGTAAAAACTTACAAACATGATCTTTCAGTTCCTATAGATGCTCAATTAGAAAATTTAATTTTAGAGCGTAAAGCAATTTCCTATGGGGTAGAACACAAGCCAATCCATATTATTATAAACATGGCTTCTGAGAGTGCGGTTGAACGATCCACCCAAGATCCTGTCGCTTGTTTAAAAAATAATTATGATATTGCTATTAATATGCTTGAGTTTGCAAGAAAATGTAGTCACTTAGAACAATTTATTCAAATTAGCACTGATGAGGTTTACGGCGAGGTTGCTCCAAACAAATCACACAAAGAGTGGGATCCGATCTTGCCATCAAATCCCTATGCCTCTTCAAAAGCAGCACAAGAGTCTTTGGCAATCGGATATTGGAGAACTTATAATTTACCAATTGTGATTACCAACATTATGAATATTATTGGGGAAAGACAAGATCAAGAAAAGTTTTTGCCAAAAATAATTCGTAAAATTCTTTTACAAGAAGAAATGCCAATTTATGCAGATTCGGAGAGCGATATAGGTTCTAGAGTTTATTTATATGCGAAAAACGTAGCTGATGCTTTGATTTTTTTATCAAACAAAAAACCAGCCACGTATCAAAGTCTTTTAACAGAGAGGCAAAGTTATGATATAAGACCTGATCGTTATAACATATGCGGTGATGTTGAAATAAATAATTTGGATATGGCAAAACTTGTTGCAAAGATTATGAAAAAAGAATTAAAATACAAACTAATAAAAAGCGAGTCCGCTCGTCCAGGATATGATAGAAGATACATGTTGGACGGTTCTAAAATTAAACAATTAGGATGGATTGCTCCTTTTGGTTTTGAAGAATCTTTAGAAAAAATAATAAATTGGACTTTAAAAAATATTCATTGGGGAGTTTGAGTGGATGTCTTTTTATACATTAGAAGGACCGAGGACTGGTGTAACGTAACTTCAGATTTTTTAAAGAGTAACTTTTTTAAAGATTTTGGTAAAGGATATAATTGGAAAGAAGATATATTTGATAGAATACTTTGGTGGGATGAGTTATTTAATTTATCTTATACTGGCTACAGGTGTGGTGTAAAAGAAATTGCAAAATCTCAACATTATTTAAAGACTATTTCTTGGAAAAATTTTTATAATTTAAGTAATGACGATATAGTTATTCCCGTTGATGATGATGATTGGTTTCACCCTAATTTAGCAAATCTTATATTGGATAAGTATGCGGATTGCGACGTAGGTTTTTGGGATCCTTTAGTTTTTTGTTCAACTTTTACATTTAAATTAAATGATTGGAATGTAAAAAAGAAAAAATATTTTGCTTCTAATGGCTATTTTATAAAGTCTTCTTTATTGTATGAAAAAGGATATGACTTTTTTTTAAGTTTGTTACTTAATCATTGCGGGGCTTTAGAAACTTCTTTAAAAAATAATTTGAAAATCAAAGAAATAAAAAATAAGTATTTATCGATTTATAATTCTCACCCCGGTTCTTTAACATCCCTGAATAGTATAAATAAAAAAATAGAGCTTTTACATTATTTTCCAAAAAACAATATTATAAGTTATAGAAAAGATCAACTATGGTGCAAACACAGTGTTGAAAAACTTATTGATCTTATAAAAAGTTTGGAACTAAAAAGTCCTTTGAAATTATTATGAAAGTTTATTTTTATTTAAGACGAACCGAGGATTGGGCAAACGCAACAAATGAAGATCTTTTGAGATCTAATGGTTTTTGCGAAAATTGGATAAAGTTAAATCTACAAGAATCTTTGGCTTATTCCTCGCAGTCAGAAATTTGGAAAATGCCTCCGTTTTGGTGGAATAAAATCTGCTCTATTTCTTGGCAAGAATATCGACACAGGGTGAAGACGGTGGCCACAAGTTTTTGGAATACGGAACAGGTCACCGGAGATAATTTTCTTGATCTTGATGATGAAGATATAGTGATTCCCGTTGATGATGATGATTGGTTTCATCCCGACTTGGTAAATTTTTTAGCAAAACACGGTTCGGATTATGATTATGGTTGTTGGGATGTAGTTGTAAACAATACGGCTTTTAATTTTAATTTTGAATTATGGACTAAATACCACAAGAACATTTGTTCTAATGGATATTTTTTTAAAGCAAATGTTTTAAAAAAGATAGATTACAAAAAAGCAATGAATATTTTGCACAACCATAGCAAAACTTTAGAGATAGCCAAGTATATGGGTTTAAAAATTATGGATAGAAGAGATCAAGTTTTTGCTTTGTATAACTGGCATCCGGGATCAATTAGCGCTATGTTTCAAATAAAGTCTATTCGTGATTTTAAAATGTTGTTTCCGAAAGGAAAAATGAAAACAATTCCTAATTATTGTACATGGATAAAAGATGGTGTAGAAAAAATTGAAGCAATAATTAAGGATATAACCTTTAATAAAATACCATGCGAGATCACAGTTTTTTAGGAGTAGTATGAAAAATAAAATTTTGATATTTTTTTCTTTTGTTTTATTATCTCTTCAATTATTTTTATATTTTGTTGAGATCAAGAACCCCGCTCCAAAGCCAGATGTAAAACCAATTCCTCAAGAACAAAAGTCTCTTCCTCAAATAGAAACAAACATTTCTAACCCATTCCCAGGATACCTGGATTATGACAAAATAGTTTTATTGTTAAAAGAATGGAATTCACAATCCGAAGACATCACAGAGTTTGGGGTTTATGGAAAAAGCACTAAAAATCAAGATTTAGTATATTTGAGATTGAGAAATAAAAGAATCAGTCAATCAGCGCAGTTGCCGGTGCTTGTTACAGCATGTATTCACGGAAATGAACCATTATCAACTGCAACTATGATGTGGTATTTTGGAAATATTTTAAAAAATTATAAAAATAATTATGAAAAATTATTAGAAACAAGAGATATTTATTTTGTTCCTGTGGTGTCTCCTGATAGTTATCCTCATAGCCGATATGTCGATGGGGTTGATCCCAATAGAAATTTCCCCGGATTAAACAACTCTGATAAGCAATCTGTTAAGCCAATTGCCTCCATTCAAGACTTGTTTTTAAAAATTAAACCAAGAGCAGTACTGTCAGGGCATACTTGGGGTAGGGTTTTTTTAATACCTTACGGCGATCAAATGCAAAAATGTCCTGATCATGATCAATTTATGGGTATAGTATCGGAGATGGGTAGGTTGTCAAACTATAGATACATAAGAGCTTGTGATTTGTATATGGCAAGTGGGCGATTAAACAATCCCCCCATAAGAACTTATGGAGAACCTAAAGGAGAATACAAAACTTTAATGCCAATTTATGGAACAGAGGTGGATTGGTACTATCGCAATGATTCTTTTGCTGTCGTGATGGAATTTGGCACACATCAAAGAAAACCAACCTTAGAAGAAATAAAATTTGAATACAATAGAACTAATGATGCTTTTTTGTATTTTTTAGAAAAAGCACCCACAACTAAACTTGATCCTAGTCGTCTACCAGTTCAAGCCTTGAAACCAAAAAATATCGATGAAACATTTAGAGACGAATAATGCAATTTTCTTTTAAAAAACCTTTTTTAAAAGTTATAATAACAGATTTGAAAGAAAGTGGTTTGTATTTTCAAAAAAGAATTGATTTTCTTTTAAGTGTTTTAAAAGAAAAATATTTTATAAAAATACAGCATTCGAGCGAATATCAAGGCGTTCATTTGGCCCAATGTATTGTTTTTGAACACGAAAGCAAGCGTTTTAAAGCAATAGATCTAAGTGACCCAGATGATGGAGATTATGCTGGTTTTTTTGAAATTATCAAAAATGAAAATTGTCAATTTGTTTTAAAGTCTCAATATAATCCAGATTTAAATATTCCAAAATTAAAACCTTTTTTTTATTTTGAAAAAAGCGATCCCGAGTTATTCAGTAGTAGATTATCTTTTTTAAGATCTATAAAAAAAAATAATAATCAACTTTATTGGCGTGGATCGTTGCGTGAAAACCGTAAGAATATAATATTCTCCATTAAAGATTTATTAAACACTAGTTTTCAAAAATCAATACATTCAAAACTTTATTTCGAAGAACTTGCCTCGCACAAAATCGCTCTATCTTTACCGGGAGGCGGCAATAGTTGCCACAGGGAATTTGAGTGTTTTGGAATAGGAACGGTTGTGTTGAGTCCAAAATTTAAAAACATTTATCACATACCATTAATTCCCGATTATCATTATTTAAGTGTGGAAGGTGATGAAGAAAAAGATATAATAAAAAATATAAAATACCGATTTGAAAATTTAAAAGATGACGAAATTAATTTTATCAGAAAGAACGCTATGGAGTACTACGACAATTATATTGAATACAAAAAAAACGTTTATTGGATGAGGCACTGTCTGGAGTTGTAAATTTACTTTTTTGACATAAAGCGAATTTGATTTTGAAATGAATCAAGTTCTAATTGCTTTTTTCTTTCATCTGCTAGTGTTGAATCGACGTTATTTGTAAATGGATCATAAATGTCTAAGAAATCATCGGAAACTTCACTTTCTCCATCTTTATAAACAAATATTTTTATTCTTGGTTGTCTTGTGTAATTTAAAAAAGCATCCACCAGATCTGGCTCTACTTTACCTATTTTTACGACAAAATCTTTTAGTTTTCTTGGAGGTAATCCGGCTGTCACGAATCCGTTTGTTAAACTTGACAACTCATCTGCCTCAATTGAGCCACTTAAGCCCAAAGACTTAATCAAAAAGACTATCTTGTTAAGGTCTTTTTGATCTATTTCTAAATCCATCAATGATTTTGGATCGTTCATTCTCAAAAGATAAGCCAAAGCCATTTGCTTGTCGCCTAACTCGGATATTTCTTTGGGAAAATTTGCATCGAGTATTTTGTTCGGAAAAACATGGTTTAAAATTCCCAAGTCATTACATGTGGAAAGATATTTTCTTGAGTCAACTTCTTCTTTGTCCATTCCTTTTTTAAATTCATCCATCATGTATTTTCTATCCAACCCTCTCAATTTTTCACTTAATTTTTTAACTTTTTGTTTCTCTTCATCAGAGACCTTGGAGGCATCGCCATACAAAGTTAGCATCCTAGCGTATCTCAGTATCCTTGAAGGATCTTCTTCTAATTTTTTCTCTATGTCTCCAATAGAATTTATTTTTCCGGCTGCTAAGTGATGCATGCCGCCAAAAAAATCATACAAATCTTTATTGGGTCCATTGTCATTATTCAAAAGAACATACATTCCGTTTATTGTAAAATCTCTCCCTGCTGCATCATCTTTTTGAGTGCCCAACTCAGGGTCTTTGTCGATGAGACCCTTGGGGGTTTTTGTGAAAACTTCTAAGGTGTATTCATCGTCATTTACTTTAATACCAAAGACAAAAGGACGACCATTCTTATTCTCCCTCTGTACCCAAAAGTATTGGTTGTTTCCCTTTTTAATATTTGGGCTATCTTTTAAAGTTTTTAAATCTCCCAATTTATTAAAAAAACTAAAACCATTTTGTTTAAGTAGGTGGTAAACCTCGTCAGGCGAAGCACTTGTTGCTAACTCTACATTTCTAGGTTTTTTATTAAGTAGATGATCACGCACAGATCCGCCGGTTAAAAATAATTTTTTACTAGTTATCTTAACAGGTTTTTCTCCACCTGTGTTTTCGTCTCTAGACCAACCCCAATTTGCACCTTGCTTAAAAGCTCTAACGATGGGTGCTAAATTTTTGTTTTTACCATAGTTCTCTGACTTTGGATCGTCCGATATTACAAAAGGAGAAAATTCATTTCCATCTCCTAAAGAAACCTTTGACCCAACGGGTTTTGAAGACTCTATATTTTCTTGTTGTGATTCTTTTAAAATTTTAAATTCAACAAAAGATTTTTTCATTATTATGACCTATTTTTTACTAGATTATTTAGTGTATTTTTAGAATATTTACAGCGGGGGTGCAAGATTTAATTTTGTCAATACATAAGCCGCCAAAATAACCCAAACTATTTGAATTAAAAAATTTGCAATATTTTTCCAATTTTCATTATGGACTCCTTGGTTCGCTTCGACTTTAGAAATTTGAGACTCTAATTCTTTTATTTTTTTTTCTAATAGATCATTTTGTTGAATGAATGTTTCTAAATTATATATTTTATTAAAAATCTCAACAATCTTATGATTATGGTAATCTATTTTTTCTTCTAGCTTTTTTTGTTTATCATTGATTATTTTTTCACGTTCATCTATTCTGTTGGTTAAGTCAAAAAGTTTTTGAACACTTTCGCTTAATTGCGATATTAATTGGAAACTTGTATCTTCTGCCATTTGGTTCTCATAATAAAAAAACTACTATATATATATTAATATGAATTCCAAAGAAACCATAATAATAGACGAAAATTCATTAAACAAAAACTTGCCATTAGAAGAAGATTTTGACATGGATGTTGAAATGATTTTGCCAACCATGAATGTTAGCAAAGAATTGACATCCGGCCCTGAGGATAAGGAGTGCATTGTTAAAGATGAAAATCTTCTTGGTTTGTATGACGAAATTTTAACAAATTGTAGAGATGATAGAAGCAAAGTAGATGAAATATTATCTACTTTTTTAGAAATGGTTATTAATGATGGAGATGCAAGTTCGGCAAGCAAAGAAGCTATAGTTAATTTAATGAAAATAAAATCAGACACAGCAGATAAGATGTCGAAAGTTGCCGATCTGATGACACGGTTAAAATTAAAAGATAAAGATACATTTCCTAGATATCTTGCAGCACAGCAAAATAATAAAGTTGTTATAGAAGGAAGCAAAAGAGATTTGCTAAAATCCATAAATAAAATTGCTAATAAAAAAGGTAAAAGTAATGAGTCATAAATTTAATAAATTAATCTGGTTGGCAGAGCAGAATCCCGGCGATTTTGGCGCAGCAGCAGATCCAACAGCCGGTGGAGTTCCTATGACTCAACCTGGAACTCCTGGTGATCCCATGGGGCAAAATCTCACCCCTGCAAACGCACCAAACGCTATGAGTGTTGATCAGCAACCGGGAGAAGAACAAGACCTGTCAAACGATCCTGATTATCCAGATATGCCCGAGGACCAGGAGCAGGATGAGTTTGAGGTGTGGAAAATTAAATTTATTAAAGAATCCATCAAAGGGGATGCTAATTCTTTAATACAAAAAATACTCAGCGTTAGAAATCGTGAATTAGAGCCGGTTCAAAGAAAGTTTGTAGAAGACAATTTAGATATATGTTTTTTAAGACAAAATTCAAACGTATTGCAGGCATCTAACCAAATTAGAAAAAAAATAAAACAAGATTTTGATCGAACTAATCCGGCGACGACGTTGGTAAGACACATAACCGACACACTAGACGAAAGCCCTTTATTAAACGAAGTCTATGTTAAATTATTGGGGTTGGGCGGTGCCAAAGGTGACCAACACCGAAAATTTGTTGGATCGCTAACTGGCTCAGTTCAAGTCGGAAGCGGTGGACAAAACGAGGATCTTGTTTTTGAAGAACAAGATTATTCAATAAGAGTAAGCACAAGATTTAATGCTCGTTGGGGCGATGTCAATCTTGGGAGATGGTATTTAAGAAAAGACGACCCTGAACGTCATTTGAAAAATGCCGAAATAGACAGGTTGGAGGGTGGTAGCCCCGAAGAAAAAGATGTTCTAAGAAGAAGAGTGGTGATAGAATCAATCGCTGAGTTTTATAAGGAGAGGGCTTTTATCATAAATGTTGTTGCCCAAGACGGCACAGTTTATCATCTTGGTTGGGATTTGGGAACTTCTTTAAAGTCTGCTTTTCTTGATGGAAAACTCGTAGTTAGGACAAAAAGCAATGATGCTGAAGAATGTTTTATAGATGAAGAAGGATCTGTGATTAATGTTCCTAATATGAATATTTATTATGTAAAGGAGTCTGCCGAATTAAATTCAGATGGTTCCGCTGAAATAGAGGAGATAGAGTTTATATCTCATCGTGACGGGGTGCTGTACTTAACAGCACAACTGGATTTAATAAAAGAAGCCTCCACAACGCTTCAAGGAATTTTATTTAGAGAAACTTTGTGGCAAGGAAACCCTACAGATATTCTTAAAATTATGCGTTGCGTTCCAAGTTCTCCAGAGATGCTTTTAAGACAATGCTAGAAGGTAAACATGACTCACATAGAAATACAAGAAGAAAAAAAATCTTTAAAACTTCATTATGAAGCAATTAAAAAATATTTGGGAGAATTATTGTTAGAACACAATGCAAAAGAGGACAATCCTGAGGATTTTGCATATTTTTCGAGAAAATTTGAAGAAACACGTAATTTGTTGAGGAAACACGGTGGTAAATAAATCTTTTGGATCTTTTGTTGATAAGAAAAAAAGAGAGTCAATTCGTCAATTGGAATTGATGAAAAAAATTCTTGAACAAAATAATTTTAAAGTAAAAGACTTTTTAAATGAACAAGACTCAGATCCTTACATTTTTTGTTATAATCCTTTAAAAAACAGCAGTTTTGAGGGCATTAGAGTTTATAAAATAGGCAATGAATTGGCCTTTAGAATTCAAAAAGAATCACAAACCCACCCGTATGGATCGGCATACCCTTTGCCAGTGGAGTCTATGTTCAATGACTTTTTGACAGACAGTGATGGTGATGAGAATGAAGTTTCAAAACAATTAATTGAAGCTATTGGCAAGGAAATAAACAATTTTTTTGAAAAGAGTTCAAAAGCTGAAGAATCTTCTAGAAAACTTTCATATAACAAAGATAGTGTCGGCAGTGTTTTAGTTAGATCGACAGGTACTGATTATGCCTCTTTAATATACAATAAAAATTAAAATGGTCGGATTATTCAATGATTTTTCTAATATTAAAAATTTAGTTAATAATCAAAATCAATCGGTTGGTGTTTTTTCAAAAGGATCTTTAGTTTCCTTTGAATATCCTAGAAGTTATGCGGTTATTCCCAACGCTATACACGACCCAAGGCCGATGTTAATAGTGACCGATGTTTGGTCGCCAAACTATATAAGAGGAGTCAATTTACATTATTTAACCTTCCCTTATATTAAAAAAATATTAGAAACATGGGCTGGAAATCAAACTTTTAGTTACTCAAATATAAAGCAAGATAAATACGTTTCTTTGGCTTTTAGAATGTATGCCTTTCAGGGAATTATTAGACCAAAAAGACTAGATAGTGAGTGGTTAAAAGCAGTATTGCAAAGCGTTAGAACATTTGATGCTGGAGAAGTTGAGAAAATCAGATCAAGCATAGAAAACCAAATTCAGCAGAGATTTCAAAAGAAAGCAAGCGAACTTTCTCAAAATCTTGAATAGTTCATGAAATGAAAAGTGAATGGAGATTAAGTGGCGACAGACCTGTATGGTCGGAGTATAGGAGACAACGTATCGGTTAATCAAGTTAACCAGCAATTACTTTCACCGACCCAAGAAACAAAAAGACCAGACGCTCAAGAAGTTAATAACGATCCTGATAAAAAGGAATCGGCGTTAGAAAATCTGTACGAAGCCATTAATCGTGTTGCTGAAAAAATAGACTCAAATGCATCAAAAGATTTAGAAGAATCAAAAAATTGGTCCAAAAATATAATTGATTTTCATAAAGATTTTAGAAACACAAGCAGATCCGACGAGTCTGGTCAAAAAACACAAACTGGGTTTTTGGATCTGGCTTCTAAAGCAATTCAAAATTTATGGGTGGCTTCTCAATCTCAAAATACAATCTGGGTTGGTATAAGCAAATTATCTAACAACGCCGTCCAAGAAATATCAAAATCTTTTAGTATGTCTGATTGTTGTGAAGCCTTGGGAGAAGCAACAGCCACTGTGCGAGGTTTGGATAATTTAAATTCAGGTGTGTCTGAAGCCTCAAAAACTGTTTTGTCTGAAGCTGGGGGCGGGGGGAGAGGAACAAATTGGGGAGGGGGTGATGACGACAGCGATGATGGTGGTGACGGTGGCTCAAGAAGAAGAGGCGATTCTTCTGACGCCTCTGATTTTGAACTTCCTGATGCTGGGGACATGACTGGTGTGATAGCAAGAATGTCAACCATAACTGGCTTGATAAGTTTGGCGGCTAATAGTTTTGTTGATCTTCACAGGAGTGTGATTAAAGCTCTTGATATAGACCCAATTCAAAAAATATTTGACGGCCAAATTCTTGAACATAATAATTTTCGTGAAAGTATTCGTGCTTTAATTCATGAGCAAGAAGGTTTTGGCGCAAGTAATAGACAGATAGAAAAAACATTTATAAATTTGGAATCATCAATAAACGCTGCCGGTGTTGGATCTGCTAAATTTAAAACAATGTATCTTAAAAATCTTGAACGTGGGTTAAGCTTGGCCACCGCTGAAGATAACAGGTACGTGGATGCTTTATCTGCACAAAAGAAAGGATTCACAATAGAACAAAAAGAAAGTGCATTGAGAGAAAGAAAAGTCAATAGATTAAAGAGCATACAAACCACTGCGTTGTCAACGGCTTCGTCGCTTCACATGAGTTCAGATGCGATGAATGAACTTTTTATGAATTGGCACATGAATCTTGGTTTATCAGAGCAAAGTTTGGCTGAAATTGGCTCTCATATGAAAAATGTTTCCAGATCAACAGGGGTTACTGGAAGTCAGTTGGAGAAAGCGATGATAAGTGCCGATGGTGTGATGAAAAATTTAAAGAAAGCTGGCATGGTGAGTACTGATACTGCAAAAAGAGTAACCGAATTTATGGCCGCTGCTCAAAAACATGGGTTTGAAGGTGCGGCTGAATTGATGAATGTTTTAGGTGGAGGAGAAACTTTTCATGATTCTAAATATAAACTTTTTTTGGGTAATGCGGCTAGATTTTCAGATAAACCAGAACAAGGTGTCCGAGATCTTGTACTTGGGAACACAATGAACCGATCTGGGGGTATGGAAAATCTTTTCGGGGGGGCTGAGCGGTTTGTTAGATCCCAGTTGTCTGGATTTGAAACAGCTTTAAATAGCGTTGGATTAAAATCTTCAACACTAGATGTTACAAATTTAAGTGAAGTTATGAATAAATTGCGAGCCGGTGGCAAACTTGAAGAAGCAGAAGCTTTAAAGAGAAGGTTCAAAGGTTTGGGAATAGAAATAGGAGAAGTTGAACGTGCTTTAAAAACAATGCAAGAAGAAACTTTGTCCTCATCAAAAAGGATTGACAAATATAGTAAAGAATTAGAAAGTATGAAGGCTCAGGGCTTAGAAAAAACAGATGCTTATAAGCAGATTCAGAAAAAATTACTAGAGGCTCAAACAGGCCAGAGTCAGGATGTTTTTGGCAGAATAAAAAGCGTAATGGACAACAAAGAAGGTAAAACCGGGGGACAATTAGAGAAAGAATTAAAAGATTCACTAATACAAGTTTTGGGCGATGAAAAAGCAGCAGCAGAGTGGCAATCCAACCTTCCTGCAAAAGCCTCTGAGGCTGTGTCTCAAATGAGAGAAAGAGCAAAAGCTGAGGGTTTAAATTTTGATGATATGCTAAAAGAAAAAGGAATCACAGGGGGAGAATCTCAGTTAACAAAAGGTTTACTAGAGGGTGATGCCTTATCTAATCAAGCCATGACTGAAATAATGCAACGAATTAGTAAAAAAGAAAAACAAGGCGAGGATCCGATAACGGATATTAAAGGAATTTTAGAAGAAATACACACAACGCTTGCTCAAAAATTAGACAATGTGGGCTTTGGATTGTCGGATATGATTGTTAAAATTTTATATGTAGCTGGTTATTTGGGCGGGATACTAATGACTGTGGCGAGTGGGATCTTAGCCTTAAGAATGCTACAAAATATTCCAGGGCTGCTCTCTGGTATTTCTGGTGTCTTCGGAGGTTTAAACAAGGCTTTAGGCAACCCTCTTGAAAAAATATTTGGAAAGGGTGGCAAAGGCCCACTTGGTGGATTGCTAGGAGACTGCTTGCCGGTTTGCCCGCCAAGCGGTGGTGGCGGTCAAATGATGCCAAGAAGACCAACAGGAGGATCGCCAGTTGTACCGCCATCTCCAACAACGGGACCGATGACCACTGTGAGTCCATCTGGAAGACCAAAAAATACTACGGTTTTACCCGGAGGGCCTGATTATGGCGGCGGAGGTTGGGCTGGCGCTCAGGGGACACAATATCAATCGCCAACTGTTAGAGATGCGGCCACGGGCCAAGTTACAAGAAGAGACATGAGTCGATCAGATCGTCGTGCCAATGCAGAGCGTTATCTAGATGCCAGAAGGGCCGCTGGCCAGTCGGGTCGAGGCTTTGGGCCAAGAGCAGGTAGTGGCATTCGAAGAGTTGCTCCGCAAGGAAAGGGCTGGATGGGCCTTGCTGGAAAAATTGCAAACTTCGCTATGGCACACCCAACACTAACTGGAACCGCAATAGGAGCAACAACAGGAGCAGTGCATGGCTACGCAACGTCTGATGAAAAAGGTTGGGGTGCTGTAGGAGACTCTCTTTTTGAGGGTGCGGTTGGAGGGGGCATAGGAGCAGCCGCTGGTTACGGTGCTGGTCGTTTAGGAGGAGCAGGAAAAGGCTTACAGGCTGGTGGCCTACCGGGAATCGCTGACGGAGCAATGGATGTTGTTGCTTCTGGAGCAAACATGATGGGAATGCCAGGATTTGGATCCGATTGCATGCCTGTTTGGGTTTGTAACTTTGGAGAAATGGGCGGAATGGGAGGATTGTTACCGGGAATGGGTGACGGAGGAATGGCACAAACTGCCTTGGACACATTAAATACAGTCGATATGGCTTCCGATGTTGCTGGCATGATGGGTAAAGGAAAAAATGTTGCTCAAGTTGTTGACAAGGCCGATGATGTTGCCAAGGGTGGAAGTTGGTTAAGTAAAATGTTTGGTGGAGGAAATAAAGCAGCAACCACAGTCGCCGGTGGTGCCGATGATGTTGCCAAGGGTGGAAGTTGGTTAAGTAAAATGTTTGGTGGAGGAAATAAAGCAGTAACCGCAGTCGCCGGTGGTGCCGATGATGTTGCCAAGGGTGGAAGTTGGTTAAGTAAAATGTTTGGTGGAGGAAATAAAGCAGTAACCGCAGTCGCCGGTGGTGCCGATGATGTTGTCAAGGGTGCGGGGCTATTGTCGAAAATTCCAGGTGCTGGCTTAGCCAAAGGAGTAGGAAGTTTATTGGGAAAAGTCGCTGCTCCCTTGCAACTTTTTACGGGTGCAATCACAGGTGCCATGGACGCAGAGTCTGCTGGCAGAACAACCGCAGAAGGGGCTGCTTATGGCGCTCTAACAGGTGGCGCTCACAAAGGATCTTTTGCTAGCGAAGCTTTAGGGATTCAAAAGGGAAGTGTGGCCGACGAGTCTCTGGGAATTGCTGGTGGTGCTGCTTGGGGAGCAACGTTAGGCGCTGGTGTTGGCACTATGTTGGCACCCTTCACTGCTGGCATTAGTATTCCTGTTGCTGCGGCTGTGGGTGGTGTGATTGGTGCAGGAGCAGAGTTAGTGAAAGTTTTTACCGCCGAAGAATCTTCGATGCGAGACGCTGTGACTGGATTTGCTTCCAGCATCGGTTCAACAATCATGGAGTTGCCAGGAACTATTGGTGGTGCATTCCAAACTGTTGGCTCTTATTTGGGAGAAGGCGCTCACAGCATTTATGCAAGCATCACTGGTTTTGCTTCTAGTTTAGGATCCACTTTTACTTCTGGAATTACAAGTGTTGCAAATGGAATAGGTGGTTTTGCTTCTAGTTTAGGAAACTCTGTTTCAGAGAGTTTTTCAAGCACTGCTAAAGAGAACTGGGATAGAATGTTACAGGGTGCTAGTTTTTCTGGCGCTTTGGGACAAGTAACTGGCGGCATCGTCGATGTTGTTAATGGAAACTTAACACAAGGATTAACAAAAGTAGGCTTGTCTGGCGTGGAGGCTTTTGGAGCATTAGGCCAGACAATTTTAGGTGCCGCATCTTCTTTAAACCCATTTAGTTGGTTTAAAAACAAAGAAAAAACATCAGCCAAAGAAACAGAATCTTCCCCAGAAAAAAAACTTGCAGAAACAGCAAATAAAGAAACACAAAAAACACAACAAGATGTCATGACCCAATCAGCAGAAAAACTACAAGAAGCAGCGGTTGGTTTAGACATTGGAAAAACTGAGCAGGATTTCAAGGCAATAAGCGAAGCATCTTCTAAAAAAGATATCGATCTTTCAAATGCTATGGTTGCTAGTTTTGGCAATGTTGGCGATTCAAAAGAAATTTCAAAAGCTTTATCAACTCAAAACTCAGCGGTTTTTAATTCTATTTTGGCCGAGCAAGAGTCTTTAATAAAATCTATATCTCAAAAACGTGACGCCAAAAGTTCAGGCGGTGTGACGAGCGACTTAGGTAGCAAGCAGGGCTTTTTTGATTCTAACGCAAAAGGATTTTTAGCAAATGCTGCTTTAAGATCTAGTGACCCTATAGCCTACAACAGTTTGCAAACAGGCACAACTTTGCAAACGCCCGACGGTGTGAAAGGCTTGATGTCTGGACAAGAAATACTTGTGAAAGAAATATTTAGTGGATTTGAAAGTTCTTTAAATAATGTTGGAGTTCAATCAGCCACAATAGATGTTGGTAATTTAAGTGAAGTTATACAAAAATTACAAAAAGGGGGTCAGGCGGAGCAGCAAGCAGCAACATCTTTACAAAGACAGTTTGAAGCTTTGGGTACTAATGTTGGAGAGGTGGAAAATAATTTTAAAATTATGAGTCAATCTTCAAAAACACCACAGGATTTATTGGGTGATCTTAGCTTTAAGCTAAACGACATGAACAAACAAGGATTGCAAAACACTGATGAGTATAAGTCAATTCAAAAACAAACATTAGATTTGCAATCTGATTTGCAAAATTCTTCTGATGTTGTTCAAAAACAATCAACTCCAGTTGAGGCAACGACTTCATTACAAGGAGTTTTTGAAAAGACACAAGCGTCGGAGGCTTTGACCTCCAACATAGACACTGCTATCAAATGGCAAAAAATTGAGCCAAGCGAACAAACACTAGCAGGAGAATTGTCTGGGGATTCGAAAGATAAAAATAATTTTACCGTTTATGACCAATCTGTTGAGTCGATTTTGTTTAAAATATTTGATCAATTAAAATCTTTTAATTTAACTAATATTTTTGAAAAAGATTCAAGTTTGGCGATGATGAATCTTGATCATGTATCTGTTGTTGATTCTCAAAAAAAATCTATAGAAAATAAAAGACAATTTGAGGGTTTAGACACGCCGATTCGCACATTTGAGCAGATGCCTGAATCTCTTAAAGATTTAAGTTCTATGGAGTCTAGTCTGCAAAATTCTTCTAATATCATTCAAAAACAATCAGTACCAGTGGAGACAACAACCTCACTGCAAGGTGTTTTTGACAAAACACAGGCGTCGGAGGCTTTGACCTCCAATATAGATACCGCCATCAAATGGCAGAAGATTGAGCCAAGTAGTTTGGGATCAGGTTTTGAAAAAAAATGGAATACACTTAAAGATAATGAGTTCAATGATCTTGAATCTAAATCACCTATGAAAAGAATGTTTGGTTATGATAGATCTGAAAAACAAAATAAAATGTCTTACCAAGGAACCGGGGCAGGTGCTGCTTTGGGTGCTGCTTTGGGTGGTCCCATTGGAATTCCCGCTGGGGCCGCTGCTGGTTTTGTCTATGATACCGTTTCTAGCAACTTAAACATACAAGATGCCTTAAGCCAAACAATATCGAATATTGGTGAAAACACCAAGGGAGTTTTGAATAGTTTAAGTTTGGGTTTATTCGATAATGAAAAAGCAGCCGAAGCACAAGATTCTTCATTAGAATACAGTGTTAAGAATATAGCCCCAAGTTTAATTGCAGGATCACTTGCTGGGGTGACAGGTGGGATGAGTTCATTCGCACTACCAATGATCAACCAATTAATGCAAGGTCAACCCAACCAATTAATGCAAGGTCAACCCAACCAATTAATGCAAGGTCAACCAAGTGATATATTACAACAAGTTTTAACTTCTAAACAAATTAATAAACCCGAGGTTTCTAGCAATCAATTAGGTTTATTCGATAATGAAAAAGCAGCCGAAGCACAAGATTCTTCATTAGAATACAGTGTTAAGAATATAGCCCCAAGTTTAATTGCAGGATCACTTGCTGGGGTGACAGGTGGGATGAGTTCATTCGCACTACCAATGATCAACCAATTAATGCAAGGTCAACCAAGTGATATATTACAACAAGTTTTAACTTCTAAACAAATTAATAAACCCGAGGTTTCTAGCAATCAATTAGGTTTATTCGATAATGAAAAAGCAGCCGAAGCACAAGATTCTTCATTAGAATACAGTGTTAAGAATATAGCCCCAAGTTTAATTGCAGGATCACTTGCTGGGGTGACAGGTGGGATGAGTTCATTCGCACTACCAATGATCAACCAATTAATGCAAGGTCAACCCAACCAAAAAAATCTTGAAACAAGTGAATTATTAAAAGAAAAATTTAAAGAACCGGAAGGCTTTATCGAAGCCAACCCTCAGAGTTTGGGTGTTTTTGATTTTGAAAAAACTGGAGAGGCCGAAGAGGGTTATTTCAAACAATTGGGTGCGAGCTATGTGGATCCAAAAGATTTTATGACCACTGCTCCAATACCAATTGTTGGTGACATTATCAATCTCTTGTCAAATGTTGGTTCTAAAATATTCGGATCAACAAAAGGATCTGTCGGGGTGTCTTCTTTGGGCATGTTTGACCCAAGCCAACCCAGCGAGGCCAATGATAGCGAATCTGATTTGATGTTAAAAAAGATACAAGGAAGCCAAAACTTTGATTTAAATAGATACAATTTAAATGCCATAGAAAATAGTATAAAAAATAAATCAAATCTTGAAAAAAATGTTGTTTTGGAAACAAGTCGTGCTTTAGATTATGATCGTCAAGCCTCGGAGGCTGCTGATTCGGCTAAGATTAATGAATTAGATTATCGATCTGATAAAAGGGGAGATATAGAATCTAACCCAATGGACTACACAGATGATATGGGCGATCAGTCTATTAATCCAACTTATATGGATTATCGTGATCAGATGAAAGGCGAAGTAGGCACCTTGGGAATAAGTCGATATGGCATGGAATCTGCTGTTATGCAATCGAAATACGGGGAACAACCTACAGGCAATTCATCTGTGTTGCCAAGCATGGATACTATCGCAAACTATTTAACAGGGATGCAATCTACTAAATTAGATATGATGATAAAACATTTGCAGGAAATTAGAGATCGTTTATCAACGCAAACAACTTCCTACTCTAATGTAATTGGATCTGCCGCCTCTGGGGGCAAACCGCCAGATGCCACTGGAGTTAAATCTATAGCTCGTGATTTTGTAAGTGGCTCTTGGGATTTACCGTATGGAGACTATACATCTGGAACAGTAAACACAGAGGGGCGATTTTAGACATAGGTGATCAATGAAATCTACTATTAATGGATCTTTAAACAAACTTCCCGATTGTTATATTGTGATACCGGGGGCCGGTCTTGTTAGCGGCAGTAAAGAAGGAATTATACCCATAGATAATTTGCCCGACATAGGGGACACCAAGAATGCTGTTTATAACGGTGAGCCAATACAAGGTAGAAGTTTTCCTTTATATACTTATTCCCATTCAGCGGATAGAACCATAAGTATGACGGTTCACTTTTTTGTAGTAAATCCTGGGGATGGAGCAAAAAATTTATTATATTTAAGAATGATTCAAAGTGCGGTCTATCCAAGAAGCGGCAAAGATTTAAATGATATTGCTCCTTATCAACCTCCACCTATTTGTAGGCTAAGGTGTGGTGATCTTCTTGATAGCAACGAGTTGTGTGTTATTTTGCAATCATATAGTACTAAATTCCCTACAGAAGTGGCTTGGGAGGAAGAAACTTATTGCCCTTTTAGATTTAGCGTTGATTTAAGTTGGATGGTTGTTTACACATCAGAAGTTTTGCCTTTTCAAGAAGACATTATAAAAATGGCAAAAAATTCAAGAATATTCAATTCGACTAGATAGGATAACTTAATATGAGTCAAATAGTAGAGTCAACTGGCGTGGAGTCAAAACAATTTATGGCTCCAGGTAGTCGCTATCTCAAAAGCACCCCTATTTATTATGGAGAAAAAAAAATAATTACTTTTGATCTCTACAACAGGTCTAACTATAATAAAACTGGCAATGAACAGGTTATGTTGATCACAAAAGGTGTTGAATATAGGCCAGATTTGGTTTCTTATGATGTTTATGGGTTTGTGGATAATTGGTGGATGATACTTGAAGTTAATAATATGAAAGATATATGGGATTTTAAAGCAGGCACCACCATTATTCTGCCCAATAGAATTTACTGAGGTTGCTATGAGTTTAATTTTGTGCGGAGGTGGCGAAAATTTCACGGCTGGCTTAGTGCCAAGAACCGATTGTATAGAGAAATATAGATCTCCAGGATCACCTTATAAGTTTCCAGAGACTGGTTTTTCTTTGGCCCCATGGGTCGCAATTGATTTTGTTGACCAATCTTATCAAGGAGGCGGAGCGGCAATTACAGTTAGTAACAGGTCTTCTGAGGTTACAAATCCAAAAAATTGCGCTGTTATTAAGAGTTTTACTTTGGGACACACAGACGGTACTGATTGTCGAGTTGTAATTCACGATACACAAGGTGGTGTTTTTGAAGAATTTATGAAGCACCTTGTTAAGGACTGGTATTGTTTAAAAGACGCAAACCCAGCAGCTTTGTTGATGAAAGTGCAATTTGGTTGGGTTAAAAGTAATTGCCAAAATGAGATTCCCGTGTCGAGATCCCCTTGTTATTTTATAATGGTTTCAAATGTCGAAGCAAATTTTGCCGAGGGCAAAATCATGTTTGAACTAACCGGGCAGGATAGTTGCAATTATATGTTTAACGGCAGTGTTTCTGGGGAAAAAGGAGGGACGGGAGCGTCTTCGATGTATCTTCTAGACGCTTTACAAGAAACTCTATGTAAAGGAGACCCCCCAAATATCGGCTCTGTTAGCTTCAGAATACCCACAGGGCGTAATAATTATGAAATATCGGGTAGAGATGATGTATTTAAAATTGACAATCCACAAGCAGAGTATCCCGATGAAAAAAAACGTGGTCCCGCTGGCAAATGGTTGCCTCAAGGAAGAAATAAATTAGATGTTGCTTGCGCTTGGGTCACAGAAAGTTTATCTAAGAATGGTAAAGCCTGGGTGCCAAGGTATGACAGTACATCTGAAAAAGGAGAATTAATTTTTTGGGAAGCATCAAAATCTGATTGCGAAAACCAATCTGATGACTATTGGGACAGATATAACTTGGGGTCTTATATTGTAAACGGCTCAAAATCAAGTCCTGTTTTAGAGTTTAATCCAAAAATAAAATGGGATTTTGGATTAATTACGGGAAATGGCGGAAATTCCGGTGATGATCGATTAAATTCAATGGGAACAGAGGGTGCAAAAAATCCAGGTCTTGAATGCCCTTCTTTATCTGCTGATAAAGTAAAAGGATCTGGAAATTCTACAACCACTAATAAAACAGAGTCTCAACAAGACCGAGGCGATAATGATAAAAAAGTAGCTGAGACGGACGCAAAACATAAAAAAACTCTTGAAATCAGCCACGGTCCTTTTGATGCCGATTTAATTGTTGTAGGAGATCCAACATTTTGCCCTGCATTTCAAGCTGTTGGTGTTATGTCTATATCTATAATATTAATTAATCCTTATCATATAGTCCCAGCAAATGCTAGTTGTGGCGAATGGTTGTCGCAACCAGTGTGTAATCCAATTCTTAGTAATAAAGCTTGGATAATAAAAGGTGTCGGACACACAATTGAAGCAGGGAAATACTCTACTAGAATAAGTGTAACGCTCCCCGTACCCGGCCTTAATCACAAAAAATCTAATGATGGGGGAAGATTGGGAGCTTGGACCGATGGCTGGAAGCCGCCTACTTGTTAATATTATTTTTACAAACAAAAGAAAGATTTAATACTATGTCTCTAAACCAGAATAGTCCATTCACGCCATCGCAATCCAACTCGGCAGATTTTTCTAAATTAATGGATAGCGTTTTTAATAGATTGTTTTCTTTGGAACAAGCCGTAAATGCAATTGGCTATAGCAGCAAAGCCTCAAAAAAAAGAAGATTTCCCCAACGTAGACAAGCAAACATTGTGCAAAATTTAACCAGGGCCCTTTGTGTCGAGACTGTTGATCCTTGGAAAATTAATCGTGTGAGATACTTTCATCCTCTGCTTCATGACCCAAAATCAAATTTGTTTTCCCTACCTTTTGCTAAACCAATTTCTGCCATGGGTGGTTTTGATGATTGTGGTTTAAACTGGGTTCCACCTGCTGGTAGTACTATTATGATTTTGTTTGAATCTGGGAACGTTGACTCTGCATTTTATCTAGGAACAGCTTGGAGTAAAGATCGAAGGCCCGGTGGACAAGATATAATGGACATTTTTCCTTCTCGTGAATGGCAGCGTGTTTATCAAGGACACAGAAAGGGATATTTGGTTGGACCAGACGACGAGTCTCAAGTTTACCCTCCCTGGAACACAGAATCTTACAACGGAAGCGACATTTACGATATTAAAAAATTTGTTTTTGACCCCAATGAACAAAAAAGAACAACTTATCCAAACATTTATGGATTCAAAACTCCCGAAAAACATATGTTAAAAATGGTTGACGGGAACGCAAAATGTAACAGGAGATGGAAAAGACTGGAGATAATGTCGGGTTGTGGAAATTGGATGATCTTCAAGGATGATCACCTTCATTACGGTGGCCAGTGGGCACATCCAAGTTGCCCTCCGGACCCTGGTGGGGGTAATGTTGATGTCTGTTCTATACACCAAGATAGACTTCCTTATTTTAGTAATTTCCATGGAGAACCTATCGAGAAGGGTGCTGGTTGCGAACCAAATTGCGAAGGAAAAAGCAAAACTCAATGTTCTAGAATTTTGGGAGGACACACTTCTACTCCATGCGACCCAGAGACAAAATATTGCAAATCTCAAGGTGGTGCGAATCCTTTTTTTAAACATAAAAATGAATGTCGTCCATATAAGGGACCACAAACTCCACAAAACAACAAATGTGATTTGCCGCAATCAGGCATTCAATTTTTATCCATATCTGGTCACACTTGGGTAATGGACGACTCTGTGGAGGAACCCAAGGGTAAGCCTGAGTGGGAGCGAAGTATGCAACCTTTTGATTTTGGTTGTAGCGATTTATTTCAAGGAAGAACATATTGGAAAAGTGCAACTGGTCATTCGATAATGATGAGCGATGTTGAGAAAAAAGGCTTATGCACAGGAGGAAAGCCAGGAAGGCCAAATATAAATTATATTAAACTTCTCTCTGCTTCGGGAAATAGAATAGAGTTAAACGATCACACAATTCCGGTGTGTAGGGGCGGAGAAGATCGTGGAATTCACATGCAAAGCACATCAAACCATGTGATTAAAATGATCGATCATTTAGTTAGTCAATGTTCTCCTTGTAGGCGTGAAGGCGGAAAACCAATTCCAAATGCAACAAGAGCATATATTCAAATAAGATCAGGGTACGGACTGGAAATGAGATATAATGACGACTTCAGTCAACAAACAACACAAAAACAATGGATACAAATTTTGCACCCACAATGTGTTAGTCCTCAGTCCGACAAGGCTTGTAATTCTCTACCGAGTTGTGGATACAGGGGACCGCATATTTTAAGATTTCAAGGTCGCCCCAAGGGTCAAGCTGGTTGCATTTATCTCCGGGCTGGAGGTCATTCGGTTCGTCAAACTTATGATTTTGACGTTGTTTTAGTTGGCGACAAAGAATGTAATCCTTCCGATAAAATTACTTATGTTTCAAGAAAACATATTAGGGGTTGCGAAGATGTGGACTTTAGATATTCCGGGAAAAGACACGTTTTTTTTGCGGAGAAAAGAATTTTATTACTTGCTGGACGAGATTGCCCGCCCAAGCCTCCTAAAAAATGCAAAGGTCCATGTGTTTATAGTGTTATAATAGCACGATGTCCTGTTATATGTCCGTTAACTGGTATCGTTCATTGGACCCAAAAATCAATGAGCGAAAGAGTTTTTGCCTCTGGTTGGCATCCGTGTCCTGCTTGTTTGCCTTGTAGGATACCTGGATGTGAACACCCAGAGCCAGAGCCACCGAATGTAAAGATAGACACAGGTATAGGTATAATAGAAGTAAATAATAACGTTGATTAAATTATGACAAATAGTAGTAAATTTTTAGGATTGCAATATCCACTTGTAAAAACGCCAAGAGGCATCATGGCCCAAAAAACTGGTGTTGATCAAATTAAAGCTGATTTATTGCAACTTTTGTTAACAAATCCCGGAGAAAGAGTTATGTTGCCAACATATGGAACTCCTTTAAGGGAATTGTTTTTTGAACCAAATGATAAAACTCTAGAATCAAAAGCAAGACAAATAATAGCCGAATCGATCATCACCTGGGAGCCTAGAATAGTTGTATCAGATATACAAGTGACTTCAAATGCTCCCAAATCTTCGTTAAATCAATATGATTCTTTTGATGAAAAAGATGCTATCTTATATATAAGCATAAAATTTATAGACCCGGAAAATATCCAATCTGTTGAAGAATTAGTGTTAGAAAGGCCCGTTGGTGCTTAATTATGGCTTATGAAAATTGTCCTTTTGATGTAACCCCTTATGATCAATCTAACTTGGTTAAAGTTCCCAATCTTGTAAACTTGAATTATACAAATCAAGATTTTTGGTCAATGAAATCCAGACTGGTTTCTTTCATAAAAGAAAAGTTTGCTGATTCTTTTAATGACTTTGTAGAGTCAGACTTGGCCATTATGCTCATTGAAAATTGGGCTTTTATTGCTGATACCCTGAGTTTTAAGATGGATCAAATAGCGAATGAAATATTTATAGACACGGTGAGCGAGGTTGATAACGCCTTTCGTTTAAGTTTGTTGGTGGGATTTAAACCTCAGCCGCCGATAGGATCAAGATCCTTATGGTCTGCAACAATAAATAATGTTCTAGAGACAGACCTGGACATACCAACCCCGTTGCAGATTCCTTTTAACTCAGAACAGGGTCAAAGATATATTGAGCTTTTTGCAGCAGATGAGAACAACCAACCTATTTTTGGCCAAAACATTTACATACAAGCAGGTTCTTTTTTGACAACAGCCATAGTAGGTGTCGAAGGTCAAACTTTTGAGCAAAATGCAAGAGGAACCGGTGAGTCAAATCAATTTATTAGTTTGCCACAAGGCCCAGTTCTTTCAAATTCCATAAAGGTATCGGTGGATGGCAATGAGTGGACACAGGTCGAGTATTTTTCAGAGTCTCAACCCAAAAAAGAATTTAGAGTTGAGTATAACACAATTTACAACGCTTTTATAATTTTTGGAAACAATCGTGCTGGACAAATACCTTCTTTGAACGCAGATATTCGTGTTTCGTATCGAGTGGGAGGTGGTGTAGTTGGAAATATAGTCACTGGGTCGGTTGAGGTTCAAAAAAATTATATTGTTCCAGGTTTTGATTTTAGAGTTCCTGTGACTTTTAGAAATTACACCAAAGGTGAATTTGGTTATGCTGGTGATGGAATCGATGATATAAAAAGAAAATTACCACACTGGCTTAGGACACAAAATAGGGTTGTGTCCGGTGACGATATTGAAGCTTTTGCAAATCAGTTTTCAACTGACTATAATGGACAGATTGGAAAAGCCAAAGCAGTTTTGAGAAATTATGGGTGTGCCGCAAATGTGATTGATCTTTATATTTTAGCAAGACAAGATCAAGACAATCTTGTGATCTCAGATAATGGTTTAAAAGTTGAATTGCTAGAATCTTTAGATAATAAAAAAATGATGACGGACCTTATTTGTATCAAAGATGGATCTATTATAGAAGTTGATGTTGCGATTGACATAACTATGGATAAATTTTATAGAAAATTTGAAGAAGAATTTTTAGAAAAAATAAATCGTCGTGTTAATAATTTTTTTCTTTTAAATAATTGGGATTATGGAAAGACTCTAAACGCTGTTGATCTGATTAAAACCACCTCGGATGTTCCTGAAATAAGACAGGTTGAGGTAAATTTAAATACTTCAAATGAATCTAACTCAGGTCTTGTTGTTACAACAAAATTTTATGAAATTATAAGACCAGCCAATATAGAAATCAACTTTATTTACGAATAACGGACCAAAATGGCACTAAAAAAAATAAATGAAAATCCAAAAATAACCGACGTTATTCTAATTGAGATCGAAACACCTGGAGTTGACGGGTGTTTTACAAATAACCCTTATAAAGTGGATAATTTGACAATTTATTATGTTGAACGTGATTTCATGGGAGATAATTTTGGGGAATACTCCTCAGAGGTTGTTGATGATAATTTAAAAGTTAAGTTAAAAAAAGCCGAAGAGGAATTTTGCGGGAACCCTAATTTAGATAATCTAAATAAATTAGAAAAAATAAAAACGGAGATCTACTCCGCCACACAAAGAAATACTTTTTATTACAAAGACCGATCAATTGTAAAGCAAGTTGGTTCGCCATCTTTCCCAGCTTGGTTGTCAACTGACACCGATAATGCTTATTTGCAATTAAAAGAAAATCAATATGGAAGTTTTTATTACGAATGGGATCCAAAAGGTCACGCAAGAGAAGGCGACTATTTTATTTGTTGGACTTGGACCCCAATTCCAGATGGAGAAAAGTTATCTGCTCATTTGCATTTTTTTGTTGAAGGTGATGGAGCAGCCGTTTCCGCCACTCCTGCACACGTAACGCCAAAAGATAAATATGAAACTTTATTGGAACGCTATCTTCCAGAAGTCTACAAATACACTCTTTCAAATAACGATATAACCCCCCAAGTAACAGAAAGACTCAATCAGTCTGTTGCTAAAGGTTTTACTTTTTTGGAGGATATGGCAAATCAATTAATAGATTTATTCGATGCCAATGCCCTGCACGAATCTTTATTAAATTATCTTTCCAATCTTTTCGCAATCAAACTGAGGTCGAGTGATCCAACTTTGTGGAGAAGACAAATAAAAGAAGCAATCCCTTTATTCAAAAAAAAGGGAACTTTAGACGGTTTAAAACAAGCTTTTACACAATCCGGGATGGTTTTAAATTCGTATGTTCAATATTGGCAAATTACCTCTCCGTATACATGGATTCAAGTTTTTAAGGTAAAAGACAGTGTAAGTTTTATTTTAGAAAAAGATAATATCGTATCATTTAATAGTCAAAATTTTAAGTTATGGTTAAAAAGAGAAGGGCAAGAATACACGGAAGTTTCCTTTGATAATGTATCGTTTAGTTCTGGAGAAGACGGTTTAATTCGAATGACATGGGTTGGGGATCAGTTGTCCACAAACAGGCTGGATTTATATGAAAATGATAAAATTAAATTGCAATATCAATATCATCCAATAAATTCTAATAATGAACAAAATATAGAAAATTATATACAAATGCTCCCTTTGATGGATCAAAGAAACGAAGACGATCAGGATTATCCTCCCAAAAATTGGAACGTTAAACTAATTGCCGAAGACGATCCGATGTTCTCGGTTTTAATTCCTGTTAGGCATCCATTTGCTGACCCTCTCCAATTCGGTTGGGTCAGAACTGAATTTGCTTACTCTGAAAATGTTTATAACGCAGAAGAGTATAATGGTTCCACTAGACCTTCTTTTGATGCTTGTCGTATAGATAAAGAATTTATAGATCCATGCAGGGCTTGTTTAAGTAGTTCGTATAGTTTGGATGTCGGCATTGAAGAACTCTCCAATGACAGAATTTTAGAAGCACAAGATATACTTCGAGAATATGTTCCTTTTCACGCTCAACTATACTCAATTGGATTTACAGGAGAGGTAAATGAATTTGTTCAATCGCCAGTTGAGAAGATAGAAACATTGGTTACATTAGATTATTCTCAATTTATTTTATCCGGGAACTCAAACCCATTTTTTACTAGAAATTTAGAAAAAGGATCAAGCAATTATTTTATTACAAGAGAAGACCTTACCGATCAAGTCACAGTTTTGTCTGGTAAGATTGGCGTGGCTTATAATGATCATATAAAAATAATAATCCCCGATTACAATCTTAAAAGTTTAGGGTTAAATGTCCAAAATCATATTTTGGAAGTATTATCCCCATCCGTTAATGTTGGGACATATACTATTGATGAAATAGAGGGAAACACAGCAAAAGTTACATCTTATGTTAACGAACCCCTAGATAAAACAGCCTTTACTTTTAATTTGTCAAATATTATTTACGGAAACACAAACTCTTCAATATTTCAAAGAGATTTAGTAAAATTAAATGATTTAAAGAATGATATAATAAAATATTCAATAAAGACTGTTTGGCATAGGGAATTTGATGATTATGAAGGAGAAGTTTATAAAATTTTAATTCCTTCGTATTCAAACGTAGCTTTTGATATAGAACAAATTTTGGACGGAAACATTATTATCAAAAATGATAGTTTTGTTTTCTCTAATGCAACAAACGTAAATTATTCTATAATTGATGATTCGGGAGAAGTGATACTCAATAGTAATTTTGGCAATTTATTTGTAGAAAAAAGAGGTCTAGTAAACTTTAACGATTCTGCAATTTTGAATATAAATGATTTTGTAAAAATTGGCGATTTTTTATATTACAATCAACAAGAGTTCATCATATCTGAAATATCCGACAACAGTTTTTATATTAAAAATTATTTAAGTGGCGATGCAGTAGGAGTTTCTGTACACAATAGAAGAAGGTTAATTGTTAACGGAGTTGGTTTTTTTGGCTATAAAGGACTTAATTTAAAAACTCAATTTGATCATGAATCAGAGTTTGAGATGATGAATGGCAAAAACAGGCCGATTGACGAAAACGAAATCTTACAAGAAAATTCATTTATTCAAAATTTTATGTTTAAAATTGGAGAAGAATTTTATAAAATTACCTCTATTAATAAAACAGATGTGGTTTTAAATGGTCGAGAACAAGACTGGACTACTTTGAATTTTGGCGGAGAACCAGTGGATTATTCTATAATTAAGTTTCCTAAAAAACAAATAAACGTAGGATTTACTGTGTTTAGTGGCCTAGATAGAAGTGGATATGACCCTGTAATTCGTGAAATCGAATCTGAAATAGATCAGAACACGGCTACTGTTGCTTTGAGCATGCCAAAAAGTAGCGGTTTTCAAGAAAGTGTTTCAAACGGAGAAAATATTTTGGTTACAATTGAGTCTAAAAACGGCGAAAAAATAGAAGGTGAATTATGATTTCTGACAGTATGCAACCAATTGGGGATGTTGAGATTATTTTAGAGTGTCGAAGCGGCACCTCTGAGATTAAAAATTTTAAAAACACCGTTTTACTGGGTGGGAGAAGGGCTTTAGCTAAATGTTTAGCGAATCAAATAGGTGATAAATTTCAATTTAATATAGTTAATATGGTTTTTGGAGATGGGGGAACAAATAACGGTGTTAAAAAATTTGTAAATGCTGGAAGAGAAGGTTTGTTTGGCATCACAAGATTATCAAAACCAGCGTTATCGAATTTAGATAATTCTATACCCGCTCAAGTGATATTCACATCTGTAATAAAATTCGATGAAGTAGTTGGGGTTACTTTAAACGAAATGGCTTTACAAATGGCGAATGGTCAATTATATAGTATGGTTACATTCCCTGATTTAAATAAAACAGAGGATATGCAGCTTACATTCAACTGGAGAATTAATTTTGTTTAAACAACAATAAAGAAGGTTTTGCAATGCCAAGAATCGAACTTATACCCGAAGTTTTATACGGCCCAATGGATCCAATTCATTGGGAAATAGACAATTTGCCACTTAAAGCAATTCTAAGAAGGCAAAATTTAATCAATCTAGCTTTAGATAACGTCATTGCACAAATTCGTGACGCAATAGGAACACAAGGGAGTTTGTCGAATCGTTTAAATCAATCAATAAATCCAGATGGTAGTTTAAAAACTGAATCTATTAATGAAACTCTCCACAGTATTGAAGATCACCAAGACACAGATCTTTATGTAAGGATGACTCGTGAAGAATCAGAGAAGTTGGCAAATATTGCCGATGAGGCAAAAAACGTTAGTTTTGAAATTTTTACTAACGAATCTTCTTTTGTTGGTTTTTCGGAAGGGGTTCTAAAAATAAAACCATCAAGCACCCTAATTCCTAGTTTTGAAGCCCCCGATGTAGTGAAATTCAATCTTAACTTCCCAGCATCCTCCGCTCATCAACATTATTATGGTTTAGTGCCTGTCCATGAGGATATTGTAAATCCAAATCACAAGAACTATAGAGTTGTTAGTGCGAATACTAATTTTATTGAGGGTTCGTTGCGTGTTTACATAAATGGAGTTAGAATTTTTGAAGATGATGAGGTCTATGTGCCGGGAGCGATGTTAGAAGACGCATGGACGTTACTATCGTTTACTTCAAATTCATCCGATGGTTCATTCGAACTGTCTTCTGCTATAACCGAAGATGATATTATAAGAATTGATTTTGATATATCTTTGGTTGAATAATTTTGAAAATATAGAAAGACCATAATGGAAGTATGTTTCTTGATTCTGAATCCTGATGGGAATTACATCGGTTTAAAGAATACAATTGGATCAATTAAATTAAGAAGTTTTAATAGAGATTATATTTGTGCTGTTGGCCAAAACACGGGTTCTAAAGAATTAAAAGAAATGAAGGAATTGTGTCCAACATTTAAAGGCAAAAATACAATAACAAGTTTAATAAATACTGGTTTTAAAAAAATTAAAAAAGGATGGGTTTGTATTGTTTTTAGCGGAAGTAGAATTCCGGCTGGCATAGAAAAAAAATGGAGTCTTTTTTGTAAGAATGAAAACGATGTCTTGTATCCAATAGTTGAAAAAAAGTATAATTTTGTAGAAGGCTCTTTTAATGGGGTTTTAATCAACACCGATTTTTTTAATAAATGCGGAGACTTTCCTGATCATGTTATGCAAAAACAAGGTTTAAATGATTTTGAGTTTGCAAAACTTTTGTGGTCTTTTGATGCCTTGAAAAATGGCGCTTGTTTTAAAGGAATTATTGGTATGAAGGTGATATAAAGATGTTAGAACATAGCGGCTGGACAATAACATTAAGAAAAGAAAATGAGGAAGATACACTACTTCAGTCACCTGTTAGATCTTTTTCTTTGACTCGTGAAAACGATGATTATTCTCAAATCGCAAGCAATATAGAGGTTACGATTGATAATTGTAACCTCTTGTTAAACGAAGGCACCTCTATGTTGGGTCAAAAATTTGACATAACCATGATTTGTGAGCCTTATGAAGGGTCTAAAAAAAATATTTTAGACGCAACTCTTATTAGTTTGACTCACAAATTGGAAGGAACAAACATGCATGTTGTCGCAAATTGGAGTTATCTTGAAGATGAGTCTTTCCCACAAACTGTTAATGTTGATACAAGACAGATTTGGGAAGTAGCTGATTATTATACGTCTATTTCAAACTATAATATTGGTATTCAAGCGGTGTACAATGAGGGATTTATTAATTTAAACTTAGACCGGGATCAAAAAGTGAATTGGAGTCTGTTAGGGTTTTGAAGTCTAATATGTTCAAGGTATTTTCTAATCAAAACCCATTTATTTGACATTTTAACTTCACCAGAGTCTATTTTTAACAACTCTTCAACAACTTCTTCCAGGCTTCCAAAAACATTGCAGCGAGTTTGTTTTTGAGAGTCTTCTAAATCCACAACATCATAAAGCCATCTAGGTAATTTTGATAAACCCCCATCGCACACAAAAAAACAAGGCTTGTGTTGCTGCTCTGCAAGAAAAACTTCGTTATAAGTTCCGCACAAATGAATGTTGGGGTCTATAACAACCACAAGAAAGTCGGAAAGGTCCACAAATCTTAGGTCAAATCTTCTATATTTTGAAACATAATCTCTTAGTTCTAAATATTTCCCTTCTTTTTGAAGTTTAACTTGATATTCCTTGTCTTCTCCTAATTTTATATCTTCGCCACCGGGTTTATTTGTTGGATCTATAAAATCAATATTTAAACCTTTATCCCAAATCATTTTCATAAATTGCCTACGCCAAGAAACCCCACTATCAGCAGCGTATTCCATTGCTCCCGAAAGGTAACAACAAGCCTGATCGAGTTTTCCCCTAGAAAGTTCATTCATTTTTCAAAAACTCCTTTACTAATTTAAAGTTGTAACAATCTCTCAAATCGGAGGATAAATGTCAATAGAATTATTAGAAAAAACAAATGATTTGTTGGAAAAAGTAAAAATACCGGACAGACACACGTATTTTCAGATAGAAAAATTTATAATTGGCAAAGAGCCAACGGCACAATCTCAATTATGGGCCATTCTAAAAGAGTTGCAGTCAAGGAAAGAAACCGTCGAACAATTTCACAAAGATCTTAAGGACGCCGAGGACAACCTGGAATTATTTGATATTAAAATAGAAAGATTAAATAGGTTGATAAAAAACGAATCTTCTTCTTCAAATGTGGAGGAATCAGGGCTAAATATTAAAGAATACGAAATAAATATAAGAAAGTTATTAAGAGAAAAAGAAAGTTTAATAAAATCTGCACAAAAACTAAACAAAAAATTAAAAGGTGTTTTGGAGGAAATGAATTGTTTATTAATTGGATATGAAAAAATTACATCAAAATATGAAGAATTAAAGGATTTAGATGACGAACAATCGCAAAAAGAAATGTGGAATGAAAAATTGTTAGAAGAATTTAATTTAAGGTTAATACTTCAAAGACCCCTAGACCCAGATTTTGTTAGAACAGTATTGTCTCTTCACGACGAATCTACTGCAAAAAAACAAGTCGTAACTTTAATTGAAAATATTCAAAAAAAAATGATTGCTGATAGGAGTCCAAACCAACAACCTCAAGTTGAAAGCAAGCCAAAGATCATGGCTAATTAAAATTATGGCAAAAATATCAAGTTTAGATGCGGGTTACACCACAGGGATGCTGTCTGTTTTTCCTGAGGCTTTAGATGATTTTGAATCACTATACAGGGCCACAAATAATACCAAGATTGCTTTAAAGCAAACTTTGAATTTTAACTCTCCAAGAATTATAGTAGAGGACACAAGTGCTTTTCCTCCAAATGGAATAGTTAGAGTAGGTCCGGATGTTGGGACTTATGGCGAATATGAAATGATTTTTTATGAATACAAAACGCCTTATACTTTCGAAAAATTAAGTCGAGGCTTTGCTGGTTCAAGACAAAGAAAATGGTCCACTCAAGGAAATTATGTCACCAACTCTGTCGTGGCCGAACACCACAATGCTATAAAAGACGCTTTAATTAATATGCAAGTTAATTGTGGTTTGAAAGAATTTCCAGAGCCTGAATCTTTGAATGGAATTTTGAAATATCAAGAAACTAGATTTCTTGCTCCCAAGCCTTTGTTTCGTGCGTTTCCCATTAAAGGCCCGCCTCCCTTGAAAGTAAGATTTCAAAATTTCTCCACTGGTTGGATCGCACGATATCTTTGGGATTTTGGCGACGGATCTAATTCGTTAGAGAAAAGCCCTGTTCACGTTTACTTGAACGAGGGTATTTATAATGTAAAACTAAATGTAATAACTTCTAGTGGCGCTCAAGGCGTTGCTTCAAAAATAGGATACATAGAAGTCAATGCAGACGAGTCCATCCCGTATTTTTATGTTGATTCTATCGATAATCCTTACTCTCAAAAATACGCAACAGAGAGGGGTCTGCAACCAAAAGAATTTATTTTTGTGGATCAGTCAGACGGGGATATAGTTCAAAGGAATTGGATTTTTGGAGATGGAACAAATTTTGCCCAGCAAGACCCGAACATACACGAAGTAAAGCACATTTATGCAAATCCTGGAGAATATGTAGTCACACAGTTAATTCAGTTTGCTAACGGTAGGATTAAGCGTGTTGAACTACCGGAAACTTTGATAGTTTTATAAGAAAAGAGATTTATGATTCCTTATAGTTCCCTATATCCAAATGAATTTGATTCAGACAGTAATTTATTTTTAGTTCATGATTCTTTAAGAGGAATTCTTATAAACGATTACAACCCAGGGGATAAATCAATACAAGTTGATATGATTCCAGATGTTGCCAATAGCATTCCCCCGACAGGTTTGATCACCCTTACAGAACAATGCTCTGACGTTGATGAACGTGCTGTTTCTTTTTTTTACAACACATGGGATTTTGACACACAAACATTCTCAGATTTAGAAATACTACCAACATTTGTTGATGTGCTTAAGCCTAAAAAAATCACAAACGTAACAGTGAACGTTATGGCTATGCATCACAATCATTTAAAAAACGCCTTAATAGAAATTCAAAAATTTTGTGGAGTAAAAGGCACCGAGGATTTGGAACCCTTTGGTCCAACTTTAGAAGGAAGAATAAATTTTTTAAGAAGATTGGTGCTGCAACCCAAAGCTTGGTTCACATCAAACATAAGAACCGGAAACGTTCCGCTAGAAGTCGAATTTAAAAATATGAGTTTTAGGCTGGGAACAGATGGTACCGCTGATGAGGTGAAAATTACTTGGGATTTTGGCGACCAAACGACTTCAATAATATCGGACATTTCACTTATAAGTGCGGACAGCGTTACCCCAAATAGCAACGTCAATGTTATAGTTCGTGATACAGATGGCGGCGTTATTAAAAAAACTTATTACCAGCCGGGATTGTACGATGTCAAACTAACTGTGGAGAATAATTTTGGAAAAGATGTTTGTGTTTTTGAAGATTTTATCAATGCACGTGTTAAGGCACCAGATGTTGCTGTTTTAAGATTTGTTGAGGATTCTTCTACTCAAACATCTGAGGCTGGCGTTCCTCCGAATGGACCTTTTGAAACTTTTCCAAAGATAAGATCTCCTGTTAATACTTTGATCAATATTGAGATAGAAAATGGAGAAAACTTTTTAGGAAATCCTGGTTTTAGTTATGGTGGCGAAAAACTAAATGAATCCGGCGCAGCCATTGATCCTATAGTTTCTTGGAGTTGGCAATTAGGAGATGACTTAACTCATCCAAATTCCCCTGTTACTAAAGCCTCTTATAGTGTTGGCGGCATATATGATTGTAAATTACGTGTTGATACCAAATTTGGGGCATACAGAATATCAAATTATGAAAACGTAATAGATGTTGTAGAAAATACAAATTTGTGGCTTTGGACCGTCCAGGACAACTTAGCTCGTGCTTATGAATATGGATTAATAAGTGAAACTTATAAATTAACGAGCAATCCAACTCTAAGTGTTTTAAGAAATCATTCGTTTTTAGATCAACACGAAGAGAATATTAGACACAAAATGAAATTCGAATTTCTTAGAAATAATGGATTTGCTCCAAGAGGCACAACGAGATCGGGTCAAAAAGGAACCTGCCTGCTGTATTGGGCAGGGGGAAGAAATTTGTCTCAACCTTCCAGCGTTGAGGAAATTAAGGTCACAGAGTTTGAGGGATTTACTGGAATTTACATATCTCGAAATTCGATAATGAGATCTTGGAATTGGGCAAACTTAAACTCTGCCAATAAGTCTTATTTCATTTTTGGGACAAATCCTAATAATCTACCTCAATCCTCCCCGACAAATGAAACTAAAGTTGAATTTGATTTATTAAATTTAACTTCTGCCAATTCGACAATAGAGCCTTCGATGTATTTAAATGGCGCTCAAGAACTCGGGCAAAACGTATCAATCTATGATTCTTTGGGAGAATCTGTTTATGGCGACTATAGCGTTTATAAAACGACTTGGAAAGACAATACTGGTTACATAGCAAGAAATGATGGTGTGGGGCCTTTCTTTAGAATAAAAAGTTTCTATAGAACAGAGGGTAGCCTAGGAGAGCCGGTTAGTTTCTTGAGAAAACTTCAAGATATACAAGGCCCAACAAAAACAGAGGGGCAATTAACAAATTTAAGTTCAGGCGTTTATTTTCTAAATAACTCTGGCTCAGTGTCTAAGTTTGATCCAAACACAAGTGCCTGGACAAGCGGTGGGCCTGGAGTCAATTCGTTATTGTATAGAAATTTACAAGACACATCAGTCGTCGGTTTTGATCAGGACGCAAACTCTTTGTTGCTTGCATCAGATAGCGATAAGCGTGCTTATTTAAGTTTTGATTACAGTCCGAATGCATTTATAAAATTTAGCGAAATAGATCTTACTTTCTCTAGTTTGGGCAGCAGACCGAGTGGGGAGCAGTGGATCATGGGAGTGTTTTAATGGCTTTTCCTCCAGTACCTGTTTATCCGAAGGCAATAGACAGCGACTATACGTTGTACCTTGTTTTTGACACAACCGAAACCAGACTGTCTGTGGATAATGTTGCTTGGTCTCAAGAAATTGAAATAGTTCCTGTAGAGCCAGAGAAACCAGAGATATGGGCAGACAATGGCTTTGCCAACATAGATGGGGAGTTGCTTTATTATGACTCAGTTGAGCGAAACTCTTATGGAAAAATTAATAAATTAAAAAATTGTGAACGCAATTTAGGTGGAGAAAAAACAAAATTTAATAAAAAAGGAATTTGGATTAGAAGTTATGTTGTTGCCGAGCATCATAATCAATTAGTTTCTTGTGTTTTAAAAACACAAAATTTTATAGGTTACAATTTTGACCCTCGAAGAGAAACCCTTGATTGGAGAATTAGAAATTTACAAGCCTTAGAGGTAATATTCGATGACTTTAACTGTCCTGATATAAATTTTACTTGGAATATCATAGAAAACAACCCAGTGACAGGTATTTTGGCTGAGTATTTGATAGAAATATCTCCGCCGGGAACAGTAGGTGATTTTAGATTAGATTTTGGCGATGGGAATTTTACAACTACAGAATTGTCGGGGCAACACAGATATCCGGTGAACGCAAGAGTAGATCCTGTTATACGTGTTTCCAACGAAAAGTGTCAAATTATACAAACACCAATTGAGAGAGACAATCCAGCAGAGCCGCCACCGGATGACACTCCCACTTTTGAAGTTGAAATACCAGAATTTCCAGATATTCCAGATTTTACATTTGTTCCTTGTGATGTTCCAGAGGCCGACATCAATGTTCCGCCTCTTGTTGTTCCGTGTATATCTATCGAGGGACAAGTTGGGCCTTTACCCTCTGTGATTATAACTGAGGGCTTGAATGTTCCGAGTATAATCACGGCGACAGGATTAACAGGTGTGCCTAGCACAATTACTGTGACAGGAGTAACAATCCCCAGTGTTATAGTTGTGGATACTCCTCCTATTCCGCCCACAATTATAATTGAACCTCCTATTCCTCCAACAATTGTTATAGTTCCTCCGCAATCTAATATCGCTATTGATGTTGACTTCACTGAGATGCCAAGACTAGCAGTTGATTGGGGAACGCCTCCAGAGATGGAAGTCGCCATGACTTTTGCTCGTGAAGTAAAAATACCTGAAAGGTTTGCGGCAGATGAGAAGTTAATGGCAGATTTTGGTGAAGAATTTGCTGATTTGTTTGAAACCAAACAGACAATGAAAATCGAATATGAACCTGTTGGCATACCATCAGAGATACGAGTTATTTTACCAGAGGACACTAGTTTAAAACTTGATACAAGTGATTTAGACAATAAAAAAATTCAAATAGATGCAACCTCAGTTGATTTGCCCGAAAGTATTCAAATTCATGGCCCCGATAGTCCTATACCCGATTCCATAGTTTTCGATGCTTCTGACTTCGTTCAAGCTATAGAAAGACTGCAATCATCGCCTCCAATAAAGTTGGACGCATCAGGCATACCGAAATCAATTAAGATTGATTTGGAAAAAGAAATTCCAAAAACAATAGTGGTCGAAATGCCAAACCCAATACCTGAAAAGATTGTTGTTGAAAGCCAAATACCTGATAGAATTATATTAGAAGGTCCAGAGGGCATACCCTTAATCTTGCCAGATGAATTTGTTTTACCAGTCAAATTTCCAGACAAGATGCCTGAAGTCGAACTGGTCTGGAAGGGTAGTCCGATTGAAGTTAAGGTTACTTTGGATGAAGTTTTAGATAAAGAAGCGGATGGAAGAAACTGTGTTATGATAGTTCCTTGCAAGAAGTAAAATTATGTATATTAAAAAACACGATAGTGGAAATGAGTATATCTACGCCGGGGATGTTTGGGTTAGAAATTTTACCAAAAAAAAAGTATCCCCATTACAGATAACTAGTTTGTTTTCTCAAAGTGACTTTAGAAGTGTAATAGAGAACCAACAATTAAATTTAAATTTTCCCAAAATATCCGATGAAGTGTTGCAATTTGATAAAGTGGTAATAGTGTCTGATGGTTTTAAATTTGAAGAAAAACAATCTATTTTATCCAATTTACCAAAAGATGTTTGTATTCTTGCAACAAATGGAGCATTGAATAAGTGGAAACTATTCAAAAAAGATATTGATGATGATAAAAAAAGATCAATAAACGCTTATGTTGTAAACAATCCTTTCAAAGAATGTTTTAATTATCTACCTCCTCAAAATTCAAAATATTACCCTGTGTGTGTTGCCTCTTTAAGAACAAATCATGAGTTTTTAAAAAAATATTTAGGTGACGTTTATACTTATTGTCCAACTTCCGAAGCTGGATTTGGAATCCATGCTGCTGAGCAGTATTTTATAGATGATTATAGAAATCCAATATGTGCTTGTATAAACTTAGCTTACCAGTTCGGTGTTAAAAAATTAATGTTGTTTTGTTGTGATGACTCTTTTGAAAAATCAAGAGAACAAGCGATCCAGTTGCCGAATAAACTTTGGACTTATTCTTCGCTTTTAAGATCTCAAGATATAATTGATGCAAATTTATATTGGTTAAAAAATCAAGAAAATGAAGAAATTCAAATCGTAGACCACTCTAGCGGTGCAGATTATAAGTATGCAACATATATACATGAAAAGGATATAACATCCTTTTTCAATGACTAATCGGAGGGATTCTGATGAAAAATAAACCAATATCTTTAAACGAGTTCAAGACTTGGTTTGAAAACCAAAAAGATTTAAAAAATATTTTTAGTTTAAATCGAGACAAAATTAAAGATAACGAAAATGAAAAATTTGTTGGGTATCATTGCGAAAGTAAAGTAAGCGAGAAAAAATTAAAAGAAAAAATAAAAACCGACGAAGACGTAGAGGGTTTAATTCGTGAGTTTTTAGAGAGTGGTGGAGTTATTACCGCTGTAGATGAAAAAAGATTTTCCATAGAAACGGACAGCGGTAGTTTTACCCTTCCTATATTTTGTGTAAAAGTTAAAAAGTAAAAAAATAAAATTACTCTTAAAAAATAACAAGCCTAGTTTAGAAACTGGGCTTGTTTTGTTTTTTGATCATGGTTCTTAAAGTTTTAAAAGATTTTTTAAAACTTGTATTAAAATTGTTGTGTTCAAAAGACTCAACCAAAGGATTAAAAACAGCGGGGAGATCTGTGTATCCTCTTCCTCTTAGTCTTGTTTTTAACTCATCAAAATTGTTGCAAGTTTCAATCCATAAATCATAAAGTATTTTGTTTTCTTGAATAATTTGATTTATTTTTTTTTCCGCAAAAACAGGGAGATTTAAGTCTTTAATATCGCTAATTTTTGAAGTAACAATTGACTCACTCAAAATTGTTGTTATGACCTTTATTCCCCTTTTGTTCCTGTTTGCCAAATATAAATAAAGCTTCTTCATTCATTAAACCTTTAAATAAAATTTCTAAAAAAATTTTTGCATGTTCATCTTTTCCCCATAGATCAAAAAAATCTACGAGTTCTCTATTAACATAGTCAATTTTTTCTTTATCTTTACTCATTTTTTATAGTTATGATTGGTTTAACTGAATATTCTGCGTTGAAGAACGATATTTGTTTGATTTATAATGGTTGGTGTGACGAGTATCTTTTACAATTAGATATTTTAAAGCCATTTATTGAAAAACAAAAAAATATCTCAATATTTATATCATGCCGAAATGATAAAAAAATATTATTTCCCGACAAGGATTATTTTGTGCCATCATCCGATTTAGGCAATTATAAATTTGGTTTTACTTATGAAATTACTTTTGATGGACAAAATCACCCAATTGACAATTTCTTAAAACTATTATCAATTGATAAAATAGAAAACAAAAAAATTGAAAAAGATTCAATTACAAATCTTTGTGTTTTATTAACAAAAGGAAACTATCCAACAAAAAACTTAAATAGTGACCAAATTAATTTTTTAAATAAAATAGCCAAACAAAAAGGATATGATGTCGTTGTCGATCAAAGTATTTTCAATGCTGGGTTGGTTATGGGTGTAGAAAGTTTTGATTTATTCAAGGCTGCTAGTCTTGGAATTGAGACTTGCTTATTCGATACAGGGCTGGGTTTGAATCTCTTTAAAAAAATGTTTCCTTATTTTGAAACAATTAGTTTATAAAATAATATATATTATATCACAAAAGAGGCACCATGTCTGTATTTAAGGTAAAATTAAACAACGGAACTCAAGGAAAATTAGATGTAAATCCCGATACAGGGACAGCTTTTGGCGTTTCCAAACAAAGACAAATTTATGTGGCTGGCCCCAATAGAAAAATAAGGATATTGAGCGATGGCGATGTCTTCACCGATTGCAACTATTGGAAAAGATTCACAAAAGAGTTCATGGGCGAAGAAAATGCTTTTATAGAGATAGTCAGCGATGACGGCTCTGTTTATAGCGAAAATTCAGCGGAAAACACCTACTCGGTTGGGAACACTTTAAGCGTAACAACGTCTTTTTCTGCAACTGCTATTGATTTTATGGATCTTTATGGTTCTCCAGCAAGGTTCTTAATGGTTCAAAATATAGATAATTCAACACCCGTAACCGGCGAATTAAATGGAAATTCTGGAGTTACATTTATTGTCGGCCCTGGCGAGACAATGATGTTCAATCAGGGTGACGTTGTTATTACTAAATTAAGATTAAAAAGTGACTCAGGAAATCCTAGTGTTACATATATCGCATCGGTCAGGAGTGACTGCAAAACTTGATTTAGAAAGTTTTCAATGGGGATTGTAAAAAAAAATATTAAAAATTTAAGACCAGAGAAGTTTAAGAAGAAATCTAATTTATTAAATTATTTAGAAAATAGAAATAAAATATTAATAATAAGAAGTGTTGGTGGATTGGGCGACATACTCATGCATCGAATGATGTTTGAAGATTTTAAAAATTTATCTCAAGATTTAGAAGTTCATTTTTGTTGCCCCAGTTATTATCACGACGCAATAAAAGATCACCCTTTTATTGATAAAATTTTGGATTGTCAACAAGTTAACAAAAATGATTATGTAATTCATTATAACACATCAACTGTTTGCGGCAGAACAGAGATGGATAATTTGCCTAATAAATCGCCTCATAGAAGTGATATTTGGGCAAATTATTGTGGGGTTGAGTTAAAAAATCATGACATGCATATAAACTTGAGCGATTGGGAAAAAAACATTGCTTATGATTTGCTAAAGTCAATCAATAAAAAATCAATCAAAAGCGTTGCAATATGCCCAATCTCAGCCATGGTGAACAAAAATTTATTGCCAAATCAAGTTTGTTTTTTAGTAGATTTCTTGAAAAAACAAAATTTGTTTCCTTTTTGTTTGCATCATAAAATTATAGATTATTGTGAAAAAAATAGAATTCCATCGATAATAGAACCAAGAATTAGAATTTGGATGGCTATTTTGCAACAAGTTGATTATGTCATAAGTGTAGACACTGCTGCTTTTCATTGTGCTGGAGGGTTAAAAAAGCCCCTAACGGGGATTTTTAGTTTCATAGACGGAAAAGTATATGGAAAATATTTTGATTTTGTTCTGCTTCAAAAACACAAAGAAGATGACACAAATTGGACTTGCGGCCCTTGTTATGATTGGTGCAAGTGCCCAAAAACTTCTCTTAGTCCAAAGCCCTGCATAACAGATATTTCTGAAGAAATGTTAACTGGAGCAGTAAATAGGATGCTAGAAAAATGGCCGTTATAAACTATATTAAATAAGGGTTGTTATGCCTCAACTCATAAAACCGAGCACAAAAGTAAAAATTATTCCTAAAGATGGAGAGATTGAGATTACTCTTAATATAAACATAAATCTTGATGGAAAAGTTTCTGCTATTGCGGACAATGCTGATGTTTTGGTTGATGAAGAAGAAAAAGTTCCTCATATTATTCCGGATTTTTCTTCGGGTTTAAAATTAAATTTTGGGAAAAATGCATGATTGGAATTTACGCAATAAAAAATAAATTTAATAACAAACTTTATATCGGACAGAGCGTGTCGATTAAATGTAGATGGATGAATCACAGATCAGATTTGGCCACGGGTAGGCATCCAAATAAACATTTGCTAAAATCTTATAAGAAATATGGAGAAGATTGTTTTGAATTTTTGATTTTAGAAAATTGTTTAAAAAGAGATTTGGGGAAAAAAGAAGAAGAGTGGATAAAAAAATTTCCTAAAAAACAACTATACAATATAAACTATAACATTGTAGATTTAAATGGAGAAAAAAATCCTTTTTTTGGTAAAAAGCACAAAAAAGAATCCAAAAAGAAAATGTCAATTTGGAAAAAACAAAATTATATAGGTGCTAAAAATCCTAATTTTGGCAAAAAATGGACAAAAGAACAAAAAACCAAAAATGTTTTAAAAAATTCAAACACCAAATTAAAAAAAACTGATGTTCTGGAAATTAAAAAATTATTAATAGATGGCAAATTAGAAGATAAAGAAATTGCTAAAAAATTTAAAATTGGAAGATCCGTGGTAACAAGAATTTCTAACGGAACAAGGTGGTCCCATGTAACAGGGGGAAGAGTAATAAAAAAAGAAAGGAGAGGTTTAAGGAACATAGGTGTTAAGAGGTCAGAGAAAACAAAACAAAAAATCAGAAATTCTATTTTGGGCATCAAAAGATCTGAAGAAACAAAACGCAAAATAAGTTTATCTAAACAAAAAAAGAAGGAGAAAAAATGTCAATAGGAGCGGATGTCGGGACTTACAATCTGGTTTGCTGTAAAAGAAATGACAATGGGGATTTTGTTTACAAACGTGAAGTGAATGCTTTTTTGTCAATGCCTCTTGATAATGATTTTGTTTTTAACATGATGAAGCAGGCTGGCGTTCCACTTATTCACAGGGAAGACGCAAACATAGCATACGCTCTTGGCGAAGCAGCCGTTAATATGGCCTACACAATGACTCAATTAGAATTAAAAAGACCAATGAAAGATGGTTGTGTTAATCCGAAAGAACAAGATGCTTTTCAAATTATGAATATTATGATCCACAATCTTTTGGATGAAATAAAGCACGATAAGGAAGTGCTAGTTTACTGTGTTCCCGCAAATGCTATAAACGAACAAACTGATGCTGATTATCATCAAAAGATTGTTGAAGCAATATTTAAAGCATACAAGTCAGAGAAAGGTTTTACCGTAGATGCGAGACCAATAAATGAAGCAATGGCTCTTGTTTATGCCGAACTAAAGGACAAGATGTTCACTGGAATTGGGGTTTCATGCGGAGCAGGCTTAGTTAATGTTGCATTCAGTCTTTTTGGTGCTCCTGTTTTCAGTTTTGCTCTCGCCAATTCGGGGGATTGGATAGACAAACAAGCCGCTTTGGCAACAGGCGAGACGATAGCCTTTATTAATAAAACAAAAACAAAAATAGACTTAGACAAAGAACCCGCCAATTTAGTGGAACGTGCAATAATCACTCAATATCAATTAATGATTGAAAAAACAGTGGGTGGTATCAAAAAAGGTCTGGAAAATAATAAAGAAAAAAATGCAAAGTTAGATGCACCTGTTGATTTTGTTCTTGCTGGGGGAACGTCTTCTCCTCCAGGTTTTGCGAAAATGTTTGAAAAACTTTTAAGACAAACAAAACTTCCGATAGAAATAGGCCGTGTTATTCATCCAAGCGACCCATTATTTAGTGTTGCTCGTGGTTGCTTGGTGGCCGCTGAAAATATAAAGTAAAGGTAAAATGACTGTTCTAAAATTTGTAAATGATTTAGGTGTCGCCGCTTATGTGTTAATGCACGGCTACACTGTTGTTGGCAAAAAAGCAAAATCTATTTATTTTGAGTGTGAAAATATTGAATCATCTAAAGAATTTGATAAATTAGTTTTGGAATATCAACCACCAAATGATTTTTACACATTTGACTCTTGTCTCATGTTTTTGAAAAAAATCAACGAAAGTGTTCCAGAGGTTATCGATGATAGAATACATAAGACTGTCGGTGATCTTGGTGTGGCGGCTTATTTGTTGATGCATGAATATAGACCTAAAAGTATGGGCTTAAAGGTTATCGGCAAAAAAGGAAAATATGTATATTTCGAACACCCCGAGGGTCGTGGCGACGACTTTGAAAGATTGAGCTACCAATATCTGCCTAGTCAATTCCAAGTTTATGATTCTAATTTGATGGCTTTGAAAAAAATTGGCGAACATATGCCGAAGAATAGACCTTAAGAAAAGTTTTCTTTCGATATATATATTTAGAAATATCGAAAAGGTGACCATGAAAAGTTTTATAGAGTATAGAAAAAACAAATTGCTTAAAGGCAATAAATTAAATATTCAAGAATCTATTATTGAATGCTTTGATCTTTTAAAATTAGATCTATTAAAATCTATAAAATTACCGGATATCCTCTCTGAGAACACTAGAGTCAAAGCAATCACTGAATCTGCTTATGAAGTTTGTAAAAAAGAAGATTATCAAGACAATAAACAAATAATAGAATTAATAATTTCCGAATTTAAAAATAATTTTTGGTCACAATTGATATCGGAGGCGACTGCAACCGCTGAAAAAGAACCTAAGGTTACTGTTGATGATTTAAAAAAACAAATGTCGGATGAAATAGACTCGATGGTTGGCGAATTAAAACAATTAGTTTCTCGCTCATTATCTGCCTCAAGAACAACAACCGGAAATGACGTTGAGGATGCAACAACAAGTTCAACCGAACCCGGTGAAGAAAATTCACCAACACCCAAACTTACCGCAAATCAAGCAAAATACATAAGTGATTTGTATCAAAAATTAGGAAGAAACCCTCCGTCTGATCTTGATAAACTAAATCCTTTACAAGCCAGTAGGCTTATAGATCAATTAAAAAAACAAATAGGAGCGAGAACAGGATCGCCTGCTCCATCTTCGTCTCAATTCAACGCCAATCAAACGACTAGCGGGGATGCTGGTGGTGAAGATTTTTCATTAGACGAACCTACTTCTTCGCCAGCCAGTTCTTCTCCACTTCCTAGTCAACAGGTTATGAATGGAAGATATGTTTTGCCAAATGATTGGAAAAGCAAATACGGAACAAGATATGGCACTGAGAGACCGACATATCCTGACGGGTTTAAACCAGCACCATATGGACACATGAGACCGAGCGATGGTTGGCTAGGTGGTTTGAAAAGAACAATTTGGGATCCTGCTACCGGCTGGCTAAAAAATAAAACCAGGAACTTTAGAAGACGCTGGCACAGAGATGAGTTTAGAGAACATTTTATTAATTTAGAAAATATATTCTTGGAAAATGCTGTGGAGATCATGAGTGATATTGACACATGGACCACAAGATTGAAAGATATTGTTTTAAATAAATACTTTGATCAAATTAAAAACTTTTTAAGTGGAGATGTTCAATCTTTGCCAAAAACCAAAGATTCCGTCGCCGGGAAAACTGGCGATGTTAGTCCAAGACAACAATCGCCCGCTGTTGATGCTGGATCTGGTAAAGTTGATGACGACGATGTTGAATACGAAGACGATAATAAGGCCGAAGGCCCCACAGGTGATGTTCAACCCAAGAAATCAAATGATGCTTCCGTCGATTCCAATATTCAAAAAACTGATTTTACAAAGAAGGAAAGCATATCTGAAGGTGCAAATTTATTGAAGCTGACTTATAGGGACGATAAATTTTACACTTCTAATTCTAATGAAGAATTAGAGGGAAGTGTTTTGAGAAATTTTTTAATCAGGCAACTTTTAAAGATTTTTCAAAAAGATCAAAAATTACAAGATGAAGTTTGGAAATCAAAAGATCTAAAAGAAAGAGATGAAGCCGAAGCAAGGTTGGATAAAATTATTGCTAGCTCAATCAAAAGACCCACGGATTTTGAACTACAAATAATAAATGAATGGCTTGGTAAATTTGAATCTATTGCATTAACCGGCTATAGCAATAAAAAAACAAATTTTCCTTTAATTTTGGCATATTTCAAATGGCATAAAAAAGAAAAGTATGGGTTAGATATTAAAACCAATAAAAGAGAACCTAGAAAAACCGAGGGCGATGACTCTGGTGAGGTTGCAGCAAAAAAACAAGATTTAACACCTGAGCAAAAAAAAGATTTGGAAGAATTCAATAGATTTAAAAAAGAATTCCCTAAAGCTTATAAAAAGTTAATTGATAGTTTCGAAGGCGGAACCGAAGAGGAGCGGATTAAAGATACCGAAGTTTGGGTTTTAGAGGCGGGCTTAGGAGAAGAATCTGAATTAAAACAAATTATTGAATTTCTAAAAAAACAATCAGGTGAAGAGTCACAAGAATCAGGTGAAGAGTCACAAGAATCAGGTGAAGAGTCACAAGAATCAGGTGAAGAGTCACAAGAATTAAAAAAAAAATCCCTAACTGATGAGGAATTTATTTTTAGTTTGCAAAAAAAATGGTTTGAGAACAATAAGTCAACATTAGATTTAAGAGATGTTTTAACAAACAAATTCATTGACAGCGGGAAAGGGCCGCTAACATTAGATGATCTCAAAAATATAGTTAGTGATTTTGATTTGGAAGACAAAGATCAAATTGAAGAAGCTAGGCAAAAAGTTATGGATGCTGTTAGAAAGCACCCTATAACTTTGGAAAGAAAAAAAGTAAATAGAGATCAATTAAAAAAAACTAAAGACTCAGATGTAGTTGACCCCGAAACTACGACAATAAAAATAAATTCAAACAAAGAAGAAGAGAACCAGATTAAAGATGAACTGGACGAGAATGAAGTTTATCAAAGAATTTATGAAAAATATCAAAATTATCTAATTAGCAAAGGCTCAAAAGGAGATGATTTAAGAAATGGCCTAGATTTGTTTGACGAAAAAATTATACAAGATATTTTATTGAAAGGCAAAGATAAAATTGAAGACATTCTATCTACGCAAGAAAGTCTTTTAGACAATTTGATTGAAAAAATCAAAAAAGATCCCGTACCCGAAAATTCGGATGTGCCCGAGGAGTTAGAGTCTTCTTTTGAAAAATTAGAAAGAGACACGCAGTACAAAGATTTGACAAAGCAATATGTTGATTCGTTGAGAGGTCAAGGAAAAGATGAAGAAACTATAAAAAAAGAATTGCATAAAAAAACATTAAAACATGCAAAAGAAATGTTTGATCAAGAAAAAACAATAAAACAAATTGTTCAAGATTATGAAAAAGAATTGGGCATAATCCCCGAAGAAAGTCCAGATAAAACTAAATCTTCGCAAAAGTCAGATTCTCAAGAAGAAATCAATAGGATCGCAAGAGATTCAGGGGAAATTACTCGAACATCTTCGGGAGATAATGAGGGAACAACTAAATTAGGTGAAGAAAAAAATATAGAAAAAACTATAAAAGACATAACAAAACATGTTAAGTTGCAGGGCGGCAGTTTGTCTCTAAGAGATGGGAAACTTTTAATTAAAAACAGAGATAAATTAGATAAAAAAACTCAAAATTTAATTAAAAAACACAGGGAAGAAATAATAGATTTTTTAACCCCAAAAGAAACAAGATCTCAGAAGACATCGCCAGAAGAAGCAATTGAAAAAAAAGTTAAGCCCGATGATAAAAAACTTGAAGAAATCCCTGAGAGATTAAAAAATATAGATGGATACGATTCATTGAGACAAGAAATAATAAAAATAATTGAGGGCAGCAATAATCAAGTGATGCGTAATATTTTAATGAGAAAAGAGTCAGAGTGGCTGGATTCAGATTTGGATGACAATCAAATAATAAAAAATTTAAGAGAATTAAAAAATCGTTTTGAGTCTCAAACAAGAAAAACTGAGGGTTTTTTGGGGATATTAAAAAGATTTAAAGAGTTAGTTAATTCATAATTATTTTTTAAATATCTGATCCTGTGCTTCGAATGTTCTTCTAGATTGTTCAGCTAAACTTTCTAAACTTGCTATATCAACAAAAGAAGCATCTCCTTGCTGATCCTGCTCTGCTTCTTTTTTTTCAATAATAGGAAGAGTTTCTTGTTGGGGTTTGTTTTTTACTTTTGCTTTTATATCGCTTTCTAACTTCTCTCCAGTTCTTTCTTCATATTCTTTTATCATTAAAGCGTGTTCGGGATTGCTTGAATCTAATTCAACTTCTTCATGAATTGAAATTATATGTTGCGTTGTGAAAAAACTCACAAGGTCATCGTTGTATGGGTGTGTTCCCCAAATTCCATCAGAATTTATAGTTTGAACTCTAATGACGAAGTGTTCACGAGAAATAGTTTCATCAAAACTTCTATTCATAGATGTGGTCACAACACTACACACTTTTCCAACAAAATATTGAAGTTCTTTGATTGTGTTTGAAGTCATAATTTTTTAAATAATAATGGTAAATAAATTATATGCCATCAAAAAGCAAAAGTCAACAAAGATTGTTTGGAATAATTCATTCTTGTCAAAAGAATGAAAAGAAAAAGATATGCTCAGAGCCTAGTATTAAAAAAATTATACAAAATATTAGTAAAAAAGACGCAAAAGATTTTGCCAGCACAAAACATGAAGATTTGCCCGAGAGGTTGGAGAGTTTTAAAAATTGGCTTGAAAGCCAAAAAGGAGAAAAAATGGAAGAAAACAAATGTATGTGCGATTGCCCACCTTGCAAAAGTGGCGATTGCTCAAGCTGCACCTGCAAAAATTGTAAATGTGAAAACTGCACTTGCAACTAAATTTTATTTGCCAAAAGTATAGGGCGAGTGTCTTTTGTAAACAATTTAATGTATTTGTTTACGTAAGATACTAGTGTTTCTAAATTTTTATTTACTAAAAGACCATTCCAATCTTTGTAGATTTTAGGTGGTCTAACGAAGTATATTTCTTTAAATCCTTTTGAAAGCAAATTTTCGCCAATATTAAGCATTGCCTCCAAGCCAGCCTCATCTGAGTCGAATGCTAAAACCGGCACAAAGTCTTTAATTAAATCTATTTGTGTTTCTGATAAGAATTTACCGCCACAAGCACAAGCATTTAATCCTGCTTGTTTAATTGTGAGTGCATCAAACTCTCCCTCCATTATAAACAATTTTTCTCCTAAACAATTCCAATTAGTCATAAATAAAACATTTTTTTGATCCACTACAGAGGTGGGGCATTTCATATATCGAAGTGTATTCCTCCGATCTGTTATGGATCTTGCGTTGTAATAAATTAAATTACTAGATTTATCATAATATGGAATAACTATTCTATTTTTGTATTCGCCCGAAACACAAACATATAAACCTTCACAATTTATTTTTCTGGCAGTTAGGTATTGTTCGGCTTTTTTCTTCATAAAATGATGAGGGTATTCCGCCGAGATCAAATAGGAATGGGGCGGCAACTGGAGATCGACTTTTTTTTCTTTGTCTTCGTGTCTGACAATATTGTTGCTTTGATTAAAGAAATCATGAACTTTTTCTTCGAGATCACGAAGAGAAGAACCCTCAGATATTCTGTATTCGGCTTCTTCCCAGTCAACTTTATCTAGTTCTGAAACCAAGCCAACCAAGGATCCCATTTGGTCCGTCAACCAACATCTATATGATCCGAATTCAGGATGTTTAGACTTTCCCCCGCTTGGATTCATCCATAAGTGAAATTTGTTGTCTGTTTTGCCGAGTTTATCCTCTGACCAAGGAGAATTAGTACATATTTCTGTTCCGTGTGCTGTGTTTCTAAGTTTTATGTTATGCTCTCCAAACTTTTGTTTAGACCATTCATAAAACAAATCAAAATCAACTGACATTTTGTTTTCCTCGCTGTTGATTTATATCAGAATTTTTAGGATAATTCAACTTTGAGGAAATTTTTATGGATATAAATCACCTGTCAGTTAGTAGAAAAAAGACATTCGATCAGTGTTCGCAGTTATACAAATTCAAATATCATCTCAAAACACCTTCGCCGCAACCAGAGCCTTTTTACTTTGTGTATGGAAATTTGGTTCACAAAATAGCGGAGTTGTATGTTGCCGAAAAGGGGTCTAAAGCAATAGACAAAATAGCCTTAGATGTGCTGCATGGAAAAATCGAATTAAAAGAGGGCAAAAAATGTCCCAAATTGCCAAAAGAATATCAAAATAAAATAGGCAAAGACATAAAGGCAATTAAAAATTTAACAAAAAAAATAGGATTTGATGGTTATGTTGAATATGATTTTACTTACGATTTGGACCCGCCAAACAAAAAAAATGTTATAGGTTTTATAGACCGATTGATAATAAAGGAAGATTCAAAACAAAAAAAAGCTTTTATAATTGATTATAAGACAACCAAAAAAGGAAAACATCGACTTAACAACGAAACTGTTTTATATGACTTACAACTTAGATGTTACTGTAGAGTGGTTCAAAAAATATTTGACATACCAGCGTCGAATATAAAGGCGGCACTTTTTTATTTAGATGGAGAAAATTTGATCGCTGCCCAATACAACCAAGACTCACTAGATAGGGTTGAAAAAGAATTAAAAAATGGATATGTGACTATTGAAGAAACAAAATCAGAAACAGTTCGTGGTAGTGTTGGGTGGCACTGCAAAAACTGTGAGTATTCGAGCATTTGTCAATTTTATAAATCCCAAAATCAATCAAATGAATCTTGGAATGGGGATTTGTTGGAATTGGGACACGATAATTCTTGGAATTAATTTTTGGGTAAAGGAATATAGTCTTCTGGGTAAATGCCCTGCGGATTATTTCTATCTATAATAGGTAATTTTCTTGCCCAACTAGATCCAATTTCGTTTAGCCACCCAAATCCTTGTTGTTCGTTGATTTCTCTTAACACTTTTAATGGTGTAAACAAACCATTCCCGTTTCCTTGTATGTCAGTTGTCCCCCAGCATATTCCAACAAAAAAATCTTCTGACATTAAACCGCCACCGGATCTTCCTGGTCTTGGGCTATTCTCTGTTGTTACTATATCTGGCCCTCTTTCGCCTAGATAACGAACATCGTAGTGGGCAACTTCTCTACCACCATCGCAACCAAGAGAATGCAATCTCACGTTTGTGTTAAAGTTAAAATCTGGTGGGGATATTGGAAAGTAGTTTGGAACCCAATCTGGTTTAAATTTTACTAAACTACAATCTCTGCCTCTATCATTAAAATAAAAAAGAACTTCGGCTTTGTATGATTTTGGTTTATCTAATTTAGTTTCATTGTGATACCAAGTTATTACGTCGCAATTTAATTTTTTTTTGGCACCATCTTCGGCATTCATGTTCCCAGACCACAGGTGACCGCAAGATTGAACATAAGCATAATTTTCCTTTGTGTCATAAAAAATTATAGTTCCAGAGCCGGATGCGTTTTTGACCGATATTTTTATACTTACACATAACCATTTTTTAAATTTTTCATCTCTTTGATCTATCGGAACTCCGCCAATTGCCAAATGTGCATATGGGTCATCCCCAACAATTGGCATTGGCTCCACTGGCTTGGTTATTTTATTTTTTTCTAAATATTTAGTGAAAAATAGAAAAACCAAAGAGCTAAAAATTAAAAATAAAAAAAATAAAATTTTTTTAGTCATTCGTTCCTTTACTATATTAATTTATGCTTAAACTAACAATTAATCACAATATTTATGTTTCGAGAGAACAATCTTATCTCCTTCATCAAGGAAAAGAAGTAACAACAATAGGTGCTAGTGTCCCTGTGTGGTTTTATAATAAAGTTTCTTCTGAGCCTGCGATAGAAGTTTTTTGTAAATATTATATAAAAAACCCTAAAAAAGAAGTGCCCATAAAAATTTTAGAGGATGGTTACGAAATAAACTTGCCTTTTCAAGAAAAGTCTATTGATGGTAAAGAAATTTCTTCAAAAAGTCTTCTGGATATATGCGACGGAGGATCTGAGTTTTTGAATTACAGAGAACTAAACAAAGTTTTAGTAAAAGATAAAACTTTGAGTATTATGCATTATATAACAATAAATAGACTAGAAAAAATAGAAGAAACTTTTAATCAAGGTTTTTAACTAATTTCTTTTAAGGCTTAGCATTTCATGGGCAATCACGTATTTGCATGCCAATTCTCAAAGTAACCGAATCGCCCACATTAAGCGATATCACATCAGACAATACAGCAGTTGATATGAGCCTGTAGGTGTTTTGAACCTCTGCCGCTAAAAATAAATTGGATACCGGTCCCCAAGATCCTGCCGTGGATCTAAAGGCAACTATTGGGCTTGTTGCAACATAATGATCTTGAATAAAATTAATTGCAAAATCTCCCGAAGAGGATAATTCTGCTCTTTGATAACCTCCACCAAAAGGCTCTCCTATTAAATCATTCATCACATCATCTACATTGACTTGCTGTCTTCTGTCTAGTCCCAAATAATAGAAATTTGGAATAATAGTACTGTTTTTTCCACCCACAAAAGCCGCCTGTAAGAGAAATTGCTCTCCTTCTTGGTGTAAAATGTTTTTAATATTTTTTTCTTCCCAAAGAATATTTCCAAGATAATCCCTGTGTTGGATTTCTTGTATCTTCATTATTCCAGGCCAATTTTTGTTTTTCATAAATTTTTATTATCCTTTTCTAGATATTATAGCAAATTTAAAAAAATACTATGAAATTTAAAAATTGGATCCAAAAAGAAAATCTTGCTGGTCCCGGTGGAGGGCCAAGTTTTTCTCCCGAAGATCAAGAGGCTTTAAACCTAAACATTTCAACAAGAGGGGCCGGAGCTTTTCCTAATTTTTCTCAAAAAATAAAGTTTATGTCGAAAAATAAAAACGAAAAGATACGACAAAAAAAGTTAATTTTTTAAATTTTTAATCCTCATCCTCGTAATCCTCGTCCTCATCCTCGTAATCCTCGTCCTCATCCTCGTAATCCTCGTCCTCATCCTCGTAATCCTCGTCCTCATCCTCGTAATCCTCGTCCTCGTAATCCTCGTCCTCATCATTCCAATCCTCATCCTCGTCCTCATCCTCATCCTCATCCTCATCGTCATCCTCATCGTCATCATTCCAATCATCATCATCATCGTCATCATTCCAATCATCATCATCATCATCATCATCATCATCATCATCATCATCATCATCATCATCATCATCATCATCATCATCATCATCGCCAACTTCATCCCAATCCGGATCTTCTATTTCGTCTTTTACAATATCATCATCCCAGTCTTGCTCTTCTTCGTACAAGTCATAGTCATTTATGTCGCATATATCTTGATCGCCATTGTAATAATCTTCATGTACATCTTTATATCCAAGAATATTTAGAAATTCACTTTTGGACTCAACGAGATTCAAGCAATTAATCATTTTCTACTCCGGGTTAAAGGGACAAATGTTATATTAGAAAAAATTTTAAAATTTTGCAAATTTTTTCTAACTTAAAATTCAAAGTCTCAAAGTTGTAATCAATTTGAGAAAAAATATTTTATATAAATAAACTTATATGTCCATAGTCTTAAAAATAAATTTTATGTCTTAAAAAACAATCTTTTTTAAGATTGTTTTTGTTGATGGGACATATCTTTTTCTCAACAACTTGCACTTGTTTTCCAAATTGATCTTGTTTAAAAGTAACTATTGTTTGCAATTTACCATATTTTTTTTGCCACAAATCTAAAGGAGAATCACCTAAGGCCAAAGATGGACTATTGCAGTTTGATTTTTGCTGGCAACAGCCGCAACCGCTATTGTTCTCGGGCTTTTTTCTTCTTTGATATTCTAGGGAAGATTTGCCGGGACTATAGTCAAAACAAGACATTTTTAACCTCAAGAAATAAATTTTCTTTGTAATTTTCCATTTACAATTTCAAAGGGAGCGTTTGCATTTTGGGAAACTTGATTTGTTTCTTTTAAATAGTTTAAAGCATCCATTGCACCCACTATGTCCTCTTCTTCGGTTGTTGATAGGGAGTCGTAAATATTATTGTTTAGATCATAAAGATAAATTTTTTCGTTTGGAATTTCTACTTCAACATCGTAAAGAAAATTTTGTTCGGATTGTGAGGAAATTATATAATCTTTTAATTTTATACTCAGGAGATTCGATTTTTTAACAAAAAATTCGTTATTTTCACATTTTGGAGCCGAAAGCATTTTCACTTGTGTTGTTAATAAATTTCTTTTCTTAAAAATTTCTTGTATTTTATCTTGATATTTTCCATCCCCCAAGATCATGTCAGCCCACAGTATTGTTTTTGCTACTGATTGGTAAAATTTAGAGTTTAAAGGAGCGTGTTGCATTGCTTTTAAAACATATTTTAAAGAAATGTCTCTTGATTGTTTTAAAGACTCCAAACAATCTAAGGAATTTCTTTTGTCTTCGTATATCAAAACTATTAAATCATAAAAAGCACCCAAAAAGATACGACCAAAACTGTGGCACTCAGCCGCAATATTATCATCTGTGTTCTCTGCTGGTAAAGAATTTGGATTAACATACTTAAAGTCATTTATTGCAGATCTTAAACAATCTTTATTTCTTCCGGAGTTGGGCTTCGACAACTTATAAACCGCTTGTCCAAATTGTTCGGCCAAATTTGATATTATGTTTGGCTTTTTCATGTCGCCATTCGTTTGATTAATCGCATATTCTAATATTTCTTGATGACTCATTATGTTTACAATCGCTATAAAATCAGCGAATGCTTCGTGCATTGACATTATTTCTAAAGACATGGCACTCCAAGTCTCTGGTCTATAGGCGTCAAGTATTGCGTGTCCTAATTCATGTGCCACAATATCGCTTGAATCGCAAGCAAATAAGGATCCGCCTATTTGTGGATTATTAATATAAAAAAATCTCAAGGATTTACGGTCATAGTAAGCATTTAAGTCAACGCCAGCTCTTGGAAAAACTTGTAAAGAAGAAGCCCCAGGCCAGTTTGGTATTTTTTTATTTGTTTGAGAATTTACAACGTTTAGAGTATTTGAAATTGTAATATAGCAATTTGCTGCTTGTCCTTCCGCCGATATTCTATTATACCCGCCACCTTTGTATCCTATAATGTTAAAAAATGGAGCATTAGTTTGTTGAGGAGGTATAATTTTTTTTGTTAAAAGTGGAGTAGATGGGTCACTAATCAGGTAGTCTACTGGTTTACTATTCGAAACATTTTCTTTTTTAATTATTTTTGTCTCAACCCTGCTTCTTAATATAGAAGAAAAATGTTTTTTAAGGTTAAAATAATTAATAAATTTTTCAAATAAATACATAATCTAATTCTCCTTTTTTATATTTATAATTACTAATATCCAGTTATGGCGAATCATAAAGAAAACATAATACGTGAAAAAAGAACGCTTGAAGCAACAAAAAAAAATTTTATGGGGCCATCGGGTAAATTTGGAGTTATCTTGCAAGTTTTTGGAACCCCTGTCGTGAGACAAGGCTCTGGCTTGTATGAATCAAATTTACTGGAAGATTGCAATAAAATAGATAATGACCATAGCTATGAGTCAACAGCAAGCGGACAGGCTGGGCCATTGATTGACAAAGGCGAAATTGGAAATTTAGATTTTGATTTTATTCAAAATGAGGGAGTCTTATTTGATGGATTAAGTAAAGGCGTGCATTTAGAAATTATTTATTGGCAATCTAGCAATCAATTAAAAGTCTCTTATAAAGGTCGTCTAGTTTATCTAGAAATAGCTGGCGAACTGGAGGGATACGTTCCTTTTGATGAATGGGAAAATATAATTAACCGTTTATTTGAAATTTCTAAAAATAAATTAAAAGATAAAAATCTAATTAAAGAAAAAGAACAAAAAGAAACTATAAATAAAAATAAACTTAAATTTCTGGAAAATATTAAAAATAGATGGGGTATCTAAATATTTAAAATTAAAATCATAAATAAGTTAAACCAAAAGGTAAGGTGAAAAATGTCCGACAACAATTCAGAGGATGTAAAAATTGAAGAATTTCAACTAGAGGATGGAAGGCGTGCTGAGAAGCATGTTGTTATAGATGAAAAGGGCGTTGAAGTTGAAGAGGTTTTTGCAGAGCAAAAACCTGTTCTGAAAATTGAAAAAAGAATTATTCGTGAATCAAAAAATATAGTAGTCAAAGAAATTCATCAAACTTTAAAGGATGGAAACGTTGTTGATGAAAATGTTTTTGAAATTAGTCCAGAAGCTTTCAGTTTGACTAAAAAAGAAAAAGTCACAAAAAGTGTTGTAAAGGCTGTTGATTTAATTGAAGAAAAAGTTGAAAACAAGAATAAAACCAATAATATTGTAAATATTGTATTAGTATCATTGATAGTTTTACAAATTGTATTTTTATTGGGCTATTTGCTTTGGAACTAAAAACAAAAAAAGCAAGCCTTTTTAGGGGCTTGCTTTTTGTTTTCAACAACGAACAAGTTGTTCAGTCAACAAACATGGCTGCGATTGGGAATCTTTCCAAAGTAGTTGAAGTAACATTCTTTCTCTTGGCTTTTGCAGCAACCTTAAGCCTGCTGTAATCGTTCCATCTTGCAATTCTGTCTTTTCGATAACTCTTGATCTTTTTCCCAACTTCAGAAATTGTTCTTGACACATTTCCTTCTCTTAGCTCGTAACCCCTGATTTGTTCCTTTGTTTCTTCAACAACTAAAACAGTTCTTCTTACAGGGTGACTGTGGTTGCCTTGGTAATAAAACTTTGCAACTGGCAGTCTCGAAACCGGCTCGTAAACTTTATTAACAGTCTTCATTGAAATCCCTTTTGTTAGTGTTAATGTCCACACGCTTTTGGCGATAAATCATTTTATATTAAAAAATAAATTATTTGTCAAACGCATTTTTCTTTAAGATATGGAAGTATGAATTGGTTAAGTTCCAATGCTGTTTTTTGGCTATCCTGCAATTGATCTTCGTAGAATAAGTGAACGTAAGATTCGTGAGCGTTACCCGAATCAGTTGACGTTTCTCGTAATCTCACAGCATACAAGTTTGATACTTCTTGCTCCATTTCTTGAGCATATTTTAAAATTTCAAAAGGACAGGTCAGGTCTATGGGGAACGGGTTTGCTTCTTGTTGTGGGATGCCGCCTAATTGCACTATAAGACGAGCAAATTCCTCCACGTGCTTGTGTTCTTCAAATGATTCTTTAATCAAAAACTCAGAGAGTTCCTCTCTGTGGAGACCTTGGATCATTGTGCCTGCTTGCAGGTAAAAAAGCATATGCTTTCTTTCATTTTTTAAATCATTTTGAAGCATCAAGATTAAATCGTCATTTTTCATTTTTGTTCCTTGTGATAATGATGATTGAATGGCATCTCTGGGTTGCCGTGATCATGATTGTAATCCATTTGTTTAAATTTAGCAAAATTAAATTCGGGGGCAGATTTTGAATTGATAATATTTAAGCCCAACTCAAAAGCATATTTTGTAATTTGTTCTAACCCCTCATAATTAATTTTATCTGGTGTGTCGTCGGGGGTGTGATAATTAGAGTGAAGACCTGTGTGTAAAAAAGCTATTGGTATTTTTTTGTTGTAAAAAGAAGCATGATCTGATCCCCCCGAGGTTCTTCCTGTAATTTTTTTTGCAAATTTGTATTTTTGATTTAAATCATTAATTATTCTACTGACATCGAAGGAACTATCACCTTCTGAAAATCCAGCAAAATAATGCCCTTTATCCAAATAACCAACCATGTCTAAATTGATCATAAAAACATGTTTTTTTATATCGGGTTTTTCTTCTGGGAATAAAGGATTTTCACAATAGTGACGACTGCCAATCAGACCCATCTCTTCTGCTGAGTAGGCTTGAAAAACAACCGTTCTTTTAAGATCTTCTTTTATTAAAGAAAACGCTTTTGCCAATTCTATCAAAGCCACTGTTCCAGATGCGTTATCGTCGGCACCTGGATGAACTTCTCTTCTATTTGGGGTTCTACTCATTGATGGCCCATAACCTATATGGTCCATGTGAGCGCCGATCACTACAATTTCATCCTTAACATTTTTGTCATTTCCTTTTATTATTGCATAAATGTTTTGGGTAAAGTCATCGCCCGATTCATTTTTTGGTCCGAAATTTGTTTTTCTTATAGAAAATTTTTGATAAAAAGTTTTTAATCCAAAACTTTCAAATTTCTTTTTTATGAACTCTGCGGCCATTATATTGCCTTTTTTGCCGCTCATTCTTCCTTCTAGTTCATTACTAGATAAATAATCTAAGTCTTGTTTAAGATTTTTTGATGAAATTCCAGATATCGCTTGTTCAATTGTGTTTTTTGGTGTGTTATCTATTTTTTCAACTTTTGGTTCATTTGGTTTTATTGGTTTTTCTTTTTTATATTCAATCAATAGTATTGATACAAAGATGATTGTTGTTACGCAAAATAATATTGGTATTAATTTTTTCATTGTTTGCCTCTAACTAAATTATAGTGTTAAACTTTTAAATAGAAATTTTATGGGTATAGCTGGGGAAAATATAGATCCCAACTGGAAGATCAAATATAAATCTCTAAAAGAATTTTATAAAAGTGAATATGATTCAAAATATTTTACTTTTAACAAATATGAGTTAGAAATTGATCCGTTGGAAAGTTTTGAAGAAGTTGAAGCATATGACTTCAATAAACAAAAAAAAGAATTGATGAAGTGTGCTTTGTCATTTTCTTATTTTTGTCACAAATACGTAAAAATTGCACATCCCAAACGAGGATTATTGCCATTTGTTTTGTACAACTACCAAAGAAGGTGTGTGCAAGAATATGAAAATCATCGATTCAATATATTATCAAAATTCAGACAGGGGGGACTTACAACCGTTACAGTTTTATGGTGCATGTGGCGATGTATGTTCAAATTAGATGAAACAATAATGGTTTTATCAAAATCTGATCGTGAGGCTATTGCAGCAGGTGAGATAGTTAAACGTGGACTCATAGAGTTGCCATCTTGGATGAGACCAGATATGGATAAGAATAATGACCATCAAAAATTATTCAATGAAACAGGTTGTAAATTATTTTTCTACACACCAGAGGCTGCTCGTGGTCGCTCTATTACATATCTTGTTTTGGACGAAGCAGCGTTTATTCCTCAGATGGAGAAACACTGGAAAGCCATGTTTCCCACCATAAGCACTGGTGGACATTGTATCACAATATCCACGGTTAACGGCGTGGGAAATTGGTATTATGATATTTTTCAAGGAGCAAAGAAAAAAGAAAATGATTTTCATGTAATCGAATTAGATTATTGGGAACACCCCGAATACAACGACGCCAACTGGGTCAAGGCAACACGAGCGCAACTCGGAGAAAAAGGATGGCTTCAAGAAGTTATGCGTGACTTTCTTGGTGCTGGAGATTCGTACATCCCGACAGATGTGATTGTGGATTTAGATTTGGTTACCCAGCAAATAGAGCCGATAAGAATGTTGTTTCCTCAATGGAACAATTTGGAAGAAGCTCGTGAACAGCGAATTACCGATATGGACTCTTGGACCAGGGGGGCCTTTCATATTTGGCGTGAGCCAATTGAAGGAAGAGACTACATAATGGGGATAGATTGCTCGGCCGGTTTAGGAGAAGACAATGACAACTCTGTTATACAAGTTATAGACGCCGTTACTTGCGAGCAAGTTGCTGAATTTTATTCCAACTTATGCCCACCTTATAACTTTGCTCAAGTTGTTGCAATGGTGGGGAGACTTTATAACAACGCTCAAATTGTTGTTGAAGACAATGGCGGATATGGAACGAGTGTTTTGGAAAAATTACAACATGAATTTTTTTATGAAAATCTTTTTGAATCTTCTCAGGGAACTAACAAAAACCCAAAACCAGGAATTAAAACAACACATAGTAACCGACCTAAGTTTTTAGAAATGATTCAAACACGATTAGTTAACAAAAGCATGGCGATTAGATCGAGAAGGCTCGTTAAAGAGCTAAAGGGATTTATTTGGAACACAGCAACGAAACGTGCAGAGGCAACCAAGGGCTTTCACGACGATGCCATTATGGCCTTGTGCTTGGCTCTATACGCAAAAGAGTCAAAAAATAGGGGCGTTCCCATGGGGTCTGCTGAGACCGGTGAATCCTATACAGAAACTTATAAAGCTGAAATTTATGAAGAAATAAAAAAAGAACTATCCAAAGACAGCCCGGATGATTGGATGGAATCTGGGGACGACTATCTTATGGGCAAAATAAACGATTCTGATGCTTCTTTGTATTATAAGTCCAAACGACCACAAGATGATTTACTTAAAGAATTCGGATGGTAGCAATGATTAAAAACAATATTGAAAAAACTAACAATCTTTTGAAACAAATTTTACAATTATTGCCAAAAGATAAAAAAGATTTTAATGAAACTAGACTCCATGTAAAGAATGCTATTAAAAGTCTTGATAAGGTAAATCAAAAAATTTTTAAAAAAAATAATCAAGCAGAGTCGTGGTGGGCAAATGTTTGTGATGGGGTTTTCAAAAATCAACTGTCTGATAATGCTGATTCTAATTTACAAAAATTAAAAATAATAGACTCGCTGATCCAGGACCAAAACAAAATTTTGGATAATTCTAAAAAACAAAATATTACAAAAAAAGAATTGCTAAGCGAATAATATATAAAATCGTATTATTTTTTTGGAGTTTATTCTATGGCACTAACATTTTCAGAGTATAAAAAGACAAGAGATCAAAGTAATTTTGATCACAAATTTAACAAACTTTGTGAAGGCATAGTTTTAAGTAATTTGAGTTTTGAACAATATTGGGAAAATTATGCCATACCAACGCTTTTAGAATCCACTTTTGTTTCGGACGAAGAACAACTGTTGAATGAATTTTTTGGTTTATTTGGAGGAAAAAAACAAAATAATAACACCAACTCACCAAATTTTGATTTTTTAAATGAGCCAAAACAAACTCCAAAACCTTACGGCTCAGGTGTGTCGTCGGTAAATGCCCCAGGCACAGGCGTGTCTTCAACAAATGACCCTGATTTGATACAAAATTATCAAGCGATGCAAAAAGATGCTCAAGAAAGAAAAAAAGCAGAGCGTTTGGGTCAATTTCAAAAAAACATAGACGCACAAATAGAAACTGTAAAGCAGAGATTCTCAACTGCGATGAAAGACTTTTTAAAGGCTATGACAAATGATGCGAAACAAAGCAATGATCCCCACATGTGGAAAATAGCACAAAATTTTTATAAAAAGATACTTTCTGTAGCGCAACCTGTTGTGGATGAGTTTAAAATGCAAGCCAGGTACGGCAAGGCTTCGTACAAAGATAATTTTAATAGGCTGACTGATCGCCATCAACAAAAAGTTGGAGATTTTTATGGCAATCTAGGCAAGTCTGTCGCTGGTAATACCGTTCCTTCGAATGTCGGTGGAAGTCAATCGCCATCGCCCGCTTCGAATATTGTTATCCCTGGGCAGCAACCCCAAAAACAACCTCAAAAAATTTGGACGCCCGGTTAAAGAAGTTAAATTTAACACTTTGATTCATTAATATTTCCATGTTAAATGGGAAATACGAATACTCATCGGTCCACATAGAAGTTCCTTGTGATTTATCAAAAAAAATCATCAACTGGGGGATAAAAAATATTCAAGATAAAGACCTTCATTATTCTAAAAAAAAAGAAGTTAATTTTGGAAGAGAAGATGAAATTCACGTGACAATTTTATATGGGATACACTCTGACTGCCATAAAAAAACAACAAATATAATAAAAGATTACGGACAGGTTGACTGTTGTTTGGGAGAAATTCAAATATTTAAAGACCCCGAAGGTTACGATGTGGTTGTTATAGATGTTTTAAGTGAAGATTTATTTAAATTAAATGAGTTGATTGTTAAAAACATTAAACACACCAACAAATATAAAACATACAAACCACACGTTACAATAGCCTATGTTAAAAAAAATAGAAATTGGGACAAACTAAACAAAGATTTTTTTAAAGATATTAAATTTACTTCAAATCACGCAGTTTTTTCATCTAAAAATGGATTGAAATATGGATTTTTCCTCTAAGGGTGGATTCCACAAAGAAAATGGAGATCTTTTTTTGTATTGTTTCAATCCTTGCACTCTATAGGACCAGTAGTCCTCGGCTTGTTTTTGGCTATAATTATATTTATTTTTTAATTCTTCTTCGCAATCTTTAAAATCACATGACCAAAATATAATTTTATAATAGTCACATAAATGTTTCATTGTAAAATCTTTATTATGAAAAATAACGTCCACCCAAATGCTCACAGAACTGTTGCGTCTGTGAATTTGAGATGTGAGCAATGAAACATCTGTTGGGTGTTTGTAGCTATTGCCGGTTTGAAAGACTTGAATATAAGAATTTTTTTCTAATAATTTAGATAATTTTTCCCAACCAGAGCCTAGGTGCGTCATTATAAACAATGTGTTGTACATACTCTAATACAATAATAGAAATTTAAATTTAAATTAATAACTACTTGAGTCAATTAATTTTTTGACAAGAACGGAGAGATCTAATGTGGTGGGATTTTTTTAAAGTATTCACATATGCCTTTACTGAAGATCCTTTGTCTGAAAAGAACAAAAATGTGCTTACAGGTGCAGGTGTTTCTCAGCTTGATGCAATACCTGATTTGAGATCGGGAAATGAAGGATCGATAGGCGGTGGGACATCGATTAGACTAAGAGACACAAATGATTTCGTTGACCTCTCCACTGTAACAAATAGGATTCATCGATACAAAGAGTACGAAAGACTCAGGAATATGCCAGAAATTGAGATGGCTATGACTGTGTTTGCAGATGAGACCTGTCTCTCCGGAGATACAAGAGTTTCTACTCCACAAGGCATGAGAACATTGAAAGATTTGGCAGAAAACGAGAAAGAGAGATTCCTTGTTTATTGTTATGATTTTAAAAAACAAGACTACACATTAAGTTGGGCACACAGTGCCAGAAAAACAAAAACAGCCAAAACTATAAAAATCATATTTGATAATGGGGATCATGTCGTATGCACACCAGACCACAGAATTCTAAATGCTGAGGCCGAATGGGTTTTGGCCGGAAGTTTAAAAACAGGCGATGAGTTGATGCCATTTTATAGAATTGAAGCAAATCCCGATTTGTCGAACAGCAAAGTAAATCAATTTCCTAGAATCTATTCAACTATTCATGGCTGGGTACACGAAAGACAATTTATTGATCATTGGAGAACTGGTAAGATACCAGAGGAGTTGCAAACCCTAAACAAATATTGCCGAATGATAGCGGGTGGTTTAAATATTCGACAAATAAAAAAAATTACACAAAATCAATTTAAGACTGTGCGTGATAGGTTGGCGAAACATGGTTTTTCAAACAAAGAACTAAAATGGCTCGGTACAAAATCAAAAACAAGACGGGTAGTCTCGGTATTTGATTATAAAGAAATGGATGTATATGACCTATCGGTTGACGAGCATGAAAACTTTGCAACAGATTGGGGCATAGTTCACAATTGTCAAAAAGACGACTCTGGTAGAGCATTTCAAATACACACAAAAAACAGCGATGCAAAAGAAGAACTTGAATTTTTATTTTTTCACAAAAAAATGTTGAATTTTGACCAAAAAAGAATTTGGAATTTAGCAAAATTACTTTTTATTTATGGAGACTTTTTTTATGAGGTTATTATAAACCCAGAGAATCCTTCCGAGGGCATTTATAATCTCATACCACTTCCTGCCGATTCGATGTATAGGTTGGAAACCACCAAAGGAAAACTATTAGAATTTCAACAATCAAAAGAAGGCCCCGATTATCAAAGTTTGGCAAACGTTGATATAACTCAGGCGACAGATGCGGACTTGCAACAATCTACAGCCATTCGATTTGCTCCCGAACAAATTATACACATTCGAATTGGGGATGATAGAAAAACTTTTTATCCTTATGGCGTTTCTTTAATGGAAGCAGCACGTGGTCCAGCACATCAATTAAGATTGATGGAAGATGCCATGGTTGTTTACAGACTGTCAAGATCGCCAGAGCGAAGAGTTTTTTACATAGATGTCCAACAATTGCCACCATACAAGGCCGAAGCTTTCATAGAAAGAATGAAAGATCAATTCAAGAAAAAGAAAGTACCCAGCACCGGTCGAGCGCCTGGGGCCTCGTCTGTTGAGGAGAGATGGCAAACTCCTGCTGTCGATGAAGATTTTTGGATTCCGATTCGCCCAAATGCAAACACTAGGGTAGAAACGCTTCCTGGGGCAAGCAATCTAGGAGAAATAGATGATGCTCTTTATTTTAGAAACAAGTTATTCACAGCATTAAATTTTCCAAGGAATTATTTTAACAACGAAGATGTCAACAGCACCCGAATAGCCTTGTCTGCTCAAGATGTAAAGTTTGCTAGAATGATTGAAAGATTGCAAAGTCATATCGAAGATGCTTTGTGGGAAGTCTGCAATCGTCATCTTAAATTACAAGGGTATCCTGAGGAGTCTTATGATGATCTTGTTGTTAAGATGACTCCGCCCTCGGATTGGCGTGAACTCACAAGAGCGGAAGTGGTTACAAATCGTTTGAACAATGCTTCAAACTTAAAGAGTGCTATGTTGCTTAGTGATTATGATATACTAACAAAATGGCTTAAATATAGCGAAGAAGAAGCCAAAGAAATGATAGCAAGATTGAAAATTCAAAAACTTGATGATCTTAAGTTGCAAATTGTTGCACAAAATCCTACATTATTAGGAGTTGGATTGCCAAATCCAAACGAGCCAGAAATAGGAACAGATCCCGGTGGGCCAAACCCAATGTTGGCACCAGATGCTGGTCAACAAATGGCACCAGATGCTGGTCAACAAATACCACCAGATGCTGGTCAACCGGCTTTAGGAATGAAAAAATTTATGAATGCTGATCAACAGGTTCCAAAATCTGGTAGTGGGGTGGCCATACCTGATGCCTCTGAGGAAGATATTCAAAAATACAATTTGGATATTAAAGATTTTGAAAAAGAAATGGATGAAGAAGAAGTTGACATGAGTGAAAATTTATGAAATCAATAATTACAGAAGCTCCAAAAAGAGCGTTAAAGAATCGTGAAGAAATATCCAAAGCAACCAAGTGTAGTTGCTATAGCTGTTTCTCTGTATTCGATTCCAAAGAAATAAAAAATTGGACAGATCAAAACAAGACTGCCATTTGCCCAAATTGTTCAGCAGATACTGTTTTGCCCGAAGAATTAAACATGGATACTTTAAAACAGATTAAGAATTACTGGTTTTAAGCGTCTCCGCCAAAACCACTATCTGCTTCTGAGGGTTTAACTTCTTCTTTTTCTTCAGGGTGTTCTGGTTTTTTTCCCATTCTCAAAAAATGATTTTTATCAATTTTTCTAAGCATCACCACAATTTCATTATCTCCACGTTGTGCAAGTGTATGAAAAAAATCTAGAGTTTCTTCAGGGTACTTTTTTATAGCAACGTCAAATAAGTCTTTTTTTACTTTGTCGTGATCATCTGCATAATCTGCGTCTTGATCATTAAATTTATACTTATCCACAAAATTTTCTTCGTCATTCATATTTTCTTTTAATCGCTTATTATTAAGCCAATCTGTGAAGTTGTACATTTTTTCCTCTTTCAAATTATAAAATTTGCACGTTTCTGCATAACTAGAGTGTAGTAGACAGCGTGTATTTATAATGCTCGTTTTAGAATCGAGAGATTAAAAATAAATATAAGCAAAAAAACATAATGTTTTTGGTGCCAAAACAAAACTAGTCGAGGAGTTAAAACATGAGAAGAAGACTCATTAAGCAAGATGCCTTTGATAAAATCGTAAACGAATCTGTTTCAACAGTTAAACGTGAGCTTGTTGCAGCAGAGCCGATTTTGGCAAAAGCAGTGGATAAAACCTATCTTCGTCTGAAATCATTCACAGAATCAACAGTTCTCTACGAATCTGCCGAGGACACTTTTGTGCATGCTGGATATGAAGTTAAAAATGGACAACTTACCTTCAACAACGTAGAAGAATTAGTCGTTGACGAAGAATCACAAAAAGAAAAACGCAAAACAACGCTCTCTGAAATGATCGACGCTGTTTTGGTTGACAACAATGATAAAGCCGGTGAATTATTTGAAAATTATCTCGGAATGGTTCGTTGGAATGAAGCGAAGAAAAAAGAAGAAGAAGATTCCGAAGATGAAGACGAAGATATGCCAGCTTTCTTGAAAAAGAAGAGCAAAAAAGAAAAGAAATTGCCAGCTTTCTTGAAAAACAAGAAAAAGAAAGCACACAAAAAACATGACGAAGAAGAAAAGAAAGAAATCGTCAAGAAAATCAAAAAATCTGACAAAGATCTTGCAGAAGCCTATATCACTTCTCAAAATGTTTTAGAATATGTTGAGTTTATGAAGGTTGGCCCAAGTCTCGCAGAATCGGTTGTTAAAACTGACGAGAGTGGCAACCTTACCAACATTAAGATACCAACCAGCAAAGTTCGTAACGAAAACAGAATGTTGCGAAGCGACTGGAAAGGCTTGAATGCAAAAGTTGCTGAAACCAGAAACAAAGTTGCTGATCTTGTTGAAAATCAAGAATTCTGCAAAGCGGTTGCTGTGTTGAAGAGACAAAATGCTTTTGCCGACGCACAAGGACTTGAAGAGGCTTTGGATGTTGTTGTTCAGCAATACCCAGAAGTTCTTTATGCAACCCAATCTGAGTTGGCCGAGGTTGTAAAAGAGGCTTTAGAAGTCGTTGGTGCTACAAATTTTGACGATAAAGTTTGTGAATTCATGGCCGAGGGCATTTTGAGAAAAGCACACGATGCTTACGCTGAAAAAGTTTCTCAAGTATTGCACCTCGCTTCTGCAAATAAAGTAGAAGAGGGTGTTGATCCTTACGCTTTCTTCCAATCGGTAGTTGAAAAGTTCTACCCATCATTAGATGAAAAATTTGGATTGGAACGCAAAGTTTTCAGCGATCTCTATGAATCACTTGAAGTTGTTTACAAGAAAGCCGAACGTCAAGGCGTCAAATCGGTTATGAATGAAACTGCATCTTATCTCAATGATTTGGCTGCTGTTTTAAACAACGAAGTTAAACCAACTTTAGAAGTTGCCGAGGAAACAGCGGAGTATCTTGCTTCGTTAATCGAGACCAACCTTGAATCGGGGATTTGGGTTGTTTCTAACAAACCACACGAAACTCTTAATGGAGATCATCCAGAGATGAGCAAAAAAGCCGCTCATGGTTATGCTCCATCAAAAGATTTCTCTGGAAACTATGGCGATCCTCTTCCCGCAGTTGGGTCAGATGATATGAGTTACAAGGGTGGCAAACACTCAAAAGAAATGAGAAATAAGGGCATGGGTCAAGAAGGCGGAAACGACGTTTTCCCAAGCCTTAAAAACCCTTACGTGCCAACTCCTTTCGGAACTTACACCATGAAGGGTGAAAAAGGAGTTGATAAAGATAAAGGCGACTTGCTGAGCGGATCCAAAGACACTTTCCCAAACCTGAAAAACCCTTACGTACCAAAGGAAGAGGTTGGAACAGGCGGAAAAGGTTACAAAATGAATCACGGCAAAGAAAAGGATTTAGTTGTTGACAAATAATAATTAAGGAGCAGACACAATGGATCAGATGTTACTCATCGATTGCTGTGCTAGCTCTGGATTCGAACTACAACTTAGTGAGTCTACTATGAAAGGTGGACTCACTAAATTTCGTGGCAAGTTCCAAGAAGCTGAAGCAGTAAACAAAAACAAAAGAATGTACCCTTTTGATGTGCTAAGTGAAAACATTGGCCGTCTTCAAGAGGCAATAGATGATCGTAGACTTGTTGGAGAGCTAGATCACCCAACAGACTCTATTATACATTTTGCAAATACATCTCACGTAGTTACCAAACTATGGTGGGAAGGAAACGTTCTCATGGGCGAGGGCGAAATCCTAAACACACCGTCTGGTATGATTTTGAAAAGTCTTATTGATGGCGGCGTTAAAGTTGGTATCAGTTCAAGGGGAGTTGGTAATGGAAAGGTGAACGAAGATGGCATTCTTGTCATCGGTGAGAGTTATAAACTTATCACATTCGACGCCGTTGCAGACCCCAGCACTTTTGCTGCATTCCAAGAAAAAGTCGTTGCTAAAGGTGAGAGTTTTAATCCTCAAGTTAAAGAGCAAATTCGTTCTACACAACAAAAATCAAAAATTGCTGTGAAAAATGAAAGCTCCAGCATACATAATGTTAACAAAGAGGTATTAATCGCTTACTTAAGCGGCTTTGTAAAATCTCAAACACAAGAAATTAAGTCGAGGTTAGGCTAATGGATAAAATTACTGAAGCATTGAAGAGCATCCTTCCTGCTGAGCATGTCAATGAGGTTGCCAAAGCCGTCGAAGAAATGATGGCTGAAAACGTCGCTGCACTCGAAGCGGAGTTCCAATCCAAATTGGACGAGGCTTACGAGCAACTTACTGAAGAACGTAAGGCTGATGAAGTCATCGCTGAAAATGGCTATCAACAAGCCTATGACATGATTCAGTCTTTGATGGCTCGTTTGGATGAACAACGTGAAGAATTCGAAACAGCGTTAGAAGAAGGCTTTGAAGAAGCCTATAGCGAACTACAAAAAGAAAAAGGTCGCAACGAAACTCTTGAAGTAGAAATATACGAAGAAGCAGATAAGAAACTTCAAGAAATGAAGAGCATGATGGTTGACAAACTTGATCAATTCTTGTCGCTACAAGAACAAGAAATGTACGAGTCAGCCAAACGTGATGTTCTCAGCGATCCAAGCATACTTGAGCAAAGAGTTGCAGTTGAGAAGATGGCTGAAGTCCTTGCTGATTATATCGGTGACGACACCATCAACAATGCAACATCGGCCAAACTTGAAGAAATGCAAAAACAAGTTGAAGCCCTTAAAGGTCAAATGAGAATTATTGAAGCCAAAAACGTTCGTCTTGCTACTCAAAACAACAAGTTGACCGAGCAAGTCCGTGAGGCTCACGAAGTGATCACCGAGGCTGCAAAAGCCGAGAAAACGAATAGATTGAATAAGAAAGAGAATGCAAGTGGGCGTGGACAAAGAGTTGTGAACGAGCAAATTATTAGTGAATATGCCGCTCCAACTGAAAAATCGGCAAAAGAGGCTGACCTGCGTGAGGGTCATGATCCTTTAGCCGATCTTCTGGTTCTTTCAGGTCTTGAACAAACCTGATACCAAAAAATTACATCGAACTCATTAGAAAGAGGGATTAAATATTATGAACGCACGTTTCCTCAACGAAGCACGTGAGATCGAGACCAGATGGTCCAAGCCTCTTCGTAACGGCAAGTCGATGCTTGATGGCATCACCGACCGCTACGAGAGAGCTTCTGCCGCTGTTCTTCTCGAAAATCAACGTCTTATGAACGAAGCTATGACCGACAGTGGTGACATTTCGCAATTCAAAAGAATTTCGATACCACTCGTCCGTCGTATCTATCCACAATTGATCGCCAACAAAATCGTTTCGGTCCAACCATTACTTGGCCCAACCGGTTTGGTCTACTATCTCCGTTTTAGATACTCTTCAAACAAGGGTGCTATGCGTGGTGCTGACCTCAATAGCGGCTTTCCAAGCGACGACGCAACATCGTTACAACAACTTGCTAGCGGTGATGGCAATTTAGACATCTTCTACACTCATCAATTTGTTCAAAATGAAACAAGTTCGACTGATGCTGGCGGAGATACAACTTCAGTGTATGCTCCACTTGAGCACACTCCAGTTCTTGCCGGAACCGTGACTGGCACCGTTTATGACGGCTCAGTTGCTGTTCAAACATTTGTTGTTGCCGAGAATGGTACTTTCACCTTCACCGACATCGGAACCCCATCTGCTAAAGCAACTGGCGGCACCGTTGATCTTGTGACTGGCGAAATGACCCTTACTTGGAACAACGATCCAGGTGCTAACAATGTTGTTGTTTCATATGAATACAACATGGAATGCAATCAAGATCTGCCTGAAGTCAACCTCGTTGTTGAATCAGAAGAAATTGCTGCTAAGACTCGTAAGTTGAAGGCTGCTTGGAGCTATGAAGCCCAACAAGATCTTCGCTCACAGCATAACCTCGACGCCGAAGCCGAACTCACCGCAGTTCTCGCTCAGGAAATAAATTTGGAGATAGATAGAGAGGTGCTAACTGACCTTCGTAATAACGCTGGTACAGTGGCTGTGTGGGATTTCAATACTGCTCTCGGTGACACCATCAAAGAGAAGTATGAATCACTCTATGTGAAGGTTGTTGAAGTCAGCAACGTTGTGCATCGTAAGACACTTCGTGGTGGCTGCAACTGGCTCGTGACTTCACCTGAAGTTGCATCAGTTTTCGAAACTGCTACAGCCGGTTTTGCACCAGCCCCAAGTGAGACTTTCACAAGTTCGCTCGGCATCCAATATGTTGGCACAATCAACAATCGTTGGAGACTGTATAAGGATCCACTGTTCCCACAAGGTCAAATCCTCATGGGTTACAAGGGCGACAGTTACATGGACAGCGGATACTTCTACTGCCCATACGTGCCACTCACCCAAACCCCAGTCGTACTCGACCCAGAGTCGTTTTGTCCTCGCAAAGGAATATTAACAAGATATGGGAAAAAGTTGCTTAGAGAGGGAGCAAAGTTCTACGCCCGCATGAGCATCGCAAATTTCATCGTGTAGTGTAAAACCCTAGTAATTAGGGATAAAATAAACAAAACCCTTGGCAGAAATGCCAAGGGTTTTTTATTTGTTTTTTTAGAGCAAAAAACTATTGCGTGAAATTTTAATTTGTGATACTATATTGAGATAGGAGAAATCTCATGTACGAAATAAAATGTCCTGTGTGTGGTCAAAAAAGATCTGTCAGGGCTAAAAAACCTTGGATGTCAGGGGAGCCACCGTTTTCAAAAATCTGCAAGAGTTGTTGCCAAAAAGGCAAAGAAAAAACTCCGGAGTGGCGGTCAAAACTTTCGGAATCAATCAGGATTCTTCAAACTGAAGAAGTGCTTCAAAAAAAGAGCCAGTTTATGAAAGACCACCCTGAAGTTTGGAAAGAAAACCTTATATTTGGACAATCTGCCGGATGGAACAAAGGCAAGAAAATGCCCAAAACCTCTGATGAAATTAGAAAAAAGATATCGGATTCTTTAAAAACTACTTTAAGAAAAAAGAAAGACAATTAATGAACATTGAAGAATTTAAAATTAAATTTAAAAAAAATTTTTATAGAGACAAAATTGACATTAATTGTGGTGTTGAAGGTTGTCATCGATTATCTCACGTAAACAAAGATTCAGCTTTTAGAAACATAAAAAAATATGGAATTTTCAAATGCCGAAATTGTTGCTACACAGTCGATGGTAAAAAAAGAATATCAGAGGCCACTTCTTACGAACGGTCGCCCGATACATGTGAAAAAATGTCAAAAGCCAAAAAATCTTTTTACCAAACTGAGCGGGGTCAAGAATTAAAAAACAAACTATCTTTGGCAACAGCCGAAAATCACACGGTTCATAAATTTGATAAATTTAAAAGAAAAGGGGTTTTTCAATCCAAGAAGACTGGAAAAAAATTGTCATATGACTCTTCTTATGAGTTATTGCTTTGTTGGATGTTAGATTCAGATGAATCTGTGGTGGATTTTGAAACTCAATTAGTATTTAAAATAAACAATAGAGGAAGGTGCTTAGATTGCCTTATCACTTACAAAGCGGGTAATAAAAAAGCAATAGAAATGAAACCAAAAAAAAGAATAGATGAATTTAAAGAACAAATTAATGATAGTAGAGAATATGCAAATCAGAATGGGTGGGATTTTCAATTAATGACAGAGGATGATTTGGGCATGAGCTATAAGGAGATAAAAATTTGGGCTGACGAATACAGATCCAAGACCGAAGGAGTAGATTACTCTGCTTATAGAAGAGAAATCAATAAAAACAAGGCCAAAAAATATTATCAGTCTCGTATTGCCAACGATAAAGTCGAAGTTTATTGTGAATATTGCAAAGAAATCCACAACCCACTTCGTTTAACTTATGACAGAAATATTGTTCGTAACGGTCGATATGTTTGTGAACGAGAGGGTGGACATATAGCTGGCAGCAAACCCAAGCCGCATCTTAAAAAGACTAACCCCTATGAATCAGAAGGTAAGAAAGAATGCAATGCCTGCCAATCTGTTCTTGCTTTGGATCTGTTTAGTGCTGGTAAGAATATTTGCAAAAGTTGTAGGGCTAAGAAATATAAGGAAAAATATAAGGATAAAAAAACTTGTAATTTAGATACAAGTGTTTTTTTGTCCTAAAATTACCACTAACTTAGTTTTGAGATAGCTTCGTCATCAAACATAGAATTTTTTGCCTTCAATGCCCCCTCTCTGGGCCAATTTTTCCTAGCCTCTATTTCTTGCTTTGAAACACTCACTAAAGCTATTTTAGACTGAACATTTCCATATTTTTTTAAAAGTTCATCAAAATCTTTAGAGTATTTTTCATTTGGACCATCAATGAAAATGGGGGCCAATATTACGTGGTGATTTTTAGTAACTAAACAATTGGCTATATTTGCTTTACGATTTCCACTAATAGTTCTTAAGAATCTTACAGTTTTGTCTTTGGTCACTAGTCCGTATTGTTCTTTATGTTCCTTAACTTTTGGATGAGTAGAAAGCCATTTATTTATAGCTGGATATTTTTGCTTAATTTTATCACTATGATTTATTTCGCCCAAAACCGACTGGGGAACATCTATAAATTCTATAGTTCTAGCATCTATCATTTCAGGAGTTGCCCTGAAATTTGTCCCACTAATACTCGATTGAATTCTGGAAGAAATTTTTCTTTTTTTTCTTAATTCTTCTAAAGTAATTTCTCCAGCAGTATACCTTATGCAATCAACGCTTGTGTAAATGTGAACACCCGTGTGCGGTTCGGGCGTGTTCCAATAGAGTTCATTTGTTTTATATGGATAATGAGAAACTCTTAACGCAGACTGGATTACCGTGTTATAAGGAGTCTCTGAACTTCTAAAATCATGCCAAAAAAATATCAAAGGTATAAAACCTAATTCGGTTGATCTGGTGCATGTCTGATTTATCAAAAATATTTTTTTTGGACCACCGTAGTAGTCGGACCAGCTTTTTGAAGAACTGTTCTGCCAACCCCAGTTCATGCTGTCATTTTGATCTACTGCTACAAATTTAATATTAAAATTTAAAAACAGCCAGTCTTGAACTTTCTTACTGTTCTTAAGAGAATTGTAATCTGGACCAATTTTTAAATTTTTATTAGCCACTCTAAGGATAGAAAAAGGCTTGTCTGATTTAGTGAATTCTTTGAGCAATGAAACTGCTTGTTGAGATGGAACTATATCTACCTCTTCATCGTAAACAAAAAAATGATCGGCTTCATGAACTAAATTATTATCCAAGTGCCACTTTGCCCCTCTGTAAAAATGGGGCGTAGGAAACTTGAAAAAATCACAGTTTTTCCCATAATTTGAATGTAAAATTTCTTCATTCGATCCAGATAGGTATCTTAAGAAGATTTTCTTTTTAGTGTTATTTTTTTCTAAATCATCTATAGTCTTACACAGTTTTTTAAATAATTTATTCATTTTTTGTCTACAGTCTGTTCCGTAGTCACTTTCATCTAAAAATATAAAAATCATATTGTTCTCTGATTGGTACAATTTTTTAATATGATTTAAAATTTCTTTTTCTTTTCTTGCGACAAAACACTCTATTCCATATTCTCTCATTTCTTTGTGTTGCTCTTTATTGTCTTTTCGATCCAAGCTAGTGATCATTATAAAATTAAGATCTATATTTGACGCTATTTTTTGCCTGAGGCATTCGATTATTTTAAATTCTCTTTTGCCAACTTTTGGCTCAGCATCGATAATAACCCTTGAGCAATTTTCATATTTTTTAACAAAATCAACATGCTCAAGTCTATTTTCTTCGAAAAACTTGTAGCTTCTTATCCCTTTGGCATGTTCGTTGTCCGATTTTAAAGTCTTTAGGCCGGGAATGTGGTATTTAAAACTAGTATTTTGCATTTTTGCACCTTTCGAATCAAAACTCGAACTCGTTTAGTGCATTGTACAAAACTTAGAAAAAAATTCAAGACAAGTCATTTTTAAGTTCAAACTTCCCTATTCCCCCAACTCAACCCCTTTAACGTCTTTATTTTTGCGCAACCATTCGAGGAACGAGTTGACGTTTCTTCTTAATGACATTTTAACTTCATAAGTGTCGTTTTCTGTTTGTTTGACGCTCAAGACACGCCCGCCGCCGACTGACACGATACCTGCGATAAAGTCTGGGTTAACATCACTGGCGGCAATAACGACAGTGATGTCTTTTGGTGATAATGATACTATTCCAACACCGGCAACTCCCAAAAACACGCAAAATGCTGCGGCCCATACAATACGTTGAGGCCATTTGCTTCTTGGGGTAACGATTTGGCCCATGCCCACAACAGGTGAGTTTTCTTGACTATTTCTATGATTTTTTAAGTATTCTGGTAGATCTTGTAGGGGCATTGGGTCGTTCATGGTAATCCTTTTGCTTATTATAATTTATTTATTAAAATAATCACAAAACTTATAAATACTATTAAATTGAGGGATTTATGAAAACATTTCAAGAGTGGTTGAACGAAAATCGATACCGTGATACTTATTCGCCAGCTTATGGTGGCGGCAACATAGAGCAACTGGCCAAATCAAGAACCAGTGGCCTTTCCTACGGCGGAAGATCGTTGGCCAATTGGAGTGCTGTTAATGCGGATCGGAATAAAATAAAAAAAGAAATGAGTGTGGACCAACTATCACGTGATGAGAATGGCGTTCCTACATTGAGTACGGACACAGTGAGAAGGATACAGGATCTTTTGGATCGTAAAGGTCTCACCATTTCAAAAGAGTCACCAAATAGATTTGCTGTATTAGACGATGAGGGCAACGTAGTGTTTCATAGCAACGGTTGGTCTGATATTGAAAAAACCCTCCAGCAGATTTGATATGATTTTATGAAAACATTCCAGCGATTTTTTCTAACTGAGGAAAATTTTGAGCAATTTCAAAATTATCTTAGAAATACCGGCATGACATTTGAGCAATTGCTGCAAAAATTACGTTCTGGTCGTCCTGATGGTGTGGGTGGCAATGCTAAATTTTATCGAATACCCGGAACAGAGTTTGGCGTTCGGGAAGTGAGTTCTTCTTGGGGCGTGCGTGACACATCGCATCCAAAACTCGTGGCTGCTCATGATCCTTTTGATGGGGAAAACTTTGGCCAACCTGTGGCTCATTATGGAAACAATGTACAGGTATTACGACTTCAGCATGGTTCACCTGCTGGCAAGCCGTATGGAATTAATAAAAAAGATGCTCAAGCCGATGATCGTGCGGTTCAGGCTTATAGGCAGAGAATTTTTGATGCTGCAAATCTTTCAGACGGTGCCTATGAGCGTTTGATGATGCAAATTATAAAATTAAATGAAAAAGGATACAAAGTAGATTCAAGCAAATCAGGTAATTTACTGATCGATCCACGCTCTGATAGATTTAATATTGTGGATTTAAATCCATTACAAGATGAAAAACACAATAACAACGGCGGAGATATTATACTCATGCTTGTTGATAATTTTTTCTTTGAAAAGCATGAGTTTTATAATGACCCGGAGATAGCGAAGGCTGGTCAAGAAATCATTAAAAAGGTCGAAAGAGCATGCAATAAAACAGGACTGTCTTTGGGCGATAACGGCAGTGCTGATTATTCACGTGAATTGACCAGTGGAAATTATAAACCTTACGTAGCACCTCCTGATTCTGGAATCAAAGTAAACGATGTTTGGTGATAAACAATGAAAACATTCTTAAATTGGCTCAAAAACAAAATAAACGAAAATCAAGATCCTAAAACTATTCGTGATTTAGGGATCGATGGTGTTCCTGATGGTGTGAAAAAACAAATTGATATTTTTTCAAGCGATGATTGGCTGCGTGCCATCGATGCTGGGCGAGAATATCAAATGATAAAATTTGCCGATGTTAAGTTTGATTCAATTGAAAAATATTATGCAAACTTAGATCAATCAATAAATACTATTCGTGATATAAAAACTTTAAAAATTGGTCAAAAAATTGCAGATTACGCAATCAGAAAAACTCCGTATTGGGTGGTTACGGGCGTTGATGAGACTAGAAACGTTGTTTACCTTGACCCAATTAAGCCCAATCCATATGTTCCAGATGCTTCTGGAAAGATGGTTGGTGCTGGGGGGCATGAATTTACAGCACATGATTTTGATGTGATGAGCGGCGAATATGAATCAAGAAAAATTGATCAATTACTCGATATAATCAATTCAAAAAACTATCATGATCCAAGAGATGTCGCATATATCCTTTTGGGCACAGTGCCGGTGCAATCTGGCCCTAATGGATCTCAAGGGGGTTGGTATAACGTATTTGATAGGCACAATAGGGGCAGTTTGAAATCAATGACTATTGAGCAAATTATACAAAAAGATGCACAAACTTTAAAAAAACTTGGATTTTCGGTGCCTGCTAAATCTTTAAATGGAACAATTAAACCAGATGCTTGGAATGCATATGTTGAGGGAGGATATGTTCCTCGTGGTCAAGAGCAAGAATCGCAACTAGAAGAAGAAGATTTCCAAGATGCTCAAACTATGGCAAAAATTATTTTAACTCACAGCCAACCTCAAATTCGTGAAAGAAATGCCGATCTGTTAATAAAAATGTATTCCGATAACCCAGACGGGTTTGAACCTTTGATCCGGGATGTGTCGATGAAACTTGCTGCCCAACCACAATTCGGTAAAGATTTTGATCGCAATTACAATGTTAAAGGAAAATTTATTTGGCTTGCTTGGCACAACAAATGGCAAGATATTTTGGATGCTTTCCAAGACAGCCCAGAACCTGACAACAGACGTTATGTTTCACATGGATACAAAGAATCAGGTAATGTTAATGGAATTATTGAAATGATTAAAAAAGAAACTAGTTCTGAGGCTGTGGGATCGATGTTGAACGATTTATGGAGCATGAAGTTTGAAGGAAAAATTCCTTATTTCACTTCGGCTGAAGAGAAGGTTTCTATTTATAAAAAACTTTTTGAAGAAGATGCTGAGTCTAAGGATGTGGTAATATTCTTTTGTTCAAACAAAGACAAAATTAAAAAAGTTATAGATAATCACGAATACCACAAAAAAGATGGTGGTATCATTTTTGATAGATTTAGCAAGTTGTGTGAGTTGGTTTAATAAACATAAATACAAATGATCAGGATGGTCATTTTAAACGTCACGGAGGGCGTATGTTGCATGAGTTATTGTACAATGATCGTGCTGCTGGTTTTTGTGATCGTTTTGTTCACTTATTTGTGCTGCTAGATATCGCACGCCAAAATCAAAAATCTCTTCATTGCTTTTGGCGTAAAAACTATGCTTGCAGAGGTCATTTTTTAGATGTTTTTGAACCAATTGAAGATGTAATATTTCTAAATTATCCATTAAATATAACCAAGTTCAAAAAAGTTCCTTGGAAAAATATCTATAAAATAAATTTTTGGAAAGATTTGGTGTTAAAAAAATCTATAGAAAAAGAAATATATGATTTTAAAAAATTTTTAAATTTTGATTATATCGCCGTGCATGTGAGAAGAACTGATAAAATGGACCCCAAGTTGAAAATTAAAAATGTAACAACAGATGAACAATTTTTTAAATTTATTGACGACAACAAAAAGAATAAAAAGATATTTTTGGCCACAGATAATTCTGATACACAAAAAAATTTCAAAAAAAGATACGGCAATGATTTAGTGTTTTATTCTAACATAATTGATGTTAAAGGAAACACAAGAAACACAAGTTTCGCACACAGCATTATTGATTTTTATCTTTGTATAAATAGTCAAAACTTTCTAGGAAGTCATTATTCTTGGTGGTATTTTTTTATAAATAAAATTAGAGAAAACAGGTTTAAAAATTTATAGCCAGCACTCCTTTAAAGTGTGAGTTGCCCAAAAGAAAAATACTTCAAAGATATTGACCACAAAAAAGTTTTGGAATACATGTTTGATCAATCATGTGCTTCCTCTTTTGCAAAAGGATCAATTGTCGAATTAAACTTTATAGATCAACTGAAAGCCAATGGCTACCAGTTAAACAAAATTAAAGATCATGATAAATCTAAAAGATATGATTTTTTAGCAAGCAAAAATAATAAAAAAATTACCTTTGAAGTAAAAACAATAAAAGAAAGTTTGTCGGTCGATGTCGGATATAAAGACCCTAGAAAAATCACCCTTCCATCGGGGCAAGTGTGGTCCACAAGAAGTCGCCATATTAATGAGCGATTTGACTTTTTAGCGGTGTGCCTAGTTAATTGCGACAAATTTACAATAAAAGACTTTATTTACATTCCATTTGAAGAAATCCCCAAAATCAAAAAAAGAAAATTTACAAAAGAAGATCGTGATTTTATTGAATCAAACTATCTTGCTTTGAGTTTTAGTTTGAAAAAATGCGAATTTAAAAATGTAAATAAGTTATGCTTTTCGTAAACTCTGATTGTGATAAAAAAGTTTTTATTGTTGGGGTTGGTAGATCTGGAACTTCTCAACTAGCAAAAATTTTTATAAGCCACCCTTCTTTAAAAGGCTTATCTTTTGAAACATTTCGTTTAAATTCAAAAAACTTAGACTTAAGCATAGCCACAGAGCATCAAATAAATTTATACTTTAGGTATATGTTTGAACGGTACGATGTTTTTAAAGAGATTATAATTAATGACAAACACAACAACGCTGTAAGAAATTATTTTTTTTCCACAAATATTAATAAAATTGTAATTTACAGAAAAAACAAATTAAAACAAGCTATTTCACATGTTTTTTCGAGGACTTCACAAATGTGGCACCCTACGGAAAAAGACCGAGATGTTTACAACAAAGAAATAGATGGCATTAGAATTTCTTTAAATGAAGTTCGAAGTACCTTAAATTATATTAATTTTCAATATAAACTTTTATTTAAAGAGTTGAAAGAAAAAAAATATTTTTTAGTTGTTTATGAAGATCTTTTTTTTGACAATGTTGAAAATCAAAAATTGTTACTAAAAAATATGTTTAACTTTTGTAATTTAAAATTTGATGAAAATCAAAAAATTATGAATTTATTATCGAATGGTAGAATTAATTCAAATGAAACTTATAAGAAAATAATCAACCATCAAGAAATCGAAGATGCTTTTGGTAATAAAGAAAACGGATTTTTGTTCGACTAAATTATTTTTCTTTTTTTTGCTGGGTTTTTTTCCAATCTTCCCATTTTGTGTTTGCCGCCGAGACTCTTGTTTCAAAAGTTTTTTTCTTCGATTTATACTCTTCAAACATCTTTTTAAATTCTTCTTCGACAACTTTTTTTTCTTCATGTATAGAAGCTATTTCTTTTGAAAAAGCAACAAACTCGTCTGTTAGAAGTAACTCTGCTTCGCTCATATTTTTTCCTTTAAAAAGAACAAATTATAATAGTAATAATTGTAGATATTTTACACCAAAATATTGGAAACATTATGCTTAACGAAAAAGACAAAAGTTGGTTTTGGAATGTGTTTGGCGGAGCCATGATGAGTGTGGTTTTTGTGTTGTTTTTATCACACATCAATAACATCAACAATAATATTGATAAAAGTTTTCTTTCTTTAAAGACAGAAATAAAAGAACTATCTGTGGTGTTGGATTCTCAAAAAGAAAGAATTGTTGGTTTAGAGAAAAATCGTGAAATTGATAAAGAAAAAGATTGTTCATTAGAAAACAATCTTAAAAATTTAGAAAATTTGTTAAATGAAAATAAACAAAAATTGTTAGTTTGTGAAACTCAAATATTATCAATGAAAGAAGAAATCAAAATAATATCTGAGGCCAACAAAGATTATTTAAAACAGATACAGACTTTAAAAGAAAAACTAGCCGCCGATGAGGCAACAAAAAAAGCAAAACAAGAATCTACAAACCTAAATCCTTGAGTTTGTCCTTCTTCTTTTTCTTGATTTTCTTTTTCTTGTGTTTCTTTGATGCTTTTTTTATCTCGGGATTTAACAAATCTGGGTGAACATCACTGTGCGTTGTTGCAAATGCATTTAAATGTCCAGCAACACTCGGAGCAAAAGCAAGAGGAGGAAGTTGTCCGCTTCCGTAGAGTGGCGGATATATTCCCAGTGCTGTGCGTTTGCCACGTTCATTTAGCCATTGTGTGAATGATTGCAAAGCCATTATGTGTTTCCTTTTTTGTGATCCAAGTCTAAAAGCAACATATTTTTGTCAAATTCTTCTTTTGTAATTAGCTCTGCTGCTAACATTTTTTCAAGTTTATTTTTTCTTTTTTCGTAATCTTCCTGGGTCATTTCTTCAAAGACCCAATTTTTAAAATCTTTCATATTTGCACCTTTTTATCAATTGGAAAACGCTCTTCAACCACGCTCTCAACAGGAATAAAAGCCATTACTTTGTTTGGAGTAAAACTATTAGGATCTGGGTCACGTGTTGGCCTTAAATCAATTCCGTTGGCTGCTTTAAATGGTCTTGTTAGTCTTCCGCCAAAATAACTCAGGTTCATTTCACGTATTGATTCAAGAACAGCACTTTTTAGCTTAGATGCCGGGACGTAATAAATCTCTGTTTCTGTTTGATTTAAAACAAAGTAATGTTCTACTTTTGTACCCCTGAAATCCCGGCCTTGTTGGTGATAATTTTCCAATTGTTTTGAAAGCAACTGAGTGTTGTCGTGGTTTCTCAACACTTCATAGGCTATGTCATTTCTTCCTGGCTTAAAACTTCTTCTTAATTTTATTTGAACTGGATCTTTTTGATTTCCGCCAAGATAACCATCTATCTTAAATTTAGCGTCTGTTCTGTAGTCGGATGCAGGGGTTATTTCTATTCCGTGCTTGCCAAGTTGATCTATGATGAATTTTTCACCTATATCACGACCTTGAGCCATTCTGTCTTCGATAGGCAAATTGCTAAAATCTTTTTGAATCATGCTTGACGTTTCAATGTAATCTCTAAAACCCTTCGTGGTTGATTTGTTCTTCATTTCGTGTATATATTGATTTGTTCTTTGAATTTGTTAAGATCGCATAAGAAATATAGTTACTTTTTGTCGAAATTTAGGATCAAAATATGCAGATCGACAACCGCAATGTAATTGATTTTTACAAATACTGGGACACAGAGGCCATATTTGCGGACTTGCAATCAAAACATAATGATTTCTCTGTGTTGATAACCAATAAATTTAACGATTTTAACATTGGCAGCGTTATAAGAAACGCCAACGCTTTTTGTGCCAAAGAGGTAATAATTTACGGTAGACGGTCTTTTGATCGTCGTGGTTGTGTTGGCACCCACAATTATTTACAAATAAAGCGTGTTAAATTTGTAGAAGAACTTGATTTCAAAGATTGCTTTGTTGTTGGAATTGATAATATAAAAAACTCAAAGCCAATAGAAGATTTTGTTTGGCCAACAAATAAACACGTTGTTATGGCTTTTGGACAAGAAAATGGCGGATTGTGTGATGAAATAATTTCTTTGTGTGATGAATTAGTTTATATTAAACAATATGGGAGCGTGAGGTGTCTTAATGTCGGATGTGCATCATCTGTGGCAATGTACGATTATTGTAGAAAAGTTAAATGCGGTGAAACATAAAGTTTGGAAAACGATGTGCGATAGTTTTAAGAAAAACCTCTGTACCATCGACGGAAAATAATACCTTTAGTCTGTTTTTGTCGTGATTGACGGTACAATCCATTCCAATTTCTTGAAAGTATCTTAAAATTGTTTGGGTTCCTTCTTCGCCAAATTTGGTTGTATTTATATAAGCATTTTTCTTGTTTCTCCCAGTTTTGCTCCCTCCATCTAAAAACCACGTGGCCAAACCAGTGTCTGTGAGGGTGTCTAAAACGCTCATTTTTATACTTCTTTTATTGTTTTCGTATAGTTTTTCATGCAACTCTGTTATTTTAGGATGACAACTTGAGTTGCACCTATAAGTATTTCCATATCTTTTTAAATTTAAATTATCAAAAAAATCACACATTTCTAACATCTTGTATTCTAGCCATTCTTTATTGTTGCTTCTCATGGAAACACAATAATTTACTCCTTTTGGAGGCTTTATCAAGCTAGATCCGCCCAAAATTGTTCCTAATAATATTTGAAGTTGAAAGTTATGATTCATTAGAATTTATACGCCTCCCGCCAGAAAACCCAGTCCCTTTAGGGGCTGGGATGAATGGCGGTAAAATCACACACGCACTATATATGATGTCGTTCAAGAAAGGTGAAATTATGAAAAGTTTTAATGAGTGGATAAAAGAAAGATTAAAATACAATCAATTTTTTAGCGAGGAAAACCTCTCTCGCACCTACGATAGAAAAGCCTTCGTTAGCCTTCCTTGGGATTGGAATTCAATGATTAGAGCCAAAGTCATCCAGCCCCTGTTCTATTATGCAAAAGAAAATTATGTAGACGGAAAACCCGAGGTGATGGATGATAATTCGGCAAGCGTAATAACTCTTCCCAATCTTAAGTCCATAGATAATAGTGAACTTTCTGCAAAAAACATACACACAGGAAAACCGCCCAACCTCAATTCTTTCATGCTTTTGCTTCGCAATCCAGAATCTTGGTACGACCAGAAAATAGACCAGATTTACGACGGCATTAAAATGATTGGAAAAAAGCCAGAGGATTTTGGCGGTAGAGACATAAGAACGCTAGATTGATAGATTGTTTACAAAAACCATAATTCCCGTATAAATTTGTATTGACCTGCATACATAACCCTGTATGCTAAAGTCGTTCAAATTTCAACTACTACCCACGAAAGACCAAAAAGAAAAACTGAGCCAGCATTTTGGTTGCAGAAGGTTCGTGTGGAATTATTTCTTGAACAGACGAAAAGAAGAATACTTAGACAACAAGAAAACATTGAACTACTACGATTGTGCCAATGAACTGACAAAGGTTAAAAAGCAGACGGAATACAACTGGCTCAAGGAAGTCAACAGCCAAACATTGCAACACACATTGCGTGACTTGGACACGGCATACAACAAGTTCTTCAGAAAAGAAACCAAGTTTCCAATCTTCAAATCAAAACACAAAAAGCAAAGTTTCAGAGTCCCGCAGCATATTGCAGTCAAAGAAGACAAAATATATTTCCCAAAATTCAAGGAAGGAATCAAATTAAACATTCATCGTGAATTTGGTGAGATAAGGTTCATCACCATATCCAAGACTCCGACCAACAAATACTTTGTTTCGCTTACCTGTGAGGTTGAACAAAATAAACTCAAAAAAAACAAGAACAAAATAGGTGTTGATTTGGGCATCAGGAACTTTGCTGTTTGTTCTAATGGTGAAGTTTTTGATAATCCCAGACACTACCACAAACTAGAGAAAAAGTTGAAGTACAATCAAAGACAATTGAGCAAAAAGACAAAAGGAGGACCGACCAGAGGAAAACAAAGACTAAAACTAGCCAAGATACATGAGAAAATCACCAACAGCAGAACGGACTTCTTGCATAAACTCTCCAGAAAGTTGATTGACGAAAACCAAGTCATATGCGTAGAAGACCTTAATGTGAAGGGCATGATGAGTAATCATAAGTTGGCAAAATCAGTAGCAAATTGCGGTTGGGGAGAGTTTGTTCGTCAACTATCCTACAAGGCGGAATGGTATGGACGAACAATTGTGAAAATAGACAGGTTCTTCCCGAGCAGTAAAACTTGCTTTGATTGTGGATACATCAATCAAGAATTCTCACTGAAAGACCGTGAATGGAAATGCGTTTGTGGTAAGAACATTGACCGAGACTACAACGCTAGTCTCAACATACTAAAACAAGGCTTGAATATGAGTGGTTTGGGAACCAAGTCGCTCAATAAACAAAAACAAGTGGAGTCGTTGTCGCTAGACAAGGCTATGAAACTTGAAGCCCAATCCCTTTAGGGGTTGGGTAGTTCACGTATGTTTTTTGAACACAGTTTTTTAATGTGTATCATGCACCAAAATTTGTAGGAAAGAAATTTATAAACTATAAATAATTGTGAATTTTAACCCTTTAACATATTAAGGAGAATCATTATGGCTGCTAGTTCTGTAACAGGTGTCGGTCGTGGATCGGCTGTAAAGAAACAAAAAGGATCTGAGCATGTTAGCCTCGGAGCCGCAAAAATCGTTGGACCCAGAGTGGTTTATGCTGGAAAAGCAACCACCGATGCAAGCGGAGACGTTACCGTGGTTTTGCCAAGACTTCCGGGTGTTGCCGCTAACTACGTAACAATGGTAACCGAAACAGGCGTTTCTGCTGCTGGTGCTTGTGCTGTTTCGTTGACCTTATCGGCTAATGCCACAACTTTGGTTCTTAAAGGACCAGTCTCGACAGAGTGCAACGTTGTGATTGTCAAAGCTGGTTTGGCCATCTGATCTTACAAAAGTAAATAGTTATAAATAGAAAACCGGCCCAAAATTTTGCAATTTTGGGCCGGTTTGTTTTTAACATTTTTTGATATTTTCTATATCAACAAGTTTATCAAACCAATAGTTCTCGGCAATTAATTTCGCATCATCGAATTCTATTAAATCAGATTCGTTCCAAAGCCCATTTAATGTGTCTGTGTACAAAACGACAAATCGATTATATGTTTTTTTTGACTTAATTAGTTTTTGTGATTTTATTACTACTTTTTCTAAAACTCCACGATTTGCTTTGATTAAACTATAAACGACATCCCCTGGACCATACAGCGTGCTGTAATTTTTTAAAAATTCTTCAACAATGCACCCTGCTAGTTTTATGCCGCCCGAAAAGTTCTCATTTATAATCATTTTAACCACCACTTAATTGTTTAATTTTTTTCATTATTTTTTCTCGGTTGTTTGTAATCAAATTGTTTGAATTATTTAAAGTCAACACAAATTTTCCGCCTTTTGGATTTGGTGGCTTCTTGTGTTTGTTTAAATTATTTATCTTATCGCTTATATTTAAAATTTTATCTTTTTGCTGAGTTGTGTCTGCAAATTTAACAACCCCGCCTTGAGATAACGGTGGGCTTGTGTTGCTCTCTATTGTTTTTAAATTAGAATCTATATTGTCTATGTTGAGGTTTAACACCTTATCTTTTTCTTCTATGGGAGATATCTCATTTGAATAAAAGTCTCCTAATGGCGTAACGTATCTAAATACATTATTTTCTAAAATAATTCTTGATATAGTGGTTTTTTGTGGACTTAAATTGTTGCTGATGGAATAAACTTTTTGTCCTATTTCAAATGAATATTTTATATCTCTTAAAAAATTATAAAAATCCATCGAAACAATCGAAGATATAGAAACTTTTACTCCTCCAAAAGTGAGTATATCTTGTCTTAATAAACTAAAAGGAGAAACAATTAGTCCCCCAGATGCCAAAAATATTAAATCAACTACAGCAGATCCATTGGCAGTTAAATCCAAAGATGAAACTAGATTATAATCAAAGTAACTTAAAGAGAATCCGTTATTGATCACCCCGCCCATCGAGATTAGATTATATTCTAATTCAATCTCAGAAGTGCTACTAGCAAGTGAACCACCAGTAGAAACAATAGTGTAAACTGCTGTCTCTAATCCAGCACCACCGGCAAGTGAACCACCAGTAGAAACAATAGTGCAAACTGCTGTCTCTAATCCAACACCACCGGCAAGTGAACCACCAGTAGAAACAATATTGTAAACTGCTGTCTCTGATCCAGCACCACCGGCAAGTGAGCCACCGGTGGCAGCAATATTGTAAACTGCTGAT